CCTTAAACCTACTCCATCCACAAACCACACTTACATTTTTTTATTACTTTATCTTTTTTTTTTAAAACACACCACCACACACCCTTTTATTTATACTAAATTATGCGTGAAAATATAAAAGCTACAATAAAAAAATACTATCAAATGTATTTTATTATTTAATCATTTTTCAATTTTGCTGCAGCCCAACCTGTTAATAATCCAAACATTACATTCATATTATTTCCTGCCTCATAAATAATCCATCGCAAACCTTGACAGTGTGGAGACGCTATCAAAAAGGGAGAAGCTATAATACCAAATAAACTAACAGGCGTACAATAACTCACATATACGTGAGTTGCCACATAATGTGCCAAAATCCACAATATATATGCACCACTAGTTGCTACAAATGTATTAAAAAGCGTCTTGTAATCTACATTCTCAAACCATTTCTTCAAATACGTAAAATCAATCATCACAATCTTATCCCCTTTTTCAGAAAATTAAAAAACATCAATTTTTTAAAGACATAAACAGTTATTATATTTATATGTATGAATAAATTACCAATTGAAATAGAAAATAAAATTTGGAGACTACATTATAGTCATAAACATTACAAAAATGTAATATTAGAGTTCCGTAAAGTAATAAATCTGTGTGACAATATAGTAAATAATAAAATTAATAGTTACTCTCCACTAATATCCTTATTGGAATTTTATAGTAAACAATTTTCAAAAATATATGACAAAGATGGTGTTAAGCACCGAATATTTCAGATTTATTTTTATAATCATCATAATGAATACAAACGTCTTTTTCCTAAAAAATAAATATAAAACTTTTATTTAAATTTTTATGTTCTCGTTTGAGAAAATTGATATTTTTGAAACCATTTTATAAATACAACAAAATGAAATTCCTATTTGAAATTAATACTACCTTCTTCAAACCTGTATATTTATCTATTAATGAGAACCATTCTATTTCAGAATTAATAGACCGAATTGTTGTAACATTAGAAACAAATACTAAACTTATAAAGACAGACATTATTGATATATTTACTCAAAGCGAAAATGAACTCCTTTCTTTAGAGGAAAGTAATGAAGCTATAAATATGTTCTTAGAAAATCATCCGCAATTTTTCAGTTCTATGAATGGAGGATTATCAAGAAATATTCATAAACTTTATGTTATGGATAGTAAATATCTAAAAACTATCAATAACAAAGTGTTTGTCAAAGACGAAATACCAGCAAGTGATAAAACATCACCAATTAAAACTATCTTTAAAACACTCAAAACTATGATGCCAATTATTTACATCTAACATTTCTCTTCCTTGTCTTCTTATTCTTTGTAACTTTTTGTTTCTTTGTTTTTTTCTTGCCTCCTCTATTAGGATTTATTGGCCTTGGATAATTAGGGTCACCTTGACTTGCTTTTTCAGCTGCTCTCTGTGCTTTTCTTTTTATATAGTCAATAGTAGGACCACCCGGACGATTTGTAAGTATTTCTGCTTGTGGATATGTAGCGAATTTACTACCCATTACCGGTAACAATACTTTAGACATTTCTTTCTGTTGAGTTAATGAACTTACATCTTCTTTCAATTCATGGCCTAAAGAAGCATTTATATAATTTATAATACCTGAATATTCTTCACGTATACGGTCATACAAAGGTTGCTTTTCTCCGTTTCCAGGTTGCACTTGATTATTTATATAATTATATTGCAATCTTGCAAATTCTATGGGAGTTACATTAGCATTAACGTCTTTTTCAAAAATTAACGCGCCAGCAAAGTTTTCAAATATTTTTAAAAGAAACTTTTGAACATAATTATAAGAAGTTAATACTGGATTATCACCTCCTATATCAATATTTAAATCGGCAAATCTTAACATATTAGTGTCTACGTATGCATCATTTACACAAGTATTTATAGATAAAATCTTAAATAAAATAGATAAACTATCATATTCTTGACTACTACGCATCCACTGTGTTTTTCTTCTATATTTACTATTATCTTGATTTGTTTGTAAAAAATTAACAACACGATATGCTACATTTGGTTCTCTATTTGATATAAATCTATCAAATACATATGGAACATCCTGTAAAATGACTATTTTATCTTCATTTTTAACTTCATTCATTAAATATGTAAAACACTTAATTAAAAACTCTAAATAATAAGATGCTGTCACTCGTGTATCTCTCTCAACTAACGGCCATATATTTTCCTGTTCACCGTTCCTTAAAGTTACATCACCATCTTCATTTAACTCACTAACATCCAATTGTCCCAAAAAAGTAATCGTGTCAACTATACGATGAATTGTTTTCATTTTATTAACAGTATCAACTGATAAACTACGAAATAAAGTAAACATCTTACCAAAATCCTCTCTTTGCAAAAAATTCTTTCTAAAACTTGGTTGACCAGGAGTAGAACTAGGACCAATAGTAACATCTAAACTTCCTCCAATTATAAAGTGATTTTTATGTGGAAGGGTATTTCTTGATAACTCAGTATATCCAAAAAAACAGTCAATTGGTTTGATTTCATCATCAGGGAAAGGAATTTCTATTAAATCATCATGTAAAGTTGGTAAAATGTTCTCATATAACTCTTCAAAAGTATCTCCTTCAAATCCTTCTCCCCTAAAATAATTAAAATAAAAATTATAATTTAAATCTCTTGCTTCTCTAATTATTTCTTGAGACATGGTTTGAACTATTTTATGCAGAAAGTTTTTTCCTGTTTTGTTATCAAAATCTCTCATTCTTAATAGTTTTCCAAACCAGTGTTCTGTTACTTTACAAGTATCAAAATAATCCATATAAAATAATAGGACATTATTATTTTACATTAATAACCTTTGTAAAGACTTACCTACTATTTTCGCCGATTTATCAAAATATGCCTGTTCTTTTTTAAAATTTTTTGTATTTATATCATTAATCAATCTTTGTCTCTCAAAACCACGATTTAAAGCATGTGCTTTATTTTCATTCGTATCTGCTAAAGTGGATAATAAATATCTCTTTTCTTGCGCTACTTTAACAGCAGGACTTTTTGTAGCAGCTATGATTTTACTCAATATACTTGGTTTTTTTGATACTGTCTTTTTAGATACTGTCTTTTTCGTTTTTCCACTTCCTCCCTTTTTACAATCTTTATATGGAGCACAAGATGCCTTCATAGTAAACCCTTTCACTCCTTTTTTACATTTTTTTCTTGTAAATCTCCTTGGAAGAGAAAATATTTTTTTATCAGATTTACGCACACATTTTTTTGCGGTTTTATTATGTTTACAACAGTTCATATATAATAGTAAAATATTATATATAAATTAATTCACTAAACCCATATTCCAATTTTCTAAAGTTGACGTTTGTATTTCAGGAAGTATTACATGACTTTCCCAAAAAAATCTACAAAAAGCCCACATAAATTCAAATGTATCTACGTAATATTTACTATTCCTTTTCGCTAATTCCCAACCTTTTTTATCTAATAAAGCAAAACTTGTTTTTGGCAATACATAACACAACTGTAAAGTGCTTGTATACGGCTCGTTCCTATATTTTCTTAACTCACGATTTTTCTCAATAAAACCATTTTCTCCATTTGGAATAGATTTCAATAAATCAGACAACAAAGGAGGATAGTGATACTTATACTTCCATTTCCAGTGTAAACATTCTGATGTATAATAATAATGAACCCATTCAAGACCTTCCAAATAATTCACACAAATATCTTTAATCGCTCCATTATTTACACGTGTCATATGAAAAAGACTTTTATAATAACGAACCTCCCAATCTTCTTGTTGAGGACAAATATACATTTCCTCCTTCCGATAAAACAAAGGCAAATTATTTATTCTATCTTCTTCTTCCATCTTTTTTAACTGTAATTTGTTTTTATAATATTCATCTCTATGCATATATTCTTTCTTTAAGAAATCCTTTTCCAACTTAGCTAATTCATAAATAAATGTTTTTACGTTTCTCCAATCAATTCTATTTTTTTCATCAACAAAATATCTATCATAATAATTACCTACCTTCAAGCGGTATACATCCAATAATACTCCCATTCCATGAGTTCTAATATTTAATGATGGAAAATGTGGCAAAAAATCATTTCCTAATAAATAACACATAAATACATAATCATATATACGTCTTTCACTTTTTGCACCACAAGACATCTCTGATTGAATACTGTCTCCTAATTTTTGAATATCCAAAAAATGAATTAAACTTGTGCTGTTCTTAAATACCAACTTACTACGAAAAAATTCTGGCGTATCACGAAAAATAAACATATTTTTACAAAACTTTAAATGATACAAAGAAAGCATAATTAAATCTGAATCTAAACCATAAACTGCTATCTTATCATCCATCTTAATATCTTTTTCTCTAATATACCGAAACAACTTGTGCTCTCCTTCTCCTGGTTCATCTGATGATGATATGACAATATTTTCTGTTTTATAAATATTTTTATACCCTTCTTTAAAATCATACTTGATGCGATTTGTTAATTTTTTCATAAATTCTGTTCCTGGTGTTATAGCACAAGTATCCCAACTACCTTCTTTTTTCTGTAAAGATGATAAAAACTTCGACCTATGCCTCCTTGTTCTTTGTTGTTCCATTTTTGCCAAAGGAGCTACACCATCAAACGAAATATATAAAGTCTTTGTCGGTTTAATATAACTAATATAATCTTTAATATTAGCACACACTTTATTTATAACTCTATCTTCTATAGATAAATGACTTGTATTATCTTCTTCCAAACTATGAAATGCATCATATACAATTGAATTACAATCCATAAATAAATGATGAAACTGAAAAGACTGATTTGTTAAAAAATAACTCCAATCACGTATAATATTAGCATAGTTTCTAATAATATACGAAAAGTAGCTTGGAACTCCCATTTATATACTAATAATTTTATGTTTATACCTTTTACATAAATTTAAATATAGATATTATATACGATGAACAAAAAATCAAAGAATAATAAGAAAAATATAGATTATGAGGAATTTATGAAAGATAAAACAAGCTATATACAATCTATTATACGAAAAACAATACTGTCAATTAAAGAAAACCAAAAAAATAATGTATTTAGTAATAACGATTCTGCTTTATCTATAAATGTATTGACAGAATTATATGAAAAAACGAATAAAATTTACAATAAAATCTTAGCAAAAAATTATGCAAATGATTTTCAAGATGTATTTGACGAGTTTCAATTTATAATTGACAAATTATCTATTATTATATGTGGATTTGGAACTTCACATATTGATGATTTACTTTTTATTAGTTTTGGAACGGAATTTAAAAACATCACTTTTGATAATTCCATATTTCAAGAAAAATATCAACTTATAAAAGATTGCGTGCAACCTACTGGTTACAAAATACTTCACTGGAAAAAGGATGAAAGTTATTCAAATAAATTAGATGTGTTATGTAATAATAAAATTACAGAAGAAACTGTAACCTATGAAAATGAAAATACATTAGAGTGTTTCCCTATTCAAGAAAGTAACTCATCTTTTTTTCAAAAAGTGAATGGAATTCGCATTATTTTTCAAAATGAAAAAAGTAAAAAAACACTTATTGTTAATGGAATAGTAAAAGACCTTCCTCTTGAATGCTTTAATAATAAATATATTGACACAAGAAAACATGATATATCTTTAATATCTAAAAACTATAAAGGTATTGAAAAAAATATTTTATTAAATATTCTAGATACCCTCAGTTTGAAAAGTATATTGATATATGGAAATAACGACTTTCAAAAATTAATTATTACTATTCTTGTTGAAACAAAAAATGTCAAACAAACAGCCCTGGATATTACCATTAAAAAGTTCTTAGAAAATGATAAATATAATCAACGAGATATGATTATTCATTTATTACTCCACGATCACGATAATGAAATTAAATATATTTGTTACCTTCTTTATGACTTGATAAATAATGAAGAAACCAGTCAATATAAAATATTAGACAGTTTGCCTTGGAAATTACAAAAGCACTTTAAAAATAACGTTCAATTTACATTAAAGTATAAAGAAGAAATGAATGAAAAATACGACGTCAATAAAATTTCTCTAGAACAACAAATATTTTTTCTTAAAGTGAATGAAGTCATTAAAGAAAAAGCAATCAACAAACTAAAAGAAATCAAAGGTAAACCAGATGAACTTTGTTATAAAACAAAACAATATTTAGAAGGTCTTATTAAAATACCATTTGGAAACTACTGCTCTGAACCTATTCTTAAAAATATGAAAGAAACAAACAGTTCTTTCAAAAAATTATTTACTACTTTATCTAACATGTTCTCTTACATTCAACCAATCCACAAAAATAAATACACATGCTTAGAAATAATAGACCACTTAACTCAATTTGAAAAAGAGTTACAAAATAGAATACTTGAGAACATTAGAGAACTTTTATCTCAACAAACCTGTCAAATTGTTCTACAAATTGGACGAGAAGTGAACAAAATTAGAAATTCCTCAGATGAAAAACTCATTTTCAAAAATAAATCTAAAAACGAGAACATAGACAACATTATTCATTTATTTGAGAACCGAAAAATATACTACTTTCAAGAAATCATTCGTATATATGACAAACTAAAAAAAGATAAATTAAATTCTCTTGCTTTTATTTTTAAAGAAACAAAATCCATATATTCTGGTATAAATAAAAACGAGAACCAAATTGAAGAAATGTATAAAAAACTTGACAATTCTATTCATAGTCATCAACACGCTAAAAATCAAATAATGAAAATATTCGGTCAGTGGATAAATGGAGAACAAACAGGATATTGCTTCGGATTTGAAGGTTCTCCTGGAATAGGAAAAACATCTCTCGCAAAAAAAGGACTAACAAACTGTTTATTAAACGAAAAGGGAGAAAGTAGACCCTTTGCTTTTATTGCATTAGGGGGATCTGCTAATGGTTCAACATTAGAAGGTCACAGTTTTACCTATGTAAATTCCACTTGGGGAAGAATTGTTGATATTTTAATGGAAACAAAATGCATGAATCCAATTATTTACATAGATGAATTAGACAAAGTAAGCAAAACAGAACACGGAAAAGAAATTATTGGGATTTTAACACACCTTATTGACCCAACTCAAAACGAATGCTTTCAAGATAAATATTTTTCAGGTATTGATATTGATTTATCCAAAGCACTCTTTATATTTTCTTATAATGACCCAGAACAAATCGATAAAATATTGTTAGACCGTATACATCGTATCAAATTTGAGAACTTAACCACAGAAGAAAAAATAGTCATCGTAAATAAATATATATTACCAGAACTAAATACAAAAATGGGCTTTGAAAATATTATAGAGTTGGATGACACTATGATTAAATATATAATTGAGTTTTATACTAATGAACCTGGAGTTAGAAAGTTAAAAGAAATTTTATTTGATTTATACGGTGAAATTAACCTTGAAATTTTAAAATCAAAAAATAGTTCTATTAAATCCATACCTATTCACATCAATAAAGAAAATATTGATAACAAGTATTTGGAAAAATATAAAAAAATTATTGAGAAAAAAATACATCCCAATAATGAAATTGGCATTATAAACGGGCTTTGGGCTAATTCTCTTGGTATGGGCGGTATTATTCCTATTCAATCTTTATTTTTCCCATCGTCCACTTTTTTAGATTTAAAATTAACTGGACTTCAAGGAGATGTAATGAAGGAAAGTATGAGTGTTGCCAAAACACTTGCGTGGAATCTAACAAATGATGAAATTAAAAAAAAGTGGCTTTCCTATTTTGAAAGCACGAAATGTCAAGGTTTACATATTCACTGTCCTGAAGGAAGTATATCAAAAGATGGACCTTCTGCAGGAGCTGCTATTACTACAGCTATTTACAGTTTATTAAACAATAAAAAAATTAAAAATGATATAGCAATAACTGGCGAAATAAGTTTAAATGGTGAAATCATGCCTATTGGAGGTTTAGAAACAAAAATAACCGGTGGAATTAAAGCAGGTATAAAGACATTCCTATATCCAGATTCTAATCATAAAGATTTCTTAGATTGGAAAAAATTAAATCAAGAAGAAAAAAGCATTCATTTTATTGAAATTAATAACATAAAAGAAATTTTTAATCATGTTTTTATATCGTAAATATATAAATGGAAATTAAAGATTTATTTTCTTATATTGGATTCCTTATTGTAAAATTAGGACCACTCTTTATGGTATTTTATTTTATATTAGATTCTATATTTCAGGCAAATACAAAAGGTATTATGTATATAATTGGTATTTGTATTACAATTATTTTGACAATTATAATTGGAAACACTATTTCGTTTAAAAATCCCGATACACCTATAAACGATTTTTGCTTTCCTATAGCAATTGAGAACTTTGTTAACATATCAAATTTACCATTAAGTCAAAGTATTTATGGATTCACATTCTTGTATATTTTTATTCCTTTATTAAAATATCAATTTATGTATCATAATGCTGTATTTTTTGTCTTATTTTTCCTTTTAATCCTCACTGACTTTACTTTATTAATGAATTACAATTGTTTTAGCGTTCAACAAGCCGTTTTTTCATTATTAATTGGCGGTATCATCGGAACAATTTACATCTCTATGCTATTAAAAAGTAAAACTAAAAATATTATTTACATTCCAGGAATTCCACAAAGCCAATTATGTGATTTACCAAAAAGAAAAGCATACAAATGTAAATTAAAAACCAAATAATTTATGTATTCATTTTAGCTTTTAACTAATATATATTTCTAATATATATATATTAATTATGAATTTATCAATAACAACTTTAGCTTATTTGTTTTTACAACTTTCACCATTTATTATTATATCATACTTTTCCTTATCTTCTGTTTTTAACAGAGATGTAAAAGGTATTGTATTTTTATTTGGCCTTTTATTCAACTTATTTGGCTTTTTTATGGTTTCTTCTGCAGTAAAAGCAGTATCTGGAGAAGGTATTCCTTTTTTGGTTTCTTTTAAACCTGTTGAATGTGCCAGTTTTGATACTGGATTTAGCTCCTTGTTCAATCAATCAACTAATACTTCAGTATTAAGCTTTACATTTTGGTATATAATGTTTACCCTTATTGAACTTGATATGAAAGAAATTGGAGTAAAACACGGAATGGAACCTGATAAAGCAAATAAACTATGGCAACAAAACTTTCCCACACCATTTATCAACGAAAATTGGCCTTCTATAACGATATTGATTTTACTTTTAGTTGGAAATATATATATAAATACAAAGGAATTTACACCTACTGGTTGCTTTAACCTACAACAACAAATATTTCCACTTGCTGTTTCCGGCTGTTTAGGAATAGCCTGGGCTGCACTTATTCGTTCTACAAAATCACCTGAATTACAATACTTTACAAAATACAAAAATAATGAGAACTGCAAAAAAGCTTCTACCAAACAATTTCGTTGTGAAATTTATAAAAACGGAGTCAAAGTAGGAAGCACTTCTGATGATAATATTTTTACAATCAACGGTTAATTATATAACAAATACATTATATAATTAAACTTCAAAATGACAGGCGTTTTGTTTTAACCATTCTTCAACACTTCTTGATACACGCTGTCTATGAAAATTCTCTGAAATTAACTTTACTGAATGATACTGTTCTGTAAAAAAATACTGAAAATTTTGATACATATTTTTTATATTTGATTTTTTATAAATTTCTAGCTGCTCAACTGGATATAATGGATACCCTTTTCTTTTATTTACATCATTATGAAAAGTAAAAAAATATAAAACCAAATCCCTTTTACTCTGAATTTTATTCATATCCATTTTATTTAGATACTGATTTGCGTGATTAGAACAATCAGGACAAGGTAAATTTGCACATATAGATTTTAAATGATATATTAATCCTTCTTTCACAATATAAAAAGAACTATCTTTTAATTTTTCTAATAAACCATGAATAAACAACCATATATGCTTTCCCCATAATTGTCTTTTGTCAGCTGTTGCTGGAACTACAGAAGAAACTGGTGAATGTGTTACTGGATTAAGTGATAAATAATTTGTATTTGTGCTACCATTAGCATTACTAAACGACATAGACATATTTGATCTTGTTGCCCTTGTATTTTTAAATTTCATTTATAAAATGAGGATAGATTAATTGTTCAATTTAATCGTACTGTAAATAATATAAAACATTTATATATAAATAAATATGAGTCATAAAGAACAATTAGTTGAAAATATTAAAAAATGGGTTAAGATTGATAATGAAATAAAAGAATTAAAAAGATTACAAAATGAAAGAAAAGAAGCACAAAAAGAACTATCCGAAAACCTTATGAAAACTATGAAAGAAAATGATATTGATATGTTTGATTTAAAACAAGGTTCACTTCATTACAAGCAAAATAAAATTAAAAAGCCAATTACAAAAAAAATGCTCCAAGACGTATTACTAAAATATTATAATAATGATTTAGCTAAAGCAACTGATATAAATGAATTTATATTAAATAATAGAGAAGAAACTGTAAAAGAGACGCTAGTTCATAAACTAAATAAATAATTCTTGAAGAATATACTTACCATCAATCATTTGATATTTGGTTATAATTTCTGGATTTCTCTCATTTTTCATAATATCTTCTGTTTTATACACATTTCCATAATTATCTAAATGATATACAATTCCTTCAATTTCTTTGGCAAAAACCTCTACCTTTTTTTCTTGGTCGCTTTCAAATAACTGATTTGAAATCAACCCGTGAGGAGTTCCCTTTGCGTGAGTTCCACAAAAGTCACAACCATCTTTTCTTCTTCTCGTGCACTGGTCTCCGTCTGCTCTTTTTGCGCTGCATCTATTCGAACAAGGAATGGAATTCTTAATTCTTTTTCTCTTTATCAAATCTTCTTTACAAATTACCAAACGAGGATATTCATAAATATATTCAAGCATATCCACCATTTGCTTGTTTTCCAATTCCAATCCCATTAACTTATCACGAAGGTCATCCTTAAACTTGGTGACGTGTGTTTCTATCTTTTTACTAATACGCTTTTCCATCGCTTCTTTCAATAATATAGAAATATATATTTACTTCAATTTTTTAAATATATATTGAAAACATTTAAACACCGCTTTCTGTCTCTATGTTTTCCGTAAGCTTTATACTCTGTAATTTTTGGGATTTTTGAGATTTACGAGAACCCGAAGGAGACTCTACGTTTAAAAAACATTTGTCAGGGTCTACATCATTATATTGCACTTTACTTGTCAAATAAGCTGAATAAAATACATTCTTTTCTGTATTTACAACTGCATACGAATCACTAATTTTAAAAGCTAAAAACATAACATTCGTTACATAAACTGTAATGGTTTTATTATCTAAATAATGCAAGAAAATAGGAATACCACTATAAGCTGAATTTACTATAAAGAAAAACATACTTATATAACCAAGGGTTTGATATCTTGCATCCATTTTTAGTAAAGCTTCCTTTTTTTCACTTGGCAGTTTTAACAACATTTTTCCTACTTCATCGTTATCATTAGGAATATCATCATTTACTTCTAAATAGTTAATCAATTTGTTCTCTCTTTTTATTTCTACATAATAAAACCCACAAAATATTACGCAAGTTACTAAATTTAAAATAAAACCAGCATCAACTAAACCATCATTTTTCAACACATTTTCTCCGAACCCACAAATCTCCCCACCACATTTTTGTGGAACAAATACTATCAACATACAACCCATCAACACACGATAAAATTCTAAACCAAAACTAATTAACACATTCAATTTTTGCTTGGAGTCTTGTGAAAGTTCTTGACCTTCATCCATTATATATTCAATTTATATTATATTCGCCAACATTAATTATTTTATTTGTAATCTCTTCATTCACACTTTCATTTTCTACTTTAGTAAAATCATCTAATACACTATCAGGCTGAATATAAATATTCTTTTTGATTTCATTCATAATGTTCTCGTTATTTACAATTTCTTTAAACAAATCCTTTTCCTGTTTATAATCTCTTGACTTTACCTTTCCTTTCATATGAAGCAATAAATATTTTTCAGAACCTAAATTGTCGATAACATTATTAATTTTTTGTTGATTTTCATTTATTAAGCGTTCTATAACATAATCTGTTAATTTTACACTGGCTGGATTATGGGTGTGATAATACTTCACACTTAACGCCAAATATAAATTACTGAATATATCTGCCATTTCACCTGACAACATTTGCTCTTTTTTTAAAGCTCCACCCTTTAAGGCTACAAAATTAGTTAATAAACTATAATGAGCGATTTGACTTGTTAAACTTCTTGATAAATAAAAACTATCTACATAGTCACATATTAAATGAGATACCATTAACTCAAAATGCTTTCCAAATTTTTTTTCATTTTTATCTAATATTGACTCTAAAATAGAGTATATATGTGGATGGCTTTTATTTAGTCCTTGACCGAAAATAATTAAGCTTCTTGTTAATGTGTTTGAACCTTCAACTGTAATCCCAATAGGAGCACTTCTATAAAACTTTTCTAAAAAATTATTTCTTCCAACACAAATCGCAGAACCTGCATGAATATCCATAGCTTCATTTAATACAATTCTTGCTCTTTCTGTGGTTTGTTGTTTCATAATTGCACTCAATACAGCAGGTGATTTATTATCGTCTAATATATCATTCATTAATTCAACTGATGATTGAATAATCCACGTATGATACACCATATTCAAAAACTTTTCTTGAATTGCCTCCATTTCACTTAATTGTAATTTAAATTGTTCCCTTGTTTTCATATAATTTAACATTCCATATACTGCTACTTTACTACTTGCATTAGCTGTTGCAGGTAAACTAACGCCTCTACCTGCAGATAAACATTCCATTAACATTTTCCATCCTTCGCCAATATTCTTCTCACCACCAATTATATTTTCAACAGGAATTCTCAATTTTCCTTTTAAAGTTCCGTTTGGAAAACCTACATTTAATGGATTATGATATGTATCTTGCTTTAATCCACAAGTTCCTTTTTCAACTAACGCCAAACTAATTCCTGATTTTCCATTTAATAAATTATGTGGGTCATTTAATCGGAAAGCAATTCCAACTAAATTTGCAACTGGTGCTAATGTAATATAACGCTTGTTGATTTCAATTTCAATTACCTTTTTATCTAAATTATCTATATCATAATTTACTATTCCCTCATCAATACTTCCTGTTGCATCTGAACCATTATTTGGTCCTGTTAATCCAAAACAAGGAATAAATTCACCATTTGCTAAGCGGGGCAAATAAAAATCTTGTTGTTGTTTTGTTCCATATTTTGCAATCAATTCTCCTGGTCCTAATGAATTAGGAACCATAGTTGCTACACCTAATGCAGGATCTACACTTGTTATTTTTGTTAATAAACTTGACAGTTCATTTACAGATAATTTAATTCCTCCATATTTTTCTGAAATAATTAAACTAAAAAATCCTTCTTTTGCTAAATAATTAATCCATTTATTATTATTATTATTTGGATATAATTGAGTATTATCAAATTTATTTAAAAGTTCTTCCAATTTAGCAGACGGAAATTTTTCTTTATAAACAGGCTTTTTAGGCAAAGTTACTTTTCCTTGTAATATTTGTCTATCAATTGACACGTCTCCGCTCCTTAATGCGATAAGTTCAGTATCAGAAATTCTTGGAATTTTGTTTTTCACAAAATTAAAAAATTGCCGATACATTTATATATTATACAAATTTAACTTTTTTATATTTCTATTTTATATAATGTTTTTAATTTTAAGTTCTGCTATCATTTTACTTATCCTTGACTTTATTTATTTATCTTCTTTCGGTCGCTATTTTACCAATCAAATTGAGGTAATTCAAAAAAGCCCATTTGAAATTGATAATTTATCTACTATACTTACCTATATCATTTTGGTTTTAGGCTTATACTATTTTATTTTACGAGAGAATAGAGGTGTTGTTGATGCGTTTTTATTGGGGTTAGTTGTCTATTTAGTTTTTGAATTAACAAACAAGGCTATCTTTAATAAATGGTCCTGGACTTCTGTTGCCATCGACGGGCTTTGGGGTGGCATATTATTTGCTTTAACTACATTCTTAACTTACAAAATATATAAACATTTTCATTAATTTCTAAAGTTATTTTATATGTATTTAAAAATTTCCAGAGATTTTCTCATCGGCGGAGTAATAGCTGGTATATTTTCCTATTTAACAAATCAATATGATAGAAATCCTGAATATACTAAAATAGCCGCTTATTTTTGGGGTATACCCGCACTTTTTTTCGTTTTACTTTATGTAGGATTTAGAAAAAGTGATGAAGCAGCCTTAGCTATTTCTCAACACGCATTATTAGGTGTTGTTATTACATTATTTACTATGTTACTTACTATCGGATTTTTTAGTATGGGTGAAAAAAATTTAATGATATTAAATGTTTTTATTCTAATGCTAAGTATTTTTGTATATATGTTTTTCAAACTTTATAAACTTTAATATTCTTCCTCATCCATTTCCAGTTCTAAACTACTATTATCAGTATATTCAAAAATTAGTTTATAAATATCATTCAAATGACAAACACGATTTCTGTATTTTTCATTATTTACCTCAATAAAATGGTCTGCTACTCGCAAAAACTCTACCAACTTGTTAGCATAATTTACTCTATCATCATCGTCCATTATTTCATCATAACAAGTCCAGCGCTTTCCTCCTCCGGGCATACTTTCTTTACAATAATATAAGTATTTTCCCTTATAAAACACAGTTATACTTGGATCTATTTTATTCACTAGGTTATCAATCTTTTCAATAAAATCAATACAATCTGTCTGAAACAATATAAATTCTATTTCTTGTCTTACATCACTCCAAGCCTTTTGTGATGGCCCTTCAAAATAATGAAGTAAATCTTTATTATAACTCGCTATTAAGTTTACCATTTCCATAGGTAAACCATCCATAAGTAAAGAAAATTTAAAATTTTCAAATTCGTCAATTTTATTTACAATAACTTGGGGTAACTTAGATAACATTCCTATCATTTTTTTAAAGCTTAAATAAGCTATAAAAAATATCAATTTTTTAACTTTTATAAAAATCTTCAAATTCTGTTTTTTTTCCTCCATCATACGGTATAGCAAAATTATTAGTTAACATCCATTCATTTACATTTGTATTATTAAAATAAATATTAGCTAAAAGTCTACCATACTTTTCTTTTTTCACATCTTTCAATAATACTATTTCACCCTGTATTTTTTCACGTAATGCATTTCTTGATGTAATTGCTGCATTTTTTTCTTCTTGCGTTTTACCCTTTATTTCTGGTGCATCTATTCCCCTTAATCGAACAGAAAACCTATATATATTTTTACTACCAAGTATTTTTGACGCAACTGTAATTGTATCACCATCATATACCTTTACCACTTTTCCTATTGAAACTGGTGGTATAAATGGTATTGTATTTTCATATGTTGTATTTTGTAAATACTCTTTTCCAAATGAAAATAAAAATGGATTAAAAAAACTTGGCATACAACAAGATATTTTAAAAACCGGTTTAATTAAATACATATACATATATATGATTTTATATCTTTAAAATAGTGAATTAACCTTCTTTACTACTTCAACTATCTCTACTGCGCTTTGTCCCAAATGTGTCATTACCATTTGCTTATCTGTATTTTCCTTATAAGCTACCCGTAAAACACTTTCCTCATCATGAGGATGCATCTTTTTGAAACCAACAAAATTTAATGCATTTCCATAAAATTTATTATATAAATAAAATTCTAATAACTTACCAAGAGTGTAATCACCTGTTTTAATCTTGACATCAAAACTATTTTCCATAGTTGTAACACTTGGAATAATTGGAACCAAATTAGAATTTACATCTTTTACAAATTCTGTTACTTGCATAGTCAATATTTCACAAGCCTTTTTTATCAACTTAACATTACTATAAATACCAATACTTTGTAAAACAAAATCAAAACTATTTTCTACAAAATGTTTATTTACATCCAATAAATAAAAGTTCTTTTTGCGAAAAGCTATATCACTATCCATTATTTGCTCTCCACGCAATTCTTTTTCAATTTCAGACCAAGCTTTATTTGCTTTTTCCACATCTATTGTATTTCCATACGAGCATTTACAAACCACATTAAAAGCTCCGTCATCTTTCGCTGTATGAACTGAAAAGTCTGCTGATAATTTAATCTCTTCTCCAGGAACATTCCCCATCTTTGGACGCAAACGAAGTATGTCAATATACTGGCTAGTAATAGAGTTTGCAGGAAATATTTCATGCACTTTCTCTTCCTTTAAATATTGATTATTTTCTTTGTTTTTAATTTTAAAATGTTCTGTTGTTACAAACATCATATCATCGGTATTATTTTTTACATCCAATTCTAATACATACTTGTTAGGTAATAGAGAATTATCTGTAACATGAACCGGAATATTACTAATTCTATGTTTAATTAATTCATTATGTAAACGCGAAGTATTAGACTGAATAGAACAATCATTATCTTTATAATTCTCTGTATATACACAAGTAATTGGTATTTCACTTAAAATAGTGCGACGCAAAGCATTTATTAAAGACACATCTACTCCACTTAGAGTAAACTTATACTGACTTTCTAGCTCGGAGATATTTGAAATTTTTGGGTCCATTATATTTACTAACTTTCTATATTTATATATTTTATATTATTATCAATTTTTTATAAGATTAATTCGTCTAATAATATGTAATCATTAATAAAACGAGTTCTCAATTCTGGACTCAAAGCGCCCCATATTTCTCTTACTTTTCTGTATGTTTCTCTTTCTTTTCCATACCTAGCACGTTTCGGTATTTCTCTTGACCTAAATAACATATGACAATAACTCTCAAAATCTAAATTTTTTATATAAGCCAATTTATTAAAATAAGTGCTATTTTTTTTAATTTTATTACAAAATTCACATAAATCAAAATGTAAAATGTAAATATTATAATGAATAAAATACATATCTTTTACTATTTCTAAATCTATATTGAAACTTTTTATATCTCTTAAAAGTGCTTCTGGTTGCAATTGATAGGAATATTCTATAATTTTTTGTTGCACTTCATTTGGTAAATATTTTATTTTATTTTCCATTACTATACTACTAAATATTTTTATAAATCATTAAAAAATATTTAATTATAATTTCATTACCATAGTTATCAGTAAAATGAAAAAAATCAAATAAGGCAATAAAACTAAGAACCAAGAAAAGCTCTCAGCTCCTGACCTGCAAAGTAGATTTAAAATCCAGGTCCAAAATAGAACATACACAATTTTTAATAAAAAAACCAAAGCAACACTTCCCACATTACATTCATAAACACCTAAACAATATGTGGTGCTTGACCCAAAATTTTGGATAAACATTATTAACACAGTAGCCATAGATAAAACTAAATAAACATAAGCAGGAGTGCATAAATTTTTAATACCAGCAATTGCCATTATATAGTATAAATATATTTTATGCAATAGGATTTTGCTGATTTTCTACCAAAGGCTGTTCGTAGGGTGCACTACTTAATATTGTTTTTCCATTTACTACATCCATGGTTTGTTGCATACCTTTCATATCAGGCATATTTAAAAAATAGTTATCATAAGAACGAGGCATTCCCATTCCTCCTTTCATTTTTCTGGTTTTTCTGTTTTTCTTTTTACCGCCTTTCAAACTACTTGACTCAGGTAAGTTATATCCATTTTGGTCGTTTACACCATAATAATATTTTGTATCACCTAAATTATTACCACCTTTAAATATCTTTTCATACAACGTTTTGTCGCAACCACAATCACCTCCACCATTTCTTCTGGTCTTTTTTAATTTTCTTCTGGATTGTTTTTTATTATGTTTTTTCTTACATAATTGCTTTTTGGATTTACTGCACTTCATATATATATTGCAAACAGATTATTCTATATCAACATGTGTCAACATATGTCTTCTACAACACATATTATGTAATCCTAAATTATCTAACACTTCACCTTCTACTGTTTTCTCTACATGGTCTTTAGTCAAATACACTACCTTTTCTACATCCATATTTTTCATAACTTTCACTCTACGCACCTCATTCTTATAATACCGATACTTATCGGCTAGCACATTTCCGCAACTAAAACACTTAATAGGAATTATCATTTTTTTTATTTCAAACTATATATTATATAGTATCAATTTTTTAAATATGAAACTTGTCAAAAAAATTATTATTATTGTTTCTATTTTTGTTATTCTTTTATTTTCTTATATTGGCTCAATTACTGAACCTGCTACCACCTTAGCACAATTATATAGTGAACAAGCTGAAACAGATGCCAAATCTGCAGGATTTTCTAAAGGGTTCGCTGGTTCAGGAGCAGATATAAGTGATATGTCAGCAAACCCTCTTGCAAAATATAATCAAAATAAATATGATGTAGAATATCACGACCCACCTGAAGAAGTATTAAAAAATTCTAACTCTTTACTTGATTTTAACGAAGTTATGGTATTTGACCCCAGTTTAAATCGTATGGTTGTTTTGCCTTATTCAGAACAAGCTGGTTCTCCTATTTATTATGAACCAAATTCTAAAAAATATGGTGCAAAAAACTATGTCCCCGATTATGAATCAAGTGTTTTATTAAGTCGTTCTAATAAAATTATACGTTAATTTATTTATAGTATATATATGGCTATTAATAAATATTATTCAGAATTTGTATACGGCGGAGTTGACGGTTTAATTACCACTTTTGCTATTATTGCTGGCTCTTTAGGCGGAGATCTCTCTACAAAAATTGTTATTGTTCTTGGATTAGCCTCTATTTTAGCAGATGGATTTAGTATGGGAGTTTCAAGTTACTTAGCTGAAAAATCAAGAATCAACGCTAATAATGCTATAAAAGTTGGACTTATTACCTTTTTATCATTTATTTGTATAGGAATTTTTCCCTTACTTCCCTTCTTTTTTCATTTTGAAAGTCCATTTACAATTTCATCTGTCATACTTGGCTTCCTATTATTTTTACTTGGATTTTTAAAAGAATTTAAATTGATAGAAGGAATTGAAACATTATTAATTGGAGGAGCTGCAGCTGCTATTGCATATTATGTAGCAAAGGCTATATCAAAATACGAAGACAACCTTGAAGAAAAAGAAAAAGAAAAAACAACTTAAAATTTTTCATATTATTAATACAATATGAAAAGTAAAACTGAATATATAGACCTTTATCTTCCTGATGACTTTCATCATCATTTACGCGATGGAGAACTTTTAACGAATGTTGTTAAATTTGCATCTCAATCTTTTGATAATGTTCTTGTTATGCCAAATATTAAACCTCCTGTTAAAAAAGTTCAAGATGCAAATGAATATTTAAAAAGAATAAAAAAAGCATATATGCTAGAAGACATTAGCACAGGAATTCATAATCAGATGCCAAATTTTTTAATGACATTATATTTAACAGATAATACAACTCCTGAAGATATACAAGAAGTCTATAAAAGTGAAAATGTCTTTGCTTTAAAACTTTATCCAGCTGGAGCGACCACAAACAGCGAATTTGGTGTAACTAATTATAAAAATATTGACCCTGTTTTAAAAGAAATGGCCTCTTTGGAGATTCCTCTTCTCGTGCACGGCGAAGTAACTGACCCTGATATTGATATATTTGATAGAGAACAAGTATTTATTGACAGTGTTTTAAGGCCTATTTTAATTAAACATCCTAATTTGAAAATAGTAATGGAACATATTACAACTAAGCATGCAGTAGACTTTGTAATGTATCATTCAGGAAATAATCTTGCAGCTACAATTACCGCTCATCACTTACTTTATAATAGGAATGCAATTTTTGATGGAGGTATTTGTCCTCATATGTATTGTCTACCAATTCTAAAAAGAGAAGAACACCGAAAAGCACTTGTAGAAGCAGCTGTAAGTGGCTCAGATAAATTCTTTTTAGGAACGGATAGTGCTCCACATACAGTTGATGATAAGGAATCAGAATGCGGTTGTGCTGGAATATTTACAGGACACGCTGCTTTGGAATTATATGCTGAAGCTTTTTCAAAAGAGGGAAAATTACATATGCTTCCTAAATTTGCTAATGAAAATGGAAGAAAATTTTACGGAAAGATTTTAAATAAACTTCCATCCAATAGACCACGTGAAAAAATTCGCTTAACAAAACAAACTTGGAATGTTCCAGAAATATATAATTTTGGCGATAAATATGTAAAACCACTCAGAGCAGGAAAAAAAATTTTGTGGAAAATATCTCGCCTATTATAACTATTTTAATCTTAATACTTTGGCTCTTTTTTCTATAATTGCTTTTTTTCCACCGCACCTATGGGTTGTTTGAAATTCTTCTATACTTCTTTTTAATATTTCACCATTATGTCCAATATAAATGATATCTTTTATATTGAATTCTTGCATCGTCATAAAACAATCTATACAAGGTGCCGAACAAACAAGCTCTCCTGCTGATGTTATTCGTGCTACATATAAATTTATTTTTTTTGTAAATCCCTTTTTATAAATCTTTCTCAATACATCTATTTCTGCGTGACAAGATAAAGACTCGCCAATTATACCATCTTTTGAATATGTTCTTGCATTATTACAACCTCTTGCCACTATCTTACCTGATGCCACCGCAACACAACCTACTCTATAGGTTGCAATTGACTTCTCTGCTTCTTCATACGCAAAAGAGAGATATCTACTATCTGAATTAGAATGTTCCATACTAAAAGTTCTCCATATTTGATATTAGAATATAGACATTATCATATCAATTTTTTATTCCCATAAATAATTGGATATATCCGTTGGTAAAAAATTGATATTAATGAATTTTAATACCACAATCATTAAAAAATGACTAATAATACTGAATTCGTTAAAAAGGGGGTTTCTCTGCATGAATATACTATGCATAAATACATTCAATCATTAGAAATTGTAAATTTACCAAAAATTGTTAGTTATGATTTACATAATAAAACGTTAACTATGGAAAAAATACCTAACGATTGCGTATCAAATATATATGGTGAAAATGATGAAGATGTAGATGGAGAAATATATAACAAAATTAGAAAAGTAATAACGCGATTGTATGAGAACGATATTGAGTATCCAGATATTACTGGATATAACTTTATTGAATATCAAAATAAACTATGGATTATTGATTTCGAACACACAAAATTTTGCGATACAACAAAAAAAGATAACAATCATACAAAATTTATAAAAAAGTTTATAAAAGGTCATAACGGGTGGAACCCTGAATTTCGTTAACAAGTTTACTTCATAATCGTTTCATTCTATTAACCCTTTCACAAGAGATTTCTCTTAATCTAAACAAAGACTTCTTCTTATTTCCCTTAAAAGTAACCAATACTTGATATGCAGTTGTATAATCTATTGATAAACATTCTTTTTTTACTTTTTTTAATAATGATAAGAAATTATCAATTTCATCATCATTTAATTTACATATAATACGATTTACTTCTTCCTTTTTACTTAGAGTCATTATTCAATTTTATTCAAGTTAATTTTCACATAGAGACCAGAATTTATCAATTTTTTAAAAATACAAGTAATCAGCAATTTTCTTTGCAATTTCTCCGTCACTTGGATAATGAATTCCAGCTTTTACACGAACTTTATCACATCTTTCTGCTATACTTCTTAGCATTTGTTTCTTTTCAGGATATTTATTACCTAATACATTTGCTAAACAATAGGCTTGGAATGCATGACCGGCTGGATAAGAGGGCGTATTACCTGTTTTAGTCTCAAGGGGTATAATATTTTCATTTATATCATATGGTCTTGCTCTATTTATAGAATATTTCAAATATAAAGTAAAAAATACTAAACTTGGTCTTTGAATAATATAATTTAAATCACTTTCACTTTCATCTACTACATCTTTGAATGCGTGCACTACACTTGGATCAGTCAATTCAAAAAACTTCTTATCTTCGTATGTCCTTTGTTTTGTTAATTTTTCTACTTCTTTACTTTCCTCTTCATTATTTGGATATACAGGAAAAGTTGGTAAGAAAAAGTAATATCTTTTTGGAAGAACTAACAATAATAGTGTATATAAAACTAATGCTGCAACAACATATTTCCACATTATATATTTTAAAAAGATAATTAATAAATCTAATGATGTTCTTTTAGATGACAATCTTCACATAATACCATTAAGTTTGCTGCGTGATTCTTGTGAACTCCATTTACAAATCCATTTTTATCTGCATCTTTTTGCTGCAATATATGGTGTGTTTCTGTGCTTAGTTTCTTTTTACATTTTACACACTTTCCTCGTAATACATTTTTATTATATTTGCTCGGCTTATAAGATAAATATCCTTCATTTTCTGGATACTGTTTATTTCTTATTTGATAAGCTCTATCAATAAAATCTCTTGGCAAATACAAAGATTTGCATACTTCTAATCCATAAACCCTTTCTCCAGAACCTTCTTTTAATTTTCTATCATATTCTAATTCTTCTTTTTCATAATTATACTTTACTGTCAAATGATAAAATACCAACCTTTTAAGTTTATTTATTTCCTCCAAGTCTACAATTTCATGAAAATGAGTCGCAAATATAAATGAGCTTTGTTTTTTATGCAAATGTTCTAAACCTGCTGCAACAATACCTAAAGCTGATTGCATCTCAGTTCCACTACATAATTCATCTCCTAAAACTAAACTATTCTGGTCCGCTTCATTTAAAATTACCCGAAGTTCTGACATTTCTAATGCAAATGTGGAAAGTCCACGAAATAAATTATCACTATTCAATATACGACTATATAACGCTGTATACGGATAAAATACAAACGATTTACTAGGAACATACATACCTGCTTGTGCCATAATTACTGCTATTCCCAAAGCACGAATTAAACTTGTTTTACCAACTGCATTTGTTCCATATAATAAAATACCGTCTTTATTTATTCCTAATTCAATATTATTACCAACATAAGTTTCCTTTAATTGTATGTTTTCAATAAGACAGTGTCGTAATTCTTCTATTTTTACAAATGATTTTTCATTTTCTTCAATAATCGGTTGACAATAATTGTATTTTTCTGAAATAAATACCTTTGTCAATAACACATCTAATTTTGAAATGAACGCACATAACAAAGTATTTAATGAACCTAATTTCTCTACTAGGTGTGGTATTGCTTGTTTATATATCAATCTTGTGCTATCAACCAATTTATTTTTCAAAGTAATTACATCTTTACATACATCATCATACTTTCCTGTAATTTTAACATTCGCACCTGCAGCCTTTTTAAATTCATATTCGTCTCTAATATCTTTATTTTGTAATCTCCAATCTTTACTACGTTTTAAAGTTATTGTATAAAATAAATCATCTCTTTGTTCGTTTCTTTTTACAGAATATAACCCAAATAACTTTTCCATGTTTTCATTTAATGTGTCACGTTTACCAGAGTATTCTGAATTAATTTTATCCAAACTTTCATTATACCCTTCTATGAAAATAGAATCAGTTATCTCTGAAACTCTATTAATACTTCCACATTTTTCTATATCAAAAGTTTTTGCTAACCAAAGTTCTCCTTCTTCAATTAAGTTCTCAAACTCATTAAAATATTCTTCATGTAATTCCTTGTCAAAGGTATAAGCATATATTTCAGAGTGTTCCTTTTGAAAGTATTTGTTGATTCTTTTTATTGTGAGAACACTTTTATTGTATCTAAATATATCACTTGGATTAATGTTACCACAATTCGCTTTACGAAAAAATTTTTCAAGGTCAATTATGTTACTTAATTCTTTTCTAAGTTCTCCTATTTTTTTCTCTTGGTTACGAAATAATTCAATAAACTGGTATTCTTTTTTCATCCAGTCTATATTTGTAGATGGATTGCATAATTGTTCTTGAAATAATCTTTTACCCATAGATGTTCTCGTTTTATTTAACATAGATAAGACAGAACCAAACTCACCTTGTCCTTCGTTTGTTGAAACTATATTTAATTGCATTAATGTATGATTTGCTAATTTCATTTTATTTTCCAAATCTTCAAACACAGGAAATTTTATATTTGATAAATGTCCACTATTATAAGAGTTAATAAAATCAAGCAAAAAACAAAAACTCTGCATAGCAATTAATTTTCTAAATTCAAAACATTTGTCATAACTATCTACACCAAAAGTGTTCTCTATAATTGTCCTTTGATATGTTTGTTTCTCCACATTTTTTACAAGCTTATCAGAAAATGTATAATTATGATTATGTATATCTTGAATTCCACAAAACTGCATTATATCATCTATTTTACTATTATCAAAATCAGAAATAAAAATTACTTCGTGTGGTTGATAAATTCGTAAACTATTTGCTAACTCATCAAAAGTTGTTGAATCAAATATATATTTCTTATCATATTCAAATAAATAAGAGTCAGAAGAATACATGTTCATCGCACTACCCGCTATTTTTAAATATTCACCAACGGGCTTCTTATATCTCTGAAGCCATATACACATTATATAATTTGTATTTGAATTCAATTGTGTTAAACTACTGGTAACAAATGTTCCTGGTGAATATGTATATTCACAAACTCGTTCCAATACTGTCCCATTTTCATCTTTTGTTTGATTAAACACAGGAACTATGAAATTTGATTTCATTAATAATGATACATATTTATCTAATCCAATATGGTCTGGAAAACCAGCCATTACATATCTTTCTTTTTCATTTACTCTTTTTTTATTAGCAACAGAAAAATCACATATTTTTGAAATTTCATCTAATTCAGAATAAGATACATCAATTTCATTATTTTTTTCATAGCCATAAATTTCATAGAAAGAACCAACTTGCATCAAAATAGCAACCTTAGAATTTGGATATTTTAATCTATATTCTTTTGTTAAACGAAAATAAGAATCTATAATAAGTTCGTCTTTCATACAAAGAAAAATTGATATATGTTTAAATTATTTAAACATATAAAAAAGAATAAATATAATGGAAGAAGATTACGGTCAATTTACTTACTTAGAGAATTATCTTGAACCAAGAACGAGAAAAAATCTTGAATGTTTTGAGATTGGAGGATTTCAACCATCAATATCTATTGACAGTTTAGAGGATTGGTTTGAAACCACTAGTTCAAATGTGGATGAGATATCAAAAAAAATAAATGATTTAACTAGACAAAAAATGTTTATATTCACTAGAGTGGCTTTACTAATTGGTTTTATTGTATTTTCTGGTGTTTGGAGTTTGTATGCTATATCTACTCTTTAGAATTCATAAAATTAAATAATAAGTTATCAGGATTATGATTTACGATTTCACCACAAACTAAAGTAGCTGTTTCATACATTTTTCTTAATACATCATTTGGTGTTGCACTTCCTACTTTAATAAATCCGTGCTTCACTAAATATCTTTTTATATCTGGTATGGAATGTTGTTTTAATAATTGTTTTTGTGTTGAGATTCGGTTTCGTATTGTTTTATTAGATATTAATACACCAATATTAGGCTTTGTTTTAGACCTACCTATATTATATGTTCTTTTAATTGTTTTTCTTCTTTTTGTTGGTCTCTTTACCTTTTTAGGTAACAACATTTTATTCATTTCTTTTTGTTGATTTCTTAACGACAAATCTCTAATTTGCTCTCTTGCCTCCTTTTCTTTGTCCCATATTTTATTTTCTATATTACTTTGTGGATTCTCTCCACCCATATTTTTTACTGTTTTATTCATAAAACTTCTATACGTTGGTAAACTTCCATTTTTTAAACAACCATACTGTGGTGTAGGAGTATGTGATGATATCATAGGTTTTAACTGTAAGGCAGGTTGATTTTCAGTAGGAAATTCAATATTTACATTTTCTGCTTCTGGAAATACAAGTTGTCCTGTTGTTTGAATGGGAGCTTGAATAATAGGAGTTGTAGTTATTGATGGTTTTTGTTTGATTGTTGTATTTTTAACAGAATGATTAGGAGAAATTTGATGTTTATTTTTTACTAAATCGTCCAAATAACTGGTTGCCTTTTGAAACTCATTATCAAAACTGCTTTTTTCTTTAATTTTAGGTTTATCAAACAACGAGTCATAATTTTTTTGCTGCTGTTCTCTTATCATTTTTAAAATAGAACGTTTCTTTAATGTTTTGTCTTTTGTTTTATCTTTTACAACCGAACTACTTTTCACTTTTATTTTATCATCATTTTCTTTTTTTTCCTTTTTTTTTCTTGTTTTATTATTTGAAAATGAAAATAGTTCTGGATTTATATTTAATACTTTTTTTTCACTCATTATAATGTCTATATAATAACATTTTTAGAATAAAACTCATTAAAGTTCAAAAAAACCATTATGGACGTTAATAAAAAACCAAAAATATACCCCTATTACCGAAAATAAATTATAAAATAAAATTAAATAAAATAAAATTCTTAAAATACGCTTTATTTCTCGTTTTATTTTATCAAAATAAATATTTAACAATACACCAATATCATTCCAAAAGATTGCCATACTAAACTCTGCATATATACGATGACTTGCTAAAGTAAAAGCTAACTCTGGTTTCAATACTCCATCTACTAACACATTTACGGTGTTTAAATTACTACATATATCTGTTTTACAACACGGACAATTTATAAAATATTCTTCTACCATCTCATCCACATTATACTTGAAACTTACATATTGATTTAAACACGATTTATGCATTTTACATCCTGTCAATTTTTTTATATTACTTTCATTTAAATGTGAATATAGTGGTTCTTCAGAATTTATACTAAAACATATAACACATCTATCTTTATTTTTTTCATCTTCCTCATCATTCATAATATATATTACACATTCTCTTAATATATATTTATAACTAACAATACATAGCAAATAAAGATTGGCTCATTTCATTCTTTTTTTTTCTATTTATTAAATAATTTTCATATCCACTTTCTATGTCGTCTTTTGTAATTAATTTTTTTTCATTTTTACTACCATATATTCTTCTTCCGTGACAAATCTTAATATTTGTCAAAAATATTTCTATATCTCTTCCAAAATGTTTAAACTCATTTTTATATTTTTGAAACCAAGACTCTACTATTGCCTCTTTATCTAATTTCCAACCTTGGTCCTCAACCATTTTTTGAAAAATTAATAATAATTCTTTTGAATCATAAGATTCTAATTTAAACCTCCATATAAATCTGGACTCCAAACCACGGTTAGCTTTAAAAAATGTATTTTCTAACTCATCTTCATAACCTGCAATAATTACCATCAAATCGTTTTTATGGTCGCTTAAAGATTCACACAATACATCAATACATTCCTTTGAAAACGAGTCATTTTGATCTTTATTTATTAATGAATAAGCTTCATCTATAAATAACACACCACCAACACATTCACTTATTACTTTTTTTGTTTTTATTGCTGTTTGCCCCAAATAACCAGCAATTAAATCATTTCTGGTTACTTTTTTAAATATATTTGATTTTAACACTCCAATCTTTGAATACAATTTACCTATTATTTTGGCAATTTCTGTTTTACCTGTGCCTGGCGGACCAAATAAAACTGTATGCTTATAGTCAGTATTATTATCACCTATGTGTAGATTCTGAATAAAATAAAACAATTGATTCAATACACTTTTTTTTAAATCATTCAAACCAATCATATTATTTAACTCATATAATTCATCTTTTATTGAATGCAGTTGTTGCAAATCAATATTATACTCTGTATTTTCATCATAAGGATTTTCGTCAATTAATTTTACAAGGTCGCTTAAATCTTTTATATTTGTATTTATTTCCTTATATAACTTGTTTCTTTTTTTGTTGTCTTTCATCTTTAACTTTATATCTGTCATATGTCGCTTTTGCCATTCCATATAAGAACCCATATTTGAATCATTCTTATTATAGAATAATTCATAGTCACGAGATATTTCAAACACCAAATTTGCTACCTGTTCATAATTTATCTGTTCTTTTTCTTTATATTTATCCAAATATTCTATAAACTTTTTTGATTTATTAATTGCCATTAGTCTGTATCCTATTAATTCTTTTAACTCTTTTACATTAATATAATTATTTATAAACAATCTAAAATTTTGTCAACTTATAATTTTATTTATGGAACCTATCAAAATTATTTCAGAAAATTGTCTTGATGTTTTATCAAGAAGACATAATAGTTATTATCATTCTGATTCTATTTATAAAAAACACCTTGCATCTCTTGTTTTGGAAAAAGTGCAAAATGAAAAATGGTGTTACCTATCAGATTGGATGGAAAAAAATGCTACATTAGAAAATATTGGTGAATTTAATTCTAGCAAAACAAAGCAGTTAACAGCGATGATGCGATTTACTATGGGTTCTATTATTAAATTATGGCTATCCACCTATTTAAAAAATATAAATATAACAACAACAAACTTTTTAAGTAACAATACACATACTTGTGGACCATTTTATATGGGAATGAACGCACCTGGTATTGAATTTGAATTGTTTTGTGAGAAAAATATAAAAATAGATGCTTATGAAGAAAAATGTAAAAAAGGAAGCGTTTCTTTAGTATTAGGAGCAGGTAATCAAAATTTTTTAACAGTTATTGATATATTTCAACGCGTTTTTATATACAACGAATGTGTTTTGGTAAAATTACATCCATTAAGAGAATTTTTATTTGACCCTTACTATGAAATATTAAAACCACTGATTGAAGAAAATATCGTTCATATTATTAAAGATTTTGGTGTTGATTTTACAAAACAAATTATTTTAGACCCGTTAATTAATCATATTCATTTCACCGGTAGTGAAAGCACTTATAAAGCAATTCACGAAACACTCACTAAAGAAAACAAAACATGCCAAGTTACTGCTGAATTAGGATGTGTGACTCCATGGATAATTTTTCCTGGCGAGTTTTCATCAAAAGAGCTTAAAAATATAGCAAAACAATTAATAAATGCAAAAAAAACGAATGGTGGCTCTAACTGTATAACACCACAACTATTAATCTTGCCAGAAACGTGGAGCCAAATAAACACTTTCTTAGAATATGTTAAAAATGAAGCTAAAACGCAACTTACCGTTCCTTGTTATTATCCAAATAGCATACTAACTAAACAAGAATTTCAGTCTATATACAAAGATTTATCATATATTATTTCTTCAAATAATAGTTTACAAGAACCAAATGAAGACGACGAATTATTAATTATAAATTACGGACTAATCGGCAATAAAAAAACAAATCCTATGTGTTTAAAAAAGGAAGCATTCGGACAGGTTTTAGTGATAGCTAGTATAAAAAATGAAGATATAAACAACTACACCGAGAGCGTAATTTGCACTCTTAATTCAGACCAAATTTATGGTTCTTTGTCTTGTTCTTTATTTTTTCCACAAGATATGCCAAAAGAATTAATAGATAAATGTATTTCTAATATAAATTATGGCACTATTGCAATTAATGTGTGGAGTTTATTTGGATACACAGCTGCTACACTAGGAGGAACTTGGGGTGGATATTACAAAAACGCACAAAGTGGAAGAGGAAGAATCGGCAATTTATTGGAACATCCTGAAGTTACAAAAACTATTATTAAAAACAATTCGCTTGAAAATATGCAAGTTGATTTTTCTACTCTACCACCTACTTTTTTATTAGACCTATTATTTGCATTAACTATTAAAACATCTAACTCTATTGACATGATGTTTGAATTTTTTAATTTTCTTACTAATTACATTTTAAATATCCTTATTTCTCCTTTTATAATTAAAACAGATCATTAATTATTTTTTCTTAACAAACAATCTAAAAAATTGAAATTATAATTATAAGTTGGGTTAGTTAAAAAAAATGGAATATCAACTAAAGTCTGCTGACTCTGTGTTTCCTGGTGAAATCCCCAAGCTGGTGGAAGAAACCATAGAAAAGCCTTTTAAAAACGACGATGGGTCGTATTTATTGGAAGATTTGGGAAATTACATAGACGAACCTTTTAATTTAATTGAATCTTATTTTGAAGGTCAATACTTGGAAAGATTGGTTCGTCATCAAATTGAGTCTTATAATCATTTTATTAATTATCAAATTCAAAGAACTATTCAAATGTTTAACCCTGTTGTTATTCATTCCGAAAATGACTATGTCGCAGAAAAAGACAAATATTTTCTTGAAATTAATATTTCTTTTATTAACTTTAAACTTTATCCTCCTCAAATTTATGAAAATAATGGTGCTACTAAAATTATGCTTCCTCAAGAAGCTAAGCTTAGAAACTTTACCTACTCTTCTACCATGACACTTGATATCAAAATACAATATGTTATCCGAAATACCGAGAATATGGACCAACCTAAGATTATTGAAAAGGTGCTATCTAAAATCAACATCGGTAAAATTCCAATTATGTTAAAGTCTTCTATTTGCGTTTTGAATCAAACCAATCTACAAATTAACGGTTCTCAAAATGGTGAGTGCTCTATGGACTGTGGTGGTTATTTTATTATTAAGGGTTCAGAAAAGACTGTGCTCGGTCAAGAAAGAGCCGCTGAAAACAGAATTTACTGTTTTGATGGAAAAAATACTACTAAATGGAGCTGGATTGCTGAGATTAAGTCTATTCCGGACTTTAAGTGCATATCACCCAAACAAATTGAAATGATGATTGCGAGTAAAAATAACGGTTTTGGAAATGGACTATACATTAATATTCCTAGGATTAAACAACCTATTGAACTGTTTATTTTGTTCCGTGCTCTTGGTATAATTAGTGATAAAGAAATATGCAGACATATTCTACTTGATGTAGATGACCCAGAACAAGAGAATGTATTACACCGTCTGCAAGCGTCTATTATTGATGCAAATAAATATCTAACACAAGAAGATGCTATTTCATATATAACTAATTACGCTGCATTTACTCCTCTTAATATGGATAAAGAAACTGGTGCAAAGAAAAAGATGGAATTTACAAAAGATGTCCTTGATAATGATTTATTTCCACACTGCAAAACAGTTACACAAAAATTGTATTTAATTGGATATATGGCAAATAAACTTATTAAAACCAGTCTTGGAAAGCTACCCAAAGATGACAGAGATTCTTATGTAAATAAACGTATTGAACTTACTGGAACTTTATTGAATAATTTGTTTAGAAATTATTTTAATAAGCTTGTCAAAGAAATGCAAAAACAAATTGTTAGAGAAATTAATACTGGTTCTTGGAGGTCTACAGAAGATTATGAAAATATTGTAAATATGACAAACATCTATAAAATTATGAAATCAGCTACTATTGAAAATGGAATTAATAGAGCCCTTTCTACTGGTGATTTCAGTATTAAACAATCAAACAGCACAAAAGTTGGTGTCGCACAGGTGCTTAGTAGATTAACTTATGTATCTAGTCTAAGTCATCTACGCAGGATTAACACCCCCCTTGAAAAAAGTGGTGAACTAATTGAACCAAGAAAACTACACGGCACTACTTGGGGATTTTTATGTCCTGCTGAAACTCCAGAAGGTCAGTCTATTGGTGTTGTAAAAAATATTAGTTATATGGCTCATATTACTATTCCAACAAATAGTAGTTCTTTGTATGAATATGTAAAACCATATATTATTCCTTTGGAAGACAATTACAAAGATATTAACGGAAAAGTAAAAGTATTTATTAACGGATGTTGGGTTGGTATTTCTCTTGAACCAATTAAATTATATCAAAGCATGAAAGATAAAAAATACAAAGGTATTATTAATATTTACACATCTATCATATTTAATTACAAAGAGCTTGAAATCAGAATTTGTAATGATGGAGGTAGATTAACACGACCTGTATTGAAAGTTAAAAACAACAAAGTATTAATTACTAAAGAACAAATTGATAAACTTACTACCAAAGAATTATGCTGGAACGAACTTCTTACAAACTGTAAATTGGATGAGTCAGTTATTGAATATATTGACCCCGAAGAACAAAATTACAGTATGATTGCTATGAAATCAAAACAAGATTACCTACAACCTAAAAACTCCTACTTTAATTACACACACAGCGAAATACATCAAAGCACTATATTTGGTGTGCTTGCATCTTGTATTCCTTATCCAGAACATAATCAAGCTCCTAGAAATATTTATCAATGTGCTATGGGAAAACAAGCTCTCGGTGTATATGCCACTAATTACGATAAAAGAATGGATAAAACTGCATATGTATTAAATTATCCTACACGTCCTCTTGTTGATACACGAGTTATGAACTTTTTGAAATTAAATGAAATTCCCTCTGGAACACAAATCCATGTTGCTATCATGACACATACTGGTTACAATCAAGAGGATAGTGTCTTAATTAACAAAGCAGCTCTTGAAAGAGGATTATTTATGGCAACTATTTATCATACAGAAAAAGATGAAGATAAAAATATTATTCGCGATGAAATTATTCGTTGTAAACCTGACCCACTAAAAACAAAAGGTATTAAATTTGGAAATTACGATAAAATCAACGAACAAGGATTTATTCCTGAAAACACTCTTGTGGAAAATAGAGATGTTATTATTGCAAAGACTGTTCCTATTAAAGAAAATAGAAACGACCCCACCAAAACTATCAAATATGAAGACCAAAGTAAAACATTCAGAACTACAGAAGAGACCTATATTGATAAAAATTATACTGGTAGAAATGGTGACGGTTATAATTTTGCAAAGGTAAGAGTTCGCACCCTCAGAAAACCTGTATTAGGTGATAAGTTTTCAAGTCGTCACGGTCAAAAAGGCACTATTGGTAATATTATTCCTGAATGTGATATGCCGTTTACCAAAGACGGTATGAAACCTGACCTTATTATTAATCCTCATGCTATTCCTTCCAGAATGACTATCGCTCAACTAAAAGAAACTCTTCTTGGTAAGGTGTTACTTGAATTGGGATTATTTGGAGATGGAACCAGCTTTGGAAATTTAGATGTAAAAACAATTAGTGAAGAATTACAAAAACTCGGTTACGAAAGTTATGGAAACGAAATTATGTATAATGGATACACAGGAGAACAAATTGAAACAAGTATCTTCTTTGGTCCTGTGTTTTACCAAAGATTGAAACATATGGTGAATGATAAACAACACAGCCGCTCTATTGGACCCATGGTAAATTTAACAAGACAACCTGCTGAAGGCAGAAGTAGAGATGGTGGTTTTAGAATTGGAGAAATGGAAAGAGATGTAATGATAGCACACGGTATGTCTCGCTTTTGTAGAGAAAGACTTTATGATGTTTCAGATAAATACAGCGTTCACGTTTGTAATAAATGTGGTATGATTGCTTGTTTCAATAATGGTGATAAAAATAAGAAATATACAAATAACGACTTTCAAACCCACTACTGTAATACTTGTGACAATAGAAAAGACTTTTCAAAGGTTGAAGTGCCCTATTCATACAAACTATTATCACAAGAACTACAAACTATTAATGTTGTTCCGCGAATAATTACTGAAATAAAATAATACCTATAATATAATATGTAATGATACCGAAATTTATATTTATTGTCCCTTATAGAAATAGAAAAAAGCAAAAAGATTTTTTTATTGAGAAAATGAAATATATATTAGAGGATATTGATTCTCACGATTATTTGATTCTATTTATTCATCAGTGTGATGAAAGAGACTTTAATAGAGGAGCTATGAAAAATATTGGATTTTTATATGCAAAACATACATATCCAGATAATTACCAAGATATTACACTTGTATTTAACGACGTGGATACCCTTCCAAAAAATAAAAATCAATTTGATTATATTACTACTCAAGGAACTATTAAACATTTCTATGGATGTAAAATTGCTTTAGGAGGAATATTTTCTATTAATGCAAAAGATTTTGAAAATATTAATGGTTTTCCTAATTTTTGGTCGTGGGGCTATGAAGATAATTTACTACAAGAACGTGCTATTTTTTATAAGATAAAAATTGACCGTTCTAATTTTGTTTCTTTAATGGAAGAACAAGTTCAACACGATTTTTCAGATGGTTACTTTAGAGACGTCAATAAAAATGACTATTTACTTTATTTAAATAAAACCAATAATGGAATTCATAGTATACAAAATTTATCTTATGAATTTGATGAAAATAATCTTTTTGTGAATGTAAAACATTTTGATGTTCCCAATTTAAAATCAAAAACTGAAAAAATGGACCTGAGAGTTACAAATACTCCTTATGTATCAAGAAGAAGCGAAAGTTCTATGAAAATGAAATTTATTTAATAAAATAACCTGTCTTACTATCTATTTTGATTACCTTTCTTTGTATATGATGTTCTTCTAAGTATTCATCTACTGCTCTTCTTTGTCCGTCCCAGTGAAAATAATCATCCAAAATAATGACTCCACCAAAAGATACACGGTCATACAATCTCTCTAATTCAAACTTTGACGACTCATACCAATCTGTATCTAACCTTAATACACTTATCTTTTCTGGTAAATTACTTTCTTCTAATAATGTTTCCATTACATCACCTTTAATAAAATGCAACTTATCCTGTGGATAATTTGTTTTATTTACGTTTTCTTTCACTTTTTCCAAACTACAACAACACCATTCACTTCTATTGTCGCCTGTTTTCTTATTAGTCCATTCATCTAATACCGCATTATTATTCATATGAAATATCGGATCACTTGTGGTATAATCATATTCTCCTGGTTTTGTTAATCCTTCATAAGTATCATACATATAAATATCCCTTATTGACAGTTTATTATTTAAAATCATATTACAAGCCATTACTGGATGAAGACCCTCATATACTCCGCACTCTACATAACTTCCATCTACTTTATTATTTTCACAAAATAATATTGCTCCTTCAGTATCCATTATTTTACAACCATTATACTTTTTAACCTTTTACTTTTATAATTTATTTATTCATCTACATCAAATATTTTATCCAAATTTCTATACAAATATATCTTATCTTTTACTTTTTCCAAATTTATATCCTTTTTATATTCACTTGGATTTTTTATAATATTTTTTATTAAATTCATATCGTTTTCTACATTTTTTGACAACGTTATGATATTTCCAAAATAACTTTCTATCGTTTGACAGCCCAAATAAATCGGCGTTGTGCCATTTAATAATGGATTCATTATTTTTTCTGAAAAATAACTATGTGTCTCTATATTTTCTATACAAATATGAAACTCATAATCTGTGTATGGTTCTAATTCTTCAAATTGCCCCTTTAATCTAGGATCATAAAATTTATAAAAACCACATCCCCTTCCATAAATATCTATCGGTAAATCCGTCTTTAAAATTTCCTTTACTAATTCGTGTCTATATAAATGACCGAATGTTTTTCCCTTTTCACTAATCATAATTGACATAGGCTTTGTCTTTTCAGGTATACTACGACAAGGAGTGCAATACCACATATATCCAAAGTGTTCTACAAATACATCTGGTAAATTTTTTTTATCACCAATAAAATACCTTCCAATATTTTCCTCCGCATACTTTACAAATTCTGGTGTCAAACCAAGAAAATAAATTGGTTCAAATGCTAATCCTACTACATTACTTTTGGGAATTCCTTCTTTTAATTTTGGCATAGCTGTATTTAAAATAAACACATGAGTATAGTCATCTCCATTTGTTATTTGTATATTTTTTCCATAATTACTCATATAATCTGTTTCACATAGCCTCTCTAGGGTAGGACCTATTTTGGTTGCATCACCAAAACTTGAAAAAAAACGAATTTTAAAAATCATTAGTTTGATAATTAATTTATTTATAAATTACTTTATATATAAGTTATTTATGAGTAAATATGAAATAATTAATGATATTAGAAATCAATCTCAATTTCAAGGATATTCTTTTTCTAATCACAAAAAAACAGAAGTGAAAACTCAACTCATTCAAAATATATTAAATGAAAAAATAGAAGAATCTTGTTACTGGAGTGCTGAACTTGTGTGTGCCGGTCATTACTCTGACCTTTGGGAAATAATTATACTCATTATTAGCAAGCATATTTATTTGGGGAACCCTAAAATTTGCCTTTATGTTGAAAATAGATTTAATCAATTTAAAAATATTTTAAGCAACGGAGAATATATACACGAAATTGAATTACGAAATGACCTTAATTTAAGAAAATTATTTGCTGAAATTATTTGTCTACTATGTTACTCTAATAAAAAACCTGCATTTGAATTAATCAAACTTGGCAAAAAAGAACCTTTTGATTTAACCACATTTGGAGAAAAATTAAAAGCAAAAAAAAATACATATGCAAATGACCTTTTTCAAGAAGAAGACCCAAAAGAACTCTATATTCCTGTAAATGAATTTATGTTTCACATTTCAGATGAAAGTAAAAACAGCAGAGAAGCTTGTTACTGGATTGAATGGTTTATTGAATTTTCTATCATTTGTAAAAAGAAAAAAAATAAATGTCTTATTCAAACTAGAAATCTTCCCGTTCAAAATAAATTTAAAAATGAACCAATTTGGTTACTTTGGGACGCTATTATGATTCAAGCTAAAAACGACATCTTTGTAAAAAAATTAATTGACTCCTTGTTAAATATATTTTGTATTAAATTTACTGAGGCTACTCCTAAAAAAAGAAGGTATTTACTTTATTACGCTGTTTCATTAATTATTGAAAACGTTGATAAAAAAATTCCTCTAATTAAAGATAAAACTAAAATTGAAAAAACAATTGAAAATATTTCTAACATTTACAAACAAATCAAAAAAAACGAACAAAGTCCTAATACAGAATATATGTTTCACAATATTGAAAAAGAAAATAACTTGAAAAAATCATTAGCTAAAATGAACTTAGTTAACTCAATAGATGTTCCAAATTAAAATGTTCTCAACTTTAAAAAAATTGATTTTTTTAAAGGTGGTATTATTATTTTAGTGAAAGCAATAAGTATTAGTAATCAAATATGGAAAAGCAAGTTCTATTTACTGTAACCGACATTAAGGGAACCTCGGTTCCTATTTATGGACCAACAAATCAAAAACTTGAAAGCAGCAAACCTGTTGCTTCTACCCACAAATATTCTTCCGCTGTTATTAGAGAAAGAATTTCCTTGTTAAAAGCCCACGAAAAATACCAAAACAAAAATAAATACTTTCAACAAGGTAAAATTGATATTTGGGAACAAGAAAAAAAAGATATTATGACCCTTTCCAACTGGAAACTTAGAGTATTGGAAGAACAAAAGAAAAATGAGCTTAAAAACATCGAAGACGCTGAAATGCTTCTTAAATTTGCACTATCAGCTCGTAGAGAAGCTGCAAGAAAAGCTAAAGAAGAAAAGAAGTTGAGTAAGCCTACTTCTCCTACAAATACTACTGTGAGAAGATCAGCTCGTCTTGCCAAAGACGAGTTTAGAAGAGGCTCTAAAATGGTCCAAACAGTTATTTAAATCTTATAAAAATGAAAAAGTAGGTTTACCTATTTTTTCTTGCAGTGTTTACAAGTTTTATTGTTTTTATGCTTACATTTTTTTCCTCCAAAATAAGGTGGACTTTCTTCTGGGTCTTCCACGTATTTATTCAAATATTTGTCAAAACTATTTACTTTTCTAATACCTCTTTCCATATCACTTAAGCTTCTAAATTTTACTGGTTTTATAGGTTCAAAACTATTTGTTTTCATGATTGGAACAGATGCAGGTCTATAAGGATCATAATTTTGAGGTGGAACTACACTAAATCTTTTAAATGCGGGTATCTTTCTTGTTCTATTATGGTCCATCGTTACACTTCCCATATCTCTTAATCTTTTTTCTTCCATACTTGAAATTGGTTGAATTGAACTTAATCTATCGTTTGTACTTTTTCTTTTCATTTTGTGAACTCTCGGTGGACTTCTTACCTTAATTGAACCTGGGTTATAAAATGCACTATGTGGGTTTTGCAAAGGTGTATCAATTTCATCTTCATTTAAGTTTGATTTACTTAAAGTTCCTCCACTTCCTCTTTGTTTTAATGTTTTACGTTTTTTATATTTTATTTGTTTCTTGCTTTTATTTGTATTTTTTACTTTCATTATAAAATATAAAAAGATTTTTAAAATGCTCCAAATGAACTTCCTACCGCGGCATTTGCTGCCATAGGTCCGAAACTCTCTTGTGCTAAAGCATTTTGCATAGCGCTATTAGCGAATGTATCCATAGGTGGCTTATTAACTGTTGCTACAGGTGCAGGGGGAAACATACCCTGTTGAACTGAAGGATCGTCTAAATTATCTGCTTGACTATTATTATGTGTCTTTGCTCCCTTTTTTTTTGCCTTCATATTATCCATACTTTCCTCTACTGGTTTTCCATGATATAACTCCATAAGTCTTTCTACTAAAATATTCACCTTCAATCCTATCTTTGTTTGAAGACTTAATACTATTACTAAAAATGCTAAAATTACATTTGTAATATTTAATGTATCATACTTAAACCCACTATAACTTGGAACATAGGTAATTAATCTATGAATTAAAATAATACCTCCCAACATGATTATCAATTGAATTAAAATTTCAATTGTCACTTCTAAAGAACTCTTTTCAGGGTCCGCATCAGGAATGAACTTTTGGATTATTTTGTTTAGTAATACTACTGGAACTACACCAATTAATCCATATTGAACTGCATTAAATAACTCTGCTTTGCTTTCATCAGTTGTTGAAAATACGTGGTTAATTAATGATATTTTATTAGGTTCTCCTCCGTCTTGTAAATGTTGATCCATAAACTATATATAGAAATGACAGAAAATATATATAGAAAATGTCTATTCAATTGTCTCTTCACGAAGAATTCCAATACCTACAACTTATTGAAAACATTTTAAAAAATGGTTCCACCAGTGAAACAAGAAACGGAACCACTAAATCTATTTTTGGAAATATGATGAGATTTACGCTAAATAATGGAACTATTCCAATCCTTACTACAAAAAAAGTTGCTTGGAAAACTTGTTTTAAAGAACTTACTTGGTTTATTAAAGGAAATACAAGTAATAAAATTCTAAAGGAAATGAACGTTCATATTTGGGACGATAATGGCTCTAAAGAATTTCTTGAAAAACAAGGATTACATTACGAAGAAGATGACCTTGGTCCTGTTTACGGACATCAGTGGAGACATTTTAATGCACCTTATACTGATTGCAATACTGATTATGAAAACAAAGGCATAGACCAATTACAAGAACTTATTACTAATTTAAAATCAGAAACTGGAAGGCAATCCAGAAGATTACTTATTTCTGCTTGGAACCCCTGTCAAATTAAGGAAATGGCTCTACCTCCTTGTCACGTTCTTATGCAGTTTTATGTTAGCGAAAATAAATACCTTTCCTGCAGTCTTTACCAACGTAGTGGCGACGTTGGACTAGGAGTTCCTTTTAATATTGCTTCTTATTCCTTTTTAACCCATATACTGGCAAAACACTGTGGTCTTGAAGCAAAAGACTTTGTATATTTTTTAGGAAACGCACATATTTACGAAGAACATATTGAACCCCTACAAGAACAACTTAAAAGAATACCATACGAATTTCCAAAAATTCAAATTAAAGAACAAAAAGAAAATATAGAAGATTATGATTTAAAATCCATAGAATTTATTACAGAATATAAATACCACGATATTATTAAAATGAAAATGAAAGCTTAAAAAATAATTAATCATTAAAAATATATAAAAATTAATTATTGTTTTATATAATGAGTCAAGGAAACGCAGCAGCTGTTCGCAGAAGAGTAAAAAATATTGAACCACCTAGACCAGGTTCAAGTAATGATTTAAATGCTACTTCTACACAATCCCCTAGCTCTACTTCTTCCAATCTTTCTATAAGTGATGCTTTTAAACTTGTTAATGAAAGATTAGTTAATCTTGAGAAAGGAATTGGTCCTCAAATAGAACCTCAATATTCTTCCAATTTATCTGAAGATATTATTAGTGAATACGAAGAAAGATTTAAAGTTATCGCTCAGGAAATTGGAGAACTTAAAGATGTTGTTTACAAACTACAAACTTTTACTATGGACGTCAATAAAGCTCTTTATGATGAACGTGTCAAAATTTTAGGAGATATTGACAAAAACAAAGACGAAATTATCAACATAGAAAGTTTAGAAGGGGAACAATCAACTAATAAAGAACAAAATATTACGGTTGAAAGTTTAGACGGAGCATAATTAATGCGATAAAATAATATAAATAAATCTATAATATTTATTTATAATGAATAAAAATTACTTACAAGATAAAATAAAAAATTTACAAGATACATATTACCAAAATAATAAAAAAAATACATTCTTTAAAAATAAACAAAAATATGACTGTGCCAACACTATCACACAAGAAGTGAATATTGATATCCTTTTACAAAATACTCTTTTTTTTATTCATAATTCCAATCACCTTTTCTTCCATTATCCTACATTTAAGACATTTGCTAATCCAAATAATTTTGAAACTATCGTCCATTATTTTATTAATATGTGCTTTGAAAAATTAAAATCATATGATAAAATACTTTTACACGTCAATTGGAAAGGATATACGGTTTCATCTCATCAGAGATATGTTGACCTTTACACTCTTTTTATTAATATTGGCAGAAATAGAAATTTTGAACTTGAAAATATACTTGATAGATTACTTGTATATAATCCACCTGCTATGATGGAGCAAATTACGAATTTATTTAGACCTATTATCGCTCCTGCTATAATTAACAAAATTGAATTGGTTGATAAAAAAAATAGCGATGATGAAATTCAAAACTTATTTGATTCGTTAAAAAATTAAAGTCATTATGACATCTATATATATATCATAATGGGTTCTATTTTATCTATCTTAATTTTTATTATAATATTTTTCCTTTATTTACATCTTATCGACCAATACAAAAACAGTAACGATTTAGAATTATATGAAATGGATTATACTAATTTGAATGAATTAAACGAAACATGCAACATTAAACAACCTATTGTTTTTCACTATCAGAATGTAAATCCACAATTTTTTGAATTACTTACAAATGATATTTTAGAAAACAAAAAAGATAATCTTTTGATTACCGATGAGAAATTAGAACAATTCATATTAGAATGCAGCAGCGCTCTTATTTTACTTCATAATGACAAGAAAAATAGTTATTATACGGAAAATAACGACCATTTTATTTATGAATCTGATTTACAAAATATTTATGAAACAAACGATGACTTTTTAAAACCTCCCTTTACCGTTAAAACAAAATACGATATTCATTTTGCTACTAAAAACGCTACCACACCCTTGAAATATCATAATTATCACAGACACTTCTTAAGCGTCCATTCTGGTAAAATTAGAGTTAAACTTGTTCCTCCCAAATTTAAAAAACATCTACTTGAGAAAAAAGACTATGACAATTATTTGTTTCACTCTCCTATTGACCTTTGGGACATTCAAAAAAAATACGCACATATTCTTGACAAAATTAAATTTTTAGAATTTGATATCTATCCTGGAAGTGTTCTCTATATTCCTCCTAATTGGTGGTATACTATTCAATTTTTATACGAGGATGATGTTCCCACTCTATGCAGCAGCATTACTTACATTACTGCTATGAATGTATTTGCGAACTTAAAACACTACTTTCTCTACTTTATTCAACAATCCAACACTAAGATTGTTAAAACGAAAACCATAGCAAAAGATGAATTACAATCTACAAATTCTAATCCAGATAATAAGGAAGAACCAGAAGAAAAAGAGCATACAGAAGAAGAAAAAGAAGAAGAGGAAATGAATCAAGAACCTCCTCTACAAACTGCTAGCTCAGATATTTAATTATTTATCATTTATTTTATTTTTATCAACAGTGACTTCTTTTAAGACATTCTTGATAATTTTATTTGTTTGTTTTTGTTTTTCATTTGCATTTTCAGATCCAAGCGAATTCAAAGATATATTTATATATTCATCGTTTTCCCTTGTATTCATGTTGGCGAAATTTGGATTTTCTTCTTGCCAGGCAGGTAGCATTTCCAAATTCTTTTCTTCTATTCTATTCAACGTTTCTTTCAATTTTGATTTGTTGGTTGTTTCTAATTCCCATTTGTCTTTGTCTTTAACATAAACGGTTTCACGTTTTATATCTGTGCAGTGTATTGGTCTTTCTGTAACGTCCATATTTCTTAATGCCTTTACAAAAATAGAACTTAGTCCATCTACATATCCCAGTCTTCCCATAGACTCTACATCGTTAATTGAAGGTTTCAAAGAATTAATAAAATCAATCAAATTCAAAGCATTTTTACAATCTTCATTCAAAAACACATTAAGATTGAAGTTATTGGTTTGATGATTATTAATCGTTTTTCCTTCCTTCGCCACTTCCAATAATTTTCCTTGTAGCTGTTGATTATGTCCTTGTAGCTCTTGATTTTGTTTAATAAGTTCTATAACCAAATCTTTATTTGCAATTTCCTTATTATCGTCTTTCACGACAATTTCTACCTCTTTTATTTCTTTCTGTTCTGTATTTTCTTTTATTGGTTCTTGTTCTTTGTATTTACAAGTTTTAACGTGTCTTGATAATCCAGACGCGTGTTTATATTCCTTTTTACAGTATTTACATACATGCTTTAAAGTAGCTTGTTTTTCGTTATCATTAATTATCATTTTATGTTTTGCTGTTAAAATGTGCTTATCAAAATTACTTTTTTTACTGCATTCAAAGTTGCATTTTTCACAAATATATTTTTCGGCATTTTTTTGGCATTTTTTCGTTACCATAATTACCTATAAAATGATAACAAATAAAATGCCTAAATCGTTTTTTAAAATATATTTTAAAAAAATGAAAAATCGGTTTTTCAAGGTTTAACATTTTGTTATTTTTTATTAGAAATCAGACTTTGGCTCTTTTTGAATTATCATTAGTTACCATTTTATTACCATTTTGTTACCATTTTTTTGTCAGTAACAATTTACTAGCATATTTTAATTTTTTTAGTATTATAATGGTATGATAAAAATGAGGAAATATTTTTGGCTCTTTTTGGCTCTTTTTGGCTCTTTTTTAATGGTAACTAAAAAAAGAGCCGATTTTGAATATTTTAAAAATGAAAAATCGCGTTTTCAAATTTTTGCAAATTGGACATTTTTTTCTTGAAATATAAAAATTTTTAATTATGCTGTCATTTTATAGACATAAATTGTAATTTAAATTAGCAATAACGCTTTGGCATTTTTTGAGTTACCATTAGTTACCATTTTTACCATTTTTTGTAGTCAGTAACAAATTATTTATAAAAAAATATTTTTTATTACTTTATCAATAACGATATTGTAATTATTTTTTTCGGCATTTTTTTGGCATTTTTTGGCATTTTTTTTTTACCATTAAATGGTAACTAAAAAAATGCCGATTTTGAAGATTTTGAAAATGAAAAAAAAATGTCAGTAACAACTGTTACATTATTTTTTTGAGTTTTACAGCATCCTCAGGCAAAATCAATTTTTTCGTTTTTTTTGATTCTAATTTTCAAAAACGTTTTTTTAAAATCGGACATTTATAAATGTCCATTTTTGAAAAATCGATCTGAAGTTTGTACATAAAAAATATTTGTTACTGAAAATTAATTTAAGATATTATTGTAAATTATTAACTGCAATTATGGTGTTAAATTATATTTGTGTTATTTTATGCAGCCAATTAATCAAAACATAATATTTTAGAAAGCACTAATGCTTTGTATATACTTTCATATATCCTAAATAATAAAAAGAGTAAGAAAAATAAATAAAATAGAGATGTAAAATTTCATCCAGAAAAGTTCTCGTAAAAAAAGATGAGAACATAACATTCAAAAATGAAAAAAACAATAATAAAATTGGAAAAAAAGAAAAAATTATATATTCTTCATGCAAGTAAATAAAATATATTTGTGTAGCAATTAAATAGGATGCAACAATAGGGGTATAACTAAAATAATCATTCATTTGTATAAATTCGGAATTTAAATTTAGATTTTTAATTTATTAATTATAAAATCAATAAATTAAATTAAGCAGTTGTAATGCGCTTTGTGGGAATCTTTACATCAACAAGGTAGATAGAGTTCTCAGTTTGAATAATGTATTCTTCTCCGATCTTAAAAATCTTTGAAACAGGACTTGTGTATTCTTCGTCGCTCTTAACAAGAAGCTTTTCGCTGTTCTCCTTGACGCCGATAGCAACGGTCTTATCTATAGAATGGGTCCAGTAGTCCATCATAATAGGTTTATCTTCTACGACAGCGATTTTTGCAGCATGATAAAGTGTAGTTTGTGTAGGAAGTCTATATCCAGTTTCTGTATTTGCAGTTTCAGAGGAAAATTCGCTCATTTAATAGTAAAAAACAAAATTAAACTTTATATTCATATAAACAAAAATTAATTATTTTTTTTTTGCTAAAGAATATAAAAATCTAAAATTTAAACGAATAGAGTGAAAATATAGAGGGTTTATATAGAAATGATTAGTGAGGATATAATTAATACATTTAATGAAATAGTAAGTGAATTCTTATTACAAATGAATAACTCATCTATTAACAGAATAAATATGCGGTGTTCTCTATATTTGGGAATACAAACTCTAACGAGAGTGTTGGAATATAGTTTATTTCAAACTAAATCTTTGGAAAAGTCATTTATTTATGTAAAGACAGCAGAAACTTACTTTTTGGAGTATTTAGAACAAATAAATAATTCAGAATATATGCAAAATTTAAATTTAAATGAAATTGTATTATTTGTTTATAAAAAAACAATATTCAATCTAAAAAATACACAAAACGATGAAAATATTTTAAATAATATGATGACTCTTTCTGATACCTATGTGGTGTTTGATGACTCTGAATTAAACAAGGTTTTTGATGATATACGAAGATATGTAAATATATTTTTCTATTGGAAAAACGAGAACCTAACAAATAATCAATTGATTGAGGTTCATCAAAAATATTTTTTACAAATTTTGAAAATTGAAAAAAAAGAGGATATATTTAAGGTATTAGAACATTTACAGCACATCTTTACGTATTCCTATAATGAATATAAAACACTATTAAAAGACATCATAGATTTAAGTAAAAAAAATAAAATGAAAAAAATGAATGATGAATTATATTTGCAAGTATTTTATGTTGAAAAAGAAAAATTAATTGAAAACAAGAGCAAGATGACTTCCAAAAATTTTCTTAAGTGGCTGTTGGTTTAATATTCATAATATGTTCTCTATAATAATCAAGTGTAACAGTAATATTTTTTTTTCTTACTTTTTCTTTTTTGATTTTGGTAATTGGTTCTTCATTAGGAATGCATATTTTCGTGTATTCATTCAAAAGGATATTTTTGATAAATTCATATACTTTTCGCAGAACAGGCTCGGTGCAATTTCCAACAATTAAACAGCTACCAGTTCTAAAAACCATAAAGGAAACTTCTGTATATTTTTTATTGTTTCCTAATTCAGACATTTTCATATTTCTATCTTCCTCGCTTACCAAACCAGTTTGTTTATTTTCGTCTAATAGATGATTGTAATAGTATTTGCATTTTACACCTGGATAGCTGCAAGGGTCGTAGGCAGTTTCAACGTGATATGTATCTTTTAATATGTAGTTAAGTCGTTCTCTGTCAATATAAAAACCGCAATTAAAATTGGAGTTAATAAGAACATTTTGTTCTTTCTCAGGATTTACAAATTCTAATTGGTCTTTAATAAATGGCTGTAGTGTTTCTATCACAATATTTTTTACCATACCAATAAATTTATTATTTAAAATACCAGGAATTTCAAGTTTTCCGGTATTAAATACCTTAATATGAATTTCTCTAAATTCTGCTTCAAAATGAAAACGAGCAATTAAAGCAAAACAGTTGTAAAATGCATTTTTTGTCTTGCTTCTACAATTCATAATATCCTTCTTAGACATTCCTATGGTGATTTTTCTTTCGTCCTTAAACTTAATTTTTCTTGATTCAGGATTATCAATATGTTTCAATTGATGTTCCGTGTAATAAGGTATTGTTTTCAAGGTTTCTTTGTAAGCGTTATATTCTTCTGGTGTATTAAATATAACCTTCATTTGTTTTTTAATAATTCCATTTTCAGGTTTATAATATTCCACAACTGGAATTTTCCAATAGATGTTAGTAATATCAATTTCCTGATTTAAATAAAGGACCTTTGTTTTCGTAGAAATATATAGGTCCTGGCATTTTATATCTCCTTGGCTTTCTTTAAACTCTTCGGTTGGTTCAGCATTATTATCATCACCTCCCTCTAAAAATATTTCCCATTCGTCATCAACATCCATGTTTTTTATATAGATAAAAAAATAATCACTATATCAATTTTTTAATATAAATAGCTTTAGTCTTAAAATTATCTAATGGCAATATATATGCCATATAAGTCAAGAAAAGTGAGAAATAAGAATTGTTATAAAGTATACAAAAATGATAAAACTAAGAAAGTGTTTGCAAAGTGTGCTACAAAAGAAAATGCAGTAAAACAAATGCGTCTTTTACGAGCCTTGCAAAACAATAAAAATTTTAAACCAAATGCAAGAAGAAATATGGGAGGTAAAACCAGAAAAAGAAATAAAACGATGAAAAAGAGAACTTAATACATTTGAAATAAATTTCTCAAATGTATAGAAAATTATGCTTATTTCAACAAATGTTTAATTTCGCTAGCAAAATATTTTAACGTATTTACATTTGTTTCAATATTGGAATGAATTATAACCTCAACAAAGTTGCATAATTCACTATTAATAATTTGTAAATCTCTGAGGATATAATCAAAAAAGTAAAGTAAGATATTTTTTTTGTTAATGTTATAATCTATGCTTATTTGATGAATAAAGTGAATAATATCTTTACTTGGTGCAGTTTTTACTAAGGTAAGCAAGTGACTTAGTTCATTTTTGGTTATTAATTTAATTTCTTGATTTGATATAGTAGGATTTAACTGTAAAAAATTAATGATACTTCTTATATCGGATTGATAAATGTTTTGAATATGCTCTATGGTGTTATCATTAATATCTAAATTTTCGTGAGTGCAGATGTTTTTTATAAATCTAAGTATATCGCTCTTGGGGAGTTGATTAAAGCGAATACAAAGGAATTCGTTTTTTAATGAGGTTTCAATTTTTGAAATATAATTACAGATTAAGCAAAAACGGACATTATTGCAGTCAGATTGTAATAAGTATTTTAAAGCTTGTTGAGCGTTTTTTGTCATATAATCAACCTCGTCCAATATAACAAATTTTAATCCATCTGTAAAAAAGTTTCTTGATTTGACAAAGGAGCAGATTTGATTTCTAATTATATCTATGCCTCTTTCATCAGATGCATTTAAATGAATAACAGAACCTTTTGCATTATTATTATGCTTTTTTTGATATTCATTAATAAGATTGATAATAGTAGTGGTTTTTCCAGTTCCAGGAGGTCCATAAAAAAGCAAGTTTGGAAAATAATTATTTATAAGTATGTTTTCAAATAATGTGCGATTAATTTTATCAAGGACGATTTCTTCAAAATTAGTGGGTCTATATTTTTCAATCCAAGGTATAGAGTCTTTTTTCATATATACTTTAAAAAAAACAAGTATTTATGTTTTTAAACGATTAAATATTTAAGCATGATAAATTATATACTATACTCTATCACTATTTACGAAAACGTCATCTAATAACTCTTTTGCTAATTCATCAACATTCGTCTTTCTATAATAGAAATAAAAAAGTAATATTACAACATCACAAGTAGAAAGTATTGTATTTACAATAATCAAAGGATACAAATGAAAGTGAGTAGAATAAGGAAAAAAAAGCATTTGAGTAAATAAATTCATAACTATCATTTTTATGGATAAATCTTCAAAAGATTTTTTTTTGATAGTTAAATATAATTGAGGAATCATCATTAAACACGCATTTGCAGAGGCAGCGTAGCCAAAAATATTAAATATTTTTTCATTCATATTGATAATATTATAAAAATGATGGTTTTATACCACTTTGTAAGTAGTTTTCATTCACTATCAAATTTTTTTGTCCTGTAAATAATTAGAATATCCTCTATCTTCTAAGATTTTGGCTTTACTAAGCGCCTCAAATTCTTGTTTTTTAAGAAATTCGTCCATTTTTAACTGAATAGTTTTGTCTTGTGCTCCTAAAATACGACAAGCCAATAATCCTGCATTAGTAGCATTATGAATAGCAACAGTTGCAACTGGAATACCTTTTGGCATTTGAACGATTGATAAAAGAGAGTCATTTCCAGAAAGAGAACTTGATTTTACAGGAACACCAATAACGGGTAAGCTAGTTAATGATGCAACCATTCCAGGAAGATGAGCTGCTCCTCCAGCACCTGCAATAATACACTGTAACCCACGTTGAGCAGCATTTTCAGCGTAATCATACATTCGTGAAGGAGTGCGATGTGCGGATACAATAGTTAATTCATATGGAATATTAAATGTATCTAAAATATTTGCAGCATCTTTCATACAAGGTAAATCACTGTCACTTCCCATTATAATTCCAACACGAGGTTCTTTGGGTATAAGTATTTTAGGTATAGCAGGTTTATAATCCATATTTGCTACCAATTTTCCAATAATTCCACAATTAAATGGAAATTTTGATAAATCAATAGAACTATCTGCAACCAAGACATAACCAATTCCACAATTAAATACTTTCATCATTTCATCTTTTGAAATACCACTTTTCATTAAGTAAAGACACCATCTCGGTAATTCAATATCACACAAATCAATTTCTATATTTTTTGGTAAAATTCTTTTCATATTTCCGTGAAAGCCTCCTCCTGTAATATGACACATAGCATTTAACTTATCGTATCCATAAATTTCAATAAAGCTTGAGACTTCTTTTAAATAAGATTTATGAGGTTTCAAAAATGTTTTAATTATTTCTTTATCGGTATTTTCATCAACTAATTTATTAATAAGAGAAAAACCGTTTGTATGAGGACTTACCGAAGGTAGATTAATTAAAATATTTCCAGGTTTTACTGGATTAGGAAAAAAGCGATTATCTTTTTTACCGACTATACATCCAATTAAATCGGTCTTATCTTGATTGTATATCAAAGGCATTTCAGCAGTTTCTCCACCAAGAATAGGAAAACGACCATTATCTATGCAGCAATCAGTTAATCCTTTAATAAAGTTTTCAAATTCATTTAAATTAAGATTATTAGCACCAAAATAATCAAGAAAAAATAGAGGATAAGCTCCCTGCACTAAGATGTCATTAATTGAATGACCGACAATATCTTTTCCAAGATTATAAAAGGCATCTTCTTTAAAAAAACGTTTTGCAAGAATTGATTTTGTTCCAACACCATCTATACTGGCGACTAATGTTTCATCTCCAAATTTATATTCTCCTCCAAAAGCACCAATTTGGTTTACGACATTTTGATTATAGGTAGAAAGGATATTCTTTTTAATATTTTGAATGGCTTGGTCTCCATTTTTAATAGAAACACCAGCTTGTTCGTAGCTGGTTAAGAATTTTCGTCCAATATCTTTTCTATAAAACAAATGTCCCTTAATTAATTGAATATCATTATATACTTGTTTATAACAGTCATAAAGATGTTTGCTTTTTGATATGCAACATAAAGTTCTTGATTTTTGAGAATATATATGGCCATCAACAAATTTTACGTTTCCATAGAAAATGTTGTCAAAATTACAAGAACTATCAAAATAAATGTCGTAATTGCAGTCATAATCAGAGCATTTTGGATAGTTTTCAGGAACAGCATATAAACAAATCATAGCATCTTGAGAAAATACAAGTGGCTCAACAAGATTACCTGAAATGGTTTGTAAACAGACGGAATAGAAGTTGGTTTCTAACAAAGATAATGCAATAATACATTCTGGGTCACCAAACCTGCAATTAAACTCAATAATATATATGCCCTTATTAGTTTTTATATAGCTACCGTATAAAATTCCTCTGTATCCAGTAGATAATTGAAAGGTAGTTTGTTTTAAAGAATTAATTTTTTTAATGACTTCAGTATTAATTGTTTTTGTATTAGATAAATCATCACTTGTTAAAAAAGGTAAAGAATTATTTGAATCAATTACACAACCCATTCCTCCAGTATTAGGGCCTTCATCATTATCTAACAAACGCTTATTATCTTGCATAGGAGGAAAATGTTGAATATTGCCTTCTCCATCTGTGATACTTAAAAAGGAAAATTCTTCTCCAATTAGCTTTTCTTCAATAACAAAATTATCATTAGAATTTAATATATAATCAATTTGGGAATATTTATCAGTAAAGTCTATTCCCTGCACTGTAACACCTTTTCCACCACAAAGACCGTCTTTTTTAATAACGATTTCATCAAAGTCATTTAAAATATATGTAATATTTTCACGAGTTTTGTTTATTTGGTTGATTATTTTAAACTTGGGAGAATAAACCTTTAAAAATGTATCAGAATTCAAGAAGTCTCTACAAAATTGTTTACTTGTTTCTAATTGTGCGTAAATTTGTAAAGGTCCAATACAAGGTATATTTCTATTTTCAAGATAATCAGCGTATTGTTTTTCAAGAGGTGCTTCAGGTCCAATAATGCAAAAACGGATAGTATCTGTAATTTGTGCCAAAGTATCTGTAGCTGTAGACTGCATAGGATATAATTTCAAACAATATTTATAAATGGAAGAGTTTTCCTGGGTTGGAATGCATATAATATTTATATCTTCTTTTATTTTTGCAGCATCTTCACAAAGTTTTTTAATAATAATTGCTTCTCTTGCACCTGAACCTATAACTAAGATAGAACTCATTATATATTATTTATTAAATAATTTATATATTATTTTAAAAATATAAATATATCTGTAGTAAAATAATTAATGAAAGTCGGAATAGTAGTTTATCCTGGTTCTAATTGTGATAGAGACACATTAAATTATTTTACAGATGCACGTTTTATATGGCATAAAAGTGATAAACTATTGCAAAGTATTGATTTGCTTGTAATTCCAGGTGGTTTTGCATTTGGAGATAGGTATTATCAGAATGCAACAGGAGAATACATTATATCACCAGGGCAAATGGCTTTGGAGTCACCTGTAACACAAATAATAAAAAAAGCCTATGAAGATAAAATTCCAATAATAGGAATATGTAATGGTTTTCAAATATTAACTAAAATGAATTTGTTACCAGGAGAACTAACATTAAATATAGATAAAAAATTTACTTGTAAAAAAGTAAAATGTGAATATAGCAAAGAAGATAAAAAAGAAGAACTATATTTACAGGTTGCTAATTCTTTTGGTAATTATCAAGTAACAGATAATGAGTTAGATGAATTAAAAAGGAATAATCAGATATTTTTGTCTTATAAAGATGAAAATTATAATAATGGTTCGCGAGAACAAATAGCAGGAGTATGTAATAAGGAGCATTTAATTTTTGGAATGATGCCTCATCCCGAAAGAAGCTCAGATAAAACAATCAAAAACATGATAAAGAGATTAGTAGAATATACAAAAGAGAATTTAAATTATCAAAAGATATTTGAAACACGGATAAGTGAACTGATGGAAAGTGAGCATATATCTTATAAGAGCACACGAAAATATTTGAAAAATTTATATACTGAGGGACATCATGTAGTGCAAGGTCCAGGAGAAAATGCAGGCATAATTGATATTGGTAATGGTTATTGTCTTGCTATGAGAATTGAAAGTCATAATCATCCAGTTTTTATTGACCCATATCAAGGAGCAGCAACTGGAGTTGGAGGAATACTGAGAGATATTTTTACTATGGGGGCTAAACCAATAGCAATTTTAGATTTTCTTCGCTTTGGTGTGGATGAAAATAGCGATAGATTATTAAAAAGCACAATAGATGGAATATCAGATTATGGAAATTGTTTTGGAGTTGCAAATGTAGGAGGAGATTTGTATAGAAGTGAAATGTATAATAAAAATCCGCTTGTAAATGTGGGATGTATAGGAATAGTAAAAAAAGAAAATATAGTATATGGTAATGCATTAGAAGAGGGTAGTTATTTTATTTATGTAGGAAGTAAAACAGGAAGTGATGGAATGAATGGAGCGTGTATGGCTTCAAATGAATTTACAAGCGATATAGATATAGAGAGTATGAAAAGCAATATTCAAAAAGGTGATCCTTTTTTGGAAAAGCTTTTACAAGAGGCTTGTAATGAAATAACCGATTTTAAAATATTAGAAGGCATGCAAGATATGGGAGCAGGTGGATTGTTATGTTCTTCTTTGGAATTGGTGCAAAGAGGAAGAGATAAAACCAAACAAAATTTGGGTTGCACTCTTTTTGTAGATAAAATTCCAACAAAATATAAGATGGATCCGTGTGATAGAATAATATCTGAATCTCAAGAAAGGATGTTACTAGTTGTAAAGAAAGAGTATGTAGGTAATGTGTTTGCAGTATTTGAGAAATGGGATTTGGAATATAGTATAGTAGGAAATGTAGATTTAACAGGCAAATATAAAATTATAAATAAAGATAAAGATTTATTATATGAAGAGGATATATGGAAATTCAAGTCATTTGAAGAAGATTGGCCTGAAAATAGATTAGAAGAAGATTATCCAGTAATAGCCAAAATAAGTAATAAAAAATTATGGGAACAATATGACACAACTATAGGTTGTAGAACTATAAAAGGTCCGCAAGAAGAAAAAGGATTTGCTATATTGGATATTTACGAAATAGGTAAGCATATATTATTGACTTGGGGCGAAGACGTAGGAGAATGTTTAAAATATGTAAATTTATTTAATACATATGATTCAGAAATAAGAAATAAATATAAATATAATGAAGCCTCTCCCAAAGCAGTAGTAAATTGTTTAAATTTTGGAAATCCAAGTGATACTATGGGTGATTTTGCAGATGTAGTAGAAAAACTAAAAAACGATTGTCAAAGATATGGTATACCAGTTATTGGTGGAAATGTAAGTTTGTATAATGCTACTGATAATAAATCCATAAAACCAACTCCTATATTACTTATGGTAAGTATATTACTATAATTTTGTTAAAAAATTTTTCTTTAACAAAAAAACTTAGAATGTAAATTTCATTTTTAATCTTTTTTCTTCATCTTTTTCTTGACTACGAGAACCAAGAAATATAAAATATTTATTTGCAAGTTCATATCTTTCTTTTATTTGTTTTGCATTTCTATAAATTTTATTTCTGTATTTGTAAATAACACTAAGACGAACTTTCATAATCATACCAACTTGCCAAATACGTTTATGTGTATATTGCTTTTTTTTATAAAGTTCCTCTAATTTTAAAATTGTATTTTTTACATCATCAAGAGAAGTATATTTAATAGGAATGGTATCTGATGGGTCTTTATCTATGTATACATCAAAACTTTTCTTAGGATCATCCGGGTTGAATAAAAATCTCATTTTTCTGGTTTTCTTTTTTTTATTTTTATTTTGTTTTTTGGATATATTTCCTCCTTTTTGTTTTTCAATAGCATTTTTTATTTCATCTTGAATAGAACTGTGTGTTGCATCTTTAATAACCCTTGGTTCTTTTTTATTTAAAAAGGCTTCAAAATATCTGTGTTGACATAAACACCAATTGTCTCCAGGTTTTGCAACGGAGCTTAAATCATTTCCTTTTGAAGCAGTAAAATCCATAAATTGTTTATCCAAATTAGCACATACTAAATGATTTCCTGTGTCATTAAGAAATGGATTACAATAACCATCTCTAGCAAATCCAGTAAGAGGATAAAAAGAACAAGGTTTTAAGACTGTTCCGTTAATATTTGTTTTTTGTTTTTTTGAGTTTTTTTTTGTTTTTGTTTTTTTGCCTCCCTTAGACATTTGTGCGAGAGGCTTTCTTACATATACTAATTCAGGACGTAAAACATCGGTGGGAGGTGGAGGCGAATTAACTGTTCTAAAATGATCATCAAAAAATTGTTTTTCTTCCATATCTGCAGAATTGCTATCTCGTATATCATTTATTTCATCTATTTTCCAATCATAATCTAAATATTCATTTAAGTCATCTTCAGAATTGAATACTTTTATTTTAGGTTGATAGGTTATTAACTTTTCTCTTTCAAGGAGATTAAGGTCGCTTAAAGACCTATTTTTTCGTGTTTTATTATTAGCTGGAATTAAGATAGGTGTAGTAGGTCTTGATTTTTTTGTATTATAAAAAACTCTTTCTGGAGACTTATCCCTACCTGTTTTTATAGTTGTGAAATATGGGATGTTATTGTCAGTCATAAGTTAATATATAGTTATATTATTTTTTTAGCCCTATAACACCACAGGCTAGTCTTGCTCCAGCATTTCCAGTTTTAAGAGATTCTTCATCACCACCTAATCCAAGGTCATCTTCCTTATCGTGAACGATAAACATTCTTCCTAAAATAGAAAATTTTTTGTTTCTGGTTAAGCATAATCCTTTTGCGAAAAGTTCTCCTTTTGATATATTATTTTTTGATTCTATATTACCTAAATCTCCTTCGTGTCTTTCTTTGGAATGAAGCCCACCATGATTTTTATTAAAAGGATTAAAATGAGAACAAGCGCTATTACAACCATCAGATAGATCACCGTATTCGTGAATATGAAATCCGTGTAAACCATCTGTCATACCAGTAATTTCATAATTAACTTTTAATCCTGTTTTAGTTTCTTGCACTTCAATTTTACCAGATACGTTATGTTTATTTGGTGCAAGGATAGCAATTCCTTTAGCATATTTTGAGCCACCATTCATGCAATCTTTATATGGAGCACAGGAACTTCTCATAGTAAATCCTTTAATTCCTTCTTTACAGCGTTTTCTTGTAAAACGTCTTGGTAAATCAAAATGTTTGTTATCAGATTTTCTAATACAATTTTTATCTTTTTCAGTATGTTTGCAACAATCAGTCATTTATATATAAGTAAGAAAATTGATATAAATTTTATTTCTTATTTATAGTAAAAAAAAAAATGGATCCATATTTGGAGTTGATATTAGGCCCTATGTTTTCTGGAAAAACAACTGAATTAATAGAAAAATATAAAGAAATAAAAGAGAAAGGATATGATGGATGTGTAATTAATTACATAGATGATAAAAGATATAGTGAGACCAGATTATCATCACACGATGGTTTAATGATAGATTGTATACAATTAAAAAAATTGAAGAACATAGGAGAAATAAAGGAGAAATTTATATTTATTAATGAGGGACAATTTTTCGAGGATTTATATGATTTTGTTACAGAACAGTTAGAAAAAGAAAAATGTATTTATGTCTATGGTTTAGATGGGGATTTTAAAAGAAAGAAATTCGGCCAGATATTAGATTTAATACCGATATGTGATAAGGTGAAAAAAAAGAAGGCTAATTGTGCTAATAGTTTTTGCACTAAAAAAGCAATATTTTCACATAGAATTTCAAATGAAAATTTACAAGTTGTAATTGGAAATAATAATTATGAACCGCTTTGTAGACGGTGTTATACTAAAAAAAATATGTAAATATAAAATTATTTTGAGGACTTTTTTAATGAATATAAAGAAAATATGATTATAAGCTTATATTGTATATACCAAAAATGGATAATACGGAAGTGGTAAAGAAGAAAAGGGGTCGCAAAAAAAAATCAGAAATTCAAGCAATAGAAAATGAATTAAAAGAAAATCCAGTTGAAAATGTTCCTAAGAAAAGAGGTAGAAAGCCAAAAGGTGGAAAACTAATATTAAAAAATGACGAGTTAACAAATGAAAATAAGAGTGTTCCAAATGTAATTTTACATTTAAGATGTAGTTTAAAGGATATAACAGAACAAAATACGGAAAATGTGATGTTAAATGATCCATTAATGTATAATCCAGAGGTGCCGCCAAATATTCAATCATACAATCAAGAAAAGCATAATTATTTTAATTTGGAAGGTGCAGAAAAAGAAACATCACTTGCTTATAAAAAAATAGATAATCAAACCAGCGAAGGGAGTATTTGCGATAAGTGTTTGAAAAATAATGAAGTGAATGATGATTCAGAAGTAAATATGAAAGACATTAATCAGAAATTGAAGAAATTAAAAATTCAATATCATAAACAGTTGGATAGTCAATATAAACCAGCTTGTTTTTGGTGCACGTATGAATACGATAATCCAACGTGTTATATTCCAAAACATGAAATAGATGATGAAATGTTTGGATATGGTTCTTTTTGTAGACCTGAGTGTGCTGCAGCTTATTTGATGAAGGAAAATATAGATGATTCAACAAAATTTGAAAGATATCATCTATTAAATAAGACATATAGCAAGGTATATGATTATGAGAAAAATATAAAACCTGCTCCAGACCCATATTATTTGTTGGATAAGTTTTATGGAAATTTGTCAATACAAGAGTATCGTAAATTATTAAGCACAGAGCATATGTTGATGATTATTGAAAAGCCGATGACAAGAATATTACCAGAATTACATGAAGATAATGATGGTTTAAATAATATAACTGGAAATAATCAGCAAAATAGTAAAACGGGGGTATATAGAGTTAAAAGACAAAGTGAGAAGCAAAAGGGTCCAACTAAGAATGAGATAATGAAAGAAAAGTTTGGTTTTTAAAACAATATATAGATAAACTATATGCTTATTTATATATGTCAAATTATGTATCGGTTTTTTTAATGGGAGGATTAGGAAATCAATTATTTCAAATATTTGCGAGTTTGGCTTTTTGTTTAGAAAATGATTATGAGTTAATAATGCCTTATAGTGACAAGTTAAAAACAGGTCACGTAAGAAATACTTATTGGGAAAATTTTTTACAAGAATTAAAACCTTTTACAAATTTAAATGAGCCTATTACAAATGAGAGATTATTTGCTTTTCCAGTTTTCAGAGAGCAGGATTTTAGATATATACCATTTCCAAGATTAGAGGATGCAAATACACATTATATGATGTTATTTGGTTATTTTCAAAGTTATAAATATTTTTTATCAAAAGAGAAGGAAATATTTGATTTAATAAAATTACAAGAACAACAAAAAATGATAAAAAATAAGTATATGAAAAATACAGATAATGTAATTAGTATGCATTTTAGAATCGGAGATTATAAAAAGATTCAAAATTGTCATCCATTAATGCCAATAGAATATTATGAAAATGCATTAAATGAAATATTATCAAACTATAAGGCAGATACAAAAGTAAATATATTATATTTTTGTGAAGAACAAGATAAGGAAGAGGTTAATAGTATGATTGAAAAATTAAAGGTAAAAAAAATTGGAGAAAACATAGAATATGAAAGAGCAACAAATGAAGCGAGTGATTGGGAACAAATGTTATTGATGAGTGTATGTGAAAATAATATAATAGCAAATAGTTCGTTTAGTTGGTTTGGTGCTTATTTTAATCAAAATGAGAATAAAAAAGTATGTTATCCTTCTTTATGGTTTGGGCCAGATATGAAAAAAGATTTAAGAGACTTATTTCCTGAATCTTGGATAAAAATAGATATATAAACAATTTAAAAGAATTTTCAATAAAATAATAATGCGTTACCTACTATTATTTTGTATTTTCTATATAATGAGAGCTTTTCAATTAAATTCAAAGGTGTTAAAAAGTACTTTAGTAATGAAAAGTCCATCATTATGGGATGTGTTAAGTATAAATCTTAAAGAAAGCGCAAGAAGTTGGTTTATACAAAGAGCAGAGCGAAGTGGAGTAGATTGGAATGCTATGACAGAAAAATATTCTAAAGATATTGACAGTTTAAATTTTTTATATCAAATCAAAACAAATAGCTCTATGGTGTATCCAAAATATTACACCCGTCCTTTTCACGGATATGATGATGGTAACTTGAATTGGTTGGCAGCTTTAGAGGGAGAAGCCGCTACGCTAAGTATGGCGGTAAATTACTGGAAAAATACTGATCCAGTAACTACAGAACAGTGGTTAAGAAACAATATCTCCGAAAATATAGAAAGTTATATGAATGCGACATCAACAAAGGTTCCAGAAAATATATTAGATGTTGGATGTTCGGTGGGTATATCAACTGAATATTTATATAAGCATTTTAATAAGTGTAAAATGATTAATGGTCTTGATTTAAGTCCTTATTTTGTTGCATTAGCTACATATAGAGCACGTGAAGAAAAACTGCCAATCACTTATTATCATCAAAATGCAGAATATCCTAATATAAATCATAAATATGATTTAATTGTATGTAATTTTATTTTACATGAGGTTCCAAAAGAGCCGACTAAAAAAATTCTAAAAGAAATGTATAATTTATTAAATGAAAATGGTGTGTTAGCTATTGTAGATTTGGACCCAACAAAAGTTAAGGATAACTTAGTTGTTAACACTTTTCGTAAATGGGCGTTTGAAGTAACAGAGCCTCATATTTATGAATACTATCAAACAAATATGAATGAGTTGTTAATAGATGAAGGATATACACACGTAAAAAATATATCTAATGACCCGATAAACACAATTTGGTTAGGTAAAAAGGTAACAGAAGAACCAATAAATAATGTAACAAGTAAATCATATTTAGAAAGTAAAAAGATTTCTATGGATAATAATTTTTTTTTTTTGCCCTCTAACAAAAGGACATTAATTTCGCCTATGTAATGTATTTAATTGTTATGTATATGAGGTTACTTTCAAAAAAATAATTATATTAGAAATATAAAAACAACAGAAGTAATAATATAATCATGATATTATTACTGTTAGCAAATATTGCTTTGGTTCAAGCTTATTTAAATAATTGGTTTCCTGTAGTATCAATTAAAAATTCAGATTTTTCAAATCCAAAGCAGATTAAAATACTTGGAAAAGATTTTGTAGTTTGGAAAAAAGAAAACAAATTAATAGTGCAAGACGATATATGTCCTCATCGTTGCGCTCCTCTTTCAGAAGGTTATATTGACAGAGATACTCATAATTTGCGTTGCGCTTATCATGGGTGGGAATTTAATGAAAAAGGTAAATGCAAAACTATACCACAAATGACATCAGAAAATATAATTAGTAAAAAGTCTTGTGTAAAGAATTATGAAACCTGTGAATATGGAGACTTATTATGGGTATATTTGGGAAACATAACAATCGATCATTATCCTTGGGATAAATATAATTTAAATAATGAAGATGCCTTTATGAGAGAGCTACCTTATGGAAAATATATTTTATTGGAAAATTTTTTTGATCCAGCTCATGTTCCTTTTGCTCATCATAAATTACAATCAAATAGAAAAAACGCTTTACCAATAGAATTAGAAAAATTAAGTGACAAATATGAGAAAGATAGGTTTTCTTTATTATATAATGGAAAAAATGGAACTGAAACGTTTAGCACAGCTCTAATGACTTTTCAAATGCCTTGTTATTATTATTTAAAGACTTTAAAACCAAAATCATTTTTAAATAAACTTGATATTTTTATTGTTCCAATTGAAGAAAGGAAAACAAGAATATTTATTATAAGGGATTTAAATCATAAATCAATACTTACAAAGTTTATGTCAATTTTACCTATTTGGGTTCGTCATACTTTTGAAAATAAATTTTTAGATAGTGACACTTTTATTTTAAATAAACAAGAAGAAGTAATATATAATCATAACGAAACTTATCATTACAATCGTTTATATAATATGCCAACTACAAGCGATGATTCAATAAAATTATATAGAAAATGGATAAGGTGGGCGTTACCGACAGTTCCATTTATAAATAAAAAAAAGTCTTTTCAATCATTATCAAGAGAACAAGCATTAGATAGATTTGAACAGCATACAAAACACTGTAGCACTTGTTTAAAAGCTTATAAAAATATCAAAAAATTTAAAACTATATTTTCGTTATTTTTTGGAACTATATTTGTTTATAAAAAAAATCCAATTTATTTATTGTTAAGTTTTTTGAATTATTATATGATGAAAACATTTGAAAACCTATTTGTATTTCAAGATTACGTTCATAATCAGATTAACTAAGTAAAAAATTGATATTATATAAATATTTAAAAAGATTTTATATAATTAAGTAAGATGTATACTGACTCAGAATTTATTGCCACTCAACTCGTTCTAGAAAATTTACCTATTGTAAAATCTTTGCGTAAAAAGCTTAAGAAAAAGGAAAAGGAAAATAAAAAATTAATTAAAATACTTGATAGGCTAACACGTAATGAAGAATATGAAGAAGATTGCTGTAATATTGAAGATGTAAAAATTAAGTTAGAGCCTACAGATGAGGAGTTAAAGGTTGAAGATCTCTCTACAACAGATGTTGAGATAGTAAGGCCACCGGTGAATAAAGAAAATATTGTTTATGAAATTCAAGATTATACTGGAAAAGAGGTGCCAAAATACAAAGACGAAAAGGAACCAGATTGGGATTACAAACAAATAGAAAAGAGTATGATAAAAAATGTTGCTACTTTCTCAGAAAATAATGCTGATGAAGTTTGTAGTGAACTATCAACTGATGCAGTATCAGAAGTAGCAGTTGAAGAAGAGGAGGAAGTAGAGGAAGAGGAAGATGGAGATTCTCCTGGTGAAGAGGAGGAGGAGGAAGAGGAAGAAGTAGAGGAAGAGGAGGAAGTAGAGGAAGAGGAGGAAGAAGAAGTAGAGGAAGAGGAGGAAGAAGAAGTAGAGGAAGAGGAGGAAGAAGAAGAAGAGGAAGAAGAAGTATTTGAAGTGAAAATTAAAGGTAAAAAATATTACACTTCAAATGAAAAGAATGGGCCAATTTACGAAATAACAGAGGATGAAGATGTTGGAGATGAGGTTGGTAAATTTGTAAATGGAAAAGCAACATTTAAATAAACTTAACGAAACTTTTTAGTTTTATTCTTAGATAATACAAATTTAACCTTTTTTATTGATTTTTTTTTTCCGCCCTTATATAAATTTTGTTTGTTTTCTTCATCTTTTTTTAATAAATTCAAGATTTGTATTTTAAGCTCTAGTTTTGCTTTGTTATAAGAAGTTTTATTTTTATCTTCATATGTAGAAAATAATTTATTGAAAAAGAATGTCTCATTATTTTCAATAGCTGACTCGAATTCTTTAATTTTTGTTTGAATTGAAACAATAAGTTCAACATTTTTATCCTGTCTTTTATTCCAGGTATTAATTAATTGCAAAACACTATTATCGTTTGCTTGAATATAATCATATAAGGAATCTGTTTGAATATTACTGGTTTCTTGATTTGTTGTTACAAAACGTTTAATATTGTCAACATACTTATCAAGTGTTTTTGTATTAGGAAAAATAATTTTTGATTGAAAATTTGTTTTTGCTCCATCATCGAGTTCTTTCAAAATTGATTTTGGAACATCGTTTGCGCTATCCATAATTTTTGTTTTATCGTTATTGCTTGAAATATTTTTAATTTCGGATTTTTTATTCGTATCTGGCATAACGTTTGTATCTCCACTTTTTACAGATTCCATACTTTCAATATCAAATACAGGAGCACTTGATTTAACTTGCCAAAAAGAAGTATTAATATTGTTTCCTTCAATATAATCAATTGTTTTATTTGCTAAAAGGTCATTTGTAAAGGGACAATAAATATCAGAAACATTATCTTTATTCACTTCACCGCCAATAAATTCACATTTAATATGGATTTCTTTTTTTCTTTGTCCTACTGTTCCAGGAGTGAGTGTAGAAATGCCAATATTCATTAAACTTTTAATTTCATCATTAAATTCTTTTTCATTAATAAACGATTTATAGGCATCATTCAGGAAAATAAAGAAACTTTTAACATCATCATTATTCTTTTGCTCTAAAAGTTTTTGTAATTGATAATTAGAAGAAATGCGTATAGGTCTTTTGTATTGACTTAAAGTAGTTCCTAAAAAGTTTCTTAATTCATTTTTAAATTCATCAGGAATTTCAACTTGACTATTATAAGGTTTTTCAAATATTTCAGTTAATGTTTTATTTGTTTTATAGCTTTCTTCCATAATTTTCATTTTTGATTGCACGGAGGTTAATTTGTCTTGAATAATTTGTTTGTATTCTTCATTAAATTTAAAACCACCATCAATAAATTTTTGAAAATTGACATCAGCAACTTTATTCTGATATTCTTCTTTTTCGTTATTATAATCATCTCTTGTTAATGATTTAATATTATTTAAAGCATCCCGAAAATTTTTAACGACATTTGTTGGTTCTTTGGGACAAGCGTCGTTATCAGCAGAACATCCTTTTTTAATAGCACCATTTTCACCAGCAATATCAGTAATAAGTTCAGAAATTTCATTTAAAACATTCTGGTCTTTAATGCGTTGTTGCTCTATATATTTATTCAAAGGAGGTATAATACGATTATATTCAATAAATATTTTTTGATATACAGGATTATTCAAAAGGTCATTTAACCAAGTGATTTTTTTAAAAGTATATACCTTGCCATTTAAACTGAGATGTGAATAAAGGAAATAATCATAGGAACCTCTAAAATTAAATGGATTATAATGATGAAAAATGGAAAATAATGGTATGGTAGAATCATTTTTTAAAAGGTAATTATAGGATTGATGTAAGTTATTTACAACAGGAAATGTAGTTGGAAAGAGTAATCTAAGAGTATATAATACATTTTTTTCTGAATTCCTTTTAATTTCGTCATCATTCAAAGTTTTATTAGAAAAGCTGGACCTTAATCTTCTAGTAAATTCATCTTTATTAAAGAAAAATTCAACACGGTCTACATAGTCTAAATTTTCTAAAGTATTGAATGGATATTCAATATCGCTTGTAAAATACGGATAAGAATTTAAGATCCCTTCTGGTTGTCTGCTTCCTTTTGGAAAATGAATTAATTTTCTGTTAAAATCAACTTTGGCAAGAGATTTATCTGGTATATTTGTATTTATTCTAATTAATAGTTCATCAATCGTAATCTTTAGTTCTAATGCCATAATATACTTTACTTATATTATGGAAATAAATTTATTGGAAATTATAACCTTGAAAATCTAATTTATCTTTCTTTTGTTTTTTAGCTCTTTCAATAGTTTTTTCAGCTTTCTTTAAATCATCATCAGTTACTTCTTTTTCGTCCTCTTCATCTTCAGATTTGCTTTTTTGATAATCTTTGAATTCTTCAGAAAAAATATAAAAGTTACTTTCTTCGTCTAATAAATACTCAAACAAAATAACAAATAAAACTGTTATGGCAAGAGCAATATAAATATCACGTGTTCCCATCCAACTAATGGCAAAAACCAATACATATCGGCTAAATGTAAATTTTAAATAAGATTGCATAGTTTTACTCATTTTAATGGTTACAAATCTGGAGGCAACATTTAAAGTAATAATCATTAATCCAGCAAAGACTTTACTTTTATTTAATGATTGAACGGTATTATTTAAAGAAGTGAGTAATTTATTAAATATAGGCAATAATTGTTTAGCCATTTATATTGTAATTAGAAATAATTATAAAAAGGTTGTATTTTCAGGTAGTAATTTTTTTTCAGTTTCAAGTTTTGAGTGTAATACAGAGAACTTACAATTATTACTGCAAATGTTACAAGATGCACCGTGAAATTGAAGTTCTGGAAAGACGTGTCTTGACATTTCATCAGGAACATCCATATTTTTATACTTGAGTTTTAAATTGTCACAGTTATCTCTTTTGAATTTTTCATTATGTTTATTCTTTTTATTTAGAATACTTGGTTGGTTGTAAAGAGAATTTAGTTCAGCAGAAGAAATAGGACAGGTTTTTACATACTTTAGTATTTCTTCTTTTTCATTTGGACTAAATGAAGAATACAAAACGTCATGGTGTAAATATTTAGCATCATCTAAATTTAACATATTTTCTATAAACTGGTCTTGAAGAAACAAAATGAGAATAAGACAAAAGAATAGACCAAGATATTTATCAACAGATGTATAAAATAGTAAACAAGCAATAATCACTATTCTTCCTAAAATGGTATCACTATGCTTTTTTATTAATTCATATTCTGCTAATACAAGATATAATATAAAAATAGTAACAAAGAAGGAATATATATTTTTCATTTTATATTATGCAAGTATTTTATTTATAAATAATTAAATATAATACAAAATAAAATCTAAAGATTTTTTAAGTTAAAAAATATATGTCATTATTAGCAACTGCATCAATTTGGTCTAATAACGAAAATAAAAAAAGAGTATCTTCCATAAGAAAACAGAAAAAAAATCAATTTATAAGCGATGATATCGAGCATATGAATAATCCATCGGATGAAAAGCCCAAGGTTCCTTCATTAGAAGAAATGAAAACTTTAGGTGAGGAAAGAAGTTCTCGTGTTACTGAATTACTTAATGAAATGGAAGAAGACGATGAAGATGATAAAATGGGAAGCTTTCAACCCATACAACCTCCTCAGTTAAATGTAAAAAAAGAAATGGAAAAAGTAAAAGAAAGCAAAGAATACGTTGCTCCACAGTATAGTTATAAAGAGGGAGCCTCAGCTATGAGAAATAATAAATTAGTTAAAGAAGAATATAGTGCAGATAATCGTAAAAATTCGGTTTATAGTAACTATAATCAGAGTTATGAAGCTCCAAAAGTAGTAGAGCCTTATTATTCAAAGATGGGGATTACTGGTTCAACTAATGATAAATTATTAGAAAAAATGAATTACCTAGTGCATATGATGGAAGAACAGCATAATGAAAAAACTAGTCATATTACAGAAGAATTTATTTTATATACTTTTCTTGGAGTGTTTATTATTTTTGTAGTAGATTCTTTTAATCGCACTCAAAAATATGTTCGTTAATAAATAATAAAATTAATTTTGTTATTTATGTTTGATAATTATAAGATGATTAAAAAATATTTTATTAGAACATTTTTTAAACCAAAATTATGTAATAATATAAATTATATCAAATATCCTTGGGGATGGAAATCATCACGTGATATTCAAGCTATTATAGATTATCCAATTTCCAATCACTGTATATCTCTTAATCATGAAAGAAAATATATTCACGAATATAAATTAAATGAATTTACAGAAGAAATATATAATAAAACTTATATTGCCTATATCAATAAGTATGATTTTTTAAATTCTTCAATTTTCTCTCCAAAGCTTGCAAATGGTTTAAACTATTTAAGAATAAACTCAAATATTAACAATTTGACTGATAGTATTAAAATAAATAAAATAACATTAATTGGTAATTGGATTAAACAAGGAAGAATTAACAATCAAACAAAATTATTTGGTTTATATAATGAACATGAATTTATTCATGAAATAACTACAGGAATGATAGGACCCGAAATTCAAGCTATGTGGGATCAACAATCCATCAAACAAAAGGTTAGACTTTTGATTAAATTAGATGATCGTCAAGATGTATTTGATTTTGAAAGAGATTTAATGATACACAACGATAATTGGCAATTATGCAACATTAATAGAATAATTATTTAATGAAACATATTAGTTTCGCTTTTTATTCATATTTGATAATTATTTGCAAAATTATAAGGGTTGAAAATTTTTGTTGGATAAACACCATACATTTGGCAAAGTAAAACTCCTTCGCCAGGTTCTGCTCTTATTTTACAAAATCCATTATCACCCCAGTCATCTCCCCAAGAGTTTTGAATAATCCAATACATTCCTTTTTCATCGTGTTCAAATCCCACAAGTAAAACCGCGTGATTTAAAGTTCCATTTCTTTTTTGATGTAAATCAATAACTCCTTCTTTATAAAAGCGGAAAAACATATTATTTGCATCGATAGCTATGGTAATTGGTGTTTGAATTAAATGTATTTTCATATCAGTTATTGATTTGGGAATTGTAAATTCATATTCAGAAAGATGAGAACCAGGATGTTTAATTTTTCCTCTAGAAGAGCAGTTATTTGTTTTTGCTATATATTCATATCTGTCATTAGTGGAAAGCCCTCCATTTTTAATAATATAATCAAAAGCAAGATGCATTAATCCACCATTACATCCATAGTTTTCCTTAGAACAGTCAACAAGTTCTTGCTCTGATAATCGTGAAACATCATAGTTGTTGATTCGCATAAAAGTTTCTAATGCACTTGTGGTAGCAAATGCCCAGCAAGAACCACAACGACCTTGGTATTTAACAGGACTTAACATTTTTGTATTGGACCAACTAAAATTTAAATATTTATTTTGATTAATTACGTTCTCTAAATAGGGAAATGGTGATTGAATAACTTTCCAATAAGCGGTTGGTCTAAATATGTTATCTGATATAGGTTTATTCATCAAATCGTTAGATTGAGAACTATCAATATCAACTGTATCAGCATATTTATTTATTTCAAGACGAAAGGAATTATTTTGAAGTTTCAATAAATTGTTCGTTTCATTTATTTTAAGATAATTCTTTTCAAAAAGTTCATAACTTTTAATATTCTTTTCAATAAAATAGTCATAATTTTCTTCTGAATTTGAACTTTGAATAAAAGGTCCTTTAAATTTTCTAAAAAAATTAATATATTCGTTTGATAATGTGTATTTATTTGACATCCAAAGAGAAGGATATCTCTGTTTACTTGGAGATAAGCTAAAAAAGCTAATACCGAAATATAATTGTGTTATGAAAAGAATAAAAAAAAGCATTAATAATATAATAACTCTATAATATTAATAAGAATTGTTTTTAAATGCTAAATTATCAAAGAGGTCTTTCAAAAAAGAATAAATATTGTTGATTATCTTCATTCATATTAGTCATATTGACTTTTGAATGAAAAATAAATCCAGCTTGAGATGCATAATTAAGAATTGTTTCAATTGACTCCATATTATATACAAGTTGATTTTGTCTAATAGAATTGGTTTCGTGATCTGTAAATGTTTCAATTAATTCAACCTGATTATCACTTTCGTTGGTAGGTATTTTAAGTAAGCCTTTATATTTAAAGTCATTAAATACAGTAATATTTTCAAGAGTTTTATTTGAAGAACTGTTAAATTCTTCAACGTTAGTATTGTGTGGTATTAATTTTTTCATTTTGTTTCGGTCCACTAAATGTAATACAAGATAACCATTAGGTTGTAACCAAAAATAGCAGTTTCTAAAAAATTGTTTTTTGTCTTTTAATTCATAAATAGTAAAATAAGTGCATAATATGTGAGTAAATGTAGATTTGTCAAATGCCATAGGGTCTAAAACAGTATTTTTCTCTATGTGTATTGATGGATACAACTTTTTGCAGTAAGAAATCATAGAGTCTGAAGTCTCTATGCCATAGGTTTTATAACCTGCTTCGTTTAATTCATTAACTTTATAACCAGTCCCCGAACCAACATCAAGGATAACACTTTTATTGTTAGGTTGGGTAATCTTGGTAATTTGAACTAATTCATTAGAACATCTTTTCTTAACATCGTGTAAATTATCATACATATCTGTGTATTCGTTATCATAAATATTTTCATTCACCATTAATTCAAAACTTTCTTTATTTGAGAAATTTTCTAAGTTATTTTTAGGTCTTAATATTCTGTAAATGTAAAGATAAATAAATAAAACTGCTAAAAAGAAGCAAACATTAAGAAAATTAATATTATTTATATCAAAGAATGAATAGGAGCTTAATTTCATTATATTCATAGGTATATAATAAAACTGGAAATTTATCTTAGGTATTTCTTAATTGTGTTCGTGTGTGATTAAACAACATATTTTGTCCTATTTCAGGATGATAATTAGTATCTTGTTTGGGTTGAAAATGATGTTGAGTAAACAATTCAGGATGAGGCTGTAAATATATTTCAGATGGTTGAGGCATTTGCATTTTATATAAATCACTATCAGAAGAAGGGATATAAGTTTCCTGTCCGGCGCCATGTTGCAAAACAGTAGTTTGGTTTCTTAAAATTGTTTCTAAATCAACGTTATTTCTATAACCAGAAGAAGGAGCACTACTTCCAGGATTAAAATGTTTATCTGTTTCAAATACAGGATGATTTAATAGAGTTTCGTGAGCTGGTTTTCTTCCATTTAAAGCGGGAAAATGACTGTATTTTGTAGAAACTGGACGAGGGTCATAGTTGGGTTGAAGAGGAATATCAGAATAATTTCTTTTATCCATTCTATTGTTTATATCATCAAGTGAATTATTCATTCTTGAATATAAAACATTAGGTGTGTTTATAATTGGATTTTTTTCATTAACATTCATATTTCTAAATTATATAGTATAAGCACATAAAAGAAAATCAACAATAAATAATAAATGATAAACATAACTTTTTCAACTTGCTGGTATAATTTCAAAGCGAAATTTCCAAGTCAAGTGTATTTGGAATGGATTGATAATATGCTTACTAATGTGAATAATTATTATTTGGTTATTTACACAGACAAAGAAGGAAAAGAAATCTTAAAAAAATATGAAACTGAGAAAATAAAAATATTTATTAAAGAAGCAGAAGAATTTTATAATTACAAGTATAAAAAAAATTGGATTGACAATCACCTACAAAATCCATTACTAAATAATAAAGTTGATTGGAAAGTAAATATGTTGTGGAGTGAAAAAATACATTTTGTAAATGAAACAATCACTAATAAATATTTTGACACAGAGTTCTATGGATGGTGTGATATAGGATATTTTCGTAATCGTAGAAATGATTTAAAAAAAGAGCAACTAGTTAACTGGCCTGAACCAAATAAAATAGAAAGATTAGATAAAAGTAAAATATACTATGCTTTGGTAAATAATGATACAAATTCTATAAATAGATTATTTATGTATATTCAAGATAAAAATGTAAATGGACTACCAAAACAACAAATACCACCACAACAAATTAGTATAGCAGGAGGATTTTTTATATTGCATAAATCAAAAATTAATTGGTGGAAAGAAACCTATGATGAACGTTTACAAAAATATTTCGTTAACAATTATTTGGTAAAAGACGACCAGCTAATTATTGTAGATTGTATTTTTTCAAATATAGATAAATTTTCCTTGCATAAAGAAGATAATGGTGCATTCGATAATTGGTTTTTATTTCAAAGATTCTTATTATAATAAAATAAAATTCATATATGTAAATATATTTAAAAAATAAGATTTACAATAAGTATATGACAATTACATTTGATATTAAAGAACTAAAAGAAAAACATAATTGCGTAAACTTTTTTGAAACAGGTTTATGGGATGCTCGTTCTGATGTATCTAGTAAACAAGCGTTAAGAGCAGGTTTTGAAAAAGTATTTTGTATAGAACTACGAGACCAGTGGATTGAAATTGGTAATCAAGTATTTGCGAATGAAATTAAAGAAGAAAAATATTATTTATATCACGACGATAGTGTTAATATGGCAAAGTATTTAAATCAGCCTCATTTTGAAAAGAAGACGATGTTTTTTTTGGATGCACATGTTGATAATATTAATATTAGAAATTATACAAAAATTTGTCCTGTAATTGATGAGTTACTAGCTATTAAAAGTTTGGCAAGAAAGGATCATCTAATCTTGATTGATGACCTTCGTTTGTTAAAGCAACCATATCCTTGGGGAGAAAGAACTTATGGACCCATGAATTTTATGGAAGCTATTAAGCAAATCATTCTTGAGATTAATCCTAATTATAAGTTTGTTACGTTGGAAGGACATATTGCAGATGATGTATTGTGTGCATATGTAGAAGAATAATTTATTAAAATAATATATATATATATATGGACGGATTACCAATTGAAATACAAAATAAAATTTGGAATCTGTATTATAAGGATATTTACTATACAAATGTAACATCTATATTAAATGAGAAAATTGCTATTTGCAATAAAATAAATAATAGCAAGGATTCTTTAGAAAATTGTTATTCATTTGATAATCTGTCTTCAGAAATAGGATTTTTAAAATATTTTAATCAAGAGTTGTCAAAGATATATCAAAGTGATGAAGTAAAACGAAGATTATTTCAAATTTCATTTCATAACTTTGGAAAGATTAAATAAATAAATTAATATAAATAATTTGTTTTATATTAATTAATGGTGAGTATTTTGATACCAATCTATAATGGCATAGAATATATAAACGAGTCTGTTAGTTCTGTTTTGGAACAAACTTATGATGATTGGGAAATTATTATTGGCGTGAACGGACATCAAGAAAATTCAAATGTATATAAAATGGCTCGTGATTATCAAGAATTAGATGAAAAGATAAAAGTATTGGATTTATTTGAAATCAAGGGAAAATCAAACGCATTAAATGAGATGATAAAATATTGCAAATATGAATATGTTGCTATTTTAGATGTGGATGATATTTGGTTACCAGAGAAACTTGAAAAACAAGCTGTTTATATGAACCAATACGATGTAATAGGAACGCAGTGTGTTTATTTTGGAGATATTGAAAATATAAATCCAAAAATACCATTAGGAGATATATCCAGTTCTGATTTTACGCAAGTAAATCCAATCATAAATAGTAGTGTAATTATAAAAAAAAATCTTTGTAATTGGATATCAGATTTTGATGGAGTAGAAGACTATGATATGTGGTTACGATTGAGAAAACAGAGGAAGACTTTTTTCAATATTGAAGAGGTATTAGTAAAACACCGAATTCATAAACAGTCTGCATTTAATAGTCAAAATCAACAGGCAAAGTTGGTGCAAATATTAAATAATTACAAGTTTGGATAACTAAAATTCGTGTTTTATTCCGTAAATATTTAAAATAGCTAAACCAAGAATTATGAACCAAGGACTAATAGCAATAGCTAAAAACGTCCATAACATAATAAGCAAAGAAGCTAATAAATTTAAACGAGGAATACTTTTATAATAATCAAGTTTACGATAATATATAAATATTCCAGTAATAAAAGAAATTAGAACTAATTGTAGCATTTTTGAATTGATTTTCATTAATAAAGTATATTGATAAAATAAATTTTATTTATATAGACACCAAGCACATAATTTATTATTAACAGAGCATTCAATACATAATTCTGGTATTAAAAATAGATATCCAAAAGGATTTGTAATATGGTCTGGATTACTATAACCGTGTATCTTTTTTAAACCACATTTTTTACATCTACCACGACAAGGAGAGACAAACTCTTCTTTATTTAAATGCAAGTGCTCTTCACAAGTAAATTTTTTACTATCCATATCTAATATGTATAGTAAATAAAGAGTGTTTATTATATTTGGTTAAGAATAGAAATTGTAAATCGCTTAAAAGCTTATTTAAAGTATATAAAAAAATTATTACAGTACAAATAGTATGGTAAAAATTTGCGAAACAGAATATAAAAATGAAGAATATCAGAAACATTTTGATTTATATCAATTTCCGTTAAGTGATTTTCAAAAATATGCAATTGAAGGAATTGTAAATGAAAAACACGTATTAGTTACAGCGCACACAGGTTCTGGTAAAACATTACCAGCAGAATTTGCTATTTCGCATTTTTTTGAAAAAAAGAAAAAGGTTATTTACACAAGTCCAATTAAAGCACTGTCAAATCAAAAGTATTATGATTTTTCAAAAAAGTTTCCTCATATATCTTTTGGATTATTTACAGGTGATATTAAGACCAATCCAGAGGCAGATGTATTAATCATGACAACAGAAATTTTAATGAATTATTTGTTCGTTCAAGGAAACGAAGAAGTAAAAAATACTGATTTTCAAATAAATATAGAAGCTGAATTAGGATGTGTTGTGTTTGATGAAGTGCATTATATTAATGATAAGGAAAGAGGTCAAGTATGGGAGAAAACCATTCTTATGTTGCCAAATCATATTCAAATGATAATGTTATCAGCAACGATTGATAATCCAGAAGGTTTTGCAAAATGGTGTGAAAATTCCGGAGATAAAGAAGTGTATTTATGTAGCACAAATCATAGAGTTGTTCCTTTGCACCATTACGGATTTTTTACAACGGTGGAAGGATTGTATAAAGAAGTAAACAAAGAGACAGAACAAAAAGTAAAGAAAAATATTAATAAGCTGATTCCATTACAAAATGAGAAGAATAATTTTCAAGAAGAGGGATTTAATTTATTGAGAGACTTAACTACGCTACATAAAGAAAAAAGGGTCTACATTAAAACGCAGCACGTATTAAATAAATTAATCACTTTTTTAAGGAATGATAATAAATTACCTGCTATTTGTTTTGTTTTTTCAAGGAAGAGAGTGGAAGCATTTGCACAGATGATAAATATATCATTAGTATCAGAAGAGGATGAACCATTTAATGTAGCAAAAGAATGTGAAAGAATTATGCGTAGATTGCCGAATTTTAAAGAATATATGGAATTACCAGAGTATGTAAGCTTAGTTTCTTTATTAGAAAAAGGTATTGGTATTCATCACTCAGGAATGATACCTATTTTGCGCGAGATAGTTGAATTAATGATTTCACAAAAAAGAATAAAACTACTATTTGCAACAGAATCCTTTGCAATTGGTTTAGATTGTCCTATTAAGACGGCCGTATTTACAGATGTAAATAAGTTTGATGGTAGTGGATTACGAGTTTTAATGGCACACGAATATACACAAATGGCAGGAAGGGCGGGAAGACGTGGATTAGATAAAATAGGATATGTAGTTCACTGCAATAATTGTTTTTCTCTGCCATATCATCATGAATATAAGAAATTAATGAATGGAAAGCCACAGCAATTAGTATCCAAATATCAAATATCATATGGATTGATTTTAAACTTATTAAAAAATGGCATACAAAAAGACTTTCACGAATTTTCTATGAAATCCATGATGAATAATGAAATTCAATTAAGTGTAAAAGAAAAATTAAAAGAAATTACAACAACTAAAGAAAAAATTAAAGAATTAGAAGAAAAACAAAATTTAATGAAGACACCTTACGAAGTTTGTGTTGATTATATGGAAATAAAACAGAATTATAAATCATATAAGAATAAAAAACGAAAGGAAGCAGAACGTAAAATTCAACAATATGAAGATACTCATAAAAATATAAAAAACGATATAGATTTAGTTGATATGGTAGACGAATATACAAAGTCTCTTAACACTTTAGATAATGATTTGTATAATATAGAAAATTACATAAAGTATCAAACAAAAGAAATTTGTAATATAATGATTAGTAAAGATGTAATTAAAAATATAAAAGAGGACTCTTATGAATTGACTGATAAGGGCGTTGAATGTAGTCAAATAGCTGAAATACATCCTCTGATTTGCGTTGAAATGATGCGTGAATGGGATTATTTTTCTTATTTTACAACCACACAATTAGTTGGATTCTTTTCTTGTTTTACAGATATTAAGGTTTCGGATGAAAATAAATCGGTCAGTCCAAATTCTAAAGATAATATGTTGAATAATAAAATAGAAGAGTTAACAAAAAGATATTTTCATTACCAAGATATGGAAGTAGATATGGAATTATATACAGAGTATAAATATGAGACAAGTTTGCAATATGATTTAATCGACATAGTAATGAAATGGTGCACTTGTGAAGATGAAGTATCCTGTAAATATTTAATTCAAAATGAATTACCAAAAAAAGAAATATCGGTAGGAGATTTTAACAAAGCTCTTTTGAAAATAGTAACCATATCTAAAGAATTTATAAAAATGTTTGAAATAAGTAATCGTATAGAAGAGTTACAAAAATTTACACTTATTGAAAGATATTTATTAAAATATGTTACAACAAGTCAAAGTTTATATGTTTAATTAAAATTAATATAAAAATAAAAATTATTTAAATTATTATGAGTTTATTAGAATTAGTTAATGATAATAAAACCGATAAAAATACAGTTCATTCTTATTTACCTTTGTATCAAAAATTATTAGAAAGTAGAAAAGAAACAGCCAAAAATGTGTTGGAAGTAGGAATGTTAAATGGAGGAAGTATAAAACTTTGGAATGAGTTTTTTGTAAATGCAACTGTACACGGAGTAGATGTAATAAGCGAGCAGGATTTATGGGATGAAATTAAAAATAAAGAAAATATAATTTTACATACAGAGCAAGATGCATATGTAGGTAAATTTGTAGAAAACATGTTTGAAAAAAAGGGAGTAAAGTTTGATTTTATTTTGGATGATGGACCGCATACTTTGGAAAGTATGAAACAATTTATTCATTTGTATTCAAAAGTAATGACAGATGATGGTATATTAATAGTAGAAGACGTTCAGGACCCTAATTGGTTTAATATATTATACGAAGAAACTCCAAATCATTTAAAACAGTATATTAGTACTTACGATTTAAGAGGTAATAAAAATAGGTATGATGACCTTGTATTTGTAATTAATAAAAATTTTTGAAAAATTGATTTTAAATATTTATTATAATGAATATAATAAATAATCGTTCAAGAGAATCAGTTTTTATAATGGGAGATTTAGAGCCATATAGTGAAAGTGATGATGAGTATTTCGGTGTATATGGCGATGCGTATGATTTTATGTATGATGAAGATGCTGAATATTCAGAAGCAGATAAAGAAAATAATAGCTATTTGTTAGGTTCTTGTTATTTACAAAAGTATGGAACGTACGAAGGTTCCTATTCAACTATGGTATATGGAGACTATAACGATAAAATTTATCTTGATATTTCTTTGTCGTGTAAATTGTTTTATAAATATAAATTCAGTGAAATTATTGATTATATAAGAGCATATTCTTATGGATTTGCATATAATTCTGATAGAATTCATAAAAAAACAACTGTAGATATTATGCAACTAAAATTTGAAAAAGAAGGACAATTTTGTCATAGTGTGGTTATTATAAAAACATTTTGGTTAAGACTGGTTCAAAGAATTTGGAAAAATGTCTTTAAAAAGAGAAGAGAAATAGAAAAAGAAAGAAGCAAACCGTTAAATATAAAATATAGAGAAATACATGGAAAATTTCCTAATAAACTAAATGTTTATCCTGCATTAAAAGGAATGTGTTTTTATATTAAATAAGTATAAAATAAATATTATTAACATCTTTATAATATAAAGTGATATGGATGCCTCTTTTATAATAGTAGATTTGGATGTAAAAAATAATTTTTTTTATGATAGAAGTGAAAAAGAAAGATCAAACAGTAATTCAAGCAATATAAGTGAAATTTCACTATATTTATCTGATGATGAAGTAGTAAATGCATTTGAAAAAAGATCAGAAAGCAATCTTAGTTTATCAAGTTTTGATGAAAATAGTGAAAAAAGTAATAGTGGTAAATTTAAATTAAAAAGAACTGTTAGTGTAGGTAGTTTAGACGGTGGGACTTTAAAAAAGTCAAATTCTTCAAATAGTCTATCTAAAGCAAAAAAACAAACAAAGAAAAACATTAGAAGAAAAAGAGATAATTTAATCTTTATGAATGGAAAACCTGAAAAAGATTTTTCAAGAACGCCTACTCCTCCTATGTTTAACAGGCTACAAATTTTTTTTCAAGATAAGAAAAATTGATTTAAAATTTATTTTTAATCAATATTAAGCAAAAATGAAATTGACAAGATTTTTATATAACTTTTACGACGTAAAATACAATTTATTTTTGAGTATTTTACGTCATAACGAAAGGGAAACTTTGTTTTGGATTACTGAATTATTTTATTCAGGGTTTGAAGACGACTTAAGACATATTTTAATAAATACTTTTGAGACCTGTTTTTCAAAAGATGATATTTTAAAAGATTATGTTAGTGTTTTTAAAAAAAAAATTAAAAGTAAAGTGGAAAATACAAAGCTTTTCGCTTATGCAACTCTTGGAGCAACTATGTCTCAAAAAAAATATAACTTAGAAACCTTTTTAAAAGATTATTATGGTTTAGATGTAACGCAAAAAGATGATAATTATAGTTATTCAGATAAATTAATTGAAATTAAAAAAGATAAACTAAAAAGTTTTAATGAAATTAAAGCAGATAAAGGTTGGAAAATATTAAAAGAGGGATGCAAATTTCCTATTAAAAAAGAGTATGCCAAGATATTTAACAGCACCATTATGGATTATGACGAAGCAAAAAGCAAAATACAAAATAATTGGATTTACTTTTGTAAAAATACTCCTTTATGGATTGAAAGAATAAATGCTTGTAGTGGAGAGTTAGATAAAGAAAGAGAACTTGTTTTGTTTGAAGATGATGAAAAATTTGATGAATTTTATAATTCATTTGGATACGAGCCTGACGAACAAAGTAATGAACTAATAGAATATTTAATTGGAGAAAAAAATGTTGAAGACAAAGATATTATGGATTTTTGTAATGAATTTAAATTAGAAATAGAGATTAAAAATACTATAAAACTAACTTTTGATAAGAAGAAAACACACAATTACTATAAAACAGCTTGTATTCAAATTTTAAAGGATTGGTTTAGAAATGCAAAAATGGATGAGACAGAAAATGAAATATTTGAAAATAAAATTAAAATTATAAATTGTAATGTATCAAGGGGGCATTTTCCTATAGCAAAACTTGAAAAAAGACATACCTGGCAAACTAAAATTGAATATATTGAAGATTTAAGATTGTTTAATTTGCAAGCAGACCTTAAAAATATGAAAGAAGAAAAAGAGGCACTTGTAAAAGATGCAGAACAAATTAAAGTTCCAAATAGTAGTATAGATTTTGTTGTTTGTTTAAATAATAAAAATATAGGTTTTGATATCTTGTATCCAGGTTATGAAAATGTGCCAACAAATAAAATTAATATTTTGAAAAAGAATAAGGTGAAAAATTTCTATCAGGTAAAAGCCGATTGGATTTTATCTAACTATGATATTCCCACATATATAGAAGCTGAAAAATTATTATAAAATAGTTTTTAATTGATTTATTTGTTCTTCAGTTAACTGTTCAGGGAAATTTATGACAAATTCAATTATCAAGTTACCAACACTAGTTTCTCGTTTCATACCATATCCTTGTGCTACTTTTACATATCCTGGTTTAATAATGTTGGGATTTTCAATATTATTTAAACCTATTTTTTTACCATTTAAATGCAAAATTTCAATTTTAAAACCAGTAAGTGCTTCTTTTAAAGAAATTGAATGCGTATAGTGCAAGTCTAGTCCTTTTCTTTGTAAATAAGGATGCTTATTTACTTGTATAATTAATTTTAATCCACCACAGTTACCATTTATTATATTTCCTTTATCTCTAATTTCAACTGTTTCATTATTATCAATACCAGGTGGTATATTAATATAAATAGTATCTTTTTTATTTTCTTGTTGGTTTCCATTAATTTCAAAATAATTTAATTCAACAGGAATTGTCAAACCATTATAGCTATCTTCAAGTGATATTTGAATTGTTTTTTGAATAGTTTCTGGACGAGCTATTTGATGGAAAAAATTAGCGTGAAATTGTTGATGACCCGGCATATTTGAATTATTAAAAACACGTATGTTTGGACCACCTGGCATACCATGCATCTGAGCACCCATTCCAGGAAACATCATATTAAAAATATTATTAATATCTTGAAAATCAGCTTGACCTGGTTGTTGATGACCGGGAAATCCGAAAGGGGTTCCTCCACCCTGTTGTTGTAAATCGTACATACTTTTTTTTTCATTATCTCCCAAAGTTTCATAGGCTTCGTTTATTTTCTTATATTTTTCAACTGCTTCGGGTTCTTTATTTCTATCAGGATGGTATTTTAAAGATAAAGAACGGTATGCTTTTTTAATATCTGCTTCATTTGCATCTTTTCCAACTCCTAAAATATCATAAAAGTTTTCACTCATATTAATTTATTATGTTTTTATTTATATATTATTTTCTTAAAATGTTATAAAAAAACAAACGTATAATGATTAATGAAAAATAATCAACATACTTTTATCAATAAATATAAACCATATTTTTTAAAAGATTTTTATATGAAGGATGAGTTGTATAGTGTAATTACAAACTTTATTCAAAATGATTTTATTCAGGTGCTATTTGTAGGAAATACTTGTTCCGGAAAAACAAGTTTGATAAATTCAATTATTAGAGAATATTATGAACTTACAAAAACACAAAATTTTCCAGAAAATAATATTATGTATGTAAATAATCTGAAGGAACAGGGTATTCAGTTTTTCAGAAATGAAATGAAAACTTTTTGTCAGTCACATAGTATTATTAGAGGAAAAAAGAAAATGGTTATTATTGATGATTTGGATATGATTAACGAACAAAGTCAACAAGTGTTTCGTAATTATATAGATAAGTATAAAAATATTATTCATTTTGTATTTGTTTGCACTAATCTACAAAAAGTAAATGAAAGTATTCAATCAAGATTGCATATTATAGAATTACCTAATCCGAATAAACAACAAATTGAAAAAATTATGAATACAATTATTAAAAATGAAAATCTTGAAATTACAAGTGATGCAAAAGATTATTTATTGTCTATTTGTGATTACTCTATTCGCTTATTGATAAATTATCTTGAAAAGATATTTTTGTTAAAAATGTCGGTTGATTTAGAACTTTGTAAAATGTTATGTTCTACAATTTCACATCAAAAATTTGATAAATACATTCAATACATTCAAGAAAATAAGTTAAAAGAAGCGATTAATATAATGTATAATATAAACGAAAATGGTTATTCTGTAATCGACATTTTAGATTACTTTTTTGAGTATATAAAAGCTACAAATATGTTAACTGAAGAAGAGAAATATCAAGTAATTCCTATGTTATGTAAATACATAACTACGTTTTATAATGTGCACGAGAATAATATTGAATTAGTATTTTTTTCTAATGACATTTTAAAGTTACTACAAAAATAATTTAAACTTTCATCTTTATAAAGTTTATACTATGACAATTCATACTTTTGGCGACAGCCATACTCGAACAGATAATGTTGCTGGTTGGCAATATTGTGGTGATGTAATTTCTCACTGGCTTGGAGCTACATTATGTTATTCTTTTGGACGAGATAAATTAGAACGTTGTGATATTAATAAGAAGGAGTATAATGTAAAAGAAGGAGATACAGTAGTTTTTAGTTTTGGTGAAATTGATTGTAGATGTCATATTCATAAATATATTACTGAGAACAAAACTTATCAAATGATAATAGATGAAATTATAGATAGTTATGAAAAAGCAATTAAAATGAATATTGATAATTGTAAAGTAGATTTAAAAAATGTTTGTATTTACAACGTTGTTCCAACAGTTCAAAGATATAATACATATGAAAATCCAGAATATCCTTATTTGGGAACTGACGAAGAAAGAAAAAATTATGTTTTGTATTTTAATGAGTGTTTAAAAGAGAAATGTCAAAAAAATAATTGGATATTTATTGATATTTATAAATATTATGCTGATAATAATGGATTTTTAAATAAATTTTTGTCTGATGGAAACGTTCATATCAGGGATGGCACATATTTAAAAGAATTTGTAAATACATATTTATAAAATAACAAAAATAAATAATATAAAAATGTTGTGAATATTTTTATATGTTAGAAGAAAACTGTTTTAAAGATTGTGAAGAAGAAAGTAAATTTATACCAGATACTGTGGTAAGTAGTGTTATTAAAAAATATACACAAAGAGCTAAAATTGGAAAAGAGAAATATGGTAAAACTCTTGATCGTAAGGACTTAGAATTTGAAGAATGGATTATTCATTTACAAGAAGAATTAATGGATGCAACATTATATTTAGAAAAAATTAAACAAGAGTATGAATTATTAAAATCTCCTGTTTGTCCTTCCAAAGAACAAGGGTGTATAATCAGTTAAGCGTTTGTGTTAATATTTAATAATCTAATAAAATTATATATGTTTGGGTTCCGTCTCTTTAAATCTCGTGAAAATAAAACTGTTTTCAACACTAAAGCCGCAGAAGAAGAGGCTGCCCGTATTGCTGCCGAAGAAGTCGCTAAGAAGGCTGCTGAGGAAGAGGCTGCCCGTATTGCTGCCGAAGAAGCCGCTAAGAAGGCTGCTGACGAAGAGGCTGCCCGTATTGCTGCCGAAGAAGTCGCTAAGAAGGCTGCTGAGGAAGAGGCTGCCCGTATTGCTGCCGAAGAAGCCGCTAAGAAGGCTGCTGACGAAGAGGCTGCCCGTATTGCTGCCGAAGAAGTCGCTAAGAAGGCTGCTGAGGAAGAGGCTGCCCGTATTGCTGCCGAAGAAGCCGCAAAAAAGGCTGCTGAAGAAGAGGCTGCTCGTGTTGCTGCAGAAGAAGCAGCTAAGAATGTCGCTGAGGAAGAGGCATTAAACGAAACGCTTGATTCAGTTGACTAATAAATATATACGAATTTTATTAAATTAAAATTATCTAATAAAATTTTATATGTCTAACTTTAATTTTATTAATAAATTAAATTCCTACACTCAACAAGATAGTCATCATAAAAAAAAAATATTTATGACATCAGAATTTAAAAAAGCTATAGAAGAAGACGCAAAAAGATACAAAGATCGTATACCAGATGATTATACTTATGATGGAAGACTCATTTATAGAGAATCAAAAGAAGAATTAGATGAAATAAAAATTATACACGATATAGAAGAAGCAGGAAAACAAAGAGAAAAAGAATATAGAATGCAACAAGAAAGAGAACATGAAGAATTTGAAAGATTCAAAAGAGAACAATTTGAAATGGAACGTAATGAAAAAGAAGAACAAGAACGAAGAAAAAAATCTTTAGAAGAAGAAATTCAATTACTTCAAGAAGAATTTCTAAAAAAAAAGAAACAAGCAGATGAAGCTAAAAAAAAAGCTGAAGAAACTGAAAAAGAAAGGATTAGAGAACTTATAAAAAAGAAGGAGGCGGACTACCTGGATGCAGTAAAAAAAAAATATTCAAAACGATAACATTTAAAAAGTAAATATTGTTTTTAAATTTTAATATTTAGAAATTAATCTTAATAAAAAATAATCATTAAATATAAGCAATAATATGAATTCACAAATATTTAAAAAAGATATACCTAATGAACTGTTATTTGAATTTTTGGAAAAAATATGTTTGAAAACTGATAAATACTATTTAATTGACTATAACGCTTTTAAAAAAATGATTTTTAATAAGATACATACTAACTTTATTGAATCTTTAAAAGAATATTATTATTTAGGTAAATACTTTTATTTAGAAAGGGAAATGACTTATAAATCATTTACAAATATTGTTAGACAAATATGTAAACATAATAATATCATGTACACATCCAGTATGAAATACAATAAATCTAAATATAATATTGATTATTTAGTTTACTTCTAAATAAAATATAAAAACATACTATATAAGATTATAGTATGTTTCAGGGTAAAAATTTAACAAAAATAGCATTAGTATCTGTTGGAGCAATTATATTGAGTTTTGTTGTTACAAAAATGCATGATAAAAATAATAAAGAGGATTTGGAGGACGATTATAAAAAAATCCAAACATATTTATTGAATGACTCACCCTTATATGGATATAATCGTCCTAAAATGTGGATACATTCAAAGTATGAAATTAACGCAAGAAACTGGAAGAGTTTTCAATCAAGAAATACAACTGATTTAAACCAACCTTATTTACATTTAACAATCAAGTCTATTTTAAATTATAATAGTGACGATTTTAACATTTGTTTGATTGATGATAATTCTTTTAAGCGCTTAATTCCTTCGTGGGATGTTGATTTGCAAAATATGGTAGAACCTATGAAGACTCATTTCAGAGAACTTGGTATGCTTATGCTCGTATATTATTATGGAGGTATGGTTGTTCCTAACTCTTTTATTTGCTTACGAAAACTTCTACCATTTTATGAAAAATATGCAAACGGTGATAAATTCTTTGCTACTGAAAACGTAAATAAAATTAATGATATGCAAAAATATACAGAAAACTATGAATTTGTTCCTGATATATTTATTTGTGGTGCTAATAAAAATAATGAAACATTAATGGAAATCATTAGTCAGGTTCAAAATGAATTAAAATCCGGTCACTTTACCTCTGAAAACGATTTTAAGGGTTATCTATCAACTAACTTATTAAGTCAATATAAAATCGGAAAAATTACAGTTGTAAACGGAAAAGAAGTTGGAGTTAAAGATAATAAAAACAATCAAATCTTATTGGATGACTTAATGGAAGAAAAATTATTAAATGTTGGAAAATATATTTATGGAGTCCATATTCCTTCCGATGAATTATTAAAACGCACCAAATATAGTTGGTTTGCTGTTATGAGCGAAGAAGAACTTTTAAATACAAGAATTGCTTTAACAAAATATCTTAAGGTATCAACTGTAGATGCTCTTGATTGTCAAACATTAAAAAGCAAGACTGTAGTTTCAATTTAAAATTTTAAAATAATATAAACATTCCATATTATTTTAATTTATAATGAATACAGATATTGAATGTTCTCAAAATACTGTGAAAAATCTGTATAACAAATATAAAGATGACGATTATATGACAAAAAAACTTAATAATTTCTTACAAAAACAGTTGGAGCTTACTATGGAAAACATTAAAAAAGAACATATTGAAAGAAATAACCGGTTACAAGAATTAAGCACAGAACAAGAGGAATTTATTCATCGGTTTATTGAAAATAAAAAATATTATTATTGCTCTCTAAGCGAGCTTTTTTTTAAATATGATGGTATAAATTACAAACATAGTTCTGAAGATATTGTTATGAATGATGTATTAGAAAGTGTAACAAAAGGTGGAAAACTTATGGCTTGGAAACAGAAAACAAAAATTAATGTTATGAAAAAGATTAAAGACCAAAACATTCTTTTTAATATTCCAGAATCCATTACTATTCAAAATGTTTTGGAAGCTTTGACACCTGTATTTTTTAGAAATAAAACCGAAACAAAGTATTTTTTAACTGTAATTGGTGATAATATTTTGAAGAAGAATACAAATATAAATCATTTTATAACTCCTATTGCAAAACAATTTATTAAATGTTTAAATAATCAAAGTCAAAAGTTTTTTGAGGTTGGTTTAAATCAATCCATTAAATACAAATATAAAGACCATGATTATAAAACGTGTAGAATATTATCCATAAATGATTGTATTAAGAATGAAACATTATGGTCTTCGGTATTAGATAAAAATTATTTAAATATTTTATGTGTTGCTTGTCATTATTCTGTGCGTTTTGAAAGTTCTGATAATTTTATTTCAAATCATAGTAACGATACAAAGTTGAATGAAAAAATTATGTATATTTCTAATACTGATAGTGATAAATTAATTAATGAGTTTATTGAATATAATATTGATAAGGAAGACCTATCTGTAATTCAAAATAAATCCAGTAAAACATCATTTATTTCATGGAAGAATATGCAATATCTATGGAAATTGTTTTTAGAGAGGAAAAATATACCCTCTATTATTTTTTTAAATGCATTAAAAACAAAATTGATAAGTATTTTATCTGACTATTATGATGAAGAAACTGACTACTTTTATCATTTATATAGTAAAAATTTACCAAGTATTCAAAAGTTTCTTGATTTCTGGAATACACAGATCATTTTTGATGAAAACGAAAGCGATTTAGAAATTGATGAGATTTTATCATTATTTAAAAAATGGTCTAACGTTTCTTTTAATGAAGAACAGTTGATTAACTTATTAAGTTACTATTTTCCTTCTATTGAAATTGATGAAAATAAATTTATTCACGGAATAAGTTGTAAATTATGGGATAAACAAGGAGAAATTCAAAATGCGTTAGTTGATTATAAAAATAAAATGGCTGAAAAATATTCAAATATAAACACCGCTCCACGAGTTGGTTTGTCAGATGTATATATTTTTTATTGTAAGCGATTACATCAAGGTAGTGTGAAGATTGTAGCTAACAAAATGTATTTTGAAAAATATGTAAATGAAACATTTCAAGAATATATGATTGATAATAAATTCTTGATAAACACTTGGTATTTATAGAGTTAGTTCTTTTTCTTTGTTTGTTTCTTTTTTTTTGATTGTTTGTTGACAACAGGACGTTTTTTTTTCGTTCTATTTTTTTTAATTCCTCCATTATACATAAAATTTTTTTTACAAGTTGCTCCTGACACAACGTGTTTTGCAATTAGGTCATATCTTTGTCTTGTTATATCTGCAGTAATTTGTGCTTTTCTTGCCATACCAACAGGGTCAAATGGACTTGGTGGTGCTAATAATCTAACTACAGACTTTGTTATATCTGCTGGAGTGCAACCACGTTTTATAGCATTTTTAATTGCGGGTTGTTTCATCATTTCTGCTTTTACCATTTCTAACATTCCTGAACCCATACTTGCTGCTCCTTTACCCATACTTGAAAGAGTGCCCATTACAGAACTTCCGGTTGATGCAGCAGGATCCGCAGCAGCTGCTCCTGGGGCCGCTGGAGGCATTCCTGGCATAGGTGCACCAGGAGCTGCTGGAGGCATAGAAGAATCAGGACTGGCTCCTTTATTTGCTTTTTTACTGGTGTTTGCACTTTGTTTTCCTGGTGAAACTTTCTTTTTACTTCCTCTTGTTGCAATATATTTACGTAATTTACGATTTTCATCTAATAATTTTCTGTTTTGACTTTTTACTTCATCACCAGATTTTTTTTTCTTAGACATAGTCATTACTAGTTCATCAGCATTATCTCCTAATTGATCTTTTAAGTCACCACACATCTCGGTTAAATCATCTAATTTTTCTTTTATTGTTTGGTCTCCTTTGCTTTTTGAGGAGGATTTATCATCATCGTCTACATTATCAATTTCTGCATTTTTATCATCAGCGCCTTTTGCATCTGCACCTTTTGCATCTGCACCCTTTTTACCTGTGACACTATCTTTCAATTTCTTAGCACTTTCTAATGGATTATCAATTGATTTTAATACTTTTGCCTTTATAGGATCTAATATCATAGACTTCATTTTACCAAATTGCTCTTTTACCGGATCAGGCACATTAGGCTTGTTATTGATTTCATTTTCTATTTGTTGATCTACTAAATCAAACTTCTTTTCTACCTCTCCTTTAATTTCTTCTTTTTTATCTTCAGCAGCTTGAACGAATTTTTCTGTTGTGTCAACTAATCCTTCAACACTTGTCAACATACCATCAAGTTCCTTTTGATTTGATAAGCCTTGAGCTGCAATTACACCTTTTGCAACCATAATTGCTGGTTTTGCTGTTTTTAGAGCAGCCATAAATGCACCAGATGCTGCTGCATTTGCTGCACTTGCAGCAGCTTTAGATGCTCCTTCAGCTGCTTTACTTGCCATATCTGATAAAGAACCAAACATAGATGATTTTGGTTTTTCTTCAGCAGGTTTTTCTTCAGCAGGTTTTTCTTCAGCAGGTTTTTCTTCAGCAGGTTTTTCTTCAGCAGCAGGAGTTTCAGCAGCAGGAGTTTCAGCAGGGGGAGCTTCAGCAGGGGGAGCTTCAGCAGGGGGAGCTTCAGCAGGGGGAGCTTCAGCAGGTGCTTCAGCACTGGCTTCTTCACCATCTCCTCCATACTTCTTATTTTTTCTTGTTTTGTTAGCTTTCATTTTCTTATGACCGAACTTTCCCTTTTTAGTGTAAAAACCTCTTTTTGTTAAATTTTTTAACAATTCTGGTCCTTTATCATATTTTGCTTTTGAAACTATTCTTCCTTTATCATTTTTCACTAAATCTTCTTTATGTAATCCACCAGCAGTTTTATATGCAGTTTCATAATCAAATACTTGCCGACGGGTTCCTTTTAAACTTTCATATTTTTTACCTCCTATTAAATATCCTCCGTCTTCCAATCTTTTTAATTTCGTCATATATACTTAATAAAGATTTTGATACCTTTTAATTTTTTTTAATAAATTCTAAATCTACTTTCTAAACATATTATTTCGCAATTTTTCAATTGATAAAATAAAAGACAAACCTTCAAGCTTTTGAACTCTTTCTTTTAATGTTTCCGGTGTATCATTATCTTTTACTTCACATTTTTCCTGATGAATAATCGGACCTCCATCCACCTCATCAGTAACCATATGCACGGTGCAACCCGTATATTTTTTACCCGATTTTAGCACAGCATTATGAACTGCTATATCCATACCTTTTGCGAAATCAGGCAATAAAGATGGATGAACGTTCAGACACTTATTTTTCCAAGTATCTGTAAAACTTTTTGAAACAATACGCATGTATCCAATCATTAATATTAAATTAACTCCAAAACTTTGCAAAATAATAGATACTTCATTATCATATTCTTCTCTTTGTTTCTTTTTTCCATCAATATATTCGGTAGGAATATACTTCAAATTTAAATTATGTTGTTTCGCTTTTTCAAGAATACCAGCATCAGGTTTATTTGAAATAATAATCCTTATTTCTGCATTTAATTCTTTGCTTTCAATAGCATCAATTATTGGTTGTAAACTTGTTCCTCTTGTAGAACCAAGTATTCCTAAACGAATTTTCTGATTTTGATTCATAATATACATTTATATCATGAATTTATTTATTCTTCAATTTTTGGTTCTTCAGTTTCAAAATCGGAACCACCAAGGCTGCTTTCACCTCCCTTCATACGTTTTGCCTTTTTGGCCTTATTTTTTCTTGTTCTTTTCTCTTGGTTCTTTCTTCTTTTTAAAGCTTTTCCCTTAAGCTTCTTGGAACCAAATTTCCCCTTGGTTGTATACCAACCTTTCTTAGTTAAATTCAAAAGAATCTTATCACCATTATCATATTTTTTCTTAGAAACAATTCTTCCGTGTTTATTTATTACTAAATCTTTTGCTGTTAATCCACCGGGAGTCATTTTGGCTGTTTTATAAACCTTTACTTGTCTTCGAGTTCCAATTCTTTGAGTTAATTTTCCACCATCTAAACATTCAGGTTTTGATAAATCTGACATTATATATAGTTAAAAGAAAAAATATTAAATTTTATTCACCTGTAAATTCGCATCCACCGTGTCAACCGTATTACCGAACGCAAAATAAATAGGTAATTGTTGAGTATTAAATTTAAACTTATCCTGGTCCTCTACTGTAATTCTTCTTGGTTTTACTGTTCTAATATATTGAGAATAACGCATTTTGGTTGTTATACTGGGGTCATTACCAGCAGTAGCGACTTTTTTATATGCCGTAGGCTGACATTTATTTTGACAAAATTTTGTTATACTAAAACGATCATTAAGTGACATTTCCGATATATCTATATATATAAAAAATTGAAATAAAAAAATATTAATTTAATAGAATAGATACGATGCAATCTAATAGTAGTGATGAAGACCTTGCAAATACCTATCAGCAAAAAACTGATAAGCAACATATTCTGGATAATCCTGATACCTATATTGGTTCTGTTGAAAATGTAGATGCAAATATGTGGGTCTATGATAATGAAACAAACAAAATTGCTTTGAAAAATATTGAGTATATTCCTGGTTTGTATAAATTATTTGATGAAGGGATTGTAAATTGTAGAGACCACGTTATTCGTATGATACAATCTTCAAATATTCATAAAAAGTTTGTAACCTATATTGATACACAAATTACTGAAGATGGAACCATTACTATGTCTAATGATGGAAACGGAATTGATGTGGCGAAACATCCAGCATATAAAGTTTGGATCCCTGAACTTATTTTCGGACACCTAAGAACATCAACAAACTATAATAAAAATGAAAAAAGAATCGTAGGTGGTAAAAATGGTTTTGGATTTAAGCTTGTTTTAATTTGGTCCACTTATGGAAAAATTGAAACGGTGGACCATATTCGTGGTTTAAAATACGTTCAAGAGTTTCATAACAACCTTGATAATATGGGTGAACCTAAAATTACAAAAGTAAGCACATCTAAACCATACACTAAAGTAACGTTTAAACCAGACTATAAGCGATTTGGTATTGAAGGGATTACAAATGATATGTTTAATTTACTAAAAAAGCGTGTGTTTGATATTGCTGCTGTTACAGACCATTCTATTAAAAAAGTAAGATTATCCTTTAATGACGAAATTGTTCCTGTAAAAACATTTCAAAATTATGTAGATATGTATATTGGAGCAAAAGGCGACACAAAAAGAATTTATGAAAAAAGTGATGAACGATGGGAATATGGTGTTGCACTATCTCCTATACACGAGTTCCTGCATGTGTCATTTGTTAATGGTATTTGCACTTTTAAGGGAGGTAAACACGTAGATTATATCAGTAATCAGATTGTTAAGAAACTATGCGATTATATTGAAAAAAAGAAAAAAGTAAAAGTTAATGCTTCATCAATTAGAGAACAAATTATGCTGTTTCTAAGATGCGATATTGAAAATCCATCTTTTGATAGTCAAACAAAAGATTATATGAATACTCCATCTGCAAAGTTTGGTTCGTCTTGTGTAGTAAGTGATGGATTTATTGAAAGAATTGCTAAAATGGGAGTAATGGAGGTTGCTTGTAATTTAACAGAAGCAAAAGAAAATAAACTAATTAAGAAAACTGATGGTTCAAAGACAAAAACAATTCGTGGTATCAATAATTTGATTGATGCAAATTTTGCAGGAACAAATCAATCAAAAGATTGTATTTTGATTCTGTGCGAGGGATTATCAGCTATGTCTGGTATTGTTTCTGGATTATCAAGTGATGATAGAAATGTAATTGGTATTTATCCTTTAAAAGGTAAGTTATTAAATGTTAGAGGAGAGCAAATGAAGAAAATCGCAGAAAATAAAGAAATAAATGATATTAAAAAGATTATGGGGCTGGAAAGTGGTAAACATTATGATAGTATAGAACAGGTGCATAAGGAGTTGAGATATGGTAAAATTATGTATATGACAGATCAGGATTTGGACGGTTCACATATTAAAGGACTTTGTATTAATATGTTTCATAATGAATGGGACTCATTAACGAAAATTCCAGGATTTATTTCATTTATGAATACACCTATTCTAAGAGCAAAGAAAGGAAATCAAATCAAACTGTTTTATAACGATGGAGAATATAATGAATGGAAGGAAACATTTGGTCCTCAAGGTTCATCTGGATGGAATATCAAGTATTTTAAGGGTCTTGGAACATCTACATCAGCAGAATTCAAAGATTATTTTAAGAATAAAAAAATTGTGGATTTCGTTCATACAAACAGTAGTGATGATATGATTGATCGAATATTTAACAAAAAACGAACAGATGATAGAAAAAAGTGGTTGGAAAATTATGATAAAGACTCTTATTTAAATACAAATGATGAAAGTGTTAATTATGAAGATTTTATAAATCAAGAGTTAATTCACTTTAGCACATATGATTGTGCTCGTTCTATTCCTAATATGGTAGACGGTTTGAAAATATCTTTGCGTAAAATTCTATACTCAGCATTTAAGAGAAAATTAAATAGTGAAATAAAAGTAGCTCAGTTTTCTGGATATGTTTCAGAACATAGTGCTTATCATCATGGTGAAGCAAGTCTAAATGGTGCAATTGTAAATATGGCACAAAATTTTGTTGGTTCCAATAATATTAATCTATTAGAGCCAAACGGACAGTTTGGAACAAGATTACAAGGCGGTGATGATAGTGCATCTGAAAGATATATCTTTACACTATTAAATCCTCTTACCAGATGTATGTTTCCAGAGCAAGATGACCCTGTTCTACATTATCTAAATGATGATGGCACTATTGTTGAGCCAGAATATTATGTCCCCATTATTCCTTTTACACTTATAAACGGTATTAGTGGTATAGGAACAGGATTTTCGTGTAATATGTTAGCCTATAATCCTATTGAAATTGTAGAAGCTTTAAAACTTTTATTGAATAATAAAACAATAGACCATATTGGCTTTACACCTTATTATGAAGGATATACAGGAACGATAACTAAAATTGAAGAAAACAAATATCTAATTAAAGGAAAGTATGAAAAGATAGATACAGATAAAATTCGTATTACTGAACTTCCTATTGGAACCTGGACGATGCCATATATTTCATTCTTAGAAACCCTCGTTGACGGTTCAACCAAAAATGGTAAGAAGATTGCTCCTACACTAAGAGATTTTACATCGCTATCTACAGAAGTAAATGTAGATATTACCGTTGTATTTCCAAGAGGTAAATTGGATGATTATGAAAGCCAAATTGACGAACAAGGAATAAATGGAGTTGAAAAAATGTTGAAGTTATTTACAACTCAATCCAGCACAAATATGCATATGTTTACACACGAACACAAACTACATAAATACAAGTCTATCCATGAAATTATTCAGGACTTCTATCCAGTAAGGTTAAATATATACAAAAAGAGAAAGGAATACTTACTTACTAACTTGGAAAAACTATTACAAAAATTATCCAATAAAAGCAAATATATCTTATTAAATCTTGATGGTAAGATTGATTTGCGTAAGAAAACAAACGCACAAGTAGAAGAACTTCTAATGAAACATTCACTTGACAAATTGGATGGTGATTACAAATATTTAACCAAGATGCCTATGGACTCAGTAACACAAGAACACGTAGAGCAACTATTAAAGGAAAAAGAAAAGATTGAAAAGGAATATTCAACACTCAAAGGAACAAGCTTAGAGAAAATGTGGAAGGTAGAGCTGGAAGGATTTGAAAAAGAATATGGAAAATATAAAGAGAAACGTGAAAAGCTGCAAATTTCTGGAGATAAATCAACTAAAGTTAAAACAAAGAAAATAGTCAAAAAGAAAAAATAGATATTTGTAAATAAAATGATTTTATAAAAATATAGGCATATATACTTATATTTTTTACATGAATTGTTTAATTTCAAGTGTCTTATAATCACGGTCATTATTTTTAGGTAAATCCATAGGCATAGCAATTGAACTTTGGTCTCTTACATAATTTTTATAACCTATAGCTTCCTTATAAACAGTAGGAACAGCATATCCTAATACTAAATCATTTAGTCGCTTAATTTGTCCTGTAATATTCTTTTCTTCATATTCAGCATATTGTAAATATATACTTCTCATAATGATTTTTAAATTATCAATATTTTGAGGTCCAATTAAAAATTCATTATTAGACATTTTATATACACCTGCACGAAGTCCATTTTGAATAATTTGAATATTGTCAGCAGAAAAAAACAACTGACTCATTAAGTTTTCTTCATGAACGTTTTTAATAGGATCTCTATATTCAGTTGCTTTGTTCTTAATGGCAATTTTTTCTTGAAATTTAAATTGCGTATTAGGATCAGGTTCACTTATATCAACTCTTCCATTAAATTGGTTGGAACCAATAATCATATTTGATTTATCAATTTCTAACGGCTCGGATTGAAACATTCTATATACATAATAAAGAAATAATTATAACTAAATAACTTTAGCTTTTTTTATAGTAAAATATATATAGAATGGAATTATTTTACATAGTAACTATCAGCGTTGCTGTTGTATTACTTATACTTATATTAAGTTATGTTGGTCTTAAAATGGCAAGTGAAACTGTATTAGATGTTGCTTATCCTCCTAATAAGATGAGATGTCCTGACAATTGGAAAAATATTAAAGATGAAGAAAGTGACGCAAATTATAAATGTGTTATTCCAAGTGATGGAGAATTAAACTCTGGTTCTCTTTATACTGGTTCTGAATTAAAGGATACTGTTACAAGTGCACCTGGATATTTTGCTGAAGATACTACTAAGACTCTCCCAGCACGTATTGATTTTTCGGTTGATGGTTGGGCTGGTTATAAAGGAGGACAAACTTCTGATTGCTCTAAAAGAACATGGTCAAGCGAACACGGTGTGTTATGGGACGGAGTAACAAATTACAACTATTGCGATTAATTTTTTATTTAACAAGGTAAATAAAAAATCTAATATACAAAACTTTCTACGCTAGTATCTGTTAACATTAGTTGAAGCATTCCTATATTATATGGTAGTTGATAAACTTCACTTATACCTTTATCATAATCAATAATCATTTCTTTTGTTTCATATTTTAATTGTCTCATATTTCTTAATTCTGGCAATATATTTTCAATTTGTAATTGTGCTACATCTTTGAGTAATTCTTCGTTATTAGTTTCTTTATAGTCATTTAATATCCTTTTTATATCTTCCAAATATTCATAAATTTTGTTTTTTTTATTGTTTATTTCTTCTGCCTTTTCTTCAGAAAAATATAGTTCTTTGTATGCATCAAATAAAAAATTAAATTCCTCATAAACATTATTGTAATTTTCTAAAAAAGTTTTATATACTTCCGTTGATGCGTTCTCATCAATATAATTAAATACAGTATCTAATTTATGAGTTATTATTTTCAATTTGCTATCCTCAAACTGTTTATCAATATTGCTAAACACATTCATAAATGAACCTTCCGATTCACCGTCATATATTTTTATATCTAATCCACAAGGTTCCTTACTATCGCCACATATTGCAATATATTTATTATCAACTTTTTTAAATATACTTCCAACATCTCGTTTACATTTTGTACAAGGTGCCACAACTGAATTAACTAGTTTTTTTTTCATTTTCTTATTTATGCCTTTTTCATAAGCTTTTTTCTTTAGTTCGTAAAGCTTTTTTTCATATTTACTTTTTAATTCAAAATATATTTTTAAAGCATCTTTATAATTTTTCTTTGCCTCTTTTTCTTTTTTATTTTCTTCTTCTTTTTCTTTACTTTCTTCATTTATATCTATTTTACTATTTCTAAACTGTATAGATGGAGTATTTTCATTTCTAAAATCAATAATACCTTCTTGAAATTCCTCAATTAATGTTATTGGGTTCTCACTTACATCTAATTTCTTTAGATTTACAAGGTCATTCAAATTAAGGCTACCTAGCTTATTGTATGATACACTTAACTCTTCAAGACTTTCTGGAAACCCACCGAGAACCTCTAAACGGTTGTAGTCTAAGTATAATCGTTTTAATTTTTTTAATTGAGAAATGTTTAATTCTTTTATTTGGTTATTGGTGATTTTTATTTCCTCCAAAGAAGCAGGTAAATTATCAATTACAGCCAAATAGTTATTATCAATATGAAAAGCTTTTAGATTTTCAGGTAAGTTTGTAACATTTGTAACACTTCCATTATTAATTTTAATGGTATCAATTAATCCGAAATTCATTTCTTTTAATATTGAAAAATCAATATTGCCATGTAAATGTGTGTTAATTAATAATTCTTTAATATTTTTATTTGTTTCTTCTAATATGTTTAATAGTATCTCTTGACCGTTATTATTTTCTGCAATAATTTCTTCTCTCAATTCTTCAAGATTATCCATATCAAATTCAAAGATTATATATATATTAAATAAACAAATATTATCTCATAGATGGTAAATCAGTGATATTTGAATACAAAGAGTCTTTATTGTTTTCTTCTAATTGCTGAAAACGCTTTATTTTTGATAAAATATATTCTTGTTCTTTCATCATACGGAATTTTCTTTCTGCTACTGTTAATTTATTTTTACGTGAAAAGTATAAAGCAAAATAAACCACTAAAATAAATAGTAATAATATTCCAATATTCAAAACATAAGAATATATATGCACTCTATTTCCGTGACACTGTTGTAATTTATTAAATAAAAAATTTTTTGTTGAATACTCAACCAAATTAGGATTCATTATATAATAAATAGTAAAAATTATTTATTATGTATTCGCTAAATAAAAAGAAACTGCCACATAACTTAGTATAGCACAAATTATAGATATTAACCAAATTGGCACGACTGTGTTATTTTTATATCCTACCCCAAATTTTCTAAAGGAACCGTCAAGTTCATAAATTAAAGATGGTTTATAGTTATGTATCATCGTAAATAAAATTAAAAATAATATTATTGCAAATTGTAATCTATTATGTCTTACCAATAATTTTATAGAATTCATAATTTACTATATATTTATAAAATATTATGTGAGATCATTTTCAATATCTTCCTCATAATACTGGCCGTCCATAAAATGTTCTCCTAAATTGGAAATATCATTTCGCTCTGCCACTTCTTCTTCATTTCTCATTTCTAATTCGTGCTGTTCCATGTCCTCTAAAAATACACCCATATTTTCATATCCATCATACTGATTTACATCTATTAAATTACCTCCAACCTCATTTGTAACTTGTTCTATTAATTCATTTACTTCACGGTCATATATATTTTTGTCATATCTTATGAGAGCAACTTGTTGTCCTACATTCCATTTGTCTAATCTATATTGTTTAAATTTATCTTCTACTTTTCTTTCTTCTTTACTCATTTGCTCTAACTTACTAATCATATTTTGTTTTTCTCGCTCCTTAGCACGATTTACTTTTTTCATAATATTTTCATAAGACATATTTATAGTTTCTTTATTAGTCTTTTCAATAGATAAAACTGCCTTTAAATAATTAGCAACCTTTTTATTTAGTTCTTCTTTTCTTCCTGTATAAATTAATACTTCGTCCAAATTATTACTTCTTTCCAAATTATCTTCATTTATTTGAGAATTAGAAGATTCAATATAATTAGCTGGGTCTCTTACTTCTTCAATTTGTTCTCTTGCTTGCTCTCTTTGAATGCTTGTTTGTTGAATTAATAAATCCTCATTATCTGTTGTTAATATAAAATACTCTATTAAACAATACATTACGTATAAATATAATTGTATATATGTATCCTCTCTTAAGAAAGAATAATAATTATTTCCATCTTTTACTATGGGTTCAAACAAAGGAATATAAGATACAAAAGTAAAAATATCACTTAACTCCATATTAATTATTTCAAGTAATTTACAAAGAATTTTATCTTCCTTATACTGTTCCAATTCTGCAAAATGTTTTTGAATATAATTTTCTAAATGAGAAACGTGTTTATCAGCAAAACCTTTTCTTTTTCCAGGAATATTTGGTGATGTATTGGTTTTATTTAAAACTATAATAGGATAAATGACACATAAATTATGAAAGCATTCATAAAAATAATTTCCTATAGAACTCATACTATTTTTTTCTGTTAACTCCCATTTATCTATACTATTAATGAACTCCATCATTTTATTAAATTCGCTTGGTTTAAAGTTTCCATTTTCTTTCAAAAAATTACTGATTATGGTTCTCATATTATTATTACTTGTTAATAAATAACTGTGTAACTGCTTGCTTTCCTCTGTCAATTCATTATACATCTTGGTAGAGTCAAATTTATTTATTACCCTCAATAAATGTTCCATACAAGGCTTTTTAATTATATTCACTTCTTTTTCTATATGTGACTCAATAACATTTTTGAATGCATCAAGTTTATCAAAATTCTTTGGAATAAAATTATTTACCATATTTTTTCTATTTACAATATTTAATAATTCATGTAAATGAGACATGTTATATCTTTTTCCGTTTTTCTTTAATAAAACTATTTTTTCATCCAAAGATTGTTCTTTCTTATAGTAGTCAGGTTTTTCTTCCATAATCTCTTTTAATTCTAATGGTATTGGCTGGTCGTTATCCAAATTTGTATAATGAATAATCGTTTGATAAATATCTTTTTCTAAAAATCCACTTGGTAAAGCAGGATATATAATTCTTGTTGGTTCATTATGAAAAAGAATGAACGGCTTGGATAAATCATTTACATAATCGATTATTTTTTGATTTGATTTCATAAACTGAATAAACTGTATTAATATGTTCTCATCTTTTGAAAAATAAACAAGAGGCATTATATCATTAGCACTTTCATTACAACAAGCATTTTCCAAAAATGGTATTTGAGAATTTGTTTTTAACAATAATGTTTTACCACTTATGTTCTCATTTATTAATTCAATCATAGAATAAGTAAAACCTCTATTTTTATTTTTTAACATTCCAATCATTTGATTTTGTCTAACTGTATTCTTCTTTAATTGATGATTTAATTCTTTCTCAAAATCTGAAGAAACATTATTCATTTTATTTGCAGTATTTGTTTTTATTAAAGGTGGCAAAAATTGTCTCCATTTTTCTATTGCGTGTTCTTCTGGAATAAATTCTTCTGGATGTAATTCTAAGTATTCTCTTTTTTTATTATATTTCTCTTTTATTTCAACAAAATCTACTATATACTTTTCTATTACGTCTACTAATCTATTTTTTATTTTCTCTTGGTTTAGTTTTTCAAAAGCATTCCAAGGATCAAATTTACTTCTCATTTGATACAAAACACAACTCAAATAGTTAATTCCTTCTATGTTCTCAATACCTGTTTGAGGATATCCATTAAAAGACTTTACACATCCTGGAAATGTCTTTCTTACTTGTATTGATGGAGTAGATGTTTGAACTGCTACAAGCAATAGAGAACATACTATCAATAATCGTCTTTCATTTCTATATTTTTGATAAGGACCTAATGGTTTCTTATTTTGTTTTTTTAACTTTTCTCCTTTTTGTTTATATCTTTCCTCAGTTAAAATATAACTATTGTTCTCACAAAATTGAACTGATAATGGCTTTACAAATTCCTCAACTGAATTTAACTTTACTCCAATATTAGAACACACGGATTTTAAAATATTTTGTATCATTTCATTTAATTCGTTCTCATATATCTTATCTTTGGCATTCATTTTAATTTTGGAAATTGTTCCTAACTCTTCCTGCATAATTTCATGAGTATTAATTTTTTGTCCTTCAGATGTATATAATTGTTCGTCTACAAGTTCTCGTTTTTGTAAAACATAACCACTATATTTATCTACAATAGCTTCTCCATCATCACTTTCTGTTCCATATTTTTTAAAAATAAATTCTCTTGCTGTTTCATCGTTACTATTTTCAATAAAAAGCTTTGCTAATTCGTAAATACTATGTGGAAATAATTTGGTATTTGTTTTTTTGCAATAAAACCAATTAGGTTCTTCTTTCAAATTTTCCACAAGAGGTTCTCTACAAAAATTATCAACAAATAAACATATATAATTTTGCTTTTTTGCATAATCCATAGTTGCCAAAATCTTATCACGAATATCCAAATAAGGAGATAATATAAGAGGTTTATCATCTGCATAATTAGAAATTTGATAAGCTATATTATTATATTTGTGCTCGTTTAATACCTTATTTCTGTAAAGTTTTCTTATTTGATTTGCATATACATCTACATATTTTTCTATTTTCTTTTCTAATTCTTCCATCGTCATAGAAAATCTTTCTTGAAATTCATTTAATAAACTTTGTTTTGTAAAATCACGATATCTTGCTTGGACGTAATCTATAGGTTCACACTGTTTATTTTTTCTATTTTTAAAACAATATTGACTAATATTACAAAACAATTCATTATTATTACTAAAAGAGTAATCATTTAAACTATCATCCAATATCCAAGTGTCATTTATTCTTTTGTAATATGTAGTCTTCTTTGTCAACTCTTCTTCACTTTCTAACTGTTCAAGTTCAGTCTTTGACATTTTACTTTTATCTTGATCCTCCTTTAATTTGGCAAATATTTCAACAATACAGTAATGCCCGTTTTCAACTTTTTTCTTACCAGATATAAGTGTTTTTGCTAATTCTGGAGCTTTTTCTTCCATACAACCGTGTTTTGCTATAAGGTTCTCAACAAGAAAATCAAAAAATAAATCTTCATTCATTCTTTCTTTATCTTCTTGATATTTTTCTAGTATTTCATACGGTGTATCATCCAATTTAAGGTCAAAATAAATGTCATCATTATTATTATCTTCTTGTAAATCTTCAATAGAATTATACTTTTTGGCTAAGTATTTGCTTCCGCAATCATCTGGTTTAATTTTTTCAACGTCTGTTACATCATCTACATTTGAAAAGGAATAAATTAGATTTTCAGGATTTAATAAAGAATACATGATTGATTGCACGACCTCATTATATAATTTACCTTGGTCTAATTCATATATATGTTTTATAGATTCCTGAGGTGTTGATTTATTAGGTAATTTATATAAATCTAATATAGTATCAACAAATTGTCCCTTTTCAGAAATTAATAATTCAATTGTTGATTTCTTAGCATTAACATTATAATTACTATTTTTCAAAAACAACAAATCATTATTATTATTTTCATTTACTATTTTTAATTCTTTCATTTTTTCTATTATCATTCTCCTTATTGACAAGTATTGTTTATAACTAATATGAGATGGATAAACCATAAAAGGCTCCATTTCTTTTAATGTATGATAAAATGAAATCTTATCTTTGATGTATTTTCTCACTATTTCTACAACCACTTTTGTTTTAGGAAGTATTTTTTGCAAAAAATCCTCATATTTATTATTTGATAATGCGGTTACATCTTCGTCCAACATAAATTGATTAAATTGTTTAAAAAAATTAGTATTTACTTTAAAATTGGCTTTTTCTCCATTAGCATTATTTTCTTCATCATCATAATTAGTTTTTTCTTTTGTATAATATGAAAATTCTTTATCCAAATCATCAATTACGTGTGGAATAATTTCTTTATTGCTTTTCAACAATTTGGATAATGAAAAAAGATGCATATGGTAGTTTGTCTTTTTTAATATAGATGTAGCTGGATTATACATTTTTGAATAATCAATCACCGTTTCAGGAAGCATTAAAATAGAACTAATATTGATATTATCATTTTTTGTTAAAGGCACCTTTTTAAAGATTGATTTTCCATTTTTCAAAATTGTTTCTCCGCTTTGTTCCAATCCCAAATTATACCTTTGAATTAAGAATTTCTCTTTGGATATCTTTGTATTTCCCTTATCTATTCTACAAACTGAGCTATAAAAGTCTTCCAAGTTCTCAACAATTGTATCTATATTTGTCATAACATTTGTTGAAAATAATACTTGGTCGTCATTTAATGGATCTGAAAATGGTCTTGTTAATTCCTGCATTTCTCTTTCGTATATCTCATAATCAAAATTAGCCTTATCTTTACTGAAATGTTTTTCAACTTTTTCTAATTGTGATGAAATTACTTCGTCCATAAGTTCAACTTGATAATCATTTTCATTAGTTATTATTCCTTCCTCTTCCTTTGATATATGAATCTTGTTTCTTTGTTTTACAACTGGAAGTATCCATTTAAGATTAGTATCGATGTTATGTAATTTATCAACCAAAGGTTTATAATTAGAATTATATTTTTTATAATCAGAAATAGTGCCATTTTTATCAAAAATGGAAAACTCTGTCCTTAATTCTTTAAATCTTGCAATATTTAAATTAATATTTTCTAATACTTTTCTTGTTCTTAAATGATCTGGTATATCAGATAATAGTTCATCCATCATATCATTTACCTGTGCTTCTATTGTATATCTCTGTTCATTTTCTGGAACCTCAACTTGTTGAGCTACTTTTTCAAGTTTATCACCAAACTGAATAGAATCAACATCTATATACAAATCTTCTAACCTATTTTTAAAATTTTCATCTTCTATTACATTTTCAGGAATCTTAATTACTTCTTCTCCTTTATCATTTATTTCTAATGTTGCCATATCATCTTCTTTTTCTTCTTCCATTCCATCATCTTTCAAATCCTTTAAAGATTGAACGGTTACTTGTAATGGCTTTTCTCTCAAAGTAATCTCTCTTAACGGAATATCTAAAGGAACACCTTTATAAGCAAAATCAATATAAAATACATTTCTTTCAGGCCACGTAGTTACTTCAATCATATCTTTTTCTAAATTAGTTATTTGTCCTGTTATTGTTTGTTTTATATCACCCTTAAATTCTAATTCTATCCATCTATGAACTAACAAACCATTCTGTCTTGCATAACCTTTTTCTTCACTTCTACTTAGTAATATTATATTTTCAATTGATTCATCATGTAAAACACCTTCATCAGTATATTGTAGATTTACTCTTTCTGAATTATTTACATTAATTAATTGCACTTGTGTTTCATCTATATAATCAACAAACCCTACTAATTCGTGTAATTCCTCGTGTCTTGGCGCAAGTATCTGAATAATATCTCCAAGTCCAAGCTCTAAATCTTCTTCAGTTTTACTTATTTCTTTACTATTAGTTTCATTTATAGGTTCCATAATATATAAACAGTATATATTATGCATCTAAATTATATTTTATATAACAATTTTATAGAAGTGAAATAAAGAAAAAAAAATATAAATTAAAAATGAATAAATACCCTTTTTTTTTGGATATTAAAAATTATGATAAATTTAAAATAAAATCAACATATATTCATAAAAATTTTAAAAGATATGAAATGTTGAATTATGATAAATCCGTTTTATGTTTTAACGATCATAAAAACGGTGTTTTTAAAAATATTATTATTTCCTATCCAGAAAAAAAAGTTTTGTCTGTTATGCCTCCCAAAACTATGAATTTTAATTTATTCTTATCTCAATTTCCAAGTATGAAAACGAATTTGATGTCACATTACGAAGTATCTGAATTTATAGAAGGTAGTATAATTAATTTATTTTTTGATGATAGATTAAATAAATGGTTATTAGTAACAAAATATCCAAATACAAGAAAAGGATATATTATGAAAGAACACTCTTCTTTATACAAAGATTTTGTAAAACTTATGAAAGGTGATGAAAATATGAATGTTAATAAGTTACAAATTATAGAAAATTTTCATAAAAAAAGATCATACAATTTTAAAATACAAAACAACATTTTATATATTATTGAAGTATTTCACGTTGAGAATTTACAAAATGCATCTGTATTAACAAGACTTTCAAGAGACCACGTAACGAATGAATTACACGACCTTAGCGGAATAATTAATCTGCCAAAACAATTCTTCTTTTCAAATTATTATGAATTAATAGAAAAGGTTAACAACAGTAACTTTTTTCCTAATAAATTTATTATAACACATATTTCAGGTTATCAAACTCATTTTAACACAAGTGACTGTGAATTTATCAATAAATACAAAAGTGTAAATCAAAACATTCAATATTTATACTTATGCTTTAAAAAAATGAATAAACAATTTAATTATACTGACTTATTTCCCCGTTTTAAAAGTAATTTTATCCAAATGGAGACATTATTTTGCGATTTTATCAACAAAGTGCATCAAGCTTATATTCATTACTATATAAAAAAAGATGATGACTATAAAGACGCTTATTTATTTTGGGCTCATAAAATACACAAAGAAATCTATATTCCTTCTTTAAAAATATCTAAGATTAAAATTCATAAAGAAGTTATTCGGAATTATTTTACAAGTATGCATCCCAGAGAGATTTTATTTATTTTACAAACTTGTTGCGAAAAAATTGATTTTCAAACAAAAATATTTTAAGTTTTAAATTTTGAACTATGCACTTAATTGTTGCTTTAAATTTTCAAAGTATTATTGGTAAAAATAATGCTTTGCCGTGGAGATTAAAGGGCGACTTAGAGCGTTTTAAATTACTAACCGATGGAAATATTGTAGTAATGGGTAGGAAAACATATGAAAGTCTTCCTGAAAGTAAACGTCCTCTCCCTAATAGGACTAATGTGGTTATTACAACTAATCCAGATAATTATGAAAAAAAAGAAAATTTATATTTTACTACAATTGATAATAGTATAGAATTTTTAGATAATTTACAAAAAGAAAAACCTGGCAAAGTATTTATTATTGGAGGAAATAGTATTTATTCATATTTTATGGATTATATTCACACCTTTCATCTTACCAAAGTAGATTTGCAATTTAATAAATCTGAAGAAGACAATTTCGTTTATTTCCCAAAATCACTTTCCAGTTTTAGTGAGGATGCTTTTTGGTCTAAATTCAAAATGATTTTTGAAGAACACGGAAGCGATATAGACCCTATTTCAAAGAAAAAAGTTAATTATAAATTTGTAACTTATGAATTGATTATGTAAATCTATCTTATAAAATTGATATAAATATATTTTTTATTGATTGGTAGAAAATGGAAAAAATACAGTTTCAAAATGCTGAAGGTCTTGCGTATTTGTCAACAATACCAAATAATAGTGTTGACCTTGTATTAACAGACCCTCCTTATATTATTTCTAGAGAAACAGGTATGGATAAACATTATAATGAAGTAAAGAAAAACGAAGAAGAAGATATTTTATTTGTTAAAACAGAAGAAGAATGGAATGTTTATAAATCAGAGAATAATATTGAGGATGATAAAAATAAAGAAAATTATATGAAATATGGAACTATATATGGTAAAAAGTATTGTGTAAAAACAGATTATGGTGACTGGGATTCAGAGTTTACCATGGATTTATTAGATAAATTTATTGAGGAATACTATAGAAAACTAAAAGCCGGTGGCACTATGATAATGTTTTTCGATTTATGGAAAATAACCCCACTTAAAGAACTTATGGAAAAACATAAATTTAAGCAAATAAGGTTTATTGAATGGATTAAGACGAATCCGCAACCACTCAATTCCAAGACCAATTATTTGACAAACTGTAGAGAAATAGCTTTGGTAGGTGTCAAGACTGGCAAACCTACTTTTCATAGTAGTTATGACAAAGGAATTTACGAATTTCCTCTTCAAGGGGGTAAAAACCGATTTCACCCCACTCAAAAAAGTTTGGCGTTGTTTGAGGAACTCATTAGAAAGCATTCTAATGAGAACGATATAATATTAGATACATTTTTAGGTTCAGGAACAACCGCGATTGCAGCAAAAAATACAAATAGACAGTTTCGGGGTTGTGAAATCGCAAAAACATATTATGATAAATTTATTGATTTGATTTAACTATTATTCATAATAAAACCATCTAACTCTGGTATTGTATTTTCATCATAACTAACAAAACAATTTACTTTTTTAATTGTTAATTTATATTTTTCTTTTGGGTTAATTTGCTTTGTATAATCTCGTGTGCGTAAAGTATAAGACATATGAACGTTAAAATTATCTATTTTATTTATTATTAAATTTAAAAATAAACCACTATAGCTAGTAATATAATATTCTATTTCTACTTTTTTATTTTTATAAATCATGTTATCTATTACTTGTAATAAACGAAATTTAATATCCAAATATTGATTCTTTTTCTCATATTTGGTTATATTTAAACACTTTGCCGCTATCTTTTCTAATTCCAATTCAGTAAAAGGTATCTTGTAATTGTTATTCTTAAAATAAATGAATTTTAATAAATAATGACATACACAATCTGATAAACGACGAATTGGAGATGTAAAATGACAATATTCTGGCATTCCAACCAAGTCATGTGACTCTATCTTTGACATATAATCAGCACGAATTCCATTTGTAATAATTTCTTTTAATAATTCCTCTCCAGATATACCATTATAAACCGTCTGCAGCCATTCACTTGCATTACAAGTTCTAAATATACCTGTATTTAGATTTAATTTTAAGTATTCTCCTACAAACGAATTAGCAAATATAGCAAATTCAGCAATCATTTGTTTCATTAATTTTTCTTCAATAGTATCCTCATATAAATAAACCTCGCCATCTTCATAAATTGGATATGCAATCGTCAATTCATTTAATTTTATACCTTTTGTTTTAAAAGAACGTTTCTTTTTTAATGTTTCACTTATCTTCAAACCAATATTGAGTTCATTCATTTCTCCAATAATTAAAGAAGCTTGATTATAACTAAACGCATTTTTCTTCTTTACTCTTATATTTGAATATAATAGTTTTATCTCTTTTATAGGTTCAAATGTTTCTGAATTTATTTCTGTTAATACAGTTATTGCATTTTTTATTTCACCTTCTTGTTTATCTTGTAAATTTGCTAATTCTAAAACTTTATTTGGCATCATATGTATTGGTGGTCGGTTGGAAGGATATTTTGTAGTAGCTCTCATTAAAATATCTTTCCATAAATCAGAATGCAAATCTATATACTCTGTTGGATCAGCAATATGAATAGCAAGATATAAACTGTTATTTTCTTTATAAATTGAAAAAGCATCATCTGCATCTTTACAACCTGGTGGATCTATACTATATGTTTCATACTTTGTCATATCTACTCTTTGACTTTTTGATATAGAATAAGAATGACTTTTCAATACATCTTTTGTTAACATTTCATCTTGCATTATATTTCGTTTTATTCCATATTTTGGTTCTACTATTTTTGTATAATTATCTTCATACACTTGATTATTCATAATATAAATAAAGCAATTTACTTATATTAAATAATTTCAAATCCTTTATTATGGTTTTACACCAATTTACATAGTTGAATAATTAGCATTCAATATAATTTCCTGTAAAAGAAGAGTCCTCCACATCTTTTATTTCTGGATTCAAACTATAAAGGACTTTTCGCACATTTTCTACAGGTAAAAAATAAATCTTATCTATGTCTAGGATTTTTTCAATTTCTTCATTTGAATTGTTATGTGCGATTAATTCTTCCTTTGATGGAATATGTATTCCATAAATATTTGGATATTTTACCTCTGGACTGCAACTTGCGAAATATACATTTTTCACACTTGCTTTCCTTAACTCTTTTATAATATATTTACAAGTATTCCCTCTAACAATTGAATCATCAACAACTAACACATTTTTATTTTTTATTAATTCTGGTATTATTTTAATCTTTTGTATTGTTTTTAAAATATTTGTTCCCTCATTTATAAATGACCTATGTGTATATCTATTTTTTACTATTGCGTGTTTTAAAGGCTTATTTAATTTATTTGCAATAGTTGTAGAAGAAATTAAACTTGTTAATGGCACAGGAACTACCACATCAATTTTTTCTAATATTTCTGGTTCAATTAATTTTAACATTTCTTCTCCAACTCGTTCTCTAAAATTATATACTAACACATTATTTATATAAGACTCAGCTGTTGAAAAATAAATATATTCAAATATACAAGGCTTGAATGGTTCATTAAATAACTTGTATTTTGAAATGTCTAATCTCTTTGAAACAATTATTAGCTCTCCATTTTCTACATCATTATAATTATGACTATGCAAAGCTATTGATTCAGAAGCAAAGGTAATTCTAGTTTTATCTTTTTCATATACTAAAGGTCTTATTCCATATTTATCTCTGAATACAATTAATCCAAAACCACATATCATAATAATAATTGAAAAACTACCTCTACAAAGTTCATATATCTTTTTCACGGTTTCTATTATTTTATCATTTGTTAATTTTGAAAAGTCTTTTTCAATATAAAAATAAAACAAATTTAATATCAACTCGCTATCTGATGTTCCATTCACATACATATGATTTTTAATTAAAAACTCTTTTAATTCGGCACTATTGGTTATATTTCCATTATGAACTAAAGAGATTCCATATGGTTTTAAAATAGAAAATGGCTGAATTTCTTTTCTTCCATTTTTTCCAGATGTTGGATATCTTACGTGTGATAATCCCATATTTCCTGTAAAATTTTTTATTTCTTCTAAGTGTGCATCTATTAAACCTATTTTTTTTGATTTATATATTTGTTTTGTTTCTTTATCAAAAAATATAAAACCACTTGATTGCTGGCCTCTGTGTTGAATGTAAAAAACAGATTTATATAACAAATCTACGATATTATTTGTTGTATCCAAAATTCCAGCAATTCCACACATACTATTTATAATACTTATATTTTTATACTTTTTTATTATAAACATCACAAAATCTTTACAATAAAAATTTATACTCTTAAAACCATCAATAAAACCACAGACAAATAAATTTCCATAAAATTCTTTGATACTAAATCCAATATATTATACGAAATATTCTTAGGAATATAAGAAGCTAATGCTGAAAATCCATATAAAGCCCAAATCGCTGTAAATACCCAAAATAATAATTTTCCTGTTTGCGTATGCTTAGCATAAAATTCATAAATTATATAAAAATATGCTATAAATGGTATGAAACCTAATCCTACAGCTGTTGTGTTGGAAATCCATCCCATTTCTCCAGAAAAACCAAAAAATAACATCAACGCATTTAAAATCACTATAATTGATATCAACACACGATTATCTTTTAAAAATAATAAGAGATTGGTTTGCACTTTCTTTTCATCTAACTCATTATCTTTATTAAGTAATAAATCATTAATTCTTTTTCCATCATCATCTTTCTTATTTTCTTTATCATTTAAATAAGATAAATATACAATTAAAATAAATAACATAGTTGGAGTTGTTATAAACCAATCATAATACCTATATACAGTTATATTTTTTACAAAATCAAATGAATTTGCTAACCATACATAAAATATACCTTCTATTATTTGGACGAAAATTGCAAGCCATAATAATTTTACTAATATTTTACTTTCATCGCTAAATGAAAATGCTTTAAAATCAAATAAAGCTACGCCTAAATTTAATATACCCGTAATTACTTGAACTAATAAAGAAGCAAATACTGTTGTTTTTAATAATTCTTTTGTTGCCATTTATATTATTATTTGATTAAATCTTGATAAAGAACAGATAATTTACTTAATTTAATTATATAATTGGAACAGTGTTGTTTATTTGTTGCATCCATTTCTTTTAAAGGTTGTCTAATATTTTCTATCATGTTCATAATCTCATCTGAACCTACTACATTTTTCAAGTCGCTTGAATAATCTTTATCAAAGAAAAAAGAAATATCTCCACTATCAATCTCTTTTTGATAGACTACATATATTTTACTATGCCAGGTTTTTATTAAAATTGTTGGATTTGCAGTTTTAAAAATTGAAAATGTTTTTTTGGCCTGAGCTATTTCTTTACTTTCAGGATATAACGTAGATAAATCATCTAAAAAATCAAACAATAACTTATTAAATCCCTTAAAAACGGTTCCTTTATCCATATTATATTTAATAAATCAAATTGTTTAAATATATTTTTTTAATATATTTTTTTAACTATTACTTTCTATTTCGGTCATTCTTTGTTGTTGCAATTGATCGATAGTTAAATCTGTTGATACTTTATCAGGTTTGTAATTATCATCAGGTGTATTAATTAAATTCATATCATCATTATAGGAAACATAATTATATAAAGGCCTTCTTGCACTATTTCCCTTAGCACTCAATTCATCTGCACTTAATGATAAACTTGAAAACTTCTCTGAAAATATATTTGTTCCTCCACTACCTCCTAAAAAGGTATAAGCCATAGGTTCTCCTTCAAACCGAGTAGCTTTTGCATTTTCTTGTTTAATATCATTATGAAATCTTTTTATTATATCATCACCATAAATCAATTGATATTTGTTTTTTACTAATAATAAACAAGGAACGCGACGAATATTTGGAGGCAAAATGACTTTATTTCCATTTTCTAAAAATAAAAACATTTGATTATTATGAGGATCTTTTTTTCTTTTATCAACACAGATAAAACTTATCTTATCAGACATGTTATTTTTTGTCAATATATTTATTAATTTTTGACTATGTTTACAATAATTACTATAATATAAGATATCCATACTCTTATATTATAAAACTAACCTTTTTTGCTAAAAATAACTTATTTATTTAACTAAAGTTCCAGCACACATAGAATGCAATAATCTACTTTGGAAATAAAATAAGAAATATGTTAAAGCTACAAAAATGCCGCCTAAATAGAAGTCAAAAGGTTTCTTTGTAGCAACACCTACAAATACGAAAGAAATCAAAAATAATACCAAAAGAACAAATCCTAAAATTGATAAAAAGAGAAAGTAATTGCAGTATTTTTGGTCCAAAGGTCCAAATAAGTTCTTCAAAACACCGTCCATCTTTGAAAGACCGTCCATAATATATAACTTATTCAAAGATAATAATTATTTGCTAAATAAAATAACATAAAATATATAATGTATTTTATATATAGTCTCAGTAATGGAAAATGAAAATGTATGGAAAGTAATTCATAGATATTTTGAAGACAATCCTCAGAATTTAGTAACTCATCATATTGAATCCTATAACGATTTTTTCAAAAATGGTATTTTTCAAATTTTCAAAGAAAAAAACCCTGTTGAAATTTTCGCACTTTATGATAATGAATTAGAAGATTATAAATCTAAATGTATTATGCATTTCGGAGGAAAAGAGGGAAATAAAATTTACTTTGGTAAACCTATTATTTATGATAATGACAATAATATACACTATATGTATCCAAATGAAGCCAGATTAAGAAATATGACTTATGGAATGACCGTTCATTATGATGTTGATATTGAATTTATAAGTATTTTGGATGAAGGTGAAGAACCAGACCTTTTGATAGATGAAGACTTAGACGGAGGTGCTAAAAAAGGTAAGGTCAATATATCTAATTTTAGCGTAAGTGAAACCAAAAATATTATGGAAAATACAAACCAATCTTTAATTGGAAAAAATATTCAAAAAAGAGAAATTACCCTTGAAAAAGTATATCTTGGTAAATTTCCTATTATGTTACAAAGTGATTTTTGTATTTTGAAAGGATTACCTAAAACTACACGCTTTAATTTGGGTGAATGCTTAAATGATGTTGGTGGCTATTTTATCATCGACGGAAAAGAAAAAACAATTGTATCGCAAGAGAAATTCGGTGACAATAATCTTTATGTAAGAAATTTTAATGAAGATGACCTTGATGAAAGTGAACTCACTCACAAATTTGTTAGCTCAGCTGAAATCAAGTCTGTTTCTGAAAACGTATCTAAACCTAGAAGAAACCTTATTGTCGGAAAAATGACTAACACCGGTAAAAATAACAGAGGACAAATTGTTGTTACTATCCCTAATGTAAGACAAGATATCCCGTTATTTATATTATTTAGAGCTCTTGGTATTATTAGCGATAAAAAAATCATTTCTTATTGTTTGTTAGACCTTGAAAAAAACGAGCAATTTATTGATGAATTTATATCATCAGTTCACGATGCTGATTTTATCAACTCTCAACAAGATGCTCTCTTTTATATTGGCACTTTAACCAAAGGCAAAACTATACATCACGCTTTAGAAATTATCACCGATTATTTATTTCCACATATTGGAGAAACGAACTATAATGAAAAAGCATTCTTTTTAGGACATATGGTATTTGAAATGTTAAAAGTTAATAAAAAAGTAACTGTTCCCACCGATAGAGACCATATGAAATATAAACGTATTGAACTTGTTGGAAGCTTAATGTATGACCTTTTCCGTGATTATTTTACCATTCAACAAAGAAAAATTCAACTTGATTTGGAAAAAATTGTTAATTACAGTAAAAATATTTTTGCAAAAAATCTTTATGGTTTAATTATGCAAAATAGACAAGTGTTCGGCCAGAAAATCGTTGAAGAGGGATTTAGAATTGCTATGAAAGGTAACTGGGGCGCACACTCACATACTAAACGTGTAGGTATCGTTCAAGACCTTAATCGTCTGTCTTTTAATTCAGCATTAAGTCACTTACGAAAAACGAATTTACCATTAGACTCTAGTTTAAAAGTTGTTGGACCAAGATTGTTACACGGTTCTCAGTGGGGTTTTGTTGACCCAATTGATACACCAGATGGCGGTAATATTGGTCTTCACAAACATTTATCTATCTCTACTTACATTTCACAACCATATATGAGAGATACTATTATTACTTGGATGAAGGAAAATATATCTTTGAAACCTATTTCTGACTTTCCTTTACAAGTTATTGAAAAACATACCAAAGTATTTGTAAATGGATATTGGACTGGTATGGTTGAAGAACCTTTTGTTTCTGTAGAAAAAATGAAACTTTACAAAAGAAATGGTCTTATTCCTATTTATACCAGTATTTCATTTGATATTAAAGCTAACATTATTTATATTTTTACTGATGGAGGACGCTTATGCAGACCTATTTTCTATTTTGATATTCATAAAAAGAAATTCTCTTTTGAAAATGAAGAATTCCTTGAATTACTTGAAAAAGGAGACATTAATTGGAGTAATATGATTTCTGGATTAAATCCTAAAAAATTTAAAACATTTATTCAAGAAAATAAAATATATGAACTTGAAGAACTATATGATGAAATAAAAGATAAAAATCCTGCAAAATACGAAAAATTTTTAAAAAAGAAAGCTATTATTGATTATATAGACCCCAACGAAACAGAACACGCTCTTATTGCTTTAAATAAAGAACAACTTCTAGAAAATAAAGAATTTACACATTTGGAAATACACCCTTCTCTTGTATTTGGTGTTATGTGTAATCTAATTAATTTTCCTGAAAACAATCCTGGAACTCGTAATTCATTTTCTTGCGGTCAGAGCAAACAAGCTTGTTCTTTATATCATTCCAATTATCAAGTTCGTCTTGATAAAACTGGTATTGTTTTAAATTACGGTCAAAGTCCTCTTGTTAGAAGCAGATACACAGAATACATTAATAACAACGAAAATAGTTATGGTGAAAATACTATTGTAGCTATTATGTGTTATACAGGTTATAATGTAGAAGATGCTATTCTTATTAATGAAGGAGCTATTCAACGTGGTTTATTTAAAACAACATATTATAGCTGTTATGAAAAACACGAAGAAAAAGAAAAAATTAACGAAGAAATTAAAAACAAAATCATTAAAAATATTGAAAATGATGAATCTGTTATTAATCTAAAGCAAGGATTTGATTATAGTAAACTTGATAAACACGGTTTGATTAAAGAAGAAACTGAAGTTAATGATAAAACAATTATTATTGGTATGACAGTAGATAACAACGAAAAGAAAAATGTTTCTGTTGATATGTCAAGTGGACCTAAAAAAGGTCAAAAAGGTATTGTTGATAAATCTTTTATTACTGAAGGTGAAGAAGGCTCCAGAATTGCTAAGGTAAGAATTAGAGAAAACAGAGTGCCTGCAATTGGAGATAAAATGGCTTCAAGAGCAGGTCAAAAAGGAACTATCGGTATGATTATTCCTGAAATAGATATGCCATTTACAAAAGATGGATTAAAACCAGACTTAATTATTAATCCTCACGCTATTCCTACCAGAATGACTATAGGACAACTTGTTGAATGTCTAGTTGGTAAAGCAAGTGTTGAAGTTGGTTGCTATGGAGACTGTACGGCATTTGCAAATGAAGGCTCAAAAATCGGTGTTTACGGAAAAATCTTAACAGACGTTGGATTCCATTCTAGTGGAAATGAAACATTATATAATGGAATGACTGGAGAGCAACTTGAATCAGAAGTATTTATTGGTCCAAATTACTATATGAGATTAAAACACATGGTGAAAGATAAAATTAACTATCGTTCTCTTGGTCCTAATGTAAAACTCACAAAACAACCTGTGAGTGGAAGAGCTCAAGATGGTGGTCTTCGTATTGGTGAAATGGAACGTGATGGATTAATTAGTCACGGTGCCTCTGAATTTTTAAGAGAGTCTATGAATGAAAGAGCTGATAAATATCATATAGCTGTTTGTAATTCTACTGGACTAATGTGTTTATTTAATCCCTCTAAAAATTTATTTATAAGCCCTATGTTAGATGGACCCATTAAATTTATTAATAATGTTGATAATGAATTGAACCTTGATAATGTAACAAAATTTGGTCGTTCCTTCAGTATTTTAAGTGTCCCTTATAGTTTTAAATTATTAATGCAAGAATTAATGTGTATTAACGTTCAAATGAGAATTATAACTGATGAAAATATAGAACAAATTGAAAGTATGACTAATTCTCTTAATATTTCTACTTTATTAAATGATAAAAAGACAACAAAACAAATTGTATCTGATATTAACAAAGCTATTTCAAATAAAGAACCTGTTATTGATTTACTAAAAGAAGAAAAAGAAAAAACACCTACTCCAGAAACTGATGATGAAGAAAATGATAATAGCTTGTCTTATCACCCTTCACCAACTCCTTCTGTTGAATATGCAATTGGAACTCCTGAAACTACACCTCAATCTCCTACTATGCCTCCTTTATTCCAACCACAAAGTCCTCAACTGCCCCCACCTTTCAGTCCTCAATCTGATTTACCATCAGAAAGCACAAAAGATTTTACAACTGATGACTCTATTTCAAGCGAAGAACCAGTTCCTCAATCTATGCAGCCCACTACAGGTGGAAACGCAATTAAAGAAACTCTAAGCACTTTAGCAAATAAATTTGAAGTTTCTCAACAAGTTTTATATGGCGGTGATAATAAACATAGTCGTGTTTGGACCATTACTAAAATAGCTGACCCATTTATTCATATTGAAACCGATGATGTTGAAGGATTAGATATTGCTGACCTAACAAAAATAGTTGCACCAACTGATATTAGAAAGAAAAGTGATATCATTCAATCTACAGTTCAACAAGAAATTTTACCAACCCCACTCAATCAACCTAATCAAAACGGAGGTAATGCTTCTTCAACAGGACAACCAGTTATAAATTTCAATCCTGTTTTTAAAATGATGAATGGAGGAAATGATTTCTCTACAGGTGGTGAAGAAAATCAAAATATGGAACTTTCTGGTGGAGATAATAATTCTCAAGAACATATGCCTCAACATATTATGCAAAATGGTGGAACAACAGTAAATAAACCCAAATTACCTGATTTAAAACCGACTGCTTCTAATACAAACTTTGATAAATTAGTAATTAAGAAAATAGAATAAAAAATTGATTATTTATATAATAAGTTATAGTTGTATATTATATAAATGTCTAGTTCAAATAATAGAATCGTAAAATTATTCAAGTCTCGTCTAACAATTATTGATTTGTTAGAAAAGCAAGGATTTGATGTTGAAGAGTATAAATATTTCAATATGAGTGAAATTGATGCTATGTATTCCAAACAACAGCTTGACCTCACCTTTGAAAATGAAGATAATAAAAAAAAAGTATATGTAAAATATTATCTTGATAGCAAACAAATTAAACCTCCTACTTTAGATAATATTATTGAGGACCTTTTTGAAATTGAAAATGTATTAACTAAGAATGATACTTTGATTATTATTACTGATGAACAACCTAATGATACTATTATCAACAAAATTAAATTTCTATTTGATAAAGATGGTATCTTTGTTGTTATTCATAATATTCAACGCCTTCAATTCAATATTTTGAATCACGAGTTGGTTCCCAAATGTAAAATTCTTTCCCACGAAGAATTGTCTAATCTCAAAGCAACAATTAATATAAAAGATAATTCTCAATTACCTGAAATATCCAGATTTGACCCACAAGCACTTGCTATGTGTATTCGTCCAGGACAAGTTTGTGAACTTATTAGAAAGAGCCTTACCTCTCTTGAAACAAAATATTATCGTGTTTGTGTTTAAGTTCAATTTAGAAAATAAAATATATGAATTATGTATATTATGATTACAGAACTTGAACCTGAAAATGAAGTTTCTAAAGAAAATTATGAAGACCATAAACAAATTTACAAAAAAGAATTTATTGAAACTTCCAATCTTGTTGTAGGTATCGGTCTTTTACTATACATTATTTTTAAAAAATAGTTTCTTAATATATAATAAATGAATATTGATAGATATAAATCACAAAGTTTATATTTACTTAGAGACTTAGAAAGTATAAAACTCGTTAATCGTCTTTTATTTGTTTTCTATTATTTCATATTTTTTGTAATTGTATACCAATTTATGGGAAGAAGTGAAGGAGGACGTTCCTATGCAGCTTACTTTATTCTATTTTTTTTATTCTTTTATCCTTTTTTAATTCATAGAATACAGACCTTTTTTTATGGCATCATGAAATATTTATTCTTTTACGTATCTAATAAAGTTTATTTTAATGATGACTAATTTTAATCTAATATAAATATAACTATTTATATTATGAAATCTTGTGGATGCAGTAGCGAAGAATTTGTGTCTGAATACGACAAACCAAAGAAAAAGGGATACCTTAAAATTGAAGGGTTCTCAAATATGAATACAGAAGAACAAACCAAAGGCTTTAATAAACAATATAAATCCTATTTAGAAAGTCAAAAAAAAGAAGGTTTAGATAAAAATGCAAAAATGTTTTATGAAAACTTTGATGAAAATACTCAAAAATTATTAGAAAAAAACAACCAAAATAATCAAATACGTGATGAATTACAGGTAAAAATGAAAGAAATATACAATACTATTGATTCTCAAAGTCATGAACAGCAAAAAATTGATTATATGTATCAAGCAAGAGACTTAATATTATATTCAGTTAGTGCTGTTGTATTATATTATGTCTTCATAGAATTATAATATTTAGATTTTATATATGTCTTACGAACCTTATTCAAAAAATACTATTATTCAAGAATCATTAACGGATTTACAACAAGGAATTGATACTTATGAAGAAACTAACTCTTCTCTTCAAAATAATAAAATTTACTTATATTCACAAGATGTTAAAAATAAAAAACCTAACGTCCAGAATGTAAGTATTAATGATGAAAAACAATTAGTCATAAATGAATATTTAGTTTTCACACTTGGAATACTTGCTGCTTCTAGTGTTTTTGTTTTTCACATATTTAACAAATAAATCTACTCATAATATATATATGAGTAGTTTAGATAATAGTTCTTTACAACAAAAATTAACCGAAATCGTAGATAATGAAAACGCAAAATTACTTGAAAAAAAACAGGCTGTAGATCAAGAAATTGATAGCAAGGACAGATTAAAACTATTAAATAATTCTACTAGAAAGCGTGGAGAACATATTACAAAAATTGTTATGGTTATTGTTATCGTTTTAGTTTTATTTACCTTTTTAAATATTGCATCCGAATCTCTACCTATGGTCCCTGAATTTGTATTTATTATTCCTAATTTCATTATTGTTGCTATCGGCATTATTTACATCTTTACTATATTTGTTGATATGCAAAGCCGTGACAAGCTATATTATGATAAATATGAATTTGACCATCCTAATGTAGATAGTCCTGAAGAGGTGCAATCAAAACACGCTGTAAGAGCTCAGACTGCTGGAAGTGCTTGCGTTGGTATTGATTGCTGTCCTAGTATTGAAGTAGGAACAGTTAGTTATGATGCCAGTCAAAACTTGTGTGTTATTAGAGGAGAAAACTTTACCAATCAGTCTTATAAAATTCCTCCTACTCCTATAAATACTCCTAATGAATTTGAGAAATACCAAAAATTATAATCTGCTTTTATATAAATGAAAAAAACAGATAGCCAAAGAAAAGCCCTTTTTTTCCAATCTCAAAGTGAATCCTATAGAAATACAAGAAGCGTATTGCTTTTAGCATTTTATCTCATTGCTTTACTTGCTATTTATACACTATTTACAAAATCTATGAATATTTTCTTAGCACTCTTCTTAAGCTTACTTATACTAACCTATCCTTTTTATATATTCTATTTGCAAAAGGCTGTTGTTGTTCTTTACAATTACATATATGCTTCTATTCTCGGAACAGTTGTAAAAGAAACAAGCATTTAACTTATATATGTTTATAAATAAGTTAAAAAAAGTATAAACAGTTATCGTATTTGTATTTATGAATACATTACCTGTTGAAATTCAAAATAAAATTTGGGAATTGTATTATAGCCATATTTATTACACAAATGTAATATTAAACCTTCATAATAGAATAAATATCTGTAACCAAATAGTAAATAATGAAATCAGCAGCGATTCTCCAGAAATATCCATGTTAGAGTTTTATAGCGAGCAATTATCAAAAATATATGAAAACGATCAATTAAAACAAAGACTATTTCAGATTTCATTTTATAAATCTAATGTAGGATTTTACAATCCCATATTCATGAATACATAACTTTAATTTTCTCATATAAAATCCATTTTATATGAAATTTATTTACACACTTTTCTCTTTTTTGTCTTTTTACGGGTTTTTCTTGCACGTTTTTTCTTTCCTCCATTCATATCAAAAAAATTAGATTCATTTCCATCTATAGCTGAAAGGTCTGGACCACCTATTATACCAGATAAATCTGGTTTCTCAGTTGTTGTATTAACAGAACTAATTGAATTATTTAAATCTGACAAATGAAGAGAACCTTGGCTTTCTAAACTTATATTTACTCCATCATTTGTTACAGATAATTCAAAAAATGAATCACCGGATAAGTTCTCATTTGTTGTGTTGGCTGTCAAATCTATAGATACACTATTTCCATCCAAGTCTGTTCCACTTATATATAAATCCGATAAATATAATGACTGATTGTTTGACAAACTCATTATGCTGTATATATTTAACATATATATTAATTTCAAGATAGATGGTTTATTCTAAAATGAATAAAAAATACATCCAAGAACTCATGACCATTTTTTTGATTTGGACATTTTTAAAATGTCCAATTTTAAAAAAGGGCCTAGAGTTTTTGAGTGATTTTTTTGCATTTTTTGAGTTGTGACGTAAATGCAGCGAAAATGATATTTTGATATTTTTTTTGTTACTGAACTTTTTTTTTATATTTTATTAAAAAAACCATTTAGGGGATTTTTTCGTTCTATACTATAGAACGCAAAATGTCCCCAAAAATCCCCAAAAATTTTTTTTGTGAAGAATGCAACTATTCAACGAGCAATAAAAAAGATTATGATAGACATTTATTGACTGCAAAACATAAAAATAGAACGATATTGAACAAAAATCCCACTATTGAAATTAGTAAATTTACTTGTGAAATTTGTAATAAATCTTTTAAAGCAAGAAATAGTTTATGGTATCATAAAAAAAAATGTAAAATAATTGAAGAGCAAAAAGAAGAAGTAAAAAAAGAAAATGATGAAGAAGAAGACAAAAAAGATAAAATAATAGAATTACTAATGGAACAAAATGAAAAGTTAATGGAAATAGCACAAAAACCAAATATTATAAACAATACGATTAATCAGAACTTTAATTTGAATGTATTTTTGAATGAAAAATGTAAGGATGCGATGTCTTTGGAAGATTTTGTAAATTCAATTGAATTAACTTTGGAAGATTACAAAAATACTGGAGAAAATGGTTTTGTCAAAGGAATATCCGATATTGTTGTAAATAAGATTAAGGATTTGGATACTTGTGAAAGACCAGTTCACTGCACGGATTTAAAGAGACAAACCATTTATATTAAAAACGAAGACAAATGGGAAAAAGATGATAGCAAGGAAAATTTGCGAAAAGCAGTAAAACGTGTAGCAAAAAAAAATGAAGACATGGCTCCTATGATGATAGAAAATTTGGAAATCAAAGATGAAAAGGCATATGAAAAAGTATTAAATTATTATATTAATTCAATTAATACTGATAATGAAGAAGAAAAACAACAAGAAGATAAAATAATAAAAAACGTATTGAAAGAGGTTATTGTTGATAAATAAATTTATTTATTATTTCGTAAATAATAAATACAATATTACAATTCATTTACACTTACTTTGGTTACAAACTCATTAGAGAAATCCAATCCTTCATTTTCTTCCTTCAAGGCAATACCGGGCCATACGTTTCCTTTAGGTTGTCCGTATAATTTATTTATTGCTTCAGCAATCTTTCTTGCAGTAGGTTTCTTTCTTTTATCGTGAGAATTATTGTTATCTTCATACCAAATATTGAAATCTTGATTGATTTGTGTTTTAGTAATGAAGCTTCCTTCGCTTTGAATAACTCTTTCTTCCAAGAATCTTGCAAGAGTATCACTATCATTCTTATATTGTCTGCATTTCTCAAGAACAGTATCACAATCCTTCACTCTTCCGTTAGTATCAAAAGCAATCTTAACAAGCATAGATAGCATAATAGGGGCCCAAGTATCAAACTTAGATTCAATCGTTCTATCAACTTTAAATTGATAAGGTTTTAATTTATCGTTTTGCTTAGGATTTTCTGTAAATAATGACAAGAAAGGAACAGCACGAATTCTTCTCCAAGTGCCGTGGTCTGTTGCCTTTACAGGAGGAAGACGATTACAAGCTAAGACCAATTTAAATTGAGGAACAAATTCAATAATTTTCTTTTCATATAATCCTCTTGCTGTTAATTTATCACCTCCTGTTAATTGCTTCATAATTCCCTCATTCAATTCTTCCGTTTCATCGGATTCTGTCATACATAAATAACGAACACCAGGAAAAGAGGCATACTCAGGATTTGCCTGTCCCATTTTCTGTTTTTTATCAGTAATAAGAGTTGTTTGGACGTCTTTTGTATAGTAACCCATAATTCTTTGAATAAGATTAATCAATACAGATTTACCGTTTTGTCCTTCACCAATATAAATATTGAAAGTTTGGTCTGGTGTAATACCTATAAGCAGAGAAGCCAGATGTTCCCACATATATTTGCATAATTCGGGAATAGGAAACAATTTTTTCATAAAATCTTCAATCTCATCCATAGTTTTTCCATGCTTAGCTTTATTAAGCTCAACATATTCAACCTTTGTAAATTTTGTGATATAGTCATCAGGACGACCAGGTCTAAATGTCTTTTCTCTGAAATCAACCACTCCATTTTTGCAACAGAATAAGTAAGGGTCTTTATCTACAGCTTCCATAAATTCTCCACCCTTATCACGGAAAACTTCTGAAAGTTCCCGGTGAATTTTAGATTTACCTGTGCTACTCGCACATTTTTGCATAATTTTATGACAACGAATAAGTTTATTTTTGGTCTTTAATTTTTCTTCTTCATCTTCATCACCAAGGTCAGTAAGGTCAACGTTTCTTGAGGGAAGAAGATCAAGGGTTCTCTTGAAATATTTATGCTTTAAGTCAAGATTAATTTTGGAACGAATTTCATTTCCTCCATCATCTTCTTTCCAAGAATGTCCTTCATAAACATACCAATTATTTGTTTTTGTGTGTGTGCAAATAAACTCGTGTTTAAACCATTGATGCATAACATTTGCAAGACTACAATCTCCTTCTCCATCAATAGAAATAAGAGTTTCTTCAATATGATAATCAAGATTGGTTGATAATATGTCTTTATATTCATCATATGCGTGTTCCTTAGCCCAGTGATAGATAGACATTCTAGTGATTCCCTTATATCTATCTCCATTAGATGCAACGTTTGCACTATTCCATTTTTCAAGACATTCTTGCACTCCGTTGGTAACATCAAAGCTATCAGATTTAGAACTGAAATAAAGCCATACAATAAACAACTTATAAGGGTTACCAAATTCAATAGAAGCGTGTTTTAACGCCCAACAAGTTTTAATCCAATTAGAATAAGAACCCAAACCATAAAAAGACTTAGGTAAGATGTTAACATATCTTGCGATGTTATAAACATCTTGTTCGTCTCTATTTCTTGAAGTGTGCTGCATAAATTCCATAAACAATTTCTCAATATTTTCTTTTGAATCACAATTAGATAAAATGTGTTCGAAAGAAGTTACGTCAGCTATAAGATTGTTAGAAAGGTTATTTTGAAGCATTTGTGTTTCATTCTTTCGCTTTTCGTTTTTTGTCTTCAACTCTTGATATAAATTCACACATTTTGAATTCATCATTAAAGATTCATGGTCGGGATAACGAACACTCATTTTGTAAATATTTGATTCTATATCAAATTCATTTAATGGGATTTCATTTCTAACAAATTCTTGATTATCAATATCAAGAGTAAGCTGAAATACGTGAGTAAGTTCATATTTATCGTATCCAGGTTTTCTGGAACCATACAATTGCCAACAGTTATTTCCACTTGTAATACAGTCATCAAATACATCTTCATAGCTCCAATCTTCAATCATAGGAATATCATCAAATATAGAAGGCAAGTCATCTATGACAAAGTTTCTAATAATTTGTTGAATAATGCGATTACATTTTAAACCAATAATGAAGTGAATACCATCTTTGGTTATGTTTTTTTCTTTCATTTGATTTACTTTAGGTTTTTCTAAAACATAAATAGGTATTTGAATATCTTCATCAATAAGCTCAAATAAAGTTTCTATTTTAGAAACATATAGATCTATAAAATTAATAATATGTGTAAAGGTATATTGTCGCTCGTCCGTCTGAAGTTCGTGTCTAAAGTCTAAATCAATAGCAATAGCTCCTTCATCAGTAAGTTGTTTTTCAGTTAAATACTCTTTTTTTTTCTTTGCAACAACGTCATTATAATATAACTTTAAGAACTCTTCATATTTTTCATCAGGAATATAAAAAGTGCCACCGTAGACTTGAAGCTTCTTGTCTCCAATTCTGGTGTTAGTATATCCATTTTGATGAACGTTTTTATCATAATTATGTTTTCCTAAAAATTCTTGTAAGCCATTTTTCCTTTTAGAATTAGAAGAAGTATTAACAATAGAGTTATTCCCAGCGACCTTTTTGGGAGGCATTAGATAGTATATACCTACATTTTTATTATATTTTTTGAAATCAATTTTTTCAGTTATACATCTTGATAAAAAATTGATTAATTAATAAATGCATAAAAGGTATAAATAATATTTGGATATAATATATAATGAAGTTTTGCACGAAATGCGATAATATGTATTACATTCAGATTAATGAAGAAAATACAAATCAGTTAGAGTATTATTGTCGATTTTGTAAAAATGTTGATACTTTAGTTACAACGGAGGGGTTGTGTATCATAAGAGATGAATTTAAACAAGATAGCAGCAAAGGAAGTCAAGCAATCAACGAATATACAAAGATGGATCCAACTTTACCAAGATTATATAATTTAAAATGTCCGAACGCAGATTGTAAAACAAATACAGACGATAAGAAAGCAGAAATAATTTATATTCGTATAAATGATAATGATTTAAAATATTTGTATTTATGTAATACTTGTAATTTTACTTGGAAGACAAATGAAAACAAGATATAAAAAATTGATAATAACAATATAAATAAATTTAGGTATATATTTTAATGGAAAGGGATAATATTACTTTAGAAATTGAAGAGAAAGAGCGTGACGAAGTGGAGGATGTAAAATCAGACGAAGAGGATTATTTCGGAGATAGTGATGATGATACAGTTCCTCCTCCACCACCATCCGAAAGTATTCAAAAATCGAAATCAAAAGATGACGACGAAGAAGATGAGGAAGAAGATGGTGATGAACTTGATGAAGAAGTTCAAGAAGAGGCGCTTAGTGTGGAAGGAGATGAAGATGAGGATATATTGAATTTTCAAAGAGATATGATGGAAAATTTGGAAGGAGATGACGATGATTACGATGATGACTCAGATTTAGATGAAGATTATTTACAAAAATTAGATACATCATTACAAAAAGATATAGTAAGAGATTTTCATCCAGAGCTATTGCAGCATAAAAATGAAGAAATAGAGGCTTTAAGCAAGGTAGTAAAAAATGATTTGGATGTTATAGTAGATCCTTTTCATAAAACTGTTCCGTTTTTAACAAAATTTGAAAAAGCAAGAATTTTAGGAGAAAGAGCAAAGCAATTGAATGCAGGTGGAAAGCCATTTGTAAATGTAGATGCATCTGTAATAGATGGATATTTGATAGCAGAAAAAGAATTAGAAGAAAAGAAAATTCCATTTATTATAAAACGTCCTTTGACAAATGGAGGTTGTGAATATTGGAAAATAGAAGATTTAGAAGTTTTATATTAATATTGAAAACATTTAGTATCTTAATATTGTAATACTAAATGTTTATGGACTCCGATTCTATATTATATTCAGATATTGAAACACTTCAAGAGGGAGAAGATCCAACAGTTATTTTTTTATTGCATAGAGAATATAGTGAAAGTTTAAATAAAAAATATGATTATTTAGACTGTCCGATTTGTTTTGACGAATTAGATGATGACAAAAGAGTAATATTTGATTGCAATCACGAGATGTGTGTAGTTTGTCTTAATAAGATATTAGAACAAAGCACCAAAAAAGACAAAAATCTCTTGTGTCCTATTTGTAGAAACAAAGTATGTTTATTAAAAACTAAGACGAAAAATTTAGATGAGGTATATTCAAATTTAATTTACCATCCTTGCATGGATATAAGCCATCGTGGGATCAGAGTATATTCTCAATTTACTTCTATGGCAGTACAAAAAAATTTTATACAAGCATTTTGTGTAGCCGGTCTTATAGTTTTTTTTGTGCTTATGACCTCCAATTCTTCCCACAATCTAGACACGTAACAAAGATAGTAGCAGGCTCATCAGCACTTCTTGTTTGTAATTCATAATAAGTGCACTTTTTGGATTTGCATTTTCTGCAAGTAAACATATCTGTAGAAGCTTGGACTTTTTTATCAAATTTACTGCTATCTCTTTTCATTTTCTTTTCAATAAATAAATGCCATCTTGATGGGTCCATTTCTTGATGTGTCATAAAAGCAATAATTTGTGGTGTTAATTCCTTAGTTCGTATCCTCTTTACAAGTTCATCTTTCTTAAGGTTAGTATAAATAGAATATAATCGGTCTTTATAAATCTGAACGAATAATGGATTTTCCCATTTTTTAATAATTTTGTTTTTAGTAGATTCTTTAATAGCGTAATTAAAAATTCCTATTTCTAAATTAGTAGATGTGTCATCATCTAACTCAAAAATTTTAAATTGTTGACGAATGTTAGAACGAAATTGTGTAGGGTTAGTTATTTTATTCATATTTCTACTATCTAAAAGGTAAATTTTTTAAATCAATTTTTTACATTACATACTCTTCTTCTTCTAATTCACTTGTGTAATCCAATTCATCCTCATTTTCATTTGCAAATACAAAAATATTTTCTGTTTTTTTTTCTTTGATTCTGGAAGATCTTCTTACCTTTTTTTCGGTTTCGACAGCAATTTCTTCATCATCTTCTTCTATTTCTTCGAATTCATCTTCCTCCTCACTTTCATCTAATTCATTCTCCTCGTCCTCTTCGTCATCAACAACAAAATCATCTTTTACGTAACCTGTAGTTGTTCTTGGCAATTCCTCATCTTCCTCCTCTTCCTCATCCTCTTCTTCTGAGTCTTCAGACCCAATTTCTTCAAATCCTCCAAAAAGCTCTTCATAAATAGTCTTCCACTTGCTTGTAGTCATAGAAACAAATTTATCTCCTTTCTTCATTATCAATAAAACATTTCCGAAAAAAAGAGTATTATCAATAGGAGGGGGAAAGTCATATTTATTTTCTTGATTCGCTCTTCCATTTGTTTTACCATAAACACATACAACAAATTTAGAGTCTTCTACAGAAAATTTGTGGTGTAATTTAAAATCGTCATTTTTATTTACTTTAAATCCAGCAATTTTGTAAAGTTCATCTTTTTTCAAAGTTTTTACATTTACAGATTTAAGATTTCCGCTTTTTTCAACAACTACTACGTCTGTCATAATAAGTATTGAGTGATGTCTGTTTATATTATTTTAAATATTATTTTAGTTTAATTTGTGAAAGCATTTTCTATGATACTTATAATGAAATTTATAGGATATTTAGTTAGTAATATTCTTATATCGGTATTCATTATCTATATATTTCACTGTATATGGAGGTTTATATTAAATAAATTTAGCACAAAAAAGAAAAAAGATATGGTAAATAATCAAATTAATAAATATAATAAGTTGATAAGAGATTTGGAAGAAAGTAATCTTGAAAATATAGAAAAAAATGAGTTTAGTAAAGAAATAAAAGAAAGTATAGAAAATGATTTAAGTGAATTTGTAGATGTTTAAAAGTATCTATATAGTAATGTGTAAAAAATGTGATGAAAATCCAAAAGCTCATTCTTTTTATAAATTAGCAATAGAGGATGGTAAATCTATTTTTTATTCTTGTCCCGCTCAAGCAGATGATTATAATGATGTTGATGGTATTTTAGAGCATATATTAGAAAAATTGAGCGAAAACCAAGGTAAAGATTGGATTTATATATTTGATGGCAAAGGTTTTGAATTAAAACACGCTATGGAAATAAGATTATTAAAGGGTATAATTGCAATATTAGATAACAATAAACAAAGTTTACAAGAAATAAGAATAATCAATACAAGTGTGTATGTAGAATATTTAATGAACGTATTACATCCTATATTACCAGATTGTTTATCAAGTAAAATCAACTGGAAAAAGTAAGTTACTTATGAATAATTTTAACGAAATATTAAAATTATTTTTATTTATTTTATCTTTTTATTTTTTTTAGTTTTTCTTTTATTTTTATTTTTATTTTTATTTTTTTTCTTTTTTTTGCTACCTCCAAACATCATTTCTGTGATTTCTTCATCAGAATCATCACTTTCTTCAACATCCATATTATCTTCTTGGTCTGCAACATAAGTAGGAGCGGCTGAAGTAATAGGAATAAATGTTTGAGATGCCATATTATCTAAAGATGTTGCTGAATTGCTTCTGCTTTGATTAGGTGTAAGTGCTCTAATAATGTCAGGTGAGCCACGATAACGATTTGGATTAATATATTTTAAACTGGCTTTTTTAATAGGTTCGTTTGTAGTGCAATTTAAAGAACCTTCTTTTAATAAAGCATATTTTAAAGATAAAATAGGATATTCAGTTTTGTTGGTAAAGTCCTCATCAAGAATGTAAATTTGTTTTTCCTTATTTACATTATTAGTAATGGCAAGTATATCTGATAATGGTAACATTATTCCTTGTATCCCAAAGACTTTCATATTAACATATGGTTCTGTTTTTAAAATATTATCATCATCTGTTACTTCTTCCATGGAATATAATTTATCACATTCAAAAATAATATTACCCAAATATTCGCTGTTTAAATCATTTTGGATTTCACTATTAAATTTATCTAATACTTCTAAATCAATAATATACGGAAATAAATTGTTTTCTTGTATTCTACAGATTAAACGATAAGTGGGGTTATCTTGAAAAAAACTGGGAGTAATTTCAATATCACCTTCAATTATATCAAAGATAGAATAAGTTATTCCATCTTGTGTAGGAAAAACACGATTTCCAATTGTTCCTTCAAAGTCATCAATTTCATTTATATAATCATCTTTAATAATTTCTTTTACTTTTTTTAATAATTGTTGTTCTTGAACTCTAAGTATATCAACTTGAAAATCATCATAAATATAGCTATATTTAAAATCTTCTTCAGGAAAAACGGTGTCATTATTAATTTTAATTTGATTATTTTCTCTATAAGTTGATTGATTAAATAAAGAGTTATTATCCAATTCTAATTTTGATAAATTACTTCCAGAAAAATCAATATTATTTATTCTATTTAACATACTAACGTTGATAAATTCACAATCAATAAAGTCTACATTTTTTATTAAAGCAGTAGAAGGGTGTGTTTCGGTAGGTTTATGTGAGAATACAACAGTATGAAATAAACAATCTCTAAAGATAGCATTATCTAATACTGTATTTTCTTTTGAAAAAACACATCTTTCAAACTCTGCATTTATGAATTTCATATTCATCATTTTAGCATCTCTAAAACTGCAATAAATAAAATAGGGTGTAACTTGATTATCTGTTACTTCATCTAAAATATTTTCAATATTTGTTTTTTCAAATTCGCATTCTTCATAAATGATATTAGAATGAGTTAAAGGCATTTCGCAATTTGAAAAGGTAGTTCCAGTAAAATTAACATTATCAAATTCAGAAAGTAATTGTAAATGAACGTTTTTAAATGTAGAGTTTTGAAAGTTCAATTTTTTATCACGACTTATTGTTCCTTTAATTTCACAGTCATTATTCTGATAAATCTGTTCATCAGTATCAAATATGATATTATAAAAATAAGAATTTGGAAAATTAGTATCTATAATTTTAACATTACTAAAAATCAAAGTTTCTTCTATTTTATTTCCTCCTTTAAATTGAACGTTTCTATGTTCTAACTGGTCCATATTTTGGAATAAGACATTTTTAAAACACTCTTGTTCTACTACTCCGTTTGAATATTTCATAACATTAAATTCACAATTATTTAATGAATTACCGTAATTAAATACAATATTGTGAAAATTTGCTATGAATTTTGTATAATCAAATAAAATATTTGTAAAATGTAAATTTTCAAATGTGCTTATGATAAATTCGCAATTTTTAAAAATAGAGTTATCAACGTTCTTAAAAACTTCTCCTCCATTTAAAAAACACTCCTGAAATGAAGAATTAGAAAAATCAATATTGCTAAGACCGCAGTTTTTAAAGCCACAAAAAGAAAAATTTAATTTTTGTAAATCAAAATAAACATCTCCAGAATTGAATGTGCAGTTATTAAAAAGAACTGATTTTATTGTTTTATTAATATTAGTTAAATCATTAAAAGAACAAAGATTAAATGTAACTTTATTTAAATGACAATCCTGAAAATTACAATTAATAAAATGACAGCCAAGAAAAAACATATTTTCAAATTTCATACCTTTAAAAGAGCAATCTCTAAAAGTAATTAATTGAAAATAAAAATTATTAAAATGATTATCATAAAGCTTATCAACAGATAGATCAAAATTCTTAAAAGTGAATTTTCTTTTATCTTCATTAAATTTAAATCTTGTATGTTTAACATGTTCGTCTTTTAATTCTATTAAATCTTCTGGATTTTTTTGAGTTAATTTTCTTAATATATCTTCATCTTTGTAAAAAATGTATGATGCATTTTCCATTATATATTTATCTCTTATTTTTAATTATTTAATTCTTTTAATTTGATTAAACCTTTACATTTTTTTTCTTTATTTTGTATTTCATTTTCCGTTAGATAATTCCAAGGTTTATGAATTCCAAAACTATTATTACTATATATTTTTTCATTAGAAAAGCGATTTGCAGTATCAACAGTTGGAATTTTTAAATTATGATTTGATTTTGTAAAGAAAACGTCTTCATTTTCATTTGAAGAGCGAGAATGGTTATTAATAATTTCTAACATTTTACTTTTTTTTCTTAAAGATAATCCACCATTACCAACCCATTCTGAATTTGGTGCACCCACATAATCATAGTCCATAAATTCAAAAATTTGATCTTTAAAATCTCCACAAATAAGAGAATCTGTTTGAAAGATTAAAAATTGTTCTGTAGGTATATAAGAATAAAATGTTTGTGAAGTTAGTAATTGATTATATTCTTCTAAGGATAGGTTATTTACACCCAAATTAGTAAGAGTTATACGATGTTTATGTTTTTTTAAATCGGTTTCTAATTTATTTTTAATAAAATGTTCGTTTTGGTTTCCATGTAAAACAATAATATTCCAGTTTTCATCTAAATTAGAGCAAAAATTATTCAAAACAAAAACAAGAGCTTTATGTTCTCTTGGTTCAACAATAATAGCAGTATATTGCTGAGACATATATTCAATATTTTTAAGCAAGTATCCTTTTATAAATATAACTAATAAGATGAGAACACATATAATAAATAATAGTTGTTTACTTAGCTTCATATACATTACGTTGATAATTAAAAATTGATATATATTAAATATTTAAAAACATACATATAGTATAAATATGGAATTATCTTCGTATCAACTAACTAACTCTCTAAAAAGATTTCCCGAGTTTGAACTTTCCTATGAAACGATTCAACATAAGAAAGTTTGTGATGAGTATGAAATTTGTTTGGCTATACCAGGGGGTAAAAAGTATTATGTATGGCACACTTTTCATAAAAATTTAGATGTAATTTATTTATTAGAATTGAATAAGCAAAAAGAAGTGGTAAAAGGAACTTGTATTTCCAATAATGGATATCAGTTTTATTCTATGGGAACAATATTATATGGCACATTATTAGAAGATAAAGACGTGTTTATATTAGAGGATATTTATTATTATCAAGGAGTGCCATTAAAAGAGTTAATGAGTTCGGATAAAATGTATGTGTTAAAAGAATTTGTTGAGAAAAATCAAAATATTAAATATAATAAAAAACATATATCTTTTTACTTACCAAATATGTGGAAAAATCAGCAAAAAGAGATAACAAATAAGATTAGCAAAGAAGTAAGTTCTATAATTCATTACGAAGTGCATCATATTCAATATCGTTCTCTTAATAAAAAGTTACCATTTATTAATGTGCCAATTAATCAAAAAATAAATGCAAATATGAGTAGAGAAAAAATAGAAAATACGATTATTCGTAAGAAATATACATCAGATTTCAGAAAACCGCAGTATAACTATCCGACTGTATTTTTGGTATATGCTGATATCCAATACGATATTTATCATTTGTATGCATATGGAAGAAATAGCACAAATGTTTACTATAATATTGCGTATATTCAGAATTATAATAAAAGTGTGTTTATGAATAATTTGTTTCGGAATATACGAGAAAATGAGAATTTAGATTACATAGAAGAAAGTGAAGATGAAGAGGAGTTTGAAAATGTAGCTTATGACAAGTTTGTTGATTTAAAAAAGGCTATACCGATGGAATGCACGTTTCATAAGAAATTTAAAAGGTGGGTTCCTAACAAAATTGCAAATAAATTTACAAAAATCGTCCATATCAATAAGTTGGTATCAGATTATTATGATAAATAAAATCTTTATATAATATATAATGCAATTTAGCGAACTTAATGACACTAAGAATGCTCTTCCTGAAGAGACACCTAACCACGTAGGTGGTGAAACACATAAATTTGAAGGTGGTAAAAAGAAGAAGACCCAAAAAAAGAAAGCAAAAAAAGCCAAGAAAGCAAAAAAGACTAAGACTGCCAAAAGAAAGACAAAGAAGACTGGTTTATTAAAGAAAGTAATGAACTTATTTAAGTAATTAGTATAATTTAAAATATAAATATCTATATTTTTTTTAATGACTATAGATATTTCAACAAATGAAATAGGTAGTTCAACTCCCGCAGAAGAAAAAGATTATTATATTGAATTAAGAACAGCTACAGATTTAAGTGATAATATAGTTTCACCTTCAGCAATCGTAAGTGAATATGAATCATTTAAAGATAATATTCCATTAGAAAATAACTCTGATGACGATTTAGCTTCTGTAGATACAGTTAATTCATTATATATGGATCAAATGAAAAGAAGTTTAGATGAAGAATGCTTTACTAATAGAAATCTTTCAGCTTACAATTTCAAAAAATCATCACATGACAATCTAATTTCAATTATGAAAAAAAAAATAAAATCTTCTTTTTCAAGAGAAAATGAAAATTATAGAGAAGTGCAAATAAATGATAATGATATAATATTTCAACATGATCCTGATAGACCATCACCAAGAAAAAGTATGGCAGGAAATGAAGATAAAGCAAATGAGAATAATATAAATATTTCAGACGATAGAAGCGCAGAAGAAGAAACAGATTTAGATAACACAGATTTTACCAGAGCAGAACTAATTTCAAGATTAGTGATTAAATTACAAAATACTAACAAATATGATTTTGAAACAGCCAGAAAAGATTTACTTTCCAATAATTTAGTTTCTATGAGTTCAACACATTTAGATATTATTTCAAGTTATTTAAATTCACAAAAAATGATTTATACGGAGTCAAGTTTCTATACCTCTACCTGGTTAAATTATTTAATGATACCAACCATCATTATATCAGCGAGCGCATCTGTAATAAGCGGTCAGGGCGATAGAATACCAGAATCTCAATTAATTATATCTTGTATTACTGCATTTAGTGCTTTTTTATTATCGGTAATTAATTACTTAAAATTAGATGCTGCCTCAGAAGCACATAAAATATCAGCTCATCAGTATGATAAATTGCAGAGCCATATAATGTTTTTTTCTGGAAAAGTTCTCTTATTTAGTGAGGCAAGATTTCATTTTGAAACCAAGGGTCAAATAGAAGATAAAAAATTATTAGAATCAAAATTAAACGTGCTTCAAAAAAATGAAGATGATATTGAGACCATTAAAAAAAAAATAGATAAAATAAGAGTAGAATTTCAACAACAAGAAAGAGAGATTCAAAAAGATATTGATAATAATAGAGAAAAATTACAAAATATTATGTTTAAGATTCAACATGAAAAAGACGAAGAGGAATTAGATAAATTAAAAAAAGAGTATAATGAAAAAGAAAATAAAATTGAATCAAAAAATAATGAAAGATTAAATAAAAAAAAGGAATATAGTGAGAAAAAAGGTTTACAAAAATTAGAAATAGATGCGTATAAAGAAAATAGGGGAAAAGCAATTGAAAGAGAAAGTGAATTTGCAAAAATTAGTTTAAACTCTCAAGAAAATGAAATTATATCCAAACTATTATCAGATATTAAAGGTGAAATTGAAAACGTTCAAGAAAAAATAAAAGAAATAAAAGAAACAAATCAGTTTGAAGTTCCAAAAACAATTAGAAATAGATATCCGGTAATTTATAATTCAAATGTGTTTTCTTGGATAAAAATGATAGAGGATTATAAACTTATTTTGGCAATAAAATTATGGATTTATAAAAATAAAATTATTTGCTGTGAAACTTGTATAACTGAATGCTATAATATTTTACAAACACCAGGTTATATAGAAGGAGCAAGCATAAAAATGGTTAGAAATGAAATAAAAAAATTTAATAAGCTTAAGAAAAAATGCGAAGATATAGTTTCATTTATTTTTGAGTCTTCTATTACTTTGTCATTATCATATTCAGAAATAGATAACATATTTGAAGATGAAATAAAAAGTGGAGAATTAAAAAAGAAATATAAGTATTTATTTTGTTTGTGTCCCTGGGTTGTTAATCTTTGTCATAATAGTCAGTGGTTTGAGGACACATTTATTTCTTTTATTTATAATACTGCTGTAAAGAAAAAAGATAAATTAGAAGCGCTGGAAGGAACAAACGAGGTTGATAAAAAAAGGTTTTGGTTTCGTGATAATTCCAGAAATCATGATTTGGATAATATATTAGTTTAATCAAATACACTTGCATCTAATAAACAACCTTTTGTTTGTATTTCTTCTTTTTCTTCAGTTTGGTCTTTATCTTCTACTTTATCTTTGGGAACAAAAGTATTTTTCCAATTTTCTAAATTCATCGTAGTGTATTTTAATGAATCAATTTCAAATATTTTATAATTACATTTTTTATAAAATCTTTTTCTTTGCAACCACTGCTTATGAAATATTTCGTGCGTATCAATAATATCTACAATAATAGGTTTTTGATTTTTGGTTCTCAAAATTCTTCCTACAGATTGAGTGATATCTGTTTTTGGTGAAGCCATAATAAGTGTTGAAAGTGTTTTTATATCAAGAGCTTCAGCAGCCATAGCATAAGTAGCCAAAACAATTTCTTTCGATTCTGTTTCTTTTAATTTATCTTGTTTCATTCCTCCTACATAGTATCCAACCGTTCCTATTTGTTGGTGTTGAATAGCCTCGTAAAAGTAAGTTAATAAACTGCGATTATGTGCCAAAATCATAACCTGTTTTGAAGGATGTTCTTTACGTAAATCATCTAATACTCTGATAATAAAATCACTTCTGCGATTATAATTACTAAGTTTTGTAATCATAGAACTGAATTTTGGATTTCCTCGGAAATCAAGTAAAGTGTCATTAAATTCTTCATCATTTGTTTTAAATTCTACTGCTCTAACCTGCACTTCTTCTTCATCTTCTCTTTTCTCTTCGTATATTTTTTTACCTATAAACATATATAAAATTTTTGTAAGTTTATCTTTTCTTTCAACCGTTGCTGATATTCCAAGCATACACGGAGTGATTGTTTTAAATAAAGTGCGTGAAAATTGTTCGCTTCCAATACGATGCACCTCATCAATAATGGTAAGTCCAAAACTGGAAAAAGCATCATCTTCGTATTCTTTATCATATAAAGTTTGAATCATTCCAATAACAATATCCTTATCTTCAATATTAAATTCCGGACCTTGAATTTTTCCAATTTTTGCCCCAGGTAAAAACTCATTTATTCTTTCTATCCACTGGTTCATTAAAAACTCTTTATGAACCAATATTAGAGTTTTCTTCTGCATATTTGCTATGATTTTTAAAGAGAGGACAGTTTTGCCGCGACCGCAAGGAACTTCAAGAATAGCTCCGTTACCTTTTGCTTCACTATTTGAAGTTAATTTTTTTCCAACGTGTTCCATATAAATGGAAACAATATTTTCTTGATAATCTCTTAACTGTTTAGCAAAATGCACGTTAATTGTATCACCAATTTGTAATTTTTCGTTTTTTGGAACTCCATATTTTTCTATTCCGTAAAAACGAGGTATGTAAATTTTATTCAAAGACTCACGATAAACAGGAAATGCTTGAGTATTTGCAGCATCTTTTGCACCATAATTCATATTGAAAATAATAGGTTTTACAAATAAGTCTTTTTTTAATTGTTCGTAATCTTTTTCATGTAAGACAGATTTTGGAATAGTATATCCTTTTTTTCCAAGATATGCATTTTGTTGGACATTTTGTTTATAAGGTTCGGTGATTTCAAATTTCACGTCTTGTTTTATAGGGGATTTGTTGTGTTTTTTCATATTATATATACTTTCCGTAAATTATTTAGCATATTTCAATTTTTCATACCAGAAATATATAGTGCTATTTTATAAATGGAAATCCAAAAACTTTTGAAAAAAATTCCCGTTGGAAAAATGAGTAAGTTAGAAATGGTCATAGTTGCTGTATTTATTATTTATTTAATCCTTCCTGTTGAAACACCTGAGGTATTAGCATTTTGTGTTGATTCTTCTTTAGGAATGTTAGCAGTATTTTTAATTGCTGTTGCTTTGTTCTTTCACACTCATCCTATTTTGGCAGTATTGTTTATTTTTGTAGCCTTTGAACTTATTAAAAGAAGCTGCAAGGTAACCAACAAGCCTGTCACTATTATGGAGCACACCGAGGACCAAATTAAGAAGGACCAAAAAATGAAGAAAATGAATCCTGAAAAGAAAAACACTTTGGAAGAGGAGGTTGTAGATAAAATGGCACCTGTAGGTCACAGCGAGCCCATTAAGTTTATGTCATCTACTTTTCAACCTGTTGCTGAAGATGTAGGAAGCGCATCCAAGATATAAATGTATAAATTATAACAAATGATATTATAATTTATTAAATTGATACGTCGTCATCTGTAGGTGGTCCTCCTGCTGCTGGAGGTTGTTTTTCTGCACCTGTATCTGCTGCATCTGGTGATCCATCACCTGCTGCGTCTGCATCTGCTCCTTCTCCTACTTGTCCTCCTGGTTGTTGCGGCTTTGCGTCACCTCCACTTTTATTTTCTACAACAGCAAATAAATAACTCATTAAAAAGAATTTAACTGAAATAAAAAGGCCAACAAAGAAGGCAATAGCTGTTTGAGTGTCATTTAGTTTACCTGTTAATCTTAACCCTAATACTGTACCAAGTGTTCCAAATACACCAACAGCAAGAGTGCCTAGAGCAAACATACCACTTGGTGTTGAAATATTATTGACTATATCACTAAACATTTTTGCTACAAAGCTAAATAAATTACCTGCTTCGTGAAAGTCTTCTGTTGGTGGTTTTCTTTTATAATTTTTTGTAGTCCAAAATTCATCAGTAACTTTACGAATTTGTAAAGCCATAATACTCATAAACATTAACAAGAACCAAATAATTCCCATTAAAAAGAAATTTTCCATTTCTAAACCAGAACCAACCAAAAATAATATAACCAATATAAAATTGACAAGAATGATAGCGATATCTACGCCTGCAATTGATTTATAATCGTCGTCATCAGGTTTTGGATATTTTTCAATAATTAATTTTTTGTATAAATAGGGAACATTAAAGTAAACTGCAATAGATACAATAAAAAATAATAAAAGGTTCACCATAATGCTTAGCCCATCAGTTTTTGCTTTGGATTTTGTGAATTTGCTAGTAACAGGAGCAACATAACCTGGTGTAGTTTCTTCAGTTTCTCCAGCTGGTTTACAATCTAAATAGTATCCATTCATTCCTTCTTTTGTAGAAAACATAGAAGCAAATCCTTCTTTGTCACTCTTTGGAACAAAATCAACAGAAAAGTATTTTTTATCCATAGGTGCGTTTGTTTCAAATAAATTGGTTTTCCCAGTAAGTGTTTTTAAAAAGTCAGCAGATTCTTGATTTACTTTGATTGGTTCAAGAAAAATATAGATGTGCTTTTTTCTTGCTGGGTCTAAATGTTGATAATAAATAACTTCTTTTTGAGGAGGAATACCATCATTTAAATTCAATTGCATATTTAAAAGTTCAGAATTTTTATTATCCTTTTGCTTAATCATTTGAAGTAATTCATCTACGGTCCTGGTATTATTTTCATTACTATTTTGCAATAAAAAACAAGAATATACATTACTTTTCTGGGGAGTCTGGTTTTCGTGTTCTATAACAATTTCACCAACAATATTTTGATTAGAATACTGTGATATGTTATGATGTAAAAGATTATAAAGATACAATTTCTTAGCATAAAATGTGCCAGATTTCATTTTTAAATCCTGAAATTGAAGTTCTCTATCGCTGAATTTTAATTCGTAATATTTATCTTTAATATCGATTAGATTGCCTTCTAATTCCACGTATTGATTTGGTTTTTTGATAGTTTCAGAAAAAGTTAATTTTTCGTCAATATCTCTTCTATACATGGTTTTTTCTGGATAATTAAATTGTATTTTTCCTTCTATAAATTTACTTTCATTTGGATAAAAAAATGACATAATATATATAAGTATTATATTTATTTATTGGTTAAATTACATTTTAAACAACTTCCATAAAAGTGACACATACTACAATTTTTACAATATGCTGGTTCAGGGGCAATTTTATTTACATTTGTTTGTAAAGGGACAATTCTTTTGGATACGTATTTTCTAAAACAGGCAATCATTTTAAATTTAAAATAAATATAAAATGAATATCAATTTTATAGATATGGAATATATCTAAAGGTGTCATTTTCATACATAGTTACTTGGAAAACATCATTATATCCTTGCACGTAAACATTATCACCATTAGAAATATCATCGCAACCATATTCTCTTGAACAGCTTTTTCCATTAACACTAATTGGTAATTTTGTATTTACATTTCCAGTATTAGAAATAGCATAATATTCAAATTTGTCACGTCCAGTTACGCTTCTTCTACCCATAAGTGGTAAGATAAGATTATTACCATTCATATTTGTAAGTATACCCATTTGTTGAAAATCTTGTTCTACACCTCTTGTAGAAACATTTACAGGAATTCCTCGCACATCAGATGAATCTCTTGGGTGATAGTAACCATTTTGTTTTAAAGGAGGACTATAAGGGTCATTAAAAGGGTCGTGACGCGCAGAAATGGGTGCAAGTGGATTCATTTTTGCAGGAGCGTTAAAAATATGAAATGTATTTGGATTTGCTAAAATAGTGGGTTTAATGAGATATAAGTAAATAAAATATAAAACAATTCCCAAAACAATAATAAGTGAAACAAATGTTACATTTTCAAAACATATAACACCAGGGGGACATTTTTTTGGCATCTATATATTAAAAGTTATATTTTATTGGTGGTAACTGGTATTTTCTATTTTCTCTTTCAGCTTCTCTTCTTGTAGATTGAACGGATCTTACGCTGGGCCATTTTCCGAATTCATCCATATGTTTTTTGGATATTCTTTCAGCCCATTTCATCTTCAATCCAGATGCTTTCGCAATTCTTTCATTAAAATTATAATCAACTCCTTTTGCAATATTACTTAATGTGTCTTTTTTAAGACGAACACATACAAAACATCTTTCTCTAACATTTTTCGGCCAATAAATAACGTGAAAGCCAAAGTAAAAATAGAAAAATTCATCAATAATTCTTAAACCTTTGGCTGCGTTATTTTCAATAAAAAACATATCAATTCCTAAAAATGTTTTTAAAGACCACATAATAAGCCATACGGGCAAATATATAATACGAAACAAGATTTCAATAAGATAAAAAAATAAACAAAAGTAGAGATTTTTAACCAGTTTTATGGTGCACATTAAATAAGTTCTTATCAATTCTCCTGTAGCACCAAAAAGCCATCCAATACCTTTAAAACCAGAATCTATACTATCGGTTAAAGTCTTAATCTCTCCGCCTAATCCATCTTTTAAAATAACTTCAATACCAGCAAAAACATTTGTAAATCTATTAGGAATAGAACGATTAAAAGTAACTACGATATCTTCAAAATCTTTTATTAATTTATCAATTCCTTTTAATGGTTTTTGTAGCTCTTTATGGACTTTTTTTATACCTTTTGTAGAATTATCTGCTGCTTTCTCTAATTTTTTTTTCATATCATCTATAGCAGATTTGACAGCACTATTCAAAGCATTAGTTGCATTATTTGCAACATCTCTTGCCTTCTCAAATTCTTTTTTCAAATCATTAATTGGTTTATCAAACATTCCCATATTTATTTATTTATATGTACATGATAAATAAATAAAGTATATTAAATTTATTTAACTCTATTTGCAGGTTTTGAGTAAGGCTTAGCACCAACCTCTTTAAAATGTCTTTGTCCTTTTTGGATAGTTCCAATTCCACGTTGCATAAATTCAGGGAGTTTTTCGTTAAATGCTTTATCCACATCACTAGCTTTTCCTGCAACTGCATCTGTTTTTAGTCTTACACAAACAAAGCATCTTTCTCTTATATGTTTCGGCCAAAACATAAAATGATAACCTGTAAGACTATAAGCCATATAACTCAAATCATATAAACCTTCAAACACTTGTCTTTCTCTAGCATACAGGTCAAGTCCCATAGCATAACCTAAGAACAAAATAATACGAATAGGTAAATAAATAATTTGAAAAAATAATTCAACAATATAGTAGAAAAAGCAACTCCATAAATTAGTAGTAAATTTAACAATACAAATTAAATATGTAAATAGAAATTCTCCCAAATATGTAAGTAATTCTCCGATTTCAAAAAATCCTAAACCAATTCCTTTTCCTATTCCTTCAAGAGTAAGTCCAATACCATAAAACACGCTACCAACTCCCCAAAATACGTTGTCCACTCTTGGTCCAATTGATTTTGTAAACTTAATCATTTTATCAAATTCTTTAATAACTTCTGCAATTCCTTTGGTGTGTTTAAAACCTTTTTTTAAATCTTTTTCAATAAGCTCCTCTATTTTTTTTATACTTTTCTCAAGTTCTTTTCTAACTACATCCGATTTATCTTTTATTTCGCCTTCCACTTTTTGAGTAAATTTTTTTGCATCCTCAAAAAAGTTATTTACAAATCGTAGAGGTTTTTTAATTTCTTTTTCCAAATCAATTGCCTTGATTGCATCACCAATACTATTAAATGCTGACGATGCCTTCTTAACAATATTAGTGACTCCTCGTCTAATCGCTTTAAATAAACCACCCTCTTTAAAATGTTCCCTAATAATTATTTCATCTTTTGACTTTCTTTTCTTATTTGGATGTTTCATAATTATATTTAAAATATACAAATATAATTATCTACGCTATTAAATTAATTTAATTTTTTCTTGTAACCTTCAAATTTTTCAACAAAGTTTTCTGCCTTAGTAAGAAGAGGGTCGATTTCCTTCATATTACTCATAATATTTTTTTGTAATTCTTCAAATTCAATCATATCATTCTTCAAGTCACTATATAAGGCTTGCTTTTCTTCTTCTTTTGCTTTATCAATAGCAACTTGTTCTTCGTCTTTTGCTTCTTGAATTTCTTCATCTGCAACTTTTTTAAGAGTCTTTTCAATTGTTCCTTCAATATCGGTGTCATCTTCCTCATCTTTTTCATCTTCCATGTTTTCTAAACCTTCATAGGAAACTTTAATAGTAAACTTAATAAGATTGGAGAGAACAATAGCAACTAGAAGAATAACAATCATATTTTTACTAAAAAATGACATAAGTAAGGCAATAATAATAAAAGAAAAAACAGAAGCGTAATCTTTTAAGTAACCGAAGAATAAAACATTCAAGATAGAAACAACTGCTAAAAAGTATAATAATACTTTACTTTGAATAGCATTTTTAAATAATTTAGATCCAGATTTTGAAAGCTTGTTTAAAAGTTTCATTATAAATTATAAAAGGAAATTAATTTCAAACTTCATCAACTAATTCATCGTAGTAAATATAAGAAGGTTCTTTTTCACTACTATAAATATCTAAAACTTCTTTCACTACTTCTTCTCTTTGTATATCTTCTTTATCAAACGTAATATTTGTGATACTACTTGATCTTTTACCTCGGAATTTTTCTAAAAAGTCTTCTAATCCATTTTTTTCATTTTTTCTATCATGTTGTTCTAAATCCCCTGTAATAATTAAACGGCTATTTTCACCAAGTCTAGTTAAAAGCATTTTCATTTGAGCTACAGTAGAATTTTGCATTTCATCTGCAATAATCCAAGCATTTTTAAACGTGCGACCACGCATATAACCAAGAGGAGAAATCTCAATAACTTTATCTTCTACAAGTTGTGTAACTTCTTTTGGATTAATAAACCTATATATGATATCATAAATTGGACGAACCCAAGGAGCCATTTTCTCTTCTAATGTTCCTGGTAAATAACCTAGGTCTTCATCAACAGATACGGAAGGGCGAGTAAATATAATTTTTTCTACATTATTCATCAAAAAGTTCTTCATACCAAATTCAGTAGCAAAAAGTGTTTTACCGGTTCCTGCAGGGCCAGTAGCAACAATAATTTTTTTTTGTTTAATTTTTAACATTTTTACATACTCATCTTGACTACTATTTTTTGGTTCAGTGAATTTTTCTTCTAATCTTTTCTTTTCATTAAATGATAAATATTGGAAATTTTCATACGCTTTTTTTTGTTTTTGCAGTGATTTTTCATTATCGATCTCTTCTTGAAATTCATAAAAAATCTCCTTTTCATTCATTTTCTTGCTCTTTCTTCCTTTTCGTCTTTCGTTTTTGGTGTAACCTATTCTGTCGTCCAAGAGAACGGCTAAATGATTAGTTCCTTCGTTCGCCATAATTTAACATATAGGTTTAAAATATTTTTGACATTAAAAGTTATGGAACTTAGAATTTAAATGTTTTATTTCTAATTAGTAGTCAGCTTCCAGTTAGAAAAAAAATATAATTGTTAGACGAGTGCCAATTATTTTATTGAAAGGTATTAAAATCTAATCGTTATATTATTTAGGGTCTTCTAATGAGTGAGAGCTTAAACACCGAACAAATTCTAAAACCTGACGATAACCGTTACGTTATGTTCCCAATAGAACACAATGACATCTGGCAAATGTATAAAAGACAAGTAGATTGTTTTTGGAGAGCTGAGGAAGTAGATTTATCCAAAGACTTAAAAGACTGGGATAAGCTAGGTGAAGATGAGAAAAAATTTATAAAAATGGTGCTAGCATTTTTTGCGGCATCTGATGGAGTTGTATTAGAAAATCTCGCTATTAGATTTATGGGCGACGTTCAAGTTTCAGAAGCTAGAGCATTTTACGGGTTTCAGGTTGCGATGGAAAATATTCACTCAGAAATGTATAGTTTATTAATAGATACATATATTCAAGATAGTGCTGAAAAAACCAAATTATTTACAGCTACACAAAACTATCCTTGTATTGCCAAAAAAGCAGATTGGGCGAAAAAATGGTTAAATGATAATAGAAGTAGTTTTGGAGCTCGTTTGGTTGCATTTGCAGCTATAGAAGGTATTTTCTTCTCTTCATCTTTTGCATCAATTTACTGGATTAAAAAGCGTGGTTTAATGCCTGGACTTACTTTTTCCAACGAATTAATTTCAAGAGATGAAGCTTTACATACTGAATTTGCAGTTTTATTGTATAGTAAACTTTCAAAAAAATTAAATAAAAAAAGAATTTATGAAATTATACAAGAGGCTGTTGAGATTGAGAAAGAATTTATTACCGAGTCTATCCCCTGCAGAATGATTGGTATGAATTCTAAATTAATGTGTCAATATATAGAATTTGTAGCTGACCGTTTGATTTTACAGTTAGGATATGATAAGGTTTACAACTCAGCAAATCCATTTGATTTTATGGAGTTAATCAGTATTGAATCTAAGGTTAACTTTTTTGAAAGAACAAATGCTGAATATGCACTTGCTAATAAAACAGTTGATGGTGATGTTTTTGAATTCAATGCTGATTTTTAATAAAGTTATGAATGAATTATAATAAAATTGATTTATTATAATTTGTAAATCAGTTTAAAAAAATCAATTTACAATAGTATATGTGTGACGATACAAAGGAATATAAAGCTTCTCCTCTTTATAAAAAATCAACTTTTTCAGAGGAATTATGGACGAATATTATTTGTGATAAGTTAGTAGTTCTGTCAATTACCTATGTTTGGAGATACGGTGAATTTGGACTATTTTTAAATGATAAAGAAAAAGAAGAAGTTTTAGAGAAGGATACTGTTATTATGAATGATTACCAATCTGAATTTTATCAAACTACCGATTGTTGTGAAAAAATTGTTGAAATTAAAGAAATTGATACATATAGTCAAGAGGAGAAAGATGAAATTTATAAATCAATTTATGAAAATGTAGAAGAAGAGGAATTGTTTGAAGAAAGTATATTAGAAGAAGAAAATGGTTGGAGCTTAGATGATACCATTTATGAAATTTCTGGAGGAATAGTATTAGAGGAAGAAGAGATGGAAGAAGTTCCGTTAGATAATTAAAAAATAAAAATATAAAAAATAGATTGTTTATTTTTTATATGAAAGTGTTTGTTTCTCCTCCGTTTGGAAATTACATTAATCTTCCAAATATTTTATCTGTAAGAGGTAGTTTTACAGTAGAACCAAGGAGTGGTCTATTTCAACAAATATGCAAAACTTTGCGATTCTCATCTCAACATAATGGTTGGATTAATAAAATAGGATTACGTAATAAAGGAATTGATTATGGAATACAAAAATACGGAAAGAGTTCAACTGAAAATGGTAATGTAATTAGTATCGCCATTTTGCAAAAAACAGATATATCTGAATTTTTATCTAAAATTCCTACTAATACAAATCTTGAAATTAATGTAAGTTGTCCTAATGCTGAAAAAAGTATGATTGATGAAGATATTGACAAGTTTTTGCATCCTGAACGTAAATGGTGTATAATTAAAGTCTCTCCTTTAATTTCACATAATAAATTAGATAGTTATTATGAAAAAGGATTTCGTCAATTTCATATCTCCAATACCTATCCTACAGACGCAGGCGGATTAAGTGGTCCATATTTGATTCCACACAATAAAAAAAATATAGAATATATGCGTAATAAATATCCAGATGCTACTATAATTGGCGGAGGAGGAGTGCAGACTCCAGAACATATTGAATTATATAAATCTTTTGGAGCAAATCATGTTTCAGTAAGTAGTTTATGTTTTAATCCTATAAAATTTTTACGTTTCTATTATGGTATATATTGAAAATATGTTTATTTTTTATTATTTTTTTTAAAAGTTAAGTGTTCTAATATATAATCTAAATCCATTATTGGTGCTGCATAATGTTTTTTTTTTACTTTATGATGGGTAATATGTTTTTTTGGGGAAACTAAGAAATCTAAATATTGAATATCTTCTAATTCTTTGGTATGAATAATTAAATTAAATATAGAAATTAAACCAACTGCACTAATAAATGATATTTCAGTAGGATAAATAGCATATGCTCCTAAAATAAAAGGAAACATATAAGCAAGAAAAAATTCTTGAATGCTTACAGCATTACCAATACTAGGAACCAATATATTATCAAACTTATGGTGAAAACTATGATATTTATATATAGATTTATTTTCGTGAAAAGCTCTATGGGTTAAATAATAACCGACGGAATGAATGCTTAAAATACTAATCATTTGACTAAAATAAAAAGTAAAAGTTTTATCTATTAAAAAATAATCTACAAAGCAATATACAACTGGACCTACACAAACTAAATTAAAAAAACTGGCGTTTAATCCTTTTCTTAATAAATATTCATTTTCTTTCATTAGTTTAAAATAACTGTCTGCAGAAATGCTAATATCAGCAGTTCTTCCAAGTAAAAATATAAATGATCCTAAAAATAATCCTTTTATATAAGAAATATAAAACATCTTATATAATTTTCACAAAAAATTTCTATAATTCTATTTCTTCTTTATTATAAATTGATAATGTCCTTGCACTAGAATCTACAGCATCAATATATTTTGGCATCCAAAAATAGGGAATAATTTTTCCAAATCCTTTATAGTGTATTTCAAACATTTTTCTGTAATAATATTGCTCTGCTGTTGTTGGATAAATATAGTCTTTCATATCTTCCAATTCTTCACTACATAAACAAGCTTTTTCATACATATTTTCCATATTCACACTAAGCTCTGGGTATCTTGTCATTTCATTTTTTAAAAAATAATTATAGCAATATTCACGCATAATTAAATAAAGAGAACGAGTATTTTTAGAAACACCATCACTAAATGCTTCTTTTCTTCTATGTAAAACAGTATCTGGAAGTAATTGTTTATCAAAAATGGAATACTTATCACCAAATGCAGTTCTGATTAAATGTTTTTCCATTCTTTCACCCTTTTTATTCCAACGAAGTTCTGGTGGTATAGATAAATAGTAAGTAGTAAAATTACGATCCAAAAATGGTGTTCTTGGCTCTAAACCGTGAGAAGATATACATCTATCAGACCTTAATACATCAAAATAACTAATATTATTTAATAATCTTTTACATTCTTTATCAAATTCTAAACAATCAGGTGCTTGAGAAAAATAAATATATCCTCCCATTAGTTCATCTGCACCATCTCCATTAAAAATTACTTTTGCTTTACTATGATTACTGATATATTTTCCGATTAGCCAGTTACCAATACTTGCTCTTACCGTAGTAGTATCATAACTCTCAATATCTTTAATTACATTTTCTACGTTGTTGAAAAAATCGTCTTCATCTAATATAATCTCAGTATGATTTGTATCAAGATATTCTGAAACCAATTTCGCATTAATCAAATCTTCTGAGTCTTTTACACCAATACTAAACGTTTCAAGTTTTGGTAAATTGTTTTCTTTATGATACATACTTACCAAACTTGCTACTAAGCTACTATCTAATCCACCTGATAATAAACAAGCAATAGGTCGGTCAGATGTAACACATCTTTTATATACGGCATTTTTAAAATATACTTGTAAATTTTCCATAATAGTTGCATAATCATTATTGATAGGATTTGGCATAATAAAATCAAAATATTTTACGTTCCTTTTTACCTGTTCCCACCCACAATTTACTTTGAATGATAAATTGTATTCAGAGTAAGTGCCAGGTTGAAATTGAGAAATAGTATAATTAAAATTATTACTTGAATTTACATTTTTATAAGTATTTTTAAGAGATTTTAGCTCGCTTGCAAATCCAAACATACAACACCTGTCGTTTATTAGTAAAGGGTCATTACTTGAACTAGGTTTATTTTTTTTTTTACCGCTAAAAGTAAATAAGGGACGAACTCCATATGGGTCTCTTGCAACAAACATTTTACTCTTTTCAAGCACTAATCTAAAATCAACTAATACAAATGAAAATACTCCATCAAGCAATTGTAAAGTATATTCCATACCATATTTTTTATATAGATGAATAATTATTTCACAATCTGAGTCGGTTTGTAATTCGTCTTCAATTTCTAATAATTTAATTAATTCTCTATAGTTATAAATTTCTCCATTACAAATTAAACTAATATCCTTTATAATAATCGGTTGATTAGACTCTGGATTTAAACCATTAATAGCAAGACGGTGAAATCCTGAAATTGTTTTTATCATAGTATTTTTTAATATAGAATATTCAGGCCCTCTATGCTTTCCATTTTGAAAATCTTCATCTATAGCTTTATGAGGAAACTGTCCCTCGTAATTTAACAAGCAAAAAATCCCGCACATTATATTTAAAAGAGTATTATCTTTAAGTTTTTTTTATACTTGTATTCCATATAAGAATGTTTAAATTTCTTGACAACACACCCAAATCTGAGAAGAAAGAAAAACACCAAAAAAAAGAAAAGCTTACAGATAATTTTAGCAAAAATAAAGAAATAAAAGAAGAAGATAGTAATGTTGAAGGCTTTAGTCTTATGTCTAATTCTTTAGGCGGCGCTGAATTTATGACAAACAAAACTGAATTATTTGACTTGGAGGCATCAAAAGAACAAATGAAAGGAGGATTAGAAACCTTAGTTGCTTTACTTCCTGCAAATGTAGAAAATATGGTAAAATTGAAAAATAAGAAGGAAGGTTTTGAAAATGTAATGGAAGATAAGAAGAAGGAAGGTATGAAAAACAAGAAGGAAGGTATGAAAAACAAGAAGGAAGGTATGAAAAACAAGAAAGAAGGTATGAAAAACAAGAAAGAAGGTATGAAAAACAAGAAAGAAGGTATGGAGATTATGGAGGAGGAAGAAGAAGAAGAAGACGAAGAAAAAGAAGAAGAAGTAGAGGGTATGGCAGTAATGCGTAGTATGGATAACAATACTCAAATATTTGCTGGAGGAATTACTGTAATTGCTTTGCTTCTTGCATTTAAATTCATGCACGGAAAAAAATAAATTATTTTTTTAATCTTTCTTTTACATTAAAATGAGTTACATTCAATTCAATAATATATTGGTTGTTTAATTCTAAAGTGACTTTTTTATTTAAATTAGGAATTTTATTTAAAGTCCACACTAACATATGCAATAAAAATAAAATGATATTCATATATAGTCATTTTATTTATCTTTTTTGGTTTTTACTTATTACTACGACTGGGAATCGAACCCAGGACAACTGCTTGGAAGGCGGCCATTTTACCACTAAACTATCGTAGTGAACTATAAAATTAAATTATAATAAATTATTGTAATTTAAACTAATTTCAACTATTTAAGGAGAAAAGCGCTTGTAGATTTCCAAAGCAACTAAACCTCCGAATACTTGAGCTACGATGTAAGGAAGTAATTCTGTAGTACTTATTTTTCCAGCAGATGCCATTACGATTGAAACAGCAGGGTTAACGTGTCCTCCTGAAATATTAGAGGCAAGAAGAATTACCAAAGCCAAGGCAGCACCAATAGCTAAAGGATTTCCAGTAGCAAGGATTACATACACAAAAACAAGGGTTCCTAAAAATTCAACTAAATACTTTTCCATATATAAGATAACTCAAGAAAATTATTAAAGCATAGGTCTATTACTTGGATTTGCTGCTATTTTAGGACCTGGAACATAACCTCCACTTCTAACCTTTTTTAATGCACTATCCACCTCGTTTCTATTATTATTTCCTGTGAATGAATAGGCTGCTCCTGATGCATTTAAACTACCGTTTCCAACAGCACTTGCTTTTCTTCTTGCTATAACAGATGAAGCATCTCTATTTCCCGTATATTTTTTCTGTAAATTTTGTGTTACAGTATTTGCAGTTTCAGGATTGGTTAGAAAATAGTTTCTTCTATTCATAGAAAAAGTATTCTCATTTGAACTTGTGCTATCTTTTAATGGCATAGCCGCTTTACCATTTAATTGATTATTTTGTATATTTTGAATTAAGCGAAACATTTATAAAGAAGTATATACTTTATAAATAGAATATGTTTATGCTAAATTATTTAATGTTTTATGTCGTTAAAATTTCTTACGACTGCTCTTTGTTTTTTGTAACGAATGTAATCGGAAGAATCAGCTACAAATTTTACGTTTGTTGAAGCAGCTTCAACGCCAGAATCATCGCAGGCAGAAAGAATGGAACCCATGCGGTTAGCAAGACCAGGTTTTGCTGATTTTAATTGATTAGGTCCATTACAGATATAATTTTCACGACTCAAAAAATCACCAGAGTTATTTACTGCACGGAAAGGAGTTACGACACGGCTTTTTCCATTAATTACTCCCACCGCATTTTCGTTATTCCAACCACTTCTAAGTTGGGCTCTTAATAAAGTATCAGTACTATCAGTCTTTTTTGCACTTTGTTGTCTATTTGAGAGAACTACCATTATATATATTAGAAATATTTTATTGTATATCCTAAATATAAATATAATCCTATAGATATTATAAATGAGTGAAGAAAATAGTCAACAAAAGGTTGATGAAATCACTTTGGAAATGTTTATGAATAAAAAAACGTTTGATAAATATAAATCACAAAAAATCGGAGAAAGTATAGCTCAGGATTTAGATTTAGAAACCTATAAACAAGATATACAATCCATATTTCAAAATTTAATGGATGACTCAAATTTTCAAGTTCATCCTGATGTAAAAGAACATTTTAAACATTTTTGTAAATCTACTATTGATTATCTTCAAAACAAAGAATTATTTCAAACAAATACAGACATATACGAAAATGTTAATGATTCTGATTTTAAAACGTGTGTTACAAGCAATATTCAATCAGTATGGGGAGACCAAATTGTAAAAAAAAGCGAATAAATTAAAATATACATACATATTAGATGGCAAAAACAAAAAAAAATAAAGTCAATTGTAACCCTGCAATTAAAAATAAATCTTTAAAAAATACTTGTTACGATAAAAAATCATTATTATTAATTAAAAAAGAATTTAATAAAAATCATTTTAATGATTTAATAGAAACTAATGACCCAAATAAAATTATAGATGAATTAAAAGTAAAAATGAAATCTTGTAGTAAAGAAGATTGTTGGCTTCAAGAAATTAATAATCCTGATTTAAAAAAAAAAGTAAATAATTATTTATTTGCACCTAAACAACCCAAAGAATGGAAAAATCAACCTCATTATTGGTTAAGTAATTATGATATTTTAGAAGTTCTCAAACAATATGAAGAGAAATATTCTAATTTTAAATTCATAGGACCTACTCCTATAGACTTTGACAGTAAACCATATGTTTTAGATGATAGTTGCGTTTGGCAAGAACTTTGTGAATTTGGTTTACAAAAATATCTTAAAAAAGGTATTGATAAAATTGGAATTATATTTAATTTAGATAAACATAATCAATCGGGCTCACATTGGGTTTCTATGTTTATAGATTTACAAGATCGTTTTATTTTTTATTTAGACAGCGCATTAAATCCTATTCCTCAAGAAATAGAACATCTTAAACATAAAATTTTAAAACAAGCCGCTCAAGCAAATATGCCGTTGGATTTTGATTCAAATTATCCTATTATGCATCAAAGAGGAAATAATGAGTGTGGAATGTATTCTTTATTTATGATTATTACTATGCTTACTAAAAAAGTAAAAAATAGAACATTAAAAACTAAAAAACAAAGAATCAATTATTTTAAGAAAAGAATTCCCGATAGTTTTGTATTTGGTTATAGAGATATTTATTTTAATAAATAATTTCTCCCTTTATTTTAATAAGAATGGATATTGTTATTGAAAACTCAAATATATTTAATAATAAAAAAGAAATAAATAGCAAAGCTGTAGAAGATATTTTATCAAAAATTGATAGTGCTACTGAACGCAGAAGACAATATGGTAGTATGATGTATTTTATCGCTCAAAAGAAAGATAAAGAAATGAATAATGAAAAAAAAATGCAAATAATAAAAGAGCTTAACACCATTTTTAAAAAAGTTGAAGAAATTAAGAAAAAAGAGAATAAAAATACAGAAGAAGAAGAAGATGAAAAGCAACAAAGTATTGAAACAGTTACTATGGTTGAATTAGCCAAACAACCTAATTCAAAAGGTAATTTTTTAAAAAAATATACCATTCAAGTAAATGCTCCCAATTATCCTATTGCTCCATTAGACCAGGTAAATTATTATTTAGATGATATTCAAGCTTATCATAATATGATTTTTGCAAAAAATGATAAAGAAAGAGCAGAAATGTATGAAGATATGAATAAATACAAAATAAAAACGCCTCAAAGAATTGTTCCTCAAGGATTAACTATGCAAAAAGTAGATGATAAAGATGGAATAGCTTTAATATCAAATGATCTATCAAACCTAAAGAAAGGAGGAAAAAAGAAAAATAAAAAAACCAAACGTAAAAATAAAAAGAGAACCAAGACAATAAAAAGAAAGTGTAAATAAATATATAAATATAATAAATTTAATATATTTATATGAGTTTATTAGTGCATAGGGAAAATCAAAACCTGTTATGGAATGTAATTAATAAAAATAAGATTATAGTTCATTTCTTTAATAATATATCACAACAAGAACAATACTCTTGGTTTCAGAACACGATGAGAACTTTTCATAATAAATATCAAAATCAATCTGTAGATGTTAATCAATTATCTGCTATTAATAGAGAAATTATTCAATTTATGATACAAGATGCTGGCACATATTTTCAACCTGTATCTTACCAAAATGAAGGAAATAACGAGAACTTTGGAGAACCTTACAAAAAGGAAAGCAAAAAAGATGAATATTTATCTGATTTTGAGAAAAGACAACAATTATATGAGAACATGAACAAAAAAGAAACACCAAAAGATGTTAATTTTGCTATAGAAAAGGATGAAAATCAGCAAAATGTGGAAGAATTGATAAAAAAACAACAAGAACAGAGAAATTTAGATCTACAGGTTTTTGGTTCTCAACAATTAGATCCCAATCAAAAAATTGATAATGAGAGAGTTAGGTTAGAGGTAGAAGAAAATACAAATAGTTTTGTAAAAATACCTATTGAGAACTTTGAGAACTTTATAATGCAACACGAGGAGTTATCAACTTATAAAAACAAGGTTTCTACACTTTCAAGAGATGTTGAGTATTTAAAAAATACTATAAAAGTATTTGAGGAAATGGTAGGTCAAAAAGAGGATATATCTGTTAATAAAAATAAAATAGAAAAACTCTTTAAAGAATTAGAAGACATAAAAAAAATACTTAAAAATAATAAAACAGAGTAATTATATGGATTTATTAAAACATACTTTTTTTATCAACTTAGAATCAAGAAAGGATAGATTAGAACATGCTGAGAAAGAATTTGAAAAATTAGGTATACAGGCAGAACGTGTAAACGCAAGAAAAAATGATAACGGAGCTTTGGGTTGCACTTTTAGTCATATTGCTTGTCTTCAATTAGCAAAAAAGAGAAATTATGAACACGTATTTATTTGCGAAGATGATATTTGTTTTAAAGATCCAGAACTTTTAAAGACAAATTTGGAAAAGTTTCAAAAAAATTGTGATTTTATCTGGAATATGATTGTAATTGGTGGAAATAATGTGCCTCCTTATCAAAAATTATCTGACTATCATATTCGTATTTTTCAGTGTCAAACTACAACTGGCTATATAATTCATAAAAATTACTTTGACACCCTAATTTCTAATTTTAAAGAAAGTGCTACTAATTTAATGAAGACAGGAAATAAGAAGATGTATGCTTTGGATATTTATTGGAAAAGACTTCAAGTTCAGGATTACTGGTTTATGATTATTCCAGCTACTGTAACTCAATATGAAAGTTACAGTGATATAGAAGAACAAGTAGTAAATTATGATGGATTAATGTTAGACTTAGATAAGCCTTGGTTAATGGAAAGACAAAGATTACAAAGAATGCAATTAAATTAATTAGTTAATTTTAAAAATTCTGATAATATTTTCTTATTTTTTTCTTGATAACCTTTGGTTTGTAAATTCGAAGTATGTTGTTTTTCAGCAATTTTAGTTTTATATGCTAAATGGTTTTGTTGTAAAAGATTTTCTGCATTTTCTTTTTTCATAGGAATATAACCAACTCCTCTTTCTTGTCGCAAAGATTCAACTGAACTATGTATATGTTTATTTTGAATATCAGATTCTTTCACAGCAAATATTGTTTCATCTTTATGAACTTTTCGTAAATCATCAAATTTTAATTTACTAAAAGGGTCACTACAAGCATATTCATCATTTTCTTCTTCATATAGGCTATTACCTCCTCTTGATTGCATTTCCTGAACTCCTTTATACACAATCATATCTTGTTGATTATTTTTAAGATTTTCAAAAACTGCACCCATGTTTCCTTGGTTCACATTTTGGTCGGTCTCAAGAGTTGCTTCAGTATTAGAGAAAAAATCATATTTTGAATAATCTTTTTTAGATATCATGTTTTCATTAAATAATTTATTAAACTTTTTGTTAAAATCTTTAGAAGACATAGAGTCTATTTCTTTTGATATTTGTTTCTTATGCTCTTCATTTAAAAAATTCTTTGGTGTATATTCTCTTTTGTCGTTTCCAATAAATGCTTTTTGTTTTGATTGATCTTTACAAAAATTTAAGACTGTTTCAAAAGCTTCTTTATAAAATATAAAATACTCATTCGGTAAATTGGATTTGTCAGGGTGAATTTGCACTAATTTTTTTTTTGCTCTCTTTAAATCTTCCAAATTCATATTATAATCTAAATCAAAAAGATCCAGTATTTCTTTAAAACTATACATATTTATATCAAGATTATGACCCTCCATATATAGTAAAATTACAACATTTTTTTTATTTTTAAATGCAAATCATTTAAAAATAATATATACTAAAATATATGACTTTAACAAGTGAAGATATTGAGTCTCAAGAAGACCTAGCAAAACTTCTACAAAAAAATCCTGGAAAAGTAGTAATGAAACTTGGTGCAGAATGGTGTGGTCCTTGTAAAACAATTGAGAAAGAGGTGCACGATTTTTTTGAAAATGCGCCGGATCATATACAGACAGTTAATTTGGATGTTGATGAAAGCTTTGACATTTATGCTAACTTAAAGAGAAAAAAAATTGTAACTGCCATTCCTGCTATGTTATGTTTTAAGAAAAACAATAAAACCCTTGTTCCTGATGAAGTATTAATTGGTGCAAATAAAGAGGAACTAGCAATATTTTTCAATAAATGCTTATCTAATTAAATAAAATATCGTGTAAAGAAGAAGGACCAATATTAAATGGTGTATCAAATTCTGTTATATCAAAAACATATTTTGATAACTCTGCTGAATCATTATTGACTTTATGGTTTATAATGAGTTCTTCTATTTTTTTAACATTATGATAATAACTTAATATATTACAAAAGTATTTTTTATTATAAATATAGTTATACAAACAGCTATTATATCCAAACCATTCATAATGACAATTTTCAAAATCTGTTTTTTCTAATGATGATTTAATTATTGTTAAAACTTTTTCCTGAGCTTCTTCTTCCAATTTATTGGGTTGATTTAAAAATTTTATATAATTGCAAACTATAAATTGATTTCTTTTTAAAAAGGAAAATATAGAAGTAAGGCTTCTTAGAAAATCTTTTAATAAATTCTCATTTTTATCATCAATTTTAAAATTAATAACAAACAACCTAATCTTTAAAGTGGTATCACTCATCACAATTCTTTTATTTATCTTAGCATCTTCCTTATTGAAATGGTCTATGACAATTACATATTTATATTTATCTTCGTGAGGATTTCTTAAGAATTGAGGTATCATTTGATAATTTGCATTTGTTAACAATTCTTTGTTTTTTAAATGCACAACATCATTATTGAATTTACTACCTATAGATATATATGCAAAGTCAATTTCATCCCTTTTTATACTTTGCACGTCATCTATTATATTATTAATATCAATTCTTAACCCCTGGGCTTCTTCTTTCATTTTTTATTTACAATAATTAAATAAAAAAAATCAATTTTCTTACTCTAATTTTTAGTTACTTTTTTTTTTATTTTTTTCCCACCTTTATTTTTTTTAGTTTTATTATTTTTGTGTTGACTTCTTTTTTTACTCTTTCCTCCTTTTTTTTCTGTGGGTTTTGTTGCTAAACCTAAAGTTTCAAAAAATCCTTTCGTTTCTTTTGGTTTATTATCTCCTTCAGGTTGTGCTTGAGCCTCCTGTGGATTTTGAGTAGAAAACGGATTAGATAAGCTCATTTGGGGAAGCATAGATTTATTTTCAGATGGTTGTTGTTCTTGTGGATTTTCTGAATTTGTTTCCTGAGGAGCAGAAGGTTCTTGTTCTGTAGGTTTTTCACTATTTTGCATATCTATAGGTTGTTCTTCTGTTTGTTCTGGATTTTCACTTTCTTTTATTTCATCTGAATTTGTATTTTCAGATGTGCTTGGTTCTTCAACTCCCCTATCTGTGAAAGTAGCATAAGCTAAAGTTCCAGCAGTTACTGTAATAAAAAAATATGCTATAAATGGAATTGGTGGATCGTTCATTTACTTATATTATGTAAATATAATTATATTTCAAAATTCTTCATATAACCAATCGTCTAATAATCCACCCGCAAGCATATTTGTTGAAATAGATTCTTGATTATAGTCATTCCATATTTTCAATTTATCATGTAATGCAATATCTGTTGTTAAATTTTTTAATAAACTCGCCTTAAAAAAATAGTCTTCTATATTTTCTTTTTCTATGTTTTCTTCTGTTTTATTTACTTGTATTCTTGTATCTAATCCCGCTTTATCTTTTAAAGTTGAAAAATCATCTTCCAATTTTAAATCCATATCTGTAATTGTTTGAGTGTTCATAAAAAAAGGTTTTGATTTTTTATTTAAATAAGTTACAAATAAAAATGATAAAATTCTCATACTATATTACCCTTTTCTTTTTTAATTCATTTTATTAAATACCTAGTTGTCTCATAATATACATCTTCTTATCCAACCATTCTGCCTTAATCTCTGTGCTAATGGTATCCTTAAAATGTCTTTCGTAGTCTTCAGGACTGCTGAAAAATAACATTTCTCCGTGACCGTTATTCCCGCAATAAGATACTTTGAAATACAAAGATTCTCTTGGAGACCCTACCCTATCTTCCTCTGAGCGAATACCAGTAATAGCATCTCTAATTTTCGCTCCCGGAAGAAGATTAGTCTCATAAAATTCAAAGATTCTCTCACCTGACTTATCAACAACTGCGTGATAGCCTGGATCCATCTTCTTGATATCTTCAATTGCCTTCTTCACTTTCTTTCTTCTTGAAGATATAGAAGCATTATCTCTGGATGTATTTACTGAGATGAAATCATCTGCTGTAGCTGTAACAGGAATCCAGTCGTTAGAATTATAGTATGCTTCATTATAAAGCTGTGTATCTGTTGATTCATCAAATACACTTTGAGCCAAAAGTTGAAATTGAGATTGTGCCATAGTTGCCATTCTATTAATACATATAAACATATTTAATATTTAAATCAATTTTTTAAATGTAAAAATTACTTGAAAACATTTCTACCAGTATGTATATATGCATCTTCAAAATATTGAATTAAGAAACTATATTGTAAAAAATTTTATGAAAGAAGTTCCAAAAATACATCATCAAGAAGCCGAAGAATTAAAAGAAACTTTAATCAAAGAACCAGAACCTGAAGAAGATGAAAATCAAGAAAATACAAAAGAAAACGAGGATGGAGAAACTTCAATAGAAACAAATGAAACAGAATTCTTACCTGAAGACTTGTCATCTGCTGATGAGGAGGAAGAAATAAATATTGTAAATGAAGAAGTTTCTGAGTATAAATATTTAGATGATGATGTGTTAAGTAAAGAGATTATGTATGATCCAGAAATGAATTATCAATTGCATTTATGTATGTATAGTATGAATTTAAATACAGTAAAACCTTTCCTTATTTACCATATGTTAAAAAAAGAAAGCTATGAATTTCCAAAAGCATTTTTAGATCATTCCAAATTTCAAAAAGATGAATTAGATGAAAACAAAGAAATTAAAATGAAAGGGGAAACCTTTTCTATTTTAAATTTGTTCTCAAAAAGCATTTCAAAAGAAGAGGAGGAAAAAGAAGAAGAGGAAAATACAGAAATAGATATTCAAATTATATTTGAAGAGCAAATTGCTGAATATTTTAAGTTAGTTACCCATTCAAAAGATGAAAATGTATTAACTTTGTATAGAGGATTTCTACAAGAAAAGGATGATATTTTTTTATTTTTTGATGTAACAAATATGGACTTACCAAATATTTATACATTAGAATTAAAAAAACAGTATAAATTTGAAAAAATTTTAATAGACGAAATTATCAACTCAAAGTATATTGACAATATTTCTGTTGAAAGTCAACTTGTAAATATATTTATGCAACATAATGAGTTAACTCAAATTAAAGAATTAAATAATGAAATTGTTGGTCTTCCTATTCGTGGATATATTTGTCAAGAGGAAGAAGAAACATATTTAAATACATATTATGAAAATAAAGAGGAAGAAGTCACGTTAATTAATAATAAAATTTATCATAAAGATTTTGATTATATCTATGTATTTACTGATGAACCATTAGTATTAGATAATTTAGAAAATATAAAATCATATGCACTATTTGTTAATAAAAATGTTCCAATTATCACCGAGTCAAAAGAAGAAATAGATTTGGTAAAAGATAATTTTGAAGACTATGAAATATTCTATTTTATGTATAATACTAATAAATATTATGGTGTAAATAGCAAAAAATATTTCCAAGAAATTTAATATTCATATTATTTATAATGAATCACGAAATTTTAGGAGAAGGAACATATGGATGTGTAATCAAACCATATTTAAAATGTAAATCTAACAAAAAATTAGATTATATTGGACGTGTATCTAAAATAATGAGAGAGAAAGACGCAAAAGAAGAATTAGCTGAAATGGATAAAATTAAGAATATTGATAATATTGAAAAATATACGATTAGAACACCAATTAAATGTAAACCTAAGATTGATGATAAGTTTGATAAAATTGTTAGTAATTGCACTACCAATAATGTAGCATCAACATATAATTTAAAAAAAAACAAATTATCTCAATTGCTGGTTGATGATGGGGGATTAGACTTACATAAGTTTTCCAATAAAATTTATGAAAATTTATCTTTACACGATCAAAAAATATTTATGACCTCTCTTTTGCATTTATTTAAAGGACTAAAGTTTTTTTCTGAAAACGATATTATTCATCAAGATATTAAATCATTAAATATTGTTTACAACGTTGCTAATGGAAAAATAAGATATATTGATTTTGGATTAGCGATTTCTAAAAAAGAGTTTATTAAATCTTCAAGAATGAATTCAAATAGAATGGCACAATCTTGGTCTTATTATCCTCCAGAATTTAGTTGTGCGAATTATTCATCGTTTGTAAATAGTAGTCGTGGAAAATGCAAAGAATTATATGCAGATTATGGAAACAGCATAAATCAATATACAAGTTTTATAAACGATTTAGCGAATTCTTTTGATAGTTATTGTTTAACGCTTGCTATAAAAAAGTTATTAAGCACAATTTATTATTTTAAAGGAAATAAAATTAATAAACATTTTTTAAAAAGTTTAAACTCACTTATGAATGAATATTCAGAAAGTGATTTAACCTTAAGAAATAAGAACTTAGATGATTTAATTAGTAGATACAAAGGATTATTAAATAAATATGAAATATATACAAAAGCGAAACCAACACCGTCTCCTCAAATTATAGAGGTTGCAGAAACATTATCTTTGGAATTATCTGAAAAAACGAAATTAGTTCGTTGTCCTCCTACTATGCCTGAATTTAATCCATTTACGAGAAAATGTGTGAAAAAATGTAAAGATGGAAAAGTAAGAAACGATAAATTCCGTTGTGTTCAGAATAAAACTAAAAAAAAGAAAAGCTCAACAAAAGATAGCGATGAAATACTTAATAGTGTTAATAAAAAAATGAAAGAATGCAAAGAAAAAGATAAAGATTATAATCCTTTAACTAACAGATGTGTTAAAAAATGTAAAGAAAATCAAAAGAGAATATTAAAAGATAATCAATTTAAATGTGTTTCCAAAAAGGATTAATATATTTTAACTATTTAAAAATATATTAATAAAATATAAAAATGTATAAATATCATAATGTCATTATATATGGCTTAGTTGGATATGTTTTTGGAGTTTCAGGACACGCATTTCTTAAAAAATTAACAGCAAATAAATACGAAAAACATTATAATAATATTTCCTATAAAAAAACCTTTTATGGTTTTTTTTCTTTGGTTGGTTTTTGTTCTGGAGCTTACTTTGGATATAATACTATAAAAGCTTAAAGTATTTTTTCATTTTCAAACACTTTGTTGTATTTATTTATCCATTCAAAAGGAAAATTATGTAATTGGTAGGTAATTTTTCCATCACCATTACAGGTGCGACAACATCCACAACAAAATAGAGTAGGACATAAGTATTTTTCTTTTTTTAAATCAGATTTTACATACTCAAGTTGATTTTCAGATAGATTTGTAAGCCAATCCTTGCGATTAAAAGCTTCATCAAATGTTTTTATAAAAGAAATTGGAAAGTTACTTACATCATACTTATTTGTATCATTTTGACTTAGCTCATTAAGAGTAGTTTGTAAACAATTATATTGGTCCTTAGATAAACTTTCTACCCATTTATCACGTTGGTTAATAAGCATCGTATTTTCTTTCATCATAGGTGTAAAGGCTTCCATTTTATTTAACCCTAATAGACTATTAAATAAATTTCAATTTTTTATTGTTTGAGAACTTTATACATTATCATCTCCTTCTGGTTTTGGAATATCATCAACTTCATATGATTCTAAAAATTTATCAAGATGTTCTTTTGAAATTTCTTCTTGTAGATTTTCAATAATTTCTTCTGATAATGGTTTTCTATCAAACATATCCTCATATGCTTCAATATGCTTATCTATTTTTTCCTTAGAAACGTTATATAAAGTATCTAATTGCTCTTTAAGTTTTGATGCGTCTGCTTTCTTTTCCAAGCTACGTTTTATTTTACTTTTTTCTAAAAGTGCTTGTTTTTCGTGTTCGCTTGCACTTTCCTTTAATTTATTTTCAATCTCTGCTTCTTTTTCAGCAAGCAATCTTTTTTGTTCTTCAATTATAGCTTCCTGTTCAGCTACTAATTCTTCACTTATTTCTTCTTCAACGTTTTCTAAAGCTAAATACCATTTATGTCTAGTTTCATTTACACTTACAATTGTATCACAGATATCAGGCTTTCTTAACTGCTCAAATCTTTTTTGTGCTTTTTCATCTTTTCCTTTAAAGTTTTCTTTAAATTCTTCCACAATTTTGTCACTAATGCTTGGTGAAGTTTCCATTAAACGGTCAAATTCATCACGACAGTGTTTTATAAATGCACCTGCGTCTAATCTTTCTTCAGGCTTTTTGGCAAGTTCAATACGAATATTTCTTGCAAATTTATCCCAGGCTATGGAAGAAACTCTATGTGACTCATTAAGTTCGGAAATTTTTAAATACTGCTGAATAGTGGTTAAAATACCAATAAAAATATTTAAAGAACCAACTGCCATAGGAACAAATTCTTGAGTTGAAACAGGAAAGCTTGATTGAGCGAAAGATGCTGTGCCACTAATTGTTGAAAGAATAATAGCTGGAATAGTAAACCAAGCGTGCAAACGTGAATATTGATTATGAGCTCTCATATTTAACCATTTATAACACTGAGCGACATCACACCATTCTACTAATATTTTTTCATTTTCAGGAGACCATTCTACCTTTACTTTTGGTTGCTGACTATCATCATTAGAAACCACAGATTTGGTATCATTATTTTCATTTTTATTTGATGCGTTCGCCATTATATATTATTAATTACAATTTTTTTTTATTATAGTTATAGTGTAATATGTTAAAAATAGCTCATCGTGGTTTATCTCATTTTTATCCTGATAATTCTTTGGAAGCATTTAATCAGGCAATAAAAAGTGATTTTGATATGATTGAATTAGATATACAACTGTGTAAAAATGATGAAATTATCATTTTTCATGACACTTATTATTTATCTAAATTAATCAAAGATTACTCGTTGGAAGAATGCCAACGACTAAAAATGTTGTCATTAGATGAATTTTTATCTAAAATCAACAGTAAAACAATTAAGATATATTTTGATTTAAAAGGTTCTATGGATGTTTGTGAGCCATTAATGGAAAAATTAATGCAATATAACGTTTGTTTTGAAAATATATATATTTCTACTTTCAATCGTCATCATATTTCAAAGTTACATTCTTATCATTTACCACTGAATATTGGTTTTACAACAGAAACAGGATATACTAAGGATGATTTAGATTATTTAATAAGTAATATTGATTTTTTTTGTGTTCACTGGACTGTTCTAAATGAAGAATTAGTAGATTATTTTAAAAACAAAAAAATACTTCTATTTACATTTACGGCAAAGGAATACTTTATTTTAAACTACATGAAACAATTTGATGTGGACGGAATAGTATCAAATTTTGATTTTTAACCTAAATTCATTCCCATAATGGCTTTTTTTATTTGAATAGAACCATTATTTACTGTTATTGGATTAACATCGGGTTTAGGTTCTGGCTTAGGTTCTGGCTTAGGTTCTGGCTTAGGTTCTGGCTCAGGTTCTGGCTCAGGTTCTGGCTCAGGTTCTTCATCCTCTATGTTTATTTCATTTTTTGGTGCTTCATCACTATCATATCCATCTATTTCGTTTTTCTCAGAGATATCTTCAATAGAGAACGTGTGATTCATACTTAGATTTTCATCCATATCTTTTTCAAAAAATGTTAGTCTCTCTAACAATAGTTTACACTGGGTTTTCTGAGAAACGTGAAAAAATGACATATAATTTACGTATAATTCAACTTGGTCTTCTAACATTCTATTTTCATGTTTTAATGTATTTAAAAAATTAGAAATAGAAAACCCTACTTTATGTGTATCATAATAATGTTCTATTTGTTCTTTTTGTGTTAAATACTTTTCTGTTAAATTTTTTATATTTGTTAAAAGAATTTCGTGTAAACTTATAATATCAGATAATTTATACTCAGCCAATGTATCTAAATCTTTATAAATAGGAAATGTATTCTTTTGTAATTCATTTTCTGTATCATTTTTTTCGTTTTCTTGTAAATATTTAAGAAGTACTTGATATAACTTGTAATAGTCACAATAAATGCGATTTATTATAAATTTTCTTTTTTCTTCAATATGGTCTAAATCCATTTTAAATGATTTAAATTGGTAATGACAAGAATCAAGACAAAATAGAAATATTTTTTTGTTGTTTTTCTTAATCGTAGACTTATATAAATCCTTTAATTCGTTTAATTTCTTATCAACAAGGATTTTCTTTTTTTGAAACTTTCTTATAATATCAGTTATTGCATTAAAATTTTTGGATAACTTGTTAATTGTATTGTTATTTTCCATTATACAATTAATTTAGAAAAAAAACATAAACATAAAATATAGCAATAAATATGCAACAAAACCTTCCTATAGTTGTAAGTTCCGATTCTTTAGATAGTATGTCAAGTGAATCGAGTATTGACTCAATTTTTAACTACTCATTAGAAAGACCCAAACTTAGAAGAGAAAATAAAATACACATAATGTCTAATTATGAAATAACAAACGAACTTATGAAAATAAATAATAAAATAGATAAACTTCTTTCATTATTAAGTGAAAAAAACAAATAGATAAAAAGAATATAAATATCGTTTTCTATTAATTAAATATATATGGAAACTAAAATACCAGAAAATTTTAAAAGCTTAATTGTTGATTTTACTAAAGACTTAACCAATACCTTTAACGAGTATGAATACTTATGGAAAAAGTATTATGAGGAACCAACAGAAGATACTTATATAGTGTTATTTGATTATTGTAAAAAGGTATATCCCGAGCGATTCTTTGATATTTTATATCAAAATGAAGAAATATTTGAGGAAAAGTCTGAAGTCAATACTTACTTTCTTCCAAATGTAAGTTTTAGCTTTTTATTTTCTTGTGAAGGTATTACTGATAATACTAAAAAAGCAATTTGGAAATATTTGCAGCTTATTTTATTTACTGTTGTTAATGAGGTAAAAGATAAATCTGATTTTGGTGACTGCGCTAATATTTTTGATGGTATTGAAGAATCTGATTTACAAGATAAGTTACAAGAGACTATGGAAAGTATTGGAAACTTTTTTAATAAAATTCAAGAAAATGAAGATATAGACGAAGAAACTAAGAAAAAGATGGAAAATACCAAGAAAGATATTGATGATATGATGGGGGAATTACCAGATATGGAAGAAATGAAGCAACAATTTCAAAATAATATGCCAAACTTAGCAAACTTGCAAGATAACTTGAGAAATCTTTTTAATGGTAAAATTGGTTCACTTGCAAAAGAAATGGCAGAAGAAATTGCTGATGATTTTAAGGATTTAATAGATGAAAATGACGTTCAGGACCCTAAGGATGTCATTAAAAAGTTAATGAAAAATCCAGGAAAAATTCAAGAATTAATGAAAACAGTAGGTAAGAAGTTAGATAATAAGATGAAGAGTGGTGAAATTTCCAAAGAAGAACTAATGAAAGAAGCTTCAGAAATGATGGGTCAAATGAGAGATATGGGTGAAGGTGGAGAAATGAATGATATGTTAAAGAATTTAATGAAAAATATGGGAGGTCTTGGTAAAAATGCAAGAATTGATACAAATAAATTAGATAGAATGACAAAAAGAGATGGAAAGATTTCAAAAATGAAGGAAATGGCTGAATTTAAAAGAAGACAACAAGAAATTGAGTTAGAAAGAATTAAATTGCAACAGCAACAACAACTTAATTTACAAAATGAATTAAGAGCTAAATACAGTTTAGACCAAAAAGGCGAAAATGATTTTGTATTTAAAGTCGCAGGTATTGATTCAGAAAAAACATTTATTCATCCTGACTTAATGAAAGAAATTGAAGAAGAAGAGAAGAAAGATGCAGAAAAGAAAACACAAAAGAAACCTGCAAAGAAAAAGAAGAAGGTTAAGGGAAAAAAATAAATAAATAGTATATATGCTTTCAAAATACATAGACGTAAAAATATTTTTAGCAAGTTTAGCTTTTGGATTATTTGCAGTTTATATTACTGTTCCTTCTGATAAAAAGATTTATGTATATCCTAATCCAGAAAATGTGGAAGTGTTGCAATATAAGGATAAAACAGGAACGTGTTTCTCTTTTCAACAAAAAGAAGTTGCTTGTCCTAAGGATGAGTCAAAAATTGAAACAATAAAACCACAAGCTTAATATATAGTTATATAGTATAATGAATTTAGAAAGATTAATTAACTCTCAAACAGGAAAAATAGGAGTATCTATAATTTTAGGTTTAGGTTTAGCTACTTTATTCCGAAAAGCGTGTGATGACGAGACTTGTTTATCTTTTAATGGACCTGTTATCACAGATTTAGAAGATAAGATTTACAAGCATGGAAACAAATGTTATAAATATTCTGCCAATCCTGATACTTGTAGTTCAACCAAGAAAATTATTGATGTAGCAGAATTTAAAGATTCGTAAGAAATATACATTCTAAATGATATTATAATGTATATTTTATGGAAGGAACCACAAGTATAGCTGAATTACCAAGTGAAGGTTCAAACAATACAATATCTCAAGGAGAAGTTCCTGGACCTGGTAATTACAAACCAATTAATGTTCACCCAAATCCTTATGGCATTTCAGATAAAAATCCAATTATGCCGAATCCCGAACAAACTACACAACAACAAAAAATACCACAACAAAATGTTTATTTAGAACAGGCTAATTTAAATGAATTGCCTCAACAAAGACTTCCTTCGCGTGATATTCCTATGGATACCACGGACTACGCTCAGGATAATCAAGTCCAGCCTGATTATATTCCAGTTCAAGAACATATCAAAGATTATGTAAGAGAACACGATAATATGAATGTAGAAAATGTGCTAAGACACGAAACAAAAAAATCACGAGCAGAAAAAATAGAGTATTTATTGAATGAATTTCAAACTCCTATTTTGGTTTCTATTTTATATTTTATATTTCAAACTCCTTACTTGAATAAAGTAGTTTTCAAAAAGTTTGCCTTCTTAAATTTAACAAATACAGATGGCAATTTTAATATTTACGGACTTGTTTTTAAAAGTTTATTATTTGGTTTTAGTTATTATGCGTTTTATACAATTACTATTACACTAAGTGAATTTTAAATATCTCGACTTACAGTATAGAATGAAAGAATGGTATAATAAACAAAAAAAAGCTCCTTGGTCTCCTCCAAGTTATGTATTTGGAATTGTTTGGCCTATTCTTTATTTGTTAATGACATTTTCAGTTTTATTAGTATTTTTTAACAAGAAATGCTTTCCATATTGTTCTCCTATTACTTTTTTTCTTATACAACTTGCTTTAAATTTATCTTGGACTACTGTGTTTTTTCAATTACAACTACCTGTTCTTGCACTAATTATGATTATATTAATGATTATCATTACAGCATATACCGCAATATTATTTTATCCATACAGTAAAGTAGCAAGTTACCTATTAGTTCCTTATTTATTATGGCTTTGTGTTGCGTTAAGCTTAAATGGATATATTGTATTGTATAATTAACTCATAAATATATTTATCTAAAAATATATTTACTTTATATATATGTTAATTCATAATAGTTTACCTACATCATACAATAATAGTATTAATTATATTTATAATAATTATAAAGATGAAAACCTAAGCGGCGAAAGTTCTATACATTATTGGATTAATAATATTGATAATAAAGAATTACAATATCATATAAATAGAATAAGAAATGCAACAGAAATAAAAAATACAATTAAAAAACATTATCCAGAACATAATGTAGAAACATCTACAGACACAGATGAGGTTTACCTTAGTGTTTCTCCTTCTAATAGAGAAGGAAGTGATATAACATTAAGTGATTGTCATTATGATGCTCCATTTAAATATATATATCAAGGAAACTGTAAATTTTTAAGATTAATTATAGCGTTAAATGAAAATAATAATGTTTATACTCAAGTTGATGATGAAACGAGTCTTCTCACAACAGGTGATTATAATATAATAGATTTTAATAAAACTTATCATTGTGTGCACGGTAAAATTCCAGAAAATAAAAACCGTATAATGTTAAAACTACATTATATAGCTGCTCCTTATAATACAAATAAAAGTTGGATTGTTTTTTGTAGAAATATAAATAACTGGTGGAATCATTTATCAAGAGAGACGATGAGACAATCTATAAAACCATCAAATTTGATAGAATATATAAAAAAGTATATTGTATTATTATCAAGATTAATATGGAATTATATGTTTTTTCTTTTATTTTTTTTAATATTTTTGTTTATTCTTGTTTATTTTATACCTAAAAAAATAAAAAAAAACATACTGGTATTCAAATAATTCCTATTTAAAAATTAGTTTCCAAACAAGTTTCATTTTAATAAATTATAATGATACTTTATGAATTTTTGAAAAGTTTGTTTAATAAACTGGTTATTTTTTTATCAGAAGTTTTCATCGTTCTCGTCTTATTCTTCTTTGTAACTTTTTTCTTAGTCTTACTCTTAGATGGTGTTGACTCTTGAGATTTTAGTAATTTTTCTTGTGAGTTAATAATTTTATCGTCTACTTTAAATGGCACATAATTTAAAAACCACATTTCATATTCCGGACTGGTTCGGTTATTTTTAAGTTCTCGGAATTTGGATGCTTTTTCAGCACGCATACTTTTTAATGTAGGTTGTGTTCCCAGACAATCCAAAGAATATCTTTTCATTATTCCACTTTCATCCAACTTATTAGATTCTAATATACCAGCTAAAAAAGCAGCGGTGCAGTGTAATCTTTCCTTATTGTATTGCGGTAAATCAAAATAATAAAAAGCCAAATAGAAAGATAATATGGTGTCAATTGTAGCGATATTCAATTGTTTATTATTATATTTTATTTTATTGTAATTATGACAAGCAACAGGTTTGTAAATGAATAAACAAGACTCATTATTTACTTTAATTTCAATACGATAGGGAATAAGTTCTCCAATAGGATTATATTCAACTGTTTTAATATTCTTAACGTTGTTTCTTTCTAGTTCTTCTGTAATAATTAAAGCAAGTTTTTTGGGGTCTTCATAGAGAACATCAAAATCAGGAGATGATCCGTGGATTTCTTTTGATTTTTTATCAAATTTACTATAAAGATTTGCTGCGTAACCACCAAAAAAGATGGCTTCGTTATTGATAAGTGTGGTTTTTATCAAATTATAAATGTTACTTGTATTCTTTTTACCTTTTTTCAAAAACATGCACTTTTTTCCTGCTTTTAAAGGATAATGTTTGTTTAATAAATTGAGTCTTTTTAAGATTTTTTCCCATCTGGATACATCACCTTTGGGACGCGACAATTCTAAATACATGGACATACGTAAAAAATCAGGAGGACAATAATGTATACCAGCAATTTTGACAGAGTCTTTTAAAATTGTTTTAAAAAGGTCAGGATGCATAAATGTAATATCAGCAACAGGAATGTAATTAACATAAACTTTAAATGTTCCCATATGAACTCCTGCTTTTGCTTCTACATCATTATATCCATTTTCATAATAAATATTTGCTAACTCTTTTGCATCTTCTAAAGCATTACTTGAGAAAAAATCATAATCAGGAATTTCTACGTCTTTTTTATAAAATTGGTCGTAAACAGGAAGTATATTATTAATAGCAGTTCCTCCATAACAAATTAGTTTTTTATTTACAATAAATTTTTCAACAATTTCAAGCATTTGTAAAACCTCTTCATTATTAACGAGTTCTTTACCTTGTTTATCTTCAGTTTCTTCCACAGCTTGTCTTAATATAGCAAATTCACAATCTTGATATGACATATTGTTGTTACATAATTTATTATTAAAATTTTGATTTTTCATATATAGTAGAATTATATATAAAATTAGGCTGTTGTTTGTCTTTTTTGTAAATAATAAATCATAGCCCCCATAGGAACTATACCGTGACTATTTTGATTAAATAGGTCTTCATAATCTTCCAATTCATCAGAATGTGCGTAAAATTTAGCTGGGAAAATTTGAATACCGAAATTGAAAATTATATCGGGAATATTGGTATTATATTTTTCTTGATTTGGCATTACCATCTGTAATTTTTCTAAATCAGTTGTTAAATTGTTATCATCAATTGCTATGATTTTTTCAGATGCATTCATCAACGAATTCAAACTAAATTGATTTAATGCTTCACTTCCACTTTCTATATTTGTAATTTTATCTAATATATCGCTATGTTGTTTATAATCTCTTCGTATTGTTTTATCCATAACAATAATGACTTTTCCCATTATATCCTCTAATTTTGTTGTTTCATTTATCTTTTCTTCGTGTTTTCTACTTGTAAATGCAGTCATAATATTTTTAGCAACAGCATCATACACTTTAGTATCATTTGATTTAATTCTTAAATGTACGAAAATAGGGTCTTTATTATTAGGAGCTATTTGTGAAAAGGCGTTAGAATTAACTGCATTTAAAGCATCAATTAATGAAATGCTATTATCAGTATCAATAGAAATAAACTTATAATCTGTGCTCATAGCAACGTGTGGACTAAATACATCATTTTCCTTAATATAAAAAACTTCAAAATCTAAAAAGCGACAACCTCTTGATAATACTTCTTTAATCATACTTGTGCTTACATAATTACCTGATACAGCACAATTCAAAGAAGCTTTATAACAATAATCTTTTAATGGATATTTAGTTGTTTTTGCAGGCATATTACGAATACGCTGTTGATTTTTCATTTGCTTGTTTCTTTCTTTTAAAGCTTCAACTTCGGAACTTGCTTGTTCCAAATTCTCAAAAGGCTCTAATTTGGTAAGTAAAGTATATTTATAAAAGCGATATACAATAATTAAAATTAAAATAATAAGTATACTTCCAAATAAAAAGTATTTTTTATTCATTAACATTCTATATATATTATTAAGTAATTAAATATAATAAAAATATATATTTAATTTAAACAAATGGCAGGAGGATTACTAAATATTGTTTCAGTTGGAAATAACAATCAATTTCTTACTGGAAACCCTTGTAAAACATTTTTTAAAGTAACCTATTCCAAATATACTAATTTTGGTTTACAGAAATTTCGTTTAGATTATTCTGGTTTAAGAGAATTGCGTCTAAGAGAACCCTCTGTATTTTCATTTAAAGTCGGAAGATATGCTGATTTATTAATGGATACTTATTTAGTAGTAACATTACCCGATATATGGAGTCCTATATGGCCTCCTACAACTAAGTCAAATGGTAGATGGGTTCCTTATGATTTTCGTTGGATAGAAAATATTGGTTCTCAAATTATAGAAGAGGTTGAAATATCGTGTGGTTCTACATTATTACAAAAATATACAGGCGAATATTTAGCAGCTATGGTTGAAAGAGATTTTTCCGAAGGTAAAAAGAAACTTTTTCATCAAATGACTGGAAATGTTCCTGAATACACAGACCCTGCTAATTCTTTTGGAAGATTCAAAGCTTATCCTAGTGCATCATATACAACTTCAGTTTTGGGTTCTGAACCATCTCTAAGAGGAAGAAATCTATATATTCCGATTAATACTTGGTTCACTCTAAATAGTAAATGTGCGTTTCCACTTATAAGTTTGCAATATAATGAATTAATTATCAAAGTAACATTACGTCCAATACAAGATTTATTTATAGTCAGAGACCCTGAAGACCCTGATAACAACTATCCTTATGTGCGCCCTGATTTTACACAAGATAGATTTCAAATGTATCGGTTTTTACAAACTCCTCCTTCAACATTCTTGTATAGTTCAGATTATTCAAATCAAATTGCAACTTGGAATGCTGACGTTCATTTAATATCTACCTATTGTTTTTTATCAGAAGAAGAAATAAGAAAATTTACTATGCAAGATCAAGTATATCTAATAAAAGATATTTATCAATATAATTTTCAAAATATTACGGGAAGCAAAAGAATAAAAGTAGAAACAAATGGTATGGTTTCAAGTTGGATGTGGTATTTACAAAGAAATGATGTAAAATTTAGAAATGAGTGGTCTAATTATACCAACTGGCCTTATAATTATTTACCTGTAAATGTTTCTTTGGCATCTGTAGATTTACCGCCAGATGTAACTTTATTTGATTTATCTTATGGTGCGGGTCTTCATCCTACATTAGGTGAAGATACTGTTAATTCAGGTATTACTATTACTGGAGATTTTCAAACAGCAAATAGAAAAGAAATTTTAGAAAGTTTTGGTATTTTATTAAATGGCGAATATCGTGAAAACATGTTTCATAGAGGAATTTATGATTATATAGAAAAATATACCAGAACACCTGGTAATGCCAAGGATGGATTATATTGCTATAATTTTTGTTTGAATACTGATCCGCATGAATACCAACCATCAGGCGCATTAAATATGAATAAATTTAAAAATATTGAATTAGAGGTAAACACATACATACCGACGATAGATATGTCAAATTCAGAATTAAATATTGTTTGTGATTTATCTGGAAATCCTATTGGTATTAGAAAATCTAATTTTCAACTCTATGATTACAATTACAATTTAATTTTATTTGAAGAAAGATATAATGTATTATCCTTTATTGGAGGAAATTGCGGAATGCTTTATTCAAGGTAATTAGGAATTTAATTCAAATTATTATAAAGTAGTTATATATTATAATAATTAATGAAAAATATAGAGGAACATAAATCAAAAGAGGAAACCTTTAGAACAGATAATAAAAAAATAAATGAAACCTTTCAAACCGCACATATAAAACAAAAAATAAAAAAAGTAAAGAAAAGAAAGGTAAAACGAAATTTTAAAAATATAGAAGAGTTTGATACATTGGAAAATAATGAAAATGAAGAAAAAGAAGAAGAAGAAAAAATAGAGGTTGAAGATAAAAAACCTATTACCATTTCCACTTTTGTGAATACCTTTTTTGATAGTTTTTACAAAGCATTATTTAAAGAAAAAATGAAAGAAGGAGTAAAATTTGAACGTGATGATTACGAAGGATACGATACCGTAAAAGAGGGTGCACGTTCAGCTTTTGACCCAAGGGCTTGGCTTATTATGTTCATAGAGTCATTATATGCAAAAGCCAGCTGGTTAGCAAATTTTATTTCAACAACATTACTAACAGTTATGGTTAAAAATAAATATACAACAAATGATTTGGCTGTAACAAGGGAAAATATAGTTTGGATTTTATCTGTAATTGTTGCTTCTTTTGCTGTATTTAATTGGTATTATATTTTATTTTATGCTAAAGACCAAGGTATTCCGCTTTTTAAAATAACTCGTGATATGCTTTGGAAAGCTACAGTTCCAAGTGATAATCCTAATGACTCAGATGTGCTTCCTATGTTTGCAAAATTTGCTTTTTGGTTGTTTGAATTTGCTCTCGCATTTTTTGAATATTTTAATGATTTCGTCATATTACTTTTTCCAAAAGTCTTATCTTTCTTTTTTGATGGACGAGCTTGCTTTGTTATTACATTTGTGCTATTAATTTTCGCATTTAAAGAATTTGCGGTTGCTTTTAAAGATTTTATGATTGGATTGTTAAGCAACGTTCAAGATAACAGAATGATTAATATTATGTATGGATTATTAGTTATTATGTTTATTATTTCTGTTACCTCTTTACGTTTTACTGGTGATATCCAGGCAGACATTCAATATGGAATGGATTATATAGGAAGTTTTTTAAATCCTATAGTTGCAATTATTAAATTAATTATACGTTTTATGATTATTATGGTAATTAGTGTTCCTATGGGTGGTGTCGCTATTGGTATCTTATTTATATATTATTCATTCTTTGGTATAGCTCATTATGAAGAAGATGGATTCGCAGCAGTTCCACAAGTTATGCAGGATATTGTAGAACACGCAAAACAAAAAGATAGTTTATATGGTAGAACAAAATATTGTAGGTCAAATGGATTTTATAGATTTATTTTGTTTATAATTACAATATTAAAAGTTTTATTTCAAGCTGCCTTTGTTTTTGCAACTCCTCTTGCACTTGCTATATTGTTTTATATTGGCGGAGGTAAAAGTTACGAATTTTTATCCTCCACTCCAACTATGCTTGGAAAACAACCACTAAATATAGCTATGGCTATTCTTTTTATTATTGCTGGAGTAATAAGCACACTAATGGTTGCTTTTAATATATTCGACCAAAAGACATTAATTATGAGTGGTTTCTTAAAGAAAGTAGTGCCTTCTATATTTAGTGATACAGATGAAGAAATAGAAGAACCTGATTACAAATATCCAGATGCTTATAAAGCATATGTTAGAGACCAGAAAAGCGCTGGTTCATTAATAGAATCCTTTAATAAAATCTATGCAAGTGAAATTGAAGAAGAAGAAGATACAGAAACAAATCAAGAAAATGAATCATAAACTTTAACTAATTCGTTGAAATATACTTAAATATTTTTAATTATATTATAGAAATGAAAACAGATTATCCGTTAGTGTCTGTATGCACACCAACATACAATAGACGACCATTTATACCAATAATGTTTGAATGTTTTCGTAACCAAGATTATCCAAAAAATAGAATTGAATGGATTATTGTTGACGATGGTTCAGATAAAATTGAAGATTTAGTTTTAAACTCTAATATTCAACAAATTAGATATTTTAAAATAGACAAAAAACTTTCTTTAGGAGCAAAAAGAAATTATATGCATTCAAAAGTAAATGGCGATTTTGTTGTGTATATGGATGATGACGATTATTATCCACCTGAAAGAATAAGCCATTCAATTGAAACTCTTCAAAAAAATCCTAATGCACTCTGTGCGGGAGCAAGTGAAATTTATATTTTCTTCAAACATAAACAAGAAATGATACAGTGTGGTCCATATGGACCTAATCACGCAACTGCAGGAACTTTTGCATTTCGTAAAGAATTATTAAAACACTGTAAATACGAAGAACACGCTGCTATTGCAGAAGAAAGAGCTTTTTTAAAAGATTATACTATTCCTTTCGCTCAAATGGACCCTTTAAAAACCATTTTAGTATTTTCCCACGAACATAATACCTTTGACAAAAGAAAAATGTATGATAACGCACACCCTCAATTTTTTAAACCCTCTGACAAGACTGTAAATAGTTTTATTAGAAAAGATAACGAACAAAATATCAAAGATTTCTTTTTAAGAGATATTGATGAAAAACTAAAAGTTTATGAACCCGGAGAGCCTAAAAATAAACCAGATGTATTGGAACAAATTAAAGAAATAGAAAATAAAAGGGAGGTTATGATAAAAGAAGAAATGGAGAAACAAAAGAAAAATGCTCCTATTATGATACAACAACCCGGACAAGAACCAAAGCAACTCACAAGTCAGGAAGTTGTTTCCATTATGCAAAATCAGTTGCAAGACTTACAAAAACTCAATAATGAGAAGCAACATTTGGAAATTATGGTAAAGAACTTACAGGAACAACTTATGAAAAAGACAAAGGAACTAAAAGAATCAAAGGACACAATCAAAAATTTAGAAAAGAAACTACAAGAAGACAGTAAAAAAGAAACATTTACAAGAATACCTATAGAAATTGTAGATGATAGTATAACTGTTTTTTCTAAAAGTTCTCCTGAAGTTTCCGTTCAAATAAAAGGAGATTAAGAGTAAATCTTGGTATATTAGATATTTGGTTTCTGAAGATAAAGATAGAATAAAAGCATTAATTAAATAAATTTAAACATAATTTATTAGAAAGATTATGTTTTGTTGTTTTATAAAAAAATCTAATTCCAATATAATGAATACTCCTGAGGAAGTTTTCAAAGATTCTTGTTGGAGTAATTGTCAACCCTTTCAACCTGATTTAAAAATAGGTAAAGTTATTAAAGTTTATGATGGTGACTCTATAACAATAGCTGCCAAACCCTATGAAAATTACCCTATATATAGATTTTCAGTAAGATTAAGTGGTATTGATACACCTGAATTAAGAACAAGAAACGAAAATGAAAAGAAACACGCTATTATAGCCAGAGATGCTTTGTCTGAAAAAATATTAGATAAAATTGTTACATTAAAAAACGTAGAAAGTGAAAAATATGGTCGTGTTCTTGCAGACGTTTATTTGGGAGATGAAAATATATGTGAATGGATGGTTGCTAATAATTATGGTGTGCAGTATGGAGGAAAGACAAAAGTAAAACCTAAAGAATGGTTAGAAGATGTTGAGTAATTTAACTTACAATATCTCTTTTATTTATAGTTAATGATTTAAACCAACTTTGAACGTTATATTCACCTTGGTTAATAAATAATACCTTACCTTCAATTACCTCAGGTAATTCTTTTAATGGTTTTTGAACCCTTGGAACAAAAACACACTTTGTAGAGTTATAAATGGTGTTAAAAGTGATTTTGTTCTCAAGTTCCATGGTGATTTTTTTTTTCAATTGTATTATAAATACTATTGAAATCAATTTTTTTACGTATTAAAGGATTAATCTTCTATATCTTCTGCATCTTTTTTAATATTTTTATCCAAATATCTATACATCCTTTTAATATCCAATTTGCTAATATTATAATTTTCAAATAATTCTTCTAATTCTAATAATATTTCTTGATTATTTGAAATGTCTTCATCATAATATAACCTTAATTCTTGGAAAAATGAAATAACATCTTTTTTTTCCATTTCTAATTCTTGACATAAAGCATAAATAAAGAGCATATTATTATATTCTGTTGAATATTTTGTTAATACTTTGGTAAATCTAACTTCCTCAGGTTGATATTTATTTCTATTTTCAGGAAAGTTTTCGTGATAAATTTTATTATTATAGAATGTTTTTATAAGTGAGCTCATTTCATTAAACTGCCATATTTGATTTTGAAAGGTAATCCTATCAATATAATCTGCAAAACAAGTTTGTTTCAAAATTTTGTTATAAACTGGAATTACCTTTTGTAGATCATATTTTGAAAAGGTATCTACTATATTTTCATGCCATAATAATGCTATGATTGTTCTATCAGTTTCGTTTATTACTTTATTATGTTTCTCCAAAGGAAATGAATTATTAATTAACATTTGTGTTGTATTTTTCGCATCATCATTAAAATTTTTCAGTTGAAGCATATTTAAAATAGACTCATCAAAAGAATTATTTTTTGTTTTTAATAGGTCAAATACAGAATGTAATTTTCTTAAATCGCCTTTTGCATAATTTAAAAGAGCAGTTTGATATTTATTATTTAAAGATGGATAGGAAAGAGATATAATTTTTTTCATTTGTTCTTTTGTTGCTGTTTTTAATTCATACACATTACAAACTTTCATTAGCTCTTTAATTTTTTTATCAATATAATAATTTCCAATACAAATAATTGGATTTTTTGTCATATTTTCTGCCTTTTGTTTCTTTGTTTTCTTTTGACGGATAATCTTTATTAATGCATTTATTCCGCCTTTATCTCCATTATTCATTCCATCTATTTCATCCATAATAATGGCAATTTTTTTATCTTTTTTATTTAACATATCTAATACATTACGATTTGAAATATTATTACTTGTAATTGTTTCTATTAATGCTTTATTTCTAACATCTCCTGCGTCATAATTAATAATATCATAATTCATTTCTTGTAAAATTCTTTTTATAAAATATGTTTTACCGGTTCCAGACGAACCATAAATATACAATCCTTTTTTAAATAATAAATTTTCTGTTTGCCCTTGAAAATCTTGCAAAAATTGTTTTATTTCATTTTCTATGTGTTGTCTTTGTAAAATAATATTATAATCCATACTTTCTATAATATTATTTATTTATATTTTCTTTCAAACGAATTATTTAGAAAACGCGCTGAAATCAGCGGTTATTGGACGATATACACTTTCTTCTTCTTTATAAGGCAATTGACCGTAACGAGAATACATATCATATTTGATATCGCTGGGTTGTGTTAATTCTTTATTTGAACCAGGTTCAGCGGGCTTTGTTGTTTTATCTGCCTTTTCTGAAGCTTTTACCTCTGTGGGGTCTGTTGATAAAACATTTCCGATAAATTTACCTGTGCTTGATGCTGCATCACTAATTACACCTCCTGCTCCTTTTGCCGCATCTCCTACTAATTCTACACCGGGTTCAGCCAAATCTTTTACACCAGAACCCACGGATTTTGCTACATCAACTGTAGTATCAACTCCTTTTTCTACTAAGTCACCTGCAGTATCAATTGTTTTTTCTCCTACGTTTCCGGCAACTTGAACGGTATTAGAAATAGGATCTCCTGATGTATTATTAACTAAAGTGCTTCCCTTATTTGACATCGTTCCTGAACCACCGTTACCTCCACAGGTTCCACATACTCCATTTGAACTATCACATTTAGGACAAGAGGGACAAGCGGGACATACTGGTGGAACAATTTGTGTTTTTAACAAATAATCATCCATATCATTAGGACAACTTGAACCAGTATTTGAATCAGTAACTACGCCTGATGTAACAGAAACTGTATTTGTTGTTCCTGTATTTACATTTCCTACTGTTGATGTACTTGTTACAGAAGAGGGATTTGTAGCTTGGTCTCCATAATCAACACCTCTGGTTGTAAATCTTTTTACATTCTTCAAATCATATTGACTTGTGTTAATATCTTTTAATCCGATTAAAGCAATCATAGATGTAGTTCCGGAAGGAACATAGACAACAAGTAACTGACCACAAGCATCAATAGCTGTAATAGTTGTATACGAAGTATTTACTAAAGTATTTGTTCCATCATACACATTTGATACAGTTCCAGAGACAGCAAGTTGTTCTGTTGTTCTATCTCTCTTATACACATTCATTTTCTTATCATTTCCATCTCCTTGGAAAATAACTAAATTTCCATTTGACATATCAAAATTGACATATTTACTTAATTGGAAAATCTTTCTTGTATTGCTATAATCTGTATTTAATACTTCTGTATTGTTGTTTGCATCTGTATCATTTACATAAGAGCTTAATTCAGCTAATTGTGTATCATCATAACTTGAACCTGTTTTAAATTCATAATTATTTGCTGTATTTCCAGAACCAAACATAAAATTAGCAATTTGTTTTTTTTCTGTGGTATTCAACAAGTGAATATGTGTAGTATGAAGATAAGGAATATAAAATGCAGTATATTTATCAGTATTATCACTCTTTGATTCATATGTTTTAGAATTCATAGATTTTTGAGTAATATTTCCTCCATTAGGAATTATATTCTCGCTTGTAGAAACTGTATAAGTAGTGCTACTTGCACCAATTCTAGGAGAAATTGTAATTTTACTTATTGTGTTTCCATTTAAATCAACATTTCCTGTATATGCTGTTGAGTCGACTTCAATTAAATTTGCATTATATTTATCAAAAAATAGATTATCGTGTAATTTTATTGTTGGTTTACTTGTTGAATATTGAGGAATAATAACATCCACTAAACTATTTTGATTTTGTGCGAATGTTACAAATCCTTCTCTAGGTGCACAGAATATTATAGCGATGATAAATAATAATAACAATATGAAGATTATAAATGATGATGGGATATTCATAGCTTATAATATATAGAAGCAAAAAAATTGAAAATTAATCTAATTTATTATATACAGAAATGTCTGAATTAGATAGAAATCCATATCCAACATATAAGTATCAAATTTGTCTTGATGAAGTAGGAAGGGGCTGTTTGTTTGGTGATGTTTTTATCGCTTGTGTTATTTTACCTAAAGAACCCGCAGAATTTGATGGTTCTAATATCAAAGACAGCAAAAAGTTCTCTTCAAAGAAAAAATTAAAAGAAGTTGCCAGTTATATAAAACAAAATGCTTTGTATTATCATATTTGTTCTGTTGATGCAAAAGAGATAGATAAAACTAATATATTAAAAGCCGTCATGAAAGGTATGCACTCTTGTATTACATTTATTATTGATGAAATAAAAAAAACAGAGCAAATTACAATAGATGATTTTATTGCAGTGGTTGATGGAAATTATTTTACTCCCTATGTTAAATATGATGAAACAAATGATTCCTTTACTGAATTAGACCATCAAACTGTTGAAAAAGGAGATGGAAAAATTATGGGAATAGCTGCTGCAAGTATTATTGCCAAAGATGCAAGAGACACTTATATTCATGAATTGTGTGAAATATATCCTGAACTTATTGAAAAATATAATTTACAAAAAAATGTTGGTTATGCCACAAAAGCACATCGTGAAGGAATACAAACTCACGGTGTTTGTCAGTGGCATAGAAAAAGTTTTGGTATTTGTAAAGAGGCTGAACTATACACTATTTCTTAATAAACTTTGTAATCTTGGAAAAAATGCCATTTTTCCTAATAATTTATCCTTTTCTTTTTTTATAAATTCTATTCGTTGCGACCACCAATCTTCTTCTATTGCTGTTTTTATTATTTGATATGACTTTTCAAAATCATTCATATCTAACATTACAAACGCTTTATTATCAATATATTCATCAACATTAGGACATCCATAATAAAATACTAAACTCTCACATAAAATTGGTTCCCATAACTTTTCTGTAATGAAGTTCTCTTCATAATTATTTTCAACCATAAAATAATATTTATAGGGAATGATTCCATCACCCTTTTGACTACTTGACATTTCTTTTTGATATTTCTGAAAACCCATATTGGAAACGTTTCCATAAATATGCATAGGTATATCTCCCTTTCCTTCTAAAAAGCGCAAGAAATCTATTCTTGCAATATGACCCTCATCAAAGTATTTATTACTTGTTACACACGACAATACAGATTGTTTTTCGTATTGTAAATGTTCTAATTCTTTTAATTTAAGGTTCATTTGCCAAAACACATTATTGTATGTATTTGATTTTCTGCCAACAACTCCTAAAAAGTCATTTGGATTAGGTTCCGCCCATATACCCCAAGTTTTCACACCCCAATTTTTTTGTTTATCATTTACCCAAGGTTCCATTTGAAAAACAATAGTTTTCTTTTTATCAAAATAATCGTTGGTGCAAGGATGATTGATAATTACATAATAATCTATATCATCGTTTTCCCAAGTAATTTCAATATTTTTCCAAGTATAATTCTCTTCACACATATTTTTCCATTCATTACAAAGGTCTTTTGGAGTGCACCAATTACATAACATTTTTACTCTTAATTTTTCATATCTTTCTTTTGGATATAATTCTTCATAATGGTTTACTAATGAATGATGTAAGCATTTAAACTTATGGTCTGGATTTGTTAATATCCACCATTCTGCATCGTGTCTTATATTTGATTTAATTGTATCTAATGTCTGAATATAATTTGTATTTGCCATCCAATAATTACCACTAAAATGAGGCTTTATTGTTGGAGAAACACAATAATTACATCCTACTGCGTCATAGGTTTTTAAATCCTCTATGCAACTCTTATGTCTCTTAACCAAAAAATATAGCATTAAATCAACCCAATTTTGTATATATTCACTATTTTCACGTAATATACCCTTTGTATGCACGTATAATATTTGACTATTTGGATTTAATAAACTAAAATAATACATCAAATTTATTGTTTTTAATTCATACAAACCTACATTATTTGAATAAGGAACAACAATTATATTTTCATATTGACTATACGTATTTACATCTAAACTATCTCCAACATTTATGATAAAAATTTTTTTATAGGTTTCCAAACTACCATATTCCTTTAATTTATCAAGTAATCTATCAAGTATAGTTAGACCATATTTGCTTATATGACAACTATGTATAAAACAAAATACACCTTCCCCATGGTTAGCTAAAACATTTTCTATATTTTTTGGTGGATTTGTTATTTCATATCCCAAATTATTTAAACAAGATCTTTTTACATACGTGCCATCATTTTCTTTGAAATAAGGTGATTTCTGCAAATACATTATATTTGATTTTGTAAATCCCAAAGTATTGAAGCCAGCAATTGTATCATTTTTCATTATACTATATTTTTTTCTTACAAATGAGTCTTGGTTCATATTTACATCAAATCCAAATTGATCCATTTGTGGAAAATATACAAAGTTTTCGTCATCTTCTCTTTCTACATCAAATTTACTAAAATCAAAACCATCATATATATTTTGAATATCACTATCAATATTTTTACCATTTTCATTCCAATCTGAGAAAGCTAATTGAGGAACACATTCAACACTTGATAATTCATTAAATATTAAATTCAAATAATCAATACCGTGTTGTATTCCATTTTGTTCTATATACGACAATAACTTTCTTGCTCCTGTTTTATTTATTGTATATGCAAAATAGCCGCCTATATATAAATCTTTATTTAACCATTTTATATTTACTGTATCATTCACTCTATTATATTCCGTTTCTACTTGTTTTCTCTTTTCTGAAAACATATGATATCCCAAAAACATAAATTCTTGCTTATGCATTTCGGGTTTTAACTGAAAAAATTTATCATAAAAATTACCACACAATTCTATATCGTCTTCCAATATTACATAAAATTCATTTTGTGTGTCTTCTACTAATTGTTTCCACAAATTATAATGTGATAAAGCACAACCTATCACTCCTTTACGGTTACCAAAATCATTATTATAAAACAATCCAGCTAATTCTTCATTTTCTTCAAGCTCTGCACCATTTGTTCCACTTACAAAATTATAACGAGTTATATTATGCTTGGTCAGTAACTTTGTCATATTTTCTTTTCGGTCTTGACGTTTTTCCAAATTAATTATTTTTATATATGGATTTGATTTATCAAATTGGTCTTCATCATTTAAAGAATAAGCATTTTTAGTTTGACTTGAATTTTCTGTTGTTAATTTACCAATATGTAAATTTGTAATTTCATTTAAAAACGAACTTTTATAACCTTTTTTGGTATATTTTCTTGCATAATCCATTTCAAAGAATTGATTTTCACTATCAAAATTACCTAAGTCTAAAATTGCATCTGCTTTAATTATTGAAGGTCGAAAACTAAAATGAGGCCAATAATGACAATTACCATAAGGAAATAGACCTACTTTATTTTCGTGTAATACTATATTATTTACATTTGTTGAAACAGAACCACCAATAGAATAGTCTTTTATTACTTCAGCATAATTCCTATTAAATAACAATTGATTTATACTTTTGTCTTCCAAGTTCTCAAAATCAGTTATTATCTTTTTCAAATCAATTTCCTTAAAAAATAGAAAGTCATCTTCCATATGTATCCAGTATTTAGGTTTTAACTTCATTAACTTATCATAAATAAGATTCATGCTTTGTCTATGACCTTTTTCTTTAAATTCCTTGAAATAAAAATCCATCCAAGGAAAAAGTTTTTGCATTTCATCTCTATCTTTTTGAGAAGAATTATCGTCTACACAAACCCAATAATCAATACTTTCTATATTTTTCATTTGATTAATTAAACTATAAACAGTTTGTTTAAATAAATCTAACCTTTTACACGTGGTAAATGTCAATATTATTTCAGGATTTTCTTTATTTTTATGAGTAAATGAAGAAGGATAAATTATTTCATTTCTTAATTTAAAATAAATATTTTCCCAAAGCTCCAAGTATTCATCAACACTTTGTCCGTTACTTGTTTTTTCTATTAGTAAATTATTTAAACTATTAAATAAAGAAAAGGAATTGTCTTGATAAATATACAATTTATAAAAGTTCAAATTTTTATAGACTTGTTCCAATAAGTTCTTTTCTAATCTGTTGTTCTCAATAATCTTTTTTGAAACATGATAACCTTCTTCAGATTTATTTATATAAAAGGCGCTGATTGTAAAGTAATATTCTAAATTGTCATTATATAAATCAGAGAACATAAACAATTTATTTTTTGTATTAAGCCTATAATTCTTATAAGTATTGTATAAAGAATATACTAATGAATGCAAACCGTTATTACTTGCTAATTCACAAGCTTTAACAATTCCTTCAATACGTTCACTATCATATTCTATTGATTTTAAATAATGTTTTAAACGATATAATAAATCAGGATGTAAGTCACCAATCATAATACAACTGTAAAACTTTTCTTGATTCCAATTATTTAAATTAATTACTTTTGTATACCAATCAATAGCCACGTTTCTATATTCTTCACCCGCATCCTTAAAACTTTGTGCTGCATAAAATGCATATCTACAAGCTAACGCATGGTCACTTTCAAATACATCATGATAAGCTTTTTCAAGTATTTTTCCATCTTTTATGTATTTTTCAGGGTCTTTGCTGCGATTTCCAGATTTACCAGAAACCAAAAAATAATCTCCTTCTATTACTGATTCATTTGTGCTAATTTCATTAGTAGCCAGATACTCGTGTAAAACACCAATAAATTTCCAACTTTTTCTATTATTTACTAATAATGGTCTGTAATAAGTAAAACTATCTCCAAATTTTAAATTATATTTATCATAAGTAAGTTTTTCGGGTATATTTATATTTCCAATTATTTCATCATCTGCATCAAATATCAACAAATACTCTGATTTACCAAAAGCAGCCTGCAAAGCTAATGTTCTGTTTGTTCCAAAATCACTCCAAGTATGGTCGTAAAACTCACCTTGTAGATGAAATTTATCAAACGTGTTTTTCATAATTTCCTTTGTATTGTCAGAAGAACCTGTATCACAAATGACGTAGTAATCAAACTTTATTTTACTCAAAAGACTTGTTAATCGCTCTTCAATAATGTGAGCTTCGTCTTTTACAATCATATTTAAACATAGTTTAGGAAGACTAACCATTAAGTATAAATAAATCTTTATTTTAAACTTTTTTTATCATTATATATTAATTTATAATGTCATTTACAAGATTTCACGATGATAAACACAGAGTAAAAAAACAAGTAGAAGAATCCATCTATGCTGGTGATTATTTTATTAATACACCAGGACCTGGTGTTAACTTACCTTATATGGAAGACCCACATATTCGTCTTCAAAAATGGGGAGGAAATTTAAGAAATAACTCAACAAATATTGAAAATGATTTAAGAGGTATAACAAGACCATTAAATCGTGATGAATTAAGCAAAGAATACAAACGCACAGAGCCTGTATCTGAATTAATGAGCTATCAAAATGTATCTCCTTATACAGACGAATCCAGAGCTTCTCACCCAGCATGGATGTATAAAGATTTAGAACAAAAAAGATGGGAGCACCCAATATTAAATCCTCAAAATAATTGGGAAGCACCTTTTGACTCAAACATACAATCAAGAATTTTAGAAAAAGATTTACATAGACCTTCAATACCTTTAGTTGATAATGTAAATAAATTTTATCTTGGAAACAAAAGTGTTTGTATTGGAGGCAGTAATGAAAAAATCTGCCCTGGAACTTTGTATGAAAATAAAATTCAGTAAGTTTTTATAATTTATTATAACTATATAATATATTATTAGAAATGGAAATTGCTATACCAGGTGTTGCTCTCGGATTATTATATATTGCTTCTAATCAAAATAAAAAAAGTGAAGGATTTAGTGATTATAATGGTTTACCTAATACAAATATTCCTGATAAAAATTATCCTGATGAAAAAATAAACTTTTCGGAACTTGATAACACAGCAGAATTAACCACTTTAAATAAATATGATGGTGCTGGAGGTGCCTATACAGATAAATACTTTCAACCTAATATGGACTCCAATAAAAATCAAGTATCAAGTGACCCTAATTTTATGTCTTTAACAGGAGAAAAAGTAGGTGCAAACTATTTTGAACATAATAACATGGTTCCCTATTTTGGAAGTAATTCTATGGAAACAAGTAAAAATTCCAATTCAAATGAAGGTGTTTTAGACAACTATATTGGTTCTGGTTCTCAAAATATTGAGAAAAAAGAACAAGCTCCCTTATTTGCTCCAAGCGATAATCAACAATATGCTTATGGAGCACCAAATGCAAACGATTTTTATCAATCCCGTGTAAACCCAAGTTCTAAAATGGCAAATGTAAAACCTTTTCAAGAGGAAATGGTTGGTCCTGGACTTGGTCTTGGTTTCGGAAACCAAGGTTCCGATGGATTTAATTCTGGAATGATGAGCCGTGATAACTGGTTACCTAAGAGTGTAGATGAATTACGTGTTGATAACAACCCCAAAGCTGGAGGAAATTTAATCTATGGATATGAAGGTGCCGCAAATAGTCATATTAAAAATATGGGTGATAGAGACCACATGGGTGTTATGGAAAAGCATAGACCTGAAAGAACATTTGAATTAGGTCACGACCGTGTTATGACTACAACTGGTTTAGAAAAAGGACAAACACTTAGACCCATTACTGTTGATAAATTCGTAAATCGTCCCGAAACTACAACAAGTTACACAGGTGGTGCAGGATATGCAAATGATAATGGATATATGCCTGGTGAATTTATGGAGTCTAAAAGAAATCAGTTGGGAGAAGTTCCTGTTGGTGTTGCTAATGCAAACGGAAGACAATTTGCCAATACACAAGATTTCGGTATGAAATCCAAAATGGCTTATCCCAATAATCGTAGTTCCAATAAACAAGATAGCTACTTTGGACTTGTAAGTGGTAGTTTAGGTGCTGCTGTAGCTCCTTTATTAGATGTATTAAAACCTTCAAGAAAAGAAAATGTAATTGGAACATTACGTCCATACCAAAATGCTGGAACCTCTGTTCCTCAATCATATATTTTTAATCCTAATGATACACTTACAACCACTCACAGAGAAACTACTGAAGACTCTAAATTCCATTTGAATGTAAATAGAAATCAAAATGGTATGGGTTATTTAACATCAGAAAACCAAGCCTATGATACTAATAGACAAGATACAGGAAATTTCTTTTACGCAGGTAATGCAAGTGCAGGTGCTAGAACAAGAGAAACTACTTCTTATTTTGCTGGATTAAACCAAAGAAATAATGACGTTAAAGCAAGCACTATTAATGGTCGTTTAGTTCCAGGAAATATGAAACTAAAAAATAATGATCTTAATATTCGTCAAAAGGATAAACAAGATTACTTAAAAAATGAACGTGCTATTGTCGGCGGGAGACCTTCTCAAGTTCCTGAAATGTCAACTATGGGAAAACTTGCTGGTTCAGAAAACGCATTATATTCTAATATTAATCTTGACCGCAACAATAAAGATGTAACCGAAATGTTAAAATCAAATCCTTATGTAACTAATTATCAAAACGCTCTATAAATAAATACCATGAATCATTTTATTTATTTATTTTTTTTGTTTTTTCATATTTCTTTTTTTGGTATATTTTGATTTACTTTTTTTTACTTTTTTTGTTTTTTTGTTCTTTCCTCCATTAAATGTTATTTTTGTTCTTGCTTTTTTTGATGACGAAGGTGTGCTTCTTGTTGATTCATAACCTTGCATTAAATCACTTGGTGATTGGTAAGCAGAAGGTGAATACACAGGTGTTCTATTTGTTGGTGTTCTATTTGGAGACCCTATTCTTAAATTGTTAAATCTACCAACAGGTGAAGATGACCTCACAGGACTTCGGAATACATCACTTGCAACAAATGAACTTGAAGTATTATTTTCTTCATCTTCATCATAATCTCTTCTTTTGGCTTTTCTTTTTTTCTCTTGTGCTTCTCTTTTTTTCTCTTGTGCTTCTCTTTGTGACTTTCTTAAGGCTTTACTCTCTTTATTTTTTTGAATTGTGCTTTCAATAGTTTTTTTTGTAACTAAATTACCATGTTTATCCTTTATTCTTGTTCCATTTTGATATACTATATTTTCTACATCTATGTTTTCTACATCAATTAAATTATCATCTCCATTAATCATCGCAATCTCAGAATGAAAAAGGCTTTCAGCTATTTCCCAATCATCTTTATGCATTTCTTGCATTCCATATCCAGTATATCCCTGTTCATTTAAAAATTCTGTCATATTTGCATCATTTTTTGGAATAGAACTACGAGTTCTTCCTACTACATTACTAAAAAGAAAAAATTTGTTAAAAAGTTGTAACTTTTTCTCTTGTTTTAATTTTTCATAAATTGGATGTTCTTCAGTAACCTTATCAATCGCTAATAATATAATTTCTTTATTTGTTCTATATTTTTTAGGATACCCATATTGAATAATATCTTTCAATTTTACACCATACCAATTTATACCTTTTAAATTTTTCAAAGAATTATTTATTTGAGAGTCTCCGCGATACAATATTGTTCCAATAGGTAATACATAAACTGGATTTGCACCATCATCTTCGATTAAAAAATCTCCCAAATTTGTTTCGGGATAATCTATTTCATAAATTTTTTGTGCCATATATATTAATCACTTGAAAATAATCTACATAAATTGATTGCTTCTATATTTTCTTCTTGCCGAGTAAATATTTTTCTTATCATATCTGTATCTCTAAATCGGATAGTATATTGCTGTTGAATATTATTTCGTCCAACTCTTCCCATAGCTTGAATTATCTTCTGTTGTGTCAATTCTTGTAAATCTTTTCCTAAAAAGCCATGACAAAATTGATAATTTGTTCCATAAATATAATCAGAAGAAGCTATAATAATAAACAAACGTTGTTCTTCTGCCAATTGTTTTATAATTTCTACGTAATCACGATTATTATGAGTTGAAAACAAGCCAATTCCTAACAACAATAATACTTTACAATAATTCTCTACAGGTAACGCCATTATCTTTTTTGTCATTTCTTCACCTATACTTGACACATAGGCATTTTCATATACTTCTCCATTTGGCGTCCATATTTTTTGATGATTTACACTATTTGGAACAAATTTAGATTCTAATGATACATAATAAATCTTTTTTCTCAGTTTATCTATTTGTGACTGTAATTGCTGTGCCTCTTTATTTAATTTAAAATTATCACTATTTCCTTTTTTCTTTTTTCCGTCCTCCTCATTTTCATTTGATGACTTTTCCAAAAAGCAAGATGACCTTTCCAGCTTTGAAATTTCTTCCACAATCGCATTATTACTACTAATTTTCTTCAAAATATTTTCAAATATCTCACTTGGTATTTTAGTATGTTGAATATAAAAGTTTCCTATTTTTTCTACATCATCAGCTAAAAATATTGTTGGTCCATCTGTAAGTGTAAATGCATCCGAAGTAGTTAAAGATATTCCAGTTGATTGATGATTTTTATTCATAACTCCATGACAACTTTGTGTCCTTTGTAACATTCCACCTGGTTTTTGAGTTGAAAGGGCATCTAAACTTTTTGAACGAATCAATTCAGAATTAGCAAGGTCAAACTTCTTTTTCTTGTTGGTTTGAAAATAATTATACAAAGTTTGATATTTTTCTGATACAATTTTTCTTAACAAAAAGATATAATATAATTTGATTTCATTCATATTGATTTTTAATATATCTTCTTCAAAATACACATCTATTCCAAATCTTTCATCTATATAGTCATTTTCGTTTATAAAATATATAAAATCTACAATTTCTTGTAAATCAAAATAACGTAATAATGTTTTATTTTTTTCAAGATAATCAGCACATTCTATCAAATCACTATGACTTTCAAATAAATAGTGAGGTAATACACAATATCCTTCTTTATCAAGTAAAGATATACTTTTCTTACAATCAAAACTGGAAATACTATACATTTCTGAATTTTCAGAATAATCCATAAATTTGTTCTTAAAATCTACCTCTATTTCTGATATTTCTTGTTTTTCCGGTAAGGTAGCACAAGATAAAATCATCGTTGGTATTTGATTCTCAGACCAGTTCTTTTTGATAGTATCGTGCAGCACATGACTTCTATAATCCAAAGTAATTGTTGGTTCATCCCAAAATGTGACTAACTGTTCTTTTCTATTAAAAGACAACATATAATGCATACAAGTTACATAAGATTGAACGTCACATATCATAATCTCTACATTATCGCCTACACTATTATTTACTTTAAAAATTCCACCAGAATTCCAATCTTTCTTAAAATCTTTCGCTGCAAAATAATGTAGCCTAATATCAGATGCAGTTTTACATCCAAATCCAAATGCTATCTTTTTACCGACAGATATAGCTGACTTTGCCAAAGCCAAACCAATATGTCTGGCTACACAGACAAATATAACCTTATATTGTTTTGTTAAACCAATAGGAGTCAAAGTCTTTCCTGTTCCAGTTGGTGCTGTATACAAAATCAATCTTGACTCATTTAATGGATTATTTTTAATTAGTTGATACAGTTGTTTTTGATGTGTAAATAATTGTTTATTTTCATATTTTAACAAGTAAGAATTTTTTTCAATAAGCTCATGTGCGTGTAGCACCACCTGTGATACATCAATTTCATCTTTATAATTTTCAATTACTGTATTACAAAATGCTACTATATATGAGTTCAAACTCTCTATCTTCAATTCCAGTAAATGAACCAAAGTATAATAATAATAGATGTATTTTTTCTTATTTTTATAAAACAATTTTATAATATTGCAAGTGATTTCTACTAACAAAAACTCAAATATTTTATCACGGCTATTCTCAATTGTTGATTTTAAATGTTGAAGACGAATATTATCACTACTTTTTAAAGATTTCAATTCTTTTCCAGCTAATGAACTAGAAATAGTATTTGTTATTTTATCTTTTCCATATTTGCTTATGTATTTTTCAATTGTCTCGTTAAAATACGATTTATACAAATAATATTCCATTTCTTCGGTCTTTTCTGTTTTGATAAACTGAAATAAAGAGAGATTTGGGTTCTCGCATATTCCTGGATTATCAAAACCACGAATTAATAGATTTAAAATATACTTTTCACTTTCGGAAACAGGCTTTTCCAAGCTATCCCATTCTTCTTTAGATAATTTATTTTGAGAAAAATCCATGTTATCTTTACTAATTCTTTTAATAAAATATTTTTATTTCAATTTTTTCGTAATAAATATAAATGTTTCTTCTGTGTTATTAATAATGTTTTCAAATTTATTTAATATACAATTTAATGAAATAGGATTCGAGGATATACTTACTGCAATCAAAGAACAAGAAAGATATATTATGTTAAATACTTTATCTCATAACGAGCAAACAGTATTAATAAAAAGCACCATACCATCCAAAGATGAAGAAACATTAATCAACCAAATTATTGATAATCAACAGATGAATAACAAAACTATTATAGTGTATGGTAAAAATGCTTGCGATAAAGAAAGTGAAAATAAATATAAAAAATTAAAAAACTGTGGCTTCAGTAATTTAGCTATTTATCGTGGTGGTCTTTTTGAATGGTTATTACTACAAGAAGTATATGGGTTTAGTAATTTCCCTACCTCATCAAAAGAAATAGATATTTTGAAATATAGGCCCCAGAAAACCTTTTTAAAACACCTAATTACTTACTAATTCGTTTTTCGTGTTTGGTAAAATTGTGATAAAATATATATGAAACACATTTTTACATATATATTTTACATATTATTGGTAACTATTATTATTTATTACTTATATTTTTACATAGAGGTTTTTCAGCAAAATATTCCAAAAATTATTATACAGACTTGGAAAACAAATAATGTGCCTGAAAAATATAAATCTTATATTGAAAAATTAAAATTTTTACATCCTGATTACCAATATTTATTTTTTACTGATGAACAGATTGAAATATTTTTAAAAAATAATTATCCGACCTATTATGAAACCTATAAAAAACTTCCTCTAATTATTCAAAAAATAGATTTCTTTCGTTATATTGCTGTTTACCACTATGGTGGATTTTATTTAGATTTAGATATATACTGTCAAAATAGCTTTGATGAAATATTAAAATATGATTGTATATTTCCTGTAGATGATTATATAAAAGAAAGACACAAACATATTCCAAGATATGCAGCATTCAATAAACAAAAACAATCATTTTTATTAGGTCAATATGCTTTTGCAAGTATCCCAAAGCATCATTTTTTAAAACAAATTATTGAAAACATACACTCAAATATTAATTATTACGTAAAAAATGTAAATGCAAATAGTGATGATTATGTTTATCAAACAACTGGACCTGACTTTGTTACACAAAATTATATTGATTATAAAAATAAAAAAAGTATTACTATTTTAGATAACGGAAAAAGACAGTGTTTTGGTGATTTTGCTATTCATAAGTGTATGGGAAGCTGGAAATAAAAAAATTGATATAATTTATTTACAGTTATATATAGAAAAAAAGTATGGTATTCATTTTGTCTGTAGAAGGAAATATAGGTTCTGGTAAATCAACTATCCTTAATTATTTAAAGGAAAATAATCAGAACTCAAATATAATCTTCTTAAAAGAACCTGTTGATAAATGGGATAAAGTTAAGGATATAGAAGGAAAGACTTTATTAGAAAATTTTTATCAAGATTCTAAAAAATATGCATTTATGTTTCAAATTATGGCTTTTGCTACTCGTATGCAACTTTTAAAAGATACCATTAAAAGGAATCCGGAATGTAAAATGATAATTTGTGAAAGGTCTATTTTAGCAGACCAACAAGTATTTGCAAGTATGTTACATTATGATGGCTTAATTGATAATATGGGAATATCTATTTACACGACTATGGCTAATAATTATTTGAAAGATTTTCCTTTGAATGGAATTATATATATTGATGCTGAACCAGAAGTTTGTATAAAGAGAATTGGAAAAAGAAATAGAACCGGAGAAGCAGGTATAGAATTAAGCTATTTACAGAAATGTAAAAAATATCATGATGACTGGTTAAATGATTATCCTAGATTTACACAAGTTCCAGAAAATAATCCTAATGCTACCAGTATTTTGCATATTAAAACAAATCAAAATGCGAGTTTTGACATTTCAAACCCTAATGATATCTCTAACAGATGGTTACAACAAATTGATGAATACCTACAATCCTTTGAATAAAGTTTTCATTAAAGTGAAAAATTGATTTACAAATTCTTTTTTATTGGAAATCAACTAAAGTAAAATATGACAAAACAAAAGAACGAGCTATTTATTGAATCCTTCAATCACCTTTTGCAACAACTTGGGACAAAGTTGCCTAATCAAATTCTTCCGTTTGAATTGCAAGAACTAAAAAAATATGAACCTACCAACAGAGGGAATCTTCACGAATATGAAATTTCTATTCCAAGTGATGATTTTGAAATTAATACTCAATCCTCTACTGGGACGAGATTAAATGGATTATTATGTAATCAAACTTTATCAAACAACATTAGACGCAGAATATATGTCGCAACTATGTTTCACGATTTATTTGAAATGATGTATAAGCCATTTAGAGATGCAAGTCCTTGGAATTATGTAAAATTTGCACCATCTAACATATTTGAAAGATACGCACAAAACGAAAATGATATTACCTTTTATAATTATTTAAGACAACCAAATGTTGTTGAAGAAGTAAGTATTTTATCTAATGAATTGAAACATCATATTTACGATTGTTTTCCAAATAATTCAAGTGCAACTTTTAACGTTCAAGACCGATTTATTACTTTTCGTATAGTTGTAAGTTATTATAGACTTCAAGACAATCAACTTCCTTTTCCAATTAACTTTGAGCTCACTACTGAAGAAAAAATGGACGCTCTTTACAAAAAAATATACAGTTTAAAAAGACAATTAACAAATCAAAGCAGACAATATGAAATGAGCGAACAGAGTTTTTCCAGAAGAATAAGAAGATTAAATATTGGTATTAGACAAAAAACAGAAGAACTGGAAGAAACAAAAACAAATCTGGTGAAAAAAAGTAACAGAGATAATCAAATTCTTTTGAAAAAGGTGAAAGAATTATACGAAAATCAAGAACATAAAGAACAGTGTCCTGTATGTTATGATAAGATTGATTCAAAGAACCTATATGTCCCTGGTTGCGCTCATTTCCTTTGTCATTCTTGTGCCGAGGGTTGTATTCATTCAACGGGAAGATGTCCTTTGTGCCGAGAATTAATTGTTCCCATAGAAAACGATGAAGATGAAGATATAAATGAAAGTCAGCAGATTAATGTAAATATATTTGACATTAGAGACAGACCAAGAAACATTCAACACGGTCCTATGACACCTCTAGATAGTCCACCAAGGACACCAATAATAAATTAAATCTATAAATTAATTAAACTTAACAACTATTTTTACATTCTCTTTTTTAATGCACTTTACTGCTGACACAGAAAGTTCTTCCCTCTTTTTTCTTGTTTTATTATCAACATCTCCTCTATGTTTTGATGTGCTATTTCTTGAATTCATATCATTTTCTATTAATTGATAATTTTTTTGAATAAAATCAAGAATTTTGTTCTCAATAGCCCATTTAAAAAAATTAAGTTGTCCTATGGTCGTTTCCATTTGCTTTGTATTATCATAAGGAATTGTAATGCGTTCCCATCTACAGAATGGGTCAAATCTCTTTTTTGAGTATGCTTTCAATTTCAATTTATAGTCATTATATACCTTAAAACGGTCGTCATCATTATCTAATTTATACATCGTATAGTTTTTCTTGGCATAATTGGTTACAAACCAATCTACTATCCTCAAAGAAATTTTAGACTCTCCGTTAATTATACTAATTATTTGATGAAGATGCTCTTTATTTTCATAAAAATTCATCAAATTAGATAATAATAAATCATTTTGTGTTTGTAGCTTATTTGAATAAGATGCCATATGTTGTCATAAAAAAAATATACTTTATGTCATTTTACTTAAAAAAAACTTTTGTTATATTAAAATTAAATCAAACTTTTAAACTTCCGCATTAGGTGCAATCTCTTCCAGATTTGCCTTCTTAGGTCTTCCTCGTCTCTTCTTCTTTACTTCATCTGGTGCAGGTGCGTTAGCCAGCTGTGTGATTTCATTTACGTTAATAAATACTTCTTCAGACAACTCTTCACTTGTTTCAGCTAAGGCCTCTGTAAATAAATTAGGCTCTTCCGCTTGAGATAGATTTAAAACTGACATTACATTACCATTAGATGTATCTTTTGGCAACTTCTTCTTAGCTTCCTTTGCCTCCTTCTTAGCAGTTGCCTTTTCTTCCTTTACTTTCTTTTTCTCAGCTTCCTTTTGTTCCTTTTTCTCTTTCTTTGCTTGCTCTTTCAACTCCTTAATTTTATTCTTTTCTGCTTCCTTTTCTGCCTTTTTATTATTCTTAATCATTTCCTTTTCTGTCTTTTTATTTGATTTTTCTTCCTCTTTTATCATTTTTGTTACCTTCTTGGGATGATTCTTACACATCTTTGTTAAAAGAGATTTTTGATCCTTATCAAGAAACTTTTTCAAGACAATAGTTTGCTTCTTGTAAGTTCTCTTTGTGGTAGTAGTAGTTTCCATAGTTTCGTTTTGAATAGTATTCATAAGTTTCGTTAGTATTTCAATCCAGTATCAAAAATATCAATTTTTTATAAACTGAGAACATTTTTTATAAATTCTCATAATTTTATATAGATGTTTTTGATTCTTTTGTTTAGTCTATTTTTATACTCTAAAACTGAGTCTAACTGTGTATGCACTACTGTCCCTTGTCCTGAACCCGGTATAAACACGATTACTATGGGAAACGGAGGTTCTACAATTTCATATACTTATGAAACTCATAATATATATCCAGTAGTTATATCAGCAACTGGAAAGGTATATAATTCTTCTCTTAATCACGGAAGTGACACAACAAGCTGCACTCAAAAATATAGTAGAATGTTAGATGATAGTGGTTTAGAAAATTGTGACGCAGGTCATATACTTGCAAATCATCTTGGTGGTTATGGTAACGAACCTTTGAATATTTTTCCTCAGGACCCATCAATAAATCGTGGACTATATGCAAATTTTGAATCAAAAATATATGACTGTATATTTTCCTCGGGAGAAGCACAGGTTAGTTGGAAATTCTATTACGAAAATAGTAATAAAACAAGACCTTATCAAGTATTTTATAAAGCTATTTTTCCAAATACTTGTCAAAAGCTTGAAGAAACTTTTTCTAATTAATATAAAACTAATTAATTTATATTAATATGGAATTTTTTAAAGAAGAAGATGATAGATTAGATGCTGAAATATACCGACAAGAAAAAATACTAGAAAAATTAAGACATCAAAAAAGGGTTTTACAAAGAAATAAATATAATTATTGTAAAGAAACTACCGGCCATCAATTTGAATATGAGATTGAGATGGGCCCATACGGAGGTCGCTTTAGATTTTGCACCAAATGTGGTTTTGAAGATTAATTTGCAAATTATATACTCCTTTTTATTACGTTTTCAAATAAAATATCAAAGATTTCATTAATTGGAGTTTGGTTATCAAATGTTTGTTGATTCATATTTCTTAGCCTTTGTGAAAAATAATGTACGGCCATCCTTTTATAAGCTTTATTGGGTTTACAAAAATACTCTTTCATCGAGTCATGATACATTTCCTCATAGGACATTTCAGAAACATCAGGAACAGAAGATTGAAACCAACCATGAAATATATTCCAATTTAATGAAATTAAAAAATGATTTGCCATAAACATAACACTAATTAAAAAAGGCACCATAAATATCTGGTCATTTTTATTTCCTTTTGTAATTGTTTTTTCTCTATAACAATAATCACCATCCCAATCAATCAATTTTACATCCTCTATTTCTACATTTTGAGTATTTTTTTTAAATTTTATTACACAATTTGCTGGTTTTATATCGTAACAAATCATAGACATATCTTCAACCATACTATTTAAAATATCTATTAAACTATTTCCAATTATAATATCATTATTAATTTCTCTATTTTGAATACGATATTTTCTACCTGGACCGTTTTGATAATACTTCCAAACGCTCATATCATATGCATCACTTAAAATAACCGGACAAAAATAAATCGAATCTCCTTCTTGTTGTTTTATATATCCATAAAAATATATATCAGGACATAATTCCAATTCATTTGCTGTCAGCCAATTATCTTTTGACCGTTTATTTTCAAATAGCAATCGCCTTATTTTGTCATAAATATTATACGGACCACGAATTCTATCATTAATTAAACCCTCATTACAAAAATATTTTGTATTATCTCCCTCTATCATTTTATAATGCCAATTTTTACTTCTTCGTAAAGATGTCTTTTTATCGGAATTTTTATTTTGAAATATATATACATTATTATAAGACCCGGATTCTTCTTGAATAGGTGGAATTTGTAAATCAGCCTTTTCCACAAGCTCTTCAACAGTTAATAAAGATAAATTATTTTCTAAATGACTTATATCAAAATCTTGTATTAACAAATCATTCATATTTAATATACTATTATATTAAATATTAATTAATAATTATTATTTTTTATTTTATAGGTTAATGAACTTAGTTGGAGTAAGCAACACCAGCCATACCGCTCATTACACGAAGGACGTTGTAGTTAACGGCATATACACGGACCTTGGCAGTGTTGGTGCCAGATACTGTGTTGGAAGAAAGGACAAGTTGAAGGACAGCGTTGTCAATTCTGGAGAAGTTGCAGCTGCCAGAGGGTTGGTGTTCCTCAGGGCGAAGAGCGAAGGAGTATACGTTGATACCGGCATCGGGGCTGCGGGTGTGGTGTTGGTAGGGTTGGACTACGTCAAAGTAGGATCCCTCACGCTCAGAGAAGCGGTCTTGGCCGTTAAGTTGAAGCTTGGCAGTTACTACAGGGTTCTCACCCCAGCAGTGCATGTCAAGAGCAGTCTCGGCAAGAACGAATGTTCCGGCATCAGATACAGCGGAACCTTGAGGGTTTCCGTCACGAGCACTATCGAAAGCTGTTCCGGATAATTCACCACCAGCACCTACAGATGCAGAATCTACAGAACCAGCTGTCTCAAATACACCAGAGTTGATGAAAGCTGTGGTTCCAGATGTTTGGGAAGGAGCACCGAAAGCGTGGACGGCGTTGGGAAGAGCATCAATAGCATCTGTGTAGTTGAAGGGTTGAGCTCCAAGAACCTTGAAAAGGGTGGAGTTTTGCTCCAAAGAAGCGCAGTAGTCAACGTTGGCATCAGGTTGGACTACCCATACAAGTTCCTTACAGGGGTGGTTGAAGTTGAGCTTGATCTTGTTGGAAGAGGAACCAACAGATTCGTCACCTGTGAATTGAACTTGCTCGATGAGGTATTCGTGAGGGTTTTGGGCCATCTTGCGACGCTCATCGGTGTCAAGGAAGATGTAGTCTACGTAAAGGGAAGCAGCTACAAGGGATTGTTGGTATGCTGTGGATACAGATACTGTGGTGGCGCTTGCTCCGGTGGCAAGTGTGGATACAGCCCACAAGCACTCACCGATGGGACGGAAATCGATGTTGATCTTGACCTCGTGGTATTGAAGGGCAATAAGAGGAAGAGCAAGTCCGGGGTTGCGGCAGTACCAGAACATAAGGGGAACGTAGAGAGTGGTCTCAGGAAGAGCGTTACGGGGAGCGCATACTTGGGCGGGGCCTCCAGAGGAAGCACAGGGTCCGGATACAGCGGCGAATCCGGGGTCACAGATGTAAGTAAGAGCTGTGGTGTTTCCTACCATCTTGTAGTAACCATCTTGTTGTTCCTTGGAGAGGGTAAGTTGGTTCCAGATGTGCATCCAATCACCGTATTGACGGTCGATGCGTTGGCCTCCAATCTCAATTTCTACTTGGGCGACCAATTGCTCTCCGGGGCAGTCCAACCAACGGGCATATACGTTGCCAGAAGCGTTGTGCTCTTGGTTGATCTCGGGAAGAGTCATTTGAAGGTATGTGCGGTAGGCAAGATCACCATTTCTGCTGATTGTGCATGTTACGCGGCGGCCGAAATCGGCTTGGCCAGAGAATGTTTGCTCAATACTTTCCATAGCAAAGTTAGTGTGGCGTCTGTAAGATACCTTCCAGAAGGTAATTTCGGGGGTTCCAGTAAGGAAAACGTCTTGGGCGCCATAGGCGACAAGTTGCATAAGTCCACCAGCCATTTTAGCTTATAGTATTGCATGAGAAAAAAATTTCAGAATTTAATTTATTTAATTTATTTTATTTTTTCTCCTAAATAATATAGAAAAAAACATTCAATAAGTCACACCATTTATCCTCATTCTTCTTTTATTATAATTTTGAGTGGTTTTAACTCTATTTACACTATGAATTTGAATTATTTTTTAAAATTACATCCTGAGAAAAATTAGAAATTAAAAATCTTTCTAAATAATTTTCCTGAAATATTTCTCTGCGGTTTTCATGTTTTTTTGTAAATACATAACTTTCTTTCTCTTTTTTAACAGACCATCCATCCTCTAAAGCATTTATTAAAAATATCATTTTTTGTAAAGTTGCCTTGTCATTTTTTATATTTTCTATTGAATCTAATACCTTTTCCATTAAAATATTATTAGAATAACATTTTAAGTTTGCTACGAGTTACACTACAAATAATGATCTAATTTTTGGATTATTTGTCACTTCATCTAATTGATGTGTTTCTGCATAGTCTTTGTAATTATCATAATTCAATTCTAAATCATTATTCATCGCAAATACTGTTACTGGCTTTTTCGTTTTCTTTTTTAAAGTATCTTGAAAAGACAATACTTTTTCTATTTTTGAATCCTCCTTTTTTCCTTTAATCGTATATAAATGACTTCTTCCTATAGATATTATATGAGCTCCATTATTTCTATTTTTCAATATTTTTTTAGGCCAATCTGTATTTGCTTGATGATTTCTTTTTAACTCATCATATTTTGAGTTTACAGATTTTCCATCATCCAATCCAAAAAACTTTTTGCCAATCTTTTCTTCTTGTAATTCCTTGGATTGATACTCATTTTCTGAAAAATAATAAGCGTTTTCCAACAACTTTTTTAATTCTTCACTTAAATTTGGATATAACTTTGTTATTAAATCAAATATTAAATCTCCGTGATGTGCGTCTCCTACTACAATATATCCACCATTTTTATTTCTTTTTAATGCTTTTTCTAAACTTGATAAATCTTTGATTAGTTTTGGCTTTATTTTTGATGCACTCTTTTCTTCCATCTCCATTATTTCATCTAAATCTAATGCTTTTGTTAATATTTCTCCACTTGATAACTTTGTTAAAGAATCCTTAAATAATTTCGTTTTCAAAGTCTTATTTGTTGCTTTCTTTTTATTAGAACTTTTTCTTGTAGATGTTGATTTCTTATTTGAACTTACTATCTTGTTGGAGGAACTCTTATTTGAACTTTTGATAACTGTTTCCATTCTATATTATTCATATATTTTTTCTTAATATCTATTTCTAATACATATTTTGCAAAATTATCTTCATAAAATTTACTCCACTTGTAAAAATTATAGCGATACGTCATAAATAAAAACTCACGCACTAATTTTTTATAATGTCCTTGATATATATTATTGTATTCTAAAATAATATCTATTACTTCTAATGGCAACTGCAAAAAACTTTTCATTATAAATATTACTTATTTTTTTTTGTTCCTCCCTTTTTTTTATGCTGTTTTTTTGTTTTTGTTTTTTTTGATTTTTTTCCTCCTTCGATTATTCGTTCAACCGGTCCTAATTCTTCTTCTTCTATTCTAGCTCTTCCTAATTCTTCTGTAAGTTCATCTACACCCTGACTATCTCCATCTACACCCTGACTATCTCCATCTACACCCTGACTATCTCCATCTACACCCTGACTATCTCCATCTACATTCTGACTATCTTCAAATTCAGAGTCATCATCGTCATCATCTTCAAACATATTTCTCATTTCTTCTGGACTTGGAAATTCACAAAGGTATTCTGTATAAATATAAAACGCTTTCCATTCATCTAATGATAAATTAAATTCTGCAAATGGCACTGTTTCTTTATCAAAGAAAGAACTTTTCACGTCATCCATTCTAACTATTTTGTTTTGTAAACTTGTTATATCATTATTAGAATTAGAGTTATTCATCAAGATTTTTAAATAATTCTTAACATTTTGTAAACTAGGAATTAAATCTTCACCAAATAATGACGTATTTAAAACTTTAATTAATCCTAATTTTTTAGCATCATTCAATAACAGTTTTAATTTTTTAATTTCATCCTCTTCAACACCTTTTTTATCTTCATCTTCATTTTTATACAAATATAATTTTGATAAATAACAATAAAGTAAATAATCTTCAAGTAAAAATGTTAAAACATTATCTGATTTTTTTGTTTCATACCATTCTTTAATTATTTTATAATTATCTTCTGAAAAAATCATTCCGTCTTTTAGTTCACATCCACCTTCTCTACATAATTCTACAAACATTTTATGATTCGTTCCTACCTTATATTTTTCACCGAAAAATAGAATATCACTTAAAAATACTAAAGAGTCAGGGTGGTTCTCTCTTAATTGCCGAACTAAATATAATTTATGCTTTTCTTTTAATGTTAAAGGAACAAAAAAATTCTGAACTTCCTTTACAGAACAAGATAAATACATACTCTTTTCATCAAAATCATATACAACATTATCTTGTTTATTAGTGTCTAAATTTATAAAATTAAATGCACCAACCATCGGATAAAACATACTATAATCAGCCGAATTACATACAAACATTTCTTCGGTTTTTGTATCTTGCATAAATGCTTGCATATTTACTGTAATATAACAAACCAAATCACCTAATGATTTTAAAATTGACATGGCAAAGATTTCCATATCATATCCTCCTTCATTTATTTTGTTTGCTTTGTCTTCGGTAATTGAATCGGCCATTAGTTTAGCCATTTGACTTGCTGCCAAATTATCAAGAATTTTTTCAAACTTATAATCATCAAACTGTATGTTTAATTTCCATTTACCATTTCCATATTTTAATTGTATTAATTCCGATCCATCAAGTGGATTTATGACAATTACTTCTGGGATGTTGCTTGTTTTTTCGTTTTCTTCCACTCCTAAAGAATCAAACCAACTATAAAACTCTGTATTTATTTTATATTGAGGACTACTTCCTGCATCTAAATCTAATAAAGGATATTTTTCTTTACTTATTGGTCTTAAATTTTTTGTTTTTGGTATGGCATAAGCTGCTTTATTGTCAGCATCACTTGTAAAATTAATAATATTTTCTGAATAAGTAAGAGTATTCAAAATAGGATTCTTTGGCAAACCTGATGCTTCTTCTTTTTGAACTGATGTATCAACCCTTTCTATATCAGACCTGAGAGTATTCATAGACTTAAGAAAATTCTCTCTATCTTGATCTGGTATTTTGCTATCCTCACTTACTTGTCTAATAATATCATCTATTGGTGTAAGCGAATTTCTTCTATCTTCTTCACTTTTTACGCTAATTGAACGAAAACGACCTTTATGATTTGCTGAAATTGATTTAAATTCTTCTATATTTGGATTTTTTAAATCTCTTATAGTTTCTTCAATCACACTTATCTTTTCCTCTTCTGAAGAAATATTTGGTTTATTGCTTAAATTTTCTATTTTCCAAAATTTGGGAATAGTGCCTTTTACATAAGCTGGAGCATATAATTGCATATTAACTTGTTCGTTTGCAGTTACTAAACGAGGCATATCATCATTAGATAATAAAGCGCAGATAATTTTTCCCATTTCAGTTTCTGATAATTTCTTTTTTTTCTTTCCATTATAATTATTTATTACTCCAATAGTATTATTCCAACATTCATTATTTGCATTTTTATTGTTAGATTGACCTGCTGAGCTATTTAATTTATCTTTTAATTCCCTAGAAACATTAATAAAATTTTGATTGATTATTTCAAGATTACGCCCTTTAATACTTGGATGGTCACTAAAATCGTGAGTTAATTCAGTTAATAACATAAAAAATCCTAACATATTATACGATAACTGCACTTTCTTAATATCATTATTATCAACATAGAAGTCCATATTAAATAAATGTCCGATATCATCACCTGGTTTTGGTAGTTGATTTTTCTCATATATTATATCATTTAATAATGTTGCTTTCGTGGTATTAATATTTAACATATGATAAATAATTAATTCATCTCCATTAAGAGATACTTCAATTTTATCCTTAGTTTCATCAACTTGTTTTTCATCAAAACCAGGAATTTTATTTGAATTTCGTTTAGGTCTTTCTATGGTTTCTATTTTTGTTTCTTCACCTGCATCATCATATAATGGTTGCAATAAATTGTTCTTTTGTAATGCTCCTTTTCCAAGATTAAAATCTTGTTTTTCAACAAAAGTCAAAACATTAATGTAATTATCAAAACTTACCTCTTCGTTAAGTTGTTTAATTTCATTTACAAAGTTAGCTAATTTATTTTTCAGAAGATCCTGAAGTTGCTTAGTTTTTTTTGGTGCTTTATTTTTTGTATCTAATTCTTTCAAACCATTATTACCACTAACTTGTAAAAGCATTAAAGAGACGATCCTTTTAAAAAATTCAATATTTTGACTATCTGATTTTTTTACTTCAGCAATAGGTAAATTTTTATAGTTAATTTCATAATCATTTTCATTAAAATGACTTACTTTTATTATACCTGGTTCTTCAGTAACTTCTATAACAATAAATTCATTACCATCACTATGAATAACAATATCTCCCTTTTTAATTTCATCACCCTCACCTCCAACCTGCAAATTCGGTTTTATCATTTCTTCGCTTAACAATAATCTATTTATAGATACTAACTTTGGTTCAGATATTTCTTCTTTATTTATATAATCACTCGTTTCTGAATCGGGGAATATAAGAATATTATCACCATCAATTTTTATAATTACTCCCTCATTAGGATCATCACCATAACCAATATATCTATCTCCTACTTTTATATTATCTGGAAATTCTGCCATTACTTATAATAAAACCACATAAAAAACCTGAAAAAATATCGTATATGTAAAAAACTACATAAACATATTTCATTTTTTAAATAAAATATGTCAAGTATTAATAATCTTGATGAAAAACATAATGAAATGTTAGATTTATTCCATCATAATGAAACGATAGAAATACCTAAACTTCAAAAAGAAAAAGAAATCCTCAAATCAAAACTTACAACCCTAAAGAAAAATCAAATTGATACTAAACTTGATATTCAAGACCAAATTAAAGAACTTTCTAAAAAAATTAAAAAACTAAAACTGGAAAAGAAGAACTATTTTCTTGATAATTCCAAATATATTTTTGATTTTTATGAGAAAAAAAAAGAAATCTCCAATAGTTCTAATGTTTTACATCAAAACACGAATGTATTAAATTCATTTTTTAAAATCAAAGCTACAAACGACCAGTCTTCAGATTTAGCTAATGAAAAATACAACCAATCCAAAAATGCATACAAAAAATATTGGCACAATATTTACCAAGATGTTGGCACTATACAAGATTACTTGGTAGTTTCTGATATTTGCGAAGTTTGTAATCAAGGAGAGCTTATCCCACAAGACGAAGAAGGCATTCTCATTTGTAATAATGATAAATGCGGTCAATTCATAACCTATATTGTAGATAGCTCTAAACCCAACAATAAGGACCCACCTAACGAAGTATCTTACACAGCATACATACGTCTTAATCATTTTAAAGAAATCCTTTCTCAATTTCAAGCAAAAGAATCTACACAAATTCCCGACGATGTAATTGACGCTATTAAAGCTCGTATTAAAAAGGAACGTATTACTAACATGAAAGAAATCAATTATGATAAGATGAGAGAAATCTTAAGAAAGCTCGGTCTAAATAAATATTTCGAGCATATTCAATACATTAACTCACTTTTTGGAATTAAACCTCCAATTATGAACGAAGAACTCCACGAAACGCTTTGCGTTTTGTTTATTGAAATCCAAAAACCGTGGGCTGTTCACTGTCCTCCTAATAGAACTAATTTTTTCAATTACACATACACATTATATCAACTTTGTGTGCTATTAGACCAAACTCAATATTTGCCCTTTATTCCTATGATGAAAGACCGTGAAAAACAATTAGAACAAGATATGATTTGGAAAAAAGTATGCCAGGATTTAGATTGGCAATACTTCCCTACTGTCTAATTTAGTAGAACAAATTGTAAAATAATATAATAATTTATAGTCTATTATATTAAGATGGAAAGACCAGATTGGGATACATATTTTAAAGAAATAGTGCAAGTAACATCTAAGCGTTCACCGTGCGAACGACTTCAGGTCGGTTGTTTATTAGTTAAAGATAATCGTATTATTAGTCAAGGATATAATGGTTTTCTTCCTGGTTGTCCTCACGAAAGTATAGTAAGAGATAATCACGAACAAGCTACTATACACGCAGAACAAAATGCTCTTTGCGATTGTGCCAAAAGAGGAGTCTCTTCTCAAGATTGCACCGCTTATATTACTCATTATCCTTGCTTAATTTGCACTCGTTTACTATTAGCCTCGGGAGTAAAAAAAATTAAATATATTAACAATTACAGAAATGATGAACTGGTGCCATATTTTCTAAATCAAAAAAATGTAACTTGCGAGCAAATATAGACTTATTTTCTATTGTATAGTTGTTTTCTTTTATATAAAAGAACTGTAAATTCAATTTATTAATATATATTTAAATATAGGTGTTTCATTTATTGGAAGAATATTTCCTGAAAAAACAATAATATTTGCTATATTAGCAAATACATGAATACCTATGTGAAATAATGTAGAACACCAGTAATATTCTAGATTAGAACAAAAACAACCAATTATAAAAAATGCAATTGCAATTGTCATAAAAATATGAAAATAAAATTCATACGTTGAACCAACAACTCGTAATGACGCATAAATATATGCAAATACTACATAAAAAATATCTAAATATCTACGCCAATCATATAATGGATTACACCAATTTAATATTGATGTTATGAATACACCCCCTGGAACAATTAATGCTATCTCTATATGACCTTTATATAATCCATAAATACAACTAAATAATGAAATAAATGAAGCATAAAATATATATTTATATTGATCTTTTGTTAAACAATAATTAAATTTTTCTGTATTTACTATGTTATCCATTATATTATTTATAGAATAAAAACATCTCTAAGACATTTTCAAATATAAATAATATTATTTTTGTTATATATCATCCTCGTATAAATCTACCATTCTATAATTATTTTCTTCATCGTCTTGATAGTGAAAGACACCTAAAATATTTTTTAAAATCTTATTCATATATAATTTAATTATATATAAATTATTATTTCACTTATGCAGCCAACTTAAGACCACCCAACAAGGATGTGCCTAGAGTGAAACCAGCACCTTGACGTGTGGAAGTTCCCATAGCAGGAATAAATACATCAAGAATGCTAAATGTAGCAGCAGCAGTTAAAGCAATAATTACAATTTCCTCAACAGAAAGTTGTTTCTTGGGAATCAACATAGCACAAATACCTACAGCTAAACCTTCTACAAGGTACTTGATGGCTCTCTTCAATAATTCTTGCAAATCAAACTTAGCGTCCATTATATAATATTAAAACAAAATAATTATTCTACTAAAAAAGATATATAAAAAATAATTCCTATAAATATTATTATGACCGAATTTGAAAAAAAGGTTTTACCATCTGGAGAAAAAAACCCTAAATATGTTGATCTTTGCGATGAAGATCCTCCTATTGCAGGACAGAAATTCGCTTGCATGTCTTTTGTTTCTCCTGAAAAAATTCTTATGAAAAGAGAAGTGTTTTTATTTAATCAATTTATCAAACAGTGGGAGTTTTCCAAATCTATGGAAAGATATTTTGATTTCATTCATTTTATTGCCTATAAACATAATATTGAAGTGCAAAAGCTAATTGATGATTTTAATGAATTTGTTAAAGAAGAGGCTACTAAGCTCAAGAAAAGTGGCATCGAAGATGATTACAAGAATTTTATTGATAAGCAAGAAGATAAGCTAAACGAACAATTCACAAGAGATCATTCTTTCCAAACATCTGTTCGTGGTCTCAAACTTAGAGGAGTTTTCCCTAATCAAGATGAAGCTGAGGAAAAATGTAAAAAGTTACGTGAAAATGACCCCAGTCACGATATTTTTGTAGCACCTATGGGAGTTTGGTTGCCTTGGGACCCTGATGCATACAAGACTGGAAGAGTAGAACATTTGGAAGAGGAATTAAATGCTCTTCATCACGAGAAGCTTAAGAATGAAGAAAAGGCAAAGAAGGAGTTTGAGGAAAGAGTTAGAGAAAGTAAGAAAAAGGCAATCATGGAAAATATTGAAAAGGCAAAGACAACTGGTAACTCCCTCACTCAAACAATTGACGAAGAGGGTAATCTTACTGGTGTAACAGAAACTGTTGATTTTGAATCAAGAGAAGCTACCACAATTGAATCTACTAAAATCCGTAACGAGCTGTTTGTAAAGGAAACTTTGGAAAAACAAAATAAAACTGAAAATATTGAGGTAACTATTGAGGATAAAGATGATAATAAGGTATAAAAAAAAGATATAAATATAACTACTTTATATTTTTAAATGGAAGTTTATTATGCTTTGATTGCAAAAAAAATAAATGTTAAATCAGAAAAGTGCAACAAATTTATTTGCAAAAATTATAAAGATTTTTTGAAATTTGAAACTGTATTAGAAGATTATAAACTTACTTGGGAACCTGGTTTTAGTTTTTTTTATTCACTATTTAATAATTTTGTTGTTGAATATTACGATAAAAATTTATATGAAAATATTTCTTACAAATATAAAAAAATGCAAGAAATAAAAAATAATAATTTTTTATCCAACAAAAAAGAAATACTGTCTACTCTCTATACACTTCAAAAACATTACTTAGCATTATCTAAATTCGTTCATATTGTTAAGTTTAAAATAGCAAAAAACGGAAATACACACGATATGTTTTTTAATGATCTTAATCCGAATAAAACACTTACTATAGTTCAAGACCAAAAGAAATATTTATTTTCTATTTTTGACCTCAAAGAAATTATTAATAAGAATTTGTCAAATATTGATTATGGATTTCCCAAAATATTACCTATAAAAAATCCATATAATAATATACCTTTTACACAATCTAATTTATATAATATCTATTTCTTCTTTTTATCTAATTATTATGTTATTCCTCCTCTCTTTCATTCCTATTTTCTTGCTAATTTTGATATTGCTTTGTTTGAAAAAAATTATGAATATCAAATTAAAAAACACTATTATACATACAAATGCAATTCTTATTCAAATTATAAATGTGTTACTGAAATTAAACATATGCTACATGAATTTAATAAGAAACAACCTAAATCAAAAAGATTTGAATCAATTAGTGAAGATTTTCCTACTATAAAGTTAATTCAAATAATGAAACCATATCTACAACTTTATATACTTTCCAAACATTCACCACTTATTGTTGATAAAGAAAACTATAAATCAGAATTAAAATACAAGTTAAATCAGTTTATTAAATTTAATCCAAAATTCGGAAGAAAATATTCTTTTATTTCAAAATCTGATAAAAAGAAAACTGTTTCATTTGAAGATAAAAGCCCGCCTTTTAATCAACTTACCAGGGTGTCCTTTTCTTCATCTCACATCGATACTATTCCTTTTCCAAACTATTTCTCTTTTGACGATAATGACGATGATGACTATGAACCTGAAGAAAACGCAGATACTTTTCATAATAATATGCAACAAATAGGAACCGTTTTTTCTTCTCCAAGCACAGATATACCTCCTTTTACCAGTAGCACAAGAGATTTACAAAATGAATTTCTTCAACTATTAAGAACTAATATTCAAATTACTCAAGATGCCTCTGCCTCATATGTTTATAATAATAGTCTTATTGATTTAAGTTTGTCTGATAGAATTATACACGCTCATAATCGTCTACACGTAACTCAACCTATACCAGATACAATTCAAATTCCGATTCAAGAAGATGATACTATTTCTTCTTCTTCTGATAATGACTCTATTCCCCCATTAATTAGCCAAGACCTAATTAATGAAGAAGTTGTTATTGAAAATAGTGATGATGCATCTATTTCATCAAATAATGACTCAGATGATGAAGAATTTGAATTTTAATATTTCGTCTTTTTAACATTAATTGGTTGTGAATTCTTCTTTTTGCTTTTACTTGGGTCATATGCCTCATTTTCATCATCAGAACCCATATTTTTAGATAAATCCCAATATTCCTTTGAACCTAATCTAAAATCTGGATGTTTCTCTGCCTTATACCAAAATATTTGTTCGTTTAATTTGTTTGATTTTGCATTATTGTTTATTACTAAACATTCATAATTTTCTGTTGTTTGATCCATTACAGTACAAAACGCTTCTAATGTTGGAAACATACTTGCATAATTTTCCCAAATCCTTTTTCTATTTGTTAAATATGGCTCTCTTAAAATAAATACATAATCAATATTTGTTCTTAGATTGGGGGGTATTCCTAAAGGATATTGCATAGTAATAATTAACATTACCTTCCAGTGACGCCCATTCATAAATAATAATCTCATCATCTTATCTCTCGTCCAGCCCTGGTCGTAAAGACAATCATCCAATATTACAAATGTCCTTGGATCAATTGATGTCCTTCCATATTGTTCTATATCTTTATTCATTTGTTTCAATACTACTTTTTGTCTTCTTAAAATATTCTCTATTAAAACTGTATTGTATTCTTCATGAATAAACAGTTTAGGGACATGTGCTGCATAAAACCCGTTTCCTGCTTCTGTTCCTGATATAACTGTTCCAATAGGTATATCCTGATGATAAAATAATAAATCTCTAACTAAAAATGACTTTCCTGTATCTCTTCTTCCAATCATAACAATTACTGGACCTTTATTTTCTTCTTTCTTAAATGTAATTTCTTTCATATTAAATTTTCTTAATTCCAAAGCTGACATAATATTATAACTTTATAAAATATTATGTGTATAACAACTTATTGAGTTTATTTCCTAAATAAATTATGTGAATATGAATTATATTTTTTTTTTAAATGAATACTTACCATAGTAAATTTAATATAAAATCAATTTCTAAAATAGAACCTAATTTTAAAGTTTTAGAAGAAAAATTTCATACTTCTGCTTTTGATTATAATCTATTTTCTATAAAAAAAATACAATCCTACTATCCTATTTTAGAACTATTCACGACTTTAGAAGAAAGTAATTATAACAATACTACATTAAATCATAAATATCAATTTCTCTCTTTAAATTCTGTATTTGATACTAATGAAAATAAAGAGGTAACAAAAGATGTCTTTATAAAATGCTCTCCTTTAATCAATCCCACTAAATATTTAGTAGGAAAATACAAACAAGATGATACTATCTATAATCTACCTTCTCTTAATCAAGACCTAAATAAAAAAGTTAACTCTAAAATATTAGATAAAAACAATATTTCCTATATTGATAACTTTTTTTGCTTCCTTTGCTCCAAATTATTAGACCAACATCATTTTTTAAATGGTATCGATTATTATGGTTCCTTTTTAGGAATTCAAGAAAAATTCAAAACCAATATATCAGATGACTTAGATTTCTTATACTCATATTCTTACTTTTCCAACAACATTAACAAACTCTATGATGTTGAAAATCTACCTTTCCGTAACTATTTTTCTGATAATTCCAGATCCAACAGAGAAAAATTAACTCTTACCGATGCTGAAGAAATAGATATACCTATGGACGAACTCGAAATCAACGACCTTTCTCAAACTACTATAGAATCCTCTAACGAAAAAACTCTTGTCTATGAAAATAGTAACATTCAGAATAACTCCGAAACCGATACTGACTCTGAAACATCCAGCGATAATAGCGAAATTGTCAATAGCGATGATGATGATGAAGAAGACGACGAAGAAGTTTATACCAGTGAATCTGATGAAAGTGATGAAACTGAAGATAGTGTTGATGACAATAACGATAACATTAATGCATACATTTACGATTATCCTATACAATTTATTTGTCTTGAAAAATGTAAAGGCACATTTGACGATTTGTTAGAAAATCAATTAATTAATCACGTAAATGCTGCCGCTTATCTTATGCAAGTTATTATGACCCTTATTGTTTTACAAAAAACATTCCATTTTACTCATAATGACTTACATACTAACAATATTATGTATATTGAAACCGATATTGAATTTTTATATTATCAAATTAATAATCAAATCTACAAAGTCCCTACTCATGGTAAAATTTTTAAACTAATTGATTTCGGAAGAGCTATTTATAAATACGATACTCATCTTTTCTGCAGCGATAGTTTCGCTCCAGGAGATGATGCCGCCACACAATACAATTTTGAACCCTATTATAATGAAAAAAAGCCTCGCATAGAACCCAATATGAGTTTTGATTTATGTCGACTCGGTTGCAGCATTTTTGATTTTATTATGAATGACATAAACGAATCTTCTCTTGACCCTTTACAAGAAACTATCGCCCGTTGGTGCACCGATGATAACGGAAAAAACGTCCTTTATAAAAAGAACGGCGAAGAAAGATACCCTGATTTCAAATTATACAAAATGATTGCAAGAACCGTTCATAATCATACTCCGCAATCTCAATTAGATTTCCCATATTTCTCTCAATTTTTATGCAAAACAAACAACAAACCTACCATTAATATTGATTCTATCCCTTCTTATTATAAATAATTTACACTTCTAATATATTAAAACTTTTAATACATTAGAAACCTGGCTCCCCTGTGAATACCTCCGTATTCTTTACATTTTCAACCTTGGTATCAGTTATAATATTAAAAAACTCTGTTAGAGTTCCACTCATCTTAAAAAATAAAAATAGACTTACCAAAGAAGACAAAAATACAAAAAATCCTTCACGAATTATTTCCTTTGTTGGTTTTAACTTCTTCTGAACGAATTTTCCTTCCATTAATACAACAATACCATATACAATTGATATTAATAACGAAATTAAAAACAATTTTTCCATTATATACCGAATATAGAAGTTTTATTTCTAAAATTTACGCATATTATTTAACCTAAAACTTCTACTCCGTCTAAAAGAACCTCCTCTTTCTTACTAAAAGGATCCTCTAATTCTTCAAAATCAGTTAAACTAATTGGCTCATCCATGATTTGAATTCTCTCATCATCTTCATCATCAGAATAACTCTCCATAGCCTTTGTTACACTTATATTATTCAAATCCTCCATAGACATAGGCTGTTCCTTTATTTCATCTTCTGATGTTAATACATTATCCATTTCATTAAATGTTAATCTTGTAACTACTTCCTTATCATCTCTGTCTTGTATTGTTGGCACTACTTCTGGCACCTTCTCCTCTTCTTTTTCTTCGGATTTTTCTTCTTCATCTTCTACTTTTTCCTCTTCTGGCTTCTTTTCCTCATCCTCCTTCTCTTCTATGTTCTCAATTATTACTTCCTCATCTTGCTCTACACTCTCATCCATATACGCACGAATAATCTCCTCTGTTGGTATAGAATCACGAATAGCAGTTAAAATACACTCTTGTATAATTACCTCTAATTCTCTATTATTCTTCTGTTGTTGCAGAGGACTAGTATTTCTTTCAAATAAATATACATTTGAATACACCTTTCTTGCTGTTTGAATATACACCTTATGAATAAAATCATCTAATTTTGGAATAGAAATATCTATTTTCTTTTGCTTATTTCCAACACGAATACAAGTTAATATCTTTAATTGAATAATATGAACACAAGTAATTAAATCCTCCAAATAATTACATTTACTTCTCTCTAATATTCTATTTCTCTCGTTCTCAATTATTTGATTATTCCACTTTGGAATTCTTGACAAAAAATTCTGAAAAGTCATTAAATACTTAGATGCTTCATCATTCTGCACACATAAATCCCAAGACTCGTTAAATATTGAGCGAATGCCCTCATTAACCATAGGTGTAAAAATGCTTACTAAACGACTACACCACTCATTTCTAGACTCGTTTAAGTTTGATATTACGAAATCGTCCATAAATATTATAATAGCATAATACATTTTAAATCCTTATTTGAACGAATATATAAGTAATCTAAAATATAAAACATAAGCAACTTTTCATTTCTATACTCCGACTTTATCTTTTCAAAACACATACTTGTCTTATATTTTAAATTTTTATCCAAACTTTCATCCTCTTTTAATATATTTACTAAATCTAAACAAGATATACCCTCATTATACCATTCCTCTGATATCTCCACCAGATTTTTATGCGTTTTTTCTATTTTTCCTAATTCCTCTCTTATTTTCTTTCCTAATTCTTCACCGTTTTCCAAATTGTATTTCTTATTCGTAAAATGTTTATGCAAACTTACTATTTCATTTTTCTCATTTATTAAATCTGGAACATATATTTCACAAAATCTTGATAATATTGGATTCAATAATTTGTTTTTATCTTCCAAAATTATAAAAAATCTCGTATTATAACTAAACTGCTCTATGCAACGTCTTAGTGCTGACTGTGCGTCCATAGTTAAGTAACCCGCATTAATCAATAATATTGTTTTAAAAAATACACCACTATTTTTTTGTAAATTTGATTTCGCAAAAAATTTTAAATCTTCACGGATAAATTTTATTCCTTTACCATGCGCACAATTTACTAACAATACGTTTTGTTTTATATTTACCTTATCAAAATTATATATCTTATTTATAAAATCATTTACTATTGTTCTCTTTCCTGAACCTGAATTCCCGTGAAATATTATATGGGGTATATTATTTTTTTGTATAAACCCATCTAATTTGCTATATATATTTTTGTGAAATGGCAAATAATTCATATACTAATTTTAGTTACTTTTTTATATATTTTTAAACGCTATCTTCCTTTTTTACCAATACCATATCTTTTGTAAATTTATATCTCTCATAATGCATAGTTTTTCTTCTCAAATTACAGCTTAAACAACTTATTTCCACATTATTTACATTATGTCCTTCCTCGTTACTCAATCTTTCTAACGACCACTGTAAAGGTTCTCTTACATTTTCATAAATTATTTGCACGTTCTGTTTACAATAAAAACATTTCCCTTCACAATTTAATATTTTCTCTATTATTTCATCTATTTTTATAAATCGCTCTTTATCATAATGCTCCTTCTTTTTATCTTGATGCATATAACTACTCCTTTTCCCAGATAATTCTTTGTATACTAATTGACAATCCCCCTGCAAATTATTCTTTCTTTTTATATCTTTTAATTCATTCAACACCGCCAAAGCATTCAAATCTTCTTTCCAATTTACATTATTTACTATCTCTCGTTTTTTCTTCTCTTTGGGCTTTGCATTCTGCTTTTTTTCCTCTGGTAATTGTATAATTTTCTTTTCCATTATACAATTATTACATTTTATCGTTTAAGTCAAAATCACTCTCATTCTTTGGATAACCAAATAATTTTCCTATTACTGATACATTATGATTTGTTGGTGTGCTTGAACTTGAGCCATTTTTACTATCTTTACTCGAATTATCTTCATCTTTTAAATCTATTTCTTCTATTATTTCATCATTCTCCAACTCATTTTTTTCAAAACGAATATTTCCCTTTTGAGATAAATTAAATTCATCATTTTTTATCGTATTGTTCCTAATTTTATTAAATATTTTTTGTTTCCCATTTAATTCTTTCTCACTTTCGCTTGTGCTATAAGAAAAACTACTACTTAATGAACTTGCATAGTTTCGTTTTTTTTGATTTTCTATATCATATTGATTATTATGTATCTCCAGTTCTCGTTCTGTTAATCCATAGTATTCGTCTGGATAATATAATTCTTCATTTTCTTTACTCACTTCTTGTTTCATTCTATCCATATCTCTCATTTTATTTGAATTTTGATTAAAAATATAATTGTAATTTCTTAATGCCTCTTCCTTCTTCTCAATATCATCATAATTATACGACTCAAAATCACGTATTCCTAAATCGTGTTCTATTCTTACATTCTCACCTAATGCATGATGAATCTTCTCTGTATTTTGATTCATTCTATATGCCTTCAATAATTTTTTCGTATCATCTACACTACTTCTCGTATTTATTAAATCTTCACGAATATTTAATTTTCTTTCTATCAATTGTTCCATCTTTTTCCTTAATTCTGTATCTTCTACTTGATGTTTTACCTTGTTTAACAACTTATTTTCTTTGTATAACTCCTTTAACTCATTATTTAATTTTTTTAACATATTTGTCTTTACTTCTATATCATTTGCATGACTTACTTTTTCTATTTCTTGCGTGCAATACATATCACGAGCCTTTTTATGAAACTTTGACGTGTGAAATATTCTTGTAAATATAAAATTTAAACAACCCAGATTTGTCTTATATTTATATAATTGTGAGAACATAAGTGGCTCCATCTTTGAATATATCGTGTCTTGTTGTTCTATTATAAATTCTTGTAATTGTAAAGTTATCATCTCTTCACGATACTTTAATTCATCCTTCTTTGTCAACAACATATCTATTTCATTATCAATACTTACTTTTAATTCTGCTGAACCATCTTTCTCAAATAATTCTTTTAATTTGTTCCATTCATTATATTCATAATCTATATCTCTTTTGTAATAATCAAAACTATGGTCTATTAATATTTGCTTTCTTATTTTTAATTTATTAATATACAGAGCAAATGTTGATAATACATTTACTATTTGTTCTTTCAATTCATCAAATTTGAAAAATCTTGAAATCGCCAATATTAACGCTACATATGTTGATAAACTTATTGAAACTACAGTTGCTATGTATGTTTCCGGAAATTCAAATACACCATCTGCTGTTTGAATAAATGTAATCGCCGTTGATGCTACTATAATAGATATTTGTATCCATCCTATTTTACTCGTTAACTCGTGATATTTTAATTCTAATAACACTTTCTTTTTCAAATCTATTTCAAGTAAACGCTCATTTATTTCAAACTTTTTCTTTTTTTCTGAATTTATATTTTTTTTACATATTTCAAAATAGGTTTTCGTCTTTTTTATTGTATTTTTCCTATCTTCATTATCCATTTTTACTTTATATAATTCTAATTTTTGTTCTTCGTCTACTATCATAATATAATATATCAAGAATAAATTGAAAAAATATAAACATATTTATATTCAGATATTATGAATAAGCTTTATTATATTACTATTGCCACCAAACCTCATATTGTGCTTGAAAAAATTAAGCAAAAAGTGCAAGAAAATAAAGAAGATATCTACGTTTTAGGCACACAAGAAAATAGACCTATCGGATGGAATGCAAAAGGAAACTTTGGTATCAAACTAAAAGAAGTCAAAGATTTTCTTTTAAATCAACCTCTAAATAACGATGATGTTATTTTATTTACTGACGCTTATGATGTTATCTACTGCAGCAACCACTCAGAAATATTAAAAAAATTTTATGAATTTGACCACCCTATTGTTTTTGGAGCTGAAACAGAATGTAATCCAGACCCAAGTCAAGCCAGTAAATACACTATTAGAGATAAAGAATTCTCATATTTAAATAGTGGCCTATATATCGGTTATGTTTGGGCTATTAAACAGTGTATTCTTGAATATGAATATAACGACCAACACGATGACCAGTTATATTGGACTTTACAATATTTTAAACATCCTAATCTTATTACTCTTGATTACAATAATAAACTCTTTTTAAACACATACAATATGAATATGGATTTCTACAGTTATGACGGACAGAAAGGAAATTATAAAGATAGAATTCCTTGTTTTATTCATGTAAACGGCCCAAATAAATCAGAATTGTCTTCTTATTTTTAAAATGTTCTCATATTTTTTATATTTTTAACTGTAAAAATATAAACTTGATATAAACTTACTGCAATATGGTGTATATATAAACAATATATATTATATAAACTATCATTTTAAAAAAGATGAATATTTTTTAGTAAAAAACTTCAGGTTGATTTTTGAAAATGGACATTTTTAAAATGTCCAATTTAAAAAAAACGATTATGAAATTTGAAATAAAAAAAACGAAAAAATGGATTTTGCCTGAAACTGCTGTAAATACCAATTTTTTAATGCAACAGTTGTTACTGAAAAAATTTTTATACTTTTGTAAAAAAAGGATTTAGGAACTTTTTATGTAAGTATTTTATACTTACAAAATGGAACTAAATAATGAAAAAAAAGTTCCAAAATTTTTCTGTGAAAAATGCAACTATTCTACCGAGCGAAAATCTCAATATGAAAGACACCTATTGACAGCAAAACATAAAAATACTTACAATACTTACAAAAATACTGACAAAAAGGTTCCAAATAGTTCCAAACCATTTTCGTGTGAATGTGGAATGAATTATAAACACCGACAAAGCTTATATAATCATCAAAAAATATGTAAGAAAGTAGAAAAAAATAATGATACATCTGAAACCATTAATGCTGATGAAAATAATTTAAAAGAAAATGATGAAAAAAAAGAAATAAAATTTGAAGGTGTATCAAATGAAACAATCAACGAGATTTTAAAACAAAATCACGAAATTGTGGATATGTTAGTAGAAGAACGAAAACGTAATGATGAGTTACAAAATCAACTGATAGAAGTGTCAAAAGAAATAAAAACCGTTAATAATAATAATACAATTAACAATAATGTAAATAATACGTTTAATCTACAAGTATTTTTAAACGAACAGTGTAAAGATGCATTAAATATAACTGATTTTATTAATTCTTTGCAATTATCTATAACAGATTTACAGGAAACTGGAAGATTAGGGTATGTAGATGGAATTAGTCGTATTTTTGTAAAGGCATTAAGAGATTTGGATGAAAAGGAAAGACCAATACACTGCACGGATGCAAAAAGAGAGGTGATGTATATAAAAGATGAGAACAAATGGGAAAAAGAAACAAAATCTGGTAGCAAAATTAAGAAAACAATACAAAAAATTCAGGATAAGAATTTGGGAATGTTACCAGCTTGGCAAGAAGAAAATCCGAATTTTTGTGATATGAATACAAAAGAAAATGAAGAATACATAAAAATTTCTTTGCATTCCTTAGGGGATATTGAGAATCAAGAAAAACAAGATGAAAAAATTATAAAGAACGTAATGAAAGAAGTGGTTATTGATAAACAAGGAATAAAATAGATTATAAAAAAAGGAAATAAACATATTTCATGATAATATTTAAAGAAATAACTATTATTATGAGTTTAAAACAAGAAGAAACCAATCAAGACAACGAAGAAATCACATTAAATAATATTGACTCTTTATTAGAACAAGAAAGACAATATAATAAAACGGAAAGCTGGGTTAAACTTGATAAAAATGTAAAGCGTCAAATATTGCATTCCTATGCAGAGAAATATGGTAAAGAGCATAATTTGCCTGTAAAAGAGATAAAAGCTTTAAAATCCTTTTTTTCAACCTGTTTGGAAAAGAATAAATTAAATAGAACAAAAGATGTTCAGTATAATAAAGAAACGCAATTAATTACAAATATACCCAACTTATTTTTTAATAAAAATACAAAAAACTATACTATAAAATCAAGTGATGCAAAACGAGTATCCACACTAAAATCATTAACTCCTAAAAAGAAAACAATTGAAGAAAATATATAGAACAATCAGTATATAAATATAAGGAATTTCATTTAAAATATGACTTTTAATTTAAATGAAGATGAGATAGCAGATATGCAAGAAACAATTGGAGAACTAATAGAAAACTATTTGGAGGAAAATATTGTATATTTTTTCAACGATGATTTTCAAGATGAGATGATTTCGTCTATAAGTTCTCTTGTTTATTATGATATGTTGAATGGAATAGAGTTATCAAGTGAAGAAGATTTGGAAATATTAGAACAAGATATAAATGAGTTGGTAGAAGATAGTGTTGAGAACTATTTTCAATTTAATAGGATACCAAAGCGTTCTAATTCAATTACTTTTGAAGATGTATATCAAGATAGTGATGAGGAATTAAAAAATAAAATAGAGTTTTTAGAGATGCAAGAACAGCCAGAACAAAAGACGAGAGAATGGTATCAATTCCGATATAATTTAATTACAGCAAGTAATTTGTGGAAGGTGTTTGGAACAGAGTCGCAAGTAAATAGTTTAATTTATGAAAAATGCAAACCATTTGAAGAAATAGGTGGAGATGGATTACAAAGTGGACCTTTATTTTGGGGAATAAAATATGAGCCAATTACGATTTTAATTTATGAGAAGATGTTTCATACCAAAATACAAGATTTTGGATGCATTAAGCATACAAACTATCCTTACATAGGTGCATCACCAGATGGTATAAATGTAGACCCAACAAGTATGAGATATGGAAGAATGTTAGAAATTAAGAATATATTTAATCGTGAGATAACAGGTGTTCCAAAGAAAGAATATTGGGTTCAAATGCAGTTACAAATGGAAGTTTGTAATTTAGAGTCTTGTGATTTTGTAGAAACAAGAATAAAAGAGTTTGAGAACCAAGAAGAATATATAGAAAAGTGTAGTGAACATGAATATTATGGAATAGTGGTAGTGTTAATGCCAATATTTAAACCTTGTGATATAAGTAGTAATGAACAGGTTCTCGTATATAATAAAAATAAGTTAGTGCATAGGGTATTAACAGAAGGAACGATTGAAGAAATAGAAAGTCAAATAGATTGTATAAAAGAGGATAATGAGAACTTTTATATTAGTGAAATAAATTATTGGTATTTGGATGAACTGTCTTGTGTATTTGTAAAAAGAAATAAGCTGTGGTTTGAAAAGAGTTTGCCATTAATAAAAGATGTATGGAATATTATTGAAAAAGAAAGAGTAGATGGTTACGAGCACAGAGCAAGTAAAAAAAGAAAGCCATCAATAGACAATACAGACTCACCGGGAAAATGTTTACTTGCTATGAGTGATGATAGTTCTTAGAATCAGAAATATATAAATATAAAAACTATATAGAATTATTAGCTCTATATAATTAATAGTATGGCTGACGAAGAAGAGATTTACGTGACAAAGCGAAATGGTAAGAAAGAATACGTTCATTTTGATAAGATTATGAAACGTATAAGAACGATAGGTCAAGAATGTAATATTAAAATAAATTATTCAAGTCTTGCTATGAAGGTAATAGACCAGTTGTATTCAGGAATTTCAACAACAAAAATAGATGAATTGTCTGCAGAGCAGTGTGCTTCTCTTGCATCAACTCATCAGGACTATAATGTATTAGCTGGAAGAATAATTATATCTAATCATCATAAAAATACTGATAGTTCTTTATTTGAAGTAACTAAAAAGCTATATAATAATACAGATATTCATAAAGTTCATAGTCCAATAGTAACAAAAGAAATGTATGATTTAGTAGAAAAGCACCAGGAGGTGTTAGAAAAAGCCATAGATTTTGAAAGAGATTACTTGATTGATTATTTTGGTTTTAAGACGTTAGAGAGAGCATATTTAATGAAGATTAATAATAATATTATAGAGAGACCACAGCATATGTGGATGCGTGTAAGTTTAGGAATTCATAAAAATAACATAGAAAAGGCTCTGGAGACTTATGAATATATGTCTCAGAAGTATTTTACACATGCAACTCCAACATTATATAATGCAGGAACACCAAAACCACAGTTGTCATCGTGTTACTTATTGGCGATGGAAGATGATAGCATCGGAGGTATTTATAATACATTAAAGGATTGTGCTATGATTTCAAAGTGGGCTGGCGGAATTGGATTGCATATTCATAATGTCCGTGCTTCTGGTAGTCAAATTAGGGGCACTAATGGAACATCAAACGGTATTGTGCCGATGTTAAAAGTGTTTAATAATACTGCAAAGTACGTTGACCAGGGAGGCGGAAAACGAAACGGTAGTTTTGCAATTTATTTGGAGCCTTGGCATGCAGACATAGAATTATTTTTGCAAATGAGAAAAAATCATGGTGATGAAGAATTAAAAGCACGTGATTTGTTTTATGCCTTATGGACTCCTGACCTCTTTATGGAGAGAGTAAAGACAGATGGTAGTTGGACGTTAATGTGTCCCGATGAGTGTCCCGGTTTGAACGAGGTTTATGGCGAAGAATTCAAGGAATTGTATGAGAAATATGAAAAAGAGGGACGAGGAAAAAAGACATTAAACGCACGTGACTTGTGGTTTCAAGTATTGGACGCACAGATGGAAACGGGAACACCTTATTTGTTATATAAAGATGCGTGTAATAAAAAGTCCAATCAAAAGAATTTGGGAACAATTAAATCAAGTAATTTGTGTAGTGAGATTGTAGAATATTCTGATGAAAAGGAGACAGCGGTATGTAATTTGGCAAGTATATCATTAACCAATTTTGCAAAGACAGATGAAGATGGGAAGGCATATTTTGATTTTGATGAGCTTCATAAGATTACCAAGATAGTAGCATATAATTTGAATGAAATCATAGATGTGAATTTTTATCCAACGGAAAAGACTTTGCGTAGTAATATGAGACATCGTCCAATCGGTATTGGAGTGCAAGGATTGGCAGATGCGTTTTTTAAAATGAATTACTCATTTACTTGTGAGGAGGCACAAAAATTAAATAAGGATATTTTTGAAACGATTTATCATGCTTCGTTGGAAACTTCTAATGAAATAGCTATTTCAAGATATAATATAGTAAATGAGAAAAGGTATACAAAAACAGTAATAGATACTTCTGTATATGATATTTTTAATGATTTTGAAAAGGATCTTTGGAAGGCGATGGATGAAAAGAAGAAGACGGTAGGCAGTTATAGCACGTTTGAAGGTTCACCGATGTCAGAGGGAATTTTTCAATTTGATATGTGGAATGTAAAACCGAGTGCAAGATATAATTGGGAGGAGTTGCGAACAAGTGTTATGACATATGGTATTCGTAATTCTTTGTTATTGGCCCCGATGCCAACAGCTTCAACATCACAAATTCTTGGAAATAATGAATGTATAGAACCAATCACAAGTAATATCTATAGTCGACGAACGATGGCGGGAGAGTTTGTGTTAGCTAATAAATATTTAATGAAGGATTTGATGGAAATAGATTTATGGAATGAAAAAATCAAAAATAATATTATTGCAAATAATGGAAGTATTCAACAGTTGGAAATGGTTCCTGAAAATATTCGTGAAAAATATAAAACGGTGTGGGAATTGCCTATGAGGATGTTAATTGATATGGCAGCAGACCGTGGAGCTTATATTTGTCAAAGTCAAAGCTTGAATTTATGGTTGGAAGACCCAAATTATAATACTTTAACATCTATGCATTTTTATTCCTGGTCGAAGGGATTAAAAACAGGTATATATTATTTACGAAGAAGAGCAAGACATCAAGCACAACAGTTTACAATTGAGCCTGAAAAAACAAGAAATGATAGTTTAGTTGGTGAAACAGAAGATGAAATATGTGAAATGTGTTCAGGATAAATAATTATATAATATTTATATATTATATAAAATATGTTAGAATTAAGTAGCGGAGACAACTTTTCTTTGAATGATATAAGTATAAATTCTATTGAAAAATTAGATGAGAATAAAGATTTTAGATATGTTTATGTATTATCTTGTCATGGTTCTGAATTATTAACTGCAGATGAAAGAAGAGATACATATCCAAACGAAGATTGTTTTTTTGATACAATAGGATTTGCAAATAAATTCGGATTATTTGGTTATACGGATGCTCAAAATATACAAATAACAAATTTACAACAACAAAATTATGATCCAATAACGAGTCCAAATATAAATAATTTTGATATGATAAACAGAATCAGAATTGTAGATGGTTCATTAAATAGTGATTTAAATGTAAATCCTAACTGTTTTTATGTTAATGGGTTGATGCATAGAGATATTTTACCACATGATAGTATTGATGATATTAATGAGATAATTACATTAAATCCTATGAATTTTGAAATAAAAAAAAGTGATTATTCTAATACACAAACTAATAGATTTTTTATTGATAATTTTGGATTGATTTTTTTTAAGGTATATACTTTTAGAGCAGCATTAAAAAATACTAAAAATATAGATATAAATATAGCAACCCAAATGAGAACAGTAAAAAGAATTCAAGATTTTCCGGAACTGCATAATTATTTTAATAGTAACGGTGCTCAGAGAGACCTTATATACCCTGCTATGTCTCAAGTTAATAAAGAGAGAATAACAAGTGATATTCGTTATTATATGGAACCAGATAAGAAAAACAGTTGGAACACTATATTAAAGATGTGTTATGAAGATATTAGAGAACAAAATTTAGACATCAATAATCATAATTTTGATTTACGAGCTTTTTGTTGTCGCAAAATTCAAGAAGGCCAAGCTAGCTCTATTAGTGCTTATGTGGTTAATAGTTTGTATAAAAATTATATACCAGTTGAAATAAATAATGAAGATGAAGACCTAGATTTTACTCCATTTTTTCAAAAAAAAACGTTAAGTGATAATATGGATATTTTTGCTGAAAATTTAAACAACTATTTATATGATATATATAATCGTTGTGTTGATAAAAATATAAATATAAATCAACTGGTAAATTCAAATATAACTCATTTTAGTGTAGGGAATTATAAGCTTTTATTGGTAACTTTAATATTAAGTTTTGAATATACTCCTTATATTAATGATAACAGATTCAGGACATTATTCAAACGTCTATATTCAAGCACAATTAATGAAACAAGTATTTCCGAAAATTATGATTTATTTGAAGTGCTTCTTACTATGACTGGAAATAAAAGAGGACACCAACAATATATGAGGAAAAAGGTTAGTTTATTAGGAAATCCAACCAATAGAGACATATATTTGAATGAACTGGCTCAGCAGGTAAGCATAGCTTCTAATATAGAAAATGATGGAAATAATTCTAAACAATTTGTAGAACAGGTTTTTGCTAATTATGGTTATGGAAATATGTATAGTAACATTCCTATAACAGAAACTATTTTAATGTTGTCAAAAGATGAAAATTTTATGAATGATCACAATCAAATTTTAACACAAGACGAAAATGAGATGGATGTTGAGAATAATAGTCATTTAAAAGATTTGTATCTTCAATTCAATTTAAATGAATTAATTAATAGGTGCGGTTATTTAGGTATTATAGCTGATGATTTTTATGAATTTTTTAATGAATACTTAGATGAAGCAGTATTTATGTATTTCACAGCAACAAAACAAGTAAATAATACAGAAATAGATGAAAACTTAGATGAGGCAATATTTGTATTTATAATGAAAGTAAATCAATATAATACAGGAAGCTTTTTGGAGTCTCATTTGATTGGTATTGATAGTAATAATTTTAGAGATAATGAAAGATTTGTAACTTATAATAGTAGAGAACGTTATCAAATCACTGATCTAGATAGTTTAAAAGAAGGAATAAATATGCTTTTGTTTTATGCTCTCTTAGTTCCTTTGTATAATAATCAATTTAATTATATAGATTTTATATATAGAAAAAAAGATAATATGAGCGGAGGAGGACCAAAGCGAGTAAAATCAAATATTAAAAATATTGAGCCATTTAAAAATAAAAATATTTATTATAATGTTGATCCTTTAACAAACCAAACAACTATAGAAAATAATCCGTCAACGAAGATACAGACTGATGCTATTGATGATGATGATATGGACGTTGAAATTTTTGATCTCCAAAAAAACCCTGATAGTTTTCAATTTAAATTAGACTCAAAAGAAAAAATTAGCCCAACAATTGCAATTAATGAATACGAACAAGTACCGTTTCCACTTAATTTTAATCCAAATTATTCTGATTTAGGTTTTGGCCCAGATATTGTAATACAACAATCTCTTTCACCAAAATCTCCAAATAAAGATAGTCAAGGAACAGACCCAGAATTTTCAACGCCAAGAACTCCAAGAGGAAGTCAACGCACAACAACAATTTTCCAAAAAAGAACACCCGAGAGAACTCAATCATTACCATTTATGACAAATACGCCACCAAGTGCGTCAAGTGCGATGAGTGGAAGAACATCTATAGAAGTATCTCCTAATTCTCCACCTGGTCGGAAATTACCAGGCACAAAAAGCCTTGGTTTATTAAATCCGGATTTTGAGAGTAACAAAACATATCGTCGAAGGCTACCATCTAGTCCGGGAAGAAGTGGCCCTCCTATTTTTAGAGTGGAATCTTTTCCAAATATTGAACCAGCAGGCTCTTCTGGAAATAATACAGATGATAGTGATGTTGGTATGGATTTAAGCGATAGTGATGATGAAAGGGCAAGTAAATATCCTCCAAAACCTCCTGGTTCAACTGGTGGTAAAAAACAAAAAGTAAAAAGTAAAAAGATTTCACGAAAAAAAAATTATGTGCCTATTATAACATCAAAAAAGATAAAATTAACAAAGAAATGTTATCATAAAGAAAAAGACTGTTGTTGTGATGTAGATAAATCAAAATGTTCTATACACAAATGTAAACCTAAAAATTCTAAGAAGCAAACAAAGAAAAAGAATAAAAAATAAGTTACTTTTATAAAATAATTTATTTTTCATTTTAAGCAGTTATTAAAGAGCCGCTTTCGTAGTTATGTCTCATTTTTAAATAGCATCGTAAACAGGCCAACACATCAATCATAGAATTATGAAATCCATCTACAGTTTCATTAGGAAATAGTTGACTATGAAGTTCGTTGAGTTTGGGCCACTTCTTTTTTCCAGGCTTACCATCTTTTTCTGGTAAAACAATATTACAAAGGTCGGTTCCTTTTTTCATAGTGCAATATCTATCAATATGATGAATTTTTTCATACATAGGTTGAAAGCAATTAAATACTTCTGGATATTTATCCATAAGAGTAATCCTATATCTTTCCATAGAAACCTGAATAGCCTTTTCATCAAAGTCCATATTATGTGCTACCAGACCGTTGCAAAACATATATGCTTCATGGAATTTTTTTAATACTTCTTCAATAGGTTGACCCTTTTCTTGTAGTGTTTTTTTAGTTATACCAGTAATATTGGTTATAAACTCAGGTAATTCAATTTCATTTGGAAGTTGAATATATGCGTCATAACTATAATCAATTTTATTTTGATGAATATCATATACTACAAAACTGAGTTGAATAATATAGGGGTAATCTTCTATTTTTAAACTGTTATTGCTATAATAAGATTGCCGTCTGGCTTGTGGCATAAGGCCTGTAGTTTCTACATCAAATACAAGATATCTTTTTCTACGAATAGGAACAGGCACGGAATTATCCATAATTTATATTTAAATTATTGATTAAAGTATTTATATATCAATTTTTTACTTTTTCATTTCTTGTAATTCCAAATATTCTTTCTTTAGTTCCAAAGATTCTTTCTTTAGATTTTTTACTTCGTGAACTATCAAACTAATCAAACCGTTATAATTTATGGATTGAGGCTCAGGTCCGTCTTTCTCGCCACTTACTAAGAATGGATATTTTTCTTGCAATTCGTGTGCTATTAAGCCATAATCATTACTCTCTAAATTGGTATTATAGTATTTTACGGGGCGGAGTTCGTTTACTGTATCTTCTTCACCGAGTTCTTCTACATTTTCTTTAATACGATAATCAGAACTGTATGTAGTGCTTCCTACTTTAATTGAACCAACTGAGTAAATATCTTGGAATTGTGCTGATTTATAGGGAATAGATAGCATAAGATTATTACTGGGGTCTAATAAGTATTCCATATTTGCTTTTGAGTAAAAAGTATCGTTATTTGTAAGTTGATTGCTGATAAGGTGTGGAATATAATGAAAATTATTTCCATAATTATAAGAAATATAGTTAGAGTTTAATACTATTTTTCCAGAATGAGACATACCACAATTTATATTATTATTTACAAATGTTTCAAGAGGTTTAATGTCAAAACTATTACCGTAATTGGAAGACATATAAATATTAAAACCACTTACATCGGCTATTGTTATATATTTCCCGTTACCAGAAGTGGAAATCCCTGCATAACTCAGGTCACTTGTATAAGAGTCGGTATATAACGTAGAAAAGGTATTTCCATAATCAGATGAACCATAAACCTTTCTTTCATTTACACCATATACTTGTTTTCCATCGGCTGAAATTGACATATAATTGAAACTTGAATCAGAGGAGGCTTGGTACCATGAAGTTCCGAAATCTTGAGATTTCCATAAACCGGTTTTACCAGAAACATACATATGTTTACCATCTGAGCTAACAGCTCCTGTGTTCCAGAACCAAGTGCTTCCACTTGCATCAAGACTAAATCTACCTGCAGGTTCAATAACATTAATAGAACTACCCATACCAGAGTGTGCCGAACAGTAATAATAAAAAGTTCCAGATGTAGTAGGTTTAAAAGTGACAACTTGGTTGCTTCCACTAGTTACACTTGTTATTCTGGAGTCAGTTATTTCATCGCCATTTTCAGAAGTTCCAATTTTAAAAGGATGGTTTCCATTAGTGGTTGAATCAATAGTAAATTCTGTGCTTTCATTAAGGTAAATACTTACTGCAGGCTGAGCTTCACTTGAAAAACCTCCACCATTTAAAATGTAATTACTTGAACCGTTAGCAGTTACTGTATAAGTATAGGTTGTAGTTGAAATAGTATTGTTTTTACGTAAATTCCAATTTTTACCAAAATTATTTGATACATAAAGGAAATCGTCGTAAGTAGGTTTATTGGATATACCTTTTGGGATAAGTTGATGTTGTCCGTTATATGACATAAAGATTTTATCAGAGCCAAATTTCGGTCTGAATTCTTGATTTAAAGTCGCTGGTTGTATTCCACTCCATCTTAGTTTTCTTATTCCTGTAAAGCTATTTGCACTATTAATTTCTGTAATATGAAAATAAAATTTATTAACGACATATGTTGTGGTTACTGGATATGCGACATATGTGGCTACATTACTACTAGTATGAGATGTTTCAGAAAGAAGAACTCTGTTTGTGCCTGTAGAGTCTTCACCAATTATCATAAATTTGTTAACAAAGTTACCTATCCAGTGATTAGCAAATCCGATTTCAGTCATTTGAAAAGAATAAGGAGTAGTAACAGTAATATAATCACCATTATATGTAGTTGCTGAATTAGCTGCGTCATATGCAGTTAATGACGTACTGCCATGTCTCCTTATGTTTCCACTTGTGCTAACCCAGCCAGTTCTATTCATAGCGTGTCCCACAGCTGTGGTTGAATTAGTAGCTACTTGAAAGACTCTCCAAACATCATACATTGTTCCAGACATGTTCCCTAAACTACTATTTGAAGAAATATAATATGTTCCGCTTGAATGAGTAAAAGATGCGCCTGTAGTGCCACCACTGGTCCATAATCCTGTTGTGTTTACAGGTTCATTTGTATAGGTTGCTCCTGGAATTGTATCAGTGTAATAATCATCTAATGAATTCATACTTACATCAAATAGTGATAATTTATTAGATAACTCATTATCTACTTGAAAAGAGCTTCCGTAATCTTCTGAATAGTAAGAAAGTGCATTTGCAGATACATCTGAAGAATTAACAGTTCTAATATATTTTCCATCTCCGGAAATACAAATACCGGAATTTGTAGAATTATCATAAATGTTAGAAGGAAGAGTATTGTAATTTAATGTGGAAAAAGGAGATGATCTAGATATATCTAACAAATAACGGTGATCTAATTTTTCCATTTTTTGATTATGTAAAAGGGTTCCATCTGTTAATACAGGATTAGCACTTAAATCACTATAAGCGTTAAAATGTAAATCATTTTTAACAGTTGTTGCTCCGTTAAATTCCAAGGTAGCATTCATAGAGAAATCAGTATTCATAAGTAATCCAGATCCAGTTCCAATACTTGCTTGCGCTCTTGTAAATGTTCCATTAAACGAAATATCACCTCCAAAAGACAAATCACCCTGAATAGTAACATTTGAATTAAAAGAAACGTCATCACCAACAAAAAGACGATTATTGGCAGATAAATCAGATATAAGTAAGTTTCCTGAAACATCAAAAGTATCTGCAGAAATATCTGTAAAGTAAGTAGTGTTTGAACGAAGAATAGTATCACCACTAATATCCACGTCACCTAAAATATATGTTTCTTTAAATTTATTTATAGGAAAGGCAGCAAAAGAAACATCATTTAAAGGAATGTTTTCGGTTTTATAATTGGCTAATGTTTTGTTTAATGTTTGAGTCAAATAAACATCGCCGTAATTGATGCGTAAATTTGTGAAATTAAAATAATTAGCTGTATCTCGAATATTATATAAAGTATTAATTTCCGCTCCAATTAAAGCGTGATTTTCCCATACACGAAATGTTTTAACATTGATATTTGTTGCTTGTTGTTCTTTTCCTATTGCTAGATATGTAGATGGAGTTATAGGAAAATCAGACTCTGAAAGTCCTATAGATATTTGTTCCCATATTTTAGTTCCATCTTGATACATATATGCTTTATCATTTGCGCCATCAAGAACACATACTATATGGTGATAAGTGCTTCCGTCTGTAGATAATGCTGAACCAGTATAGGTTCCAGTAGTATCGGATTGGAATAAACCGGAATATGTAGCTAAAGAACCAAAAAATCTTAATTCATTTGATGTGTCACTTCCATAATAAAGCCCAAAGCCATATTTACCATCATTGGAATGTGAGAAGAATACTTGATGTTGGTTAAATGTAGAATTAAATCTAACTAAAACTTCAAAACTGAAATTTAAATGAAAGGATACTGAACTATTGGGAATTCGGAGTCTTCCCGAGTTACTATTATTAACAGTTCCGAGAGTTGCAGTTCCAGTAAGACCGTTCTCATAGGTAGCAGTATTATTAGAGATATTATCATATACAATATCACCATCAGATGCTTCTACTAATAAGTTCCAATCGTATGTTGGTAAAGTTAGAGTGATATTTGCTGCCAAATAATTAATTGTTTCACGATTTTCATATAAAGTGCTTATTTCACTAGCTGATAATTCGCTATCGTAAAACCTCCAATAATAGATATCACCAGCAAGTGTGGACCAGGACGCGGAGGATTTATTCATCAACGCACTAAGAGTTCCTCCTTGATTAGCTGTGACACCATTATTAAACGGTGTGGTGAGTGTTTCTGTGCTAAGTAACACATTATTTACATACATTCTGGAAGTGGTTGGTGTAAAGGTAAGCACAAAGTGATAAGTAGTATTTGCAGTCCAATTATGAGCAACATCGTGAATTTCTCTAGTTACGTTATTTGCTGTTTCGTCTATAGGATACTTGACCATATAATTTCCACCGCTATCTTGACGAACAGTAAAACCGTGACTACTACTATATTCTGATTTTTGGATCCTCCAAAGATAACAATAATTATTTGAACCAGATAAAACTCGTGTAGAACCACTTTTCCAGTACATTTCCATAGTAAAGGTAGGAGAAATAGTTATTGTTGTATCTCCAAAATCTATATGGTCTTCATATTGTGTAACTGAAGCACCATCAGCTACAGTTGCAGAGGGACCATCTAAAGTGAGTGATTCTTGAGAAAATGAGTCTGTAATTGTAGAACCGCTGCTGAGGACTTGTCTAAAATCCCAATCATATGTTGGTAGAGTTACTGACATTTATATGTATATATAAAAATACATATAAATTATTAGGTCTTACTCCATAAATTTCTAAATTTTAAAATTGGATAATCAAGAGGGGTTGTATATTTTACATTTTTATTGTTGTAATAAGATTATAGTTTAGATCTGGACATAAGGTGTATAGTTTGTGCGATAAATAAAAGATATCTTTTCTTACTTTTTCATTTCTTGTAATTCCAAATATTCTTTCTTTAGATTTTTTATTTCGTGGACTAGCAAACTAATCAAACCGTTATAATTTATGGATTGAGGCTCAGGTCCGTCTTTCTCGCCACTTACTAAGAATGGATATTTTTCTTGCAATTCGTGTGCTATTAAGCCATAATCATCGCGCTTTAAATTGGTATTATAGTATTTCACGGGGCGGAGTTCGTTTACGGTATCTTCTTCGCCGAGTTCTTCTACATTTTCTTTAATACGATAATCAGAACTGTATGTAGTGGTGCCTACTTTAATAGAACCAACTGAGTAAATATCTTGGAATTGTGCTGATTTGTAAGGAATAGACAGCATAAGATTATTACTGGTGTCTAATAAGTATTCCATATTTGCTTTGGAGTAAAAAGTATCGTTGTTTGTAAGTTGATTGCTGATAAGGTGTGGAATAAAATGAAAATTATTTCCATAATCATAAGAAATATAATTAGAATTTAATACTATTTTTCCAGAATGAGACATACCACAATTTATATTATTATTTACAAATGCAGTAGGTCCAATATTTTCATATAATTTAGTTACATCAGACGAAGATAATTCACTATTATAGACTCTAAAAAATTGTATATTACCTTCAAATGCAGCGTCATTATACCAATTAGATCTACCTAAGTAATTATTTGACCGAGAGCTGACTGAATTGTTTGTTGTAGAACCTGTTTCATTAACTAGTACTCCATCTTGATAAAGTGTTTCTGCACCGGTCGTGCTAAGAATAGCAACTATATGTGTTAACACTCCATTAACTATTGTGCCATTTGTAAACGGGGTGCCTGAGTTGATTCCCCAATAAAATTCTGTGGTAGTAGCTGAGCGAGCCAGTAATAAATTATTATAATTGGAACCGTTTGCATCACCAAAATCGAGTATTCTGGTATAGCTAGCTGTTGAATCAAATTTCACATAGACTTCAAATGAGTAGCCTCCTCCAACTGGAAAGGCATCTAAATTAATATGTGGAGAAGCATCCTCAGACCTTGTTGCACCTGAAAAATAAGCACCGGCTGAAACAGTAGATGTTACACCAGATACATAAGTAGCATTTAATCCCGCAATAGAATCTTTAACTATATTGTCGCTGGGTGTGGCAACTCTAAAATCCCAATCATAAGCTGCTGTAGGAATTCCAGAATCTTCCACATATACCGGTTCAAGAGGTTCAAGATCAAAACTATTACCATAATTGGAAGACATGTATATATTAGAACCACTTACATCAGCTATTGTTATATATTTCCCGTTACCAGAAGTGGAAATTCCTGCATAATTCAGGTCAGTAGTAGAAGAGTCTGTATATAATGTGGAAAAAGTGTTTCCATAATCAGTAGAACCATAAACCTTTCTTTCATTTACTCCATATACTTGTTTTCCATCAGCTGAAATTGACATATAATTGAAACTTGAATCAGAAGAGGCTTGATACCAAGAATTGCCAAAATCTTGAGATTTCCATAAACCGGTTTTCCCTGAAACATACATATGTTTACCATCTGCACTAACAGCTCCTGTGTTCCAGAACCAAGTGCTTCCACTTGAATCAAGACTAAATCTACCTGCTGGTTCAATAACATTAATAGAACTACCCATACCGGAATGTGCTGAGCAATAATAATAAAAAGTTCCGGAGTTTGTAGGTTTAAATGTGATAACTTGGTTGCTTCCACTAGTTACACTTGTTATTCTGGAGTCTGTTATTTCGTCGTCATTTTCAGAAGTTCCAATTTTAAAAGGATGGTTTCCATTAGTGGTTGAATCAATAGTAAATTCTGTGCTTTCATTAAGGTAAATACTTACTGCAGGCTGAGCTTCACTTGAAAAACCTCCACCATTTAAAATGTAATTACTAGTACCATTAGCAGTTACTGTATAGGCGTAGGTTGTAGTTGAAATAGTATTATTTTTACGTAAAGTCCAATTTTTACCAAAATTATTTGATACATAGAGGAAATCATCAAATGTAAGTTTATTAGATATTCCTTTTGGCACAAGTTGATGTTGTCCGTTATATGACATAAATACTTTATCAGAGCCAAATATAGGTCTTAATTCTTGAGTCGTCACCACAGGTTTAATACCATTCCATCTTAGTTTTCTTATTCCCGTAAATTGATTTCCACTGTTAATTTCAGTGATATGAAGATAAAATTTATTAACTAGATAATCTGTGCTTACAGAAAATGTGGTATATGAACCTACCGACCCACCGTGACTTGTTTCAGATAAAAGAACTCTTTTCGTGCTTGTAGAGTCTTCACCAATTACCATAAATTTATTAACTAAATTACCTGCCCAGTGATTAGCAAATCCAATTTGAGTCATTTTAAAGAAATAAGGAGTAGTAACTGTAATATAATCACCATTATATGTAGTAGCTGAATTATTTGCGTCATATGCTGTTAGTGAATAGCTGCTATGTCTCCATAAGTTAGAACCATTACTGGAATTCCATCCAGTTCTATTCATCGCGTGTCCCGCAGCTGTGCTGCTCCCGGTGCTATATGTAAAAATATTCGCAACATTATACATCTGTCCAGTCTGACTATCTAATGTACTATTTGATGAAACACTATATGTTCCACTTGAATGAGTAAAAGATGCGCTTGTAGTGCCACTACCGGTCCATAATCCTGTTGTTCCTTCAGGTTCATTTGTATAAGTAGCTCCTGGGGTTATTTCAGGGTGATAATCATCTAATGAATTCATACTTACATCAAATAGTGATAATTTATTAGATAACTCATTATCTACTTGAAAAGAGCTTCCGTAATCTTCTGAATAGTAAGACAGCGCGTTAGCAGATACATCTGAAGAATTAACAGTTCTGATGTATTTGCCGTCTCCGGAAATACAAATACCGGAATTTGTAGAATTATCATAAATGTTAGAAGGAAGAGTATTATAATTTAATGTAGAAAAAGGACTTGACATGGATATATCTAATAAATAACGATGATCTAATTTTTCCATTTTTTGATTATGTAATAGGGTTCCATCTGTTAATACAGGATTAGCACTTACATCACTATACGCGTTAAAATGTAAATCATTTTTAATAGTTGTTGCTCCGTTAAATTCCAAGGTAGCATTCATAGAGAAATCAGTATTCATAAGTAATCCAGAGCCAGTTCCAATACCAGCTTGCGCTCTCGTAAATGTTCCATTAAAAGAAATATCACTTCCAAAAGACAAATCACCCTGAATAGTGACATTAGAATTAAAAGAAACGTCACCACCAACAAAAAGACGACTATTGGCAGATAAATCAGAAATTAGCAAGTTTCCTGAAACATCAAAAGTATCTGCAGAAATATCTGTGAAGAAAGTAGTGTTTGAACGAAGAATAGTATCTCCACTAATATCCACGTCACCTAAAACATATGTTTCTTTAAATTTATTTATAGGAAAGGCAGCAAAAGAAACATCAATTAAAGGAATGTTTTCAGTTCTATAATCGGCTAATGTTTTGTTTAAATTTTGACTTAAAGCAACATCTCCAAGTTGAAGACGTAGATTTGAAAATAAAAAAACATCAGCAGAACTATTGCGATACAGTGCACCGACGTTAGTTTCAGTTAATGCGTAATTCTCCCATACACGGAATGTTTTAATATTTATATCTGTAACTTGTTGTTCTCTTCCTATTGCTACATATGTAGATGGAGTTATAGGAAAATCAGACTCTGAAAGTGATAAAGATGTTTGTTCCCATACTTTAGCTCCATCTTGATAGATATATGCACTATCATTTGCGCCATCAAGAACACATACTATATGGTAATAAGTGCTTCCGTCCATAGATAATGCTGAACCAGTATATGTTCCGGTGGTATTGGAAGTAAATAAATTTCCGCTACTGTTAGCTACAAAAAAATTTAATTTACTTGATGTGCTACTACCACAATAAAGACCTGCACCATTTACACCACCACCAGAATGTGAGTAGAATAGTTGATGATAGTTGTAAGTGGTATTCATTCTAACTAATAATTCCATACTGAAGCTTGAATGAAAGCTTAATGAACCAGTAGCAATTCTTAGTCTTGCTGTATTAATATTACTGGTTGCTCCATTAGTTGCATCAGAAGTAAAACCTGATTCATAGGTTGCAGTATCATTAGAAATATTATCATATATAATATCACCTACAGCTCCAGATACTAAAAAGTTCCAATTATTTGTTGGTATGGTAACATTTGTTGATGTCGTTGGAAATGTTGCATTTAATTGTGTATATGTGTATAAACTGGTTACCTGTGTAGAAGTTAAAACTGTATTGTAAATACGAACATCAGAGTGAAATCCTTCAAAACCATACTGATTGCTGAATGTTCCTTGGTAGGGATTATATCCAACAGATACTGTATCCCAATTTTGGTAAAGACGTCCACTTCCCGTTTTTGTCTCATCAAGAGAACCATTTAGATATAAATTACAAACATTATTACTATCGACCGTCAGAACTACATGTGCCCATGTGTTCAAAGCTGAAACATTACTTAAGCTTAATTGTCCCCCTGTAAATTGAATATAGTGGTATAAGTTTGGAGGGTGAAACTCCGTTACATATCTTTTACTTTGATGTGTATCGGAAGTGGGAGATCCAGAACCAATTACTGAACCATATCCAAAATTTACACAGGAGTGAACGTTACCAGTCTGTGCGGAATACATCCAATAGGCAACTGTAAAACCAGTTGTAGAAGGTTCTGTCAAGCCAGTTACGCTGGCTTGGCCCCAATAGCCGCTGGTAGGATCTCGAACAGACCGAGCTTGATATGGAGGTCCAGGGGTGTTTGTATTGTTTGAAAAGATGAATCCCGGTGAACCTGATAAATTATTTCCATTCGAGGTGCTATCGTTTCCATTTGCATTCATAGTGTAATGTGCTATTAAACTATTATTATATAAGTCATCAACGTGTGTTAAAGGAATTTGTAATGACATTTATATGTATATATAAAACTACATATAAATTATTAGGATTCACTCGTTAATTTACTAAATTTCAGATTTTAATTTTTTTATTTTAGTTCTTAATTGACTTATATTGGCTCTTAATGTCTGAATCTCTTTAATTAAGATTGCGATAACACCATTATAATTGACAGATTGCATTTCGGGTCCATCTTTTTCTCCTGTTACCAAATCTGGGAAACTCTGAGAAAAGTCGTGAGCGATAAATCCAACTGCTTTTTTATGATGTAAATTATTTTGAGTATAAGAAACAGGCACCAAATTTGCAATAGTATCAGCTTCATCAAGAGATGTTACATTTTTCTTTACACGATAATCCGAGCTGGTATAACCAGTTCCACTTAAATTAGTTAAAGAACCCTTAATGTCTAATTCAGAGAAATAACTTCCAGTATAACGAACATTTGATGAGGTTAATTTATTAGTTTTAAAGGTGTAATTAGTTGTTGTGCGATTTGCATATAAGGTGCTAACCTCAGACGAAGTAATTGCAGTTCCATTCCAAAAACGGAAATAATAGCAGTTTCCGTTGAGTCCTCTTTTCGAATCTGCTCTTGCACCTATTCTATTATAGTTGAAATTTTTACTTGAAATAACTGGAAAAGTTCCATTAGTAAAACCGGTTCCATCAGTTGCTTGGAATACTTGAACTCCATCGTTATAAATCGTATAGACTGAGTTTATTGCGTCTAATGTAATGACTATATGATATATTTGATTATCATTCATCGTACTGTTAGCATTAGTATAAGTGTCGTTTATTATATGGTAGTGTTGATATGTGCCGCTGCCCAAAAAAACTCCAAATATTAAATTATCACTAGCTGAAGAAGTGCTATTGCCAATATGGAATGGTGTAGCATTCCAAGAAGTACTTCCTGCGTAATAATACATTTCAAGAGAAAACCCGTTTGAATTTGTTGTAAAGGCTTGAAAATCTGCGTAACCAGTTCCTGAAGTGGCGTTATTTGATGGAATAGTTAATCCTCCACTTGTAGTGCAAGTTGCATTTGAGCTTGATAAAGTTGCTATATTACCAGATATACTATCTGTTACTGTTCCTCCAGCAGAAACAGTTTGACGAAAATCCCAATAGAATGTTGGTGTAGTTACTAATTCTTCCTCTGTTCCCAAAAAATATTTAATATTTGGCATAGATGGATTGTATATTAGGTTCCCTTCTGATAGTGTGGAAGTGTATTTCCAGTTATTATGAGTTAAACTGAGTCCTGAATTGACTCCTGATAATGCTGGAATAGCTTCTTGTCTGAAGTTGCCATTTACGCTTGTGTATGCATATTTATTTGTATCTACAAAAAGTGCATTTTGCCCGTCTCTGGAAACTACACCATATGTTTTTGTGCTGGAGGGAAAAGTATTTCTTAATGTAAATGTATTTCCATAATCAGCTGAAAAGCAGTATTCATTTGAATTATATTGTGAAATAAAGAGATAACGGCCATTATCAGAAACGTGACAATAGACTAATGCTTTTGTAACATCGGTGAAAGAAAACTTGGAAGAAATATCAGTAAAAGTAATACCAAAATCACTTGAAAAGGCACAACGATTTGTATAGGTAGATGTTGAATTTCCTCCAACAATTAATATGTACTGTCCTGTTTCAGAAACATTCACGTGTGTAATATGATAAGAAGTTACGCCGCTATCGCTTGCAAAAGCATTATTTAAATCATATGTTGTTCCTCCAGCTTCTGTTGTAGCTGTTGCATCAGCTACCGTTCCTTTTGATATTTTTTGCATGGTTTTATAAATAATCATAGTATTGGAAACGGGATCGGTCCACCAAGTATCGCTGTTATAATTAGTGTCACTTAATGCAGTAGAAGAATGTGTAAAGCCCACAAAGAAATTACCATCACCAGATAATTTACCAAATTTCCAATTTTCTGCATCAAAATTAGACATATGTTTTCCTTCAAATCGGTGGAAATCACCACTTGCAGTCCAGTAATATAAATTTTGTGCGGTTGTTTGAGTAATTCCATAAGGAACAAGTAATGCTTGGTTTCCATCATAGGACAAATTAGCAGTTTTGAAGTGAGGAATATTTGCTAGGTTAGTATAAGAAGTCCAGTTGTTATAATCTACGGTGCTTTTTCCATTAAAAAGAGTATTTACGTGGTTAGCAGTTAATGCAGTATTATAGAATCTTAGATAATAGTAATTGCCTTCTTGATTTAGACTAGTGCGATTTACAAAAGTAGGTTCTTGTCCTGAAGTTGTTCCGTTGCTAGAGGCTTGTCTTCCAGTTGCACCACCTAAAGTAAATATTTCATAAGTATGTTGCTGTCCTGTTCTTAAAGATGTATGAGTATGGAAGACACTATTATTTCTATATTCTGTAAAAGTATTTGTATCACTATTAAATACCAACACAAGATGATACTCTGTATCATCAACATGAGCGTAAGCTGTATCGTTATACGGGTATTCACCACTATTACTACTAGTCCAATTAGAGTGAATCCAAATAGCTCCTTGAAGAGCTCTATACCATATATTTCCCATATTATAATGAATTTCTGAGGGGGAGTTCAATTGAAATAATGCATTATATGATGGTGAATTTATAGAATTAGCATTTTTTTTATAGAAAAGTTCTATGGTATAATTCGTATCTAATGTTATATTATTGATTACTAGACTATCAGTTGGAGCTAGATCATCGACAACAGCACCTGTTGTTGTGCTTACGTTAACACCTTGCCATGTATAAAACGATTTTTGTTGAATAGTGTCCACTTGTGCTTCACTATCAGTAGAACGACGAAAATCCCAATAATATGCAGGAGTAGGAATAGCATCTGTTACTACCTTTTCAGTAGGTGGAAACTTAGCATTTGTAAGATTGTAACCAGCATAAAATGCACCATTACTGATATCTACTGCACCTCCTCCTAATAATTTCTGACCGTCTTCTGATACTGCAATATTCCAAAGTTTGTTTGACCCGATTGAACTATTAGATATATTTTGTCCGAAATCATTTTCTTTATCAATTGGTTCTTCTGAAGTGAAAAATACAGGACCTTCATTTTCAATTGTTTTGGTAGGGTTTTCTTTTGGAAACTCAATTGTTTGTAAATAAATATTAGAAACATCTGTCCGTCCAAGGATGTTTGTTAAAAACTTGTATTCGTTAGGTCCTGGACTATTTGCAAATATACCCGTTTTAGTTGAAGCGTCTGTTGTTGTAAATAGTGTATTTGTTTTGTTAGGTAAATTAGTGAAACTATTTGTAATATTTGATATTGTGTCTGAATTTAGACTTAGGTCGTTATAATTGACTCCATAATCCAAAGAATATTGTAAATCTGAATTACCAGTAGTAACAGTTGTATTACTACCAGCAGTTACAATCAAATCTCCTTCATATGAAATAAAAGGTCCAGCACTAGTTGAGCTTTCAGATAAAGTATATGATTGCCATGGGAATTTTGTAATATCTTTGTTAAATGATAAACCATAATCTGTTGAACGATAATATACAAAAGCACTTGATGCGTTTGTTCCAGCAATATACACATATTTACCACTCCCACTACAAGATATTTGTCCTGTTCCAGTAATAACTGTTTGAGCTTCAGATGTCACCCATTTATTGAATGTAACACCATAATCGTGTGAATAATATAACTCACCATAATTGGAGTTGGTTGTGCACTGAACGTTATAGATATAAATATACTGACCGGAATAAGACATACAAGCTTTGAAGAAAGTAGCAGTTTTACTTCCATAACTTGGAGGAATGATATTATTGGAAGCATCATGACCGCTGCGATTAAGAGTCCTCCAGGTTGCACCATAATCGGTAGTTAGCCAGTGACAATCAATAGAAGATGTTTCATTACCAAGAGAGCTGACATATCCGTGACGGTCATTATTTAATTTATGCTGTTGCAAAAGAAGAATGGTGGAACCGTCTCCTGAAATAATAGTAGGACCGCTGTGAAATTTGAAGGGAGAAAGTTTCCAAGAATTACCGTAATTGGTTGTATAAATTTCTGGCACACCCGATGTGGGAATAGGAATACCGGGATTTCCTTCACCATAAGAAATCATTCCTCTGAACCATAAATTATAAAAATTACAATACGAGAGATTATGACCTGTTATTCCATAATAAAGCTCTTTTATACCGTCTCCTGTGTTATTTAAACTCAAGGTTCTTTTAGTTTGGTACGAATTCCCATAAGATCCGGCTCCTAAATATCGCATATTATCGTTAATATCCAATCCAAATACTCTAACAGTATATGAGCCAAATATCCACCAAGATGACTCTGTTGGGTGAAGATAAATTGTAGAAGGCCAAGTATATTTCAAGTAAAATTGTAAACTGTAAGTAGAGGTGTTGCCATTTGCATCAATTCCCGATAAAGAAGTATTTGTAAAACTATTTATTCTGCTATATCTCGAGGTACTCGGTGCATTCGTGTCCTGTGTTTGAGTCATATATCTTGGTGTTCTAGGTGGGTCACCACTATTATCCATACTTCCTCCAACGACTGATATAGTATAAGAGCCTTCGGCTTCAGTTATACCTAATCTATTGGATCCACTAGAAAGTGTGGAACTAGCACTTGATGTGCTTGTTCCAAAAGGAAACATAGTATTATTCCACATACTTTGAGGAAATCCGCCTGTTTCATTAATGGCAATTTGCGGTGCGGAGGTTGCTCCTAATCCAGAATAATTATTTTCAATTGTAAATACATTACTTTGACGTCCTACATACATAGTCTTTCCGTTTCCGGAAGTAGCAATATCAATTGCTCCTGATGCATCGCCTGTTGCAAATAATAAATTGTAAGAAATATCATTTTCGTTAAATAAAAAGGTGTCAGAGCAATCTTGTAAAACATCTTTCCAGTTTTTACCGTAATCAGTGGAAAATACAACTTCCGCATTTGAAGCATCATATGCTTCAGTTCCACGATTGTTTAATGTGACTATTGTTTTACCATCATTACTAATACGATTATTATAAAGTCCACTAGCATCACGAATACCTAAATAATTGTAAAAATCATTATTAAAAGAGGAAACAAGTGTTTGAAATTTATTTTCATAATGAACTCCTATTTTAGCTGACGAAGTTATTTTTTCTGTATTTAAAGAACTATCTTCCAATTTAATGGTAGGGTTTACTTGAATGACACCACCTCCACTTACATCTAATATAGAGAATTGGTTTTTATTGTAGGACAAATCATATACGCTGTTAGAATGGTCTTCTGTAAATCCATAACTAATATCATAAGCGGTATTAAGATATAGATTAGGATTATTACTTTCCATCTTTTTACCACTAAAACTGGATCCACTATAGGCTAATCTATCAATATGATATTCACCATATGAATTTCCAGAACTGTCTGGTGCTTTATCAACAATCATACGTAATTGATTAACGTAGTATTTACGATTTAGGTTATACAAGAAATCAGCTCCGTGCACATAATTCTCACTTGAATTATAAACAACTGAATTATGAGTATAGTTTGCACTACTGTCTGCAGACACAATTGTAGCTTTATTTTCAAATTCTCCAAGGAGGTAAAAATTTGATGATAAATCATTATGTTGAGACTTTCCAAAAAATTTAACGGACGCAGGATAATTGTGTGGATTAATAGATGAACTTGCAGGAAGGATTGGAATAGTTCTTAAGAAAGCTTTGGAAGGATAAAAATGGAAAGGTAGAGTTAAATCATAGTTATCTCCTTTTACAGTTTGAGGGCGTCCATATTGGTCCAAATAGCTGGTATAATTGCTGGAACCGTCGTAAAGCCAACCTCCTCCGTTTTGAAATTGAAATGCATTCCAATTTTTAGGCAAAGAAGTTAGTTTATTGTTATTTACAACGTTTTGGAAATCCCAATTAATTGTGCTTCTGTTTGCATATAATATTGCAGCATCTGCATCTGTTAAAATTTTGTCTTTATAATGTCTTAAATAATAATAATTTCCTTCAAATGGTCTTGGACTTGTTAAGCTAATAGCACCGATTTTATTATCGTCACATATAATGTGACCTTTTGCATTAGGAAGAGCGGTTCCACTCGCATAACCATAACTGGTATTTTCAGCTGTTGCACCTGTGGCTCTACTACTATCATCGTATGTAATAGACCAAAGACTTCCATTTATATATATTTTAAATACTGTATTTAAATTATCATATGACACCACAACATGGGCTGGTGTATTATAGGGTACACTATATACATTACCTGTTCCAGAGTGTGTCATTACATTGTAAGAAGCTCCACTGGCCGGATAAAAATATACATTAATATTCATTCCACCAGAATAATATACACATGCTAATGCAACTATCGAACCATCACTAGTGCTAGCTTGTTTATGTATCTGTCCAAACCCATCAAATGTATAGCTTGGTTCAATATAATATTCTATAGTAAAATCCGTTCCTGGAATTATATCTCCTGGAGCTACATATTGAGATTGTGTCTCTCCGGTATATGAAGACCAGCCACTTCTTTCTGTAAAACTTACTCCAGTTGTTTCACTAGAAGTTATACCACCATAATAGGTTGCATTTATTCCACTCACTCTATCTGCAAGTGTATTTCCGCTGGGTGTGGCTACACGGAAATCCCAATAATAATCAGGTGTTGCGGATAACTGTCCTGGGGTTGCTGCAGTATTTTCATTAAAATCATCATAAATATTTCCTGTAGTGTTTCCACTATTGTCTTTTAAAATATAAGTTCCATTTAAAAATGCTTGGTCTCCTGTTTTTCCAGATAAAGTAGCAGTTCCACCGCTTAAATCTAAACCCAAAGAGCTGGGGATCATAACAATATTTTCTGAAAAGTCAGTTTGTATATTTTGAGATAAGTCAATAAAACGTTCATAGTCACCTTGTAATATAAATGTGCCACCCATAGAAACATCTTGTGTGCTATCAAATGTTCCGAAATTTGATGCAGGTTTTGTAAAATTCAAAGCACTTTCAGGAATAGAATTATTTTCTATTGTTAATGTTCCATTTATTGAAAGATCGCCTACAATACCTACATTAGAATTTAATGAGGAGTCGTGGAAAATATTGATTCCAATATTCAAACTCAAATCATTATTTACAATAACTTGGTCTGCACTTAAATCACTAACGTTGAAAGACATATCGCTGTAAAATATATGTTGACGTTGAATAAAACTTCCAGAAACATCCAATAAGTCTTTTATATAGGATTGTTTGTATTTATTAGCAGGGAAAGCACCAAAGGAAACATCTTGTAAAGGAATATTTTCGGCTTTATATTCGGCTAATGTTTTGATTAGATTTTGAGCTAAATAAACATCGCCATAATTGATACGCATATTTGCTAATGAAAAATAATTTATTGTTGAACGATTTGCATATAAAGTGCCGACATCAGATGAAGACAATATTCCGTTTTTCCAGTAACGGAAATAATAAAAATTAGCGTTATATCCTCTATCAACAAGTGAGGTATTACCGAGATGATTATATGTATTGGTTGTATCTGTAAGACTTAAACCACTTAATGTAACAGTATCTACTAATGAACCGTTTAAATAATGATTTAATTCTTTTGAATTATCATTCCAAGTTACTACAAAATGAACATAGTCATTATCGGCAAATATCAAGTTGGTGCTATCACTTTTTCCATAACTAGAGTTACCATTAAAAGCAGTTTGCAGATCATTATTAGTTTTATCATGTTGAAAATAACACCAGTGATTGTTATATCCTGTTGCATTTGACATTTGAATTAAAACAGGCCAATTACTTGATGTAACTGTTAATTTTTGAAAATAAAACTCCATAGAAAATTCAGTTCCAGTATTAAATGGAGTTAAAGCAATGTAATCAGTATGATTACTATTTGTAAATGCAGCTCCATTTGTAGCATCAGCAGTTACACCTGTTAAAGTAGCTGTCGTGCCGTTTATATTATCTCCTATTGTTCCTCCAGCAGAAACTGTTTGCCGGAAATCCCAATCGTGTGTTGGTATAGGTAAAGGCTCAGTGCCAAAATAATTTGTTGTTGCACGATTTGCATATAAAGTGCTAATCTCAGATGAAGACAATATTCCATTTTTCCAATAACGGAAATAATAAAGATAACAATTAAATTGTCTTGTTGCCGAATAAGGTGTAGCACCAACGTAATTATATGTATAAGTTGTATCTGTAAAACTCTTATTTATAGTATCTGTAAGTACCAAAGAACCATTTAAATATTGTTTTAGTTCTTTTGTAGTATCATTAAAAGTAACAACAAAATGTGCATACACATTAGCATCATCAATAAGAATTGTATCTACCGTTCCTGATGTTCCTTTTAATCTGCTGTAAAGGTCATGTGGTTCAGTATCCTTATCCCAAGAAAGAGCAAAAAAATTATCTCCTGATGTTACTGAAGAAGGATTACTTGTAATATGAATTAAAAAAGGCCAGTGTGAACCAGCGTGTGCTGTTTTTTGGAAATAGAATTCCATAGAAAATTCTGTTCCAGTATTAAAGGGAGCTAGACTAGCAAATTTATTTGCACTAGTCCCTGTTAAATCTAATCCATTTGTTGAGTCTGATGTTAAACCATTATTGTAGGTTGCAAATGTTCCGTTTATGTTATCTTTTACAGTTCCTCCGGCAGAGACAGTTTGCCGGAAATCCCAATCATGTGTTGGTTGAGTTACTGACATTTATATGTATATATAAAATTACATATAAATTATTATGTGTTTATCTTCAAATCACTAAATTTGAGATTTTAATTCATTTATTTTGGCTCTTAATGTCTGAATTTCTTTAATTAAAATTGCAATAACGCCATTATAGTTGATAGATTGCATTTCGGGTCCATCTTTTTCTCCTGTTACCAAATCAGGGAAACTCTGAGCGAATTCGTGAGCGATAAATCCAACCGCTTTTTTATGATGTAAATTATTTTGAGTATAAGAAACAGGCTTCAAGTTTGAAATAGTAATTGCTTCATTAAGAGATTTCACATTTTTCTTTACACGATAATCCGAGCTGGTATAACCAGTTCCACTTAAATTGGTTAAAGAACCCTTAATGTCTAATTCAGAAAAGTAGGATTGTGTGTATCGCACATTAGATGAAACTAACCTACAATCCGAGGACATGAATGTAGTATCTTCTCTATTTGCATATAAATAAGCAACTTCTGATGCAGATAATGCGTGATTATTCCACCATCTTGTATAATATACTTCCACATTTGAATATGCATTTTGATAACTTCCGGCCCTTCTTCCCAAGTTCCAGCTACTCATAGACAACGCACCAGCTTGTGTGGTTGGTGTAATTGAATTTGTAACGGTAGCATTTGTTCCTTTAGTTACATAGGCAATAGCACTTCCATTTTTAGTAACAGTTAATACTATATGATAGACATCTACAGCGTGAGAGACGCTGGAACTAATTGATTGAGTGTTGTGAGCACTTATTTGAATATTGGTGCCATCACCTGCAGTCCATAATTCACCACTACCATGATTGATATTAGCTAAATGTGACCAAGCTCCAACTTGAAGAACTTTGAAGTATAGTTCATAACTGTATGTGCCATCCACAACAGAAGGTGGAGTAATATCTACATATTTAGGTCCAGTATTTAGGTTGGAATAATCAGTATCTAAAACAACACCATTACTTGATGTTGAAACAGAACCTCCTTGATATGTAGCTGTTCCACCAGAGCCCATTTGGTCACTTACAGAAGTAGAGTTTTCTAGTCTAAATTCATAATAATGTGTTGGTGCAGTTAATGAGCTTGTTGTTTCAAATATATTTTGTATTGTTCCCAAAAAACATTTAATATTTGGCATAGAGGGATTATATAGTAATTTTGCTGGTAGCGTGGAACTGTATTTCCAGTTATTATGAGTTAAACTGAGTCCTGAATTGACTCCTGATAATGCTGGAATAGCTTCTTGTCTGAAGTTGCCATTTACGCTTGTGTATACATATTCATTTGTATCTGCAAAAAGTGCATTTTGTCCGTCTCTGGAAACTACACCATATGTTTTTGTGCTGGAAGGAAAAGTATTTCTTAACGTAAAAGTATTTCCATAATCGGCTGAAAAGCAGTATTCATTTGAATTATATTGTGAAATAAAGAGATAACGGCCATTATCAGAAACGTGACAATAGACTAATGCTTTTGTAACATCGGTGAAGGAAAACTTGGAAGAAATATCACTAAAAGTAACTCCAAAATCACTTGAAAAAGCGCAACGATTTGTATAGGTAGATGTTGAATTTCCTCCAACAATTAATATGTATTGTCCCGTTTCAGAAACATTCACGTGTGTAATGTAATAAGAAGTAACACCGCTATCGCTTGCAAAAGCATTATTCAAATCATATGTTGTTCCTCCAGCTTCTGTTGTTGCAGTTGTATCAGCTACCGTTCCTTTTGATATTTTTTGCATGGTTTTATAAATAATCATATTGTTGGAAACAGGGTCAGTCCACCAGGTATCGCTGTTATAATTGGTTTCACTTAATGCAGTAGAAGAATGTGTAAAGCCCACAAAGAAATTACCATCACCAGATAATTTGCCGAATTTCCAATTTTCAGGGTCAAATTGAGAGAGATGAGTGGTGCCAAAACGATGGAAATCACCACTTGCGGTCCAGTAATATAAGTTTTGTGCGTTTGTTTGAGTAATTCCATAAGGAACAAGTAATGCCTGATTTCCATCATAAGATAAATTGGCAGTTTTGAAGTGAGGTAAAGGTAAAATCCAGCTATTAGCTAAATAAACAGTAGTTTGATTATTATAAAGTGTAGTAATTTCAGATGATGATAATGCACGATTGTTCCAAATACGGAAATATTTCATATTAAAATTAGTGTTGTTGTTTATATCTCCTATTGCGTTAGTTGAATAAGTTCTGGGCCAATTTCCACTAGGATAAGTTCTATTACTTTGATACCATACTCTTACGCCATCTTGATAATACTCAGCTTGTTCATTTTCAGCGCTATACTGAAAGACCATATGATGATATGTAGAACCATCAGTTGTTATTGTTGTTCCAGTATGTGTTCCTCCGCTATGACTTGCAAAAACTATGCTATTGCTTGCGTAGCTATAAAAACGAAATCTACGATTTGTTGAATATAAATCACAAATAATATTTTGATTAGAACTGCCATTTTTAAATGCAAACAGTCCAGCATAATTGCCATTAGCATTAAAACGGATGACTGTTTCAAAACAAAAACTATTAGAAAATTCAGGTGCAACTACAGTTACTTGATCCACACTACCACCATTACCACTAATTGCAATTCCGTTTGTAGTAGTAGATGTTACATTTGAACCATAAGTAGCTTCTGAACCTGAAATATTATCAGACATAGTTGAACTGGCTGCACCTGTAATTAAGAAATTATAATCTCTTAGAGGTTGAGGAATTCCATTACCGGTTGTGTCATATACATTTTCTGTAGGAGGGAATTTGGCGTTAGTTAAGTTATAACCATTATAGTATACACCATTACTAACATCTATTGCTCCACTTGCTAATAATTTCTGACCGTCTTCTGATACTGCAATATTCCAAAGTTTGTTTGACCCGATTAAACTATTAGATATATTTTGTCCGAAATCATTTTCTTTATCAATTGGTTCTTCTGATGTGAAAAATACAGGACCTTCATTTTCAATTGTTTTGGTAGGGTTTTCCTTTGGAAACTCAATTGTTTGTAAATAAATATTAGAAACATCTGTTTGTCCCAGGATGTTGGATAAAAACTTGTATTCATTAGGTCCTGGACTATTTGCAAATATACCCGTCTTTGTTGATGCGTCTGTTGTTGTAAATAATGTATTTGTTTTATTAGGTAAATTGGTGAAGTTATTTGTGATTGTGGATACTGGGTCTGAATTTAGACTTAGGTTGTTATAGTTAAGTCCATAATCCAAAGAATATTGTAAATCTGAATTACCTGTGGTTACACTTGTATTACTACCAGCAGTTACAATCAAATCACCATTATATGAAATAAATGGACCAGCACTAGTTGAGCTTTCAGATAAAGTATATGATTGCCATGGGAATTTCGTAATGTCCTTGTTGAATGTTAATCCATAATCTGTAGAACGGTAATATACAAAAGCACTTGATGAGTTTGTTCCGGCAATATAGACATATTTACCGCTTCCACTACAAGATATTTGTCCTGTTCCAGTAATAACAGTTTGAGCTTCAGATGTCACCCATTTATTGAATGTAACACCATAATCATGGGAATAATATAATTCACCATAATTGGAATTGTTTGTGCACTGGACGTTGTAAATATAAATATACTGACCTGAGTAAGACATACAAGCTTTAAAAAAGGTAGCAGTTTTACTTCCATAACTTGGAGGAATGATATTATTGGAAGCATCGTGTCCGGTGCGATTAAGAGTTCTCCAAGTTGCACCATAATCAGTAGTCAGCCAATGACAATCAATAGAGGATGTTTCATTACCAAGAGAACTTACATATCCGTGACGGTCATTATTTAATTTATGTTGTTGCAAAAGAAGAATGGTAGAACCATCACCTGAAATAATAGTAGGACCGCTGTGAAATTTGAAGGGAGAAATTTTCCAAGAATTACCGTAATTGGTTGTATAAATTTCAGGCACACCCGATGTGGGAATAGGAATACCTGGATGTCCAGAGCCATAAGCGACGGATCCTCGGAAATAAGCATTTAAAATTCTATAGTAGTTTCCTGATGAACCAAGACTATATGTTAACGATTTTAAACCATCACCTATATTAGATAAACTAATAGTTCTACCACCATTACCAATTGTTTGGCTGTTTGAAGCAAGTAATCTTGTAACACCATTAACATCTTCTCCAAAAATATATTTTTGGTGGCTAGCGTTGTAATCCATATGAATTGTAAAAGTGGTAGGTTTTACAGTAATAGTTGAAGGAAAATCAAATTTAATCCAGCAGACAGTATATGTATTTGAATTTCCATTAGCATCAACAGCTGTTATGGAACCACTTGGATTCCAACCACCACCATTTGACGCTCTCATATCTCCATAAATACTTGTAGTATATTGTGACACATTATGAAATTGACGTCCTGGAGGATAACCACCATATGCAGTATAAAAAGTCCAACCTCCTCCACAACTTACAGTATAAGTTCCTTCTGCTTCAGTTAAACCTAATTGATTATTAGAGCTGGTCAGAGTAGCAGTTTGTGATGTTGTAGAGCCGCTTGATGAGGATCCCCATACATAGCCAGAACCACTGAACATACTTTGTGGAAATCCGGTGCTTCTTGTTGTATCAATATCAATTAACGGTGGATCAGTTTTTCCTAATGCAATATAATTATTTTGAATTGTAAAAACATTACTTTGACGTCCTACATACACAGTTTGTCCGTTTCCAGAAGTGGCAATATCAATTGCTCCTGATGCATCGCCCGTTGCAAATAAATTATTGTAGGAAACATCGTTTTCGTTAAATAAAAAGGTGTCAGAGCAATCTTTTAAAACATCTTTCCAGTTTTTACCGTAATCTGTTGAAAACACAACTTCCGCATATGAAGCATCATATGATTCAGTTCCACGATGATTTAATGTGGCTATTGTTTTACCATCATTACTAATACGATTATTATAAAATCCACTAGCATCACGAATACCTAAATAATTGTAAAAATCATTATTAAAAGAGGAAACAGGTGTTTGTAATTTATTATCATAATGAACTCCTATTTTAGCACCGGAGGTAATTTTTTCTGTATTTAAAGAACTATCTTCCAATTTAATGGTAGGGTTTACTTGAATGACACCACCTCCACTTACATCTAATATGGAGAATTGATTCTTATTATAGGACAAATCATATACATTATTGGTATGGTCTTCTGTAAATCCATAGCTAATATCGTATGTGGTGTTAAGATATAAATTAGGATTGTTACTTTCCATCTTTTTACCACTAAAACTGGATCCAGTATATGCTAATCTATCAATACTATATTCACCATATGAATTTCCAGAACTATCAGTTGCTTTATCAACAATCATACGTAATTGATTAACATAATATTTACGATTCAAATTATATAAGAAATCAGCACCGTGTATATAAATATCTGATGATACAGCTGGAACTGAACTTACGCTGTAGCCAGCGGTATTAAAAGAAGGAAGAGTGCTGATAGCATATCCTGAGCTTGAAAAGGTTATATAATGTTTATATTTATTTAAATTATGAACGTCAGATGCAGTAAGACCTGTTCCACTCCAATAACGAACATGAGCTACAATTCCATCAGGAACAGCACCTGATGAGCCTACATCGGCATTATAATTGTGACTTCCAATCATATAATAACCTCCACGTGAGGATGAATTTAAAGTATATGTTCCTTCTGAAGTGTTTGTTCCACCAGAGTTGGTAATATAAGTGGTTGTTTGTCCTGAATAATGGGCTGCTTCAGTTATTTCAACACCATTTACATAAAATGTAAGTGTTTTATCCGAACTACTTGGTTCAAATACTATTACAATATGGTTCCATCCACCAATAATAGCAGCTGCCTTTCCATTAGTATGACTATAATAATGTCTTCCTGCTGGAGATGAGTCTGTATGAGTATAAAATGCCCATAGCCCATTTAGGCAACTTATCCAAAAATAACCACTTCCTGATGTAGTATGTCCGTAATAACCGTTTTGAGTATCAGTTATTGAGTTAACATAGCAAAGAAGTTCTATTGAATTTGTTCCACCCCAAGCATAGTTTGTTACTTTTACGTGGTCTCCTGCGGTTCCACCGGGGCACACTAAACCGTTTGAGCCAATTGTTGCACCGTGATATCCTGTTCCAACATTATTTCCTATGTTATCCGTAAAACTTTGGTTATTTCTGATATCCCAATTATAAGTAGGAGTAGGTATATATCCATTAAATGGCGTAAGAGTAGTTGATACATTTTTAAAAGCATCTCTATTATCTCTTGTATTGTATAAACTTGTAATTTCCTGTTCTGATAATCTTTTGTTGAAGAATCTTAAGTATCTAATATATCCTGAACCATCCGTTGCACTATAAGATGGACCTATTTGACTTCCAATATATTTAACATTAGTTGAAGCGGATGCTGAATCATTGTCTGTATATCTTCCTCCTGTAATTGTTTGAATAAGAGTTCCGTTTTTATAATATCTTCCGATTGTTCCATTTGTTGCAACATCGCTTGGAGATTCAATTGTTCCAATTAAATGAATAAATTCATTTGTGCTTGATGATGAAAGATTGGTTATTTGTTGATTAAAATCATTGGTTCCACTTGGAGTTTTATTACCATAACCAAAATTCATATATCCTGCGGTGCCATATGTTGATAAATATACACTAGAGTTCGCGCTTGTGGTTTCTACTTGAAATATTCTTGTCCACATGCCTAATCCAGTAGGTTTATAATAAACTTCAAAAGATATTTCATTTGTGCTATTTCCAATAAATATACCAGCAGGAATAGTTGCGTGTGCGGCTGAACCAGTAAAAGCAAGGCCATCTTCCACGGTTGAACTGGTTTGATAATAAGTAGCTGGAATATTATTAACCTTGTCATTAACACTTGCAGATGTAGCAACACGGAAATCCCAAGCATATCTGGGTGTGGGTAAATCTGACAAGAATACTGTGGAATTGTAAGTATAGTTTGCACTAGTATCAGCCTGAACTTTGGTAGATTTATTTTCAAATTCTCCAAGTAGATGGTATTTGCTCGCAGCTGAAAAATGATCTACTTCAGAAAGATTTGAATATAAAATTTTAACTTCTTCTTCGGATAAATTTTTGTTGTAAAGTCTAAAATAACGAATATAACCTGTATTATTGTATGTTGCTCCAGATGCTGGGAGAGGAGAACCAATATATCCTGTGCTTGTAGAAGCAGATGTAGAGGTATCATTTACTTTTCTTAAACCTGTGTGTGTGCTAACTAATGAACCATTTGCATAAAATCGCCCTGTGCATGTATCATCACCAGAAGTATGTTCGTAAGCTACAACTATATGAAGCCACTGATTTAAATAAGCGGTAGCAGATATATTGGTTGCCAGAGGCTGTGCAGTTCCGGTATTACCAGCATCACCATTAATAACTGTAAAATCAGCCTCCGTGCCATATTTTGCTAAATATAATAAACAATTAGAATTTGTATATACTGAAAAAAGCGTGTCCCAAGAGTCAAGGGCAGCAGTATGTTTAATATAGAATTCAACAGAATTTTCTCCTGGACCGTTATTAATACCAGCTGGTAAAGTTGCGTGTCCAGTAGTTCCTGTATATGCAAGACCATTTTCAACTGTTGAAGTAGTGCCTACATAGGTAGCTGTAACATTCTGGATACTATCGTTAATACTAGTTGATGTATCAACACGGAAATCCCAACTATATGTTGGTAGAGGAACTACTGATGTTGATGCTCCCAAAAACTTTACTGAAGCGGGATAATTATCTAGGTTGGTTAGGCCAGTTGGTAAAACAGGAGTAGTTCTTAAGTATGCTTTGGAAGGATAAAAATGAAAAGGTAAGGTCAAATCATAACTATCTCCTTTTACTGTTTGGGGGCGTCCATATTGGTCCAAATAGCTGGTATAATTGCTGGAACCGTCGTAAAGCCAACCTCCTCCGTTTTGAAATTGAAATGCATTCCAATTTTTAGGCAAAGAAGTAAGCTTATTGTTATTTACAACTGTTTGGAAATCCCAATTAATTGTGCTTGCGTTTGCATATAATGTTGCAACATCTGCATCTGTTAAAATTTTGTCTTTATAATGTCTTAAATAATAATAATTTCCTTCAAATGGTCTTGGACTTGTTAAGCTAATAGCACCGATTTTATTATCGTCACATATAATGTGACCTTTTGCATTAGGAAGAGCGGTTCCACTCGCATAACCATAACTGGTATTTTCAGCTGTTGCACCTGTGGCTCTACTACTATCATCGTATGTAATAGACCAAAGACTTCCATTTATATATATTTTAAATACTGTATTTAAATTATCATATGACACCACAACATGGGCTGGTGTATTATAGGGTACACTATATACATTACCTGTTCCAGAGTGTGTCATTACATTGTAAGAAGCTCCACTGGCCGGATAAAAATATACATTAATATTCATTCCACCAGAATAATATACACATGCTAATGCAACTATCGAACCATCACTAGTGCTAGCTTGTTTATGTATCTGTCCAAACCCATCAAATGTATAGCTTGGTTCAATATAATATTCTATAGTAAAATCCGTTCCTGGAATTATATCTCCTGGAGCTACATATTGAGATTGTGTCTCTCCGGTATATGAAGACCAGCCACTTCTTTCTGTAAAACTTACTCCAGTTGTTTCACTAGAAGTTATACCACCATAATAGGTTGCATTTATTCCACTTACTCTATCTGCAAGTGTATTTCCGCTGGGTGTAGCTACACGGAAATCCCAGTAATAATCAGGTGTTGCAGATAATTGAGTAGGACTTGGGGTTGTATTTTCATTAAAATCATCATAAATATTTCCTGTAGTATTTCCACTATTGTCTTTTACAATATAAGTTCCATTCAAAAAGGCTTGGTCTCCTGTTTTTCCACTTAAGGTAGCAATTCCACCACTAAGGTCAATTTCCAAGGAACCTGGCACCAAGACAATATTTTCTGAAAAGTCAGTCTGTATATTTTGAGATAAGTCAATAAAACGTTCATGGTCGCCTTGAAGTGTAAATGTGTCACTCATAGAAACGTCTTGTGTGCTATCAAATGTTCCAAAATTTGATGCAGGTTTTACAAAATTCAGAGCACTTTCAGGAATAGAATTATCTTCTATTGTTAATGTTCCATTTATTGAAAGATCGCCAACAATACCTACATTAGAATTAAATGAGGAGTCGTGGAAAATATTGAATCCACTATTAACACTCAAATCATTATTTACAATTACTTGGTCTGCACTTAAATCACTAACGTTGAAAGACATATCGCTGTAAAATGTATGTTGACGTTGAATAAAACTTCCGGAAACATCTAAGAGATCTTTTATATAGGATTGTTTGTATTTATTAGCAGGGAAAACACCAAAAGAAATGTCCTGTATGGGAATATTTTCGGCTTTATAATCGGCTAATGTTTTGATTAGATTTTGAGCTAAATAAACATCGCCATAATTGATACGCATAAATGAAAAGGTAAAAAAATTTGTTGAACGATTATTGTATAAAATATTTACTTCAGAATATGTTAAAGCGTGATTATCCCAATATCTTGTGTAATACATTTTAAAATCTCCATAAAAATCGTTATTTTTTGCTCGTCTTCCTAATTCCCAAGCGTGAACGGTAAGTGGCGAAGTATATTCTGTTATAGATTTTGATGCATTAGTTCCATTTATTGCATTATTTATATAGAAATAGCTAGCTCCATTTTTTTGTCTACTTATAACCACATGATATGCTGTTCCAGCTGTAGGGTCTGTAGTACTGGACAGATTAAATGCTGAATTAAAGTGTCTAGCCTGAAAGGAAGTTGAAGGATTGGATGTAGCTAAACCCCATAAATTTGAACTTGAACTTGCAGTTTCTTGAATATCCATAATGAAATGGTATCCTAAATCTGTTACAATTGTAAAATAAAATTCCATACTATAAGTTGTATCCGTAATAGTAAATGGAGTAAAATTTACAAAATTACCTTCGTTTCTATTTGGATTATTTATAATAACGCCATCATTTGTATTGGAAGTAGCACTTCCTTCATATGTAGCTATTCCTCCAGAACCCATTAAGTCAGATACAGATGTAGTTTCCGCTACTCTGAATTCATAATTGTGTGTAGGTAATGTTAACGTAGGGTTGAAATAATCTACTGTTGCACGATTATTATATAAAGTCGTAATTTCAGACGAAGACAACGCAGTTCCTTGATATACACGGAAATAACCCATATATCCTTTAAAATATTGGTCTGTGCCATACAAAGACTTTCCTAGGTAATGATAGGTGCGAGTTGTAGTAGTAGGAATATTCATAGCGGTATCGGTAATTGTAGATGTTCCATTCATATAAAGTATTGCTGTAGTTCCGTTAAATGTTATTACATAATGTATAAAAGTGCTATTTGTTATTGTTCCACCTGCGCCAAGTCTTGAAGCAGTTCCTGTGCCATTATTTGTATCTAAATATAAAGTAGTGCCTGTTGAATAACGTCCAAAGCGTATAGCTGTATCATTACTATCAATAGCATTACCGAAATCAAATATTTTTGTAAAACTAGCTGAATCATCAAACTGTGCGTAAAATTCAAGTGAAAAATTACCTCCTAATTGAAATGATGGTAATTCAATATAATTTAAATTTCCTGAACTAACCCCTCCACCTGCAAAATAAGCACCATTAGTAAAAGTTGATGATAATCCATTTTTGTAAGTAGCAGTCAATCCTCCTTTAGAATCCGTGATAGTTGTGGATGAACCTTGTCGGAATTCCCAATCGTATGTTGGTTGAGTTACTGACATTTATATGTATATATAAAATTACATATAAATTATTATGTGTTTAATCGTATTCCTCTAAACCCTTTTTTATTTGTTGTAATTCGTGAGCGCATAAGCCTAATAATCCTGTGTAATTGACTGTTTGATAATTAGCACCATCTTTTTCACCATCAACTAAATATGGATATTCTTCTTGTAATTCATGTGCAATAAGGCCGAAAGTTTTATGATTATTATGGGTAAAATTGAATTTTACAGGACGTAAATTGTCTAGGGTTTCTCCCGATAGAGTTTGAATATTGGATTTCAAACGATAATCTGAGGCTGTCAATACTCCACCGCTATAAGTAATATCTGTATTTGCACTTGCATCACCGTTTAATATATTTGCGTTGTCTTTTACCATATGTGTATAACAAGTTTTTACATAAGGAGTAATGAAAGTATTATTTGTACCGTGAGAACGACTACTAAAGTCAATAGTAGCGGTGCTTGCAGTATTTCGGTTACTATATAAAGTGCTTACTTGAGTTGCTGATAGTTCTGAGTCATAAACTCTAAAATACGCTAATTCCATAGATGCATAAACACTTTTACTTGTGTTTGTGGTACCAATTGTTAATTTTCTACTTACATTAGTTGCATTAGGCGCTGTAGGAGTTACGCTATCGTAATAAGTAGATTGGAAAGTAGTATAAGAACTATGTAAAGAACCATTTTTATATGCACTCCATCCGGTCGTGCTGTTATATACAATCACACAGTGTGTTAAAGAACCACCATTAAGCCAATTATTAAGATGATTATATCTTGGGTCAAAATCAGTTGAGTTAATGAATTGCGCGTTGGTTAAAGTAGGCCTATAAATGGTTGAGTTTCCGCTATATGACCCGGTCTCTACATACGTGTTATAATTATAAATTAAACTAAAACCATCAGTGAAAGTTGAATCATGAAGTGAAAATATAGTTTCACTTGCTGAAGTGTTGTTAAATTTTATATAAAATTCGAAACTCGCCGCACCACTAAAATTTACATCAAAACCATCACCTTCAGCATAATCATTTGTTCCATCTAAAATAAGACCATTTGATACAGTTGAATATGCACCATTACTATATGTCATAGTAGCTTGACTAACCTTTTCAGTAATACCTGTGGTTGAGGCTACTCTGAAATCAAAATCGTGTGTAATATTTACACCCCCTAAGCTTGCTGTGATAGATTCTTTAGAATTATGCGCTAAGTATTGTAGATTTCCAGACACGTAGGATTTCGCAGAAGTATTTGCTGTTAATCCATTCAAGGTTAAATCTACTTCCTTCCAGTTTTCACCATAATCTGTGCTAATATTTACTTTACTTCCTTGGTGGGTTGAAAAGGTAGCAATATGCTCTGCATTTGGAGATAAATTAATTTGTTTACCGAATGTAGTATTATCGTTATTTAAGATGGATTTAAAGTCAAATGATTTTCCGTAGTCAGAAGATAAATAAAACAACATTTTATTAGTTAGTTCTTGAGAACCAAGAGCACAAGCAATATATCTTCCTGTTTTGGATATTTTTACACCAACACAATCCATTTTTAATTTATTTTGGTTAAAGCTTAAATCTAAATTTTCTAAAACTTGGTATTCATTAAAGTGATGAGAATTGAGAAGTTGCCAGTTCTTGCCATAATCTGTAGATAAAACAGGATGTGATGTGCCAGTTAAATCATTCATTAAATAATTTGCTTTGGTAACGCAGTTTATGTTAGCTACCACATATTTACCATCCGAACTACAAGATAAATGACGAACAGAAGTGTCATTTAAACTTGCATTTTCCTTTTTCATAACTCCAATTTGATTTTCAGAAATATCAAATACAAAGTTATTGCCATAATCACTTGATTTAATCAAGAAATACGAAGTCGAAGGACTAACATCTGTTGTATACCACATATTTGTGTTGCTGTCTCTATTATTATATAATGTTGTAACTTGTTCTGATGTAAAGGCAACATTATTCCAAATTCTCACATGTGAAAAAATGCCTGCTATTCCATTTGTTGCATCATCATAAGGATGTGCTCCAACTCTATATTCATAATTTGACCTGGTTTGTGATGTGCTTGTATATGCAGCATTAGTATCAACAGCAAGTATTCCGTTAATATAATATTTAATACCTGAAGTTGGGTCAAAAACTAATACGTGATGGTCAAAACTGTTGTAATTAATACTGGTTGTTGTAACATCACCCTGAGTTGCATTAGCATCGTCTCTTTGGTAAAATGCATAATGTGTCTGAGCAGTTCCTGTTTGCAGAATAAAATAGGCTCCTCCTGAATTTGCATTATCTATACCAAAACCCATTATACCAAGATTTACACCACTTTGTGTTTGTGTTGTTAGTTTAACATAAATTTCCATAGTGTTGGTTCCTCCCCAAGTGAAATTAGTAGAGTTCATTTCAAAACGATCACCGGTTCCGTCTAAAGTCAAACCATCAGTTCCTATACTTGCGTTTCCTTGCAGCGTTCCTCCATTAGAAGATATATTATCCACAACAGACCCACTATTTTTAAAATCATAATCATAGGAAGGAGCTGGAATTTCGGTATGTGGTCCAGCAATATAAGTATGTTTTCCATCTGAAGAACTACAAATAGTATCTGCGTGACTTAAATCAAATACCTGATCATTACTATTTGTAATATTAAATGAAAGATCAGAATCAGGAAGAGAAACCATAGATACATCTGTAAATTCGTGACCGTAATTAGTGCTTTTTACAATTCCACGTGAAGGATTTATGCCATACATGTATTTTTGATTATCTGTAACAAGAAGGTTCAACAAACCCTTACTTCCAGTCGTTCCGCCAACACGAGTTGCCATATCTACAAATGATGTGCCATAGTTATTACTGAATGCTGTATTATAACTTCCATATGCATTAAAATTCGTAAAGGCCATATTTTTACCAGTATCACTTATGTAGGGAACAGATGAGCTTGTCAACCCTCCTGTGACGTTTGTATTATCTCTATTTGTATATAATGATGTAACATCATTTTGAGTTAATGTTGTATTATACACTCTAAAATAATATATATTACCATCAAGATCATTGTTATTAGTCCAATTAGTTCTACCTATATAATTATTAGTGCGTGCTTTTGTAGGTGTTGTAGTAGTTGTTGTGGATGTTCCTAACAGAGTTCCATCTTGATAAAGTTTTAAATAACCATCTGAACCAAATACACCAACTATATGTGTTAACGCTTCACTAACTATTGTCCCCGTAATCATTTCAACATCTTTATTTGCGCCAGTATAAGCACCAAACCATAATGATGATGTTGTGCCACTGCGTTGAAGAATAATATTATCAGACGATTGACCATCACCAAAATCAAATACTCTTTCATAACTATCCGCTGATGGACCAAATTTCAAATAGACTTCAAAAGAATAATCAAGTCCTATTACAAAGTCTTGTAAATCAACGTGATGACCATTACCATTTATAGTGCCACCTGCAAGAGAAATACCATCAGAAACAGTAGATGTTGCACCATTAGCATAAGTAGCAGTTAATCCTCCAATAGAATCAGTAATAGATGTTGATGAGGCTACACGGAAATCCCAGTTGTATTGAGGAATTATAAGTGTAGAGTCTTGGTCTTCAGGAATAGCTGCATAATTGGCTGCTGCATAGGTCTTTTTTACTTTAAAAGGATTATTACTTAAATCTAAACGATTAATTAAGGTATTATCTTCTATAATAGGATTGTCTTTTTCATCATTTATGATACTATTTGCATAAACATTTCCTTCTATTTTGAAATCGTTTGCATTTACAGTAGTTTCTCCCGCTACATAAATATCTAATCCAGATAAATCCAACGCACTAAAAATATTAGAATTATTAAAATTGAATTCATTTGGACCAACTGAACTTGAATTTGCTTCATAATCTGAAAAATCAGTCGTTTCCAAAGAGTTATCTGGTAGTTTAAAGGCTCCTTTTACAGTAAGGTTTCCTCCAATAGTAACGTGTTTGTTAAAAGAAACATCTTCATTTACAGAAAGTCTATTTAAAGATAAATCTACCAAATCTGGTAAGGTGCTATAAACTAAAAAACTAGTTTGTTGAAATAAATTACTTTGTGTTCTGTTTGCATATAAAGTAGTTACTTCAGTTGATGTTAATGCGTGATTATTCCATAAACGATATGCATGCACAGTAGTTAAATGTGTTTGATTATGAGTAGCTGTATAATTATTATCGTTTACACTAACAGATGCGTGATGATTTCCTATAGTGCTATATGTCATAGTTCCAGTTGGAAACTGTGACTCAGTATAGGAAAATGCAGCAGCACTATGTGCTACATTCCCATTTCTGTAAACTGTAATATTTGTTCCATCCATAACAATTACATCGTGATAAGTCGTTCCGCTGGCTTGATGCATAGTTGAATTATATTCTTGTCTGTCAATATTCGTGTAAGTATTAGAACCTGTATTTTGAAACAAAGTCCACTGATTTTTTGAATCACCGGAACCTCTTTGTTGCCAGTGAAAACCATTAAAATTTGTAGTGTTATCATAAAGACCTAAAATAAATCTCCAGTTTGTTGCACCACTTGAAGTGCCGTTTGATGTATAGTAATATTCAATACTAAATGCAGGACCAGATATAGTTGGACTAAAAACTAGATAAGCATTAGTTGATACAGTTGCACCTGTGCTGGATGAAAAAGATACTGAACCACTATAACTAACAGGGCTATTTGATATATAGTCCGTCATATCTGTTGTATTACTGGAAGCAGTTACAGTTTGTCTAAAATCATAATCATAACTTGGTCTTGCTACGGAGTCAATAGCAGTATATGTATTATTATAACTTAGGTCGCTGGTAACTACATTTCTTGGTTTTACATTTAAAGTATTTGTATGCAAAGTTCCTGCAATATTATGTGAACCATCTTCAACACTAGATTCAACTAATGTTTTATAACCTGGATATACTTTCATATTTCCAGAAACATCAAGCAAATCTTTCACATAACTTTCTTTAAACTTGTTTGCGTTGTTAAAATATCCTAAACTTGCATCTAACAAAGCGTTAGGGTAAGCAGCTTGAATTTGTTCGTCTGTTTGCCCTGAATTTCTTAAAGTATCAAAATTATAACTCATGTTTGTATATATTATACTAAAACTTTCTGCGTCGTTATAATTCACATTATATCCTTGGTCGGCTAAAAATCCCAAAGTAATTCTACTTAAAGGAGTATCATCTGGAGTTCCGTCCATCCATCCTGTCATTAATTCTGTATTTAAACCTGGATGAAAGACGCCATTTATGTATCTGTCATCTGTGCTTACACCTGTTTCTAAACCTTCTTCTGGATGGACGTTCTTTGTTCCAGTTCCACCTTCATCTTCAACTGGTATTCCTAAAACTAAATTTTTTTCTGGATTAGTTAAATAAGATTTATATTGTTCTACAGCATTTGTTCCAGTATAATAATATTTAGTAGTGGAGTCTTCTGTATAAGTGCTAAGCGGTGCAGAATAACTTGTAGACCAAAATTGACCTATACCTAAAATATGTCCTATTTCGTGCAAAACTACATAATAATATCTTGTTTTTCCACTTGTTCTTACATCTGCCAACATAGCTGCAGTATAATCTGTATTTAATTGAATAAAACCTGTTAATGGCATCATATTACCATATGTATTTGAAGTAACGTATCTATATGTTTGTAATGCAGCACTTCCTAAAATCCCAGTATCTAAGTCTGCTACAGAATAAGTAACAGTAATTGTATATTTGGTTTCTCCAGTATCTAAAAAACGGTCAGGCACAGTAAGTAAAGAATCCCATTTATCAAAAGCACTTTGGATAACGGAAATTTCTGTTGCGTCACTAGTGCCACTGATGGTATAACTAAATAATCCATTTGGACTTGAAGTATAACTCATTTATATATAATTAAGTATATATAAATTAAATCTCAATATCGTATAGAGAATTTGCAGCGGTTTTAATTTCATTATGCCAATTGCGTAAATAATCTATAAATTCACTATCCATTTCTTCAATTAATTCGTAATTTTGTAAAAATTCCGCTTTTAAAATTGTTTCAAAATCTAAACCAACTAATGTTCTCAAATATACATCGTGAATGTAAACTCCCTTGTTTTCTTTTATATATTTATTCCATTTTTCAATATATGTTTTTCTCTTTTCATCTTCTGTTGGTGGCTCTTGAAATTCTTCATATAATATCTTATTCTTTTGTATATTCCCTGTAATACTTGTATCGTTGTCTTCAACACGATAATTATAAAAAGACTTTTTTAGTTGAATAAAATATTGTTCTGGACTTGAACGGCGTAAATACTCGGCAAATAAAACATCACAACATTTATCTGCTAAAATTGCAGGATATCCTTTAAGTTTTTCAAAAAAAGTTTTTATTGTATCTTTATGCACGCAATAGGTCCAATATTCTTGTCTTTGTTCTCTATGTGTTTTTTCTGTAACGCCTTCATACAAACCTATTAATTTACATCCATCAACAGGGTTTTGCTTAGCTTGTTGAATTTGATAAGCAAAATTTAAAGCACGATCTTCATGATAAGTGTCATCATCATCACAAAACATAATCCAATCGTGTTTGTAACATATAGCTTCTAATAAATATTGAAAGTGTATCATTTGCGGGGTTTTTTTTGGTTGACATACAATTTTAATAAAAGGACAATTTAATATTGTTTCTTGACTTTCCACATTTAGAATAGTTTTTTCCTGAAGTTCTTTATTTTCAAATGACATAGATACATAAATAGGAACACTTAATGATTGTTTCACTAAAGACTCTAAACATTCTACTAAAAATGGAATACGATGTTCATAAGAAATATGAGAAGCCAATAATATACAAAAATCTTTAGGATACACTTCCATTCTATATTTTTTCTTTATAAAAAGATTTTTCTATATAAACTTGTAAATTAAAAACTACTTTATTAATTTAAAAAATAGCTATATAGTATAAATAATGTCAGAAGGTTACACTTCAAAAATATATTTCCTTGAAACTGATGAAATTCACAGTCAAGGTAGTTTTAAAATTATTAAATATTGCAGTTTAAATAATGGTGCTTTAGTATTTACACCTGTCCCTCCGACACAAAAAGACAGTTCTTTTCCTCAAACTGGAGATTTGAAGATTGAGATTTTAAATATTTATGAGATTAAAACAGAAAATAATAACTTATCCTCTTCATTTAATTCAGAATCCGTTATAAGTAAACCTACTGAAAATAATAATAAATTATATATCGTTCATGAAGATACAACTGGTAATCAGTATTTATATTATAATACGAATTATACTTATTCAATAATTCAAGGTTATATTGAGTTAAATGGTTGTTTTAAAACTAAATTTGATACACTTTTGGATAAAAAAGCTGAAACAGATTTTCAAGAAAGAGTAAACAAGGTAAGTGAATATTTGAAGGATGTTGAAAAAAATATAACTAGTTTGAGAAGTCAACAATTATTTAATGAACCTACTAATAAACAAAAGGGCGGTCAAATTCCAAGTAATTATTTCAATTTAAATGTAAACTCCCAAATAGAAACCATATTTAGAAGTATGTTAGGTAATTATATTAAAACTGTAAATGAGTTTATTAATTTACCTAATTTGAAAAAAGTGCTGGCACTAAATCATTCTGAATTATTAAGCATTAATGATTTAAAAAATTATATTTCCATCCTTGATGAATTCCATTATGTTGGTATTGATAACAAAAAATCAGACAACCATATTTTTTTTATGATTGGTGCTGATTTTAAATCAAATAAAAGAAACAAAATTTCTGAAATACTAACTACCAAGGAAAATGAAGCTAAAGTAAAATATTTACAAACTGGGTTACTATTACCAGAAGAAGTAAAAAATACTGTAATTAACAAATACGACCAATCAGATAACAAAACTTATTTTAATACAAATGATTTTGTAAATGAAATATTAGAAAATATTCATCTTTGCCAAGAACCTTATCAAAATATTAGCACACAAGCTACAGGAAGTAGTGGATTTGATAAACAATTAAATAATGATTTGGCTTATTTTTTTTATTTTATCTTGGAAATTATTGAAAAAGAGAAAACCTATATTCGTAATATATTAGATAATAGAGAATTATTACAAAAGTTAAATACCGATGAAGCCTTAAAATCAGAAATTAATAAAATAATTCAGGATAAAATTGATGCATCTATTTTAACTTATTTAAAAATTAGAAACGACCAACACAATGATAATGATTATAATAAAAAACGTTTTAATATTCAACTTGAAAACCTTTCTGGAGGAGGAAACACTACAAAAACTATGGTTTTAGATTATAATGATGAACATAAACAATATTATACTAAAGATGATACTAATAAATTTATTACCAATTCAAATGAAAAAGCAGAATATAAACATAAATATATCTTTGGAAACTTTACAAATATTTTTCATCCTGAAAAATCAAATAGCCAAATTGCAGGTTATGTAGAAGAAATACTGACTAAATTAAAAGATGACAACCCAAAACCTATTTTTGTAATGGGATATGGTGCAAGTGGAGCAGGAAAAACCAGCACATTAATTTCAAGAAAAATGTCGGAAAATGAAAGGGAAGATGGTATTCTAATTGAAATCTGTAATAAATTAGCAAGTGATAATGTATATGATACAATTAAAGTAAAAATAATTGAATTATACAGAAATCCTGATGAACCAAACATTTATCAAACAAATTATATTGGTTTTACTTCAAAAACTACAATTAAATCAAAAAATAATTATAACGCAAATTTTACTTATGAAGATGATTCATTTAAACTTACAAATGAAATAACACATACAAATAATCATCCTTTTCGTGTTTACAAGCAAGAAAAATCTGAAGAAAATATGAAAGAGATAACATTTAATAAATCTACTCATTTGGGAGATTTTTTAACTTATGTTATTGATACAGATAGACATGTAAAAGGAACTCCTAACAATATTAACAGTTCACGTAGTCATTCTTTAGTGTTTTTAGAACTTTCCAAAAAACAGGAATCAGGAAAAAAAGCATATTTAATTGTCGGTGATTTTGCAGGAGTAGAAAATGAATTTAATTGCCAAAATAATGAAACCATTAACGATTTTTTATCTATTAAAAAACTTGATGGCAACTTGTTTTATGAAAATGAAATTTATAAAGGAACAAAAGACCCTATTGGAAAATTTATACAAACTGGTGGAGAGGAAGGAGATATAAGAAGCGTAATTCAAAAAAATTTACAAGGAATACCATTTGATTATGGAAATATTAATAACGTGCCATCATTTTTAAATAATTTTATATTAAACAACAACTCCCAAGAACAATTAGCTAATTTAAAAAAAGGGGTTCGTCTTATTCGTGCTATGTCAGATATTCCTATGGATGATACCAAAGGGAAAGAGATTAAAATGTTAGATGAAAAGCAGATTAAAAAAATTAATAGTATTGATACTGAAAACTATAATTCTGCTTGGAAAAACTATAAAACACAGGCAAATGCAAAAATAGAGGAAGTTTCTAAAAACGCTGAATTAATCAAAAAAAATACTATTGAGTTTAATGCGAAACAAGAATTAAAAAGTTTATTTACAGGTGAAAAATGGGGTCCTGACCCTGATGACCCTTATGGTCGTTTCAAAAAACAAGACGGAAAAAGTATTTATGACTCATTTTTAGAGAATAATAACTATCTTGAAAAGCCCTTTATAGCAATTCAACAAAAAGAAACCCCATTAACACAAGATAGTGAAATAAAATCACTATTAGGAAGTAAATTCAAAGACCTTGAAGGCAAAACGCTGTATTTATCATCAATTAATAATCCATCAAATGGATTTACTGTATTAGAAGAATGTTTTGTCAAAGAAATATCTCCAGAAACAAAAGAATATTTAAAAACAAAAATCGCAGAGGTAAAGAGTTTAAATAAAGAAGAATTATATTTTACATCTGAGAAAGAAAAGAAAAAACATGAATTAACTACAAGATACGAATTTTCAAAAATAAACGATAATTATTATGACAATGCACAAACACGAGAAAAAAAAGTGATTTTTATTTTACCTTTTATACTGGACGTTTTATATAAAAATAGAAAAATTGATTATTTTGATCAAGACGAAATAAAGAAAAAGTTTCCTATAAGATCAGAAAAATCTACAAAAATATTTTTAAGAAAAAAATCAGATGGTATGCCTATTGCTCCTACTGATGGTACTCACATAAATCCATTCAAAAAATTAATTGAGAAGTTTAAAGAAATTAAATATGAAGGCACAACTGATAATATTATTATAAATACAGACGAAAACTTAAAAAAGGTCTTGGAAAATCAAGTAGATAATAGTCCAATTTTTAGTTTTAATTTAAATAATACCTCTATTTTCAACTCTGAAATAAAATTTATTGATAGTTTATTAAATGAAAATTCCCAATTATTTGCTTATTTAATTGAATTAGAAAATTATACATTTGAGAAGCAACAATTAGGTCAAACAGTATGTGAAAATAGAAGAATTGAAGGAACATTTATTAATAAGTCTTTATCTGATTTGCGCGATATGATTAGAGAAATTTTGATGATTAAAAATAAAGATATGCTACATGTTGTTCCTAATTATGTAAATATATGCTTTGATAAGTATTGTCCTTCACATAAAGGCTGTTTTTCATTTAATTCTTCGTTGAGTTCCAAATCATCAAATACAAGTAGCACTATTATTCAAGAAATACAAAGGTACTTTAATGATGAAATAGGAAATACATATAAAAAAGAAGAACTTGGTGAAATTAATGAAAAACTTTATACAGATTTAGTTTTATGTATATTTTGCGTATTTAATATTTCAAAAGGAGCAAATAATCCTCCTCCAGTTCCTTATGTAGATATTAATGAACTTAAAAGAATCGTTTACAATTATAATTTATTTCCTAATAAAAAAAATACCAAAGATAGAAAAAATATTTCTACATTTTTATTTTACGCTCAAAAACTAATCAACGATATTAATCATAGCTACATAGAAAGTTATAAAGATGGCGAGGAAATTCGTTCAAGAAATTTATTAGAAAGTGTAACTACTATAAATGTTCCAAAAAATACTCCTTTTCAAAATACTGGAAATGATGTTAGACTTAAAAAAATAGAGAACTTTATGACAAATGATGAAACAAATGACGTTGATTTTACTACCTATTATAAGACTTTTTTATTCATTTTGGATAATTTATTGTCAGGTGATGAAACTTTAACTGGTCGTCAAGAAATGGAACAACTAATAGATGATATACAATTAGAATTAAATAAAGCTACTCTTCAGGATGAGTTATCTAAAAACTTGGATAAAACAAACAAAACAGAAATAGAAAATAAACAAAACCAAATTATGTCTTTATTTAAAAAATATAAACTATATGACCTTAATATGTTAATTCATTACTTAAAATTAGACTACGAACGACTATTTGCAGCAAATGATGCGATAAAAAATATGAAAGATAACATAGATAATTACGATTTTGAAACGGAAGTAGATAAAAAATTTAAAGGATATGACCCAAGATTTATATATAATCCTGAATTAATAAAAGATATGAATGAAAAGGAATATAACAAATTAAAAGACAAATATCAGTTTATTACTTTTACTGAAGAAGAAAGAGAGGATTTTCATGCACAAACAGGTGTTACCTCCGATGATTTTAATTTGGCTTTTGACTCTTCTACTACAAATAATAATAACAAAGAGATGCTAAGACAAAGAGTTTATACTGCGATGAGACTTTATATTCAACATAAAATACAATTATTATATAGAAAAATTTTCACGAAAGACCCTGAAAAAAGTATGATTGAACTAGTAGTTGACCAGCAAATAACAGACGATAGCAACAAAAATGCGATAGAAAACTTGTCAATTATTAAGAAATATATAGACCAACAAGTGTCATATTATGAATATGATGTTTATGATAACAAAAAAATACGACAACTTGAAAGCATTATACAAGCATACCAACAAGCACAAAATTCATTAATTAACATACAAGATATAATTAATCAACAAATAGAAACTTTAAAAGAAGAAAAAGAGGATAAAGAAGATATTACATTTTCAAACTTAAAACCTAAGATAATTGAGTTAAATCAAGAATTAACTCTACTTAAAAATCCTGATTCTGGTGTCAATAAGGAAAACAGAACAGACATTATAAAAAATAAACGTCATAATCTTGATTTGTTTCAAAAAAATAGTAATAAATATATGGGATTTTTAGAAGAGTTTTTAAGACTTATTGATAATAATAATGATGCATCATCTGTAGGAACATTAGAATTTTTAGATAAAATGGCAAAATTAAACACAGTTTCTACTATATGTAATTTTGAAACACAAAAATTAGAAAAGGGCAGCGATAATTTTGATAGTAAATTAAAGTTGGATTTAAAACAATTATATAAGGTAACTTGAATAATACATTTAGAAAAGAATTTTTTTAAAAAATATATTTATTATATATCAATATATAGTAAATAATGAGTGATACAAATATATCAAGAGAACAAACATATCTAGATTTAAGAAATAAAATATTTGATATTGAAAAGGCTACCTTAGGTAATCAATATAATGAATTACAAAATTTACATTTTGAACCAAATGACCTTAAATCTAAAATGAATGAAAATAAATTGTTAAATGAAATTGAAGAAAACCAAAAAGAAACCATTTTTAATCAAGCAATTCAACCATCCGAAGAAGAGCCTAATAAAAATGAAATTATATCATATTCTGAAAATGATGATTTTCAAGAATATTCAAGTAAATTAGAACAATTTAAACAAAAATATACTGATTATCAAACTAATTTTATAAATAAATTTAATGAAAAATTAAATAAACTCATTACAGAACAAATTGAGGTTAATAATAAATTAAAATTAACACTACAACTACAAGATAATCTTAAAAATTTAGTTATATCTAAAATTAAAAGTGCTTTATTAACAAAACAACAAGAAAGAAATAAAGAAATTGCAGAGTTACTTGAACGAAGAAAAAAAGATGCAGCTGATGCTGAAAAAAAGAAATTGGAAGATAAACAAAAGAAACTAGAACAGGATAATAAATTAATTGATGCTGAAAAAGATATAGATTCTAAAAAAAAAGAACTAGAAAACTATCTTCAATTAATAAACACTTGTGTAAGTAATCTTGATACACATTCTAATTTTATTAACGAATTATTAAAAAGTTTGAATGAAAAAAAAGAACTAACATCACTTGAAGAAACAAAACAAAAAATGACAGAAACATTAAAAAATGTTTCAAATAGAAATAATGACCTTTTAAATTTTAAAATACAACTTGAAGCGAATATAAAAGAACTTGAGAATTTCAACTCTGAAATTGAAAGAATGAAAGATAATAGTTTTAATGATGAGATTTTAGAGAATATAAATAGTTATAACATTAGTGACGACCAAAATATTAAAAGCAAAATAGATGAAAATAATGATTTTGTAATAAATTCAAAGAAAGAATTAAATGAATTAATTGAAAACCTAAAAAAGGAAGAAGAAGATAAAAAAATAGAAGAAAAAGTAGAAGAAAAAGAAGAAGAAGAAGAGAAAGATAATCTTAATATAAGAAAAATTGTGCCAGCTCGTAATAAAACTCTAGACCAGTATAAAAAAGAAAAAATTGGTAGAGATGCTGATGCAAATAAATTGCGTTCTATTCTTATAAAACTTATTAAAGAGAAATTAGTTGATTTGAAATCAAAAAATAAAAATAGTGAAAAATCTGGCGATGATGAACCAACAAATGAGATTGAAGAATTAAAACTAAAAATACAAAAATTAGAAGAACAGCTTAAAGAAAAAGAAGAAGATGAAAATAAAGAAAATGAAGAACATGAAAATAAAGAAATAGATGAGTTAAAAATCAAAATACAAAATTTGGAAAACCAGATTAAAGATAAAGAAAAATTAGAAAACGAAGTAACTGAATTAAAAAATAAACTTGATAATGTAAATAAACCAGAACAAAAGAATGCATCGGCTCAAGCTAACAAACCAAATGAGAAAACATCTAGTTCTTCTACTATTAACTCTTCCACTTCTACTGAAAGTGAATCACCTAATGCTATAAATAAATTAACAAGTAAAAATAAGAAAACAGAAGCTGAGTATGAGGAAGAAAGTGTGAAAATTTTAATTGATTGTCAAAAAGCGAAGCAAAAATTTCAAGATAATGAATATTATGATTTTGCTTACGCATTTAGAAACTTGGGGAAAACTTTGTGTGTATTAAAACGCGTTGAACCTGATTCTGAAGAAACCGAAGAAAAAAATACAAATACACAAACTGGTGGGTTTAATAAAAAAGAACTTTCCACTAAACAACCTATAAAAATAATTGATACAGATGGAAAACCAGTTGATATTAACGAATTTACTTTAGATTTACCAATAGACCAAAGAGGAGTTAATAGTTCTGATGACAAAAGTGAAGCTGAAAGTAAAGAAGAAAGTAAAGCTGAAAGTAAAGAAGAAAGTAAAGCTGAAAGTAAAGAAGAAAGTAAAGCTGAAAGTAAAGATGAAAGTGAAGAAGAAAGTAAAGAAGAAAGTAAAGCTGAAAGTGACGCTAAAAGCAAATCCGAAAACAAGGAATTAAAAAATAAGATTATAGAAACAATTCAATCTAAATTAAAGAGTCTTCCCAAAGTAGCTGAGTCCAAAGAAGAAAACAAAGAAGAAAAAGAAGAAGAAAAAAATCTTGATAAACCAAATAGTAAAATGTTAAGTGTGGTTATGATTAATACTATTCTTGATAAACTAAATGAAAAAATATCACAACAGGATAATGAAGTTAAATTAACAAATGAAAATTTGAAAGATTTAAGAACAGATTTTGATAGTAAAAAAAATCTTAAAAATGAAGTTTTAAAAATAATAAAAAATAAACTTAAAAATAACTTGACGGGTGCTAATAAACAGCCCGAGGATGAGGATTCTTCACTAAATTTTGAGGCAAAGTCTACAGACTCTTCCATTTCTTCATTAACTAATCCCACCGCCTTCAACAAAAACTAAAAATACGATAAAATACATAAAATCAATTATATATTTTATGTATATGTCAATAAAATATGTATTAGCAAAAATAGAAATACCCATAGAGTTAGATGAACGTGGTGAATTAAAATTATTAGATGAATACATGACCATGAATATAGAAGAAGGTTCCAAACCGCTTGTAAAACAAAAATTAAATGTTTTGACACAAGATATCATTTCTTTGTTAAAAGTGAAATCCGACGAACCAGAAGAAAAAGTTCTTGAAGACCCCGAAGAACCTCAAGAACCAGAAGAATTATTTATTCAAAAAGACGAAATCAAAAAAAGAAAAAAGGGAGGCTATCAACAAAGTTTCAAAAAAAAGAGACACTCTCATAATAAAACTTCTGCCAATCAAAAATTCAAAATTAGTTTAATGGAGAAGGTCTTTGGTGGGATTTAGCAACAAAAGGAGCAGGAACATACAAAGGTGTCTTTTCCATTATATTTAAACTTTGCACTTTGTTGAACTGAGGCTCAACTGGCTTTTGAGGTTTTACCAAATTTGTGGAACCAATACCTAATAAATTAGACTCTACATCACAAAAATTGGAACACATTTTATTTCTTGCTAATTTTGCAGGTAATAAACCGTCTCCTGGTAAATAATTTACAGATGCTTCTGCAGGTGCAGAATTAATATAAGTCAAACGATCGCATATTCTTTCATTCATTTTTTGTTGCATATCATGATTTCCTGGATAATTTTTATTGGAAGTGGATGCCATTTATATTATAAAAACATATTTTAATCAGCTTAATAATTCATTTAATGCTTGGAAATTTGGATTGGTTATTTCTAATGTTTTCGCATTTGTAAAATAATCCACCAAACACTTGTGAAAGTAATGAATATAATCATACGAAAATAAAACAGCTAAACCTATCCCTAAATCGGTTGAGAACATTTTGCCTGCAGCCTTTTCATACAATCCTACAAATACCGAATTCGTCTTCGTTTCCTTTTCTACAAAGTCCATAAAGTTTGTTGCTCCATCTCCATCATATAACATTTCATCTTTGGTTTCTTCATCCCAAGGTTCGTTGTTATGCTTTTGTATACGTTGGTTTTCTTCTTCTACACTCGTTAAATCCATTTGAAATAATTCACGGATGAAACGGCGATACTCATTCGTGCTAAAAGAGGCTGGAATCTGTAAATTGATTGGATACATAATGTTCATACAAATTAATATTTAAATATTTAGCGTAAATATTAATTTATTTCTTGGATTTCTTGGCCTTCTTGGCTAAAGACTTGTTTTTTAGCTTCTTCATAGACTTGTTCTTTCTTCCTCCCTTCTTCTTTTGGGTCATAGATTTCTTGGGAGCCATTCTCTTGGATTTTCTTCCACCATTCATTTTAGCGGCAAGGGTCTCTTTTAATTCGGAAAAGTTCATCTCTATATACTAACGCAAGATTTTCTTTTCTAAATATTTAGGATTTTTTATCCCATTAATATATACGTTTTAGTATGGCTAGAAGTAAATCTCATAAAGGAGGAATGAGTTTTCCAAGTTTTGGAAAAAAAACGAACCCCGACGAAGAAGCTGGAAAACAAGCAGCAGAGCAACTCAAGGAAGTATTAGAGAAAGCAAAAGAACAAGGTAAACATACCAAAGAAGAAATAAAACAATTTTTAGAAGATAATAAAGATAAACCAGAAATGGCATATAAGGCTTTACGCGAGAAAATTGATGAAATTCCGTTTGAAGATATACAAAATCAAGTTATGAATGCAGTGTCTACAGCGTCTAATCAAGTTATGGATACAGCTAACGCTGCAAATGAAGAAAGAATAAAATTAGGATTAACCGGTGATAATGCAGCTGAAGCAGCTAACGCTGCAAATGAAGAAAGAATAAAATTAGGATTAACCGGTGATAATGCAAAAGAAGCATTATCATCAGGTTTTTCAAGTTTCACAAGTTTTGCATCATCTGCAGCAAATAAAGCAAAAGAAGCAGCTAAAGCTGCAGCCAAGAAAGCACAAGAAGAAGCCGATAAAAGAGGAATTAACAAAGAAAATGCTATGGCTGAATTCAATAAAAGGAAGGACCAAGCTAAAGATTATGCACAAGGAGCTATGGAAGGGATGAAAAAAGAAGGAGGAAAAACAAGAAAACACAAGAAGAATTCAAAATCCAAGTCTTTGAAATCTAAGAAAGGCGGTTCTAAAAAGATGAAAAACAAGAAAAACACAAAGTCCTTAAAAAAGGATAAAAAGGGTAAAAAATAAGTGAATACAATAATATAAGCACGGTGTTTATATTATTTCAAAGGTTTGCATTTATTTCTTTTTGCGGCTTTGCTTAACGGCTTTTTTTCCGCCACGTTTGGTTTGCTTAGGTCTCTTCTTTTTGGATTGCATTTTTTTCATCTTCTTCATCTTTCTTGACTTTCCTCCCGTTTGTGCTGGTGTTGCTGTTACCTTTAATATACCATCATTTACTTCAAACACTACACCATCAAATCCATCTATTTCTCCTGCATTTATTTCTGCTGTTACTGGTCCTCCTCCTGGTGGTCCTCCTTCTCCTTCTCCGTCTCCTGTTCCTGCTGATGGTGTTTCTTCTGCTGATGGTGTTTTTGTTCCTGCTGATGGTGTTTCTTCTGCTGATGGTGTTTTTGTTCCTGCTGCTGCTACGTCTTCTTCTGCTTCTGTTGTTCCTTCTTTGTCTTTTTCTTGTCCGTCTGCTGGTGCTGCTGCTGGTGCTGCTGGTGCTGCTTCTCCTTTCCGTCTGCTGGTGCTGCTTCTCCTTCTCCTTTCTTTTTATCCAAATCAGCTTTTAAATTAGTTAACATAGTATTAACTGATTCACCATCATCATTAGTTCTCTCTTCATCAGATAACTCAGCATATTTTCTTTCGTATTCATCTAAGTCATTTTTGAACTTTTCTAATTGTTTTTCACTGTCCTCATCACTTGAATTTAACAACTCTTCTAAATTTAATTTCTCTATTTCTGATCTTAAATTTGCAGATGTATTCACCGAATTATTATCACTCATAGTAAATATTATAGAATATATACATATAATATTTGCTAAATTATTTTTTTGATTTACGAATTGCTTCTTCTACAGACATTTCACGAGTAGTCATTCCTCCACGGACCCAACCATCCAAGGCGGATTCCTCTACCTTGAGACGAGGATCAGTTGCTTTGTTCTTTGCTTCAGCGTCTAAAACAAACAAACTGTAGTCGTTAAATGACTTTTCCATAATGGTTGATACACTCTTCTTTTCTGTAACGGGCTCTCCTTGCATCAATTGGCTTTCCAATCCAGGATCTACGCTGCCTCTTCCAAGGTAAGGAACTGTGGTAAAAGGACGTTGGAACAATTGAAGCTTCTCAAAAGGTCTCTCTTGTCCTGCCTTCAACAAAAGATCATTTTCGTTGGCTGTGCTACTATCGTTTAATCCATTTCCATGAGCGGCTCCACTAAAGTTCAAAGCAGGTTGGGGAATAGCAAATTGAACGTGGTCGTTGGAAAGACGATTACTGAAAAAATTGGTAAGGTTATGATTGGCAAATTTAGTATTGGAAATATTTTGAGCGGTTAAATCTGTGTGGTCTGTTCCAATACGGGCTGTGTGATGGAAATTATGTAATTTTAAATCAGACATTTATACTATACAAAGAGAATTTATAATCAAGAACTTATTATTTAAATAGCCTAAATAATAAATATTAATAGTTGGTGTGTCTTGTTAAATTTCTCGCACAAGCAAATTTATTTCCCTCTTTACAAGAAATCATACTTCCATAACAAAAATCAGCAAACGCTCCTTGGTCGTTTGGAATGGTTGTATTAGGATTGGAACTAAATTGTCTCATAGACTGTTCAAATTGCAAATTCGTTCCTAAATCACTAAATAATTTTTCGGCTATATCTGGATGGTCGGGGTTTGCCTCACTTACCAACTTCTTCGCTTGGTCTAATATCTTTTCACCATTCTTCTTTGTATAGGAAGCTGGAGCTGGTTTTTTATCTACATTATAATCATAATCACTCATTAATACATTTCCAAATGGATTGGACGCATCAGGTTCTCTAAATACTTGGTCTGGAACATTCTCTTGTTTTGCTTCTATAACTTCCAAAGTAGGATTGGCAAATCCCTCCTTAATATTATCAAACTTTTCCTTTTTTTCCATTTTTTGCTTATCTTTATTGTGATAATAGTGCAATATGTAAATCGCTAATAATGTAATCAATATAATTACTAAAAGTCTTATACTCTTATAGATTGCCAAACTTGCTACAGACAAAATCAAAATAGTTCTTGTAATAGCATTTAATTTTTGTTCGTAAGTCATAGTTTCTACTGGAAAAAATTCAAACATGTATTTTTGATGAAATAAAATATTAGGATCCTCTGACCAAAATGGTATGGATGGCTTCTTTGTTTCTTTGGGTTCTGCTTCAATTTCATCCAATATTAGTTTTTCTTCATCTTCATATGTTGTAGGCTTCATTATTTATTATATGATTATATATATTTTCTTACATTTCTTTTTACTAAATACATAAGAATTAAACATCTAATTTTTTTTTTATACATTTTTCATCAATCTGTAAAGTATCACATTTCTTATCTTGAGGAACTATGTGTAAAACACATTTGCTTTTTCTCCATACAAAGGAACTACGCAGCCCTTTTCGTTTTTCTTACGTGTTTTATTTTTCTTAGGAAATACACATCTTGCTCTAAAATGTTCGTATCTCTCCCTCACCATTTCATATGTTAATCCAGAATGCTTGTCTAATTGCTTATTTACCATCTCATGTAACTCATATACATATCTTGAAAAAGTTTCACGATTTTTCATATGTTTCATCGTTAATGGCATTTTTTTAAAATTTATTGCTAAATTTTCTCTGCATTTTCCACAAGGTAGAATATGCTTTAAACTAATTACAAAATCCTTATATTGCTTTTTCTGAAGTTTGGAAGGTTGATTGGGATAATTAAAACTCATAGTATGTAAAAAGTGCCACATTCCTGGACCCCATATTGCAGTTAACATACCATTTTTATCATTAAAATCATTTGCATCATACACACAACCTTTTTTACGAGTATTATTTTTTCTTGAAACCATATTATAATACTTCTACAAAATAATAGATTCGATTAAAATAACGAAATTATTTGTGTCAATTATATATATGGCCACTTTAACAGGAGTTTTAAGCAAATACATCAAACCTTACTTACCTATTATAATTTCTATTATTATTACCATTATATTGGTTATCATAGCTGCTTTTTATCTTATTAGAAGAAACAAACAAGAAAAAAACAAACAATTTAGTGATGTTGCTAATGAAAATAGAAGAACTAAAGAAGCCGAAATATTATTTTTTAATGTAACTTGGTGTCCTCACTGTAAAACCGCTAAACCAGAATGGGATATTTTTGAAAGTCAAAATTCAGGACGCATCGTTAATGGATACAAAGTAAAGTGTGTAAATGTTGACTGCACCGATGAAGAAGACACAAAGGTATCCTCTATGATGAACCAATATAAAATTGAATCCTTCCCTACAATTAAAATGAATAAAGATAACAAAGTAATTGAATTTGACTCTAAAATCACTTCAACTGCTTTAGAAAGCTTTGTTAATATTATGTTGGCTGAATAATTTAAAATATGCATAACATCTATTCATATTTTAAATTCTTATAGTTTCTCTCCTGTTATAAATTCGTGTAGTAATAAATATTTTGTAGACAATTCTAATCTTAATTCATCTGGAATAATTAACTCTATAGTAAGGTCGTATGGGTCTTTATAAGTTTCTCTTATCCATCTCCGAATAAACTCTTTATCAATACTTTCTGGTTCTTGTCCTTTTGACATTCTTTCTTCATAACTATCCTCTATCCAAAATCTACTTGAATCTGGAGTATGCAACTCATCCACTAACATTATTTTTCCAAATTCATCTATTCCAAACTCATATTTAGTGTCTACTAATATTAAACCATTTTCTGATGCCACTTCTTGTCCGTATTGAAACAATTTGTATGCATATTCTTTACATGTTTCCCATTCTTCAATCGTCATAATTTTACTTTTAATAATTATTTCTTCGCTAATTAATTCGTCATGCTCGTCCTTTGTAGTAGGTGTTAATAAACTTTTATGCAATTTTTGATTTTTTACCATATCATCTGGAAGTTTATGACCACAATAATCTCTACAACCCTTTTCATAATTTTTCCATATTGAGGTGTCTGTGCTACCTGTTAAATAGGACCGCATTACAAATTCAATTGGAAATACTCTGCATTTCTTTACTTTCATAGCTCTTTCATTTGTATCTTCTATGATATGATTAGGAACCATATGCTTTGTTTTTTGAAACCACCATTTACTAACCTGGTGTAACACTATACCTTTATAAGGAATTGTTGTAATATGTCTATCAAAAGCACTTATCCTATCACTTGCAATTAAATAATAACATATTCCAGAACTATCTTCAATTTCATATACATCACGCACTTTTCCCTTTTTGATTAATTTAACTCTTTCACTAAAAAGTGTTTGAGTGTCAAAAACACAATCTTCTAACATTTTTTTACTATTATTCTCCATTTATATTAACGCATTATTATTTTATATTCTTTAATCAATTTCGTGTATAATTTCAAATGGATATTTTTCTAACGCCATATTTGCACCTATATTAATTAATTCAATTCTTTTTTCTGCATTTTCTATCAAACTGTTGATACTATCTAAACTTATAGTTGGTAATTTCATTAACACTGTATTTTCTAATAAAGGAATACTTTTACGATTAGAAAGGGTCTTAAATATATTTACAAATAATATTAATAATATTTCAAAAAAAGACAAGTTAGAATCACATCTATCCGTATTGCAATCAATATCCAGAGGTAATAACTTTTGTGTTTCACATTTTTCATTTTGTAAACAAGAATTCAAAGGAAAGTTATTTAGTAATCCACCATCAACATAATACAATTCATCTTTATATAAAGGCGAAAAAATAATAGGAACCGCTGCTGAAGCATATATAGCATCGATTAGTTTCCAATCTGGATAGGACTTATGATTTATGTCTATTGACCTAAACGAATTTACCTCTGTAATAAAAATATGCAAATCTACTTTTGTTAATTCAAAGTATTCTTTCATAGTTATATTTACAGACACATTTTGAGACTCAAGTATTGGGTGAAATATTTTTTTGAATACTTCCATATCTTTAAATCCTTTACGTGTTGCTATAGATAGAATTTCATCCAATTGAATTCCAAATACCGATTTCCATGGTCTTTTTATAATATAATCATCCAAAACATCCCAATCCATTTGTAAACATAATACCGAACCTATAATAGCCCCAGCAGAACTTCCATAAATTGTTTTTATATTTTTTATATCCCACACCTTCTTTTTAGCAGTTTCACGTAAGTATCCATAATAAGGAAAAAATATAATACCTCCTCCAGATACAACTATATGTTCTATTTTTTCATCATTTTCCATAAAAAAATTAGTAATATTTTTTTATGTTTTTTCTTTGCTACTATTAATTATGGCAAATATATTATTTAATGAGGAAGATGATACCGTTCAAAAAATTAACCTTGATGAACTTTTTGAGAAAAATCAACAAAAAGATTTAAAACAATTAGGTATATTTAACAAAATATTAAACAGAATTTACAAAAGAATACAATTTACAGGCAAATCTCGAAAGGATAAATTTATTTTTTATCAGGTTCCTGAATATTTATTTGGAGAACCTCTTTATAATCAGGGTGATTGCATAGGTTATTTAGTTGTAAAACTTGAAAAAAATGGTTTTGAAGTCAAATATATGCATCCAAACACTCTGTTTATTAGTTGGAAAAATCACGTTCCAGGATATGTCCGTAGTGAAATAAAAAAGAAAACAGGTGTAGTTATTGATGAAAAGGGTAATGTTTTAAATCAAGAAGAATTAGAGGAACAGCAAGATGAAGACCCTACCAATAGATTATTTAACGATAAAAATCAGCAAAATCAAGGAAAACCTAAAAAGGAATATACACCCATAGATGAATACGTTCCTACAGGCAATTTCGTTTATAAAGATGATATGTTAAAAAAAATTGAAAAAAGAATGAACTCATAAAATATTATTTATATATAATATGGTAAAGAAATCCATATCTTGGCAATCCTTTTTTTCAAAAAATATTACACGTCCTTTTATTCAATCATACGGAAACTTTTTACAATATTCCAACAAAAATAATATTATTTTGAATAGACGTTCAAGACAAATCGCTTTGTATTTATATTTAAATAAAATTTAATTTATAATAAACTGAATTTATTATGAATATTTAATCGTTTCTAGACCACTTATCCTTGTTGAAAGATGAGATTTGTAAAAGTTCTGCTGCATTTGTTTTCCAGTAATCAATCTTAGCTTGTAATTCTTTTTGTTCGGCTGTTTGAGGTAAGCTGTAATCACTCATCTCCAATCTTGCTATATCACCTGATGTAGCAGATGGCTTTTTACCAAAACAATTTACACCAAATTTAATATAAGGATTAGTAATATGTCCTCCGTTTATTCCTGGGCGACCACAATTATATTGCACTTCCTTTCCACTTGCTTTTAATTTATCGTAGGTTTCTTGTTGAGTAGGAAAAAGTGCCATCTGATCATCGGACCATCCGTAACCACACCATTCTCCGCCTCTTTTGTATGCATTTTCTACTTGTTTGTAAGTTGCGAGTTCCGCATCATATGATTTGCAAATTGCTTTTGCATCATCATAAGTGTATTTATTATTGTTTATATGAAATACCTCTTCTTCAGAAGATACAACTTCATCCGCAGGTGTTTCTTCGTTTGTAGTAGGTTCTTCATTTACTTCTTCATTTACTTGTTCCATTTCTTTCAAAAAATCTAAAAGTGATAAATTAAATACTTGTTTAAAAAACTGAATCAATACAATTATTACTAAAGTAACCCAAAGGATTCCTTCAATAAGAGCAACTGAAAATGGCTTATTTGAATCTAAAGGCACTTTAAATAAATACAATACTACATAAAAAGCAAACATTATAGCTATAACTGGTAATAATGAATAAGGACTATCTACATAGTTTACAACTGTGTTGTAAATTCTTTCTGTGTATTCATTTTGTTCGTCTTTTGAAAGTAAATAAAAAAATGTAATTAACATGAAAATCAACAAAATAGCAAACAAGAAATCTACAATTCTTCTTGCATTTGTCTTAAAAGATGACTCTTCTCCTTCTTTTTTATAAAAAATACCAAGTCCTAAATAAACTATCAAATAAACTCCAGTAAACCATCCAGCTATGATTAAATTATTTCTATTAAAAACAGAGTCTATCATATTTTCAAAATCTTGACTTGAGGTATCCGCATTATTTTCTAAATCTGCAGTTAAATTATTGTTTTCCATTTTATATTATAATTAGGTATTTTTTTTACGATAAAATAAACAATAAGCACTTGGTGTAACTAATTTTGACACATCTTTTATTATTTCGTGGTTCTCATCATCATAACTAATCCAAATGTTATCATAATTTTTTACAAATGCATTATAATGACCTCCTTGTGGACTTCCCATATGATTACATATACCAAATAATTCATATACATAACTATCTTTGTTGTATCCAAATACATACTTGGTTAAATCTAAATTATCTATTGGAAAATCTACAAGCTTGTTTATACGACGCATCCCATCAATACTAAATCTATTTAATGTGATAATCAAAATTGAGGGAAAATTCCAAAATATCATCCGTTTTTGAATATTCTCCTTTTTTCCTGTTCTCTCATTAAACCAAGCGTTATCTCCTTCCAAAAATTCTGGATGTGTAAACAAATCAAAACACCCATACAAATTTGAAGCTATTATCTGTTTTTCATTATTTACAAATATTGGCAAATCTAATATAAAATAGGTTTGCGGTGTTAAACTCTCTTGTTTATTAGTCTCCAACGACTTTATTTCTGATACATAAATACCATAAAACATCTTCATAACTTCTGAATACTCTTTTTTGTAAATATCTTTCAGCATCTTATAGCATACCACAGCTAACTTATCCGTATCATCTTCCACTTTTCCATTTATATTCATAGATACACCTCTTGATATGGAATTATGAATACATTCCATAAAGAATAGTAAAAACTCTGGTAAATCGTTTTGAGAATGACCTGAAAATAGTTCTTTATTCTTCAATTTAGCCAATTCTTTTAATTTCAAAACATATCTATTAGGAGAAACCACTCCATTACCACTCCACATTATTTGACGTAATTTATTCCATTCATCTAACATTATAATATCATTTTTGTTTTTTTCGTTTATTATATTATTTACATTATCAAGCAAACTGTTTAGTTCATATGTATTATTTAATACCTGTAAACAAGAATTTAAAAAGCACGTATTTCCAAGATTTTCAAGTCCTATATAACCCAAGTTTTTATATTTCTTTAATTCCATTAAATATAATTTAAAAATCTCTTTATATTTTATTCAATTAAAATGGATAATTTTGAATCAATTTTTCAAAATGTGCGTCAACAACTTGAAAATGAATTACTTCAATCAAATCGCAGAAATCAATCAAATGATGAAGATAGACAAGGCGAGCAACCATTCATAAATAATGTTACTTCCCTTGTATCCGATTATATGGGTGTTATTCGTTTAAATCAAGAGCTTATGTCTATCTTTAATTTAAATATGTTAACTATTATTGAATTATTAAGAACAGAGCAAAATAGAGTTGAAAGAGAAAGAAGGTCACGTGAAGAAGCATTAAGACAACACGAAATACGAGCTAATATTTTTGAACCAAGATATACAAGATTTCGTGCTCCAGATTCAAATATACGTGCTAATAATAATCGTCCTTTTCAATCACAATTAAATCAAACCTACAGACCACCTACTTTATTTGGAATTAGTGACGTTTCCAGAAATCTTCGCTCTACTATCCCTACGGTTATTACTTCTAATTTTGTTGGAAATTTAACACCTCGCAATAGAAATAACCATTTAGATGCAAGACACTTTTTTGGTGGTCTTGGTCCTGAATTAAGAGATGTCGTTATTCGTCCAAGTAATTCTGAAATTGAACGTGCTACTACAACATACACCTTCACAAGAGATATGGTGACATTTAATCACAGATGTTATATTACTATGGAAGATTTTGAAGAAGGAGACCAATTAAGAGAAATACGTCACTGTCGCCATACATTTAAAAATGATGCTCTCTTAAATTGGTTCCAAGAACACGTTCGCTGCCCTGTTTGTCGCTTTGATATTAGAGAGTATCAACCCGGTGCGAATGAAATGGAAGAAGGTTTGTTAGGTTCTCGTAATTCATCTAGGAATTCTCTTAACAGTTCGTCCGAGAGTATAGGAGGTAATAGCAGTGGTCCCTCATCTCCTTTGAATCAAGAAATTAATACAACCGAGAACTTTACAAATACTGATAATTCAGACCTTACTTCATTTATGACTGAATCTTTGGCACAAGATGTTTCAAACGGTATAAATGACATATTAGAAAATTTGGTAAATGATATATCTAATAATGGTCTCAACACACCATCTAATCTCCGTTATTCCCTAAGTGTTCCTATCATTTATCACGAATTTTTTGATTCATCAAATAACCTAAGCTTTAATAATCTTCAATTCAACGGTAGTCCTTAAAATAATAAAGAGAACCTTATTATTTTACTTTGAAATTGTAATATTTTTCATTATATTTTTGGCTATTTTTTCATTATTTTTATTATATTCTTCTTCTTCTGCTGGTCCAAGTGAATTTAAAGTTATTTCTGAAAATTTTGCGTTTTCTTCTGAATTCATTATTCCACAAGCTGGGTTCTCTTCACACCATAATGATATTTGTTCTGCGTTTTTATTTGTTACTGTATTTATTGCTGACTTTAACTTTGTTTTATTATCGTCTTTCATCCACTTATCATCATCCTTTATGTAAAGTGTTTCACGTTTACTATCCGTGCAGTGAAAAGGACGTTCTGTTTCATCAATATCTTTTAACGCATTTAAAAATATACGACTTATTCCATTTACGTGTCCCAAACTTCCTGTTTGTTCTAAATCTTTTAACTGTAATTGCAAAGAATTTACAAAGTCTGTTATATTTAGTGCATCCTTGCAGGTGTCATTTAAGAAGAAATTCAAGTTGAAATTTGTTGTATTATTATTTGTCGTGTTATTTGTGTTATTTGTTGTATTTGTTGTATTTCCTAATTTTCCTTCTTCCACACTTGTTATTATTTTTTCATTAAAAGCCTGTTGATTCTCGTGATGCTTTGTAATTATCTCATTTTGTGTTTTGATAATTTCTTTGAACTCTTGATTTTGTTTAAGTAACTCATTAACGACTATAGCACCACTTAATGGTATTTCCTCTTGATTAGTGGTAATAGTATTATCTATGTTCTCGTCTTCTACATACATACATTTTTGTTTATGACGATATAAACTTTGTCTTTGTAAATAAATCTTACCACATTCGCAAACAAATTTAATTTTATCATTTTCGGCATTTTTTGGCATTTTTTTTGTAAGCATCGTAAGCCGTTTATGTTTTGCAGTCAAAATATGTTTGTCATAATTACTTTTTTTACTGCATTCAAAATTGCAATTTTCACAAATATATTTTTCGGCATTTTTTGGCACTTTTTTTGTAAGCATATGAAGCCTATATTAGGCTTACATAAAAAATGCCTAAATAGTTTTTTTAATAATTAATAAATAATAAAAAAATATCAGTAACAAAAAAATATTAAAAAATATTTAAAATACCTGCATCACAGTTTCACTTATTTTTCGGCATTTTTTTTGTAAGCATCGTAAGCCTAAATTTTTTTGCAGCCAAATTATATTTATAAATATACTTTTTTATCTGCATTCATATTTACACTTTTCAAAAAATTATTTTTCGGCATTTTTTGGCATTTTTACGTAAGCCTCCCATGCTTACAAAAAAATGCCGAAATTGAGGATGTAAAAAAATATAAAAAAAAAGTTCAGTAACAAAAAAAATAAACATAAATCAAAATGACTGCATTATAGTCTAAAATGAAAAAACACGAAAAAATGAATCAAAATTCTATAACCTACTTTTTGAAATTGGACATTTTAAAAATGTCCATTTTCGAAAAATGAACATGAAGTTCTGGAAGAATATTAAAAGTCACTTTTTTAACCTTATCAAGTAATTGTAAAATAAAAAAGGTATATACAAAGGAAATATGGTAAGGATTTATATTTTCTTGAAAAACGAGGTAAGAGTTTGAATTTTATGTTTTTCGTTGTAAATTTTTTGTAAATGACTTTCAAATAAAATTGACTTGATTTTTGTAGAGCAATATTTTTCTTTCTTTTTATTAAACTCTTCCAAGTCTATGAAATCCCTTTTCATTTTATCAATATCACAATTATAATTTTTTAAAGATGCATTCTGTTTATACATTTCATAAATGTGATGTAAAGCTAATCCATAGAGTTGTTGTAGTGGTTTCATAATTTGATTCGTAATGTAATGATTATAATCAATTTTAATTTTATTGTTAATAATAAAATCAGGTGTTTCTATTTTATCTCCCATTAGTGCTTTGTTGTTATCATTACAAATAAATACAAATTTAATTCTATCACCAGGCTTAGGTTTATTTCCAGGTTCTCTTTCACCTATTCGGTCGGCTAAGACTTTATGACCGATTTGATTTGGATTTTTATAATCACTTCGTAAAGCTTTTGTAATTGCTAATTTATCCATAGAGACTTTACCATCAACAAGATTATTCAAAGAGGTATTTAAGAAATCAATAGATTTTGAAATGTCGTTTTCTTTCATAAGGATATTTAAAATCCCACCATATATGTCTTTCAAATAATCACAAGAATCTCTTCTTTTCAAAGATAGACCCATATATTTTAAATAGCCTTTATTTGGGTCATCTTCATAAAGCATACCAACATATCTTTTTTTAGATAACAAAATGAAAGGCATAAGTGTTTTTTCATATTCCAAATACATAGGAGCTTTCAACCACATACTGCATACCTTTTCAACATCCAACGATAATTCAATAGTAATTTCAAGAGCTTTCTTACCTCTGATTTTTTCACCAGTAAATGGGTCTTCAAGATTAAATGTATAAAACACCGAATCTGTATCTCCATAAACATATTCTGCACGTGTTCTAACTTCTCCATAGTCTTTAGTTTTGTGAATGCGATTTCCATAGATATTTTCAATCATTTTCATAGCGTATATAATCATCATTCTACCTGTAGCAGTTGTAGAAGCAGCAACATCTTTTTCATAGAAAGTGGATGTTTTGGAACCACATTGACCATATAGAGAGTTAGCTGTGACCTTATAACCAAGTTGTCTTTTATCTAAAATATTTTGCATAAAGGGGTCCTTTTCAGTTTTAATCATTTTTCGTGTATCCTTTCTTGCTTTGAGAAGTTCTGTCAAAATAGAAGGCATAATGGATTTTTGATTGTTTGGAAGTTGAGCCCATCTACATATTTTCTTGCCGTTAATTACCTTTTCTTCTCTTGATGTTTCAGTTTTTCTGACATATTTATAGGTATCAAATTCTATGTCAATATATTCATAATCAGGTAAGTTGTCGTAAACATAACTTCCATCAGGACCAGTTTCGCCAGTTTCTTTTATGAGGTTTCCTTGTAGGTCATATTCTTTGGTCCATACTTTACTATCGTGACTATAATTTTGTGAAATCATAGAAGAGGGATAAAGAGAAGCATAATCAACACAAGCTACTGGATTATCCATATACATAGAGCATTTTGGAGGTAAAACAATAGCTCCTTCATAACCATCTTTGTCTTGAGACTTTTCAATATCAGGCATTAGGGTATTTTTTTCTCTGCATTTCTTTGCAACATAACTAGTAAGTTTGATACCTTGACCTCGGAAAATCAAGAAACTAATTGGCACACTACAAATACGAGACATCTCAACAAAGCCGGTGATTACGTCAATTTTATTCATCAAATGATGAACGAGGTTACAATCTTGAATACAGTATTTTGCTACAACTGCTCTATCAGCAGAAGAGCCATTAGCAAGGCGGAAAATATCTTGTGGAGTAACATCGTCTTTTGCCATAGTCCATTTAATAGATTTTGTGCTATCCAATATAAGTTGTTTTTGAATAATTAACACATTTAATCCGTCTACATTTTCAACGATTTCCAATACTTTGAATTTTTTTCCATTATCATAGTAGTCGCTTGTAAATCCACTTAATTCAATATGAATAAAATCTCCAGAGTGAAGACCCATAATATTTTTACTATGTAGTTCGGTGCATTTTCCGTAAGTAGGATGGTCTATAGACTGCACTTTTTTGATAGAGTCTGAAATATACTGTCCTGCAACGTCATCTAATTTATAAGATGATAAATTAAAATCACGACGGAAATAGGCATACATATCAATTTGTAATCTTCCTTTCATTTTATAATATTGCAAATCGTATTCTCCGCTTGCAATTTTCAACATAGTTTTTTCCATTTGGTATCTGTTATTAACTTCATTAGCAGCAACTTCGTCTTGCACTCGTGAAAGTTGAAGAAATTCTTCTTGACAACGTAGTTCATCGGCACGATTAAACATAAAGCTATAATCAAAACCAAAAATATTGTAACCAATAATAATATCGGGGTCTTCTCTTTGGATAAGTTGAGTCCAATTTAATAAGACTTCTCTTTCAGTATCATAACTTTCAATTTCACAACCTTCAATAGGGTCACAACTACCAAGAACAATACAGTGATTTAAATATGGTTCCTTTTTTCCATAATTTAAGAAAGTAGAACCGATAAAAGTTACCTTATCGCCTTCAAGAGGAGGAAACAAACGGGTAAGGAGTTCATTTGTTAATTGTATTTTTTCATCTCTTTTTAATTGCGTGGATAACAAGACTTGTATCAACTTATCTTTTCTGTCAATAAAGATTTGTCTCTTGTATTTAAATCTTTTTTCTTCAAGGATGTCACCTGAATTGTCTTCTCCTTCTTCGTTGTTATCATACATAGTTTGGTGAAAGTTATTCATTTGTTCCATTATGTCGTTAATTTTAATGAGTTCGCTATTGTCTTCCTTTGTGTTCATGGTTTTTGCCTTATGAAAGGCGTATTTTAATAAAATATCAATACGTTCTTTAATGTCTTCCTTTGTAATTTTCTTCTTTGGATAAACAATATCAATATCTTTTAATTTTCCATATCCGAATGCAGTAAGAAGGGTCATTTCAAGAAATTTGTTGAGCTGTTTTTCATTAGATGGTATATCCATTTTGGGTAAAAACGCATCAACAATATTGGTTGCAAGTCTTTTGTAATCTTTTTTAGGCACAGGAAAATCACCGTGACTACTACTAGCCTCAATATCATAACTACAAATTTTATAAGGAACTATAGCTTCCTTATCGTTATTAGGGTGTAGATTGTATAGTGAGATGACATATTCATAAGTGCAAGTTGTGGTTTTAACACTTGGTTTTGTCGTATTATTAAGCTTAAAGTCAACCCATCCAGAAGGACTAATAGAATAAATATGAAAATATCGCAAAAGAGGTAATAGATTAGATTCGTATAATTCTAGGTTGGTATTGTTAAAAAGAAAGGGCTTTTTTACTTTACCTATGTATTCTCCTTTACTGTTATGTTCGTATTTATACCAAAGATTTTTACACTTTTTCATAGCAGTATAATTTTGAAAAGATATTTTTATAAAGTTGTGTTCTTTTCCGCCAGAAAATCCATATAGTTTCTTATGTTGCACCAGTTCACAATTTTCAATATCGTTGAATGTTTTCTTACTAAAATAGTCAGGGTGATTGTATTCAAGTTTGGTTCTTTCATTTAGTGTTGATAAAAAGCGTTTTATGGTTGTTTTCGTCCAGTTGTCTGCTACTTTAATAAAGAAGAATGGTTTATAGTCTTTTACATATAAACAACAAGTGTCACCATTTTCATTAATGCCAAACATTTGAATAATAAAACCATTATTTTCAGAAGAACCGTTACTGTGTTCATCGGAGGAACTGTCATCACTTGCGCTATTTTCATTAATACATCCATCGTATGTATGGAAGTCAAAAATACGAAAGCTTTTATTAACGACTCTTTTCTTCATATTATTACTGTAAAGTAAGTTTTATATAATTTAGGTTAAAATAAGGTAAATATATCAATTTTTTATATAAATTATAAATATAAATGAGTAGTAAATATAATGTAGAAAGTATACCAGCAGATGTGCCAGTTGGAACCGTAGTTTTTTTTGCCGGAACAGTTATTCCTGATGGATGGAAGGTTTGTAACGGTGGTTCTTTTAGCGATTCTGTGTTTGCAGATTTGTTTAATGTATTAGGATACTCTCAAGGAACCTTTTTTACGTTGCCAAAGTATCCAGATTATGATGACAACGGATTTCTTAGGTGTAGCACAACCGCAACATCCGCAACAACAGGTGGCGGCAACACTACGACTATTCAATATGCGCCATCCCATAATCATAATTCTGTTTATTGGAATCATAATCATAATTTAGATAATGAAAAGGCAAATAATAAATGGCAATTTTACGACGATCCCCTTAATGGGGGATATCCAGAGTATAGAACTATAGGTAATGCTGGAATGCAATCAGATTCAAATGGAAAAAATTATTTTGGAAATTCGTTAGCAAATGGTTATACAAATTATGTAGGCAATAATAGTACCGATTCTGTAACTTTAAACCCACCTTATTTGAAGTTGATGATAATTATAAAAATTGGAGATGCAAGCTAGAAATCCATTTATTATTTTTATTTTAATATAAAAATTAATATAAAAATAAAATAGAGTAACAAATATATGACAACCTCAGGTTCTTCTTCTGCTGCCGAATTATATCCTGATGCAACACTTCCTACAGGGAGTATTATTCCAATAGTAGACGCAAATCTATATGGATCAGCCACAAAAAATAAATATTTACAAGAGGCTTGGTATCCGTGTAATGGTGATCAACTTTCCACAAGTAATTATGGAGATCTTTATGAAATTATAGGTTCACAATTTAACACCGGCAACGAATCTTCTGGCTATTTCCGAGTGCCCAATTTAGAAAATCGCATACCTTACCCCACCTCCAACAATAGTGCAAATATAGGAGCTACAGGAGGTTCAAACTCAGTAACTTTAACACAAAATCAAATTCCAAAACATCGTCACACGTATACTATGGAAGCTCACAAACATTACGTCGATATTTATAATGATGATCTTAATGGATCAGGAGGAAGTTATAGTTTTTATAAGAAACAACACGTTGGTATGAGTGCAGATTCAGGTAGTGTTTGGCCTGTAAAAACTGCTTGGAGGGATGGAGTTTCTATGACTAGCGGAGGAGTAACAACCTCTGTTGACCCTATAGACATAACACCTGCGTCATGTAAGGTGATTTTTTTTATAAAGACATAATATAATTATATTTTAATATTTATATTATGAGTAATTTTGTTGATAATGAAGATTACATAGAAAAATATACAGAAAGTGCAAATAATTCTGCAACAGGAATTTTAATGCCTGTGGGTTCAATAATATTTAGGCCCGCTACTTCTAATACCCAAAATCCCCCTGATGGATATTTACTGTGTAATGGTGCTTCCCATTTTAGGTCAACTTACAGTAGGTTATATGCAGCAATTGGAACATCTTTTGGTGCTGGAGGTGGAAATACAACATTTCAGGTTCCTAATTATGATGACCGCTTTTTAATGGGTGGTGATTCGAGTTTGACTTTAGGGCATAATTACGTTGGTGGTAATACAATTTATATATCAAGTAATAACATACCGTCTCATACTCATTCATTTACATCACCAGGACACGATCATCAATATTATTATACCAGTTATGGTCATCAGTTTTATAACGACGATTTTAACGGTGTAGGCCCATCCATGTCAAACGCTGATGATCACCATATGGAAGCTTCAGGTGCGAATAATGCATTTACTCAAACGGAGTATACAAATGCCAAGATATCTTTTATATCCACAACGGCAGGTAGTGGTTCTTCAGCGACATCTATAATACCACTACATAATGATGTTATTGCTTATATAAAATATTAATATGGTTTCATTTTAAGGTTTATAGGGTCGACTACAGCTTCAACCCAGCCAGTAACAATATATTTATCTTTATTAATTGGCATACTACCACAGTGTTGATAGGTCCAAGAAGATGGAAATAAGAGTAAATTACCTTGTTTAGGTCTAATTTTGAAATTATCAAATAAGGTTTCACCTCCTTCATTTTCATTAAAATCATTTAAATACCATATATAAGTCAACCCTCTTATATAAATGTTTTTTTGATCTTTATAAATAGACGAGTCATCGTGCCATAAATAATAACCTTCATTTTTATTGTATTTTTGAATTTGATATCCTGAGTCTGTAATATTATTTCCAAAAAAAACCTGTGGTAATGTCTTACAGTTGGTTGATAAGAAATCTCTATATTGCTGTATTCCTTTTTTTAAACATGTATATAGTGCGGTGTCTAGTCTTTTGGTTTGATTTACAAGCTCTGGTCCTAGTGACGGATTACACATAGTATTAAGATGAATTTCAGAAGTGAACTTGGCATTTGTATTTCCAATAGTATTACCAATTCCTTGGTGTAGTTTATTTTCTTCAAAATATTGGATCAGTTCATTACAAAGGTCCTTGTCAAGTGCATTTTCAAATATTCTAACATATTTGTCATCTATTAAACTATTAAATAGTGGTAAATGAGAGCCTTGAGTGCAAGTTTTATTGTATAAATCATCAACTTTTTGTTTAATAGACGATTTAATTTTATTTTGAACTAAGTTATTACTGGAGTCAATATAAAAACAAGTATTTTTAGAAAAATCAACATATTTTGAGTTTCGATTATCAATACGGTAGATTGTATTTGTTTCTTCATCTAAAAGTTTATTATCTCCGATATTGGTTAATGTTTTTGTTGTTGTAGTTTCGTATTTATTTTCTAATTCATCTGACAAATTTATGAGTTTTTTTCTAAAAATATTACAATTTTCAGGATTAGATGTGCTATTATTGCTTGTTAATGATTGGTTTTCTTCTACTTCAGTCATAAAGTGTATAAATAATTAAAGTAGTATTAATTATTTATGTTATTTATTTAAATAATTAAATTAATCAAAATAGTTAGATTGTAGTTTATTAGCAAAGTTCATCAAGTCTTCTTTATTTCTGGTAGGTTCGCTGTATGAATAATATTTACCATTTTTAATTCCACCGATAGTGGGATATCCATTTACTTGAATAGTTTCATCATTATTTAAAAATTGTCTTCTTAATTCCTCAAGTTCAATAGGCTGATGAACGTCTTCAATTTCTTTAAATTCAAACTCGTCAGGTTGTTTTAATAAAATTTCCTCTTTCATTTCTTTCCATGTAGGTTTTAAGTGTTGACAGTGGCCGCACCATTCAGCAAAAACGAGAATAAGTATAACTTTAGGTTTTTCAGAAACTTTTTCTAAAATGGTTTGATGAAGTTTATCGGATTTAGGTTTGGAGGGAAGTCTTTTTTTAGTTTTTTTACTGGACTTTCTACGTTTTGATGCTTTAGAAGGTTTATTTTTAGGAGTTTTGGATTTTTTACGAAGAGTTTTATTTTTACTTGGCATATACATTAAAGGTAGATTTTGATTTTTAAATTTAATATCCTATAATAATATATAATATGACTAAAATAAGAAGTTTATTTTTGTTATTTCTAATTATTATATTTTTATTTGGTCTTTATGTTACTATGTTCCATGAGTCATTCGCTCAAAGAGAAAATATGGAAACATCTGATTGTCCTGATTTATTAGTAAAAGAAAATAATGTGTTATTGCTTTATAATACTAAATTACCAACAGGAAAAAACAATCCAATTCCATTTTTTAATTTAGATGAATATATAAATTATTTGGAGGGGGAAAGAAAGAAAGGGAAAAAGTGTCCTATATTATTTTTACAACAAGAAACGAATGCACAGGGAAAGAATGTATATCGTGTAAGAAAAAATCCTTTCGACCAGGAAGGAGGTTTACCAACTGATTTCATAGACCACGAAAAAGTAACCCAAAGACTAGATGCAAGCAGAGATAGACCTCCATATAACACAGATATGTATCCCAGTTTTGACCCTATGGGATTACATATTGGTGATTATACAGAGGTAGATGCAGTTCACGATATGACAAGTGAAAAGAAGATAAGTGATAATCCTATGGATAAGAACTGGGCGGGAATCACATATACACAACAAATGGTAGATACAGGTAAATACGAAAAAAGAGAATTAACCAAACCTACTTTATTTAATCCCAAGGGAACTTTTTACAAAGAAATAGAGCATCCTAACGGTCCTCCTAAAGATTTTTTATAATTTAATATTTATTTTAAATATATATTAAACAAACGGTGTATAATTTATAAATGCTAAGGCAAAATTATGGATTTGTAATGAAGTCAATAAAAAAAGACCGGAGTTTGAAACCGGTAAAAGATAATTTACAAAATAAAACGTATATTGTATCAGGTGGCACAAGAGGAATAGGGTTTAATATAGCAGAAAAGTTATTAAAAAAGGGAGCAAATGTGGTCATTATAGGTAAAACAAGTGTTCCTCATCCAAGATTGGAAGAAACTATATTTACAGCAGCAGCTAAGTTAAGAGGAAATATAATTTATCCAAGTTCAAAAGTATTTGGAATGGTTTGTGATATAAGAAATAAAGAAGAAATAGATAAGGTAATTGAAGATACATTAGATATAACTGGAAAAATAGATGGTGTAGTCTTGAATGCAAGTGCTTTATGTTTAAATAATACATTAAATCAAACAGAAAAGGAAGTAAAATTAATGAGTAGTGTAAATATAAATGGAACATATTTGTTCGGTCAAAAATGTTTGCAGCATATGAATTATAATAAAGAAGGTCATATGTTAGTAATTTCTCCTCCAATTGAAATGTTGAATACATATGAATGGTGGGTGCCAAATTTGTATTATAGTATGTCAAAATTTAATATGTCATTAATGGCAAAGTTTTGGAATAAAGAATTCTCGAACATAGGTATAAATACGTTATGGCCCCGAACAACGATAAATACAGCTCCTGTGAGAAACTTATTAGGAGGAGAAGAAATGTTAAATATTTCAAGAACTCCAGATATCATGGGAGATGCCGCTTGTCATATATTCCGCAGTGATCCGAAAGTATGTAATGGAAAAAACTTTATAGACGATGAGGTATTAGTTTCTTTAGATAAAGACGTGGAGAATTATCGTGTAAATAAAGAAGTAAAAGAGAAAGATTTAATGCCGGATTTCTTTTGTTAGATAAAAAATTGATATTTTCTGACCTACAAGAAAATATTAATGAAAAAAAATGTTTATTCATAATACGAAATATTATACTTATATGGGAACTCATTATCATAAGAGTTTTCCGTTAAGGTGGGCGATGAAAAATAAGGTTGGGACAGGTATAAGTTGTGAAAATTGTATATGCTTCGCAACGGAAACAAATTTTTGGGGTGAAAAGGTGTATATGGGTTATTGTTTAAATTGTGCGGAATATACTTATGAAAGAAAGAGAAGAACGTATCATAATATAGAAGGAGTAATAGAAACAACTCCAGAACAGACTCCAGAGCCAGAAGAGTATGAGGAAGAGGAGGATGAGGAGGATGAGGAAGAAGACTATCAAGAAAATCCTTGGTATACTGATGGCTATGATTCTTATTAACGGACGTGTTTTTCAAGATTATCGTAGTATTTATGTTCGTAATGATAATCTTTTGCATCAGCAGGTTTAAAATAAATAATGTGTAAGATTTCTGGGTTTTCAGTTTTAACATATTTGATTGTATAGTCTTTCATATTTTGAGGTTTGTATAAGTTTAAAAAATAATTAGCTTCTGGATGTTTTTTACATATAATCATCAAATTTTCATAATCTTTTTGGTCTACATTTAAATTAACAGTTTGAATAAATTGAGTTTTCCAATCAATTGTAACGTTAATTTTCACGTAGTCTTTTTTTTCAAGTTCGTATAATAATCCTCTTAAATAATAATCCTTATCACTAGTATTCATTTCTTTATAGACCACTTCAATACCAACACTAAGCATATATTTATTTACCTTTTCAATTTCTTGTTTTGTAACTTTATTAATAAGTAATGATTTTCCGTTTTCATTTTCTAAATATTTGTCTTCAGTCATATACATAAGACCGTTTACGAAAATTTTTTTTACGTGTTCGAAGACATTTTCAGCTGTGCACGCTTCATTATCTCCAAGTTGTAAATTATAAGAAAAGGGTTTTTGAACTGGTTGTAAAAATAAATTTTCAATAGTTAGTTCAGAATCATTCATAATAAATAATAAATAGATTTAAAAAATTGAAATAAAGAGTTATTCCAAATAAGGAAAAAAGAAAATGAATTTACTAAGAAAGAATCAACAAATAGCGGTAGAATGTTCTAAAAACAACGATTTTAGCTCGGGAGTCCATTTTCATGCAACAGGAACGGGAAAATCTTGGATAGCATTAGAGTTAATATTAGAATACAATAAAAAATATGAAAACAGAAATATACTTTGGTTATGTGAGCAAAAGTCTATTTTAATAGAGCAATTTCATAGAAGCACGTTAAAAGAAAAGGGATATGATGTGGTTTTAAAGAAATTTTTAGTGATAGATTATACAGAAAATAAGCCAAACGATTGGTATCAAAAGGTAAATAGTGCAACATTTTGGAAAAAACCAATATTATTGATTATAAATCGTCAATTTTTAGTCTCTCAAAAGAAATATGAAAAAATAAAAATGAATATAGATTTGATAATTCATGATGAGTGTCATTCTATTCAAAATAACACTACACAGGAGTTTTATGATTCTGTGTTATCTAAAAATAATAATGTATCTTGTTTAGGTTTTTCAGCAACACCCTGTTTGGAGTATGCACCATATGATAGGATACTAAGTCAATATACAATTTATGATGCGTATTGTGATGATATAATTGTTCCGCCTAAGATAAAATGGGTAGAGAGTATTCATACGTTAGAAGACAAGGACTTTTTGGAAATATGTAAAAAAAGCATTAGAGACTTGGTATATAAGAAACTAATAGTATGGTGTGGAATTATAGAAAAGTGTAATGAGTTGGCAGAATTATGGAAGAAAGAGTTTAAGAATTTTGATGTGTATACTGATACGAGTGTTAATTCAAATGAAGAGTTTAGTTTCTATGCAGAAAAGGAGAAAAATGCAATCTTGTTTTGTGCTTGTAAGCATCGTGAGGGGTCTGATATTAAAAATTTAGACGGATGTATATTTTTAGATAAGGTAGAAAATAGAACTCCGAAAACGTTTGTTCAGTGTATTGGACGAGTGTTAAGAAAGGACAAATTAAATCAGAAGAAATTTGGTTTAATATTAGATTTGAAAGCATCAAGTTGTATAAAAATTTGTGATAGAATGAATGAATATTTAAGTGCAAATGTAAATTTTCCTTGGGATTATCATTATAGTGAAATAAGAATAAACAATAAACCGATATTTGAACACGAATTATTATTAAAACAGAAGTCGTTAGTATTGAAAAAATTAAAAGAAAGTAACATACAAAATATTGTGGATAAATTTGTTAAGAGTTGTCCTATGGATAAAGTGTATTTGCAACGATTGAATTATGAATTGAATATGATTAAAGAAAAGAATTTGGAAAGTTATTTAGTTCGTGCAGTAGAAATTTTAGAGATGACAGATTTTATACCTCATGTAACAAGAGGGTCTTGTGGTTCATCTTTGGTTTGTTATTTATTAGGTATAAGTAATGTAGATCCGGTAGAACATAATATCAGTTTTGCAAGGTTTTTGAATGAGTATCGCAGTAATTTGCCAGATATTGATTTTGATTTTCCACATTATTTGAGAGATGAGGTATTTCTACAATTAGAATTAGAGTGGCCGAATCAAGTAGCAAGAATAAGTAATCATGTTCACTGGCACGAGAAATCAGCTTTGCGGGAAGGATTAAGAAAGGTAGGAATAAACAAGCAAATACCAAAAGAAGAGTTGCACGAATTTATAGCAAGTTTATCAAAAGAGAAGCAAAAGCAGGTATTTAAGCATCAAGCAGAATTAGAAAATACATTTCGTCATTACTCGTTACACTGTGGAGGGATTGTGTTTTTCCACGAAGGTGTGCCAGAAGAATTACAATTAAATAAGAAAACCTTAAGTCAAATTATATATGATAAGAGAGATGTGGCAAATACAAAGAATTTTAAAATAGATATATTATCAAGTCGTGGAATAAGTCAATTAATGGGAATAGTAGGGAGAAATATAGATTTTAATGATTGTCCTTACGATGAAAAAACGTATCAAATGTTACAATCAGGAGATAATATTGGAATAACTTTGGCAGAATCTCCTTTAATGAGAAAAGCATTATTGATGTTAAAACCAAAAACGATTAGTGATTTAGCTGTTTGCTTAGCTATTATTCGTCCAGCTGCAAAAGATACAAGAAAGGAGGTAAATGATATAGATTATGGAACGAAGTTTATATTTGATGATGATGCAATTACATTATTGATGAATTATTTAGGTATTGACGAAGGGTTAGCAGATAAATTTCGTAGAAATATATCTAAAAATAGCTGGGAAGAAGAGGAAGAAGAGCAATATAAATCTCTTATAAATAAATTAGATTTGGCAAAAAGAATAGAATTAGAAGAACAACTGAAGAATTTGAGATTATATAGTTTTTGTAAATCTCATTCATATTCATACGCACAGTTAGTATATAAATTAGCATATCAAAAGGCACATTATCCTCGTGTATTTTGGGAGTCAACAGTGAAAAATGTATCAAGCTCTTATCGTAAGTGGGTTCATTTGTATGAAGCGTGTATAAATGGTGTAAACGTGCAAAGAATAATAAATAAAGAGACGGATTGTTCCATATATGCTGAAGCAAGAAAAAAAACATTTGATAATTTAAATTATGACGAACAAATGAGGCGATATGGATATTGGAATATGAAAAATGGTATGTTTTTCCCAAATTGTTATTTTTACAAAAAAGATGAAGAGTATTTATTTAATGGAATAATAGCAAGTATGCGTGTATTAAATAACAAACCAAAATTGTATGTATGTTATATAGGTGTTGCTCCACATAAGTATATAGAGTTGACAATTAAAAATAAGTATATTAAACCAAATCATTTTGGAATAAAAGGAAGAGCGATGTTAAAAAATGAAGTAGAACAAACTTATGAAGCACATATTGCAAAGTTTTACTAATCAACCTTCAATAAATATTTTTTAATATTTTCAATACAATTTTTGTTTATTTTTCTTAGTTTTCCTTTGCTGTCATATTGAATATTTTGTAAAAAATCAGGATTAGTAGTTAATTCTTGATAAAAACTAGAAAAATCAGGAAAATCTTTCATAATAGCAATAGCAGTAGTAGAACTAATACCAGGAATTTGGCATAATAAGATTTCTCCAATATTTTCAGGAGTAATGTTCTCTTTTTTTGTTTTCTTAACAACATTTGCATAGTTTAATACAGTATCAGGGATGATAGTATTTTCATTATCCGAAGTTTGTGAATCCTCTCCATCAGAACTTTCTTTTTTTTTAAAGATTTTTTGAAAAGGTTGGGTTAAATAATAGGGGATTTTTCCTTTGGCGAAATCTCTTTCAATTTTTTCTGAAATATATAAAATATATTCAGCAGTTTCACGTATAGTGCTTGTTCTTTGTATAGAGAACCCTTTAAAAAATTGCAAAGAAGTCATAGCAGAGTAAATTGTTTTTTTTTCAACGGGAGATTTAATATCAAATAATCTACCCTCCAGCAAATAAATGATAGAATGAGGAGGAAAATTGGAACTATTTAATAATCTATAGGATTGTTCTTCATATCGTCCGTCTTTAATAGAAGAGATTAAATCAGAAAAAGATTTTCTTTCAATTAATAATACATCTAAATCATCATCCGTTTTAATTAATATGTCACCAATATCAAGTGTATCTTTTTCTAAAATAATAGATGATGGTGTAGTTTGAGAACATATAATAGACCAACATTGTTCATAAAGCTTTTGTTCTCTAATGTCAATAATAATCTTCATAATAAATAATATAATAGCTTTTATTATATTGTTTTTTTGCTAATATATATCTTAAGCGATCTTGAAGTAAACGTTACCCTTGGTAGAACCGATATTCTTAGAAATATTTGTAGTGGAGGACAAAGGCATAGTCATTTCAGTTCCGTAGTTGGTGCGTCCGTGAAGAGCAATAGAAGTCCAGGAGTCACGAAGGTGCTTGGGTAAGCCAGACTTCTTGTTTCCTCCTCCTTGATTTTGGTTGGTGATTGTGCTAATAGATGCAGTTTTTTTAGTAGTACTCAATACCATTATATATAATTACTAAATATATTTTTTTTTTTATTTCTAAAAAATTGATTTATAAAGGATATTCTAAAAAAGGAATAAACAAGATGGACGAAGATATTAGAATTGAAAAAGACGATTGTGGAAAGGAGACATATTATTTTGATCCTTATAATCCCCTAAATAAACAAATAACAGATGAAGATATTAAAAATATTTTGAAGAGGTATGGTGTGGATGTTCCAATTTTCAACTATGAGTTGTATAAACGAGCATTTATTCATAGGTCTTACACAAAAAGGCCAGACGAAGAAAATAAAGAGAATGATATAGTGATTATGCCTAAACCAGATGATTGCTTAGCTTTATTCACAAAATCAAATGAACGATTGGAATTTGTAGGAGATGGTATTTTGGAATGCATTACTAAATATGAGTTATACAGAAGATTTCCTAAAGCGGATGAGGGTTTTATGACAGAAAAGAAGATTGCACTTGTAAAGAATGAGTCAATCGGTAGAATTGCTTATGAGATGGGATTACATAATTGGATTATACTGTCAAAACACGCCGAAAGCAAACAAATCAGAACAAATATGAAAAAGCTTGGTTGTTTGTTTGAATCGTTTATAGGAGCTATGTTTTTGGATTTTAATAAAATCAAAGTGCACGATGAGGAGAAATGGTTTGATAATTTATTTATAACCGGACCTGGGTTTCAAATGGTGCAAGTATTTTTGGAAAAAGTATTTGAAAAGCATGTAGATTGGATGAATTTGATTAAAAATGACGATAATTATAAAAATATTTTGCAAGTAAAGATACAGAAGGAGTTTAAGGTAACGCCTGATTATTTGGAAATAGACGTTCACGATGCAGATGTTGGCTATAAGATGGGTGTGTATTTATGTTTAGGACAGGCAATACATAATGTAAAGCATCACGATGCTATACCGCTAAATCAGTTTAGAAATTATGAAGATATTCATCAATTTATGTGTGAAAAGGGTAAAATTCTTGTGTTTTTGGGAGAAGGAGTTCACAAAATTAAGAAAAAGGCGGAACAAATAGCGTGTGAAGAGGCGATTAATTTGTTATCAACATTCTAAAAAATATTATTATAATATACGATGGACTTAGAACAAACCAAACTTTTTTTAATCAACTATTTTATTTATATTTGGAACTATATTGACGAGACGAATTTTTTATTACCTTTAGATGATTTATAGAATAATTTAAAAAAACTTTTAAATTATTGTATATTAACCTGTGTATTTAACGCTTGGATTTGTTCTTTTTTGTTGTATTCTTTCTCTTATTCTTAATCTTTCTGCAAAAGGTTCTTTTTGTTCCTTTTGCAACTTTGCATCCTTTTACTTTCTTACATTTATTGGGAGTTGCAGTCTTTTTTCCTAAACACAAATTTTTAGGCATTATACATTATTATTATATTTTATAATTTTTGATATAAATAATTGATGAATATAAACATTTATTTATTTTGGTATATAGGAGGAATGAAGTGGTCTAAAGATGAAAATCGTATGTTATCCGTAATGGAAATACCATTCATAAAAAAAAAGAAAAAAGGGTTTAAGTATTATATGAGGAGATTATGCAAGCTTTTTAAGAGTGAATTTGTTTATGTTTGAATATCAAGTAATTGATGAGGTCCTTCTGTTTCAAATAATACAATAGGTAGTTGTTTTTCAATATATGTAGCTTGTCCGTCTTTGGACCATTCTACTTGTAATACTCTTATTTCTACTCCATTTATGTATGCTCTCTGAACTGCTTCTTTATAAATGACATCCAAATTAGAGGGTTGGAAATGTTTTACATCTGTTCTTTGTATAACAAAACAAAGAATTGCACGATAATCAGTATTCAAGGCAATTTGTTCTAATTCAGTAATATGCTTTAATGCACGAGGACTGACAACTTCTTTTTTATTTTTTCTATATCCATCTGGAAAATAGGATATTTTCTCATTTATTTGACAAGATTGAATATAATCAAGATGTTTTTTTCTTTCTTTCTTTGGAAGGTCAACATAATCAGCAAGTGGAACATTTTTTATTTCCATATAAAATGTTTTGCCATTTTCATCAATTCCGGAAAAATCAAAACGCGAATTTAAATAGGAAACTTCTTTTTTAAAGGATTGAACGTTTTTTAAAAAGGGTAAGCAATTTTTTTCAAGACAAGAGTAAGCGATATATTCAGCGAGTTTTGGATTGATTCCAATATAGATGGTTTGTCCTTGTTCTTCAAAAACGGAAATTTCAACACGGTGAGAGCAAACTGTTTTTTTGCTTTCAACTTTTGATAAAAGGACAGTTGCTTCTTTATCAGCAAGTCCACAACAACCAAGAGAGGGACTGTGACCGAAAATTTGTTCTTGATTTTCTAATAAAACATCTGCAACATATGGGGTTTTACAGAATGCTGATGGTCTTTTTATAATAGACCCTTGTATAGTGTTCTCAATTTGATAAACAATCATTTTTCTTTGTTAATTTCAGAATTTAAGTTTACTTTATTCAATTTTTTATGATTAGATTAAATATATAACAATATAATATAATATGGAGACATTAATTCAACCTTTAGTAAAATTAGCAGCTCGTCCTACTCCAGCTGAAAATACAGGTTTTAAAATAAAGATAAATAAGAAATTAGAAGATGAAGGGGATAAGGAGAAACCGAAAATGAATATAATAGATAGAAGAAATAAAGGAAATGTGGACCGTAAACGTATATTAGAAAACTTAAAAAGACCAGTAGGTATAAAAAATGAATTAATAGTGCCAGAAGAAAATCAATATAGAGAAGAAAAAGGTCCAAAAATTACAAGTCGTAAAATAGTTATTCCAAATGATAATTTTGAAGAAGTAAAAGAACCAGAACCAGAACCAGAACCAGAAGAAGCAGAAGAGGAAAAGGAAGAAGCAATTGATGAAATAGTGAAACCACTAAAAAAGACAAAACAAATAGAAGAAATAAAAGAACCTGAAGAAAAGGAGGAGGCTAAGGAAGAAATAAAAGAACCAGAAGAAGAAAAAGAAGAGCCAGAGGATGAAACCAAGGAACCAGAAGAAGAAAAAGAAGAGCCAGAGGATGAAACCAAGGAACCAGAAGAAGAAATGGAGTCTATTCAAGCTCAAGAAGAGTTAGAAGAAAGCGAAGATAGTATTAACCGTGTAGCACAAGAGTTAGAAAAAGACGAAAGCATAGAACCAGAAAAATCAAACGAAAAAGATAAGTATATGTTAGGAGATGAAAATATTAAGCCAAGATTACCAGGAGAAAGAGAAAAGATAATTGTAAAGGCACCAACATATTATATGCATAACCGAAGAATATTTTTACAAAAATTAAATAATTTATTTTTACCTTTTAAAGATGAAATAAAGGATAACAAAACGATTGCATCTTGTGATTTGACAGGTTCATCAAGTAGATTTGATTTATTAACACATCAAAAAGTAGTGCGTGACTATTTAAATTTATATACACCGTATCGTGGTCTATTAATATATCATGGATTAGGTTCTGGAAAAACTTGCACTTCAATTGCTATGGCAGAAGGTATGAAATCAAATAAGAGAGTGTTTGTAATGACACCTGCATCATTAAAGATGAATTTTTTTAGTGAAATGAAAAAATGTGGTGATGAATTATATAAAAAGAATCAATATTGGGAATTTGTATCCATAGAAGGTAGTCCTGAATATGTAAAGGTGTTATCAAGGGCATTAAATTTAAGTCCAGATTTTATAGAAAAAAAGAAAGGAGCATGGTTAGTAAATATAAACAAAGAATCAAACTTCACAGAATTGAATACCACAGACCAATTAGCAATTGATACGCAATTAAATGAAATGATAAGAAGTAAATATTTTGATATCAACTATAATGGATTAAATCAAGCTAGATTGGATTTAATTACTGGAAACGGAAGTCGTAATCCATTTGATAATAGTGTAGTATTAATTGACGAAGCTCATAATTTTGTAAGCAGAATAGTAAACAAGTTGACAGTAAAAGCTAAAGATAAAAAGCCACTATCCATTCAATTATATAATTATTTATTAAATGCTGAAAATGCAAAGATCATTTTATTATCTGGAACACCATTAATTAATTATCCTAACGAGCTTGGGGTAATGTATAATATTTTAAGAGGCAACATTACTTCTTATTCTATACCTTTAAAACGCTCAAGAGAAGGTAAAGTAAATAAAGAATATATAATGCAGTTGTTAGATAAAAATAATATGAAAAATTTTGATTATGTGGAATACGGTAATAATATATTAGAAATAACTAGAAACCCATTTGGATTTATTAATACTAAAAAAAGAGGAGCTTTGAAAGGACAAACAAAGAAAAAGGGAGGAAAAAAGAAAAGAAAAACAGAAAAGAAATATCCTATTGCGGAACCAATTTTATATCAAAAAGAAAATCTTGAAGAAATGTTTGATGATGTAGAAGAAAGAGATTTACAACCATATACAGGAGGAGCTGGAGAAGTTATAGAAAGATATAATGGTGTAAAATTAGATGAAGCAGGAAACATTACTAATCAAGAATTCATAGATAATGTAGTTAAAATATTGAAAAAAGATAAGTTGGATATAGATGAAAAAAATATAATTCCAAATAAATATCAGTGCTTGCCTGATAAAACTGATGATTTTATAAATGATTTTATTAATGTAGAGACGGCGCAAATTAAGAACATAAATACATTTAAGAAGAGAATATTAGGATTAACATCTTATTTTAGAAGTGCTCAGGAAGGATTATTACCTACATTAATTAAAACAGAAAAGGATGAACCTTATTTTATAGAAGAAGTTGAGTTTTCTCCTTATCAATTTAGTGTATACGAAAAAATGAGAAAGCTTGAGGCAGATAAAACGGAAAAAATTAATAAAGCTAAAAGGATGAAAAGGGGGAATGATGATACACAAGATATTTTTGGTGTAGCAAGCACATATAGAGTATTTTCAAGAGCCTATTGTAATTATGTATTTCCTTATGAAGTAAAGGATTTGGTAAAACAGGATGTAGAACAAGAAGAATTAGAAGAAGATGTATTTGATGAATATTTTAATAAACCAGAGTTTGTAAAGAAAGCGTTGGAGGTAATAAACAAAGAAAAGGACGGTGAAAAGGAATATTTAGTAAAAGAAAAATTATTAGAAACAAGTCCCAAAATGTTAAGAATGTTACAAAATATACAGTCACCTGAAAATGATGGATTACATCTAATGTATAGTCATTTTAGAACTGTATATGGAGTAGGTGTATTTCGTTTAATTCTTTTAGCTAACGGTTTCAGTGAATTTAAAATTAGAAAAAGCGGAAACACTTATGTATTGGATGAAGAAGAGTTAGATAATAAACCTAAATTTGTGTTATATACAGGAACAGAAACAGCAGAAGAAAAGGAAATCATTCGTAATGCTTATAATGGAAATTGGGATTATATTCCTTTAGAAATAGCTGAAAAGCTTAGAAAGGTTGCATCAAATAATAATAATGGAGAAATAATCAAGTTAATGATGATTACAGCATCTGGGGCAGAGGGAATTAACTTAAAAAATACCAGATTCGTTCATATAATGGAGCCATACTGGCATAATGTGCGTTTGGAGCAAGTAGTAGGAAGAGCAAGAAGAATTTGTAGTCATCAGGATTTACCAGAAGAAAAAAGAAACGTAAAAGTATTTTTATATATGACGGTTTTAAGTCAAAGTCAGAAAACCGATAAAAATAATGTTGAATTAATGATAAGAGATGTTAGTAAATTAGATAAAAAGACAGTATTTTCTACAGATCAGACATTATTTGAAATTGCTAATATAAAGCAAAAAATAAATCAACAATTGTTAACATCAATTAAAGAGTCTGCAATAGATTGCTCTCTTTATAAGGAGGGTCATAAGGAGGAAAGTTTAGTTTGTTATGGCTATGGTAAGGTTGAGTCAAATCAATTTTCATCATATCCAAATTTACAAGAAGATATGGTAAATAAAGAACAAAATGAAGTAAAAAAAATAAACTGGACGCCGATAATAGTAACCATAAATAAAATAGATTATGCTCTAAATGAAGAAACAAGGGAACTATATGATTATGAAAGTTATCAGGCAAACTTACAAAATAATGGCGAGATGTTGTTAGTAGGTAAATTAATAGGACAAGATGGTAAATATAGAATAAAGAAAGTATAAAATAATATTTAATAATGATGAAAATATTATTTATAACAAATTAAAAGCTGCGGTGAGCGAAAGCTTCAGCAGATAACTTATAGTAATAAGTATCAATATCATCAACAGCAATAAGTGTGGTTCCATCAGCAAAAACAATTTTTACATTAGCTTTTACTGTTTGATTAGTGCTTGGATTTACAAAAGAGGCTGTTTTTAATATTTGAGAGATTTTTCTATTTTCAATAGTGCCATTACTATCTGTAGCTAGTGCAGTTGCTTCAGCGTCAGTATAAATACTAATTTTTACACCACAACAAGTTCCAGATCTAAAGTGATTTGTCATCTCAGTATTCAAAGCATCATGATTAGTTGTATTCAATTGTGTAGCCATTTATAATATAAACAAACATTTTTTATGATTGTAAATAAAGATTTAAAGTTCCCTAAATAAAATATTAGTTGATTGTAAATATATATTTTAAAAATTAAAATATAAAAACATTCCAATTTAACAAGTATAATTGAAAATGAACGAAGATAATAATGTGTTGACGATCAAAACAGTGCAAATTCAACCAATAAGGAATATGATAACAGCAATAAAAGATATATTAACTGATGCAACTATTACCTTTACCAAGGAGGGAATGAAAATTATTAATTTTGACAAAACTCACACAATATTAGTAAATGTGAATTTAAAATCGCAAAAATTTGAAAAGTATGATTGTGAACCAGACAAAATTATTGTGTGCGCTAACACTTTGCATTTGTTTAAGGTTATATCAACGATGTCAAATGATGATACTCTTTCTATGTATATTGACAAAGGAGACTATCATGATGGAATTGTTTCCTTTTTAGGTTTACAATATGATAATGGAGATATAAAGCAGTGTTATAGTCAAAAATTGAGATTAATTGAGCCTGATATGGATGAGTTAGTTGTGCCGGATGTTGAGTATTCAACCGTTATTAATTTGCCGGCTTCAGATTTTCAAAAGATTATTCGTGATTTGAATGGTATTTCAGACAGAATTGAAATAAAGTCAGTAGGTAATGATTTAATATTTTCTTGTGATGGTTCATTTGCTAGTAGTCGTATATTTAGGTCAGAATCAGATGGATATATGAATTTTATACAAAAGTCTGATGCGTCAGTTATTATTCAAGGAGAATTTTCATTAAAGAGTCTTAGTCATTTTATAAAATGCACTCCTTTATGTACGCATTTAGAAATGTATCTTGGAAATGATTTACCTTTAATTGTCAAATATGATGTTGCATCTTTAGGCGAAATTAAATTATGTTTAGCACCTTTACCTCCAAGTTAAATTCTGCAGTTAATTTATATTATGTTAAAAATTTTGATAATTGTATTGTTAATTATAATAGTAGGCGCTACTGCATACTATTCCGGATATTCAGCATCATCAAACGAAGAAAATGAAAAAAATGAAGAAAAAATAGAAGAAAAACAAGTAGATGGATTTTCATTTGATGGTATTCCATATGAAGGATTAGAGTCTTCTATGATTATTGAACCATTAAGATTTAAAAATCTGAGAAACAAAGTTGCGAAAATAGAAAAACAAAAAAGTTCAGAACCGAGAATATCTAAACAGATAAGTCGTTTAGAAGGCGATAGTATAAGTGAATTAAAAGGTGATGTAGCTAGACTTGAGAAAAAAGTAAATGAAGTAGATAAGAAATCAAAAGACGAAGATAAAAGTCTATATTCTAAATTTAAAAATTATATGACTAAAACAACTGCAGAAAAGAATTTTAAAGATATAGAAAACAAGACAACAAGTCTAATTAATAGTAAAAATAGTGATAACGATAAAAAATTAAAAAAGATTGCTTTACAACAAAAAATGGATAAAGCAAATATTGAAGCAAAAGATGCAGCTCAAGCAAAGGCATTAAATGATAATTTTAAAAAATATGATTAAATGGAAATAGTTTTTTGATTTGTAACATTAACTGAACCTGTAATATTTGTTTTTTCAATATTTTTTATTTCAGTATAAATAATATTTGTTTTTGGTAAAGATTTATGTTTACTATGTTGCTTACATAATAAAGCGCCTTGTGTAATAATTTGTCTTTTTTGTTTTTTATCTAATTTCTGATTAACTGGTAAAGAAGCAATAACATGAGAAGAAGATTCACCAGACAAATGAAACCATAAATCAGATGGATTGGAGGAATCAATAATGTCAAAATTATCATTTGCGTTTTGACCGATTTTGAATTCTATTTCTTGATTTAATGCAGCTATTAGGCGATTTTCAATTTTCATATTTTCATATTTTTACTAAAAAATAATATGAAAGTTTTATCAATTATTTAATATTAATGATTAGTTTACGTTGAGAAGTAATAGATTATATTTATTCATAAATTTCGTTCCTTTTAAAACTCTGGTTCATGCTTTTTAAATAAACATCCTTGTTTTGACAAATTATTAATATTTACAATTATATTTGGATCTTGATGTTCTGAAGTGCTCATCCAAATTTTGATAATACAAAAATTCTTTTTTGGAGAAATAGTTATTCCATTAATAAGTTTTGAATGTTCTTCTTTTACTGTTAGTGATTCACCACATAACAAAGAAAAAAGTTTTTTCCATACTTCTGGAACATATTTATTTGTCACCTTATATGAAAAACAGCCTCCATGTCTGTTTTTCGTATCTTCCCACATAGGTGTAATGCCTTCTCTCATAACGAATAACATACAGTTTTTAATAACATTTTCAGGAATTTTTTCGTTTAAACCTACGACACTTTCTACTTTGTTAATTGAACCCATTAAAACTGTATAACTAGATAAACTCCAGTTATTATCTTGTGGTAAATGGTAATATAAATTCCATTTACCAGCTAAAGAATGAAAAGAAGATGGAATACATGCAGAATCCATTTAGCTTACGCTTATAGTATATATTAATAAAAAACTTTATATGCTTTATTTTTTTATTGTTACTATTTCGTATCCTTTATCAAGCAATCTAATAAACTGACCGTCTTCCAAAGTAATTTGATTTATTTCGTTATCCATTATTTCAATTGAGTATTTATAATCAAAAATAAATGGTTGAGATTGATAACTTAAAATCATTAAAATAAAACAAGCACTTAAGAGTTCATTATTTTTAATAAAATAGGATTTATCTAAATTTAAATCAATAGATGTCTCCATGTTTGGATGATGGTAAGAAATTTGTAGAAATGGATTTTTTACTTCTTTTGTCTTTTCATCAATATTTCGTAAATATTTATTGCGAATAATTTGATAATCATTTATTTTTAAAAATATTAAACTATAATTTTTTGTATCGTAAAAGTTACTTTTTGTTTCAATAAAATAATTTATATAATTTAAATTTTTTAATTCTGTTTCATTAAAATTATAAAATGTTTGATCTAAATAACTGATAAGGTGTAAACCGTAACCAACATTATCAATATGCACGAAAGCAACCCAGTTATTTTGAAATGGAAAAGTATAATAGTTATATAAAATAGAATGCACGTAACGTATGCAAAATAGAGCGTAATCAACAATTAATGTTATAGCAGGATGGTGATTATAAAAAACTTTCCACGTATCATCAACAGCACAAGAAACTGAAGTAAATATTGAAAAAATACTAACAACCAGACTTTGGCAAAGACTATATAATTCACTGGTTAGCAACATTATTATTTTTATAACATAGTTGTGTTTAAATAATTATATTAAAATATATTTCATAAAATTATTTAAATATTTTTTATTATTAAATTCAATATGCTAGGTCTTCTTATTTTAGGATTTATATCTATTCTACAAGCTTTTACTATGAAAAGTTTTATGAAAAATCAGTATTCAAAACTAGTTTTTGATAGGTCGTTATTGATTAAACAAGAAGAGCCTTGTGATATTTTTATAGTTGTGTTTCCAGGATATAATAAAAATGCGAATTCATATTTAAATCTTTGCAACAAAATTCAAAAAAAGACAAAGCATTCAAATATAAATGTTGATTTTTTAATTTTAGATTATTTATTAAATATTCCATTTAATGGAGATAAACAGTGTAAATACATTACAGATAATTTGTTACCATATTTTCAAAATAAAAATATAAGTTATAAATCTTTGTATTTTATGGGTCATTCTGCAGGTAGTTTTTTCAGTATAAAAGAAGCAAAAAGTATGAGTGATGGTTTTATTCAACTGGGAAGTGTTTTAAATTCTAAGGGTGTTTTACCTTGGGAAAAAGAAAGTCTTCAAGAATATCCAATTCCGATTTTAACTTTACTTGCAGAAAAAGATGGTTTAATGAACCCATTTTATGGTATGTATGAATATGACGATATAGATGATAGAATAGATATAGATAAAAGTATTGTAATTGAGAAAGGAGTAGACCATTTTCAATTAAGTGATGGTGAAATAACAGACATAGCTAAGGCGTTTAAACAAAGAAACATTTATTCAAATTTAAACACACAAGACGCACAGAAAAGAATAGTAAATACTGTTTCCAATTTTTTAGCTTGGCCTTATAATGAGACCTGTTTTGTAGAATTGTATGATAAATTAGTTTACAGTAAAGATGTTATAGATGAGTATAAAAGTCTTGAATACGATGAAACTAATATGATTTCATATATTCAATATAATGTTTTTAAACCCAAAGTTTTTCAGCCAATAAATGTAACCGTTCATAAAAAAGAAAATATTTTAGAATTTTTGAAAAGTAAGCCATTCTATAATGGTAATGGTTCTTTTGACGCAATTTACTATAAAGAAACTATTTTAAATCCATTTTATCCATATGTATCACAGCAATGTTGTATAAAATTGAAAAATCAACATTCTGTGAAAAATGATTACACATTTAAACATAACAAGTTAGGGAAACCTATTACAGCATTAGATGTAAATAAAAAATTAATATATTCAGCTTTAGAAAGCAAAAAAATAGACACGAATAATGTAAATATAGTATTTTTAGAAGATAAAATCACGCAAAATGATAGATTTGGAACACTTAATTGGTTGAAAGAACACGTAGATATTAATTATGTAGAAAATAATAAAACTTTGATAATTCAAAGTCCAGTCTATATAAATGATGATTTTCCTATAGAAGACTATTCTAATTTATATTATATGAAAACAATAACACCTCAATTTGCTTATGAATTAGTTACTTTATACTTTTAATATATAAATATTTAATAAATATATATATTAAATGAAAAAAGGATTATTTATATTTCATAGAGATTTTCGTATTATTGATAACAAAGGATTAATTGAGGCAAATAAAAGTTGCGACGAGTTGCATACTTGTTTCATTTTTACTCCAGAACAAGTTACTGATAAAAATGATTTTAGGTCTCAAAATTCAATTCAATTTATGATAGAAAGTTTAACAGAATTAAGCGAAGAAATAAAAAAAGCAGGTGGTAAATTGCATATTTTTTTTGGAAATCAAACAAAAGTTGTAGCAAAATTAATTGATGAGTTTAGTTTAAAGGGAATATACTATAATAAAGACTATACACCATATGCGAAAAAGAGAGATGAAGAAATTGTAAATTTATGTAAAAAGAAGAAAATAGATTGTGGTGAATTCTTTGATTACTATTTATTTGAACCTGGAACGGTCCAGACAACAACTGGTTCTTACTACAAAAAGTTTACTCCTTTTTATAATGATGTATTAACAAGAAAGGTTTTACTTGTTACCAAAAATCAAGCTTTCAAATTGGGGTCTTTTTCAGGCAAGACTTCTTTTGATTTTTCATTAGAGAGTGCTTATAATAAATATGCTGCCAAAAATGTGAATATATTAGTGCATGGAGGAAGAACAAATGGAGTAAACAAATTAAAAGAAGCAGTTAACGAACAGAAGCAATATAAAAATGACAGAGATTATTTTACCTATGAAACTACAAGACTATCAGCTTATTTAAAATATGGGTGTATATCTGTTAGGGAAATGTATCATACGTTGAAAAAGAATACGGATTTAATACGTCAATTAATTTGGAGAGAATTTTACATGCATGTTTTATTTGCTTACCCAGAAGTAATAGGGAAATCATATCAAGAAAAATATAGAAAAATAAAATGGAAAGGAAAACCATCTCATTTAAAGTTATGGAAAGAAGGCAAAACTGGATTTCCTATGGTTGATGCGTGTATGAGGGAATTGAATACAACAGGATACATGCATAATAGAGGAAGAATGTTAGTAGCAACAGTTTTAGTAAAAATATTATTAATAGATTGGAGAGAAGGTGAAAAATATTTTGCCACAAAATTAACAGATTATGATGTAGCTTCAAATAATGGAAATTGGCAAAACATAAGTAGCACAGGTGTAGATATGACACAATACTTTAGATACATGAGTCCTTGGAGTCAAAGTATAAAATTTGATCCAAAAGCAGAATATATTAAAAAGTGGGTTCCAGAATTGAAAAATGTTGATGTAAAAGATATTCACAAATGGGATAGTTCTCATAATAAGTATAAAATAAATTATCCCAAACCAATTATATCAGATATAAAAGAACAAATAGATGAAATGATGGAAATGTATAAAAATGCTGGTGATTAATTTTATAATATCTATGTATTATAAAATGAAAAATAAAACTGTAAAAAAATACCCAAAAAAATATGTTCCAAAAAGATTATCCTCGAAAGATAAGAAAAAACAAAAAAAGATGATTGATAAATCAAGAAAATTATACAAACAAGGAAAATACTTCACAAGGAAAAAAGTTGCTTCGTTTAAAAGTAAAACTTCACCTCATATTTTGAAAGCAAGAAAAATCTATAGTGTTGAAAAAGTAATTCCATCTGAAGAATTAGCATCAAGAACAGGTTGCTCTATAGAAGCTTTAGACAAAATTGTTAAAAAGGGTGAAGCAGCATATTATAGTAGTGGAAGTCGACCTAATCAAACAGGCCATTCTTGGGGTTATGCCAGAATGGCAAGTGCAATTACTTCTGGAAAAGCAGCAGCAGTAGATTATAATATATTAGAAGAAGGTTGTTCTCCAACAAGTAAAGCCTTAATGCTTGCAAACGTAGCAAGAAAAAAACATAAATTTGGAAAAAGGAAAGTTCCAAAAACAACTTGATTAATAAATTACAGCATCTATTAAAGAAGGGCTTTTATGGTTTAGGCTTTCTAGCTCTTCCAGTGTATTTACGTTAGTAAAAAGAGAAAAATCTCTCCAAAACATAAATTCTTGAAAAGGCAAATCAGTTAAAAATATTTCTCCTGAACTGTTTACTTGTAAATCTTTCATATGTTGACTTAAAAATTCAATTGTAAACATATAAATTCCAACATTAACATACTTGTAAAATAACATATTTTCTTTACAGAATTTATGTTCTCTAACACTAAATGAACCATTTGCATCAATAAATACTCTACCATACCCGTTAGGGTCTCTTGCTTCGGATATAATAAGAGAATTTTTATATTTTGAGAACTCATCAAGTAATCCCGAAGTTATCATAGGAACATCTCCAGATAATACTAACACTTTGGCATTTTTCTCTTGTTGCTCCAAAAATGTCATACAGGAAAGTAATGCGTCTCCTGTGCCTTTGGCGTGAGGTTCTCCGTTTTTTACTCCTTCTTTCTGATGAATAAATTTTATTTTATTTATATCAGATTTATCAATATACTCATCTATGCATTTCTTAATGTCACTTTCGTATCTACCAACAACAATAACAACATATTTGGAACTAATTAGTAAGGCTTTTCTGAGAACACGAATAATCATAGGAATATCATTTACTTTACATAATACTTTTGGTGTATCTGTTTTCATTCTTTTACCAAGGCCTCCTGCCATAATAACACTAATAATGTGTGAAGTTGACATAGAACTATTGTATAATAAATATAAAATAGTGTTTAAGTTTTTTAATTATTTATTTTTTTTGGTTTGTTAAATATTATTTATAGATACTTATATAAAAATAAATTTGTTATAAAATTAATGAGAGTTTGTATAGATAATTTGGAAAATGCGGCAACATTTACGATGGTATTTCAACATATAAAGAATTTTGCAGATTTCATTAATATGACAATTTCTGAAGAAAAACTTTATATACAAGCTATGGACACATCTAAGATTTCTGTATTTGAAGTAAAATTAATGCCTTCTTTTTTTTCAACATTTGAATTATCAGAAACCGAAACGATTGGTATTAATGTACCATTATTTCATAAAATATTAAGTGTAAGAAACAAAGCACAAAAAATAAATTTAGTAACTGAGAGTGGTGGTGATAAATTAGATGTATCATATACAAGCGATGATGTTTCAATATTTAATAAAGATTTACAAATACCACTCGTAGATATTGATGAAGAATTGTTTGGTATTCCAGAAATGGAATATAATGTAGGTATTACTCTTGCTTCCTCTAAATTTTCAGACATAATTAATGATTTGAAGTTATTTGATGATACATTTACCATAAATTGTGAAGATGAAAAAGTAGTAATAGGCTCTGAAAAGAGTGAATCAGGAAAAATGTCTATTACACTTAATCAAGCAAATATGAAAGAATATACTAAAGACGACGATTTAAATGCTTCGTATGCATTAAGAATGTTAATTTATGTGACAATATATAGTAAAATTATTGATGAAGTAAAATTTGAGCTTTCGGATGGAGTGCCATTAAAAATAACTTATAAAGTAGACTCGGTAGGCTCTCAATTAATGTTTCATTTAGCTCCAAAAATTAATGATTAAAACATATTAAATACAACTTATTTATATTTAATATATGCTATCCTGTAAAAATTTAACAAAACAGTGTGTAGAAAACATTTTTAAAAGAGCTGATCACTGGCAATTAGTATTACAGAATAAACGTTTGTTACCTGATAATTTTAAGAATAAGATATTAGTAAATGCTTTTTTTGAACCAAGCACCAGAACCTCTTTATCATTTGAAAGTGCGATGTATAGAATAGGAGGAAAAGTAATTAATTTTAGTGTAGATGGTTCTAGTATTTCAAAAGGGGAAACTCATGAGGATACAATTAAAAGTTTATCAAATTACGGAGATATAATGGTAATACGTCATCCTAAAAAAGGATTTGTAAAAGAAATGTCTGAAAAGTTGAATATACCAATAATTAACGGTGGAGATGGAGACGGAGAACATCCAACACAAGCTCTTTTAGATTTATACACAATACAAAAGCGTTTTGATCTTGAAGAGAGAACAAGAATATTATTTATTGGTGATATTAAACATTCTCGCACAATACGTTCTTTAATTGATTTATTAATGTGGTATCCAAGAACAAAAATTAATATAATGCCTTATAATAATAAAGAACCAGATGAAGAGTTTATATATAATATAAGCATTAATCACGGACAGACTCCTGATGATATAATAATTAGAAAAGAGGACTGTCAGTTTGATAATTTTGACATAATTTATTCAACAAGATTGCAAAAAGAGAGGTCAAAAGGCGATGAAAGAGAAGATATTAAAATTGATAATAAACTAATGAAAGATTTGAAATCAAATGCAATTATAATGCATCCTTTGCCAAGAAATACAGAAATATCGCCAGAAGTAGATACAGATAAGCGAGCAGTATATTTTGAACAGATGAAAAATGGAGTGTTTGTGCGAATGGCAATTTTAGATGCATTACTAATGGGAGAGGAATTAGAGTTTCAAAATTAATGTTTACTGGTAAATGACGTTCCACATCCGCAAGAAGATTTTACATTAGGATTTACAAATTCAAATGTTTCACCCATCAAGTCTTTTTTCCAATCAATAGTTGTATTAAATAAGTGCATAATACTCATATCACAAATATATAAATTATAATTTTCGTGTTTTACAACCTCCATATATATAGGGGGTTTAAATTTCATAGGTTCAATATTATATTTGAAACCATTACAACCACCACCTTTTAAAGAAAAAAATAAATTTTTATTATTTCCCATAGAAGCGATTTCACCTAATTTTTTTGAGGCACCTGCAGTTATTTTAATGATTTCTTTACTCATTAAAATATAATAATATTTTTATTTAAATCATAGTAGGTCGTAAATTTCTTTTCCTGAAATAACCCTATTATCTGTTAAAAGTTTTACACTTTCAGTATAAGCCTTTTCGTTTTCTTTAATAATAGTATAAGATTGATTAAATGCAAATTCCAATAATTCATTTACTTGCATATCAATATTTGCCTTTGTATCGTCACTAACTTTTTTAGGGTCAAGACCAAAATCTCTACCCATAAATGGAGTTTCATTATTAAGTGTTTCTTCCTGCGTTCCTAAAAATTTACCAAATCCATATTCTGTAATGTATTTTCTTGCAATATTACTTGCTTGCTTTAAATCATTAGATGCACCAGTTGTAACTTCTAAATCTGAAAAACAACTGAAAATCTTTTCATCATCTTGAGATTTGCTTCGTTTCTTATATAAAAATACTTCTGCAGCTCTTCCTCCCAAAGCAACAATCAAATTAGCAAGCATAAATTTCTTAGTAGGATATTTTTGAAATCTATCTTTTGGAGTAAATAGGGTATAACCACCTGCTCCACTTTTATTTTCATTAATTGTTACTTTTCTTAAGTCAAATAAATCTTTAAATTTAGCAACCATCAAAGCGTGACCGATTTCGTGATTACTTACTAATTCAATTACATCCTTATCAGCAGTTTGTGTTTTTGATACAAGACCAATCGTAATCTTCTCGTAAGCATCTAAAATGTTTGTTCTTGTAATTTTCTCTGAATTAGAGCGAACTGAAAAAATAGCAGCTTCATTTGCAAGATTTGCAATATCTGCCCCAGAAAATCCAGGCGTTAAACTTGCAATTTCATTATAATCAACATCACTTTCAACATTTTTATTTCCAAAATGGACTTTCATAATTTCTTTTCGTCCTTCAATATCAGGAAGTCCAACAGTAACTTTTCTATCAAATCTTCCAGGACGGGTTAATGCCTGGTCTAAAATATCAATCCGGTTTGTCGCAGCAATAACAACAATACCTTCAGTTGGGGAAAAACCGTCCATATTTGTTAAAATTTGGTTTAATGTTTGCTCTCTTTCATCATTACCTCCAGCAATACCGGCTCCTCTTTTTCTTCCAACAGCATCAATTTCATCAATAAACACCACACAAGGTTGCTTTCGTCTCGCTTTTTCAAATAGACTACGAACTCTTGATGCTCCAACACCAACATATACTTCAATAAATTCTGAACCACTTACACTTAAAAATGGAACACCAGCTTCACCTGCAACAGCTCTTGCTAATAAAGTTTTACCAGTTCCAGGAGGACCTTCTAACAATACACCTTTTGGGATTTTAGCATTAGCTTTGTCATATTTTTCTTTGTTTTTTAAAAAATCAACAACTTCCATTAGTTCATATTTTGACTCTTCACAACCTGCAACGTCATTAAAAGTCGTATTTAAAACTAAGCCGCCAAATTCATTAACATTATCGTTTTGTAATGGCGAAAGCATTCCTCCTCCAAAACTACCATTTGATGGTCCAAACCCTCTATTGCCTAATCCAAAAAATACATTAAAAACGAGATAAATTGCTAAAAAATAAATAGAAATATTAAATACAGCTTCTCCAAATTTATTAAGTATTTCAAGTAATTCACTTTTTGGAAGCTTAAGAACATCAACATTTACTTGATTTTTTATTAGATGGTCGAGTAGACTATTTAAATTATCAGGAAATAAATGGACTAAATGCATTTTTGCAGATTCTCCTGCTTTATCAAGAGCAATTGCATTTTTACCGTCTTCTGCAATAGATAACGACTCTACAAGTTTGTCTTTGCTAAATTTAATTAAGTCAGTATAACTCCAAGGAACTCCGAATTCAGTTACTCCTTCTTTAATTTGATTTGTTGGTAACATTCGTAATGGTTGTTTATACTTTAATGAGTTATTATTTACTCTAAATCCATTAAGAACAGGAAGTGTCAATAAAAGTAGATGAATCTTCATATATAACTATAAATATCTATTTATCTATATCATTTCTAATATCATATAAAAAGAATATCCTATCAATATTAATGTTCCTCGTTTATTTATTTTTGCCTATACTTATCTGTTCTTTCAAAATAGTAACAAAGCCATTCTCGCCCACTTATAAATTTAAAGGAAATTTTTACTGGAAGATTGGTAGGACGAATGATTTTTTAAAAAAAGATTTGAAACGAATATTGTTTGATGATTTTCCTATTTGTATCTATAGAGATGATAGAGGAGTTTTAAATGCGGTAAGTGATATATGTATACATAGAGGCGCTTCTTTATCAAGGGGAAAGATTTTAAATAATGATTGTTTACAGTGTCCTTATCACGGATGGGAATATAAAAATGGTTTAATAGAAAATATACCAGGTTGTCCCGGAATAAAAAATAATTTTGGAATACCAAGTTTTTTAATAGAAGAAAGATATGGTGATGTATTCTTATGTCCTACATTTGATACCAATTCAAAACTTGGTATATATCCAGAAGTTCCCATTTATGTCCCACCTGAAGCAAAAGACAAAGATTTTACAAAAATATCGGGTGTAAAGCAAATTCATCGTCCATTTTCATTAATTACAGAAAATGTATTGGATATAATGCATATTAGTTACGTCCACTCTTTTGGTAATTCGTTAGCACCTGTACCATTTGAAGTAGAATATGAGAAAATAAATGATTATTCAGGAAAAACAACATTTTATTACACAGCAGGTCCAACAAGCATGTCAAGTTTAATAGGAGGAGCAACCTATGTGAAAGTTGAAAATGAATTTCATTTACCAGATACAACAGTAACAAGAGTATTTGCAGGCAATATTGTAAAAACAATTGTAACAAATAGTTATCCAATAGGTAAAAATGAGTCAATTTTACATTTTGATTTATATAGAAATTTCCTTGTGAATCCAATTTTTGATCCAATTTTTCATATTCAAATGGATATTACTTTAAAAGAAGATATACGAATTTTAAATGGAATTTATGATAATTACATAAAAGGTTTTATGAATACTAAATACGATGTTACTCAATTAAAATATAGAGAAAGTTGGAATAGAAATTATATAGACGAAGAAAAATACAAATTAAAAAATAATACAAAGAATAAGCAATAAATAATTAAATGACCGGGAATCCATTATTAACTCCTATTGCAGAAGAAAACAGTAAGCAATCAGAGGAAGCAGTCTTTCAAGAATATGATCATGAAACATATTTAAAAAGGAGATTCTCAAGTGAAGATGAAGACAACAAAAATAAAAGTTATATACGATTAAGTGAACTAACTAATGATTGGTATTGCTCTGGAAAATTTTTATTGGTTCTTTTAGGTTTTATTATATTAATTATAATTCTTGTAATTTTAGTCTATAATAGAATTATTTAGTTTCAAGATGATTTTTTATTTATGATAATATAACAATAAATAAAAAATGTGGAAATATGATAAGGAAAAAGATTATAGTAAATATGAAAATAGCTACGTAACAATTTCTTATAAAGTTTACAAATATGGAAATAAAGGTTTAGTGAAACAAATGGAAAGTGGTTGGTTAAAAGGAATAAATAACTCTTGTATTACTTTATTAACTCCAGATACATATCGTTTTCATAAATTAATTATTTGTAATGAACTTATAGGTGAATTATTTAAAGACAATACTCTTGATTTTTGTTTAAAAATAAAGACAATTAGACAAAATTTAAAAGATAAAATCGTATCAAAAACTAATACCGATATATATACTCAAATATTTAGTTTTTTAAAAAAAGATTATGAAATTATTTAAATAAATCGTTCACTTGTTGAGATACACGAATAAATGTAGTGCATTTTGCCATATTTTTAATTGTTGATGCATTAATATACGTGCACGTGCTTCTTAGTCCTCCCAAATAATCAGTTACAGTATCATTTAAATCACCCTTATAAGGAATTTTTAACACTCTACCTTCAGAAGCACGATATTTTTCCATTTTCCCATAATGTGTTTGTTGTGCTTTGTCTGAACTCATTCCATGAAAAAACTTATATTTTTTTCCATCAATTTCTTCAATTTCACCTGGATTCTGGTCGTGTCCTGCAAATCTACCACCTACCATTACAAAATCTGCTCCTGCTCCAAACGCTTTTGCCATATCTCCAGGACAAGTAATGCCGCCATCTGATATAATATGACCTCCTACTCCGTGTGCTGCATCAGCACATTCAAGCACAGCTGATAATTGAGGCATACCTACACCTGTTTTAATTCTTGTAGTGCAAGCACTTCCTGGTCCAATTCCTACCTTTACTACATCAACCTTACCATTCAAAATTAATTCTTCTACCATTTCTCGTGTTACAACATTACCAGCAACAATAATTTTATTTGGAAACTCCTCTCTAACTTTGCTGCAAAAATCAACCAATTTTGAAATATAACCATTTGCAATATCAATACAAATCCAATTGCAGTGAATAACTTCAAATATACTTTTCAATTTCTCAAGTGCATTATCATTAATTCCAGTAGAAATCATAAATTCTGCTGGTTCGGGATTCGTCTCCTGAAATGCTTTATATTCTTCGACAGAATAAAACTTGTGAAAAGCAGTAATCATATTATACTTTGATAAACAATCGTGCACTCCAAAAGTGCCAGTAGAGTCCATATTTGCAGCAATAATTGGTGTAACAACAATTTCATTCGGTGAATACTTGAATTTAAATTGACGGTGTAAAGTTACTTCAGAACGACTATTTAATGTAGAACGCTTGGGACGAATTAATACATTATGAAAATCAAGTTTCTCACCTGATTCAATCTTATTCATAACAACTAATATATGTTATGAATTCTGTTTAAATTATTTTATCAATTTATTAAACTGCCATTAAAATAGTATCCAATCTGATTTGCAATATAAATAATACCGTGAAACATTAAAAATATAGTTGTTTTTATTTTCCAGGAAACTGAATTATCAAAAACAGAATATACACTATCTCCGGTGTAGTATCTCCAAGGAATATAAATAAAAATAAGCCAACTATAGACCCATATATAACTATAAATAAGTGTGTATTTGTCAAATTCATGCATTTGATAAAGATTATCATGAAGTAATATTAAATATGGAAAGGAATGATTTATTTCACAGTGTAATATTTGTAATCCATTAATTAATGTTTTACAGTCTTTATCATCTTTGTCTTTTAATCCAAAAAATATTTTTGTAATATAATATCCAAAAGTAATAATAAAATGTATATTATGACAAATCGGCAAAGTGTTTGGATAAAAATAAAAAAGAAGATTTGCATAATGACCTGTATCTGTCAAACGAATAAGATGTTTCCATTTATATAAAGAAGGATTGCTATATAGATAATTAAAATTGTAATAATAATTTGCTGAAAAAGCCTTTAAATAAATGTATAGTGCCAATTTTATATCATAAAAACTGTAATACAAACATCCAAGCATAATATAAACACCATTTTTAATAATAATATCATATGAGTTCATTATTATTAAATTAGTTATGTTTTTATATGTATTATTTAAATATCTAGGCTCATTATGTTCTTAGCTGAATTGTTTTTCTTTGACTTCTTAGGCATTTTACTACTTTCAATATCCTTTAAAGATGTTACAGATATAACTGAGTCATTATCATTTCCAGAAGATTTGTTTTCATGAATATTAATAGTTCTAGTTTTTAATCCTGACAAAATATCGTCAATCTCACCATTTTGAGGACCCTTCATTTCAGGGCGACTTGTTCTTACACTCTTGGGCTGAGCGTCAGCATTTTCAAAATTATTAATTTCTACACCTCTTTCTTGAAACATCGCTCCTCTTCCTGCATCAATATCAGGACGATTAGAAGCACGCTCTGTAAAATTCATTCCTGGTCTAGGGGGAGCAGGTTGATTTTTTGTTTCTACTGGAGCTGGAGGAGGAGGACCTCTGGGTCCAGGATTACTTTGCATAAATTGATTAGCAGTCTCAAAAGCAGACGAGTTTTTACTCATAGTATCTGCAGTTGCTTGTGTAAACATTTTCATTAGTTCAGGACTTTGTTTAATTACATCATCAAATCCAGGTGCTGCAGAAGATAAAGCCTTATTGGAAAAGTTCAAGACAGCAGCACTAAATCCAACACGAAGCAAAAGTGAAATCTCAGGAGCCAATTTACCTCCTTTATATTTATCGTGCAATTCTCCAAAAATTTCTTCATAGCTATCAATATCTTCACTTACTTGCTCTCCCCATCCATCCAAATTCAACCCAAAAGGGTCAAATACAGCGTTACCATATTCAAGAGAATTAATAAATGTCATAAACCACCATCCTTGTAGTTTAACGGCATCTTTCTTTCTCTTGTCTTCTAAAGCAGTTTCATATTCATCTTCTACCTCGTCAAATTCGGACTCCATAGTAAAGTTTGGAAAATTAGAAATTAATTTCTTTTGATGCCATTCCTCCAATTTCTTAATCATGTGTCTTTTCTTTCTTCTCATTTCACGTTCACTTAATTTTGCTGAAGAACCAGCTTTTACGTTAGGAACTTCGTTTATCTTACTAAATCCATCCCAAGTGGAAGTATTTCCTAAAGTGTCTTTTGTATCTTTTCCTAAATTGGAATCATTAAAAGTGTCATTTACATCTAATTTAATGGATGGCTCCATATTGGAAAATAGAGAACTACTTGTATCTTCCTTTTTTTGTGTATCATTAATTTCAATACTGGAAGAAAGGTCATTCATTTCTTTTTCTAAATTATCAATATCATCTAAATTTAAATTTACTTCTTCTTTTGTAGCTGGAGATTTATCATTCATAAGAAGTTCAATTCCAGGTCCAAAATTTACTTCTTTTGGTTTTACATCTCCAGATGAAATGGGTTCAAGATTTTCGATTCCGATGTCGATTACTTCCATTAATTATGATATTTATACAATTTTTATTTTTAAATCATCCGCATAATATATATTTTTTTCCCTATAGAAGTAGTAAATTCCTTGTAAAAAACAATCGGCTAAATCATCGGCCTTTTTAGTATCAAGTTTAGTTCTCCATTCTGTTAGTTCTGAATTAGAATCTATAATTTTTTTACTAAATAAAACACCTTGTTGTTTGTTTTCTTTATAACTATTTTTATCTTTATCAAATTGTTTCAATTTATGACTTGATGATACAAATTCTATATATATGTTTTCATTTTTCATTATAAAATATTGGGCTAACATTCCTTGAATGGTTTTCATTCTGTTTGCGATTGGGGATATTTGATTTTCTATAAAGACTACATCAAGTGAGTCTAGAGAACTTAATTTATCTAATTCATTCTTCATATTTTTACCAATTGATATTAAATCAGTCTCTCCTGCAGTTATTTTTTTAGTTGTTTGTATTTTTTCAAATGCGTGTTTTTTGAAAAAGGTTCTCAAGTTCTCAATTATATCCTTCTTAAGGCTCTTTTGATTTTCTTTAAATAACATATGCGTTTTACATAGGTCTTGTAATTCGTTTAACTTTTTTTGTTTGAGAACTTTTTCAGAGTGGTGTTTTTCGGGCATCATGAATTGTTTATTGCTCTTAGCATGCTGTAAACAACAAAAAAAGTTCTCATTTTTGAACTTAGCTTCTTTTCCACAAACTTTGTCCTCGTTTCTCTTCTTATTGTTTTTTACTTTTACCTCACAAACACTTTTCGAAGTAGTTTCTAAATTTAGTAGATTGAGAACATTCCAGTCAATTATTGTGATTTTTTCATCAATAAACTCTAAAATGCAATAAGCCATGTTCTTAATTCCAATATCAAAACTTATAATTTTCATATAGTTACTAAGAAAATTATATATTTATATTTTAAAATACCTAAGTTATTATGGAAAACGTATATATTTTAAACAATAACGAAAAAAAATTAATAAATAGTTTGAGTTATCATTTTTCAGTTAGTTCTCCATGTGAAGACTTAGAGATTTATATGCATCAATCCAAACTATTAGGTGAATATCTTCCTGATAATTTGAAGGAAAAGATTCGTGATTTAAAAAACGAGAACCTAAAAGACGATATATTGTTAATTCGTAACTGTCCTGTTGATAAAGATATAAAAACTCCTGAAAATAATACATATTTTTATGGAGAACATACTCATTTATCAAAATGTCAAGCTATAATTAATGAATTTATTGGTGAAATGGTATCTTATGAAGCTGAAGCAAGTGGTCGTTTGTTTCAAGATATGGTTCCTAATAAAAAATTAATAAATACACAAACCAGTTTGGGTTCAAAAACAGAACTTGAATTACATACAGAACAGGCGTTTTCAGAACTTCGTCCAGATTACTTATGTTTATCTTGTTTAAAAGGTGATAAATCTGCAAAAACATACTATTTACATAAAGACCAAATAACTGAGAACTTAACAGAAGAAGAAATTGAATTATGCAGAAAAAAACTATGGAATATAGGAGTAGATTTATCATTTATTATGAATGGTTGTCATTCTGATACAAGAGGTCCAGTTTCTATTTTACAAAATGATGAATTGGTATTTGACCAAGACTTAATGGATGGAATTAATGATAAGGCAAAACAAATCATAAATAAAATAATAGATATTTATTACAAGCACAGGAAATATGTTGTATTAGAACCTGGAGATATGTTACTAATAAATAATAAAAAATTAGTTCATGGAAGGTCAAGTTTTAATCCCAAATTTGATGGAAATGATAGATTTATTATTCGCTCATTTATAATGAATAAAATAGAAAAAATTTTAAATAAAACTGTTAATAATAACAGAATGGTTTCAACAAAATTTAGTTAGAAAGTAATAGATTTAATTTTGTAAATATACTTGACACATAACTTATATTCATTTCTTGAATATCTTTGTGAATTACTATTCTAAAAAGATGTTTATCCCAAAAGGAAACGAGGACTTTACGCTCTTTTAAATAATCGCTAATTTGTTTGTCTGAAAATGTTTGAGAAATATGTTTTACAAAAAATATATTTGTTTGAACTTCACCTTGGACTTCAAAACTATCCAAAGCATCTATTCGGTTTGCTAGTATTTGAGCGTAATCGTGGTCTGTTTTTAGAATATTATTTTTAAAGTTCTCAAAAGCTATTAATCCAGCACTTGCAACAAATCCAGTTTGTCTCATACCTCCTCCTAATGCTTTTCTTATTCGTCTTGCCTTTTTAATAAAACTTTTATTTCCGACCAATAGAGAACCTATTGGGGCACCAAGTCCTTTTGATAAACAAACTGAAAAACTATCTACAAAATCTACAATATATTTCGCTTCTACTTCGTATTCCTGCAAGGCATTCCATAGACGTGCACCATCTAAATGTATAGGTAAATTATGTTTTTGAGATAATTTACGGAGATTTCTTAAGAACTCAATAGGTAATATTTTTCCTCCACAAGCGTTATGTGTATTTTCAATTGCAATTAATGATGTAATTGGTTCATGAATATCATCATCGCGTATGGAATTTTCAATTTCATTTAAGTCCATAGTTCCATCATCTAAATTTTTTACAAGGGAAAAACTTACTCCTCCAAATTGAGATGCGCCTCCCTGTTCAAATAAGTAAATATGATTTTTATTTCCAACGATTATTTCAGAGCCTCTTTTTTCACACCAGCATAGTATAGCTGTTAAATTTGCCATAGTTCCTGTTGGAAAAAATAATGCATCTTCTTTTCCAAAAAAAACGGAAATTTCACTTTCAAGATGTTTAACAGTTGTATCTTCTTCATTTACATCATCACCATACATAGCAGTTAAATTACATTCTCTCATTTTTTCACAAGGTTTCGTCACAGTGTCACTTCTTAAATCTATGTAAAATTCCATATATATTATTTTCACTTTTGAAATTCATAGATTGAGCGTATTATTTTGTTTTAATAATATAAATGACAAAATCTAAAAATTCAAAAACAATCAAAAATAAATATAGTAAATCTATTGATGAGATTTCTCTGGAATATTTAAATAATCCTAATAATATGCCTTTGCCTCAATTAACTGCTGAGACTAAAAGAATGGTTAAAAAAGGAACAACCTTAAAAAATGAATTTAGAAATCTTACTAAAATGAAGAAATGGGGTGGCACTAAAAAAAGAAAAAATAAAACTAAAAAAAGAAAAGGTGGAAGTAAAAAAGTAAGTATAAAAGATTTTATGCCTCCTCCTCCAAAAACACCAGTAAGTCATATTTTCGGAGAACATGAGGCATTTATTAAATCTCCACAAATAAAAAAGAAGATTATAGAAATTCTTGAAAAGGATAAACCCGTATTTTTTCAAAACCTAACACCAGCTATGAAGATAATGATAATAGAGAGTGCAGAAAAAAGAGTTGAAAAGGAAGAAATGGAAAGTATTGCTCTCCGTTTGAGTAAATTAGGCAGTTCTTCAAGTAAAAAGAAATAGCAAATCGTGATTTTAATTTATTTTGAATTGAATTTTCATTAATTGTGTTCTGATAGTTTCTTCACTGCAACACATTAATTCAGCAACTTGTTTACTTGATCTTATTTCTTCAAATTCGTAATCGTATTTTAAATACATACATCTTTTAATAAATGGATCCAATTCATTTATTTTATTCCAAATTTCGCCATATTTTTTATATTTATTATATACATCCAGAGGAGTTTCCTGTTTATTATTGTATAAATAAACAACATTACTGCGCGTTTCCACAGTTAACAAATTTTTATATTGTTCTTTTTCTATTTCTGTTAAATTTTTTTTTGTTGCTATTCTTATACTTTTTGGTAAAATACTCAAAGAATAACTGTCTGTGAGTGCTTTTTTCAATTCACTATTTACATAAATTTCTGCATAATTGGTAAAATTAGAATTTCCATTATAATTCAGTATGGATTTATATAACCCACATCGCGCATATTGTATTAATTCTTGAGTTGGAATTCGTAGACATTTATAAACGTGTCTTTTTTTAAAATTATATGCATTTTTAACAGCCCACTTCTCGTAACCTAAATATAATAGCTTGTTTAATTTATTTCGTGTTGTTGTTGAAATATTATTACTTCTTATTAATTTATTAATTATTTTATGGTTTACTGGTGATAAGTGAAAACCAGATATATTTATAATGTAAACAACTAATATAATAATTAAATACATATAGTAATACAGTAACTACCATTTAAGCTTCTTCGTTTAATTAAATTATCCTATTCTTGGAGTAAAAAGAGATCAAAATAAACTATTTAAATACATTTCATTTTAAATTTAAAATGTATTTACCACAACAATATAATTTTTTATTAGGGACTTCTTTTATGACATTATTAACAAGTATAGAAGCTTTAAAAAAGGAAAAATATGATTTAGCTGCTGCATTAGGAACAGTATTTTTAACATCAATAAACTATTGGAGAAACCCAATAGTTTGTTGGAGAGAGCAATTAGATGTAAGCTGTGTGAGATTGGTTTTGTTTTGTCAAATATATTCTGCTCTTTTTAGTAAAAATAAAAAACAATTTTTATTATGTGCTTTTTTTGGAGTGAGTTCATTTGGAATTAGTAAATATTTATATCATTCAACAAATGATAAATGGCAGGCTGCATATTTTCATGCTGGACTCCATTTGATAGGAAACATCGGTAATATGTATTTAATATATGATGACTGTTATGATGATTAATTAGGTTTGGCATCCAAAACTTGATCTGGTTGAATGGAAGGAGCGATCTTTCTTGCATTTAATTGTTCTCTTGTTAAGTAATTTGCTTTTAAGTCACTATCTATATGTCCTAATGGCTTCTTTTCGTCGTGAATAGAGCCATACAAATGAGGTTGATTAAAAGCGCTGAAAGAATTAGAACTAACACTTTGTAAATCAATAGGTCTAGCAAAATATCCAACATCATTACAACTTTCTTTAAAGTTGTGTTCTCTAATTGTATCAGCATTTTTCGTCATATAATTTCTATATTGCCAGTTGGTTTTTAATCCGTGGCTCTCTTTAATTTGATTGTTAATAACTGCTTCAGGTTGGTAGCAAGCAGTAACAGAACGTCCATCGCTCATTAGGGGAGGAAACTCTGCGTATTTATTATTTGAATGATATCCAAGACTTTTTTCGGTATTTGCTTTTGGTTCACCTGATGCAAATGATTTAATTTGGTCTACAAATTCGGAAAACATAATATATAAAAACCATATATTATATTTTAAAAATTTCTAAATTATTCTGTTTCCTGTTGTAATAATCCCAACAATTCAACTTTTTTCATTTTAGAAACATCAGTAGCTAAACCTTTGGAAACAACAAGTTTCTTTAGATTTTGAATATGCATCTTTTTATAATTTTCCATTAGTTCTTCTGTTTTTGGCTGTGCTTCCAAAGATTGGGTTTCCTCTGTATCAAGTTTCTCTACATTAAGCTCCTCAATTTCATTCAATTCAGGAACAGAAGTTTCTTGCTCTTCAATAGGCTCTTCAAGAATTTCTTCAACTTCAATATGGCTGTCATCAATTTTATCGTCTAATACTACTGAAATAGTCTTAACATTTTCTTCTTCATCTGTTTCTTCTTCGCTATCCTCTTCTTCTTCTTCCTCACTTTCTTCATCTTCGCTATCCTCTTCTTCACTTTCATCATCACTCATTTCCTCTTCGTCGTCTTCTTCATATTCATCATCTTCTTCTTTATCACTTGTTTCAATTACCTCAATCTCACGTTGTTCTGATGGTGTCATTTGTGAAAAGCCACCGCTTATTGGATATTGTAAGTTATCACTAGGTTCTTCGTAAGACTTTAATTTAGTCAAATCACCAACAACGTTATTTAAAATCTCAAACATAGTGTCAACATTTTTTTCTAAAACACTTATTTTATTTTTGAAATGATAAATTAAAAGTAGAATAAACAAGAAAGTGATTCCAAACAAGATAAAAAACATAGATTCCAACATAAGTTTCATTATACTTTAAATATAATTAATAATTGAACACTCAACGAATTTCTAAATGCTTTTTAAATATTAATTATTAGTTATGAAAAAAAAGTAACGTATATATATACTATGGAAAACGAGAATATTTCAGAAAATAAACCACTATTTAGCGACCAAAATATTCAGCCTTTATTTAGTGGTAAAAATTTAATAATTTCAATATTAGTGTTTTTATTAATTTTATCCTTTTTAGGAATAAATCTATTAGGGTTTATTGGAAATCTGATTGAAAGTATCGTTGAGGTATTTGGACCTTTAGTTAAACAAATATTATCTGTTTTTGGTTATACAGCTGGAACCATTATTGATAAAACTGCAGACGTAGCTACTGATGTTGCAACTGCTGGTGTAGAAGTAGCAGGTGGGTCCGTTCAATCACTTGGACATTTGCTAAAGGATGCCAGTAAGGATGGAATATCAACAGAAGCTAAAGTATCATTATCCAATCCTTTTAATATTGATATGAATAAATCTGGTATTGTAAATAATGAACCTGAACCTGATAAAAGTGAAAACCCTACTCAAAAACCTCTTGTTTCAAACAAAACAGGTTGGTGTTTGGTTGGTGAATATGAAGGAAAGAGAGGGTGTATTGAAGTAAGTAGCACCGATAAGTGCTTAAGCGGTCAAGTGTTCCCTGAAGAAAAACTTTGTTTAAATCCTACATTTACAAGATACACATTAACCCATTAATCGTGTAAATATGTATAATTATATGTTTTGATATAATTATATGGATTGTCCCACAGTATTAGAAAAACTTAGAGAAAAAATTATTGAAATTAAGGAAGTAAATGAAAAAGCAGTGATTTTAGAAGGAAAAATAACAAGACTTAATAACCTATATTTAGATACGCCTTATCAAGTGCAAATTGATGAAATCTTTTTACAATACGTTGAAGATTTGAAATATATAGTGCAAAATACAACCTATTGCATCGATAAAACAGATATTGATGTTTATAATCAAATTATATTTTTAACACACGGATATCATTTTATATTTAATAACTTTATTGAAAACAGAATGACGAAACCAGTTCATGAAACTATGAATAATCCAAGAATTATCTTCGACCAAATATTTTTTCAAAGAAAACCACTTAACGAACAACAAACAGAAATTGCTTTGGAACTATTGAATGATATGCGCTATATGTATAATGCTATTTTAAACACTAAAGATGAATTCATTTTTGATTTATCTATATTGACTTACAATAATAGTAAAAATAATAAAGTAATTATTTCTTTTTTAGAAAATTTACATAATGAATTAATAACCACTTGAGCCAGCAGGAGCTGGAGCTGGAGCTGGAGCAGGAGCTGGAGCTGGAGCAGGAGCAGGGGCAGGAGCAGGGGCAGGGGCAGGAGCTGGAGCTGAAGCAGTATTATCTGAGCTATCTACAGTTATTGATGAACCCATTCCTGGATGATTAACACAATAGTAGTAAAAAGTAGTAACTGTAGAATCACCTTTAAAAAAAGAAATATAAGAACCAGGAGAACCTGCAGTTCCAACTTGTGTAACATTAATTGTATATTCTGCACCTGAACCGTGTGTTCCATCTGACGTAGTTGAAAAAAGTAATTGATGTGTAGAATTAGAACTATCACTTAAATCAAATTTATACATTTTATCTCCTTGTATGGTAATAGCAGGAGACATAACAGTATTTAAATAAAATTTATTACTTGTTCCGTTTTCATCTGTCACTTCTTGCACGGTAACTTTATAATCGATAATATTAATAGGAGCTAAAATAGAAGAAGAAGTATTTCCTATATTGTCTGAAATAGAAAATGATCTTTGATTAGTCATATCAACTATTTCTGGATTTTCTAAAGCACAGTTTGTTAATAAATTTCTGTTTTTATCACTTGTTTGATTTACCATTATTCCAAATTCCACTCCATTAATTACACTTGTTTGAGAAGAATTTACATAAGTTACGTTGTTTGTTAATATATCTAACGTCTTGGTTGTAACAAAATACTTTTTTAAATCAAAAACATTACCTGGAGAAGTATATATGAGTAAATCAGATACATTCAAATAACCTATAAAAATAACAGCTAAAAAGCTATAAGTTTCTAAATTATTTGAAGTGACTATATCTGTGGTAGGATGTAAACGTAAAGTGACTTTATTTTGTGGAAGTATAGTTGATACTGCAGTGCTATTTAAAGTGCCATTATAATATGACCTAACAGTAGGATTAATTTCACTTACATTTATTAGTGAGCCTGAGGTGTCAGTATAGTAATTAGAACCTGATACTCTCATAGAAACAGGAATTTGTAAAGAGTAAATCAGTGAAGCTCTACTAATTGCTTGTCTAATAACAAGAGTTGCAAAAGTAGTATCCGTATTCTCAGGAACTCTAACACCAGTATTTAAATAAACACTCCATTCAGTTGTATCAATTTGTTCTCCTATTCCTCCAGTATTAGTTTCTGTAAAATAATTGTAAAGAGGAACATTTGGGTCTTCATATAAAAATATTTCAGGACCAGGAATATTAGAATTTTTAGAAGAGGTAGGAATTAATGCATCAGAAGGACAAGGGACCCTGGCAATATTGTAATTACCACGAGCGATTCTTGCAAAGTTCTGCTTTTGACTGGTGCTTGAACCACCTGCATTTTTTTTATATTTTAAAATTTCTGCTTTTCTTCTCATATTTAATTGTTCTTGTGTGACAGTTCCATCATAGGGTGATTGTTTTGTTAACCGTGTTGGCGGTATATTAAATTGCATAAATAATTTTCTTTGTTGACAAGCATCATCAGTTGACATTATAATGTATGATTATATAAATTAATGAAATATATATTTAAATTCCCAGATGAAATAATAGATAACATATTAGGTTTTTACAATCCATATAAAAAAAATTATCAATTAGTATTATTTGATTTAAAATATAGAATGTTTTGGTTTGAATTTTTTCGTATATTTTTTCCAAGAAGAAATAGAGATTTTTATAAATATCTATTAGTGGTAAATAAGGAATCTTAATAAAAATAATTTTATTAAAATTAGAATTTAGAAGAATACCAAAGATTTGATAAATAAGTAAAATAACTTCCACTTGTTAAATCATTACTCATATTAGGACCTTTTTCTAAAACTTGTTTTATTTCAAAAATATTTAATGCTCTTTCGTAATATCTTAAACTGGAAATATTTCCAGTAAAACCACCATTTTGAGCTACATTCATATCATAATAATTTTGCTTCGGCACTTCATCCATAATTAATCTTTGTGCGATGGAACCATTTACATAAACATCAATAGCTGTATTTTGAGCTCTAATAATCAAACAAACCCATTTCTTGATGGGAAAATCATCAATTTCAATTTCATTTTTTCCCTTATAAGAATCCATTACTACTAATATTTTGGCTTGTTCTGGTGATACTGAACTTGCAGGTGCTTCTAAATAAACTCCGGGACCATTATTAATAGCAATACCTGTGGTTTCATCATATTGTTTATCTCCCTTGTTAAAAATATGTTTGTAAAGAAGTGTATTAGAACCAGTTTGACCTATATCATCTACATAGAGCCAGACAGAGTATGTGAATTCTAATCCCTCACTTTGATTATTAGAACGGTTAATTGGAACAGAACTTCTGTTACTGGGGTCTTGTGTAATTGTGCGAGAAGTGCTACCACTAATCATTCCATTAATTAAAAATGGATTGGAGCTTGGTCCAGTTGCTTTTGATAATAGAATAATTCCTAAATTCAATAGGATTACGAAAACAATAATAATTAAAACAATAAAGGCAAACTTTGCAATAATAGTATTACTTGAAAGAAAACTAGAACTAGCTTCTGCATTTTCATTTACCTTCTCTGAAAAGCTATCCAAACCTTGACTTATACTATTTTTTACACTATTATATCCTTGTTCTATATTATTGCTTGCTGCTTGCATATTTTGTTGTATAGGTTGATTTTCCATTAATCGTTATATACTATTGATATAAAACGATTTTCTTAAAATATATTAAATTTCTGAAATTCTACATTATCTTTTACAATTGTTAAATCTAATCCGTAATTGGCAAGTTGCTTGAATAAAGATGTCTGTCCGTTACCTTCTTTATATGATTCATATGCAGTTTGAGGTGAAATAGGTTCATCCCAGTGTTGAAATTTATTAACATATGCATCAAAACTAGAACCACCACCTAATAACATTGTTTGTTCTTTTGCAGGAGTTGTAGGTTTTAATATTTTTACAGAAGTGACTAATTTTCCATCAATATAACAATCAAAATAAGAATTATCCACACTTACATGGACTTGAGTCCATTTTTGTAAGGGGAAATCGTTTGTAATAATAAACTCTTCAGTAGAACCTGTAGTAGAAACGGTGCTATCTGTAGTTACTTTGCATTTCAAAACTGGCGAATTATCATCAAAGATTAATTCTAAATTACCATTTCGTCTGAATATAGTTTTGGGGCTATTTGTATACCAAGAATTTATATATATCCAAACTCCATAAGTATATCTTGTTGAAGTGGGACTATTTTTAATAGATATAGGGTCTTGATTTTCATTTAAATTACTTGTTTCAACTAAGGTAGTTGCTTTTTGTGTAAAGAATTTATACAAGATGTAAATAAGTAAAACAATAATTATTCCTAAAATAAAAGCAAAAGTATTCATATTTCTATATTAATTAGTTACATATTAAATTCAACACTCTTTAGTAAAATAACTGTAAACTGAAACTAAAGCTCCAAACACAAGAAGCATAACAAAGAATTTATCAGTTGCGTCCATATTTGTATAATTTACTTATACATTAAAAGTGGGAGGATTTTTATTTTTTAATAAATTATAAAAGTTTGCAATTTTTCTTTGAGATAAGCTCTCTTTATAATATCTTACGTTACAAATTGCTCCTGTTATTTCATTATTTCCTCCTACAACAACTTCATTAGTGATGGGCAGGTTAGTATTTGAATAATCAGGGAAATTGGAATTATCTAAATCAAAAGTTTTCTCTAAATTTCCATTCACAAACAAATCTACGTGTGTTGAATAGTAATTAAATACTAAGTTGTTCCATTTTTGAAAGGGAATAAAAATTTCTTCTTGTTCTGTTTGAGTATTTGAATAATATACATAAATCTTACTGCTTTCCTTATCACTATTTGCTAAAGTCAATTTGGGTAATCCATTATTAAAGTTAAATATGTTTGTTTCTTCCATATCATCAGTGCGGATTGCATCATAATTATTTATATATAGCCACATAGATAAGGAATAATTCAATCTATTTTTCTTTTCTATATCCTGCCCGGTGTATATATTTTTTACTTTATCCTCTAAGTCTAATTTTGCAGCTTCATTTAAAGAATAATTTGTTTCAACATCAAGAAAAACGGTGTTTTCAATTACAGGCACTCCTTCTTTTTTGGATGCTTTTTCTAACATTTTTGGTAAATAAAAATAAGCTAATATCAATAAGGCTTCAAACAATAATAACATATAAATGGGACTAGTTGTTAAATTCAATTCCTTAATTAAATACTTAGCTAAGTCAATCAATAAACAAGGGATATAAAATACAATATAGGTTATATATGAGGAAATACCATCCATCGATTTATAGTAATTACTAAAAGCGTAAAATACGATTGCTAATGCAGTAATAATCATTAATGCAAATAAAAATGTATAAAAGTAGGTAATATAGGTAAATGTTGTTGAATACATAGCAAGTTGTGTGTAAAAGATAGAAACTAAAAATAAAATAGCTAAAAATAGTATTAAATAATTTGATAGACTGGTTGGGTCAAATGCTTTACCTTGACCAAAATATTGATAAGCTAATATAAGTAAAAGAGGGATAAATACTGAAACCACTACATAAATATAAGTTTTATCAAATACACTTTTATTTCTAAGAGCAAATTCAAATATTATTGGTATTAAAATAATGGTAGTGAGAATAAATAAATATTTTATATAATTTAAATTGTAAATACTTTCGTCTGCCATGAAATTATATAAAATTACTATATTATAATTTAAATGTATTTTGCCATATTTTCTTTCGCAGTTTTTTCTCCGTGACATTCACGACATAATGCTACTAAATTATCTACGTGATTAGAACCTCCATATTCTAATTTTACGACGTGATCTACTTCATACCAAGCATTTAATTGTTTTCTACAATTGGCACATTTCCAATTTTGACAAGACCCAACATATTTTTTTTTCGTTTCACTTACAGAACGTTTGGTTGCTTTTTTACCTGATTGTTGAATTCTTTGTTCTGCTCTTTGTTGATTTGTCATAGGAATAATAGGTTGAGTATAGGAAGAGTCATTAGCAAACTCATTTTTGTTTGTAAAATCTAAGATAGGACTAATCATATCACTTGTGTTTTTATCAATAGGCAAATATTTAAAATACTCGTTAGATGCGTTAACTATTTCTTTTGCGTGTGCGGGATTTCTTTTAAATAAAAAGATTAATAAGAGACCGCCAAATATTACGCCACTCATTTGTAAATATTTCTTTTTGGATAATGCATATTTAATATATTTTCCATCTGTGTAAATATTCCCTGCTATCAATCCTGTTATAATTATAATTACTAATTCAAATCTCATACTTAAAATACTATTAGATTATTTATATAACTGGTAAATAATAAATAACAAAATAAATATAAATACAAAATGAATAATATGTTTCCTTGTCATTATGGTTTCATGTAATAATACTTTTTTTGGTTTATAGAAGTTTCTATATTTTTCTAAAGCAAGTTCCATACTCATTTGTTCTTTGCCAAGTTTGGTATTCATTCTATTATGAATAAAATGAACCCAGCGCACAAAAGAATCTCTTGAGTCTAAATAAGGTGATACTGGATATTTATCAAGCATTTGACTAAATTTATTTCCTATTTCTTGGTTAGGAATAAAGAGAGGAAAATTAAGAATCAAATCGTAGTATTTTTTTTTGGTTACACTGGTAGGATGTATTGGATACGATTCTGAAACAGTATGTAAAAAAAACCAATAATGAGGTCCCCAAATTTCTGGTTCAAAATTCATAATAATAATTATATAAAGATAAGTTAATTTATTTTTACAATATGAATGAGTATTATTGTAATAATTGCGGAAAAGTTGGACATCTATATAATCAGTGCAAATTGCCAATTACCAGTATAGGATTTGTCGTATTTCGAATACACGAAAATAAACTTCAATTTTTAATGATAAGAAGAAAAGACACCCTTGGATTTATAGATTTTATGCGTGGTAAATATTCTGTATCAGATAAATATTATATTATTAATATGCTAAACCAAATGACAGTTCAAGAAAAAACCAACTTATTAAATAAATCTTTTTCTGAATTATGGACTATTATTTGGGGACCTGAAAAGTTGTCTTTACAATATAAAACAGAGGAAACTACCAGTCAAGAAAAATTCAATTTACTCAGAAATGGAATATATGCTAATGATGAAAAATTATATGATTTAGAGTCCTTAATAAATGATAGTAACAATAAAGAAAGTTGGCTTGAGCCAGAGTGGGGATTTCCCAAAGGAAGAAGAAATTTTCAAGAAAAAGACTTTGCTTGTGCCTTGCGAGAGTTTACAGAAGAGACAGGAATACAAAACGAACATTTAAAAAATATACAAAATATATTACCATTTGAAGAAATATTTACAGGTTCTAATTACAAATCTTATAAACACAAATATTATGTGGCTTTTTGTAATTCTATAAAAGAAAGTAATATGGATAAATATCAACAAAGTGAGGTAAGTGATATGCAATGGTTTAATTATGAGGATTGTTTAAATATCATAAGACCATACAATTTAGAAAAAAAACGTCTTTTAAATAAAATTAATCATACATTAAATACATATCGCTTTTTTTACATTTAAATACTTGTATATATTATATATAATTTATAATATATGTCGTCAAAAGAAGATAAGAATAAAAAAATGGCGAAAAAAAAGGAAACAAATATAATACAAGATGCTTTAAATACAGCTTTAGAATTGAATCCTGTTATTATTGAAGAAAATGATATGCCTGAACTTATTTTAACAAATAAAGACTGTGCTCCTGATCCTAAAAATAAAAATAAAAGACCAAGATGTAAAACAGGACAACGTTGCGATACAGATTCTAAATCAAGCACATTCAATCAGTGTATAACTAAGAAAGAAATAAGAATTCAAGATACTACTTTGAAAGTAGTTGAAAGAACGAAAAAAGATTATGGTTATGGATTAATAAGTGTATTAGAAAAATATCCCGCACAAATTAAAGAGTTAATAAAAACAAAAGATAACGAATTAAAGAAAAAAATAAAAGACCTTGAAGAAAAAATAACTTCAAAAAAGAGTAATTTTAGAGCAAAATACGGTGATCTTAAGGATGAATTAATTATTCAAGTTATTTTACTTACCAATCATCTGAATGATTTAAATGAAAAAAATAAGTCTAAAGAAAAAGTTTCTCCTGAACCTGCTCCAGAACCCGAGCCAGAAATTGAATACACAGAGGAGGAATTAAAAGAAAATGAGGAAATTAGTGCTGAAATTGAAGAAGAGATGGAAGAAGAAAAAGAGGAAGAAAAACCTAGCCCAGATAATGAGTATCCTGATGATGAATTTCCAGATTTAGATATAGAAATGACAGACGCACAAAAAGAATTACAAGAAAATATTGGAGTTGAACCTAATGCGGAATCAAAAGACTATAACTCTTTTTTATTTGAAAAAGAAAAGACTGAAAACAAGTATTTACAAGAAAATGAGCTATCAGATAATTTATATCCTTTATTAGATGACCCAAAATTTAATATAAAAATTGCCTCACATCAAGAATTTAACGAAAGTAAATTTAATGGTGAAATAAAAGATGTAAAAGAAACAGCAGAAGAATTTTGTAATAAAGAATTTGAATTAATGCCTCATCAACAATTTGTTAAAAATTTCTTATCGTTTGAAACACCTTACAATTCATTACTTTTATATCACGGTTTAGGTTCTGGTAAAACCTGTTCTGCAATTGGAATTGCCGAGGAAATGAGAAATTATATGAAACAAGTAAAAGTAAATCAACGTATTCTAGTTATTGCTTCTCCAAACGTGCAAAGCAATTTCCGTCTTCAATTATTTGATGATAGAAAATTAAAATTAGAAAACGGAATTTGGAATTTAAATACTTGTGTTGGAAATAGTTTGTTAAAAGAAATCAACCCTTCTATGACTTTAAATTTAACAAGAGATAAAGTAATCTCACAAATTAACCAAATTATTAATCAATATTATATTTTTATGGGATACAGAGAGCTTGGTAACTTTATTAAGAAAAAAATACAAGTTTCAGATGAACTCGGAAATGTGAATCAACAAAAACAAATGGAGACTCTAAAAATTAAAAAGTATTTTAATAATCGTTTGATGATTATTGATGAGATACATAATTTAAGAATTCTCCAAGATAATAAAGAATCCAAAAAGACAGCAAGCTTATTAATGTATGTTTGTGAAAAAGCTACAAATATGAGATTACTTATGCTTTCTGCAACACCTATGTATAATAGTTACAAGGAAATCATTTGGCTAACAAATTTATTAAATGTTGTAGATAAAAGAGCTGTAATTAAGGAAGACCAAATATTTGATAAAGACGGTGAATTTAAAGAAGGAAGTCCAGAAAATAATATAGAAGCAGGGCAAGATTTATTGGCAAGAAAATTAACAGGTTATGTAAGTTTTGTGCGAGGTGAAAATCCATACAGCTTCCCCTTTCGTGTTTATCCTGACGAATTTGAACCATCAAAAACTCTGGATGTAAATAGTTATTTTAGAATTCAATTAAATGACAAAGAAATTGATGAACCTATAAAGAATTTACCAGTTTATATGAATAAAATAGGTTCTTATCAAAAAAGAATTTATGATAAAATTATAGAAAACTTTCAAACAAAGTCTGATACTCTTCCTCTTAGCAATTCTGCAAAAAATATGCCAACATTTGAGAACATGGAGTCATTTGGATATACCTTGTTAAAAGAACCATTAGAAAGTTTGAATATAGTTTTTCCTAATATGGAATTTGATGCATTAAAAGAGGATGAACTTGTAAATCCTAATTTAATATCTTCCATGGTTGGTAAAAGCGGATTATCAAATATTATGACCTATGAAACTGAATATAAACCTAACGAAATACGTTTTAATTATGAATATAAACCAGAAATTGAAGAAAATTATGGAAAAATATTTGAATTATCTAATTTGGAAAAATACAGTTCCAAAATATTTGAAATTTGTAATATTGTAAAAAAATCAAAAGGACCAATTATCATTTATTCTTTTTATATTGATGGAGGTGTGGTTCCTCTTGCTCTTGCATTAGAAGAAATGGGATTTTCAAGATATGGAAGTGCTGCTTTTACAAGGTCACTATTAAAAAATAAAAATCCAGATCCTCTTGATGCAAAAACTATGAAACCAAAGTCAGAATTATTGAAAGAAAACCCGGAAGCAAAGTTTAAACAAGCCAAATATGTTATGATTACAGGAGATAAAAAATATAGTCCTGATAATTTACAAGATATTAAATATGTAACTGACGTAAACAATAAAGATGGAGAAGATGTAAAAGTTATTTTAATTACAAAAGCTGCAGCAGAAGGTCTTGATTTTAAATTTATTAGACAGGTTCATATTTTAGACCCCTGGTATAATTTAAATAGATTAGAACAAATTATTGGAAGAGCTGTTCGTAATTTAAGTCACTGTGCCTTACCATTTGAAGAAAGAAATGTAGAAATTTATTTACACGGTTCCACTATGGAAGATGATAAAGAAAAAGAACCAGCAGATATGTATGTATATCGTTTTGCAGAGAAAAAATCAAAACAAATTGGAAAGGTGTCACGTTTATTAAAAGAAACCAGCGTGGACTGTTTATTAAATATAGAACAAACGAATTTTACGGTAGATAATATTGCAGAATTAGCTACAAATAAGGATATAGAAATTAATCTTGCCAGTAATAAAACTATTGTATTTAAAATGGGAGATAAACCATTTTCAAGCGTTTGTGATTATATGGAGGATTGTTCTTATAAATGCCGTCCTTCTAAAGAAATAACAAACGATGATATTTTGAAAAATAATTATTCCTCCAATTTTGCAAAAATGAACTATGCAGCAATAGTAAAAAGAATTCGTCAATTGTTTAGAGAACAATCCTTTTATAAAAATGAGGAACTAATTAAATTGATTAATATTAAAACAGTATACCCTTTGGAACATATTTATTTTGCTTTGTCATTATTAATTGAAAATAAACAGGATAATATTGTAGATAAACATGATAGAAACGGTTATTTGATTAATAAAGGGTCTTATTATGCATTTCAACCAAAAGAAATTAATGATGAAAATTTATCAATTTACGAACGTTCTGTTCCTTTAGATTTTAAACAAGAAAAACTAATTATGGAAATAGAAGATAAACCCGAAGAGGAAGATGAAGAAAAAGAAGATATCAACATAGATGAAATAGATTATTCAGTTGCTGCTAAAGATAGTAAAGAGAAAATAGAAAAAGAGATAATCAATAAGACTGTATTGCATTTTGAGGGTATCTTGAAAGATATACAATCTAAATTTGATACAATTGAAATACAAAAAGCAAAATATTTGAAAATAATTGAATTTACACAAAGAAAACAAGAGCTTGAAGGTAATCTTCTTAATTTGTCAAGACAAGAAAAAGCAGAACTTGCTAAGCTTAAAAAGGAATTAGTTTTTACAAGAAATGCTAATAAAAAAGTAGAAACAGATAGCGATGATTTGGCTCTTGTAACAGGAGAAAAAGACTGGTATATTCACTTTGGTCGTATATATTATATGTTAAAAAATAATCATTTTGTAAATGAAGAAACATTACAGCAAATGGTTTTAGAACATTATTTGGAAACGATTTCTTTTGAAGATAAAATATTTTTGTTAAGATTTATTTATAGTAATTATGAAAAACCTGACAGCATATATGTAAAACATATCCAAGAATATATTGAAAAAAGAATAATAGATAACTCTATTCAACAAGGTTATTTGGTATCTAAAAAAGGAGAACCATTTTTATTTGTAAAAAAATATGACGATAGTGCTTGGGCTCAAGCAGAAGATTTGGATATTAAAACTTTTGAGAAAGAAATAGTAGACAAATTTAAAGTAGATAAAAGTCAACTAGCAAATTTGATTGGATTTTTAGATTATGATAACAGAGAGAAGGAAATCGTTTTTAAATTAAAACAAATGAACTTGAAAACGAAAAATAATAAAGGAGCAAAAATTTCTGTATTGGCAAAGTCAGAAATATTAAAAAAAATAAATCAATTGCTGGAAGAATATCCTTATTTGGAATATAAAGATTATAAAAAAAGTTATAGTCAAGATGAAATTAATGATACGACAAAAATAGGTTTGGGAATATTATTTGAGTGCTTAATACGTTTTTATAATTATAATCATGAAATAAAAGAGGGTTATTTTCTAGATGAAGAAACAGCACTTATATCGGATATAAAAACAAAATAAAAAATTGAAATATCTTTTTAAATTATATAAAAATATATTTCCATTTGTTATAGAGATGAATCAAGATAAAACAAAAGTCTATGGTGTATATATTCCTTCAGTTCTTACGATGAAAGTTGGATTACATATTAAACATGTTGGAGCTACATTAAAAAAGAATTTAGAAGAGGCTCTCTCCAACAAGGTAGAAGGAAAGTGTAATGCAGAAGGATATATTAAGCCGAAATCATGTAAAATAGTTTCTTATTCATCGGGTAATGTAAATGGTGAATTTATAGAATTTCAAGTTGTTTTTGAATGTTATATATGTTATCCCGTTGAAGGAATGAGTATTGATTGCAAGGTAAAAACAATTACCAAGGCGGGTATTCACGCAGAAGTGATTGATAATGAAGGAAATAAACCTCTTACTATCTTTGTAACAAGAGACCATCATTATAATGATAATCTTTTCGCTTCTGTGAAAGAAAATAATAAGATTAATGTAAGCACCATAGGAGTTCGTTTTGAATTAAACGACCCTTTTATTTCTGTTATCGCAAAATTATCAAGTATTTATAACGAAAATGAAAATGAAGATAGAAAACTTAAACCTAGACTAACAATTCAAGAGGATATACTTAATTAAAAACAAATACAATTATTGTTGTATTTTTCTGCATAACAGTGAAGAAATTTCGTTTTTTTATCATAAAATGCTAGTTCATAAGTTTCTTCATTATCTAATAATGCTAAATAAGAAGTGCCAAAATCTTCTTCTTTTATAGAAATATCTTTTATCATATAACATTTATCATAATCTGTTTCTAATTTCTGATGTATATATTTTTTTTTATAAATATATTCGTTTATTAAAAATTTACACATGTTACTATAATAAAAAATGATATAAACATATAGTAAAAAAATAGTTAATGGAAAACGATAGTGTTTATTTAGAAAATCTAAAACAAAAAATAGAAAGTCTCAGTAAAGGTCAACAAATTGAAATATTAAAAATATTTTTAGAAAATGAAACGAAATTAAATGAAAATAAAAGTGGTATTTTTATTAATATGTCCTTCTTAAAGGAAGATGTATTAGAAAAACTTGATAAATATTTGGAATACATAAAAGATCAGGAGCATAATTTAAATAACTTGGAGACGCAGAAACAAGAGTTTAAGGAAACATACTTTAATATGAAAGGTAATAAAGATAACGTGAGTTTAACAAATAGCTATGGAACTCATATATGATAAAATATTTTTTAATCAGGGCAAAAATATTTTATTTCAATTAAGTGATTTCAAACCTTTCTTTTATGCAGATGAGAAAGAAGAAGAGTTAGAAATAAAACAAGAAAAGAAACAAACAAAAACTTACTATCAACCTAAACAACGTGATAGTTTATTTTGGTGCTTTTACATATGTGCTTATGGTTTTGATGAGTATAATTGTATTCAGAGAAATTATGGTGTAAGAGAAATTGAAATTAAGCAACAAGGAGAACAGTATGTAAAAAATAACTACAAAGAATTAAAGGAGTCAAATATAAAAATGACAAAGTCGCTAATGCAAGACATAATGAGTGATTTTAATACAAATATAGATAATACTAATTTTTATAACTTTTTCGCTTTGTGTTTTATGAAAAAAATTAATATTTATATTTTACACGAGGAGAAGTCTTGTTATTTATCCTTTTTTTATCACAAGGATAGTCCTTACTTTTTAGTAAAACAAGAAAGATTCAATAAATATAGTCTTCAGTTAGAGCCGATGTTGTTGAATGAAGTGATAGAAATAGAATCAAAATATTATTGCTTAGAAAGTTGGTTGAAGCCAATTAAGGCTATATCTAATTATAAGGTTACAGATTTACAGGAAATCGCATACAGGATGGAATTAGAAGATATTCCAAATATGAAAAAGCAGGAGTTATATGATTATATTTACGACTCGCTGTCTTGGTATTAAAAAATTGATAACCTAAAATAATATATAAAAGTTTATATATATTATAATATGGAAGTGGAAGATAAAAATAATAATGACCCAGGTAGTTTTCTACAAATGGTAAAACATTATTTAGAAAGCAATCCATTAATAAAAACTGATAATAAAATGAGTGAGCTTGAAGTAAGTTTTGGAACAATTGACCGAGATAGAAAACTAACCAAAATTGATTATTTGAATGTGGTTAAGTATTTATATAGCTGTGGTTTCAAAACAGAAAACGATGAAGGCTTACAAATATTAAGAATTCAAAATCAGTTTGTTGCACCTGATGGAAAAACCAAGATGTCTTCTATTCGCGCTGAAATTGTTGGTTCCGATTTAATTCAGGAATACACAAAGACAAATAGTATTCAAAAAATACTTGACATTCCTTCAACCACTTTTGAAAAATTAAAATTCACTCAGAAGTTAGACGCAGTAACACGTGATAATAAAAGAATTCAAAAAGTATTTATGAAAGACTATAATTTTCGTGTGGCCTTTAAGACAGAACAAGATTTTCACGTGCATACGTCAATTGCAAGAAAAATCATTTCAAAATGGGAAGACTCTCTTAAAACATTTCGTTGTTTGAATCGTGTTCGTTTTCAACATCCCAACTATCCTGTGTTTATTGATGTAAGTATTGTAAAGTCTTCAACTAAATCAAAAAATATTGCCATTCCAAAATACACTATTCAAGATGCTAATGTTTTTCAAAATCCAGAAGAATATGAAATTGAGATTGAAGTAGATAATAAACGTGTTGGGACAGAAAGTGAATATCAACGTGCCGAGTTTTTACTACAAAATATGAGAAAATGCATTCGTATTATTTTAAGTGGATTACAAAAAACCAAATATCCTATTTCCTACCAAGAACAAAAACAGACTTTGTTTAAATACTTAACTGTAATTCACGGTGACGAACATAAAATAGAAAGACCAACTCCTCGTTATTTTATTGGACCAACTTCATCTACTCTACAAATTGAAAATATAAGTGAAGATGTAGAAACTTCTGTAGTTCCTAATATAAGAAAAAATTATACTGTAACAGATAAAGCTGATGGTGAAAGATATTTGTTATTTATTGATGATACAGGAAAGATTTATTTAATAGATATGAATATGAATGTATTATCTACAGGAACATTTACAAAGGAAAAAAGTATTTTCAATAGCATTATTGATGGAGAATACATTAAAAATAATAAAGAGGGCAATCCTATTCAATTGTTTGCAGCTTTTGATGTATATTACGTAAATAATAAAAAATATATGAATTATCCTTTACACGTAGAACATAATGATGAAAATAAAGAGCAACCTATTTCTCGTTTATATATTTTACAGAATCTTGTTAATGTAATCAATCCTTACTCTATTTTAGAATATAAGTCTAAGAATGAAGTTGTTCCCAAGGATAAGGTTCACGTTGAATTCCGTGTAAAAATGAAAAGCTTTCACGCTACATCTAATAACAGTAGTATTTTCAAAGCTTGCTCGTTAATTTTAGCTGATGTTGAAGATAGTGCTTATGAATATGAAACAGATGGATTAATATTTACACCGTCTGATTTAAATGTAGGAGCTTCAAAACCAGAAGAAAAAATGGATATTACATCTAAACAGAATTGGCCTTATGTAATGAAATGGAAACCTCCTGAATTTAATACAATTGATTTCCTTGTATCTGTTAAAAAGGATAGCGCAGGAAAAGAATTAATCAGAAATATTTATCAAGATGGCTCTAATAACGGTGGCTCTCAAAATATATTACAATACAAAACTCTTATATTAAGATGTGGATTTGACCCTAAAAAGCACGGCTATATTAATCCAAGTCAAGATTTATATGATGCATCTTATAAAGATGAAACCTATGAAGAAGATAATGATAAATATAAACCTGTTCCATTTTATCCTACTAATCCCGCTGACGAAGAAGCACACTTATGTAATGTTTATTTAAAGCATAACGGCTCAACCAGTTTTATGGCAACAGAAGAAGGAGAATATTTTGAAGAAAATATGATTGTTGAATTTAAATATAACAAAGAAAATGATAAATATTGGAAATGGTGTCCTATTCGTGTTCGTTATGATAAAACTAGCGAATTAAGAAACGGTGGTAAGAATTTTGGAAATGCCTTTCATACAGCTGATAACAACTGGTATTCTATTCATCATCCTATTTCTCACGAAATGATAAGCACAGGAGAAAATATTCCTACAAACAATAATGAAGAAGTTTACTATAATAATAGCAATAAAAACAAAACAAATACTCGTTCACTAAGAGATTTTCATAATTTGTATATAAAATCCAAACTTATTCAATCTGTATCTTCACCTGGAAATATATTGATTGATTATAGTGTTGGAAAAGGAGGAGATATTGAGAAATGGAGACATGCCAAATTAAAATTTGTATTTGGTATTGATATTTCACCAGATAACATTTACAATAGAGTTGATGGTGCCTGTGCCAGGTATCTGAATGTGCGAAAAAAATATAAAAAAATGTATGATGCAATATTTGTAACAGGTAACAGTATGAAAAATATTGCAACTGGTGAAGCATTTGAAACAGAAAAAGATATTCAAATAACTAACTGTGTATTAGGTAAAGGTCCAAAAAATGAATTATTATTAGGAAAAGGTGTATATCAACAATATGGTGTTGCAGAAAATGGATTTCACGTAAGTTCTTGTCAATTTTCAATTCATTATTTCTTCAAGGAAAAAGAAACTTTACACGAATTTTTAAGAAATGTTACAGAAAATACAAGATTAGGAGGATATTTCATAGCAACTGGGTATGATGGAGATAAAGTATTTCAACTTTTAAGAAACAAAAGTAAAGGAGAAAGTTATACTATAATGAAAGACGATAGAAAAATCTTTGAAATAACAAAACGTTATGATGACAGTAGTCTTCCAGATGATTACTTAAGTTTAGGGTATGGTATTGATGTTTATCAAGAAAGTATTAATAAAACATTCAAAGAATACTTGGTTCAAGTTGATTTCTTAAAAAGAGTGTTTGAAAATTATGGATTTGTTCTTTTGCCAAAAGAAGAAGCAAATGCTATGCAATTACCAGATGGTTCAGCTCTTTTTGAAAAAATGTTTAAAAATATGGAAGAGGAAGCAAATAATAATAAACATTTAAAATCAAATGTAAGAACAGCATTATTAATGTCTGCAGAAGAAAAAACAATTTCCTTTTTAAATCGCTACTATATATTCAAGAAAGTAAGAAACGTTGATGCGAAAAACATAAAGGCTATGATGAATTTTGAACTAGAAGAAGAAGATGAAGAAGAAGCAGAACCTATTTTAAAAACTATCAATAAAAATTTACCTAAAAAAACAGGAAAAAAGATAATTTTAAACACATTCAATTAGCAAAATCTCATTCGCAGAAAGTATATAAAACGAAACCTATAAATAATATATCTATGTCATATTATTTATTACCACGAAATTCCATACAAATTATACCTAATATTGAATATACGAGTAGTGATATTGAGCCAAGTGCAGTTGTATCTAACTCGTTGTCTTATTATCTATATGAAATAAAAGAAAATATACACGCAAATGAAAAGGAATGGGATATTGTTAAAAAATATACAAATCCCTATGAATATATACACTCTAATTTACCTGGAAAGAAAAAAAGTGTATCAAAGTTATTGCCCTTATCAAGGTCTTTTTTTAAGATGATAGAAATAATTAATACATTTGATATAGGAAATCAGAAACAAGGGTTAGATTTTTTTCATTTGGCAGAAGGTCCTGGTGGATTTATTGAGGCATTTGTTAAAACCAGAAAAAATAAGGATGATAATTATGTTGGAATGACCCTAATTGATGAAAATAACGAAATAAATGTGCCATCGTGGAAAAGAGCCGAACACTTTTTAAAAGAAAATCCAAATATTAAATTGGAATATGGAAAGGACAATACAGGTAATATATTATCTATTGAAAATTTTAAATATGTTGTAAATAAATACAACCAAAAAATGGATGTTATTACAGCAGATGGTGGTTTTGATTTTTCTGTGGATTTCAATAAACAAGAAATATCCATTACAAAACTTTTATACGGCCAAATTTCTTATGCATTATGTATGCAAAAAAAAGGTGGTTGTTTTGTATTAAAAATTTTTGATTGTTTTATGCAGCATACAATTGATTTACTTTATATTTTATCTGCTTTTTATGAAAAAGTATATATTGTAAAACCTAATACAAGTAGATATGCAAATTCTGAAAAATATATTGTTTGTAAAAAATTTTTATTTTCATCACCTCGTTTTTATATGGATGTAATTAGTAATTCATTTCAAAAGATGTGTCTTTCAACGAATTATGCATCCCGTTTTCTTAATTTGAAATTATCAAATATTTTTATTACAAAATTAGAAGAATACAACGCTATTTTTGGTCAGCAACAAATTGAAAACATTCATTTTACTTTGTGTTTAATAGAAAATAAAAACAAACAAGAAAAAATAAATCAACTTATTCAAACGAATACAGAGAAATGTATATATTGGTGTCAAAAACATAATATTCCAATAACTACATCATTATCAGCAGATAATAATATATTTTTAAATTTTAATAGTGTAGATAAATATGAAAATCATTTTTTAAATAACATTTACTAATTTGGTTACAAAACATTTTTTCATTTCATCAGAATATTTGTTGAAAGTAGGTGTTTGTTTTAAAGGATATCCTAATTTGTCCTTCGTTGTATAACCTGTTGATGAAACACCATAAGAAAGAGCATTAGCTACATCTTGTCCTAATGGAATCTTATAACTAGCAGCTGAGTCAGTAATTGTATTATATCTTTTTCTTGTTACAAGATCTCCAGCTGTAACAGCACCTTGGACGCCAAATTGAGAATTACTGGGATTGTAATGAGTTTTAAAACAAGTATTATCTGGATTTGACAACACGTATTGATTTTGTTTATGTGTCATATTTCTTGCATTCAAGTATTCTTTTGTGTTAGTGTAATAAACCTTATCATTTGTAGTTTGATGATATTTTTGTCTAATCATTCCACTACTTCTTACACGTTTTTTAGCATTTTCAACAGGTGATGTAATTTTATTACAGGTTCCTGGGTATTCACAACTGTTATTAGGAACATTTACTTGTGATGTCATAGAAATAGAATTTACGGTATTGGAACTTGTAGAGTTACTTACCACTCCTCCAGGCGCATTAATAAGATCAATTTTTAAAGACGTTTTAGAATTACAAGTAGAAGAAGAAGATAGTAATTCACGTCTTGGTAATTTTACAGGGTTTGATTTAAAAATATTTCTTTTTCCTATTACGCTGCCTTCATTTTTTATTATTTTTGAATTGATTTCTTTAATAGTTAATCCTTTCCATGATACTAAACGTGTTGCATTTAAATCTAGAATTGCTGACATATAATTTATCATTACAAAAAAATATAAAAAATACAATTTAATTAATAGTAGTAATGAACATAGCATTAAATATAAATCAATTGTCATCAAACAACATAGGTTTTTTAGAATCTAAAAGTAATATAGTCATGGATGGGGGAAAATTTACAAAGATTAATTTTATAGATTCTTATTTTACTATGAATGGCGTTTTTATAGTTTTTCCTATTAATCATTTTTTAATTGAAGCGCAAAATAATAAAAAAAATATGAAATTTCAGTGGTATAGCACTCAAAATCAAAATGCAGCAAAGGATTTAATGTTGTTAGAAAATCGCTTATTGGATTTTTATATTTTTAATAAACAAAAAGACTTTAAAAAAAAATTATTGCTAAAACAACAAATTGAAACTGGATATATGAAAATTTATAAAGAAAATCATACTCGTTATAATACTGCAAGTATATATGTGTTAAAAATATCTGGTATTTGGGAAAACAGAGATGAAATTGGTATAACCTATAAATTATTTGAAACAAACAACCTTTTTAGTTAAATTGAAGACTCATTTTGCTTTTTGTTGGAAATGGTATTCCCCCTTTTCTTAAATCTATTACTTTGTCTTTCGTTTTATCGTAATCATATGGTGTTTTAAAATCGTGGACGTTAACCATATTTTCTTCTTCTTGTATAGTATAATTTAAGTTCTTAATTTCTGACAATCCTTCTCTAGGATGGTCTTCGTGTCTTTGCACTTCTTTTCTATTAACTAACCGATAAATATCATCATGTAAAAGTAAAAAATTCTTATTTAATATAGAATAAAATGTATCTCTATTTATTCGTATTTTTTTTAATAAAACACGATATTGCATTTCAGAATCTTCATATCCCCAAGACCAATAATTAGGAAATCCATTTGTTTTTTCAAAATCCGAGCCTTTTATAGAAAATATACCTCCTAAAGCGTGTGTAAATCCATAAAAGTGTTTTACTACATCTTTTTCTGTTTCATAATTAATAAGATTTGGAATTAAAGGAGCTGTGTCTATGTCATTAAATACAAATGTGATATCTTTATAATTTTCAGGATATTTTTCTTTCATTACTCGAAATCCTATATTTTTCACAGCACCACGGTTAAATGGCAAATCACCTAATTGATGAATATAATAAATTTTATAATCACTTTCTTGTAAATCTTTCAAAATATAAGTTGTCATATGGTGATGAAAAAATGTTTTTTGGACTTCTCTATCTCTATAAGGAACAATAAAAATTATTTTGGGAATACTCATTAATAAAAAGTTAGACTTTTTATTAATACTTCTAACTAAATTACTTCTTATTTTTATTATTTTCTGTTTTTTCTTTCGGTTTTTTTTCTTTATTTACATCTTGATTTGTAATTAAAAAACCATTATTATCCAACCACCAAGGTATACTCTCAGAATGTTCTGACATATACTTACTTAGTTATATTTTTTTAATATTTTTTCTGGAATTAACTTTTCTTTGTTTCCTTCCAATTTTTTATAACATTTATTAATAGTTACTTCACTTACCCCCGTTATATTTTTAATATCATGTTTTGAAATATTTTGATTGCAATTTATTCCTGCAAAATATACAATTCCTGCTGCAACTGCCTGAGGAATATTATCAGTTATTATGTTCTTTTCGTGCACTTTCTTTGCAATAAATTTACATAACATAACCAATTCATTATTATAATTTAGTTTACTGCAAAATCTTTCTATGAATGAAATAGGTTGAGTAGAACATAAATTAATGTCATTAACAAATTCACTATTTCTTTCTATATTGTGTTTAATATTTACAGCCATAGAACAACCACTTGTAGCGCTCGCCTTATCTAGATTAAATATTTCCGCTATCTCATAAGCAGTTCTTGGGTGACCGTTTAATCTACAAGATAAATAAATAGATGCTGCTTTAATACCATCTCTATTTAAACCACGAAACATTTTTTGTTCGGAAATGTCTTTATGGATAGCCATAGCATCGTCTATAAATATTTTTGCAATACCAGCATTTTGTGCCATTAATGTTATAAATTGAAATTCATCATATAAAGATTTTTCTTTATGTGGCATAGATTGCCACTCCGTCCATTTTCGTATTCTTTTCATTTCATACGATGAATTTTGATTACATAAAATTTTACAACCAAAGGAAGACTCGACAAGCAAAGGATTAATGGGATTGCCACATCTTGTTGGATCATTATAATTTCTATCTTCTGGATTAAAGAACCTCCATTCTGGTGAATAATCTAATGTATCTTTGTAAATTATTCCGCATTCAGCATTTGTGCAAGTAGGAAAACCTTCCTCCATAATCATAACGGGACTTTGACATTCCGTGCATAAATGACTATCTTTAGACGTTGCATAAACACATTCTGGATTTTCTTCTATGTTAAAAGAATGGCTATTTTTTTCATTTTCAAAGATATTCCACATTTTTTCCTTTTCCTTATTGGAAAGTTGCTGCTTTATCTTTTGTGTCTTTTTTCTCCTAAATGGTTGGCATTCATACATACCTAATTCATATGAAGATATTTTTTTTTGAGTTTTAACTTCCATTTACTTTTTTAATTTTAGTTTTAAATTATCAATTTTTTTGTCTATATATTACAATATGTCAGAGTTCGTAACAACTGCATGTCAATTTTTAGATTTAATAGATATTAATACTGGAATTAAAGAAATGGGTGATGACCCCTGGCGCAAAGCTGCAAAAGGTGTTGTATGTAAATTATGTGAAGTTATAACCGCACAAAAAAAACACGCAAGATTTATTCAAGAAGCTGTTTTATTAGAATCTTATGCATATTTACAAAAACTAAATGAAGAAGAAAAAACCGAAATTGCTAATCGTTTTTTAGGAATTAAAGAAGTAGGAAAAGATGGCACAATTACTATACAATCATTTGATAGAACTCTCTATCCCGGTATCGATGCTAAATTTGATTTTGAATCCGACGAAGAAGACTTAGCAGATTCTGATGACGAAGAAGCTGATGATGGTGAATTCAAAGAAAAAGAGCTTGAGCAGCTTCCTGAAGAAGAAGTTGATCCTGAAAATAATGAAGAACTTAACAAACTAAAAGACTTTGACCCTGAAGCTGCTGAAGAATTTGAAGAAGAACCAGATGAAGAAGCTAACGCCAACCTCCAAACAGGTGGTGATATGAGAATGGAATTACTTAAAGGTGCTGCTACTTCTGGAAGTATTGACCCAACAAGTATGGCTTTAGGTGCTATGAAAAATAATGGCATGGACCCTGCATCTATGGCTGCTAGTGCTATGGGTGGAAATCCAGCTGCATCTATGGCTGCAAGTGCTATGGGAGGAAATCCCGCTGCTTCTATGGCTGCAAGCGCTTTAGGTTCTGGTGGGTTAGCTTCTGGTGGAATGGATGCTTTACAAGGTCTTGCAGAACAACAAAAACAACAAAAATTAATGCTACAAGATGCAGCTGTTACCTCTCCTACAGCTAAAAATGTTCTTGCTTACTACAAGAAAAGAGTAAAGCAAATGCTTGTAAATGATGACCGTGTAGGTGCTGAAGTAGATAATTTACTAAACGCTATGAAACTTTCTGCAGTTGAATATTTAGAAACTAATAAGATTGGTAATCTAGGTTTTATGCTTGAACCAATTATTGAAAGAGTATCATTCGCTCAAAAAACACTTATGGAAGCAACTATAGAAGACCATTTAAGAAATATGTCCCTTGTATTTTTTGATTTTATTTCGGATGCCATATTTACACTAAAAGATGATTTGAAACGTAATAATATAAATCAAGAAGATGACCTCGTAAAACAGCTAAAACGTTGTTCTAAAACTTTTGCCGATAAATATATATCAACATTAGAACAATATGTGTCAGTATCCATTAATCCTTACAAGGGAGCTGTCACACATAAAGATCACGTTGGAAATACTGTTTACGAAAAAGCTAGAAAAGATTTTAATCAAGTAAGAAAGAATAGGCCAATCACAGATGATTTTAGCTATTTTTATTTAAGCGGTCAGTCCACAGCAAAAGGTTTCGGAAAACTATATAGTCAAGAAGAAAATGAAGAAAACAAAGACAAATTCGCCAAATTAACTGAAATTGCCGAAGAGAAGGTAAAAATAATAAAGCAAGAAGTAACTGCTATGAAAAAGAACTTTAAAGAAGTAAATAAACAAATTAAAACTGATATGCAAAACGAAGATATTCAAGAATTTGCAGCAAGAATGTATCAAAAATTATCTACTGGTGAAAACACTTTGATGGGTGGATATTCTGGAAAATTTCTTACCGGAGGACAGGAAATGATGGCGAACGAAAAAAATGAAGGAAAAGCCGAAGAACAAGCTGCACCTGAACCCACCGGTGAAGCTCCACCTGCTGAAGCCCCACCTACAGAGCCTCTTAGCGAAATTGACACAATAAAAGCTGAACTTGATGCATTAAAACAAAAAGAACAAGAATTATTAGGCCAATTAAAACAAAAAGAAGAAGAAATTGTTAAAATAAAAGAAGAAGAAGATAAAGAAAAGGATTTAGTAAGCTTTTTGAGTTATATTTATGCAATTAACAAAGTAGATAAAGTAGGAAGTGATACATTTAAATTATTGAAAGCTAAGTTACAAACAAATAGTTATCAAGATTTAGAAGATAAATTTATAGCACAGCTTGCAAAAAGCTATTATAAGAAAGACAATAAAGATCACGCACATCTTCATGAATTAGATATGCAGGGCCAAACCCCCAGATTTAAAGAATTATATGGTAAATTAAAAGAAAAAGCCAGTCAATTAAATGCAGATATTCCAACTGAAGAAGATAAAAATCCAGGAGTATCTCCTGAAGATTTGGCAGAGTTCGGAAGAAACTTTCAATTAATTTACTTCGTTATTTTCTATCTTGAGTTATGGACTGGAATTATTGATACTGTCATTAAATCAGAAGGAAGAGGTAATGATATATTAACTAAGCATCCAACAATAGACCAAATAAAACATTTGTTTATCATTTTTAAACGTAACGAACCAGGTAGATATAGAACAATCATGTTAAAAAAATTATTTAGCGCATATTTTATGAGAAAAGGCACAGCTTGGAACGCTTATAAGAAAATTCAGAAAAACATTCAAGAGAAGTATTCTGTGAATGGTGAAAATAAAAAATTATTAAACGAGATGTTTGATGAATTGTCAAAGAAAACACTAAAAGATTATCTTGACCCCGGAGTTAGTGGTAGATTATCAGGAAAAGAAAATCTTTTAAAACCACCTGATATTGGGGAAATCCTTGACAACGAATTTGACAAAGTCAAAATAGCTCTTGAACCCAGAGCAGTAAACAAACAGGTTTCAAGAAGTTACAATAAAAAAGGAGGAGGAAGTAAAAATAACACACCCAAAAGCTTAAAAATAAACAAAACTCCTAAAAATAAAACCGTAAAAATAAAATGTCTATAAAGGTTCTCGTTCACATAAATTGAAAACTTTTTTACAATCCAATCTATAGATAGCTTCTACTCCAAACCCCTTTCATTTAACAAATATTTCTTGTAAAAATATTTGTTACTGAGAACTTTTATATTATTTTATCTTGATAGTTTTGTTACCTTTATGCTTTAGATTTTTACGAGTATTTTTCTTTTTATTGACACTAATGTTCTCAAATAATTTATCAAATAATTCACCTCCAATAAGTGTTGTATTCATAGTATTTTGATTGTAAAATCTGGGTTTGGGGGGATTACAAGAGACTAAACCAGCAGGAACGACTAAATTTTCAAGTCTATTTTTATAATCACAAGAAATAGAGCCTCCTTTTTGTTGTTCTTTGGTAAATTGGACTAAAGAAAGACCTCCTTTTTGGTTCTCAAATATATATTTATCAAAAATTGTATTCATATATGTAATATGTATACAATATTATTTGTTAATTTTTCGCAAATCATTACTTGTTGTGATTTCTCGTTTTTCTTTTAAATAGGATACTACAAAATCAACTTGGTTCTCATCTTGTATAATTTCTTTTAGTTTGTTTTCAACATAGGTAAAAGAGAGAGGTGTATATTCTTTTTTGGTATACATTTGTATTTCGCTTTTTCCGATTCCAATTTTGTTTTTAATAGAAGGATTTTTTTCCAAATATTCACATATTTTTCCCCCTATTGTATTTTTTAAAGTTCTCATTTTTTTTGTTTTTTCATTTACTTCTTTTAATTGTGTCTCAATATAATTCCATTTTTGCACGTTTTTTATAAACTCCTCTTTTTCATCGAGAACCAAACTGTTTTCCATTATATTAATAGTTTAAAATATATTGGTTATTTAAACAATATTAGCTAATAACAGAACCCCTCCTAAAATGGATAAATTTTTTAAAAAGGAATGAAACTCGTCTTTATAGAAGGGATTATGAATAAACAAAATAGTGCATATAAGGAATAAAGCAAGAGCATAAGCTGCATATTTTGCTACAAAATAAAAACGTTCAAACATAATTCCAAATGTAATAAGGAAAATTGCACTAACTTCAATAAAGTTAGAAATACAAATAATAATATAATTTAACTTATTTGGTAATTTATTGAATGGATATTTAGATGACAAAAAGGAAACGCTTTCTTTCATAGTCTGAAAATGATTTATTCCAGCTACAAAGAACAAAAGAGTAATGAAAACGGATATAAGTAATAAAAGTGGTTTTTTCATATAGTGTATTTAAATATTTAATTTTTGATTCAAATAAATTAAATAATAATACATTCGCATAGTAATAATAGAATTTGCTAAAATTAAAATAATAAGAAATATGGTGTAAATGCAAATAATCCAAATATAGTTCTCAATCTGTTCATACACTAAATCTGTAACACAAGAAAAAACTTCTTGCATATCATTACGAATATCTTTATTTTTTAGCATTTGTAAACACGCATCTTTAATATTTATCATTTATGAAGTAGCAGTAAAATAAAATGTTTTAACAAACGAATTCGTATAAAAGTAACTTCTTAAATATAAAAATATAGTAAATGAACAATATCATTATTCCTGACGATTCTTTTGATTTTAATAAATTAAATCTCTCAAGACCTATTTTGACAACTGGAGGAACTCACGTAATCAACAGTTCTATAAATAATGAACCTTTTTATATTCAACCTCCAAAAAGTGTAACTAAACAAGGTATTAACGTAGTTGGAAAGAAGATGTATTCGGATTTAATGTATTCCCAAGAAAATCAAGGATTTATTCTTTGGATGGAAAATTTAGAAGCTTTTTTTCAAGAACAATTATATAAAAATAAGGATAAGTGGTTTGATAACAGTTTAGAGTTACACGATATTGAAAGCTTTTTTTCAAGTCCCTTAAAAAGTTATAAATCTGGAAAATACTATTTGTGTAGAGCAAATATAAAAAGTCATTTGGGTAAGTCAAGTGTAAAATTATTTGACGAAGACGAAAATGAATTAAGTTTAGATGATTTGACATCAGAAAATGAAATTAATACTATTTTAGAAATAAAAGGAATTCGCTGCACTTCAAGTAGTTTTAATATTGATATTGAAATTAAACAAATTATGTTACTAAAACCAAATAATCTATTTGAAAAATGCTTATTAACAAAAGGTAAAAAGATGTCTTTAGAAAAACCACAAGAAATGATAACTCAAGATAATCCAGAAGATGATACAACAACAGAAGAAGTTTTAGAAGAAACCGAAACAAACAGTCCAGAAGAAAGTGTTGAAGAATCAATTATAATTGAGGAAAACACAGAAGAGACTAAAAATTTAGAAGAGTTACAAGAAATCAATCAAGAAATAGACGATGAGGAAAAAGAAGAGGAAGTAGAAGATGTATATCAACCAGAATTAGAAGAAACTCCTTTAGTGGAAAAAGAGGAAGAAAAAATAGAAGAACAAGAAGAAAAAGAGACAAACAAAGATTCTTTAGAAGAAATTAATTTTTCGGTAGATGAGATGAAAGAAGAAGATGCTATTCAAATAAAAGAAAGGAACGATATTCATTATGAAATGTATAAAGAGGCAAAAAGAAAAGCCAGAATGGCCAGAGATTTAGCGTTATCTTCCTATTTAGAAGCAAAACGAATAAAAAATACGTATATGTTAGATAATTTAGAAGATAGTGAGTCGTCTGATTTTGAAATGGAAGAATTTGAATCGGAAGAGGTGAATTAATTTTAGCAAATTTTTTATTTACCAAACAAATAATTTATCACTTGTTATTATATAAACGATATGTTTTCAAAATTTAGTAAAAGTTTTTTAAAAGGTCTTACTACATTCTTCACAACTGAAAGAATCGTTGTTCTTGTTATATTTTTGGTATTAATATTTGCTTTGGCTTCTTATTCCAATATGAAAACTTCTGTTGTTGACAAGATGGAAACTGGAACAGAGGAAAAGAAAGAGGAAAAACCCACAGAATTAATGACATCTCCTCACGAAGGATATGCTGCCAAGTCTGTCGCTAACCCTAGCGACCTTTTACCTAAGGATGAAAACAGCGAATTTGCTGCTTTAAATCCTACATCTATGAATAAGGGAGATGCCCTTATGCCCGATCTTTTACAAGCAGGCCACCACATCGGAGTAGATACAATCGGTCAATCTTTGAGAAACGCCAATCTTCAACTTCGTTCTGACCCTGTTATCCCCAAGTCTGATGTAGGACCTTGGCATAACACCACCATCGAACCTGATATGGGCCGTGTTCCTTTGGAGATGGGAGCCAAGAACCCTATTGTTCCCAAGTAAGCAGTTTAAAGATTAAATACTTATATTATTATATTTTTAAAAATATAACAGTATATAATAAATGAAAGTTAGTCAATTATCAAATGGTTTAACATTAATATATGAAAAATCTGATAATGATTTACCTATTACATCAATTTATGCCTTTTGTAATTTAGGACCAGCTCACGAGCCAGACGATATGAAAGGAATTTCGCATTTTATAGAGCATATGTGTTTTAAAGGAACAAGAAAAAACCCTACTCCTAAGTCTATTTTTTCAGTTTGCGAAAAGATTGGAGCCTATTTTAATGCTTATACTAGTAAACGTTTTACTTGTTATACTATTGATTGTGATAGTAAATATTCACAAACTTGTATTTATCATTTATCAGATATGCTTTTTCACTCCATATTTGATAAAAATGAATTCAAAAAAGAATTGAATGTGGTAGCACAGGAAAATAGAGATGATTTAAATGAACCTATGGAAGTAGCTGAAAATCAAATATTAAAAGAACTTTTTAAAAATAGTTCCTATCAAGACCCTATAGACCACGTTGATTATCATAAAAAACAGTTTAATTATGACAAATGTGTTGAATTATATAAATTATTTTACACTCCAAATAATATGTTTTTAAGTATTGCATCTAATTTATCTCTATCAACCATTTTAAAACACGTTCGTAATAGCTTTTTTACAAAAACATCCTCAAGTAATAATTTATCCAAGCTAATCAAAATAAATCATCATATTGAAAATTCTAAAAAACCCACTATTAATTTAATTAAAAAAGAAGGAGTTTCCAATAATACAATTATTATTGGGTTTCGTGTATGTGAATTTAATCACCCAGATAGGTATATTTTGGACCTTATTCAAACTGCTGTTGGAGAAAATATGACTGGAAAACTAAAATATACTTTACGGGAAGAAAAAGGTTTAGTATATACGGCTACAATAGACACTCAATATTTTGAAAGATTCGGATGTTTATTATTTGTTTCTCAAACTGAATATAATAATTTAATTCTTCCCAATAATTCGGGCGTATATCCTATTATTATGAAAATCATAAGAGATATTAAAAAAAATGGGCTTACCCAAAAAGAAATTAATGACGCAAAAGGAAGTTTAAAAGGCAAATTATCTTTAGATTTACAAAATAATTCCAATTTGGCAGAACAAAATGGTGAAAATATTTTATTAGGTGAAAAGGCTGAAGATTTAGTCCCTTTAAAAAATAAATATAATACTTTTTACAAACAAATCTATAAATCACAAGTTCATAAAGTTATTAAAAAATATTTTGAACTAAGCAATATGAGTATTTGTATTGTAGGTGAAAAAAATCCATCTTTTAAAGAAGTTCAAAAGTATTGCCAGTTTCTATAATTGTATATTTTTCAATCATAAATATATAGGAATTATATATAATGAAATTGAATAATGAAGATATTTTAGGATTATTTATCATATTTTTCGTATTAGCTGGAATTGCTCTAATTTATTTCAGAAATTTTGAAGCATTCCAATTAAAATGTATTGTTTCTACAGTTGATGGTAATAAATATTGTGTTCGTGAACGCTCTGAAATTCAAAATGCAGCTGACCTACTTGCAAAAGTAACGGAAAAATGTAAAAAATTGGTTAAATATATGTCAGAAAAACATCCTGATGACCCACGCACAAAAAGACTTGTTGATGGATTCAATCCAAAAAAAACTATGGAAACTTTACCAACCAGTCAATTTACAGCATATAGTGAAAATAAAGGAGAAAAAATTGCCTTTTGTTTAAATAAGAAAAAAGGAGAAAATGAAAATCTAATTGACGAAAGCACACTTACATTTGTTGCTATACACGAACTAAGCCACGTTGCTACCGTATCTATAGGCCATAAAAGTGAATTTTGGGAAAATTTCAAATTTTTATTAGAAAATGCCAAAGAAGCAGGTATTCATAATCCTGTTGATTACAAAGCACAACCTACCAGCTATTGTGGAATGAATATTCACGATAATCCTTATTATGATGCATAATTACACATTTTCAGTAAAATTATCAATTAATCTCTTTATAAAATACAAACCTTCATCCATACATAATGCTCTACTAAATTGTGCCATAGCTTTTGAATTATTTTCAGGCAGTAAACTTGGATAATAACTACTTTTTCCAGTCCATAAAGATATATATAAATCAATATCAATTTCTCTCATATTTACATATAATTCTTTTGGCACTTCTATATCAAATGTAATTGGTATTTTTAAGCTTTCTATATCATTATTCTCATACTCACAGTAAAGAACATTTTTTAGAAATTCACTTAAACACGCTTCTGTGTAAGAAAGCCTATATTTTTTTAAAGTTGCCATAGGAAAACTTAACCGAACGTCAAGCATACTTTTTTGTAAACTAATTTCAGACATTTTTTAATTTTATAATAAAAAATTAAAAAATTCAATTTTTTTGTAATAAATAGTTGGTTACATTTGGTAACACTTCATCTGGAATTTTATTTTCAGTCAATATTTTATTTGCCTCTTCTTTTTCATCGACTAGTTCTTTATAGATTTCTAATAAAGTGGTTGTTCCATTTTTTTGACGAAGAATTTCTTTAACAGCTTCTTTGCTATTTTCAATATTTTTTTCACTTAATTCACATAATGCATCTAATACAAATTTAATTTGGTCTTTATACAATCTATCAACAGATGCTCCACGAACAAAAAGTAAAGGTAATAACTCTTCTAATATTTGTGTATATTTTATTTCGGCAGTATTTTCAGCGTCAACATCAAGCTCATCTGACATTAAATATTCTACAATTAAATTAACAGGTCTTTTTAATGGTCTTTTGTTGCTCGCTTTGTTTATATCTATATCGGAGCGATTTAGTAGATATATAATTAACATAAAAGTCCTTTCAGTGCCAAAATGAAAAGTATCTTCAAATGAGTCATCAAATTCAGGAAAAGTTCCACTTTCGGCATCTACATCTGGATGAATATAGGATTGATAATTTTCTTCATTAACATAAAAAAAGGAGTCCAAAAGATTAAATAAAATAGTTTCACCTGAAGTAGGCTTGAAATTTAAAACGTCTGCATCAACATCTTCTAATCTATTTATGGTTTCTTCTAAAGGCAACAACGTCTGTCCATATCCAATTATAAACACATCATCATACACATTCTTAAATTTTTCCATTAAAGTATCCTCTTCTTCAATCATCTCTTCTTTTATTTTTCCACCTCCTTTTTTAGTTTGTGATTTTTTAGCTTTAAGCTTTTTTCTTATTTTTTTTGTAGTATTTTTAGGTATGGTTATTGTATTCATATATATTAAATTAATAAAATAAATACAATAAAGATATACAAAAAGTATCACTTATTGTATATATGGATACAAAAGAAGATTTACAAGAAAAAGAAATTACTATATCAACTCCATCTGATTTTATTTATAAAGTTTGCTTATTAAACGACCAGGGAAATGTAGATACAGTTATAGTATTTTCAGGTAATGATGATAATATTGATTTTAAAAGTAGTTGTTTTAGCGAACAAGAAACAGAATTTTATGAAACAATTCAACCTCAACTTATTCAATCTAAACAATTAATTCATTTAGATGATTCCATATCTAATGTTAAAAAAAAGTTATTAAATGAATTCACCACCTCAGAAACAAGCTATGATGAATTATACTTATTTGGAAATATTAATAAATATATTGATATTAAGTCTTGTTATGAATATATAACCAATAATGATGAGTTTCCTTTTACTAAGCCTATTATGGGACAATTTTTAAATAACTTGCAAGTTACAGACCCAAGTATTTATGAAAGTTTGAGTAATGAGGAAGACGATATTAATTATTCTTATAATCAACTTATGAAGTATTTATTGCCTTATCAAAATAAATTTAATAATTACTTTCCTCTTGGTTTAGACTTTGCAAATTCAACTGATTATTTGTTTTCTGCTAATCCTTTTTCAATCTTACCTACTCCTGGTGAATTATTTAAGCTTAAATCAAATAATTTATTGTATTCTTTTGAAAATAGATTATTATTAGATTATCAATCTATTGAAAACAATACAATTTACATGTGCTCTTGTAAAAATGTTTTATTATATGGAAATCAAAATCATATTGACTCCAGTTATTTGATTTCTCTATATTTTCCTTTACTTTCAAAGAAAAACATTACCAATTTAGAAGAACTCGAAGAGAACAAACAAAGTCTTCTTGAAAATACAAAAAATACGATGTCATCTTCTTTTTTTAAACTTCAAGAAAATATTAAAACCTTTCATCAATTAGACTTTATGAAATTAAATCAACTTCCTTATATGGATAATGGTATTGTTAATTTTCATATTGTGCTTCATCCAAAACTGAAGACTTTTATTCCTATTGACATTATTTTTAAACAATTATCAAGCACACAAGAATTTCCATTTATAAAATACAATCCTGGTAGTAAAAAAGAATCCATCGTTCGCTTGTATTGTGACAAAAAAACAAAAAAAGGGCAAAAAATTCCTATTTTAAACAAACAAACGGTGTATACTCTATTTAAAAATAGTGGAAAAGTAAAGCAACTCTCAGTTTATATTAAAAAGGTAATTGATACTCAACTTATTGAATGTTTTGTGGATTTTGATTATAACGGTAATATTATTCTACGTTCTATTTCTACAAAACATATTTCTTATGATAATTTACAAACTCTTCTTTCCAATATTATTAATCCACTTGTAGATAAAATTAATTCATTTATTCAATCCTCAGGATACGTTATGCAAAAGTTTTCTTCTCTTGAAAATGAACTTGTAGAAATTATTCATCTTGATTATCATTTATCTATACAGTTAAATCCTACATTTGATTTGCATAAATACGACCATTTATTATATGGAATTTTTGATATAAATAGCTTTGATGTAAAAAAAGGAGCAGAACTTTATTTTAAACGTGTTAGCAACTATACGCAAATGACTGCAATAGATGCTATGATTTCAAAATTTGTAAAGACATATAATGACCCTAATTTAATTGTTAATTTAATTTCTGGAAATTTTAACTTATCATTTGAAGAAGCAAAAGAAAAATTTCTTGATTTCCAAAATTCACATCAATTTATTAATGGTAAATATGTAAATAAAGGAGCTGAACTTGTAGAACAACCTGGATTTGAAACAAAATTACTATTTCAACCTTTTGAAAATAAACTTAACGTTGATATTAAAAATATAGACAATATTCTGTATGTGCCCTTATTACAAACCTATATTAACTCATTTTTACGTTTTATTCATTACGACTCTGACCTTCCATTAGATAAAACATCTTATATGAAAAAAGTAAAGATTTTAGAACCTGAAAAAGAAGAAAATATAGTTGAAAATGTTATTGTTCCTGGTGCTGAAGCTGCTGGTATTATTCAAATTGTCAATACAAACATATTTAAATCAGACGATGTAGAAGAAGAGGAACTTAGTGACGATGATGATGCTTTATTTTTAGATGATGACGATGAAGATGAAGAAGATGATAGTGAAAATAGTGATGAAGAAGATGATGAGGAAGAGGACGAGGAAGAAGAAAAAGAACCTGAAGAAAAACTAAAAGACAGTATAGTTTTTAATATTAAAAGTCAAATAATTTCCAAATCAAAGGAAAAACAAGGTTCTCAAGAAAGTTCTCCCGAAGAACCAAGTGAAGAGGAAAAAGAAGAAGAAGAAGAAAATCCAGATAATATATTAAAACAACAAGAAGAAAATTTAAAAATGATTCGAGAAGGAATAAATGATGGAATAGAAAAAACAAAAGAATTCTTCAGTAACCTTACTGGTTCATCTCAAGAAAAACAAAAAGGAGGAAATACACGTATGTTTATCAAAAAAATGAAAGATTTACAACCTGTTTTATTCAAAAAAACAAGCGAGTATGAAGACTCATATGCAAGAAATTGTCAAGCTAATTCAAGAAGACAACCTATTATTTTAACAAATGAAGAAAAAATGAAAATTGATGAGACCTATCCTAATTCTTATGATATTGCTCTTCCTTATTCTACTGACGAAAATAAAAAATATTGGTATATATGTCCCAGATATTGGTGTTTACAAACAAATGCACCTATGAGTGAAGAACAAGTTGAAAAAGGAGAATGTGGAGGAAAAATTATTCCTCAATCTGCAAAAACTGCACCACCAGGACATTATATAATGGAATTTACAGATGATAAGGAACACAAAGATAAAGAAGGCAATTATAGAAAGCATTATCCTGGGTTCTTAACCAAAAAAAATGGAGCTGGTTATTGTTTACCTTGTTGTTTTAAACGATTAAATACAGACCAACAATTAAAAATGAGAAAAGATTGTGGTATTAACATCTCTGATTACAGCGGAGAAAGCGAGGATATAGAAAAAATAATTGGAACAGAAGATAAAGATATTGATATGGATGATAAAAAATTATTAAAAAATATTCTTTTGCCTGAGCGATTTCCTATGCCAGCTCATCGTTGGGGATTTTTACCTATTGGCGTAGAAACATTTTTGCAAGTTGATAGTTCAAAAGATGTAGATAAAAACAATAAAGCAAATATTGAAAAGAATAAGACACCATTATTAAGATATGGTATGGAGTTTTCTCGTAATCAATCTTTTGTTGCATTTTTAAATGACTTACATTCCACTTATCAAAATAAAATGATATCTCTTGCTGAATTCAGAGAGGCACTTGCCTCGGATATTAGTTTTGATTTATTTTTACAAAGTAATAATTCTAACTTGGTATCCAGTTTTTTGCCAAGAAAATATATTCTTGATAATTCATCTATTGATAAAGTAAAATCAAGTGAATTTTATAAATCAATTGACACAAGTAATGAATTTAAAATGAATCTATTGAAAGATAATGTTGCTTCTTATGAGAACTTTTTAAATTATTTAAGAGACCCTGATTCTTTTATAGACCATACCTTTTTATGGGACTTGGTAACAAGTGGTAAATTAAGTCTATTCCCAGAAAAATTCAATTTGATTATTTTAGAATTACCTGAAAATGACGGAACAAATGATGTTGAAATATTATGTCCTACTAATGTTACTCGTGAAACATTATTTGATAAAAAATTAAAAAGCGTCTTTGTTTTGAAAAATAAAGTATATTATGAACCTGTTTATAAATACGGCAATACTGTAGTCAATAAAAATGCAGGAAATAAGACAGTAGTTAAGTTTTTATCAGAAAATAGTGTATCTTCTGAATTTAGAAAGGTAATTCAAAGCATAGAACATAGCACAAATAAATTTTGTAAACCAATTCAAAATTCTGCAAAAGTTTATAATTATAAAACAAATCTTCATGCAGAAAGAATTTTACAAATACTGAAAGACAATAATATTACAATACAAGAACAAATTGTAAATTACAAGTCTAAAGTGATTGCATTTACAATAAAAGTGAGAGATGAAGATAATCAAAACTATTATATTCCCACTTATCCATCTAATATTATAGAAAACTTGAATGTAAAGTATATTGATGATGTAGAATGGTCTTCATATGAAGAAACTAAGCAAATATTAGAAGATATTTACTATAAATCACAAGAAAAGATTCCAAGCAAACCATTAGTAAAGGTCGTAGAAGATGGACTTATTGTAGGAATACTTACATTATCAAATCAATTTGTTCCCGTAAGTGATTTTATTGAAGATAAAGAGGATGATTTGGATAGTGTTACAACCAGTAATTACAAAGATGATTATATTAATGCTGATAAAGCTCTTACATCAAATGAAAATAAAAAGGATACTCAAAGAGTAGAAGTCGTAAGAAATATTTATTTAGAAACACAATTTTATAACTCTTTCCGTAATAAAATGAGAAATTTGTTAAGTGACTATTTCCATTTTGAAACAAAGAAAAAATTAGAAGAAATTATTAATAATAATTCTTATTTATATTTTGTAAAGTTGGAAAAAATCAAACGAATTTTGAAATATTTATCAAAAGAAAATATTGTTTTTCAAGAATTTGACGATGAAGTATTTGACGCTTTGGAAGAAAAAATTGGATTATTAAATGTCAATAAAGACAATCAATTTTGCTTGGAAGAAGAAAATAAACTATGTCTTCCCAAAAATAATTTAATAAGTGCAATAGATAACGAAACATATTATTATGAAAAACTTGCAGATGAGCTTTTGAGATACAAGCGAATTCAATTATTTATGTTACAAGCAAGTCAATATTTAACTATCCATCATTTTGATTATATTATTCAAACAACTGAAATATTAATATTACAAAGTGCATTATTTGAGAACTTTTTTAAAGATTTGGAGCCATTTGAAACAAGTTCCTATGTAACAAACGTTGGTTTTGATATTTCTAATCCTGAGGAACATCCTCCCTATTCCAATAAAATTAAAATAGACCAACAGAAACCATTAGATGCTAATACAAAAAGCATAGAATTGATAGAAGAAAATTGTGTATCTGAAAGTAAAAAAATGATAGAAGCTCCTTTTAATAAATGGGATAAGTTTGTTTCAAGTGAAGAGAACTATTTAACTTTTGAAAATTCAGCATTCTGTAGCTTTTATATAATCATTCATATTTTGAAAGAAAAAAATGTAGAAGTTAGAGTGATTGATTTAAAAAATAAATTAATTGAATTATATAATGAAGCAAAACCAAGATACTTTTCAAATATTTTATCCATATTATCTTTACAGGATAAAAAGGAGTATGTTGATAAATTAAAAAGTAATCAAATTGATTTTGATAGCATGATACTAAGTGAAGAATATACATTATCTCATTTGGATTTATTATTATTATGTAATCACTTCAAAATTCCAATCGTGCTTTTTTCCAAAAGTAAATTTAAAAATATTCAATCAAATTTATCGTGGATGGTTCTTGGAGAAAATGTAGACGATGATGCATTTTATTTTATTTATGGTTCTTCTTTGGAAGGATTTAGTCAAACATATTTAATTGAAAATCCTATTTATTTACGTGATATGGTAAATTATAACAAATTAAGCTCAAAACCAGATTATAAAGAACATTTTATCACGATGGAAAATATACTTTCTTTAGAAACCTAAATATTATATTTTTAAAAGAAATCTAATAATATAATATAATGAAGCTTACTAAAAGTTTAGTTAAAAAAGGTGGCAAAAAATCTTTAAAGAAGTCTCTTAAAATTAAAAAATCCAAAAAAGGTGGTAAAAAATCTTTAAACACAAAGAAAGCGCGTAAAACTCGTAAGATGAAGATAAAAATGAAAGGAGGTATGGAAGAAGGTAAGACATCTGAAAAAATGCAAAGAGCTTTTGATTTATATGATAAGAGCGAAGAAATACGCAAGAAAGCATATGAAAATATACACAAAGACACTAACAAACTTGCTATGGCAATTGCAACCGGATTAAAACCATGGAATGCTCAGAGAAATAAATTCGGCAATTTTGTCGGAGATTATTCAGACGGAATAGTTTATGAAATTTTCAACAACTTAGATGAATATGAAAAAATAGAATGAGAGATTAATCACTTAGTTAAATGGAAATTTAAATATTATAATTTTATAATATTTAATTAACAACAATCATTACATGTTTTTTTACAGCATTCACAAGGACATTTTTCTTCCTTGCAACAGCAACAACAAGTGCAACATTCACAATTGTCACATTTGCCACCACGCAATCTGAGAACTAAATGAAGTGTGCTTTCCTTTTGTATGTTATAGTCACTTAATGTGCGACCATCTTCAAGCTGTTTTCCAGCAAAAATTAAACGCTGCTGATCGGGTGGAATGCCTTCCTTCTCTTGTAGTTTTTGTTTTACATTATCAATAGTGTCATTTGGCTCTACTTCTAATGTAATAGTTTTTCCAGTCAAGGTTTTTACGAATACTTGCATCGTATGTTATAATAATATAAAAAAAGTTTTCATATTATTTTAATTTACAGCTAAAATTCCATTTCATAGTCATCATCCACACAATCTGTTACGTCAGTGTTGCGAATAGTTGAAATGTTATTTTTAATTTCAATATTAGACTTAGAATACATATTTTCTGCTTCTTCTGCTTCGCCGAATACCTTTTCAATTTCCTTTTCATCCTCATTCTTTTCAAAATCTTCATTTTCTAGTGACCTCATCTTTTCTAAATCTAAAACGATTCCACAAGAACCAGTTCCAAAGTTACCGAGTTGTCCTGTCATAATATTTGCTGACACACCTCTCATATGGTCGAAATCAGCATGTCTAGATGCAGTTAGCAACACTTCTGTATGAACCTCAAAAGTTGATTTGGAAATTGGACCAATATTATCATTCAAAATACCTGAACGGAAGATTGATACCATTCCTTCGTTGGATGTCATACGGTCACACAATAAACTCAAATGGTGATAATTAATGCTTACACCACTCGCCTTCATCACATCCATAATCTCATTATATATAATTTGTCTGGCCGCTTCAATTCCCAGAACATCATACACTTCCTTGATATCATTACTGATTGTTCTTGAACTATCAATATAATCCTCAGCCAATATCTTTAACAAATTACTGCCTGTAGTTTGCAAAGTCCAAATATCTTGTTGTTTAAATCTTCCGTCATCCTTTACTACATTATTTTGCACCTTTACAGGTAAGACATTTGTAATCTTAGAAATACCTCTTAATACAATATCATTTAAAATATTTTCTTGGAAATTGCGAAGCAAGTAAATGTGGTCGGATTGGTCCAAACTCATATCTGTTGTCTTATCCTTCTTTGTTTTTGTCAATACAGAGCTATTTAATCTGATTCTAAAAATCAAATCTTTTGAATTTAAATCACTATATACACAATTCAACTCTTTTCCGTAATAGCTGTTTGTGATTGCAAAGTGAATATCATCCATAGTAATATTTTTCTCCAATAATGTTTCTGCATCAAATTCCATACGAATAATCCATTTTGATTTTTCTTCATTATTTTCTTCTAAGTCTTCGTTGCATCCTGAAAACATATTTTCAAACTCGTAATACTGTTTGAGTAATAATTCATCTTTCATAATTTTTGTATTATTGTCATCAGGGTCAAAACAAATCTCAATTGCCTTTACCAAATCAATCATCTTTGTGTGTGCTATCATATTCGAGTATTGAACCACCTTTTGTTGGTTTGTTTCATCATATTTCTTCAAGTATATATTCAAAGAGGGTGTTTTGGGGTTCTTGGTTAGACGCAATATCTCCTCAATACGAGGCACACCTCTTGTTACAGTTGCACCAGCAGATGCTCCTGATAAATGAAAAGTATTCAAAGTTAATTGTGTAGTAGGCTCTCCAATTGATTGACCTGCAATCACACCAACCATCTCTCCAGGATGAACGATTGCTTGTTTATATTTCAACAATATAGTTTCCAATAATAACACCAAGGCTTTCTTGTGAAATCTTTTATTCACCAAAAGGTCCTTAGGATTCAAGTTATAATAATATAAAACATCAAACAATTTATTTTCTTTCATGAAATGCAAACTATCCAGTTTTTTCTTATATATATCAATCAAATCAAACATCTCCATAGGAGTAATATCCACAAGAGAATTTGAATGCAAACCCAATTGATTTTGAATATTCAAGATAATACTCTGAAATCCAATAGGCACTTGGACGCTATCCTCATTTTTATTTAAAAACACTTTGTCAATAATATTTTCCTGTGCTTCAATCATCATATCAATCATCTCCTTACATTTTTCTTTTGCCTTAGATTTTTCCTTTTTCAAGCGACGAATAGTTGATTTTGTATACACATTTACCAGCACTTCCTTTTCTTCGTTTACACCTGGAATATCATAATGCAAATAAATATCTTCAAGAGATTGTCCTGCTAATTTTACTCCTTGATTTTCAACACGTGTGGAGTCAAAACCATCATCTCCATAAGCGAATTGAATAATCTTTCCCTTGTTATTTCTAACTGACATATCATATTCTACTTTTAAATCTTCCAGACCCTTAATTAACCTTCTCTGAATATAACCTGTCTGGGATGTTTTTACAGCCGTATCAATCAAACCAACACGACCACCCATAGCGTGGAAGAATAGCTCAGGAGCCGTAAGACCTGTAATATAAGAATTCTCTACAAATCCTCTTGAACCAGGTGAATCATCATATTTACTGTAGTGAGGAAGTGTTCTACTATCAAAACCATAAGGAATACGCTTTCCTTCTACATTTTGCTGTCCTACACAAGAAATCATTTGAGAAATATTCAAAGAAGAACCCTTAGACCCTGAATTTACAATCATCAAGAAGCGATTGTTTTTACTTAAAGATTTTCTGCCAATATTTCCTGCTTGTTTTGTTGCCTCATTCAATACATTATTAATATTACTTTCAAACTCTTCGTTATTGGTATAAGAAGTATTATTTTCAAAAATACCCAAATGAACCTTATCAATAATTGACTGTGCCTCTTGCTTTTGAGCTGTAATTGCTTGAATAATACTATCCGTAGTTTTATTGTCTGCAATCAAATCACTAATACCAACACTAAAAGCACTTGATTTCATATATTCAGTAATAACATTTTGCAGGTTATCAATATAATCACTTGCTGCACGGTTTCCAAAATCATTAAATATTCTATGAGTAATTCCATTATTTCCGAAACACTTTTTATCCAACTGTCCTCTCTTAAATTCACCATTACGAATTTCTAATACATTATTACTGGTTTCATAATCTTCACTCTCGTCAAACAAACCCGTCTTTCTCTTAATGGTTAAAGAAGGTGTAATTTGACTTAACACATCAAAGGATGTAAGTTCTTTTTTATTTAATTTCTCTACATCCACATTTGGATACATCATAAGTAAATTCATAGCTTGTTTTGGAGTTAACTTTACGTTGGGTCTTGTAAAACGATAAGAACCCAACATAGAATCTTGAAATATACCAATAATAGGAGAGGAACTGGCAGGACTAATTATTTGGTAAGGAATAGCAGCCAAATTCTTCAATTCAGTTTCTGCCATAATATTTTGGGGCATATGCATATTCATCTCATCACCATCAAAATCTGCATTGTAAGGTTTAGTATCACCTACATTCATTCTAAATGTATCACCCTTTTTCATAATTTTGACTATGTGACACATCATACTCATTCTATGCAAACTGGGTTGTCTGTTAAATAGAACTGCATCTCCATCCATCATATGACGATGAACTATGTCACCGTTTTCCAGTTTAATTGAGTCACGGTCAACATATCTTAAAGAAATATTATCACCATTTTTCTTTTCCAAAATTTTAGCTCCAGGATGTTCCTCGGGTCCTGTTTGAACTAGTTTTAACAAAAAGTTTCTATTTTTATCATTTACTACAACTGGTTTGGTAATATTCATAGCAATCTTTAAAGGAACACCCAATTCACGAATAGAAAGATTTGGATCACCAGTAATTACCGAACGAGCACTAAAATCCACTCTCTTTCCCATTAGATTTCCACGGATTCTACCAAACTTACTGTTTAAACGACCCATAATACAATTTAATGGACGTCCAGACCTTTGTCTTAAACTATCAGCTCCTTTCACTTTGTTATTTACTATCATCGCAACAAAGTATTGTAAAACTGTAGTCAATCCTTCAATCACATTTGCAGATGCCTTATTTGCGATTTTCTCTGCTAAATCTTTGTTTGTTTTAATAATATTACTATAAATATGTGTTAAATCATCTTCACTTCTTTGCTGAGCGTCATGTTTTACTGAGGGTCTTACGGCGGGAGGTGGAACAGGTAATACTTGACATATCATCCACTCAGGACGAGACCAAACAGGACTTAATCCCATAAAATGAACGTCTTCATCTGATATTCTTTTAAACATTTTAATAATATGTTCTGGAGATAACCTCAAACTTACCTTTTTCTTTTCTTTACTGGAATCAATATCAATCTTGTCCCAAATAGCATATATTTTTGATAAATCTTCTAACTTAAATGATGTAGGTTGTTTACAACCACAACCATCCTCATTACTTTCTCCACATCTTCCAACCTTAAAATTTGTTACATATTGCCATCTTTGTTCTGCTGATTTTTCAAGACAGTGTTTATGTTGTTCTTTATTAATTAATAATTTACTACATTTAAAACAGACACATTTCAATATTTTCATAATTTCTTTTAAATGTTGAATGAAGAATACCGGCTTAGCCAATTCAATATGTCCGAAATATCCTGGAGTATCAATATAAGTTAAACCATCTGTAGGGCAAATAATTCCTGGTTCCAATACACCCATACGAGGGTCAAACAATCCTCCCATCACAGGTTTATTGTTATTAAATGTTACGGGTGATGTAATTTCAACTACCGAAGATTTTCTAATCTCTTCGGGAGATAACATACTAAATTGGATACCGATGATTTTTGCGGGTTTTTTATACTCATTTTTTTGAAACCTTTGCAAATTCATATTTGTTACTATAATATATTATTTATATATTTTATATTATTATCAATTTTTCAAAAAATAAAAAATTGATATGAAAACATCTTAATATTTTATTCAATAATGACAAAATCTAACAAGATGAGCACTGACCGTAAGACTAAGCAAATTAAGGAAAATAAGAAGTATAAGAAGAACAAGAAGGAGCAACCGCCTTCTGAATCTGATGGTGAGGAATCGTGGTATGAAACTGATTCCTCTTCTGATTCAAGTTATAAGCCTTCTACTAAGAAAAAGAATTCTGATAAAAATAAATATAAAAAGCATAAATTTTTAAATAACCTATTTCCATCCAGATATATGAAGGATAAAATGAAAGACTCAAAGAAAAAGATAAGTAAAAATGATAAAAGAAAAAGAAAACATAGAGACGATCAAGAAGAAAGTGAGGAAGATGATGACTATTATGAGGATACCGAAGAAGAAAGTGAGGAAGAGGAGGATTACGAAGAGGAAGAGGAGTCAGAAGAAGAGGATTCTGAAGAAGAAAGCGAGGAAGAGGAATATGTTTCTCGTAAAACAAGAAGAAGTAAAAGAAAAGCAAAGAAATCAAGAAAGTATGATAGTGAAGAAGAAGACGAAGAAGATGACGAGGAAGAAGAGGACGAAGAAGATGACGAGGAAGATGACGAAGAAGACGAAGAAGATGATGAGGAAGATGACGACGAAAAGATATTTAATATCGTTCTTGATTTGGGAGGAGGAGAAGATGGAGAGGAATACTTTGAAGAAGACGCCGATGAGGCTTGTGATAGTGAAGACGAGGAAACATTTATGAAAGAAAAATATGAGAAAGTTGAAACTAATAATTCTGAAAAAAAGAAAAAGCTTCCTAATGAAAAAGAGAAACAAAGACTGAAGGAAGAAAAGGAAGAACGAGAAAGAAAGAATGTAGAAGGTAAGTATATTGAATTATTGGATGCCAAGAAAAGCACTATAAAACAAATAGAAAACACCAAAAATAGTTATTTGTCAAAACGTTATAAAAAGGACTTAGTGCAAATTGACAAAGAAATTAAGAAACTAATTAAGAAATCAAGAACAAAAAATGCTAAGCAGTATCATAAACTAATCCATAGTAGTAAGAAACGAACAAATGAGGTTGATTACTTCAAGAAAAATCTATCTAATAAGCAACAATTGCAAGTTATGGATGATTTGGAAGAGATTAACAAGCACATTAATGTTGACAAGCCATATCGTCTTGCTTTGTTAGATTCTGATATGGCTCCTAACTTTAAAGCTATTGCTATGCAACGTTTGAATGTGCTTCGCTCTATGGACCAAACAGACCCAGAATATTACAAAATTAAGAATTGGGTTGATACGTTTATGCGTATTCCTTTCGGCATTTATAAATCCTTATCTATTTCTATGAAGGACGGACTTGATGTTAGTCACGAGTTTATCACAAATGCTAAAAAAACTCTTGACGAATGTGTATATGGATTGGACGATGCTAAAATGCAAATTATGCAGTTGGCAGGACAGTGGATTACTAACCCAGGAGCTCTTGGAACTGCAATTGCTATCAAAGGACCTATGGGAACAGGTAAGACCACTTTGGTGAAAGAAGGTATTTCTAAAATTCTCGGTCGTGAATTTTCCTTTATTGCCCTTGGTGGAACTGGTGATGCAAGTTTCTTGGAAGGTCATTCTTATACATACGAGGGAAGTAGTTGGGGGAAAATCGTGCAAATCTTAATTGATAGCAAATGTATGAACCCTATTATCTTCTTTGATGAGCTTGATAAATTGAGTGAAACACCAAAGGGTGATGAAATTAACGGTATACTAACTCATCTTACAGACACTACACAAAATAGTGAGTTTCACGACAAGTATTTCTCAGAAGTTAATTTTGACCTAAGTAAGTGTTTGTTTATTTTCAGCTATAATGACGAAAGCAAGGTCAATCCTATTTTGAGAGATAGAATGTATCGTATTCAAACAAAGGGATATGAAACAAAGGAAAAGTTGACTATTGCCAAAAAGCACCTTCTTCCTAAGATTAGAGAGCAGGTGAACTTCTCCGAAGAGGATATTATTATTCCAGATGAAGTAATTACATATATTGCATCTAGTCCTGAACTTACCAATAAGGAAAGTGGTGTGAGAAATCTAAAGAGATGCTTGGAAATTATTTATACTAAGCTTAACCTGTTCCGACTTGTGAAATCAGAAAGTGATATCTTTTCCAAGGAACTAAAGATGGAGGTCAAATTTCCGTTTACGGTCCAAATAGACCACGTAAATAAGTTGATTAACAAAAACAACGAAGTAAATGTTTCTATGTCTATGTTGTATATTTAAAATAATTTAAATACAAACTATTTATTACTCTATGTTTAGTAATATAAATTTTGATTACTTAAAAAATTCTAATAATAATTGGAATTTTTTTCGTCCAAATACTTACAAAGTTTATGCTATCCATACATTTGATGATGGAAATGAGGACTATCAAAAATACAATAATGAATGGTTTATTGTTGGGGAATGGCAAGAGAAAGTAGCTTTGTTAAATAAAGAAAAAGATATATTTGTTAACAGTATTTCTTTATGGAAATTAACACTTATTGATTATCAATATACAGTTGAAACTATGATACGTAGTCATAATTTATTTACTACGATTCCAGATGAATGTAAAAATGATGAATTTAAGGTTATTGAAAAAGGAGTTCAAGATTACATTAAGAAATATTGTCGTCATAATATTGTAAATGATTATATTGATGTAGACGTCGATAAAGGTAAACACATCAAGTATTGTGATATTTGTTATACTGATTTTAGTGATTGTTAAATATTTATACCAATTAATAAATATTTAAATTATGCGCTTTGGTTTCCTCCACGTGTTGACAATAATTGTTTATGATTTTCATCTAAACATAATGCACCTGTAGAGTTAGATAATCCAGAGCTTTGACCTACGCATCCTAAATCTCCCTTTACCTCGCCAAAAGCATCTAGTTTCTTGACCTCACCAGCAGGGTCGCAATAAACACCGTTAAATCCGTGAACCTTTTTACATTCTTTATCTGTATCCTTCAATAAATAGGAAGAGTAAGTAGAATCAATATTGTTACCGTCAGCAGCATTTGTGTAAGATGTGTCAGGCTTTGTTGCTGTAAATCCCTCAAAAGCATATTCTTTTGAAAATACTGTATCAGCACGATAAGGCTTGAAGCTCATACAAGAAACACACATAGAAGTTAATAAAATTACCAATAAAAGAACCAATAAAAAGATTGTTAACATAGACATTCTATTATACATATTTTATAGATAAAAATTAAAAGTTTTTTTTACTAAATATTATTTGCTACAAAATAACATAAAGTTTATTTATGATTAATTATTAATAATGTCCAGTTTAGATCTAAATGATAAAATGAACTTGAAAAACCTTGTTTCAAAAATGGGTGCGGAAGACAATACTGAAAATATTCGCAAATGGAAACACAGCACACGTATTCGTGATGATATTAGAAAACTTGATACATTAACCCAAGAAAAAGAAGATATGCGCGTAAATGAACCTGATATGTATGTAAAAACCTGTGCCGACGCCGCTCCATTTTTATTTGAAAATTATCAGGACCTTTTTAAAAGAATGATTCGTCGAGAACTTGATTTGACAATTATGACTAAGCTCTTGGTTATTCTTAAATTAATTGAAGACGATAAAATAGACCAACACGAAGGTGCAGCGATGTTTGGAAAAATTTTAGGAGAACTTTATATTGATAGTGCTATTAAGAAAGGTGATAATTTGGATAAAGAGCATCAATCGTCTGAGCCCGAAAAAAGTGTAGGAAAACCTATTTCTTGGAAGGAATACAAACAAATGCAGAATAGTAATTAAAATAATATAAATACAATTTTATTATATTATTATGAAGTCAATTAGAGCTAAAAACGTTTTTTCAAACTATTTAGGAACGAAACCTGGTTTTATAGAAACCGAACACGGTTTTCCATCTCAATTTGCTATTTTAAAATTATATATTGAAGATGACGAATTAAAAGAGCATTACAAAACTGTAGTTGAAAAACACAACCAAGATTTTTTAAACAAAAAATATCCTGATTCTGGCTTTGACTTATACGCTCCTAAGAGTGTAACCCTTACAGATGACAATAAAGTTGTTTTTATTGATTATTTAATTAAATCTCAAATGGTTTATTGCAACGGTGAAAATGATAATGTGGAAAATTCTGCTTTTTATATGTATCCTCGTTCTAGTTTTTCTAAAACGCCGCTTATTTTAGGAAATCATGTTGGGGTAATTGATTCTGGATATAGAGGACATTTGATGGGTGCGTTTAAATATTTTTCTTCTTGTGATTACCCTGATGAATATATTGTTGAAAAGCACCAACGTCTTCTTCAAGTATGTCATCCTTCCTTATGCCCTATTTTTGTAAAAATTATTGATACCGACAACTTTGAAGAAACCGAAAGAGGTTCAGGTGGATTTGGTTCTACCGGTCAATAATATTTTTTATATTATATAGTATCTTTATACTATATAATGAATGAAGAATATACTGTTATCTATAAATCAAAATATTATAATAAAAAACATAAGAATCAATTCTTAAAAGTTCTGGTTTTTGATTTGGATGAAACTATAGGAGATTTCAAGGACTTAGAATTAATATGGAATACTATACAGCATTATACTCCAAATAAAAATAGCTTTAATTTATTTAAAGATTTGTTAGATTTATATCCTGAATTTTTACGATTTGGGATTATTTCTATTTTGGAATTTTTACATCAGAAAAAGAAAGAAAAGGTTTGTCATTCTATTTACATTTATACTAATAACCAGGCTCCTCCTCAGTGGATTGCTATGATAGTTGATTACCTTGATTACAAATTAAATTTAAAAAAAAACAAATTATTCGACCAAATTATTCATACCTTTAAAATTAAAAATAAACTAATTGAAGTAAAACGAACTACACATAAAAAAACTTGGGGAGACTTTATTAACTGCACCTTATTACCTCGTAGCACAGAAATATGTTTTGTTGATAATACCAATTTTGAAACTATGAAAGAAGAAAAAGTATACTATATACAACCTATGTCTTATTATCACCATTTATCTGCATCTCAAATTGTTAATCGCTTTTTACATTCTAAACTTGCAAAAAATATTCTAAAAACTCCTGCTGATAAAAGAAGTTTTGAAAGAATTATTTTTCAAAAAAAAGACGATAATATGCTGACAGATAGAGAAAACAATACACTATTAAAAACAAATATTTTAGTTTCTCAAAAAATTATGTATCATATTCGTGACTTTTTCTTTTATTCAAACAAAAGAGAAAAAACCAAAAAAAATAAAAAACTTATGAACAGATTAACAAGAAAGAAATTTTAACTATGAACGTATTCATTTGCCATTAATAATATTTGTTCTTCCGGTGATAGTCTTTGAAATATATCGTTACTATCTACTTTGACCTGATTAAATCTTCTTGCATTATTTAAACATAAAATCTGAGCTCCGTTATCTGAAAACTTTATATTGACAACAATTCCGCCATTTGTTAGATTTTTTGTGCCGTGTTTTATCCAGCGAATATGCTTTCCGTTTTCTATTTCTTGTAACTCATCTATGCATTTATACCCAACCAATTTGCTACATATTTTCTTTTTATCTTCTACAGATGCATCTATTTCATTAATTTTTTCGTAGATCTCTTTGTTTATTGAATTGATAGTTTTGTCTTCCAAGTTCTCGTATTTTTCTTCGTCAATTGCTTCTAATAAGTTATCTAACCCTAATTCTGCTACCAAAGAAGGGTCATTCATAGCACTTTCATAAATTTCCTGAATTTCCATTTCATCAAAGCTACTCATTATATTATTATAAAACCTATTATAAATAGACTTTATATTATATTATGAACTCCCAACAAATTATTTTTAAAAAGTATGAATTATCTGAATTCATCAAAGAGGGGAATTTCGGATCAATTTTTTCAGGAAAAAACATAAAAACCGATCAGAAAGTTGCTATCAAAAGAGAAAAAGTAAGTTCTCAGTTCTCAACACTCAAACATGAAGTTTCTATATTAAAATATCTATACGACCATAAAGTGAAACACATACCAGTAGTTCAGTGGTTTGGAAAGATTGAGAACTTTTTCTATTTTGTTATGCCTTTTTACGACTGTTCTTTGTATGATTATATTGAATGTAAGACTATTTCTAAAAGCAAAATTAAATCTATTATTATTCAGACCTTAGCTTTATTGAAGTCTATTCACAATCAGTTTTTAATTCACCGTGATATCAAACCACAAAATTTTATGGTGCATAATGGAGAACTTTATTTGATTGATTTCGGTTTTTCTGTTTTTTATATTGATGAAAATAAACACCACTTTATTGATAATCAAGAACAAACTGAAATTACAGGTTCTCCTCGTTTTGTAAGCTACCATATTTATGATGGGTATAAACCGTCAAGACGTGATGACCTAATGTCAGTTGCCTATATTTATCTGTATTTGTTTTACATGGAACTTCCTTGGGATAATATAAATTTGTTTCATCAAGAAGCTCCGTCTACTAATATTTTTTGCGACCGCAATCGCGAAATAAAAGCCTTGAAATCTTTTAATAATGTTTCTAACTATTGTTCTCAGATTCATCCCTATATGATAGATTTTATGAAACATATTTATGAACTTTCTTATTTTGAAGAACCAAGCTATGGATTTTTAATTGACCTCGTTGAAAAAATGAATGCTTAATTTTTATGTTTTTATAATATATATGACAGATAAACTTGTTGGAGGATATAGTCAAATGATCGGCAGTCGCCGTCAAGTATTTAACGGAACTGCCAAGAAAACTGGATACGGAAAATCTGGTTTAACTAAGAAACACTTGAAAATGAATAAACACGGTCACATCGTTTCTATCAAAAAGAGCAAAGCTTCCAGAAAGAACAAAAATTTAGGAAAATTCTTGCAAAAGAGAGGTTCCAAGACTTTCGGACCTGTTTTGTCTAAAAAGGCAAAGCGTAAAGGTAAGAAAATGGGAGGAGGTGGAGACCACGATGAAGAGCTCCACGAGGGAGTACACCACGGAGATGAAGAAGATGTTACACTCGACGGACCCAAAGACCCCCTTACACCCCCAGAACCTACAGGAGAAATAATGGGAGGAAAGAAGAAATCAAAGAAATAAAGAAATAAATTTTATTTTAGAAGGCAAATAAGAGACATTAAATAACTAGTTACAAAAAGTAATATACAAAAACAATATAAATAATAGCATCTATATATGTTATACTTGTATAGATGTCAGTGCAAGATACAGTTGAAACTCAGAGTGATCGTTTGACCGGCCAAGTTAAGTGGTTTAACAACAAGGCAGGATATGGTTTTATTACCGTTAGTTCAGGAGAGCATAAGGACAAGGATATCTTTACCCATTATTCTGGTATTCGTGTCACCAACTCTCAGTATAAGTATTTGATTCAGGGAGAGTATGTTGAGTTCAATCTTACCAAGTCCACTAATGAGACTCACGAGTTCCAATCCGTAGATATTACTGGTATTTGCGGTGGACCTCTTATGTGTGAGACCCGCAAGTCTCTTCCTCCTGCTCCTCGCACTCCCAGATCCAGACCTCAGGGCCGCGCTCCCACCAAGCCTACAGCAAAGACTGACGAGTAATTAAATAAAAAAAAATACAAAAAAATATGATTAATATAAAGTTGCCATTTATCCGAACTTAGCTCAGTTGGTAGTAGCGACAGACTGTAGTGGTTAAAACATATATCTGTAGGTCACCTGTTCGATTCAGGTAGTTCGGAATTTTTTATTATATTATAATTTACAAGTTATAATATATTACCACTTCAATTTTCAATTTCAGTTTTCTTTTTTTCAATTACCACTTCTTTTAAGACATTTTTGATAATTTTATCTTGTTGTTTTGATGCTTCCGCTTCAGAAGAGCTTCCTAGAGAATTGAGACTTATTTGTATATAATCACTATTTTCCTTAGTATCCATAATTTGAAAACGAGGATTCTCCATTTGCCAGTCTATCAAGGAAGACATATTTTTATCTTCCAACGCTTTGATAGTATTCTTCAATCTTGATTTATCTTTATCTTCTATTTCCCACTTATCTTGGTCCTTTACATATACTGTTTCTCTTTTTATATCCGTGCAGTGAATTGGTCTTTCCGTTACATCCATATCTTTTAATGCTTTTACAAATATACTACTTAATCCTTCTACATAACCAAGCTTACCTGTTTGTTCCAAATCTCTTGTTGATACTTGTAATGAATTAATAAAATCAATTAAGTTTACCGCATTTTTACAGTGATCGTTTAAAAATATATTTAAATTAAAATGATTGGTTTGATTTGTAATATTTGTTACCTGTTTGGTTTCCTTAGACATATTTATAATTTGCTTTTGTAACTCGCCATTCTGTTTTATCAATTTTAATACCATTTCTTTTTCGTTTAATTCTTCTTCTTCTTCTTGTTCTTCTTCTTCGGTAACTATTAATTGATTTTCAACGGCGTTACATTTCTTTTTATGTCTCCAAAGCCCAGTTCTTTCTTTATAAAAACGACCACATTCACATACAAATAATTCTTCATCTTGTATTCCTGTTGAATTTCTCGTCAATTGTATCGCTTTTTCGTGTTTTTTCGTTCCCTGGTGCCGTTTAAAATCATAATTATTATTGGTATAAAACTTACAAGGCTCACAATTAAATTTATATTTAACTTGCGTTTTTTTTGTTGCCATTTATACTTAATATATCAACAGATTTTACGCCTAAATAGTTTTTTTAATTAAAATAATTAAAAAAGCAAATTACACAAGTTTACAAACTTCTAATTCTTACTTTATTCCTCATCAATAACTAACTCTCCATCTTTCATAGATAACGACTTTTTCTCAGTTTTATTTAAATAGTTAATACACTTAACTAACCCCTCAATATTATCACCAAGAACGCCAAGCGACCTATTGCAAGGGTCACATAGCCAACCACGAAACACCTCGGAAGTATGGCAGTGGTCAAATACTAATTTATGCTTTGTCTTACATATCGCACATTCTGCTGTTTCTGGTGCTTTACTGGGAATACCTTCTTTTTTTGCGATTTTTATTGCTAATTGTTTACCTTCAGCTGCTTTTTTAGTGCATATATTACATTCTGGTCTTCTAAGACGGTAACCGTTTTTATCAAACGCATCTCTTCCAGCTGTGTTACCATTATACTCACTTAAACATTTATTTTCACCACATTTGGTGCAAGCTTTAAATGTCTTGTCTGCATATTGCTCCTTTTCCTCTTCAGGAGTAGTGAACTTAATACGTCCTGCAAATACTGTGTAATGTTGATATTCTTTCTTAGTAAAACTCATATTCTAAACTCTTCACTAAAAAAAACAAGGGGGTATAAAAATATCAATTTTTTACCGTTGAGAACATCTTATGGCTTTATTTATAATATCCGAAATTTAGACAGCTTAAAATATTTCTCGTCTAATTCAATCCCTATAAACTTTCGGTTTGTAATTACACAACCGATTCCTGTAGTTCCAGAGCCCATAGTATTATCTAATACTACATCCCACTCATTTGAATATGTTTTTATTAAATATTCAATTAATTTTACGGGCTTTTGAGTTTCATGAACTGTATCGTATTCTATATCAAATTCAATTAATTCAGAAGGATAGTTAGTAAATTTCTGTGTATATTCTGAATTACTCGTTAATTTATTGTTAGGACCCAAATGATGTGGTTGATTTAACATTTTACCAATTCTTGCTGCACTATTCTTTTTTTTTATATTCACAGGTTCTAACCCTTGTGGATTATATGTCATATTTCCCTTCTTTTTTGAAGCAGCTGCTGCACCTCCTTTAGAAAATACACAAATATCTTCCGTGCATTTCATAGGTCTATAATTAGCTAATAAAAACTGCGTAGTCTTATTTTTCTTCCAAATTAAATTATATTTAAACCATTCATAATTGGATGAGATCAACATACTTGTAAACGGTTGCTGTCCAAATAATAAAATCACGCCTGATGGTTTTTTGACTATCCTTTTGTAATGTTCCCATAATTTATTCATATCTATGATTGCATCCCATTTGCATTTCGTAGTGCCATAAGGTAAATCACATAATACTAAATCTACACTATCATCTGCAATTAATTTCATTTTTTCTATACAATCACCACAATACAGCTTAATATTTTCTGTCTCCACTTCTTCAATACTTAATTTATCCACCTTTTTCATCATTTCTTCTTGTTGTTCTTTTACTTCTTTAGCCCTACTCTTTTTTACTTTTTTTGTTACATCTTTTACCTTTAACGTATTATCAACTTGGTCTTCCATTTAATATTTAAACTGTAATAGTTTTATGTAATTTATATTTGTTTATAATTATTTATAATTATCAATTTTTTCAAATAAAAAATTGAAATCAACTTAATTTTAATTTACCCCTTAAAATTAAATATGCTAACATCAGAGCTCGTTAGTTATATATTTTCTTTTTATCCATATAATTATAATTTTTCAAATGCTTCTTTATATGACGAGAAAATTATAAAACCAAGAAAACAGACTCTTGATAAAGCTGCAACCAAAATAAAAAAATGGTGGAAATATTATACTCCTGATTATATGTTTGATAACAAGAAAGACCCAGTATCTATGATTGCGAATAAACCTATACTTTTGAAAAAAATACTGGTTAAATTTTACATATTTAAATACCAATCTAAATATCTAAATAATTATCCTGAATTTTATTTACACGCGAATTTTCGTTCTAATGAAGAAGTGCCTCTTAATATATTGGAAAATTATAACTCATTTAAAGAACAAGAAAAAAGAAGAACGTTTACTATTTATAAATTTTTAAAACTAAATGAAGTGTCTCCCTATCAACTTATTACAACAGGATGGTAATTATAGAGTAAATACCTTAGCATAATAAGCCCAGAAGAATATTCCTACGAAACATTTGGATAATAGGTCCAATACATTATAAGCTACATTTTTTGTTACTTCGTCCATCATATACACTACACCGTAGAAAGCCCAAAGAATGACAAAGGCCCAAAACAATATACTGTTATCAAAATTGTATTTCTTATGTAAATACTTGTAATAAATAAATCCATACATAGCTGCGAAAAATCCGAATCCAGCTATATTTGAATTTGTTTTTGACAATAAACCAAGTTCTCCAATATATCCCATTCCTAACATTCCATAATTCAATAATAAAATGAGTAAATAGGATGAAAATTTCATAGCTCCAGATTTATTATTGTATAATAATGCGAGAACCAATACCAATAACATAATAGGTGTGGTAATAGCCCAATCAGTATAACGAGTATCGTTTATTTTTGCATAATTAATTTCTTTTTCTGTTTCAAGTGAATGAACGAATTTACCATAAAAAAATGCAGCAACTACAGAAATACAAGTTTCAAGATTTAATATATTTCTAATTTTCATATCCTTTGTTCTAATTGCTTCAATAAAAGTAATTGTAGCAGTTGTCATAAGAAATGCGTAAGTGACATAGAAAGAATCTTTTATTGCCTCGTGCTTTGGATCAATTTTTTCTACCTTTTTTTCTTCTTTTTCATTTTGTTGAACGGGTTGCTCTAAAGCTTGCATTATATATTAACAATAGGTTATATTTTTTACTAATTCATATAAAATATACTTCTTATATTGTATATGTCAAACAAAAGTCAAACTATTGGCTTAAAACGAAATACTATTGATAAATATTATACATCTCCTTCAGTTGTAACAAAATGTATACAAAACCTAAAAGAAAATATAGTTATATCTGATAATGACTTATTAATTGAACCAAGTGCAGGAAACGGCTCTTTTATAAATGATTTGCAGTCAATTTCATCTAATTGTTTTTTTTATGATATCAAACCAGAACATCCTTTGATTAAAGCACAAGATTATCTGGAATTTGATGTAAATACTTTCAAAAATCAAACAAATAAAATCCATGTAATTGGAAATCCACCATTTGGTCGTCAATCTTCTCTTGCAATTAAATTTATAAAAAAATCTGCTACTTTCTGTGATTATATTTCATTTATATTACCAAAAAGTTTTAAAAAGAAAAGTATGCAAAAATACTTTCCACTTGATTTTCATCTCTTGTTTCAAACAGACATCCAAGAAAACGGTTTCCTTGTTGATAATAATCCATATAACGTTTCTTGTGTATTTCAAATTTGGGAAAAAAGAAATGAAAAAAGAGAACCTGATATAAAAAATCTACCTATTGGTTTTTCTTTTGTGAAAAAAAATGAAAATCCTGATATTGCCTTTCGTCGTGTTGGTGTATATGCTGGAAAAATATACAATCAAGATATAATCAATAAATCAGAACAATCACATTATTTTATCAAATTTGATAAAAAAATATCAGAATCTTTATACGAGAAATTAAATACAATCAATTTTGACACAAAAAATGATACTGTTGGTCCTAAGTCAATTTCTAAACAAGAATTAATAGTTAATTATAATATGATTACTTAATATAATAAAAACAATTTAAATTATATTAGTAATGAAATATCCAGACATTCCAGAAGACTTACTACCTATAATATTATCATACTACGGAAGAATAAAATATAGAAATGGAAAGTATGTAAATATAATACATAAAAATGATGAACGATATAATATTATTGCTCCTATTATAAGTAAGAAAATACAAATATTGCAAAATATAGAATTAAGTGACAAAGGGTTTTATTTTGAGTTTGAATTTGATAAATATAAAGGAATAGGTTTAGTTTATGATTATAATTTTTCTTATCCAGATACATTTGAAATATGTTATTATGATATAAAAAATTCAGGCCATGTTCTTGGAAGCACCCAAATTAGAACATATTTATAAACTACACGCAAAAATTAATAGTTAATTATAATACAATTACTTTTTAGAATTCTTACGTTTCGTTTTTTTACCTTTTTGTTTTTTCTTTTTGGTTTGTTTTTTTACTTGTTTCTTTTTCTTTACCTTATTTTTTGTTTTTCTTTTCCCTCCAGATATATTGCAACTCGCTCCGATGCAAGGAACTTCTTCAGGTGGTGGGTCTTGACCGGTATATCTAATACTATCATATTGACCTATAACACCTTGTGGCACTCTTTCATGCTCTTCTCCAATAAAGTATTCAAGTAACATATGCACTTCAGCGGTAAAACATCTTTTAAAACAAGTTGGTTCAGGACATATAATTCCTGATGTATCGTCTCCAATTAACACCTCATTACTCATAATAGTCTGTCTTGGAACTCTTGCCACTCTTTGATTATTACCTTCGTTTAATAGTGTTACAAACGAATCATCTCCTTCTAAATAGTCTAATAAACAACCCGCGTGAAAAGCATGCCCACATCCTAATGCATATACTACACTTGACCTTCGTTGAACGTTTCCTCCAGGCCTTCCTCTTGATCCTGTATATTCTTCCCTTAAAGGATTTTTACAAATAGGGCATTTTTCACCGATGAGACTCGGTTTTCTTTTTGTTATAAAATAACCTGAATAATAGCAATCTTCTGTTGTAGTATCTCTACTTGTTCCTATAGGTAAATTATCTCTGATTACTCTTGCATCATCTACATATAAATTCACCGGAATCCCAGTAACATTTATACTATCATCATTATTCATCTTAAATTATAAGCATATAATAATATGAATTTATAATATTATTATTTATCTTCCTTTAAAGTCAAGCATAGACAATATAACTAAAAATAAGGGAATACCAGCACTATAATAACACCAATAGCTATGACTTCCATTATTTAAAACGTAATAATACAATCCAAATATGTATGTAAATACCCAAATCTCTGATTTTAATCCCAAAAGTAAAAATAATAAATTAAACATAAAAAAATAAACAAATAAAGCAATACTCATATCCACACCTCCATAATCCCATTTTAAATCCTGATTTTTCTTTGGACGACTGCATAGTTTTTTCTTAGAAAACGTTGTTTTAGAAATAAAATATAAACTAATTATGACAATTGATGCCATAGCAATCGGATGATACAAATACGGTATATTTATAGTATTAAAATATAAACCTCCAAAATATAACGCAAATACTTGTAATGCCAGAACAGGAACTACAAATCTTGTAGCCATATCATTTGCAAATACACAATCTTGGTCTATCCACATGAAATATTCTAATAGCTGCATTAAACATACACATATAAAAAAAACACCAGCGTGTTGTATATATTTATTATTAAAAGTTAACAAAATTAAACTAGATATTGTTCCTATTACAAAAGAAGAGAAAGATGATTCTGCACTATAACACATTTATAATATATACAGAATTTAATATCTTAATTATGTATACTAAATGAGAAAATCATCATCACCAAAAAAAATTTCACCTTTAGAAAGAGACACCAAACCAGTTTTAACAAATATTCCACAACCAAGAAGAACTAGACTAAATAGATATCAATCATATGAAGCTGCTGAGGAAGCAAATCGTGAACTAAGAAAACAATTAGAAGATAGAGAAAAAGTAAGAAGAGCGCCATATAAATTAACGAGAACAGAACGTTTGCCTCCACCTCCCCCTCATTTATATAATTTAAGAGAAAGATTTGATAGTGTTGACCGTGCAAATCCAGAACAACCAAGATTACCTCTTTTTCCAGAAGGTTATCCGAACATTCCACTCGTTATGGGAGAAACACAGGCGATGAAAGATTTACCCAAATTAAAAAAAACAGATGAATCATTTAGTCTCATTAAACAAAACGAAACAGGAGGAAAAAGAAGATATAAAACAAGACGTAATATGAAGTCAAAAAAATATAAAAGAAACAATAAATCAAAAAATACAAGAAAATATAAAAAATCTATAAAAAAATCATCATAAATTATAAAAATGTTCTCATATTTATAATTTTTATTTTTCAAACATACATTTTCAAAAAAAATAGTATTTCTTTATGTCAAATTTGATGATTTTCTTTATATTGTTTGAAAAACTCCAATTGAGTTTTTAAAAATGTTTATGCAGTTAAAAAATTGCATTATATTTTTAGGTAGTCGTAATAAAATAAACTATAAAATGTATTTTCCAAATATTTTTGAAATTTCTCGCCATTTCTCGCAAAAAAATTTCATCGTAACAAAAATTTCAGTTAATTTTTTAGTATATGTTACTATTACACAAAGAAAAAATGCATTATTTTTTTATGCGTTTTTTTTGTTGATGAACATCAACAGATTTGTCAACATTTGTCAACAGATTTCTCGCAAAAATTATTTTTTGAAAAATGTGAAAAAAGTTGTCGTAACACAAAATACCTAATTTTTTTTGTATTTACAGGAGTTTCAGGCAAAATCAAAAAAACTAATTATTTGATTCAAATTTCATAATCGTTTTTTTAGAAATGGACATTTTAAAAATGTCCAATTTCAAAAATCAACCTGAAGTTTTTGATCAATTTTTTTTGTTTATTATTATATATAATGAATGAATTAGATTTGAAACATTTTGTAAAGCTATTTAGAAGTAATAAAATATCATTTGAAACATTTTATAGTAAGGCAAAAGTAAGAGTAAACGAGAACCTTTTTGATTTAGATTCATATAAAAATAGAAAAAATATATCAAAACAAGATATTTATGTTTTGTATCAGGTTCTCATTAATAAAAACGACTATTTAGAAAACTTCTTTCATACATCCTTAGAAATAAAAACTGAAATAGGTATGATGGATAAAGAAACACCGATGAAAAAAGGAGAACTTAGTAACAATCAAAAAATAAATTACAAAAATGTAATAAGAAATATGCATTTTGAAGATATTTTGGAAAAGACAACTTCCGGATTTAATAATATACCTTCTTATTTGAAAGTTGTAAAAGAGTTTTTTAATGATTATATTATAGATTATAAATTGCTTACCAAGAGTGCATTAGAATTTATAAGAAAAGGAAGATTTGGAAGTGTGTTATCTTCTTTTTATTTCCGTGCTTCTATTATGAATCCATATTTGGTCTATTCTATTAATAAGACGTTATTACAAGGAAAAAAAATTTTTACACCAACCCTTGGATGGGGTGCATACGCACACGGATTTTTAGAATGCAAAGATGTAGAGGAATATGTAGGAACTGATGTGATACCTTCAGTCTGTGTAAAAACTAAGAAGTTATGTGATTTATATAGAAATGTAAAAACGGAAATATTTTGTAAACCATCTGAGAAATTATTGGAATATAAGAGTTTCCGAAACAAATACAAACAACATTTTGATGTTGTATTTTTTAGTCCTCCTTATTTCAAATTGGAAAATTATAAGAGTGATAATCAAAGCACCGAGAACTATAATTCTTATGAGGAATGGTTATCAAAATATTGGGAACCAACTGTAGAATTATGTCATTTTGTTTTGAAGAAGAATGGAAAAATGTGTTATATTATTTCTGATTATGGTTCTCAAAATACGGAGCAAACATATGAATTGGTTAAGGATACGAAAAAATGTGCTAGAAAGTATTTTGATAATTTTAGCGTGCAGCCTTTGTTAAATAAAAACGTTCACGTAACAAAGCATAGAGATACAGATGAGAAAATAATTATATGTAGGGTGAAAAATTGATAGATTTGTTACTTTTAATAAAATATAACAAATTAGGATGAAAGTAATAGTAAACAAACTGGAGTTACCGTATGATATAAAGGGGGTGATTAATAGTTATCTTAGTAATAAATTAGGATATACGGATGAAAATTTAAAAGAGATAGAAAAAATAAAAGGAAAAAAAAGAAATAAGTTTATGAAGTTAAGACAGAAATTGGAATTAGCAGTGTGGTATAAATTTAATGTAAGTGTGAGTTGGTTAACACACGGTGGAAGAGGGAATGGGTGGTATGGTAAGAAAAGTCCTGATAACGTTTGGGGTGGTGGCACATTAGCAGAATCAGAGCAGTTTCGTTTTTACAATGGAATAACTTGTTGTTCTAAGAGAATAAATGATCCATATAACGATTACATAGAAAAAATGATAGAAGCAGGAGACCGTAGTAGAGTGAGAATTTAATATAAAAAATTGATAAATATAACCCTATATGATATATTTAGTGATAAAGATAAGTATGTTTACAGAAGAAACAACAGTAATGAACCAACAAATCGAGGAGAAATCTTTTGACAATATTGCAAAAGATATTATTATGGATGTATTTAAAAAAAAGGTAAAAAGAAATATTTGGGAAAACAGCGAATGGAAGGAAATAGCTGAACTTGAAAATGATGATGTGGGAAAAGCAGGTGAGGCAATAGTAGAGAGTTTTTGTAAAACAGCTGGTGTATCAGCAAGTATTGACGGTTTAAAAACAAAGGGTGGAGAAGGAGATGGAATAATTAACGGTAAAAGTGTAGAAATTAAAACAGCACGTCAAGGTTCATCCGGTGGTTCGTTTCAACATGAATTAGGTGAGAAACCGTGGAAAGCAGAATATATGTTATTTCTTGATATTTCACCTGATTGTATGTATTTGACATTATTTAAAAATTTTGATGAAGAGTTTTATAAGAGGTCAGGTTCAGATTCCGGTGTAAAATGTTTGCCCGTATTTCCGTCAAGGTCAGTGTGCTGGAGAAAGCAACAAGGTGCTTTTAAATTAGATACAACGATTGATATTAATGAAAAAAACTTGATGAAAGAAGCAAACCCAACTTTTAAAATAATTAAGGACTCACTAGATAAGGAGAAGTTTCGTATGTTTATAAATTCGATTATTCCTGTTCCTGAATCTATTGAAACTGATCCATAATTTGTGAGGTTCTTATGTTATAAGCCGAATTAGTTGATAAAAATGCAACATCAGACCAGTTTATTGTTTTAAATTTTTGTAAATTAATTTTTTTATTTTTTGTAAAAACAATTCCATATCCTTTTTTTCTTGGCAAGGAGTCAAAAGATTCGTAATATTTCATGTTTTCTTTACCGAAGCAAGTCGAGGGTAAATATATATCGCATTTATAAAACATATCTTTATTTCTTGTAGTAGACGGGGTTCCGCCATCAGACAAAGAATATATTTTTAGATTGGGGTTAGTATTTTCTTTGATTATATATTTTTCATTTGAATGAAATTTGGACCAAATTTGAAAAATACATTCAATAAGAATTGTTTTTCCATCGGGGTATTCAAAATTAGTGTCAAGTTTTTCGCTATGAATAAGATTAAATCCCTTTACCCTTTTTCTTGGAACTCCTTTTCCGTCGCTTTCAAAGAGTTGAGGTAAAATAAAACAAACATAGTCTGCGAATAGACTGGAATGATTTATAAATTTTAAAGCAAGTTGACCTCGGAGACCAAAAGGTGGGTTTCCAATAACAATATATTTTTTACCATCGGATGGTTTCCAACTTAAATAATCTTGTTTTATAATTTCTTCATTCATGGGTTCAATATCCATTCCGATTCTTCTATTTTCAGGAAGAAGTTGTAAGAATCTTCCATCTCCAGCAGAGGGTTCAATAAAGGTATAAGATTTTTCATCGTCATTATATGTATTTAATATTTCTATAAATTTATCATAACAGTATTTTGCCGTTTTGACAGGAGTAAAGAATTGATCTTTGTCTTTATATTTAAATTTCGTGTAATCGATGTCTATATTTGCCAGTTTTAAAAGTTCAAAAGTGTATGATTTTGGAACGTTTCTTAATTCATTCCATCGTTTTACTGTTCCAATAGCAACATTTAATTCTTTGGCAATATCAGAGTAAGATGTTGTTTCTAATATTTGATTTAATATGTTAAGTAGGTTATGATGTGTGGATGTATCTTCTTTCATATTTCCTATGCTATTAGAATTAGAATTTTTTTGAATCAATTTTTTACTACTTGAGTTTGGCATTTTATAGTATATATATAATCCTATATTTAACTATATTCAAGAAAATAGTTAAAAATAATTAATATAGTGGTGCATCACTTTCATCAATTAAATGATTAATTGCTATGAATTGCATAATATCGCAAAGTTGTCCTTCATCTCCAACAATTAAAGAATAAAAATAGTATACCTCTTCTTCTGTTAAAACAATACCAGCTTTTTGTCTCCATTCAAAATAGGAATCAAAATTAATTAAGTTTAATTTTGTTTTCGGAATTTTTTGGAATTCACTTTTTAAATATCCTTCAAAACTATCATCAACGATTTCCTCTTCAATTTCAGGTCTTTTTGGTATTTTACCCATTAGATACGTCATCATATTTTTATCCATAACATCAATCATATTAGCAAAGTCAAGTTGTAGTATTTTGGTTGGCTCAGTAATATTGTTTACTTTGTTGTGTATTTTCCAAAGATATTCATTTTGTTTTTCCCAGTCTTGTTCGTCTGTATGTTTTTCAAAGCGTTCAAATTCGTCCATATTGTCATAATCTTTTTGAGATGGTTTTCTCAAAGCAAATAAATATGTCGGTCGCTGTTTTTTAAAAGTATTGTGAAACGATAATGCAAAACTAAATATAAGTAGTAAGCAAATTGAGCGCATAATATATATTATAACTAAATATTTTTATATGCTATTTTAAAATGTCTTTATCAGATACAAGTTTCCAAGAGCCATACATTTTATGAATTCCATATTTACCAAAAGAATTTTCTTCAAAGGGTGTTCGTTGTAATAATTTGACAGCGTGTTTATCCATAAATGTTGCATAGGAATAGGATACCAAAATGGGACCTGTAGTATAGTAAACAAATACTTGAGAAGAAGGGTCATTATTAAATAGGCAACCAGTTTGTATATCTGCAAGACTGATTTTAGGTTGAATCAAGTTATCAATAATATGTTTAATAAATGGATGTTTAGGTTTAGCATAAAAAGCATAATTTCCAATTAAAAAATTTTGTTCTTTTTTTAATAACAAAGGGTCATTTATATTTTTCAGTTCAATAGGAAAAGCACAATCATAAGCAAGTAAATCGTTAAAATCCTCTTCTACGTTAATATCCAAGTCAAGATAAACACCACCATAATAATAAATAGCAAGATAGCGAAAAAAATCAATTTGTTGAATTTTTACAGATAAAGATGTAAAATAATCGTAATATTCAGGCATTTTAGTTTTAACAAATTCTGTAACATCATTATCGTCAAAAAACATATAGTTCCAATTTCCTTTATGTTTCATAACATTCTGATAAAAAGGAATATAATAATTTGGTAAATTTTTAGATTTCCAAGTTTGTATAATATTCATTTGTAGTTAAAAAATAATTTTTTTAAATAATTATTCGTAAAAAATAATAAAGAATTTTATTTAGTTAATGTATTATGAGTTCTGAAAAAGAAGTCAAAAACGAAATCGTTTTAGAGGAAGCTCCTGATGTAGAAAAGAAGGAGGAACCAGTAGAGCAAAATCCTGTGTTGATTTTGTTGAAGAATGTTTCTGTATTAGTAGAGATGGCAATCAAGAGAGGAACATACACAGCAACTTCTGAGGAGGCAAGTTTGGTAAGTAAGACATTTGACGAGTATAAGGAAAAGTTAGAATCATTAAATGGAGAGGATGCAACTGTAGATATTAAGATTAATACTTTGATTGATATGAAGGTTCTATTGGATACTGCAGTAAGACGTGGTAAGTATCAACCTACTGAGCTTGTTACTGTAGGAACAATCTACAACTCTTTTCTTGAGCTTATTCAAAAGGTATCCGAGGCAGCTCAAGCACAGAATGCAACTCAAGAGCAAACAGAAGATAAGCCTGATGAGGAGTCAACACCTGAGAAGGAAAGTGCATAAAAAATTGAATTTATAAAAAATGTTTCAATATTTTATAAATTATGAGTAAAATAGTTAAGGGATATAAGGGAATAATAGATTTAGATTTAACAAATGTGCCTAATCATTTACATCAAGTAATGATAGATCAACATATAGAAGATATAAAAATCTACAAAGAAGAACAAAGCAATTTACCAGTTAAGTTAAGGTATGAAAATACAGTAATAAGGGCACAAAAAATAAGAGAATTGGAAGATTTTCATTTAAAAAAGAGAAAGGAAGAAAAATTAAAAAAGCAAAAAGAAGAGGATAAAATAAGATTGGAAACATTTAATCGTATACAAGAAATTAAAATTAGGAATTCTCAATCGAGTTAATAATTTCTTCTGGATAATCCATATCTTTTAATACTCGGGTTGCACCTTTAATTTTGGAAATTCCTTTTTTAATTTTGTAGTGATATTCAAATGTTTCATCGGGATTGATAGAAACATCCATTTTATAATTGATGGTATGTTGAGATTTTTTGAAATATTTACATACGTTAAAGTAATGTGTAGTTAAAATAAAGTCAACATTTTGATATTGTTGCAAATATTTTAAGAATGCTATTCCTGCTTTGGTTGCTTCATCGGGATTCGTTCCTGAATACAATTCATCAAATATGCAGAAATGTTTTTCTTTTCCATTTTTGTTTTTAATTTTATCCAAGATATCTTTACATCTTCTTGACTCAGCTTGAAATAAGCTGTCTCTTCCGGAAGTATCAGGAATATTTAAATAGCAGTGAACATGAGTATAAGGTTGAAGTTCTGCAGATTCATAGAATCCCATACCAGTTTGTTGAGATAATATGATGTTAATGAGAGTAGTTTTTAAGAATGTTGTTTTTCCAGATTTATTAGGAGAAGAAATAATCATATTTTTGGTAATATCACAGTTATTTTTAACAACATTTTCATCATCAATTATGGGATAATATTGTTTATTAAATTTATTCTTTTCTTTATTTATCTTGCATAATCCGATTTGTTTATCTTGTAGGTTTTTATAGATACCCTGTAAGTTATTGATATATCCTTCAAAACCAATACTATATCTTAATGCATTTGCATAATCTGGATTATCATATAATTTGTAGTAAGATTGAAGTAATTGTCCCATACAACTAAATTTATCTAAAGAGTGGCAAAATGGAGTAATAATAGCAAGGTCTTGTTTCAACAGTTGTAAATGAGAAATATGAAGTTGAATATTTTCACAAAATTTGTTATATGTTACTTTATGCTTTGCTATTTTTAAAAAAGATTGCATATTTTGAATAGAATAAGTAAGGTAAGAACGAAGGTCAATAATTTGGTTATTAATGCTTTTAATATTATTATAAAACTTTTGACAAGTAGAAACATTTTGATATACTTGAAATAAAAAGAAACCAAGAGAAGCCATTAAGTATATGAAATTCGTTATAGAGAAATTTTCATAAGTATTAATAACTACACCAAAAAAATGATTCTTGGCCATTTGTTTAAGCAATTTTAAATAGTCGGTGAAGTTAATGGGAATATTTTTAATACGTAATAAGATAAAAGGAAAAATAAAGAATAAAATTGGTAAAATAAGACTAACAATAGGAGAAAATAAATGAATAGCAGACATACTCTGTAAAAATGGACTACTATGATTGAGGTGTTTTAAAAATTGCCAGTCCATGTAATTGTATTTAATTAGAAAGTATTCATCTTGTTTCACTTGTTTCCAAATATCCAAAATTCTCTTACAAGGCACAGGCATAGTGGCAGAAGAAAGTGGTTCAAAACGTTGAATAATATATTTAGTTTCATTTAAAAATAAATCGTTACAAGTAAAATGAGTTTTCCATTTTTCCATTACATTTGTTCCGAATTCGTGAGTAGGTTGTAAAAAAAATTCATAAATACTTTTCCCATCTTTGTTTTCTTGATTAAGAGTAGAAGGTGTTAATTCCAAGTCATTTGTTAGATTTGGGTCAATAGGTAACGTATTATCATTTAAATAAGAAATAGGAAGGTGAAAATTAGAATAAACATCTAAATCTTTTTTATCTATTTTTTTATCAGATGAAAAAAAAGTGTCAACTTTTTGTTTTAATTCTTTTGTAATCTTTAAAGCAAATGTATTCATTATTAGAATAATCAAATAATAAATAAATAATGATTTAACGAATTAGTGGTCGAGTTTTCCTTGAAATTCTTTAATATTGATTTTATAATGATTTTCAATATATTTCATTTGATTGATATCTTTTCTGGTTACTAAATTAATAGCTGCACCTTTTCTACCCCATCTTCCTCCTCTTCCAATTCTATGTAAATAGGTATGAACGTTATTAGGAATATCAAAATTGATAACCATTTCAACTTGTTGCACGTCAATACCTCTTGCTGTAATATCAGAAGATAGCAAAAGACGATAAACACCGTTTCTAAAATCGTGTAAGTTCTTCTTTCTGTCTTCCTTAGACATATTACTGTGCATACAACAAACTGTAAATCCTTCTTTTACTAGAGCATCATATAGTTCACCAACTCTGTTTACGCCATTTACAAAAACAATACTTTGTGTTACGGTGAGCACTTCAAAGAGTTCTTTTAGTGTAGTATATTTATGATTATCATTTTCAAGTGCAATATAATATTGAGAGATACATTCCAAAGAAAGTTCTTCTTTTTTAACAATAATTTTATAGGGATCGTTCATAAATTTTTCAGTAAGATTGAGAACAGAATGAGGTAATGTGGCACTAAAAATAGCAATTTTAGATTTACTTGAGATTTCTTGCACGATGGTTTGAATATTTTCTTTAAATGTTCCAGAAAGAAGTTCATCTGCTTCATCTAAAACAAATAGAGATAGTCTATCTAAAAAAATAATTCGCTTTTTTATCATATCAAGGGTTCTGCCAATAGTGCCTACAATAATATGTGGTGTTTTTTTTTCAATTTGCTTAATATCTTCCTGAACTGATGTGCCGCCAATAAGAGTTTTTACTTGTAAATTATCCATAAAAGAACCAATTTGTGTAATTACCTTATCTATTTGATAAGCAAGTTCGTGAGTAGGAGCTAATATAATAGCTTGTGTATAATCTTGAGACGGGTCTACAAGTTGTAGAGTGCTAATAGAAAAGGTTCCAGTTTTACCTGAACCTGACTGTGCTTGTGCGATAACATCTTGTTGTTGAATAATAGGATAAATGGCTTTTTTCTGAATTTCACTAGGTGTTTCAAATCCATAAGAATAAATACCTCTGAGAAGGTCATCTTTTAAATTTAAGTCGCTCCAATTTTTTATTTGAAAGTCATCCATCTGTTTATATTTATACAATAAGTTTTAAATAGATTGTTTAATAATATTTATTATAAAAATATATAAATATTCAAGTAGAATAACAATAAAGATGCGATACAGTTTGGAAGAATTTGAAAGTTGTTCTTTAGAGCATAGTGTATTGCCTGATAAAGTGTTGGAAGGAATTGATAAATTATGTAGTAGATTAGGTATAACAGTAAGTGATAATAGAAAATTGAGAAGAGTGAAATCTGATCCAAAAAGTGATGTTTGGGAAAAAATAAAGCAAGATGTAAATTTTAAAAAAACGGTATTTGATGAGAAAGATGAAAAAGAGAAGGTAATGAGTAAATTAAAGATTTCTTTAAATAAACTAAACGCTCAGAACTTTGAAAAGGAGAAAGAAAATATTTTAGAAACAATAAAACTTTTAAAAGAAGGAGAGGTTGAGTTTAGCGAAGAACTAATTAATATATTTGTAAATACAGCGATGGCAAATCCGTTGTATGCCAAGTTTTATGTCTCGATGTTAGTAGAGTTATGTCAAAATGAAGAGATAATTAATAATTCTTTTACAAAGCGAGATTTTATAAATATGTATAAAGATAGTCTAATGACGATAAATTATGTAGATAGTAGTGAAGATTTTAACAAGCACTGTTTAATGAATAAAGAAAATGATAGACGAAAAGGTTTGTATATGTTTATTGTAGAATTAGTAAAACATGAAATTTACGATGAAACAAATTTGGAAGAGTTATTTGATTATCAGTTAGACTTGCTAGAAAATAATGAAACGGATAAAAGTATGGTTCAAATAAATGAAGAAGTAGTAGAAAATATGAATTTACTATTTACATTTGCTTTGGATATAGTAAAGGAACAAGAGTATTTTGAAAATATTAAAGAAAAAGTTCAGAAATGTAAAGAAAAGAGAGAGTGTATTGGAATTTCAAAACGTGTGTTGTTTAAATTTATGGATATGATGGATAAATGTTAATTTAAAATTTAAATGAATTATAGCATAAAAACAAATATTTAATAAATATATATGACAATAAAATCAATAATTGAGCCAAGTATAGAATATAGTGAAGGCAAAACAATTGATATAGATGATATAGCGTATTCAACAACTGTATATGAATATAATTTATTTGATACAGGCGTTGAAATAGCACTTGGAAAAAGTAAAACAAATAAAAGTAAAGAAAATGTAATATATTATTCAATTTATTTGATTTACAATGATGAGTTACGTGCAAGAATAGGAATATTTGAATCCAAGAGTGAAAATATGGTAGAAATAGTAGATAATAGTGGAAGTGTTGATTTAAGTTTGGGAAATGTTTATTTTCCTAAGGAAAAAGGTAATGACATAGTTGTTAGTGGGAATCGAGGGAATATGATTATCTTTTTGAATAAAGAAGAGTTTAAAAAGTTAATTCATGCTCCCGTAAAAAGAAAAGAGAAAGAAGAAAACGATAGTGATAGTGAAGAAGATGTAAAAGAGGAAAAAATAGAAGAAGAGGAAGATGTAACGGAAATAAAAATAAAATCAGCAGAAGACAAGTTAACAATTGCAGAAGATAGTTGGTTTGTAGAAAATAATGAAACAGCCAAACCTAGGATTCAAACAGAGACAAAGGAAGACTCTACAAAAGAAAAACAAGTTTTTAAAAAGAATTCTTCTACGGAGTGGATACAAAATTATATGAAAAATGTAAATTATGGTTTAATTGATAATGAAGGTTCCGGTGATTGTTTTTTTGCAGTAGTAAGAGATGGTTTAAAAGATGTAGGTAAGGTGACAACCGTAGAAAAATTAAGAAAAATAGTAAGTGAGAACGTAAATGAAGAGGTATTTCAAGAATATAGGTCACTATACTTGAGTTTTTCGGGAGAAATAAAAAATAATGAGAAAGAAATTGATGATTTAAAAGCAAGTATGAAAAAGATACAAAAAAATGAGAAGATGCACACAAGAACCGCAGAAGAAACAAGAGTAATAAAAGAGCAGTTGAGTAAAATAGTTGATAAGCATAATAGTTTATTAGAAAGTAAAAAAATGACACGTGGATTTTTAAATGAGTTTTCCTATATGACAAATATTGACACGTTGGAAAAATTTCGTGAATATGTTTTAACTCCTTCTTATTGGGCTGATGATTATGCGATTTCTTTGTTAGAAAAAGAGTTAAATATTAAAATGATTATAATGTCTGAGGAGGCTTATAATGAAAAAGCTGATGACTCAGTAATACAGTGTGGGCAGTTAAAAGATAATGAAGATACTTCTAAGGAACCTATGCATTATATAATGACATCATATAGTGGTAAACATTATAAGTTAATTACTTATAAAAATAAGGGTGCATTAACGTTTGAAGAAATACCATATGGTATTAAAGCATTAATAATAAACAAGTGTTTGGAAAAGTCTGCAGGTCCTTTTTATTTAATTAATGATTTTAAGAAAATGAGAGAGGATATGGAAATAGAAATAGAAGAATCTGATGACGATATAGATGTATTAGAAGGTGATTTATATGAAAAAGGAGAACAAATAATGTTTCATGGAAAGTCATTTAATAAACCAAAGCCGGGAGAAGGACAAAATGAGTATACTAAAAATATAGGTGTATATAGTGAGTTGATAGGATTAGCTGTAAAAGAAAAGGAGTGGAGAAGAATGTTAGATGATAGTTATTTACATAATTTTGTAGTTGATGGTAAGAGTTGGCATTCGGTGAAACATTTTATGTTAGCATCGCAGTTTAAGAAAAAGAATGAAGATTTATATAATGAGTTTTCGTTGGATGGGAATGCAAATTCTAAAATAGCTTTACAGGTAGAGGATGCTATAAAATTTAGTAATGAGAACAGAAAAAAGATTGATCCAGATTTTAGAAGTATTACCTCAACAAGAAAAGAAGAAGAGCGTCAAAAAGCTTTAAATAAAAAATTTGGAGAAAGTGAAAAGATGAAAAATATATTGGTAGCAACAAAGCCTGCAAAATTAGTTAAATTTCAAAGGGGAAAAGATCCGGAACCAGATTTGTTGTTGATGAAGAGTAGAAAAATGTTCTCAACAATAAAAAATTGATATTTTTAAGGTATAACTAATAATATCAATTATAACAAGTAAATGAGTGCTGAAATGTCTTCTGTTTTTGAAATTCACGATCCCGTTAGAGCTTTGTTTCCTATGAAGGAATATCCTGTGGAGACGGAGTTGAAGTTGGAGGAAGGAGAGTATACGAGTTTGTATATTCCAGTAATTCCATCTAATTTGTATATGGGAAATCCTACAAATACGAAGGAGAAGAATAAATTTCTTCCTAAGTATATGAAGTCGTTTGTGGAGAACAATCTTCGTCTTGGAAGTGTAAAGAGAATTGATTTTGTTGACCGCTCAATTGACAATTCTGATGTTCCAGTAAAGTGTGCTTACATTCATTTCAATTATTGGTTTGATAATGACTTGTCTCGTGGATTCCGTGATACGCTTTCCAAGGATGGAAAAGTAAAGACCTTTGGATACCAGAGTGGAATTGAGGAAGCACAAGAAACTACTCGTTTCTTTAAGATTCTTCCTCAAGGACAGTATGCAAGTGGATACTTTATGTTTAAGATTAACTACAAGCCTATTGATGAGGCAGATTACGAGCAAAACGTTCATCAGTTGGCAGCAGCTAACAAAGTGTTGGAACAGAAGCTTAAGGAGAAAGATGCTTTGTTATTGGCTATTAAGAAGCAAGTAGAGCAGGGTGAAACTTCAGACAACTTGTCTGACTTGGTAAGTGGAATTAAAAGTATGTTGTCTGGAGAGTAAAAAATAAAAATATAAAAAGTTTGTTTTGTTCTATTTTAATTTAATAATAAAAAACTTTTTTTATGGAAAATCGGTTATTGTCATTTTTAAGGTTTTATCTTTATCCTTTCCAATATCCTTGGCTATATTTTGTAAAATTATTTTAAAAGATTTATATTTATCTTGGTGTAAATTAGTTATAAATACACAAAAGTTACCAAGGTTCTCGTTATTTTTTTTAAATTGAATAGAGTTGTTGTGGTAAAAGCACCAATCAAGATATTCATCAATATGAAGAAAGAGAAAAGATTTCAAAATATAATATGAGAACACAGGTGTATTTTCATTATAAGTATAATTTTCTTTAATAAAATCATCATAGGTCATATCATAGTGATGTAAAATTTTTACAGTTTGTAGTAAAGCAAACTTTTGTTGTTCTTTAATTTTATCTTTTAGTTTAGAAATTAAATTATCTTCTTTAATGTCTTCATCACAAGAGAACATGATATGGATGAGTTCAGCAAACATTTCACAGTAACATTCATATAATTTGAAATCTTGAATAGAAAGTGGAAAATATTTTTTTAGATATTTATTGACACTATATTGATTCATTTCTGAAAAATCAAGACCCATAGAGTGAAAAGTTTCATGAATAAATACTTTAAACCATTCTTCTTCTCTGTAAATGTGAATAGAAGTTTCAGGTTGACAAGATGTAGTAAATGCAGTATTACAATTTTCTACATCAAGAGTAGTTTTACGTGTCTTTGGAAATAGTTTTTTAAATTGAGATGGAAAGAGGTAAATATGTAAAACCTTGGAGCAGGTTTTGTCAGAAGGAAAATGAGAACATACATATAACCAGCGATAAATAAATTCAATATAATTGTCCAAATCAAATTGTTGATTTTTTTTGTTAATAATATTAATGTAAAATGTGCGTTGTTTAATAGTAAAAGAAAAGGTAATTAAATTTTTTTCAATACTCTCCAAATGGTCTTGTATAAAGGAGGGGTAACTGGAATAGTTGGATATAAATTTTTCAGGAGGAATATTAGATACAGATCTTAATTGAAATGTTTGTTCTTTAATTATAAACTTTTCAAAATATAATTTTGATTTATGTATGAGTTTAAATATTTTATGTAAGTGTTTATCCACGTCAGATGTGAATTGAAAAGAAGGAACTGATATTTTGTCAATATTACTGTTTTGCATAAAAAATTGATTATATAGATATAAAATATACAACTACAAAAAAATGGGAATTAAATTTTTAAATAAATATTTAATAAAGAAGTGTTCTAAACGTTCAATAAGAAGAGTAAACTTAAGTGACTTGAAAAATAAGGTGTTTGTAATAGACACAAGTATATATTTATATAAATTTTTAGGAGAGAATGCTTTGATTGAAAATATGTATTTGTTTTTGTCAAAGATGCATCATAATAATATAAAACCGATATTTATATTTGATGGAAAGCCGCCTGATGAAAAAAAAGAGTTGTTAAGACAAAGAAGATTAGAAAAAAAAGAAGCGGAAAGCAAATATGATGGTATCAAGCAGCAAATAATAGATGCTTCTTATCAAAACATTACAATAGAAAATAGAAAGGAGTTATTAGATGAAATGGAGGAGTTAAGACAGAAGTTTATAAGAGTAAAAGATGGTGATATAAAAAAGGTAAAAGAGCTATTTGATGCATTTGGAGTGTCTTATATAAATTCACCAACAGAAGCGGACCATTTATGCTCGTATTTATCTCAAGGGGAGAATGTATATTGTGTAAGTGATGATATGGATATGTTTATATATGGTTGTAAAAATATAGTTAGAAATATAGATTTACAAGATGATAGTTTGTTATTATACAGTTATGAAAATATTTTAAATGATTTAAATATGACTGATAAAGAATTAAAGGAAATATTAATTTTATCAGGAACAGATTATAATATAGATTTAAACACGTGTTTATCAGAAACATTAAAGTGGTTTTCAAGTTATAAAAAGGAAGTAGCAAAAAAGGAAATAGATATAGACTTTTATGATTGGTTGATAAGAAATACAAAATATGTGGAGGATTTGGATAAATTAAATAAGTTATATGCGTATTTTTCCAAAGGATATTTATTAGCGTTTGATAGTAATATAGAAGTGCCAAAACAGAAAGAGAAAAATGAAACGAAAATTCAAGAAATAATGAGGGAAGAAGGATTTGTGTTTTTAAAGTAGTGATGCCATTAAAGAGCCGTTATAATCTTCTATTCCTGTATGTGATAGGTTAATACTAATATCAACATAAATCTTTCCACCAAGTTTGGTCCAGCGATGACAAAACATCCAATCTTCAGATAAATAATGACCTTCTTCTACACCACAATCAAATAATGCATAGGCGAATTCGTTTTCTTTTTCAGTTAAGAAATTGACATCGTCTGTGTATTTAGTGGATGGAAAAGCTTCAAAAAGACTCTCAAAGACGTTTCTTTTGATTAACATAAAACCAGTAGGTATATGCCTGGCTTCGGTTATATTTTTTTCTACTTTAATATGACTTGTTTTATAGTTAACGTTGTAATTTAATAAATTATATTGGATGACACTTTCGGCATCAAGGAAGTGTTTAAATTCTGATGTTTCTCTTTTTTTCATCCAAGCTTGCACGTTTTCACCATTATTTTCTGTGATTTTTTTCCAATTGTAATTTTTAAGTGGATAAATACCGCCTACCATATTTTTATCATGTAAAACCAGTTTCAACAAATCAAGAGGTTCCCAAGTAATATCGTTATCAATAAATAATATATGTGTCATTTCGGGGTCATTCATAGCTTTTGCAACAAGATTATTTCTTGCTCTTGTAACAAGGCTATCACTTTTACAAAACAATATATTTACACGTATGTTGTATAATTTAAAAAGTTCGATAGTAGAAATAAGACATTCTGTATAATTTACAAAACATACGCTTCCATAACAAGGAGTCAAAATGTAAACATATGGAGTTTTTTCCTTGACAAACGCATGAATCTTTTCAGAAAAGTCTTGTGTTTCATTAATGACTGCATTTTTTGAAAATTCGCTTTCTTCACTCATATAAAAATACTAATAATAATATTTTTATATGGTTGTTAGTTTAATATTTGTTTTAATTTATGCGGAAGGAGTGCTCTTGGCAAAGTGGTGCTTCAAGTATCTCTGAAGGTTGAAGTAGGTAAGCTCGTCCTCCTTGCTGATGTTAAGGAGCTTGGTAAGCTTAGCATCAGGGTGGATGATGCGACCATTCTTCTTATCCTTAAGGTCGTGGGCCTGAATGTAGGCGTTAATCTCCTTGCTTACATCAGTTCTTGCCATCTCGGTGCCGATGGACTTGTTAAGGAATCCAGCGAGCTCGTCACTAATACGGGCAGGCTTTACGAAGCCAGAAGGTCTGCGGTTGGCGTTGTTGCGTCTCTTCTTGTTACTTGCCTTTTGAGCCAACTTAACCTCACGGTTGACAGTCTTCTCAAGAGTCTTGTAATCATTCTTGACGGTGGCAAACAAGCTTCCAATTTGTTGAAGCTTAGCGCTAAACTCAGACATCTTCTGAAGGACAACGGGGACCTCGCTGACAGCGTCAGCGGCCTTGAGCTCATTAGTGGGCTCAGGAGCAGGAGGAGGTGTGGCCTCAACGGCGACAGTCTCCTTGGCAGCCTTCTTTACACGAGGCTTGGAAGTGGATGCAGATGCGGGCTTTTCAGACGACTTTGTAGTTCTAACCATACTGATTATATACTCTTATAGGTGTTTCTTTTTATATACTTTTTCGTTAATAATTATATTATATATGTATTAACACGGTACTATCCTAATAAAAAATAAATTTTCCTAAATATTGATGTAAATTACGTAAATCTGACCGAATCATATAACCATGTCATAGCTTCTCTGGCAGGATTAGAAACTAATGTAAGAGCAGATAATGCGTGTAAAGCTCCAATTTTTCTATATTCTTGGTTAATTCCACAATAAACAAAATTTTCAAAAACAATTAGACAACCCAGTTTTACAACATCAAGTGTGATTTCTGCACCACTTGGAAATACACCATCAAAAGGATTATAATAAGGACAAATATTTAGTTTAGTTCTTGTTGTCATATTACTTCGGAAGTTCCAAATATCTCCCAAATATCTAAAAAAACGGACATATTGATTATAATTTAATGTTGTAAACCAAGAAGACTGTGTGTAATTTCCAAGTAAATCAATTTCTATGAATAAGTTTTCAATTCTTTCGTTCATACTTCCTCTACGAAGTTCGTTAATTCGCATCCAATTGGTTGTCATTTCTTGATTACCATCACTATGAAATGCATTTGGATTAAAATGAGGTCTATATTCATAATTATCAATCGTTATTCTTATATGATTGTCTTCTCTTACTCTATCTAATAATATTCTTCGTGGTGTTCTAGGAGCACCATATCTAAATAGAGAATTAGAAGAATTACTCCTTTGATAATTTCTTAGCATTTTATTAAGTTTATAATAAGTATTTTCATTTTCTTTTTTAAATGTGGGATATAATATACAAGTTATATTAAACAATTTATTTACTTTTTCTGTGAACCTTTTTGAGAACTTTTCTCTTGTATATGGATTTTTAGTTTTTCCATGTACAAAAATAGAGCATACAACTGAAGCAATATCATATCCATATATAAAATTGTTATGGTCTTTATAAGTAAATAAATGAATAAATGGAATATCTTCAATAGGTTCCATGGTAACAAAATCAGTCGTATTATTGCATAAGTTTCTTTTTTTAATGGCTGGTCCTTTTTGTTTCATCCATAAAACAACAAATTTTCTACGAATATATTTTTGGATACAAATACAAGAGGTTGTTTTGTTGAAAAGTTCAATAATCCTTTCTTTTAAAATAGGTTTATTTCCAGTAACTTTTAATCTGTATTCTTTACACGCCGCTTTAAGTTCTGGAAGTTTATATTTATGAATATCAATAAGTTTTGAATTATAATTTTCATATGTAATTGGGGGAAGCTCTATTTTAATTTTCATATTTATTTATATAATATTATAATATTTAATTTTTTATATTGATGTTTTCGTGAAAACATTTTTTGACAAAAAATATATGAAATAGCTGGAATTTTCGTAATATATTTTAAAAAATTGATATAGAAAAATAATCTCTAAATAATCATATAGTAGTTGATTATGTCTAGTTCAGTTCAAAAGCAAGCTCCTCTTTACGTGTCCGTTCCCGATTGGGATGTTGATTCGGTTAAATATATGCAGCCAAAGATTAATGACCGTGGTGGAAAAAGTGTAAATGTTGTAAGCACTCAAATTAATCGTTCTCTTCACGTAGCAGTTCCTTCTATGATGACTTGGGGAATTTCAGATTATGTTAATGAGCTTGGAGAGAGTGATGGAAAGTTTAGTATGACTTTGGTATTTCCTAACGCTGATTATAGAAAGCCAAGCACCGATGAGTTCTTGGAGAAGTTTAAGGCGTTTGAAGAGAAAATTCTTGATGATGCTGTTAAGAATTCCGAGGCTTGGTTTGGAGAAGATATGAGCCGTGAGGTAGCTAAGCACACTTTCTTTCCTACCTTGAAGTATCCTAAGGAGAAGGGAACAAAGAAGATTGATTATACAAAGTCTCCTTCTATTAAGCTTCGCGTTCCTTGTTATAACGGGAAATGGAATGTTGAGATTTATGATACTAAGAACAATTTGTTGTTTCCTTGTGATAATGAGAATCTAACACCAGTAGATTTCGTTCCTAAAATGTCAAATGTAGCCTGTCTAATTCAGTGTGGTGGTCTATGGTTTGGTGGAAAGGGATGGGGAGTCACTTGGCGTTTGGTTCAGAGTATGGTAAAGCCTCATCAGCCTCAAACTGTGTTTGGTAAGTGTCAGCTTCAGCTTTCAGCAGACGAGATGGAATCTATTGAGAGTGGTGCTGTTAGTTCAAAGGTAGAGACGGAGGTTGTAGAGACAACTGCCGAGCAAACCACAGAGGTAGCTGATAGTGAGGAGGAAGAAGAAGAGGAGGAGGAAGAAGAGGAAGAGGAAGCACCTGCTCCTCCACCAAAGAAGGTTGTCAGGAAGAAGAAGGAGCCCGAGCCCGAGCCTGAGCCCGAGGCAGAAGAGGAGCAGCCTAAGAAGAAGGTTGTAAGAAAGAAGAAGGCAACCTAATTTATGTATTAAGATTTGTTTTGTAAGTTAAATAATTAAAGTAATTCTTTTTTTATGAATTTTATTTATTCATAAAAAATATCAAGTAGCTTTTTATAATTCAACATTTTCAATCTAAGTGTATTATATAATGCCTATTGATTTAGGAGTATTGGGTTCTGATGGAAGAAGTGTTTATAGAGAATGGCAAAATAAAATTAAAGAGCACAGTAAATATCAAGTTAAAAATAAATATCATAAAGAAGGTAAAATGGAATTATGGAACAAAGAATTGAATGATTTGAATCTTCATTATCGTAAATTATTAAAAAATATGCAAGTTGAAAAAAAGAAAGAAATGATTGAATTAGAAAAGGCAGCAAAAGAAGCGGAAAAGGCAGCAAAAGAAGCAGAAAAAAAAGCCAAGGAGGAAAAAGCAGTAAAAAGAAAAGAACAAAAAATAAAAAAGAAAAAGGAATTGGCTAATTTACCTCGTCGTAAATCTGTAAGATTAGCTAAAAAAGAAAAAAAGCCTCGTTGCCCAAATGGAACACGAAGAAACCAGAAAACTGGAAATTGTGAAAAAAAATCTACATAAAAATATCAACTAAGTTATTTATAAAGATTTGTTTTGTAAGTTAAATAATTAAGTATTTCTTTTTTTATGAATTTTATTCATTCATAAAAAAATAACGAAAAATATCAGTTAAATTTTTTATAATTTAAATATCATTTAAAGAATACAAAATTTCAACAAACATTACACCTTTTCTACCACAACAATAATGACTAAATTGTAATTTAGTGTTGAATTTATCTATCATGGGTATCATATTATCTTTCAATTCTTCTATAGTAAAAAGACGATGTTTTAAATCAGTTAAATGAATTATTAAAACCTTACTTTCTTCTGGAAACAATTCCATCTTTTTTTCAATTTCAATACATCTTGTAGTAATCATTTTGTTTAGAATCTCTAAGTCTTGTTTCTTTTTTTTCTCTACAACTAATTTTTTTATATTTTCAATTTCAAAATTAAAAATATGCCTTGATAATTGATGTGATACATTATATTCTTTGCAAATGTTATCACAAGCTAAGTAGTAATCAATAATTTCCATTTTTAATGTTTGCTATTTTTATTAAAAAAATCTGAAAAAATCAATTTTTTATTCAGAATCAGAGTCAGAATAATCGGCCCAGTTGTCTAATTTTTTTATAGGTTTGTGTAATAATCCCTCCTGTGGTATGTTAAATAATTTAGTTGTTTCATCAAATTCAGGAAAAATTTTTCCAAGCTTAATATTTACTTCAGATAAAACATAATTGTTTCTTATTAATTTTGGTTTTTCTAAATTTAACATTTTATTTTTCAGTTTTGAACAGTGGGTTTTTTGATGACCTATTTGATGACAATATTGACATTTGCTATTTAAAATATAAGGACAGAGAACTTCGTCTGTTTCTTTATTTTTAGTATAATGACTTTTATAAACGTGTTTTGGTGCCCCAGAATTATAACAGAACCTACAAAAACTTTTATTCATTTTTTCCAAAAATAAAAATTTTACTTCTTATCAATTTTTTTCTTTTTAAAAAGTACTTGAAATGAATATAATATTTAATGTTGCAGGCTTAAGTTTATTAGAAATAAGTGTATTTTTTTTATATATTGGTCCGTCTGAAACAACTTTATTTCTAAAATATATTAATGATTTTTTAAAGTTACCAATAAATACAATTGATGATTTATTAGTGCAGTTAAATGTGAATAAAACAGATTTTGTAGAATTAATCTATGATTCAGATAATAATGAAGAACTGGATAAAAGATTACAAAGAGAAAGTTTATTTGGAAAACAAGAAAGAGAAGGTGAAAACGATAAATTATTTAGAACTTTTATTGCATTCTGGTCTTTGTTTTGTATTTTTGGAATGATTACTTATTTAATAAATTATTTTTACAAAAATGATTGTGTTTTTCAGAAAAAATATAGAAAAAACTCAGTAGAGGAGGAAGAATTAGAAAACGAAATAAATGTTTCGTTACCAAACGAAAATAAACAAATAAAATATTATGCAATAAAAGTAGGTGAATATGCTTGTTTTTCTGTTTTGGTAATAGGTTTTCAGTACGTCTTAGTTGAATATGGTGTGTTTCAATATCAACCCTTATCAGAAGAAGAAATAAAATATCATATGTATAAGTATTTAATAAATAATTAAAAAAATTATATTTATACTAGGTTACAATCAGTTTGATTCATAACTAATGGTGTATTAAACGCCTTGTTAAATCCAAATTCATTTAGTGATTTTAGTACAATATTATCATATAATTCATAAAACCGGTCTACATCTCGCGTTAATACAAATAATGACAATCCCATATTATCAGAAACAATTGAATAATCATATAAACCATTAATAATTGGACCTAACTCTAATACCCAATATGGTGCATCTGACGTTCCATCCAATTTAACCGTTAAGTAACCACAACAATCATTATCTTTATAATAGGCATAACCAGTGATAGTATCATATTCATTTTTCATATTAATTTGTTGATTAAATACAGAAACAGTATTATCATTTAATATTGTGTATTCAGCACTTGAACAACGACCATTTCCCTGAAATAGTTTATTGAAATTATCTTGATAGACTTCATACCATTTACCTACATAACTTTCCAAATTTAATTCATCTACAGCTTTATATTCTTTACAGGAACACAAGTAACAAAATGTAAAGAAAAAGAAAACATTACAAAGCATTTTATTTGGTATTAAAGAGATATCTTTATATTAAAAAAATATAAAATAGAATATTTACTTTCTACAGGTTTTGTATTAATATAAATTTAAATTAAAAAATTGTATAAAAGACTACATTTATATAATTTAATGATTCCAAGAATAATAATTCAAACATCAAGAAACAAGCCAGAACAGTATATTGTTGATATGATAAAGGACAGTAGTCCTAATTGGATGTATTTTCATTTTAATGATGAAGAGGTTATAAAGTTCTTTCTATCTAATCCTTTGATAGAGTTTCCAAATATGGTTGAAAAATTTTATTCATTTAGTTATGGAGAACATAGAGCAGATTTATTTCGTTATTATTATTTATATGTTAATGGAGGAGTATATTTTGATACAGACGCTATGATCGAGCAAAATTTAGACTTTATAACCAAAAGATATACATATATTTCTGTAGAATCTACTTATTTTCCAGATTCTATTTTTCAAGGTTTTATAGGTTGTACTGCAGGTCATCCAATTATATACAAGGCCTTGAAGGATATTTATTGTACTTCTAATTCTGAGTTAACGAGAACCGGTGAGAACTTTCATTTATTGTGTAGAAATATGTATGACTTTGTAAAAAATTATGAAGATAAAACGAAAATTAAATTGTATATGGAAGTATTTGGAGACGTAAATACAGCAAATATAGTAGACCCAGATGATAATGATAAGTTAATTTTAAAGCATTATCATATTAAAAAGATAATTCCTCGTAAATAATAATAAAGAAAGACGTTTATAAATATTAATGGGGGTGTAGCTCATATGGTAGAGCGTTTGCTTTGCAAGCAAAAGGTACAGGGATCGATACCCTGCATCTCCAATATTTTATAAGTAAAATAGTTTAAATGTTTCTTATAAAATAAATATAATGTTAGACGAATTGTTTAAAACAGATTGTATAAAGTATGGTAAATTTACATTAAAAAGTGGTGAAATATCAAAATATTATTTTGATATGAAGGGATTAATATCTTATCCAAGTTTGATGAAGAAAATAGGAGAACAAATTTTTATGTTCGTTCAAGAATTAGAACAACAACAAGGAGAATGTGATTTATTATGTGGAGTTCCGATGGGTGGTCTTCCTATTTGTAGTTATGTTTCAGTTACTTACAATATACCGATGATTATGGTTAGAGATGAGGTAAAAAGCTATGGAACTTCAAAGCAAATAGAGGGTAATTATAATAAGAAAAATAAATGTATTATTATAGAAGATGTGATAACAACGGGCGGGTCTGTAAATAAGGTAGTTGAATTATTAAAAGATAAAGTAGATATAATAGGAATTATTGTTATATTAGATAGACAAGAGGGAAGTGAATGTAAAGTGCCAGTGAAAAGCGTATTTTGTAAAACAGATATAGTAAAATATAAATTAAATGAACTAATCATAAAAAAAAACAGTAGGTTGTGTTTTTCAGCAGATCTAGATGATAAAAATAAACTAATCAATATATTGAGAGATATAGGTGATAAGATTGTGATTTGCAAAATTCATTATGATATTTATGAAGATGAGAACCAGGAACTGAAAACGAAATTGATTGAGTTATCAATTGAAAAGGATTTTTTACTGATGGAAGATAGAAAATTTGTTGATATTTCTTATACAGTAAAGAAACAGTATCGTAAATATTCAAAATGGATAGATTTAATTACCGTAATGGGTAATGTGAATAATGAAGTAGTTAGTAATTTATCGGGTGTAGTATTAATAGGAAACATGTCAAATAATAACTATGATTATATTGCTTCAGTAAAGGATATAGTTACTGCATATCCTAAACACGTTTTAGGAATTGTAACACAATATCGTATAAATTTAAATGGCTTAATAAATATGACTCCGGGTATTAATAAGCAAACAAGCAAAGTTGATGACCAGAACTATAGAACAGTAGAAAATGTAGATACAGATATAGCAATCGTAGGAAGAGGAATCTATAATAGTGAGAACTATGTAGAAAGTGCCGAGAGTTTTCGGTTTGTAAAAATCAATAATACACAAATAAATAATGATGTATTTGATACATTCAAACCACGAATCATATAAAAATTTAATTAAATTGCGTGACAACTTGTCCGAGTGGTTAAGGAGATGGACTAGAAATCCATTGGCAAATTGCCGCGTAGGTTCGAATCCTACAGTTGTCGATTGATAAAATAATCTTTGTATTTTATAAATGAAAAAAACAAGAGTAAATAAAAAAAATAAAAGCCAACGTAAAAGCATAAAAAGAAAACAAAAAGGAGGAGTTAGACCAATAAGATTTAAAGAGGCTTTAGAAGCATTTTTAATAGGTCCATCAATTCCAACAGATAGGAACATTAATGAGATTCAGGATTATGTTCTTGATAAATATAATCAATACGACCAAGTATTAAATTCACTTTTTACATCAAAGGAAGAAGAAATTATAGATGGATTTATTGAACTCAAAATAGTAATGTTAACACCTGGTTCTGAAGGATTAAGCGCAGCTGATATACAAAACAATAGAGTGCCAGGAAGAAAACAACAAATTATAGATTTAGGAAACGAAGTTAGTGAATATTTAAGGAATGAAAAAAAGATAAATACAATTTATGTGGGAGATGAAGATATATTAAGCTTTTGATTTTCTATAAAAATTGATTTAAAATGAATATAATATTTATTTTAGATATTATGGAATTTACAGAAAAAGCAGAAATAAATAAAGAGGGCAATATATTGTTAACAAAAGAAAATAATAAACTTCAAAAAATAATAAATGATGATTGTGTTAAGCAAATGAAGATGATGTCAGAAAATAGTGTTGACATTATAATTTGTGACCCACCTTATAATATTGGAAAAGATTTTGGGAATAATAGTGACAAACAAGAGATGGATGCATATCTTAAATGGTGTGATGAATGGATTTTTGAATGTATTCGTATCTTAAAACCTAAAGGAACATTATATATTTATGGTTTTAGTGAAATATTAGCATTTATAAGAGTAAGAATAAATATAAATGTTAGGTGGATTATTTGGCATTATACTAATAAAGTAACACCATCTCTTAATTACTGGCAAAGAACCCATGAAAGTATATTATGTTGTAGTAAAGAAAAACCACATTTTAATCGTGATGAAGTAAGAGAACCATATACTGATACATTTCTAAAAAATGCTGCGGGTAAGGTTAGAAAAGCAACAAAGGGGAGATTTAGTAATGGAGATACTGAAACAACATATACAGCTCATGAAAATGGTGCTCTTCCAAGAGATGTTATAAAAATTTCAGCATTAGCAGGTGGAGCCGGAAAAAAAGAAAGAGTTAATCATCCAACACAAAAACCGTTACAATTATGCGAAAAATTAATTAAAGCTTGTAAAAATGGAGAAGACACCTTATTAGTAGTTCCTTTTGCAGGTTCAGGGAGTGAATGTGTTGCAGCAAAAAAAGAAAATATAAATTTTATAGGTTTTGAAATAAATGATGAATATGTAAATTTATGTAATGAAAGATTAAACGCTTTGTAAATATTTTATAAGAGTTTCTTCATTAAAAACAGGTATAAAATAATTAGTAAATACTTTTTTATTTTTTGCAAAATCACTTCTTGAAAACCAGTAAGCCTGTTGAGGTTGTGCTATGCCATTAATTTTTTTACCTTGTCCTGTTATAATATTATCTTTAATAAGGTCTTCAACAGTTTTCCTTGGTGCTATATAAAATTTAATTTCTTTAAAATCAAGACCACAAAGAAGTAAGTAATCCCAACTATGTGACATTTCAATATGTTGCCATTTCCAATCGTCACCATTAGCGTGATATCTAGCTGATTTTTGTTCTATCATTTTTGTTAATTTAACATGGTCGTGCCCGGAATCTGTTCTATCTTCAAGTTTGAAATGTTCTTTTGCAATTCTTTCCATATATTTTTCACCAAATGTTTTACCTTGAATAGGAACATAAGATAGAATTTGTTTAGATGCATTATTTTCAATATAGTAATCAAGTTGAGACTTTGGGGGTTTAAATTCAGTATGGCATTTTAATTTTAGTAAATTACTACAAGTTAATCCTTTGTATTTTCTTGATAACCATCGTCTTATTATAGATTGAAGTTTAACAATATTATTAAAATATTCAGTTTTAATAGTATTTATTGTTTGATGTTCCATTTTTTTTATATTTTTATATATTTATTTCTTTTGTTTTCAATTTTTTTTTATAAATATTAGCAATCTGCATCAACCATTTCTTTAACTAATAATTGAAAACTATATTTAGGCGCCCAGTTTAATATTTTTTTAGCTTTTGTAGAGTCACCGAGTAATTCTTCTACTTCAGTTGGACGAAAGTATTTCTCAGATATAAAAATATATTCTTTTCCTGTTTTACTATCATATCCTATTTCGTTTACACCTTTTCCTTTCCATTTAATTTGTATATGTTTAAATGCAAAGGCAAGTTCAATAAATTCTCGCACACTATAATATTTATTTGTAGATAATACAAAATCATCAGGTTTATCTTGTTGTAACATTAACCACATACCTTCTACGTAATCTTTTGCGTGGCCCCAATCTCTTTTTGCATCCAAATTTCCCAGCACAAGCTTATCTTGTTCTCCTTTTAATATTTTTCCAAGAGCAATTGTTATTTTTCTTGTAACAAACGTAGGCCCTCTTCTTGGACTTTCGTGGTTAAATAAAATTCCATTACAAGCAAACATATTATATGCTTCTCTATAATTTTTTGTAATCCAATACCCATATTGTTTAGCTACTCCATAAGGAGAACGAGGATAGAAAGGGGTGTTTTCGTTTTGTGGCACTTCAAGGACTTTTCCATAAAGTTCAGAAGTAGAGGCTTGATAAAATTTAATTTTATCTTTTAATGGACTATTTCTTATTGCTTCTAAAATACGTAATACACCGATTCCATCAATATTACCAGTATACTCAGGTAACTCAAAAGAGACTTTTACGTGACTCATAGCAGCAAGGTTGTAGACTTCTACGACATCTATTTCATTTGAAAAATTATAAATTTCATTTAATACGTTTACTATTTTAACACTATCAGACAAATCATAGTATCTCAGTTTTAGTTTTGGATGATTATATAAATGGTCTATACGTTGTGTATTGATTGTAGAAGCACGACGAATAAGACCCCAAACAACATAATCCTTTTCTAGTAAAAGTTCTGCCAAATAAGACCCATCTTGTCCTGTAATCCCTGTAATTAAAGCAATCTTCATTTATATTTAAGTTATGTTGTTTTTAATATATTTTTTACTTTAAATCTTCGTGTTTTCAAATTAAAAAAATTGATATCTTTGGACCTTGATAGTAAAATTAACTAAAACGAAAACATATTATCAAAATGGTTGCTCCACGTAATTTTAATCCTTCAACTCTTCCAAGCTGTCGCACTAACTTGGTTGATTATGTTAATAATCTATCAGAACAGGAGTATCAACAGTATGAGATTTGGAGAATTGAAAACAGAGATAATTTCATTCAAGAATATAACGATGCTTTGGATGATGATAATTTCTCTCTTGGAAGTGCACGTTCCTATTTGGACGAATTAATAGGAGAGTCAGATAACGACAATTCTGAAGATAGTGATAATGAAAATAACGAGGAAGATAGTGACGAGGAAGATAGTGACGAGGAAGATAGTGACGAGGAAGATAGTGACGAGGAAGATTTGGATGAAGTAGAATCTGATTCAGAAACAATAGTTGATGATGAACTTGATGAAGAGTATGGACCAGAAGATGGAAGCAGTTGTGATACAGTATTTACATATGATAGTGATTCTGATTACTCATCAGATGATGAGTATGAATTAGGGGAAACAAGAATAGTTTTTAATCATGGTTGTAATTTATTAATTTAGTGAATTTCAAATAAAAAATTCGTAAATATATATTATGAATTTTTTCATTCCTTTATTTTTTTTAGTATTTCCATTATTTGGAAACACTCTTAAGACAATTGAATTAACACCAAATAATGTATTAACAATAAAAGATACAATAGATGAAGCAAGTGCGTCTAATTTTATTTACGATTTAAATAAATATCAAAATAAATCAAATATATATGTTTATTTAGATACTAACGGAGGTTCAGTAGATAGCGGTAATAAAATATTAAGAGAAATTCAAAAATATAATATGAGTTGTATAGCAGAAAGAGCTTATAGTATGGGATTTGTTTTATTTCAAGGATGTGATAAAAGGTATGTTACAAGATATGGAAAGTTAATGCAGCATCAAATTAGTTATGGTATAAGAAATGAAAAAGAAAAAATAAATAATTATGCACGTTTTATAGATGAAATTGATGAAGAAATAAACCTTATGCAAGCAAGAAAAATAAAAATGGACGTAGAAGAATTTAAATATCGCACTTTAAATGAATGGTGGACGTTTGGAAAAAACACATTAAAATATAATTTGGCAGATAAAATGGTAGATGTTTTTTGTAACACTAAAATTACTAAAGAAAATGTAACAAAAGCAAAAGGAAGTTATGATTACATATATTCTAAGTGCCCTCTAATTCATGATCCTATTGATAAAATAAAAAATGGAGAACCTGATTTTTTCTTTCTTTTTCAATAATATAAAATTTATATAGTATTTCTTCGTATTTTTTTTCTTTTCCAAGTGATTCCTTTATCTAATGTGTAAAAAAAATGATAAAATTGTTTAAGGTCTTGATGTCTGAAAAAAGCATTTTGTAAAAACGGAATTTCCTGAGAAGAAAAAAATAAATTTCTATTTATACCATTCCAAGTTGAAGCGGTGCACTGATTTTTCCAATCCTGCAAAAAGATTTTGTATTCAACAGTATAGGCGTGAATGGGTCGTTTATACGGAATATAGTGTCCTATATGAATTTTTACTGTTTCAGGTAGATTATCATAATAGCTCATAGTGTCTATATTAAGAAAATATAATAATGAAATCCTAAATATTTATTCTTCTTCTATAGGTGAGTGATCTAATAAAGAAATAATTAGACATATAGCGACAAGAACAAAAGTAATTATAATAACTGGCATAATATTTTATTATAGTTTATTTATATATTAAATTAAAATCAATTATTTTTGAAATAATCAATAACAATAGATGGGTCTAGACGAATACGTCTCCAAATATTTCCATCAGACCAGTGTAATTCGTTTTTCATATTTTTGTAAGTTGTTTCTAATATATTGCGACCGTGGTGTTTATTTTTGGTTTTAAAATCAACAATTAATGTGTGGTCGTCTTTTTTTGTAAAAAATACTTTCCATTTTAATTCTTTTGGGTCACTTCCATAAATAGTATTTGTATTATGGTCTAATACACGTAAAGTTCCTGTATGATTAGGGTCATACCAATATTCAATATGCTCGGTCATTATATAATAATCGTATAAATTATTATAAAAAATTGATTTTAATAGTTCAGATTGAGGTTCTCAAATTATGAAAGTAACAAGACAAATTCTACATAAGACAAAGCAATCCTTTACTAGGATAAAGAATCCACAAGGTTTAAAAACAGATGGTAAGAGAACATTAATAGAAAAGCACAATAAAATGATAGACATAAATACAAAAATAGAAAAAGATTTGCAATTAGAATACTCCTATTTGGTTTTAAATACACCTCATTAAATAATTTATTCAACTGTTACGACCTTTGCAAGATTTCTTGGAAAATCAGGATTAATTTTATTATCAATAGCTTTATAATATGCCATTAATTGAATACAAACGTTAGCAATTACTCCACCAAATATATTATTTTTTTCTATTTTGATAAGGTTCTCGTAATTAGCATTTGTATCGTCGCTTATTACAATAAGTTTTGCTCCTCTTGAAAAAAGTTCTTGATATGCATTTGTGTTTTTATCTCTATTTTTTTCTCCAATATCAAGTAAAATAATAGGTGTATTGTTCTCAACTAATGCAAACGGACCGTGTTTTAATGCAGAAGAACTGTATCCTTCGGCGTGAATATAGCAAATTTCTTTGATTTTAAGAGAACCTTCTTTTGAAATAGCTAATTCTTTGCCTTTTCCGAGAATAAACAGCGTATTTTTATCTAAAAAATTGGAAAAGGTTCTCAATTCATTATTTTGAAAAACATTTTGTATTTGAAATGGAAGACATCGTATGCAATCAATAATAGCTTGTCTTTTCTTGATGGATGTTCCACGAAATTGTGAGAACCATATAGCAATCATGGATAAAATTACACACTGATTTGTAAAAGATTTTGTAGAAGCAACAGCAATCTCTCGTCCTGCATTTAAATAAACACCGCAGTCAGTATCTCTTGCGATTAAAGAGTCTACGACATTTACAACACCAATACTGCATAGGTCAAAGTTCTTAGCAATTTCAATACATCTGTGTAAGTCTTTTGTTTCACCAGATTGTGATGAAAGAATAACGCATGTTCTCCCTTTTTTTGGTATATCTTTTGTATCAAATTCAGCTCCGTCAAATATTTGAACGGTAGTAAATATATCTAATATTTTGAATATATCCATAGACCATAAGGAAGAATGATAAGATGTTCCACATCCGAGTAAGATAAGATGTTCACATTCTAATAATTTGTGTTTATTTTGTTCTAATCCTCCCAGTTTAACAGTAGTATTTGTATCAATTCTTCCCCCGTTATTTAAAGCACGTTGTATAGATAAGGGTTGTTCCATAATCTCTTTTAGGGTCCAGTGTTGGTAGTTGTCTGGTTTTAATAAAGTATCATCATCAGATTTTTTTTGAATGGTATATCTCTCAATTCTTTCATTAAACTGAATTTTTCCATTTGTTTGTTTAATGCATATAATATCTTGGTTCTCAATAATAACATAAGACTTGATTGAATTATTGAATGCTAACTGTTCACTTACTACTAAAACAAAGTTTTCATCAAGTCCAAGTAAAAGAGGAGAACCATTTCTAGTAAGCCAAATCTGGTCGGGATAATTAGTGTGAATAATAACAAGCGCCCAAGTTCCTTGTAACATTTGTATAGTATTTTCAATAGATGTTTGAATACAAGAAGTATTTTTGTAAAATTTTTCTAACAAAATACAAATAACTTCTGTATCGGTTTGAGAATGAAATGTATATCCTTCTTCCAATAAATCGTTTTTTAATTGTTGAAAGTTCTCAATAATACCATTATGAACGATAGAAAAATCTTTATTGTTACTTAAATGTGGATGAGCGTTTTCGTTTGTTTTTGGACCGTGAGTAGCCCATCTAGTATGTCCGATGGCAATATGACTTTGTTCGTTAGTATTTATATTAGTTTCAAGAATATCTAAAGAATTATTGGTAGAGGTGGATGCGTATTTTATGGTCTCAATTTTATTTTGATAAATGTAACTAATGCCTGCTGAGTCGTAACCTCTATTTTGTAAAAGTTTTAATCCATTAATTATATAGTCATAATAGTTATCTTTTCCTAAGTATCCAACAATTCCGCACATAAAAAAAATTAAGAAATATATTTAATTCATTTTTAAGTAAATATATTTGAAATTATTTTTTTAAATGTAGTTTATCTAATTCCCAAATAACAAAATTTTTTCTATTTGCAAAATATTGTGGTTTAAAATTTGGTTGATTTTGTTCTTTTAATTTATTTTGTAAATATTCATCACAAAAACAGTGATCTTCATTTGCGTAATCAACTTTTAGCTCTTTCTTTTTAAATCCTTCATCGTTTCCCCATCTTCCTAATACGTATCTGGGAGGTGAAAACCTGTTTTTGATTTTGGAGAAAAGTTCAACTATCATTTTTATTACGTTAGATAAAAATAATAGAAATCAATTTTTTATAAAGAGGGAATGAAATCCGTTTGTAATGTTGATTGGTATAGGAACATCGTGACTTGAAAAGGTTTTTAAATTCATTAACATAACATAATTTTTATCATTTTTTTTAGTAAAGCATATGAGATGAGGAGTATCTAAATGTGAAATAATTTGTGGTTCTCCGACAATAATAGTATCTTTTAATTTAATTTTTTTTATAACTTTCATATTTTCACATATGACAAATCCAACAAAACCCTTTTTGTGTTCTACTAAGCTAAACAAAGATTGTTTATCATTTATTTTTAAAGGAAAATCCATACTTATTTTTTCTAAAAGAGGAAATTTTTTATTTTGAGCTTCTTTTGTCTTTTTATTTATTCTCACTTCTCTTAATGTAGAATGAAAATTTAAATTAGTAAAATCCAATTCATCAACTTGAGTAGATTGAATTACAAATTGGTCTTTTTCATCTATAAACTTTAAAAAATGAAAAGTATAAAATCCTTCATCAATTGAAAATGTTTCGGTTTCACCTGTATGTTTGTTTAAAACGTGAATGTAAGTTTGTTTATTATGATTTAAATAAACAGGAAAACTGGATTGAAAGAGTCTTTTTACATTAAATTCTAATGGTGAGTCAAATATAATAAAGTAATTATCATCGCTTAGAAAATCATGAATAACAGGTATATATTTAGTTTTTAATGATTGTTTTGATAATACATTTAAATCGTGGTCTAATGTAATAAACTCAATTTTCTTTTTCAAAATATCATAACTTGTTGTTTCAATAGTATTTGTTTTAATTTTGGTGTGACCTGAAAAACTGGAAATGCCTTTAATTTTAATTTTTTCTAATGTTGAAATTATCTTATTGTAAAAATCAACGTTAATTCCATATGGTTGGTCTGTTTCGTAAAGTGCAAGTGTTCTATTTTTAAAGTTACATAAGGCAGTATTAGCAGTTCCTGTAGATATTGGCATCATATTAAAAGTATTTAATATAAGAGTTCCTAAATTGATAAGAATTTTACGACCAAACTTTTTTTCAAACTTATATCTTTCAGTATTAATAATATGATTCGTAAAAGTAATCTCTCCATCATCAAGAAATACACCCTGTATAACGCCATTACCTGTAAATAATTCAAATAATGAAGTTACATTATGGAAGTCAACATTAGGACCTACTAAACCATAGAAACCATAAATTTTATCAAATATTTTATTATTATTTTGTAAATCAATATTATTATCTTGCTTATAAAAAGGTTTGGTGTTTCTGAAAAAATTAGGCACGAAGCTATGAGCGCTGCCTAATAAAAATACGATGAGGAATATATTTACATACATATACTTTACTGTATATATTTTTATAAATTGTTTATTCAACATTAATTGTTACGTAAATGTGGCCTTTTTTTGTAACATCGTAAATATTTTGCTTGTTAATTCTTGTAATACCTTGATTATGTAAAGTATATGTTTGTTGTGGAACCATATATAATTGACTGGTAGGAATTTCAAATGTTTGTTCTCCTAATTCAAAATACAAATAAGGTTGTTTCCATACATTATTGAGTTTATAGTGAACGTCAAGAGAAATATTATTTTTTTCATCAATTACAATATTATTATCAAGCTTAGGCTGACATTTTACATAGAGTTCATTTTGTTTATGTTCGTATACTAATTGTTTATGCCAAAGTGGTATCATATATGTTTCACCATCAATAACTAATTTATAAATATTATTTAATAGTAAATCATTAATAGATGGGACTAATTTTATGCATTCATCGTTTTTTCTTTTTTCTTGAATAATTGTTTTCAATTTATCAAATATGTCTTGTTTAATGTAAAGTAAGTCCTTATTAACATATAGAAGTTTATAAACCATTTCTAATGTATTTACATCAAGTTTTTGTAGTTTTAAAAGTGTAAGTTTTTCACAAGTTTGTATAATATTAGATATAATTTGATAAATAGCAGATGTTTGCAAATATTTTGGTAAAATAGTGTCAAGAACAGAATGTAAATGATTTTCATAAGTAAAGTTTTCAGCAGTAAAAAAAAAGTTTGTGGTAAGAAATTGATATGCTTCATTAATTTGCTGAAATTTTTCTTTACATTCGTTATTATCAAGGTTTTTATCTGGATGATATTTTAAACAAAGACTATGATATTTTTTCTTAATTAGTTTTTCATCATAACTAACGTGAGAATTTAATTCCAAAATTTCATAAGCAAGCTTAGAATTCATTTTTGATGTCATTATGTTTTATTTTCTGTAATATTGTAAAGAAGATACTCTCTAAATGGTATATTGGTCGATAATTATTGTTATAATATTTTAAAAAGGAAAAGGATTGTGCTAATATTTCACTAATATCTTCGGGGCAAATCAAATTGTTGGTAACATAGTAGTTTAATACATACCACAAGCACTCGTTTAAATCAAGATTGTATGTAAGAATATCATATAAACAGTCTCTAAATGCGGTAAATTCAATATTTTTGCAGTTATTAAGTTCTCGGATAATTTTATCGCATATAATATTAAAATGGTCTTCTGGTAATTCTTTTTTATTTTTTTCAATAAGTGGAAATGCGTGAAGTTCTTTTAGATTAATAATTGTATTAACAGGTATATTTTCAATAATAGAATTCTTACTTTTTTTTGACAAGGAATTATTTTTAAAATAGTTTTCCTGCGTTTTTTTGTAGGTATCATTTCTTTTTTGCAAAATATCAATATATTTTTTATGAAGTTCTTTGGATGGTCTTTTTACATTTATAATTTGTGAAGTTTCAATAAGTTGTTTTGGAAAGAAACTGAGTTGTTCTGTTATTAAAATAAATACAATTTTAATATTTGCTTGTGAATGATTATGTTGTTGAATGTAACTATAAAAAATATCTAACAGTTCGGAATGTATAGAATGAAAATTTTTACATAATATAATTCCTTGTTTTTCTTTTTGAACGGATACAATATCTACAATTTTTAAAAAAATCTCGTGCCAAAGTTGTTTAGAATTACAACCCAATAAAGAAATATCAATTTCATAATGTATATCGCTCATTTTAAGATTATAATTTTGTTTATCTGTTACAACGATAGTTCTTTTATCAAATTTTAATTGATTGTTACTATATTTGTTTATTATATCTAATGCAATACTATATTTTCCAGTTCCTGTAGATCCGTAAATAATAATATTTTTTAATTCCTCAAAGTTTTCTGATAGGTTTTCATTTATATATTCAAGTTCTGGGTGTAAGTTAAGTTGTTTTTTTGCATGAACGTATTCTTCAAAACTTGTTTCATAATATTTCATTTATTATTATGAAAGAAAAAGAAGATTGTTTTTATACGAGTTATCCTTTAATCAATAATTTGTGTTCTTGAAAGTTTTAAAAATTTGTTTCCTTGAAATACCATAAATGCTGACATTCCAAGTGAAGAAAGAGATAAACCTATAAAAAATAACGGTATTATATTATTAATAGCAAATATACCCGATGGAGTAAGATCGATAGTTTTATTAATAAGAGGGAAACCGGCTGTTAAACCAATAAATAAAACGAAAAGTAGAGAAAAGCAAGAAATAAAAAGTTTTTTATATAATGTAAATTCTTTTTCATATTTTTCTGGTAATTCAATTGGTTCATTTTTTACTTTACGGAAATTGTTATCCATATTGCGAATTACACGATAAAATAGTATAAGAGAAACAAATAAGAAAATATTAGTTATATGTAATCCTAGAAAGCAAATATTGGAATGAAGTAATGTAGGTAGTTTTAATATGAACTTTGTTTTGACAAAGCAATATATTAAAAATATAAGATGAATCATAAATAATAAATTTAAACTGGTAAGCTCAGTTTGGTCTTTTTCAAGATATACAAAAGCGTAAATATAGATTATCAATATGGATATATATTCAAATATGGTTCCTGCTTGTTTTTCATATAAACTTGTTGTGCTCATTCTATATATACTAACGTGATTTACTTTTCTTCTAATTTATATGTTTCATTAATCCAAGATAATACATCTTCTATAGGAGCTGTTAATATTCCATCTTTAAATTTTTTTATATTCAAAAAAGAGGGTTTATTCATAGATGGAGTTTTATAATAAACATACATCCCAAATTTACCTTTTCTAACCTCCATATTTTCATTAAGTTTTCTTAAATAAGGTGTTTCTTTTTTATTTTCTAAAAAGTCAATAAGTATGTCTTTTGTAATTTTTTCAATTGGCATATTAATATTTTTTAAGCTTTCTTTCTTATCTCCCCATGCAGCATAATAACCAAATTTTCCATACTTGATTGTAATTTCTTCATTTTGATATGTTCCTAAATGGGATGGCTCTTTTAACATCAACTCATCAATTGTATATGCTTTGTCTTTTAATTTATCAATATTAATTTCTAAATTAGGATTTACAGATGCATATTTTTTTGGATTAGACACTTCTTGTAAAACAGGACCGTGTTTTTCAAACAATAAATTATATTCATCATTTACTGGAAAAACAGCTTTTGATAGTTTTTTTAATGATTTGGCATAATCACTAATTTCAGAGTAACAAGTTTTACATAAATGATTCCAGTGTTGTTCTGTATCTCCGCCAGATATTAAATCTAATTCTTCTTCCATATTTTTCGTGTAATCATAAGAAAATAAATGTTGAAATGAATTGACAAGAAATTCCAAACTAAGTATTCCTAATGGCTGAATAACAAGTTTATTCTTTTCCTGACAGAATGTCTTTTTCTCTTTTTTCGAGTGTAATCCTTTACTATCAAGAGTGTAAGTATTTGTTTCAATTTCTTTACCTGGGACATCCTGTTTTAGAACATATTTTCTTTCTAAAAGTGTATGGACTATTGATGCATAAGTTGAAGGTCTTCCTATTCCTATATTTTCTAATTTTTGAATTAAACTGGACTCAGTATAATGAGGATTTTTATTTGTAATAGAGAGATGAGTTTCAATTTTATTATAGGTAACTTGTTTATTGCTTTGTTGTAAATAAAATAACAAACCATTTGCTTTGTTTTGTAGATTTTCTAAAGGTTCGTTTTGGTCTATTATTTTCCATCCTAAAAACAAAGGATATTCAATAGAAGATGTATAGATATACTTTTTAGGAGCAGTAATAGATAATTTGTATGTTTTATAACTAGCATTTGCCATACAACTTTGAAGTGTATTTTTCCATATTAATTTGTAAAGTGCATTTAATTGTTTATTATCATTAGAAAGAGAAGATACTCCTAAGTTTGTTACACGAATAGCCTCGTGAGGATTATTTGAGTTTGTATTTTTTATTTTTTGTAGATTTCCAATATATTTTTCATCAAACTTATTCTGAATATATTCAGTTGCTTTTTCTATAAATGCTTGACTATACTTTGTGCTTTCAGTTCTCATATAGGTGATATAACCGTTTTGATAGAGCTTTTGACAAATGTCCATAGTTTGTTTAGGAGAATAATGCAATACATTATTTGCAGTTTGTAGCAATTTAGATGTTTGAAAAGGAATGGGAGATGTTTTTTCACTATTTTTAGGTTCATCTACAGAAAGAACATGATTGAAAGAAATGGAAGATTGTAAAAAGTCTTCCACATCCTTTTTATTTGTAAAATCCTTATTTAATGAAAATTCTATATTTTTTGGAGTAAATGTGCCCGATGTTTTGTATTTTTCTTCAATTTCTTCAGATTGTTTTCGTTCATTTTCATAAATTAGATTTAAAGCAGGTGTTTGACATCTACCTGCTGAAAGTGAATTTGTTTTGTCGTTGTATAAATATTTCCATAAGAAAGGTGATATTCTGTATCCAACAATTATATCTAATACCTGTCTTGCTAATTGTGCTTCTACTAAATTCATATTAATCGTAGTAGGATTTCTAACAGCCTCAATAATAGCGTGTTTGGTAATTTCGTGAAAAATGATTCTTTTTGTTTTTTTAATATTAAGTTCAAATAATTCGCATATATGCCAAGCAATAGCTTCACCTTCTCTGTCGTCATCACTTGCTAAAATAATATTTTCAGGAACAAAATGACCTATTATATTTCGCATAGTTTGTATATGTTTTTGTTTTTCTTCAATAATAGTAAATGTTGGTTGGAAGTTTCCTTTTGTATCAATAGATGATAAACCTTCTATTCGTCTAAGATGACCTAAAGAAGCTATACACTGAAAATCTGGTCCTAAAAAATGTTCTATTTTACTGCATTTGGAAGGTGATTCGACTATAATAAGATAAATAGCATTTTGATTATATGAAGTTTTTTTAAATTTCATATAATTTAACCCCAATTGTTTTTATTTAATTTATTAAAGTATTAATATTTATGTTTACTCATAAACGATTTTCCACAAGCAAAGTCATATGTGGACGATGGATTTGTGAAATGAAAGTTTTGTCCCATATAATCTTCTTTCCAATCAATCGTGCAATTTTCCAAATGTTTTAAACTGTAATCGCAAATAAATAAATTATAATCATCATTTTTAACTAATTTTAATTTTGAATAGGGTTCGAAATTCATGGGTTCGATATCATATCTGTAACTTGTATCAAAATGAAATCTTAAAATATACGGATTATATGTAGTGTGACTGCAACCACCTCCTTTTGCAGAAAATAGAATGTTCTTGTCTTTATTGTGTTCGGCTATACGAGACAGTTGTTTGGAAGCGTTTTTTGTGATATTTACTAGATTTTTACCCATCCCTTTTTATACCAATATAAAAAAATATTTATATGAATTAATAAATATGTTTTGAAAATATCTAAATATATTTTAATTTACATAATAATGAGAATGTGTATGTTGTTGAAGTCGCTTTATGTATTAGGTGATATAGGCTATTATGGTAATACATTAAGGCAAGTTATTAGTAATTTTAAATACAATACTATGCTGGGTAATGACGAAGTTGTATTATTAGGTGATAATTTTTATCCAGACGGATTACAAAGTAAATTTGATAATCAGTGGAATAAGTATGAACTAGCTTTTCAAGATGTTCCTTATCGCAATATTTATAGTGTTATGGGTAATCATGATTATTATGGAAATCCTTTTTTTCAAATAAACTCAAAATATTTGGCAAACAATCAGTTATATTTTAAGAAGAACTTTCAAGATATGGATTTATATTTTATAGATACGGTATTGTTATATAAAAACCACGTTGGAATAACAGATGACATTATTAAAGATTTATTTAATACTTCACATAGAGTTCTTAAAGAACAACAGTTAGAGTGGTTAGATTATAATTTAGAAAATAGTAAATTAAATAATAGAAAAACGATAGTGTTCGGTCATTATCCAATTATTTCAAATGGTTTGTATGCAAATGATTTAGACCCTCTTTATGATACATTAATGCCACTTTTTTCAAAATACAAAGTAGATGTGTATATTAGCGGTCATGAACATAATATTCAGTATATTGAAAAGAAAGTAATGGATTATAACTTTAAACAAGTTATTATTGGTTCTTCAAGTGAATATAGGAGTAATGAATATAGAATAGTGACAAAAGATGATATGTATGATAATGAAGATAATTACTATTTGCAGTTGTATAAAAGGAATAATCGCATATGTTTAGATTTTAAAAACAAGAATGGAATAATAAAATATAGTTATGAAATTTAACTATCTTTGAAAAGAGAATTCATGCATTACTGTAGCGGGGCGATGAATCATATTTGCTCTTATTTCATCAAAAATGTCATCATCATATAATCTGTTTTGTGCCTTCTTGATTCTGTTAACTAAAATTTGATTATGGTCTATTGAACGGTCATATTCTTCGTTTGAATAGGTAAGAATAGTTTCATTTTTAATGAGGTCCCATTTTATATGTTTTTCAATTTTGTTGTTTTGTAAAAAAATCTCAACGTTATTATTAAAAAAAATTGAGTTTTGGATTTTATCTGAATGCATACCAAGTTTTGTGTTTAGTAAAGTTTTTTTGTCTATTTTTAAACCTTCTTTATTAGCTATATTTTTTTTTAAAGGAAAAATTAAATTCATCTCAACCTAGGTTATAAAGTATATAGAAATTGTTTTTAAATGAAAATAACTTAAATATAAAAGTAGTATAATTTTGTATGAATGTTAAAATACTAATTTCAGATAGAGAATATTCTTCTTATAAATGTATCAATATTAATACTGAAGAAGTTGAAATTATACCTTCAATTGATATATTTGAAAGGAAACTATTCAATAATGACATTATGGAGTTTAAAGACGGTAAGGTTGAGTTAATACAGTCTCAAATACGGAAAGCATCAAAAATAGCAGGTGTTTTGGTTTTAGAAAATAATAAATCATATGGAAGACATCCTAATGGAAAATTAATGTATAAGGTCATTCCAGATGATACACATTTACCACAATTTTTAGTTCCGTATGAATTAAAAATAGGGTTTTCTAAAAAATTTATTAATAAATATATTACATTCTGTTTTAGAGAGTGGGATGGTAAACATCCTATTGGTTCTATAGTGGATACATTAGGTGATGTAAATAATTTGGATGTATTTTTTGAGTATCAATTATATTGTAAAAGTTTGCATGTATCTTTGTCTAATTTTAATAATGAGACTAAAAAAATGTTAACTAAGAAAACAAAAGAAGAATATATTGATTGTATAATAAATAATAATGATTATGAAATTGAAGATAGAACTGGTGCCTATATATTTACTATAGACTCATCAACAAGCACAGATCTAGATGATGGGTTTTCAATAGAAAAAGTAGATAAAGGTTGGAAAATAAGTATTTATATATCAAATGTATTTCTTTGGTTAGAGACTTTACACTTATGGGACTCCTTTGCAGAACGGGTATCAACTATTTATTTACCAGATAGAAAACGTCCTATGCTTCCAACAATACTATCGGATACATTATGTAGTTTGCAAGAAAAGCAAACACGTTTTGCTATGTGTTTAGATACTTTTGTAAATAATGATGGTGAATTTATAGATGTAGATAGTTATAAAATAAAAAATTGTATGATTAAAGTTTCAAAAAATCATAGTCACGGTTCAAAAGAGTTAGCGAAAGATAAAAAATACAAAGAAATGTTTCGTTTGACAAATACTTTGGACCGAAATGTAACTACAAGTCACGATTTGGTTTCATATTGGATGGTTGTATTAAACATGTATGTAGCGTCTATAATGAATGAAAGAAAGGTGGGAATTTTTAGAACTGCGTTTATAAAAAATAAAGAGTTATTAAAAGATATTCCAAAAGATTTATCAGAAGACTCGTTTACAGCAATTAAGTTGTGGAATAATTCAGTAGGAAAGTATGTTTTATATGAAGATGGATTATCTCTGGAACATGAGTTAATTCGGACAAAGGTATTTCACGTAAATAATATAAATTCATATTTGCATATAACAAGTCCAATACGTAGGTTAGTTGATTTATTAAATCAAATATATTTGTTTGATGAGTTTCAAATAGTCAAGAATGTTAGTTCAAATGCAAAAATATTTTTAAATAAATGGAAGTCTCAGTTAGAGTATATTAATGTTTCTATGCGTTGCATTCGGAGAGTTCAAGTAGATTGTAATATATTATCAAGATTTTATAATGAAACTGAGTTACTTACGAATAATTATCAAGGTGTTGTCTTTGATAAGCTTTTAAAAACAGATGGTATGTATAGTTATATGGTGTATTTACAAGAATTTAAGATATTATCTCGTATAACAACAGCAGATAATTTGCAAAATTATAGCAAGCACATATTTAAAATATTTTTATTTGAGGATGAGGATAAAGTAAAAAGAAAAATTAGATTACAATTAACAATTTAAATATTATATTTATATTAATTATGAAAAATGTAGTTGACCGGTATATAGGATTTAATATATTGAATTATTTAACCAAGTGTGATAGATGTAATTGTTATGATATAATCAATAAACAAGATAGATGTGGGTTATGTAATCATTTATTTTGTATAAAGTGTAAACATAATTTAAACTACGGTGCGTCAAGAGATGAAGTAATGAGACGTTTTTGTGATAAATGCTATAATATGTGAGTTTTTATAAATATTTAAAAATAAATATTTATGAATTATATATAATGAGATTATTTTTTCTTGTTTTGCTTGGTCTTAGTGTAAATGCAGTAACTGGTAGTTTGTTGGAAAGGTATACAAAGTGGAAAGAAGAGTTCAGTATGGTCGTTAGTAAAGAGAATGAAGAAAGTGTATATAAAAATTGGGTAGAAAACGATAAATATATTGAGGAAATAAATAGTAAAAATTTGACCTATTCTTTGGGACATAATGAGTTCTCTGGTATGAACGAACAAGAATTTAGAGAACACTTTTCATTATTCAAATTACAAGGTTTTATTGATAAGATTGAGAAAATAAAAGATAAGGTTGAGGAAATAAGAGAAGATATACAAGAAGTAAAATGTGTTGTTGATTGTGTTAAAGAAGATGAAAGTAATTTAGAAAAGATTCACTGTGTTGAAATGTGTTTAAATGAATTTGAAGCAGTTTCTCTTCCATCTTCTGTAAACTGGATTGAGAAAGGTGCAGTAACTGAAGTAAAAAATCAAGGTCAGTGTGGTTCTTGTTGGAGCTTTTCTACAATCGGTGCTTTAGAAGGAGCCTATTTTATTAAAAATAATAAATTAGAAGATTTTTCAGAACAACAGCTAGTTGATTGTGATAATTTTAAAAATGGAGGAAAAGATCACGGTTGTAATGGTGGTTTGATGGATAATGCTTTTACCTGGATTGGGAAAAACGATGGAATTTGTTTAGATAAAGATTATCCTTATGTTTCTGGTGATACTAGAGCAGCAGGAACTTGTGAAAAGAGTTGTGAAAATGTTGATGGCACTAAAATTGTTGAATTTGTTGATGTAGATGCGAAATCAGATGAAAGTATGATGTTGGCTTTGGCTCAACAACCAGTATCAGTTGCTATTCAAGCAGACCAAAAAGATTTTCAATTATACAAATCTGGTATTTTCACAGCTGATTGTGGAACAAAATTAGATCATGGTGTATTGCTAGTTGGATATGGTTCAGAAAATAATGCAGATTATTATTTGTTAAAGAATTCCTGGGGTTCAACTTGGGGTGATAAAGGATATATGAAGTTAGGTAAAGGTAGTGAATTCAATAATGGAAGTGGTCAGTGTGGTGTTTTAATGCAAGGAAGTTATCCTTTGGTATAATTTTTTGTAAAGAAAGAAAAATATAATGTATAAAAAATTGATAATTTAATTTAATTTTAAGTAAAGTAAATTAAGAAAATGTGGGATTACTTTTTAATTACAGTTACGTTAATGTGTTATACACATCAATCTTGTAGAGGTTTAATGCACTATAAAAAAAATGAAACAATTTATAACATTAATGACAAATTAACTAATTTGTTATATGTAAATAGGCGTCCATTAATTATAATACCAAGAGAATTACAGCCGTTTGAATTTGAGTTATTTTTCAATTAAATCTCATCAATATCCACTTCATCGGTTTGTTCCCATTTAAATTCTTCTGTTTTTATTTTATTATCTATTTCTTCTTCATCTTCTTCTTCCATATCAAAGCTGACAACATCTGCTTCTTGTTTAGTAATACCCATATTATTATTTCTTATATCTAATACGGTATTTAAAGAAACGTTAGGTAGATTTTTTAATTGTTCTACTTCTTCGTCTGTATAGATGCATAATATGTCACAGTTTTTTAGTGTTGATTCCCAGGTTCTTAATCCAATAAGAACCAACATAGAAGGAACAATTTTATTATGTCTTTTTTGTCTTCCTCTCATACTACCGCGAATATGTCCTATCAATTTAATGTTATCATTATTATAGATTTCACACATTCCATTTCCAAACATTTTTGTAACACAAGCAATTTGCTCGCCTTCTTCTACAGGGAGCCGAAGCTTACCGCTTCCTTGTTTGTTACTGTTAACGTGCTTTCTAGCAAGACCTTTTGCGCGACCACCACCTTGAGTATTTCTAACCATGATGTTTATTTGTTTGGAATAAAAAAATAAATGTGTAAGATATCAATTTTTTATTTATAAAATATATATGTTTGCAAATCTTTATTTTGAAACTACTTCTCCTGAGTCTCCATACAAACGTTTGTTAGAACTTGACGTATTATTTAGCATAATATTTCATGCTGTGTTATATACGATTGCGTTATATGTATTTGGTTACATTTTCGGAATTAAGTTCTCAAAAGATATTTATGTAAAGTTTTTTGTAACGATGTTAATATTAATGGTATTAGGATATCCTGCAAGATTAGCTCGTGTAAAAGAATTAAAGAGAACTTTAATGGGGTATGAATTGGATGAAAAGACATCAAGACATATTGCAGTAAGTATTTTACATAATGGATATTTCAGATGGTTTTTTCTAGGATAAACGAGAACAGAGAACTTTTAATATAATATTATTTTATATGAATAAAGAAATATTATATATTTTATATTTGTTGATTGGTGTAGTTAGTGGTCTGTCTATGGGTATTATTGGCGTAGGAGCAGGTATGATTACTATTCCTTTGCTTTTATATACTGGTTTATCAGTTCAACAAGCGGTAGCCACTTCGTTAATTATTCAGTTATTACCTCAAAGTTTACCTGGTGTCATTTTGTATTGGAAGAAAGATGTAGTAACTCTTAAATTGATGATAATATCCTTGTTTTTGTTAATTGGTTCTTTAATTGGTATTTATGTGGGTTCTTATTTAGTCACTAATCATATTATTGGAACAGAAGAAATGCATATTATATTAGCATCGGTGCTGTTGATTTCTAGTTTATACATATTCTATAAAGAAATCGTTCATCGTGATAGAGATCTTGCTATTATTGATAATTAAAAAAGAGAACTTTTAGAGATACATAAATATAGTATTTATGTATATTGATGACGAAAAAACCTTTTATTCCAAATAAACAAATTATACTGGAACTTGAAAGCGCAAGAGTGCAAGATATGTTAATTAGAGGAAGGGAACATTCTGTGTATGATAAAGATGGAAAAGTAGTTATGTTACAACATGCAAGTGTATGGTATGATGATAAGGGCCATTATGTGAAACCAAAATCTAGTGAAGAATTAAGTTGTGTCATTAGTTAGTATTTCTTCTAACCAAGGATTGCTTTTTAAATTTTGGTAGTATAAATCAATATCGTGGTCTTTAATACTAAAACAATTAAATAAACTGAATTTCCACCAGGTATTATAATCGTAATTTTTGAAAATTTCAATTTTTGATGGAGACAAATGAATATTAATACCAACGTGTTTGTATAAAAACATGGGAGCAGCAGTAACTACATCTCTGTTATTACTTACTCTGTAATGTGTTAAATTTTCTTGAGCGTCAAAAGCGTTTCTCCAGCTTCCATTACCAACTCTTGGACTTGCAAAAGAGACAACAGTAACTTTTTGAGGTATTTCTCTTGAGTATTCATAACCAAATAATGTGCTTAAAGCGGCACCCAAGCTATGTCCTGTAACAAAAACTTCAAAATCCTTATTTTCTTCTTGTGCTAATAATTCATCTACTTTTGTTTTAATTTTTTCATAATTATTATTAATATGTAATTGATTCCAAAATCCTTTATGGACGTAAACATCATCGTGTAAATTTCTTTTAAAAACTTGTAAATCGTAATACCAATCAGACTTTGACTCGCTTCCTCTGAAGACAATAGAAATACGTTTAGTTTTTTCACTGATTGTAATAGCAACTTGTAAATCAGTATCTTCATCGCTAATAAATTCAATAACTTCTCCGTGTGGAGCATAACTTTTTATATTTTGTAAGACTTCTTGTCTTGCGGGTGATAATTTTTCCAATACATCTGTTGATGATCCTAAGAATCCTTCAATTGTTTGATTTTTATCTAATTCAAATGATTTGCTGTAGTCGTATACCAACATGGGTAAAGCAACAATTTCTAAAACTTGAGAATGTGCTATCATTATAATAATAAATAATTTAATATGTTTTTAAGTTTTATTTTGATATTATATATTATATAGCTTTTTGTAAATGTATCAAATGACGGAAGAAGAGAAACATATTTATAGGCAACAACTCAAACGATTAGGTATGATAATACAAAAAAGAATAGAAGGGGAATTACAAAAATCTTCATTTTTAGATATATATTCGTCCTTGGGTGAATCTGAAAGATTTACTCAGTTAACTACTTTAAATCAACAGCTTGGTGATAGATTAATTAATTTTACAAGTTCTTCGGAATTAGAAGATATAATTAAGACTTTAAGGAGAGTTGAATTTAAGTTACAGCGTGATAGATTTGAAGAAGAAAGTTTGGATATTTTTGCCGACGGTAAGAAAACTGATTTTTATGAAATAGAATTAGCCAAGCACTTAGCATTAGTAAATAAAAGTTTTCCAGAAGATACTTTTCCGCATTTACGTCCTTCTGAAACGAGACAATTACCTGATGTTGCGGGTCCTTTTGGTGGTAAGAAAAAGAAAACAAATAAAACAAAGAAAACGAAGAAAAATATTAAAAGGTCTAATAAAGGAACAAGTAAAAAATAAATAGTTATTTTGCTAATTTTAAAATAAGTATTGCTTTGTTTAGCAGGATAATAAAGATAAAAGGGTGTGTGGTGGTGTGTTTTAAAAAAAAAAGATAAAGTAATAAAAAAATGTAAGTGTGGTTTGTGGATGGAGTA